CTATTTTAGTAAAGAATTTAATTTATCTTCTCTTAATTCATCTACAGTTTTTATTCTATATTTTTTTTTAAGAATAACGTCATAAAAATTCACTTTAGTGCTTACTCCATTTTTTGATAGTTTCCAGATTTGTGGATATTCTTCTTGACACTGAGTAGCTCTATCAAATTTAGATTTGGTCTTATCTGTTTCATATTGATAGTAAAGCCAACTTTCCCAATAGTGGTTTTCTTCAATAGCTGAAATTATGATTGCGATTTGCCACTTAAAAAAGACAAATGAAATTAGAGGTGACCACTCAAATCTAAATTCACCAAACTTTGTTTTCCAACCAAGAGTTACAATATCAAATCCGATTTTTTTTGGCACATATTTTAAATATCCCGGTTTATCAGGATCTTTAATCGTCTTTCTGGGTAAAAAATAAGGCGTGCCAATTTTTACTTTACCGATATAGAATTTTAGTTTTGGTCTAACAAATGGTGTATTGAAATATGAAAGAAACTCTTTGAGTTTTTTAAAGCCAGTCATTTTTGTGTTTTAATTTACGAGTATAGTCTTTTGCGGACTTATGGATTTTATGTTTTGCAATCCATCCAGTAGCGTTCTGGAGCTCAATTTCACGCGAAGCTTTTTTAGAAGCCTTCAAAGAATCTAATTTTGTAAAAGTTCCGATATGTATCACTCCAGATTTCATAATACAAATATAGTAATAATAAGTGAAGTTGACAAATTAATATATACATAAAATTCGAAATCAATATGAACGAGGTAAATGGATATGGCGACTCTTATGTTCCTTATCAGGGTGGTTATACAATAGAAGAATTTATAGACTTAGTTCAAACAGAGTTGACAATAGCATGTGCTTTACCTAAGACACTACCAGATGTTTCAATCAGACAGATTGTTGAGTCTAAATGTTTGCCTTATTTCTATCGCAGATACCAATATGCTGTTCAGAAAATGTATTTTTTAATTCAGAAAGAAGCTTTCTTTACAGAAGAATTTACTAAGTATAATTTTGTTAATGTTCCATGTGAAATTCAATCTGTAATTTACTTATATGAAGTTAGAGGACAAAGTCTTTTTCAATTAGGTATTAACACACCAAACCTTTCTGTGAACTTAGGTGTTACTAATCAACCTTACTTATCATCATATGTGACCACTATTGGTGAGTTAGGAGTTTACAAAACGTTGTTGGATAATATGTCAGATATGTTAAATCAACTTAACAAATACACACTGAAACATCATTTTAATCAACTGAACCATAGACTTCACATTTTGACCAATGTTCAGTATGACGTTATTATGGAAGCTTATGCTAATATACCAAGAGAAAATTTATTCAGAGATGATTTATTCTACAAATATGTAGTTGGTCAATCAAAAGTAATGTTAGGCAACTTAGTTGGTCGTTATGACTTTACATTACCTGGTGGAGTTAAAATTCAAGCATCTGATTTAATTTCTCAGGGTAAAGAAGAAATTCAACAAGTAGAAGAGGAAATCAAAGGACAATCTGATTCAGCTTGGTTTGTGTTAGTTAAGAAGTAATTTATTTGTTATATCTCATAAAAGAATTCTGAGAAATAATCTCATACTTGACTTCTCCAATAAAATCTTTAAGATTTCTACTATCACAATAAGACATAGCAGACTTAAGATAATCAGTAAAATTTTCACACCAACCTTCTAATGTATATTCTACTTTATTGTATTTTGTTATACCTTCACCAGTCTTAAGTTCAGCTCTATTCCAAGATTTCTGAACTTCTTTTGTAGACATACCTCGATAGTATTTGTAAATATCAACACCTGCATCAAAAGCATTCATTGCTTTTTTGAAATCTACTTGATAGTATTGAGACTGTGAATCTTTCATAAAGGTCTCACCACAACTATCTAAACACTTATTAAAGATTCCACCAAGCATCACATAATCAGCTCCTAAAGCTAAAGCTTTAATAATATCAGAGAAATTTTTAAATCCACCATCTGCAACAATCTTAGTTGGTTTATCATAAATAGCTTTAAAATAAGCACATTCTGAAATTAGTGAAGCCATCGGATAATGAATAGAGACGTTGGCGGATGTCGTGCAAGCAGAACCTCCACCAATTCCCACTCGTATATAATCGACGCCTATTTCACAATACTTTTTATAAGTATCTGGGTTGGCGATATTCCCAATCATCAACTCACATTTATCACCATAAGTTTCTTTAATTCTCTTTGATGTATCATATAGTTTTTGCATATGACCATTTGCAACATCGATTAAAACTCTTTTGGGTAATTGTGATTTACTATTCAATAGTTCAATTATTTCATCTAATCCATAAGAATAGAAAAAATCATCTGATCCATCAATTTTAATATCTTTCCACTTGACATTTCGAGGCAGACATATGTTAATGTTGTTATTTACAAATTGACTAACATTTGTTTCATCAATTACTTTATCCATTGGTGCAGTAAAAAGAGGTAGTTTACCAACATAAGTAGGGTCAATTTCTTTTCTCGAAGAAATACTACTCAAAGTTTCAGGCACAATCGAAATATCGTTCCAATCAAATTTCATAAAAAGTGGATTATTTTTTAATAGAAGATGTATCTATCTTCTTCTTGAATACAGTAAATTGAAATTGGATAAAGTCTAACTTCTCCTTCTGATTCATCAATTACAAATCTCATAGTGCCATCAATTATGTCTTCATTTACAACTTTGACAGTTGAGTTGTGTAGACCATTAAATATTATCCAATTGATTTCATCGTCTTGTGGAATTGTCAGGAAATGTTTTTTTCCAATTATCTTACCACCAAATCCTTCTTCAAAATAGGCTAATTGAATTAGGTTTTTAATTTCTTCTGTTCTTTTGATTTCTACTCTGATTTCGTGTTTTGTCATTGTTTTAATTTTGAATACTTAGATTTTATACGTTTTTTTTAGAAAGTTGTTAGGTAAAATTAAATATATAATATATGATTTGTAAAAAATGCAATACTGAAAAAAGTCTATCTGATTTTCATAATGATACCAAATCAAAAACTGGTAAACAATGCTATTGTAAAACTTGTGCAAAAAAAATACAAAACCAATACTATAAAGAAAACAAAAACAGAGTATTACAGAGAAAAAAAATCTATAGAAATACGGATGAATATAAAAAAAGGAGTAGAGAGTATGAATTGGAATATTCAAAAATTCGAAAAGTAAGAGGTAAAACACTTACTGTAAGATTTTCTATGTCATTAAGAGATATACTAAAGAGATGTCTAAAATATAAAGGAATAAAAAAGAATAGTAGAACTTTCGAAATACTTGGTTATGATGTAAAAAAATTTAGACAGAGAATAGAATGTCAATTTAAAGATGGTATGTGTTGGGAAAATTATGGAGATTGGGAAATAGACCATAAAAAACCAATTAGTAAATTTGATAAAAGTGCAAAAATTAGTTTAATTAATTCATTATGTAATTTACAACCTTTGTGGAAAAAAGATAATAGAATGAAAGGAAACAAATTTGATTTAAAAAACGGCTTAGGACCCGTTATAGTTTAGCCCCACCGGGTAGACTGAAGAAAAAAGGGGAATTCGCTACTCCCCTTTTTCATTTTATAGATGTAGAATTTCTAATTTATCTAGCGTTCCTCTTTTAACCTTATCAAACTGTTCTGGATTATTTAGAGTTCTGGCTTTTTGCCAATCGCCATCAAAATAGGGATAGCCACCTTTGAGACCGACAAAAACTTGGTCATATTGATTAACTATGATATACTCAGATAATTTTTTTTCGATAATTTTTTTTCTCCCCATAATTTGACAAATTTACCAAATTTTAATTAAACAACCACATTCTTTTACAATATATAATCTAAATAATCTAAATAATAATTTATGAATGAACATATACTAACTGAAAATCCTAACCGTTTTGTATTGTTTCCCCTAAAGTATAATGAAATATGGGAACTTTACAAAACTGCTGAGCACTCTTTCTGGACTGCTGAGGAAATCGATCTTGCACAAGACTTAACTGACTGGAACGAAAAACTTAACAAAGATGAAAAACATTACATCAAACACGTATTAGCTTTCTTTGCTGCGTCTGATGGTATTGTAAATGAAAATTTAGCTGAAAACTTTCTTAAAGAAGTTCAATATCCAGAGGCAAAGTGTTTTTACGGATTTCAAATTGCTATTGAAAATATTCACTCTGAAACTTATTCACTTTTGATTGACACTTATATCAAAAATGCTGAAGAAAGAGATTATCTTTTCAATGCTATACAAACTGTTCCAGCTGTTACTAAGAAAGCAGAGTGGGCTCTTAAGTGGATTTCATCAGAATCATTCGCTGAAAGACTTATTGCTTTTGCAGCAGTTGAGGGTATCTTTTTCTCAGGTTCATTCTGTTCAATTTTCTGGTTAAAGAAAAGAGGATTGATGCCAGGTCTTACTTTCTCTAATGAGTTAATCTCGAGAGATGAAGGTTTACACTGTATGTTCGCTTGTCTTTTACACAATAAATATATTCAAAACAAAGTTTCTGAATCTAGAATTAAAGAAATTATTTGTGAAGCTGTTGAAATTGAAAAAGAATTCATTACAGATTCACTACCTGTTGCCTTAATCGGTATGAATGCCAAATTGATGCAACAATACATTGAATACGTTGCTGATTTCTGGTTATCAGAATTAGGATGTTCAAAAGTTTATAATGTAGAGAATCCATTTGATTTTATGGAAATGTTATCTCTTCAGAATAAATCTAATTTCTTTGAAAAGAGAGTTTCAGAATATCAGAAAGCATCGGACAAAGCTATTGACTTTGATAATTTGGATGATGATTTCTAATCGTTTTTTCTTTTTTTTGTTTTTAACCCACTTAATTAAGTGGGTTTTTTATTTTAATATATAATTGTAGAAAATATAAATATTTATGAAGTATTTAAAATTATTTGAGGATAATTCCGACTCTAAATTAGAATTGGTCAAAAATATAATTAAAGAAAACCAATTCTTGTCTAAATATGCTGAACAAATTTCACAAGAATCTTTAAAAGAATTCAATGAATATATTTATGTAAAGTTACCAGAAGAATTAAATTCACCACATATAAATAAGCATTTTGATAAAAACAATCCTGGTTCTATTTGGTCCATAAGTAAAGAAGAAGTTAGTGAACTCATACTTGAAACTCTTACTAAAGAGCCTACAAAATCTTTACAAGAAGGACCTACTTTCAAATATAAGTGGCTTAATTTAGAATATACAAAACCCGTTGGGTTTGATAGTCTGAAAAAAGTTGATGGTGATATATCAAAAGAGGTTGACCTAGAACCATTCGGAATGGTTGACAGAGTCAAAGAGTGGGAAAAAGTTGACGCTGTTGCTAAACAAAATGGATATGAACTAGTTGCAAAAGAAGGGGGTGAAACAAGAGAATATACTGAAGAAGATTTGAAAAATAACGTTGCTTGTTTTATTAAACAAGAAGTTGGTGTTGTTGAAGGTGATAAAATGCAAAATCCAACTAAAACTTATAATTTAATCACTGCTAAAGTAGGAGAGGTTGCTGGAAAACCAGTCTTAACACTTATGACGGTTTTTCCAGGTATTAATCCAGTAGACAAAGATGGTAAAGATATAACTAATAAAAAAGATTTATCAGTGGCTGGTTACGCACTTATAAAATCTAAACCAACAAACGAAAATAATTTATCTAAAGTCAAAAAATTTGAAGATTTCATAAAAGAGTCTCTACCTCGTCAACATACAGTCGATCAGTGGAAAAAACTTAGAAAAATGACTAAAGGTGTCGATATAGGTGATCGTATTTCTGATTTAAATAAACAGGGAGCTAATATTCAGTACTACCAAAATGTAGTAGACTCAGGAATTGAATCTTATGAAGATTTTGAAAAACACAATAAAAAATTTATACCTGGTTGGAATGTTAAAGGTTTAACAAGTCCATTTTCAGGAGAAGGAAAAAAATTAAAGAAATGAAACATTTAAAAACATTTGAATCTTATGGTAAAATAGATTCTGATATACATCAAGATATAGCAAATGACCTTCTACCAAGATTTCAGAAAATCAAAGATGAGCAAGGTAAATTTACAATGCAAGATTATATTAAATATATGGAGGACAGAGGAGCCGATCCAATGATGGTTGATTGTGTTGCATCATGTATTGTCAATATGGGGTTTGACTTTGATTTTGAAAAGAACGATGATGATGATATTGAATTTGTATTGAAAAATACTATTTATTAATCAACTTCAATATATCTTTATATTCATTTATCATCTTTTCAAAAAGAGGCTCATCAAAACTTTTCATCATATTTAGAAGTCTTCCAATTCCAGATTCAGCTGGTGTCAATTTTCTATTTTTAATTTGAATCATTTTACTTTTGATTTCTTTCTCTAATCTAATTAAGTCTCTTTCTCTTGCCATATTTTAACGTTTCTACAAAGATAATAATCCTTTTTAAGATGAAAAAATAATATATACCATTATGAAGAGACTAAGAAGATTCAATGAAAGTAAAACTGATATAGATTATGACTATGTATATCAATGCTTTGCTGACCTTTTAGATGATAATAAGGCAGAAATTAGACAATATGAAACTGATTATCAAAAGTATATTACTATAGATTTAAAAATTAATCAATCTAATCCAGAAAGAAGAGACACTGGAAGAACTATGAAGATTGAAGACTCTAAATTATTTGACTATATAAACGGTGTAAAATCAAATAGCGAATTGTTACAAGAAGTTGAAATTGCATTAAATAGACTATCGGAAGAATATCCAGAATATAGAGTCAATTTTGATGTATATGCTTATTCAATTCATATAAATGTCTTTGGTGGAGAGGAGAAAAAAGAACAGTATCCATTTTAAGATGAAAAAATTAGAAACATATAAGTCTTTCTTTGAATCTCAAAAACAATATTCTATTTATGACTTCTATGATTATCTTAGAAATAACCATTGGTCAAATACTGATATATCAACTTTAGAAAGATGGACTGACCATTTTGTAGGTGAAGGTTGGTGGAATAAAATCAAATCACATGTTGATAGAATTTTTCAGGTTCTTTCAGAAGTTGACATGAATCATATCAGTGATGCAATGCTCGAAATATTTGATACAGTTCCTGATGAAAAAGAAAAGAATATCTATTGTGCCGTTCTTTATGGAGATTACGAAAAGATAAATGATAGCAATGAGTATAAATATAATGGAACTATGCCTATTTTTGAATCAGATGATATGAAAAGAAAAAGTTATATTTTACATAATATAATTTTTGAAATTGTAAGACCAACAATATCTTACTCAAAAATAACAGGCAATGATATAGAATTTAGACCGACACCAGAAGCATATTACGTTACCGATAAAAAGTGGCAATGTCAAAATTTTGACTTTTCTCAATTTACCGAACTCAAAGACTATGAGATGAAAAGTCTGAAATTCTATTCTCCAGAAAATGTGCTTAGTATGTATAAACCAGGTGTTGTAATTGATATTGGTGGTTGGTCATCTTTAGATTCTCGTAGAACAGGTGAAATGAGTTTAGTAGAGTTAGAAAAAGAGTTAGATGATAGAATTAATTTAATTACAGCAGAAATAGAATATGAAGAAGTCTTTTGGCCATTTTCAAGAAAAGAAAGATACTTTGATACATCACAACCAATATATGACTATACTTTAAAAATATTATTGAAAATGTAATGAAGTATCTAAAAAAGTACATTCAATTTATTTCAGAAGAGATTTTTAATCTTCCATCTTGGCCTTCACTATTTAATCAAGACAAAAATGGATATGTTTTACCAATGTTAATTTGGTCACAGGATGTATTCGATGGTGCTTTTAGAGAAGGTGACTATGATACAAAAAAAACACCAACTGGTGTGAAACTTGTAAAGAGTTGGAATTTAGAAAACAATTTAATGGGTTCATTTTTTGAGTTTGTTGGTGAATTTGTAATTTTCACACATATTAAAGAAGTTAATTTAGAATTTTGTGAATCTAAAGAAAAGGGATATACACTTCCGGAAAATTTAAGTGAAAGAGTAAATAATTTATATGAACAATATGGTTTAGGAACTCCTATTTTTGTCACAGTTGTTAAAAAATATGAAGATGGTGTAAAGGTAGTGACCACTGGTTCTAATTGGCACTTAGTTTCTAAATTAGGTATTAAAAAGTTAGGCACAACTACTTATAAAGGATTTGTAAAAGAAACAAAGATTCCACTTTATAGTGATGATACACAAACACCGGAATCAAAAGAAGCTATTTGGAAAAAACTTTTACAAGATGAAAGTTGTGAGGTAGTTGTTTGGTCTCAAAATATGAAAAAAGAATTTCCAATTGAGATGATTGATGGAAATCCTTACTACAGTGGAAATATTCCTGTTTATTTTGGTGATAAAGAAATGAACCAACAATTTTTAGATTTAGCTGGCGAAGATGAAGAAAAGTATAAAAAGATAAAATCTCTAACAAAAAACTTAAAATTGAAATCGGTTAAATGAAATATTTAAAATCATATAAATTATTTGAAAAAAAGAAAGAAGACAAAGTTGAACTACCTAATCTTTCAGAACTCAAAATTGTTGAATTAAAAACAATTGAGGGTAAAAATAAATGGCATCACAAAAAAGATAAATTGATACATATGGTTTTAGATTTAGGAGAGTGGGAAGAATTTCCATCAAGTAAAATTCCAAACTTTCATAAAAACATTAAAAAATACATTCCATCAATGAATGAACATAGATGTTCAATTGGTCGTAAGGGTGGTTTTTTCACAAGAGTTAAAAAAGGAACCTGGCTAGGTCACATAATTGAACATATAGCACTTGAATTACAAACATTAGCTGGTCATGATACAGGATTCGGTAGAACAAGAGGCACTGGAAAAAAAGCAGAATATAATGTCATATTTAATTATGAAGAAAAACAAGTTGGTTTATTAGCCGCTAGAGAAGCTGTTAAAGTAGCCAAGTCTTTAATTAAAGAAGAAAATCCTGAAATAGAAGATATAGTAAAAAAGTTAAAGGATAAAATTAAAAAATGAAGTATCTAAAATCATATAAATTATTTGAATCTGTTGATAAATCAAAATTCCCAACTTATACAGAATTACATGACTTCTTTGTAGAATTAGAAGATGATGATATTACTAAATTCAATTATAGAGGTGATATGCTTTATCTATTTTTTCCACAAAGATGGGAAAGATCCATTCAATCACGATTATATTATGATATGTCTTTTGAAGAAGACTTTTTAAATCATAAACCAAAAGAACTAATGGGTGAAACTTGGAGTGAATTTTTTATGGATCCACTGGATTATTCAGATAAAAGATTTCTTAGAAGCAGAGCAGAATGGATCCACTTAAATGATATAGAGGAAAAAAGAACAAATATACAACAACTAAGAAAAGATGTTAAAACATTCGAAGAATTATTTGTAGAAGAAATAGAAAAAGGCAATATAAAAGCTTATCCATTTATACGTATGAGATTTGATATCTTTAAACCAGAACACTTAGATGAAGTAATAGAAAGACTAAAAATGGTTTATGAAGCTACTGATTTCAGACCACTCTGGGGATTCTGGCTTGAAGATTATGCTGATGAAAATAGTTTTGATGTAATGACTTTTGTAAACTCAAGTCTTTATTTAGTTAACTGCTCAGATGAAGAATATCAACATTTAGCTGAAATATTTAATGAAAGTAATTTAGATAAACAAGTAACAAAACATTTCATAAAGTAGAAAAGGTAGAAAAGGTAGAAGTTTTATCTTAATATATAACTTATGAAAACATGCTCTAAATGTAAAATAGAAAAAGAATTATCTGATTTTTATAAAAAGAAAGCCTCTAAAGATGGCTTTAGAAGTGAATGCAAGAAATGTATTCTAAATAAAGGAAAAATTTATTACCAGGATAATAAAGATGAAAGATTAGATTATTACTACAATAACAGAGAAGAAATTCTTGAAAAGAAAAAGGTATATTACCAGGATAATATAGAGAAAATATCTGAAAAGGATAAAAAACGTTATAGTGAAAATAAAGAAAAAGAGAATGAACGAACTAAAATGTATTATTCCGAAAATAAAGATATTATTTCTGAAAGAAAAAGAAAAAAGTATAATGAAAATCCAGATAAAGAACGAAAACGTATTTCCTTATATAGAAAGAAAAATAAAGATAGAATAAATGAGAAGATTAGATTAAGAAAACAAGATGATACTTTGTATAAAGCAAAAATGGCAATACGCTCAGTCATATCTTGTTCAATTAGAAACCAAGGATATAAGAAAAATAGTCTAACATATGAAATACTATGTTGTTCTTATGAAGATTTTAAGTCATATATAGAGGAACAATTTACAGAAGGAATGTCTTGGGAGAATTATGGAGAATGGCATTTGGATCATAAAACACCGATAAGTTGGGCAGATAGTGAAGAAAAAGTCTATGAATTAAATCATTACTTAAATTTTCAACCATTATGGGCTTTTGACAATCTATCAAAAGGAAACAAATGGTCAGATTAAAATATAATAAATTATGAAATCAAAAACAAAAAGAAAGTTAAAAATATACTTTTCTATGGATCCTGACTTATATGGAATATTTGAAAAACATATAGATCAAAATCTATTAGACAAGTCTAAAGTTATAGAGAAATTAATTGAGGAATATATGAAAAATAAATAAACTTTCCAAATTAATTTTGATATAAATCATATCAAATCAAAAGATTTGAATAACAAAAAATAAAAAGCAATTATGGCAATTAATGAATTAGATGACCTATTCAATGGCGGACTGGACAGTAAAATGGACTTCTTAAATGAGCAAAAAACAACAACAAACAACGACGGTATTTACCGAGTTGATCTTTCAAAATGTAAGGATAAAAAGAAGGGTTGGCGCAGTGTTGTTCGTTTTCTCCCTAACTTGACCAAAGATGGTAAAGTTGGTCAATCAGCAATTGAGAAAATTACTCATTATGTTGATATTAAACAACCTAAAGAATTAAGCGGATGGTTTGATAGTCCAAAGAATTTCAATGAGAAATGTGCTTTGACTGATCTTTACTATACAATGCAAAATTCTAAAAATGCAATTCTTATTGAGAAGTCAAAACAGTTGAAGTATTCTAAAAAATACTACTCTTATGTTTTAGTATTAGAAGATGAGCAACAACCAGAAAATGTTGGAAAAATTATGATTTTCCAATATGGTAAAACAATCAAAGATAAAATTCAAGCTGAGAAGAACGGTGAAATCTCAGGTGTTCCTTGTAACGTATTTGATTTAGCAGCAGGAAAAGATTTCGTTCTTGTAGTTAAAGAAATTCAAACTGGTGACGAAACATATCCTGATTACAAAATGAGTATGTTTAAACCAGAAACTACTTCTCTTCCAATTTACTTTAAAGAGAAAGGAGCTTTCAAAAATGCACCTCTTAATGAAGGTAAAATCGAAGCTTCGGTTCAAGGTAAAATCAAAGATTTTTTACTTGAAAGAGACCACGATTTAGAAGAGTATTCACCAAAAGCTCTTACCGAAGAACAACAAGCTAAAATCACTGAGATTACAAATTTCTTAACTGGTAAAGCTTCATCTTCTTACAGCTCAGCTAAGGCAGAGTCAAAACCTTCTTCAGATGATTTTGATTTTGATGATAATTTCTCTTCAACTACATCTTCTGCTACAGAAGAAGAAGAGGATGACTTCTTCGCTGATATGTAATAATATCAAAAAACTAATAAAATCCCACAATTTTTGTGGGATTTTTTTGTTTTATATAAACTTAGCCACTAAATAAGAATATAAAAAGTGACTAAAGTTATATATACTTCAAAAAATTGAACCTCTTTTATGAGTTTAGAAAATAAAAAATTTAGAAATAATAAAACTGGTGAAGTAGTAAAAGTAATCAGTGCATTTGAAAATATTGCAGTTCTTGAGAATAAGCAAAAAACAACAGTAAGTGATTTGATGAATCCATCAATTTATACTGAAGAAATTGATCCAAGTAGTTTTTTTTCAAATCAATCAGCTTATAACATTCTGGCTGAAAAAATAAAAACTATTCCAACACATATGATTAAAGACGATGAAACAAATCCAGTTGTAAATTTGAATCCAACATATAATTCAAACATGCAGTTTTCACCAACAGTGAATGAAAGTGCTATTGTTATGACGACAGAGGAAGATGAAAGAGCCGAGCTAGCAAGAAAGTATGGAGTCACTGAAGATTCAACACAAAGTCTTCAAAGACAAAATGAGGCTTTTGCTAGAATTTTAGGTGAAGATTCCGATAATGAGTTACCACAAATACCGGTAAGACAATTTGATGAAACACCAGTTCAAAGAGTTGAAGTTAATAGAGAAGAAATGAATGTAGTAAATCAAATTAGTCCTCAGAATTCACAACAAATTAATAATCAAACAGTTCAACAAATTGAAGATCCAATTATTACGATGTTTAAAAGAACTAAAAGGTCTGTTGACTTTAAAGTAACTGTTGATATATCTGATAAAATTCCAAGACTTGACTTTATTGAAATGATGGAGGACTCATATGAAGTATCAATGATTGATTACTTAGCTGAAGAGTTCACTAATAAAATTTTAAATGATCCTTCTTTAATCAAAGAATCTATCAAAAGTAAAATCAAACAATTGGTATATGGTGGAGATGTGAAATTTCAACCACCAATAAATTCTCAAATCACCGATGCGGTCACTCAAATTGAAAAACATGAATCACTTTCTCACGAGAAAGAACCAGTTTTGTCAAAAGACCTTCCTAAAAAAACAACTACTAGAAAGCCAAGAGCCAAAAAAGAACCAATTCAAAAATGATAGATGAAAGTTTTATAAAAGCCGCCATAAAAATCAGAAGACAATATCTTAAATTAACAAATAATCTGTCCTTTTACAAAAGAAAAGCAGAAGACGTAATCGCGAATTTAGAAGATATTGTTAATAAGATTGAAAAAATTCAAAAAGAATCAGAAGTTCAAGTCAATACAAATAATGAAGCAATAACTGTTCAACTAACAAAACTTCTTGTTGATATAGAATCTGAAGGAAGAGCCGTCGAATCATTAATAGATCCACTAAATCAAGAAATTGAAAAATTAGGCTTAGAAGAGCAAGAATTATGGAGAAATATTAAAAATAAATATCCAAATATTTCTGATGAAGAAATTGTCAATCACGTAAGAAATAGACTTATTGATGAAGGCCTTTCTTAATAGAAAGGTTTATTTTTTTATATATACTACAAAATAATTCTTTAAATGGCGAAGCTATCTAAGTTTGTTAAAGTAGATAAAAATGTTCTTCTAGAATATGTTTACGATGATGAAAATAACATTGGTGAATCTTACGAAGTCTTAGTAAACTCTAAAGATAGAAGACAGTCATACTTTGCTACATCCACATCTGGAACTAATAATACTCTGAATAATTCACTTTTTGTATTAGACAAAGTATCTAACAAATACGGTAAGATAAATACATCACAATATAGTTTTTTACAAACAAAAAGTTATTCTTCTTCGACTCCAATTACACATGATAAGCTGATAGTTCATTTACCTATAAACTGGACTTTTGGAGAGTATTTAGGATTTTATGTAAAAATATTTGCATATGACGTCCTCAATCAAACAAGCTATGATTTAAGTAATTACTATTTTGATATGACAGATTCAGCACAAAGTTATATGCTGAATTTTACATCACCTCCTCTACTATTCGCAGAGAAATTGTGGGGAAAAAATTTGACCATAGAGTTTCCATCAGTATCAGCTATTGCCTCTCAAAGAGTAAATAATAGACCTAAAGAGAGTAGTTTAAATGCAAATTTAACAAATGGTTCGGGTTTCAGCTTAACAACTCCAGTTTTTATAGATTTTCACTTTATTAATAATATACAAACTATTAATGCGGTAACAAGTTATTTACTAAATCCTAAAGTTTCTGTAAGTGTTCCTCAGACTCCAGAGTTTGAAAATTTAGGACTCAAAATTGAACACTCTCCAAACGGAGACTATTTCGAAATTTATGGAACCTACAACGGAACTATTGCAGGATTTAAGCAGTTCATAGATGATTCATTTGTTGCGGGTAGTAGATACTATGTTCAGTATAGTATTACTACTTTTGAACAGAATGTTAGAGGAAAAACAATAACCGCAGAAGTAATAGATAATTTTAACGAAACAATTGAATTTAGACCAATTATAAAAGCTTCAACAACTACAGCTATAATTGATGTCGAAATGAGATTAATAGACGCAGTTACTGAAAGCACAATCATGAGAAGAGCGTCATATGGTATGTTGCAAGATGAGGTTTCAAGATATTCATTAAATCTAATTAAAATCAATCTTAAAAATGCTAATAAACCAAAGATTTATAATACTAAACTTAATAGACCAATTGAGACTAAAGGTATTGAAGATAGGATTAGAAATATTCAAAATAAAAACAAAGGTCTTGGTCCTGTAAAAAATAAAACCATCGATAATGGAGTCTCTTCTATTCAATTTGATCCTACTATAACTGGTTTGATATCAACTGGTATAAAAGATATTGTGATGGGTGCATTTCCAACGATGGGAACAGACCAGAGTAATCTCAATTTAGTGATTCAAAAAATAGCAAGTGAAGTAGCCAGAAACCTCTCAGGTGGAACTAATCCTGTAGGTATCGCTTCGTCTCCTCCAGCGACTGTTGAATATCAATTCTTTGATAAGAAAAATGTTACTGTAAAGATTGATGGTAATGCAGAATACGATGCTCAAGGACAAGGTTTAATAGTAATAGATATGACGGCTGATACAATAGCTCCTATAAACTTTTTGATAACCGACGGACCAGCAAATGAGCCGAAAAATTTATCAAGACTTAATGATATTTTATTAGTTTTTAGTGATGCTAGAAGCACAGAAAAAATACCAGAAAGTTCATACAGAACATCTGGTGCTTCTGACTTAGATAGAGGTTTAGTTTATTTCGAAATTAACGATAGAAGTAAACAAAATATTAGAAAATTCTATGACGGTGGAAACAAAAACTTTTCAATAGTAGGTGTTTCAAATGGTAAAGAGTTTCAAATTTATAGAGGAGTTTTCGAACTCTCAGATTCTAAAACTATGTTAGCTCAAAACGAAGCTATCATAAAAGCTAAATTAGATAAACAAAAAGAACAAGCTGCAGCTGCTCTCAACGGCACACCTAATCCATCTACAAAATCAGATCCGTCTAATACTGCAGCCGCTGCTGCAAATTCAGGAACTACAGGTGGAACAGGTGATCCTAATGATAAAACTGGAAATGCTCCAAAAAAGAAGGGATAAAAAATGAGATTAAGTAGTCAAGCCAGTCAGTTTATATTCAATTTACCATCGGATTTTTTACCTACAGAAATTTTAGAAACATATAGTCCGATTCTTGAAAAAAATTGGATTCAATATGAAGATGTAGTCTCATATTTGAACTCTACTATTAAATCGGTCAATTTTCCAGGAGTCAATTTTGAGATGCCAAAGCAAATAACAATGAGAGGTAAAGAAAGACAATTCAAACCAGCTAAAAACGTTCAAGATATTACGACAACTCATGATTTGACAGTGACTTTTAGAAGTGTGGATTCTGATCTTAACTATTGGCTAATGTTTGACATAATAACTAAACATTATTTAGATCTTGAAAATGCCTTTGTTAATCCGTTTACCATAACCTGTGTAGACATACATAGAGATGCAATTTACGTTATAAGGTTTTACGAAATAATACTCAAAGGCATGTCTGAAAATACTTTTAATTATTCACTACAAAAAGTTGCTACGAAAGACTTTACGATTACATTTCACTTTAATTTCTATGATATTCAGTTCCTACTTAATCAAAGTAAAGTTTTAGAATTAGGAGCAGTTCCGTCAATTATTCAGAGAATATAAAAGCTAAATCATTTTTTTTGAAATCCACTCATATGTTTTACGTAATCCTTTTTCTAAAGGATAATTTATCTCATATCCGATTTTTTCAAAGAATAATTTATTATCAGATTTTCTACCCATTACTCCAATCGGACACTTATGACCATATTTTTTTTCAAAATCCTCACCAAAAATGTTATTAATTTTGATGGATTTGTCTGCAATTTTAGAAACGATTTCGACCAATTGATTGATTGTAACCATTTCTTCTGAACCAATGTTTACAGGACCAGTAAATTCCGAATTCATTAATTTATCAACTGCCGTCAAACATTCATCAATAAATAAGAAAGATCTTGTTTGAGTTCCATCACCCCAAATCTCAATCTCACCATTAGATTCTAGAACTTTTCTACAAACTGCTGCCGGTGCTTTTTCTTTTCCACCAGTCCAAGTCCCTTCAGGACCAAAGATGTTATGAAATCTAGCTATTCGAACATTTAGATTATAATTTCTCATATAAGCCAAGTATAATCTTTCACTGAATAATTTTTCCCAACCATACTCGGAATCCGGATTAGCTGGATATGCTGAACTTTCCTCACAATTAGGATTATTCGGGTCTAATTGATTGTGCTCAGGATAAATACAAGCAGATGAAGAATAAAAAACTTTTTTTACTTTTGTCAAAACACACTCATTTACAACATTTAGATTTATCATAGCTGAATTATGCATGACATTAGCATCATTTTCACCTGTAAAGATGTAACCAGCACCTCCCATATCAGCTGCTAGTTGATAAACCTCATCAAATCCATTTTCAATATGGAAAACATCTTTAATAAAATTCAAATCTTTCAAATCTCCTTTGTAAAAATCATCACAAATAATATTATGTCCTAAATGCTCATGATTTTTTATATCAGCGATTCTCACATAAGAATTTTCACTTTTTAGTTTTCTACCAAGATGACCACCAATAAAGCCACCACCACCAAGTATTAAAATTTTTTTCATTTTTTAAAATTGTTTTTTGTAAATTTTATAGAAATCTTTAGTTCTCTCAGGTAAATAAGACTCGAAATTACTTAAATCGTTAATCAATTTAAGAGTATTTCTATATCCAATAATCTCATTTTCTAAGTTCTTTATAAGATCTTGAACATTTCTATCCTGATACACTGTAGCTTTTGAATAAGCCACTGAATTAGGAAAGTGATATTGAAGTATATAAGAAGCCCATATATCATCCATTCTGCCAATGAATGGAAATACACAATATACTGGTATGACATCTCTTGATAAAAAAGTATTCTGTGAATTAAATGGTGAAATAACATTTGAACAATAAGGTTCTTGTATATCAGAATATTTGACAATTGGCTTGAGAGTCAGTCGGGCCATTGCGTCTATATCAGGATCACCATCCCACAAATCAGCCTGAACAAGAATTTTTCTTTTTGTTTTACCTTTATATTGAACATTATGTCTTTTTTGTAGATACTCAATAGGATATCCTCTATGCCAAACGTAATTGTCTTTAGTTATAGATAACGGATCAAATACATTTAGTTCAGGCTCATAAATATCCAACTCGACTTCTTTATTTACTAAAATGTTTTTACCCCAATCGTCATAAGGTATATTATCATCATCGACAGTAGCTACTATTTCCGAACCAAGTTTGTAAGCTTCGACAAATCCAATATTTCTTCTTTGAATAGTGTTCCAACCAATTACTTCACTTAGTTCTGTGTATTTTTCATCCTGTTGTTCAGGAGTCAAATATATGACATTTTTATACTTCGACTGAAGTTCTAAATATTCGGAATGTGGTGTTTTTTTATCTCCTATAATTATAAAATTCCAACAATCATTTTCTGATATCTGACAGAATTTGAGTGTTGCCTCTGTTGGTTTATTTATCGTTGTAGTAACTATTGATTTAATCATATTTCTAATTTAATTTTTGTAGATTATTACATCTTGCTCATTAATAAGACCCCATCCATCTTCATTAGCTTTAAATTTAGGAGCAACATTGGCTTGGTTATAACCATTTACGTCTCCACCTATACCTTTGTGACATAAATGGAAAAAGGTCATGCCTAAGTCATACAAATCACCCATACATTTGTATTGTCTGGTGTATCTATTGTGCATTTCCACATCTACAAATCCCCATCTTGTTAATTCTTCGTAAAAAAAAGTTGACTCTTCACAGATTTTTCTACTGAGTAGAGTTCCAATTGCACCTCCTCCGAATTGAGAAAGGGAAATTTTGGAAAGTATAGGAAAAACACCATGATCTACTTCTATTGGAGGCCAGCAAGTTCTACCACTGGCTTCCCATTTTTCTATCTCTGTATCTAAATTTTTAATTCCGTCACAAGACTCATGTAATTTTTCACTGATATGCCATCTAGAAGCCCAATAGAACGCATTGTCATCAGATGTCAACAGCAGCTCATACATTTTTTTAAAGCTATCAAAAGGTATATAACCATCCGCATCTATGACTAATATAAATTTACCTTTAGATCTTCTAAAAGCCGCGTTAGCTGCATGTGAAGTAGAAAACGGAGAGTCTGTATATTTTCTACAAACTTCTTTTGGTATATAAACCCAGTTTAAAAAATCATTCTGATTAATTTCTAAATAATCCGATAATTTTATATCACTTCCCCAATCAGAAACTACTATTTCGATATCATTTGCTCCAAGTTTTGAGATATTATCAACTAGCTTACTTAAGTTAAGTTTTAGTCTGTGTGGAAAGTTTCCTAAATAATTGTCATTCCTACCATATGTTATAATAGAAAGTAAAATTTCTTTTTTTTCTGTCATTATGTTATTTTATTTTTTTCTTTCAAAAATTGAAAAACCACATCTATCCTGTAGGTCATCAACAATATTTGTCCAATTATGTTTTATACTTATCCTTTATCTCATTCATTTTATTTATGAGTGTAAAATCATCAGTATATTCAATATTAAATTGTAGATTAGGTTTTCTAAAATGATGTATTCTAAGTTTATAGTCATCAATTCTATATTTCGAATCTATTAGCTCTTGTAAAGTCGCCTCTGTTCTACCTTCAATAAGTCTTAAATAATGAACATGAACGGCTTCATCCATTTTACTAGAAATGACTAAAGACTTATATCGGTTAAGTCCATATTCTTTAAATTTTAAAGAATCCCATCTTTTACTTGTTCTTTTATTTGTAGTATACCAATCACCTAATTCATAACCGTCATCTAAAACATCAAATGAATTTATAACTAATTGGTCTATGTTTCTATTTTTTAACTCATTTTCTATCGTAGTAGATATTTTCTCATCTAAATTAGATACTAAAAATTCATCGACATCTACAAAAACTGATATTGCATCTGGATTTATAGACTTCACAATATTATTACCACTTGTAAAAGACCTTCTAATTCTATCACTAAGAGTTACATCTCCATGGTAAGACTCCGAATTTTTACAGTTTTCAAAAGAATATACATTGCCAAATCCATCAGACTTATTGATTATAATATTTATATTGTAAGAATCGCTTATTAATTTCATCTTCTCTACGGTATCGTCTTCAGATGAATCATCATACATTATAAAAGTGTCAAAACCTTGTTCATGGTGATATAATAACCAATCTTTAATTCTATCAGATTGGTCTTTGAGTTGTGTTATAATTACATTTTTCATAAATTTTTTTCCTTTAATTTTATATTGTTAAAAATTAATTCACATCTTTTTTCGAAAGAATGGTTTTCTAATACATATTCACTAGCTCTTTTTGCGATATCTTCTCGTTCTTGTTCGTTTTCAAGATAATATTTTATCTTTTTTGATAAATCATCATCTGAATAATAAAACATTTTTGAAACGTCTTCATTATAATCTACAAACTTGTGAAAATTCTCGTTGTAGTTTGTAAGCATGAATGAACCAGCTGCTATTATTTCAAAATATTTACTATTCATGTCGTAAGACATAGATAAATTAAAACATATTTTTGTTCTTTGCATCTCCTTTATGTAGTCATCACCAAAAGCCATAAGGTGTTCAATTCCAAATTTTTCACACATAATTTTTCTTTCCGGAATCATTCCACCAATCAAAGCCAAATCTCTAGTTTTTTCACTAATGTATCTTGGTCCATAATGTATTTTAGAAACCGCTAATGGCATCCAAAACGAATTAGGTAAATTATATCTCTCAAAATCTTCTTTGTTATTAAATGCGACAAAGTCAATTTTACCCTGTTGAATAAATGGTCTATAATCAACAATGTGAGTATCTATTGCCCAGAACAATTTTGGTGTTTTAATCTTGCTCCAATCCCACCATTTCCAATCACTATATGTCCAATAATTCTCAGTAATAATAACTAAATCATACAGATGTGCTACAAATGGAATTTCTATTTCTGATTTCTCACCATTTGGTCCATAAACATCACACTCATGTCCTAAATTTCTTAATGCATAACAGAACTCATAACCTTCTTTCCAATCAGAGTGTGGTTTACCCGCTAGTAATATATCAGCTACTAATATTTTCATATTTTCTTTTATTTTATATTATTGTAACTCCTCTATGTTTTACAACCTCGGAAGCACATTTATTAGCAAAAATTATCGATTTATGAATATCTCCACTTTTGAGAAATTCTATAACTAAACCCGACATAAAGCTATCACCAGCACCTGATGTATCTTTAACTTCTACTCTGTCAACTTTGTATTTTTTTCCATTGAACTCACAACCATCACCACCCATTGTGTGTATTATTTTATGAGAAAATTCGTCTGTGATAAAATCTTTTGACTTATTGAACTCAAAATCATTTATTTTGATAAATTTACAATCTTTTATCCAATTACCTAATATTTTTTTAGTATCAACAAAAACATTATCATGTTTAGCTGAAATAGATTGTATATCACTTTCAGTAAGAAAACCCTTATTATAATCTGATATAACAATAATATCATAATCATAATTTATTTTTGATAAATCTATTCTTTCTATTTTATCATTTGAATCAACTCTGAAAAACATATGGTTTGATTGGTCATGAACATATCTTGTTTTAGTAATATTATACCAATTATAGTTAGTAATTATGTCACACTCAATATATTGTTCTATATTTCTTTGAACGTTTTTCGCCATTCCTCCATTTTCTTGTTGATTTATAACATTCAATACAGGAACTGGTGCATCAGGACACAATCTATGAGCATTACAGTAAACAAAAATGTCCCTACAACTTTCACCAATTATCAAAACTCTCTTCTTCATTTTAAATAGTTTCTTTATCTTTTAGCAAGCTTTCAACTGTTTCTTTTGGTCCAAAATTTAATTCTTCAAAAGATAACTCTTCATTTAGTCGTTCTTTTCCAAAAATCTCTAAAATTCTATTAGCGATAGTGACCTTTGTAGGATAGTAGTGTTTTGTTAAATGATGAGATGTCGGAACTGGAACATTTGGTGCGGATACTTTACAGGGCTTATACTTAAGACTATCAAAAACTTCTGTAGTTATGTTTGATATTATTTCAGAACCAATACTAAACGCATCATTGCAAGTATCAACGGTCAGAATTCTACCAGTTTTCTTGACTGATTTGATTATAGAATCATAGTCAATAGGATTCACACTTACTAAATCAATCAACTCAACATCAATACCAGTATTTTTAATCATATCAACCGCCTTCATTGAATCTATCAATCCATCACCATAAGCGACAACAGTTATATCATTTCCCTCACAAACCACATTTACTTTGTCTAACGGTTTCTTAAAGTATTCTGTTGAAACATTCTGTTTCATTCCTTTTAACCATAGATGTTCTAAAATAATTACAGGGTTGTTATCCTCGACAGCTGATATTAATAAACCTTTGGCCATTTCGGGTGTCGATGGAATTACACATTTTAAACCAGTCGTGTTTCCAAACATCGAGTATAAAGACTGCGAGTGCTGAGGTCCAGTTCCCCATTGTCTTCCTACAACCAATCTAATTACAATTGGAACCGGATTATCACCCCCAAAACTGTAATTCCATTTAGAAGCCTGTGTTAAGTATGAATCAGCAGCGAATAGTCCAAATTCAACTCTATCATGATGTATTATAGGCCTCAAACCACCCAGAGCAGCACCAACACAGGCCATAGTTGTCGAAAATTCAGAGTTTGGAGTATCAAAAACTCTATCGGGGTGTATATTTTTCAAACCTGGAGCTGATACATAATTAGCACCTAATCCCATTATAAAGACTCTTGGGTCATTTTCAATTGATTGATGGATAGCTTCTTTTATAGCATCTCCGTAAGTAATTTCTCTTTTATCTTTCATAAACATCTTCGTATAAATCTTTTTTATCAGGATCAACATCCAGTTCACACTCTCTAATAGTGGATTTTATATAGTCTAAAACTTCACTTTTGATTTGATTAATTTCATTTTTACCACCTAAATCAATAATTTGATTTTCTATTTTGACAAGTGGACAATTTTCAACTCTATTATGAAAATTATCATCTTCACTTCGATACCAAGAAATTTTATCTTTATCATCAAATAAAGGCGAACTATGTGACATATGTCTATAAACAAAACATTCCAACACAACAGGTAGATTGTTTTCTTTAATACTTTCAATTGCTAATTTTGTGGTATTAAAAACACTAAAGTAATCATTTCCATCAGCTTTAAAATAGTTAGCACCTAAACCATTTACTATTGTTTTGACATCATAATTTGTAGATCTTCTATCTTTTATAACACTATTTATAGAATAGCTGTTATTTTCAACAATTATCAATAGAGGTAAATTGAAAAGACTTGAAAAATTTAGACTCTCGTAAACAATTCCTTCTTCTGAAGCTCCATCACCTAAAAAACAGACCACAATATTATCAGTTTTGTTAAATTTTTCACTTAGAGCTAGACCAGATGCTAATCCAGTAACACTTCCCAAAATTGGTGTGCTACCCATAAAATTTACACTTTTGTCAATCATGTGCATTGAGCCACCTTTACCTGAACAACATCCGGTTTTTTTACCTAACATTTCAGCAATCATTCCTTTTAAACTCCCTCCTTTTGCAAGATAATGACCATGTGAACGGTGATTTCCTAGAACTTTATCATCATGTTTAAGATTGTCACAAACTCCAGCCGCAATAGCCTCTTGTCCAACGTAAAAGTGTACAATACTAAAAATTTTATTATCGATATAATACTTTGCCATTTCCTCTTCAGCAGACCTGATTAGAAATAAGTTCTTATAAATTTTTAGCAAAGAATCTAATTTTTTTTCTTCCATATTTTTTTTTATTTTTTATTTATATTTATCATTATACGACCAGCCTGTCCAGACTTTAATAAATCAAATGCTTCATTAATATTGTCTAAATTAAAAGTATGAGTTATTAATTTTTCAAAATTCAATAATCCCATTTTGTGTAGTTTTATATATCTCGGTATATCTTCCGTAGGATTTGTCTTACCACCTTGAGTTGCCTTTATTGTTTGACCATTACCAGAGAAAAGTTTGTTAGCATTTGGTATATTAACACTTTTACCTGGTTTTGTTTGACCAACCAAAATTAGTCGACCATTACCAGACAATTTTGGAATTACTGACTCTAATACTGAAGAAATTCCAGTAGTTTCTATAATCACATCAATTGAACCATCTTTAATTAAGTCATTTATATCCAAATCTTTCACATTAAAATAGTCAGTCGCTCCGATTTCTTTAGAAATTTTTTCTTTTTCATTATTTACATCAATACCAATTATTGGATAAGCATTTGATAATTTAGCAGCTTCAATTAAATGAAGTCCAAGACCTCCACAACCAACAACCAAAACACTTTCTCCAAATTTCACTTGAGCTTCATTTGTAATAGTGCCCATTGCGGTCGTCATAGCGCAACCTAATAAAGCACATAGCTCTTCTGGTGTATCAATAGGCACAGATGTTAGTCTATTTTCAGAGACTACTGAATACTCACTTATGGTTGTAACTTTACCACTTGACATTTTTTTTCCATTAAAAGTGTAAGTTGGAAAATTCGATTCTATACCGTCTCCTTTTCTCCAGTGCATCACGACTTTATCACCAACTTTCACAGTTGTGACACCAGGTCCTATTTCTTCGACAATTCCACATCCCTCATGTCCCATCAAATGAGGAACAAAACCTGCGTTACCTTTTTCTCCAGCAATTTCTTGTAGCTGAGCTCCACACAATCCACTTACAAGTATTTTGACTAAAACTTGACCAATTTGTAATTCCGTTGTTTGAATTACATCCACTGAGAGTGGTTTATTAATTTCAGTTAGAATGGCTGCTTTGAATTTCATTTTAATTAATTATTTTTTTTACGTATTTATAAATTGGAGTTTCCATAAACCCCTGTTTTCTAGCGTATCTATGTGCATAAGTTTGAGAATTTAAATTCAAAGAATCAATTATGAATAAAAAAGAACTCTCAATCAAGTGAGCTTCTTTGGCACATTCTATAACTTTGATATAGTCAAAAATATTATCTGTAATATCTCTATTTGGTCTTATAATTCTAAGACCATTAGTTTGAAATTTACTAGTGTCAATTTGAAATCTATCATCTTCGTGAACAAAAATATAATCCTGCCCATCGACCAAGTCAAAATAAGTAAATATTTTTTGTTCTCTATCAACATCTCTATCAAGTTTAAAATTAGACCATCTAACTTCAAAATCAATTCTGAATTGGTTATAAAAGGATGCATCAAAATTTTCAGATTCCGATGAATACATATTATCAAATCCAACTATTATCACATCATTCATATTCTTTGATTGTAAGAAATTGATAACGTCTGAGTCGGTTGGTAATGAGATAATACTTAAATTATTGAGGTCTCTATACATGAATTCAACACTTTCTTTATTGTGTGGTTTACAAAACAAAGAAATATTTTCAAATTCACTAGCAAATTTCCTTACTAAACCATTACATATTATATGGTCGCCAAGTCCAAGATGATGATAGATGTATTTCATTACATTTTTATTTTTTTATCATTCCGATTTCTTATGAATTTCAATGACATTTCAAATTATCCGATTATATTTTTTATCAATTTCCAATGGTCGGAATGTCTAACGTCATTTTCATCAAATATTTCACCAACGAATTCGTAATCAATTCTCTTAGTTGGAAAAGGTCTTATTTCTTGTCCAAATTTTAGATTGAACTCTGAATGCTCTAAAGATTTATCTTTGACAAATGGATAGATTACTTGACCTAAAAAATCTTGATCTATACCTTTTCTATGAAATTGATTCCACTTTTCAATTGTTTGTGAAAAATTCACATTCCTTAATATACCATTTCGACATCCCCACATACCTCCCAGTATTGGAACAGTATGATATGGATGATCTCTCATAATATGAAAGTCTTTATCTGATTCAAGCCACTCTTGTATGGCATTAAACTCTCTATCAGAAAACCTTGAATCACAATCTCTTGATAAATATATGTCTACATCTGGTTCTTCAACAGCCCAGAATCTCCAGAACATACCATGAAATGAATCTTTTGATTTTACTAAAATCACTTCAACATTTTCGCCCTTTATAGTGTCTATAAGTTCTTTATCAGAAGAATCATCTATGTAAAATCTACAAATCCAACCGGGAAAATATTTTGAAGCCAATTCTATATTTCTCAAAGCACCAACCCAATACATAGGGTGATTGCCCCATAAAGAATAAGCAACTATATTTTTCATTATATTTGGAAATCATTTTTTACAAAGACAGAATCCCACTGAATATTTCCAAGAAGTCTATATCCTTTAGATTTTAAAAACTCTGTTTCTTTTTCTAATCCATAGTTGTTTTCTATAAGAAATAGTGTGATATCTACTTTATCAAAATTTATTGAATTTAGGACTTGTAGCTCAGCTCCTTCGACGTCAATTGATATAAAATCGATTGATTTTAAATCGTGTTTATCAAAAAGAGTCTCAAGTCTAACAGCCTTCATTGGAATTTCTTGACTTTTTGAAAAAAGTTCGTGGCCTTCGGGATATGATTTATACATTTCTAGCTCTCTATTAATTCTATCCAGATGTTGTGTATTGTAAAACTCCATAATACCACTAAGAACATTACAAGGACCTTCAATTGATAAAAAATTAATATCCATTTCTGTATCAGAAATAGCACAGTTTTCGAATACTGAATTAGGTCTTGGATGTTCATTTCTTTTGTTGTATTCTACTGGATTTGGTTCTATTAAAAGACCTTTCCAGTTTCTTTCTTTTTCAAAAAACCAAGTATTAGAAGCTCCAAATCCATCAAGTGCTCCTACTTCTACGAAAACACCTTCAGTTTTACCTCTAAATATTTGTTGATCAAGAATTAAATCTTGTTGAATTTGTGATTTACTATTATTCATTTATTTAGTCAAAAATTTTATACAAGAAAGATTTTATGTTTTCAATCTTATTATCTTCTGGAATATTATAGTCATTGAACCAAGGTTGGTTTAACTTCTCCAAATATTTATCATCATTTTTATCAAGCTCAATTATGTATCCAATTAAGTCATCTTCACTATTAAAGTCATAATAGTTTACAAAAGATTTAGTGTTAAACTCTTTACCAATTAGTGGATTACCCCAATATATTGGCATTGAATTGACTGTCATTGGTTCCATAATTTTTTCAGTAGTATAACCCGGATGCTCGGGTCTATACGCATTGTTTTCAAAAGATATTGTAAATTTATACTCTGATTGAAATTGTCTTTTATTTTGTACAGGTCCACCGACGTTGTTCATAAATCTACCACCGGAATCAACTTTTTTATATTTTGATAACTTAGTAAAAAAACTATTTCTTCTGTCACAGTTACCATTTGAAACAACAAAATTGCAAAACTTTCTTTTTGCTAAATTCTTTTCTATCATTTTAGGATTTACTAAATCATAGTATCCATCATATAATAAATAATGTGGAAGACGATAATTTCTTGAATCATCTAAATAGTCAAAAGAAAAAGAGTAGTCACAATAATCTAAAGGTGGAGCAACGTTTTCTCCGGTATAGAATATTTTCTTACAATTGAGCTGTTGATGTTGATTACCAAATAAAGAAAAGAATAGATAGTCAGGATTATTTGAAATCTCAACGTCAAAATTTTCTTTAAGTAAATTATAAAAATAGTTGTCTGTTCTATTGAAACCTCCCCAAAAATCAGAGAAGTTTATTTTAATTTTTTTCTTCATATTATACTAATATTCTTTTTTCAACTTCCATAAGTTTTCTTTTATTCCAAGTTATGTCATCCTCAGCCCATTTTGAATTATACGCTTGGTCAGCTTGGTCAGCATTTCTTTTACCAGCTGCATAATGAAGATGTTCAAATGTAGTCTCATCGTTTAATCTATCATCGTAAAGTAATCCTAAATCTTTTAAGTTCATGTATAACTCACAATCTGAGAACATATGATTATAAGCTGGATGATATATTGTCATATTTAGCTTTTTTAGACAACCATAAGTCATTATAGGTATAGTAATTGCAGCATGTAACATATTGGTAGAATCAGGTAGTTGATATCCATCTCTGACCATAAGCCCAACATCTCCTTTACCTTCTAATTTATTTACTAAATAAGTGTCCCAACCGTTGGGTGCTAAAAAATCATCTGATGCAAAAACAACTATATCACTATCATTACAACTTCCCATCTTGACACCTAAGTTTGAAGACAGTTGATATGATGGAAAACAAACTCCAATTTTGTTTGTATTGAGTGTAATAAGAAAATTATTTTTTAAATATTCTTTTAACTCAGAAGCATGTTGTTCCCAGTTGACAGCAACATAAGTCTGTATATTTTGTGGATTGTCAGCTCTCTTAATCCATTCAGAGTGCATTTCTTTGAATTGAGCTGGTCTTAAAGTGCACCATAAGATATGTATCATAAGTCATTTTTAATTTTATTTACGAAATGTAAAGCACTTTCAATGACTTTGTGCATGTCGTAATATTTATATTCAGCTAATCTACCTCCGAAATAAACATTCGGAATGGTATCAGCTTCATTTTTATATTCTAAATATTTAGAATTGTTTTCTAAATCATTCACTGGATAATAAGGTTCTGTCTTAGTAGCAACATACTCTATTGGATACTCCCAAGATACCCAAGTTACTTCTGAATCAGAATTTTCAAAGTGTTTATGTTCTATTATTCTTGTCCAATCAACTTCATCACTGGTATAATTCATCATAGCTACTCCCTGATAATTATCGGCATAAAATTTCTTGTGTTCAAATTTAGTTGTTTTATACTCTAATTCTCCAAATTTAAAATTAAAAAATGCATCTATTGGACCTGTATAGATAATTTTATCTGACAAAGAATCCCAGTGTTTTTTATTACTAAGGTAGTCTTCTTCTAATCGAACTTCAACTCCTTTGAGTAACTTATCAAATATTTGTGTATATCCACCGATTGGAATTCCTTGGTATTTATCATTGAAGTAATTATTATCATACGTGAACCTCACCGGAAGTCTTTTAATTATCTCTTTTGGTAAATCTTTAGGATCTTTTTTCCATTGTTTCTTTGTATAACCTTTAATTAATTTCTCATAAACGTCTCGACCTACAAGTTTAATTGCTTGTTCTTCAAGATTATTTGGATTATCTATTTCAGAAGATTGTTTTTGAATTATGGATTTAGCTTCTTTTGGACTTGTCACACCCCATATTTTGTTGAATGTCCACATATTGAATGGTAAAGAATATAACTCACCATTGTAATTTGCTACTGGTCTTAAAGTGAAATTATTAAAGTCAACAAACTGATTTATCCAGTTCCAAACCTCATCATTAGATGTGTGAAAAATGTGAGGTCCATAAGTATGTATATTTATATTGTCTCGGTTTTCTGTATAGCAATTACCGCCTATATGATTTCTTTTTTCTAGAACTAAACATTTTTTTCCTAACTTGTTTAATTCATAAGCACATATTGAACCAAAAAATCCACTTCCAACAATTATAAAATCATACATACTTATTTTTGATTTTTTATATCATTAATAATCATCAATTTGACAAGTTGCTCAAATTTAATTTTAGGTTGCCATCCTAATATATTTTTAGCTTTTGTATAATCACCAAGTAAAATATTTACTTCAGCTGGTCTGTAGTATTTTTCATCTACTTCTATGATTGTCAATCCGTTATCTAAAATACCTCTTTCAGAAACTCCTTCTCCAACCCAATTGATATTCCATCCACATTCTTTACAAGCTAATTCGACAAACTCTTTTATAGTATGAGTTTCTCCGGTGGCTAAAACATAATCATCACCTACTTCTTGTTGAAGCATCATCCACATTCCCTCTACAAAATCTTTTGCGTGACCCCAGTCTCTCTTAGAATAAAGATTACCTAATTTCAAAATAGGAAAATCTTGACGACCTTCATCTAAGTACTTTTTGATTTTAGCAAGTCCTAATGTAATTTTTCTAGTAACAAACGTTTCACCTCTTCTTTCACCTTCATGATTAAATAATATACCATTACTAATGTGCATACCGTATGATTCTCTATAGTTTTTTGTAATCCAAAGTCCATAAATTTTTGCAACACCATAAGGGCTTCTAGGATGCATTGGTGAAACTTCTGTATATCCAGATTCAGGCATGTTATAACCCATACCCCCATATAATTCAGAAGTTGATGCTTGATAAACTTTTGATTTAGGACAGTGGTTTTTTACAGCCTCTAATATAGATAGTGTTCCAAGTCCATCACACTGAGCAGTATAATAAGGTATTTCAAAACTTACTTTAACATGAGATTGAGCAGCCAAGTTATAAACTTCATCTGGTTGTATTTGTGAAACAAGATTAGAAATTACTAATGGATCAGTAACATCTCCGTAATGAAGTGTGAGTTTATCAAAGATGTGGTCTATTCTATCGGTATTAAACGTAGAAGTTCTTCTTATAATACCATGCACTTCGTAATCTTTTTCTAGTAATAATTCAGCAAGATGAGATCCATCCATACCTGTAATTCCTGTAATTAGTGCGATTTTTTTCATTTTATATTTTAGTTTTTATATAATCTTTTAGATTTTGTTTAGCAGACCAACCTATTCTATAAAAGGTTTCTTCCCAATTAGATTCGGTGTGAAGTCCTTCATTTCTTCTGAGTGGTGTAAATTTAATCTTAGAATCATCATTTTTTACAATCATCATAGCCAAGTCAATAATTTTGATAGGATTTCCCATACCTAAATCAAAGTTATCAGCTTTCCACTCTCCTTCACTTATCTTTATCAAACCATCACAAATATCATTTACTGATGTAAAATCTCTTGATTGTTGACCATCACCAACTACAGTCAATTTTTGACCACTTCTCATTTGAGACAAGAATTTAGCAACAACAGTAGCCCATTCACCTTTATTTGGCTCGCGGTTACCGTAAACATTATAGAAGGTGGCCATAGCACAGTTTAATCCATAACACTCAGCATACATTTTTAAAACACCTTCTCCTACTACTTTTGAAAAAGTGTATGGGCTAATATAATCAGAGCCATGATTCTTAGAAGATGTTGTTGAGTATACAACAATACCTGAATCGGATTTGTGTGCGAATTCCATAATTTTCATAGTCCCAAGTGCATTAGACTCAAACCACTGCATTGGATCATCAAATGAAGGTTGGATTCTAGCTTCAGCAGCTAAATGAAATATTCTATCATATCTTTTGCCTTTTAAGACATCAAAAATGTGTAAGATGTCTGATACATAATATTTGGCTTTGGAATTTTTATAATCAATTGAAGATGAGGTAGAACTTAAGTTATCCAGCACATCGACTTCGAATCCTAAGTCAACTAACTTATCAACTAAATTCGAACCAACAAAACCAAGACCACCAGTTACTAAAACTTTATTTGACATACTCTGCGTAAGTTCTTTCTAATCCTTCTCTTAAAGGTGTTTTATAAACCCAACCTAATTCCTTTAATTTAGAAACGTCAGATAATTTCTTTGGAGTGCCATCTGGCTTGTCTGTATTGAAATAAATATCACCTTGGAATCCAATAACATCTTTGACTAAATAGGACAATTCTTTAATTGTTAAATATTCACCTGTTCCAATATTTACTATTTCAGATGAATCATAATTTTGCATAAGATAGACACAAGCATCAGCTAAATCATCGACATACAAAAATTCTCTCATAGGTGTTCCTGTTCCCCAGATTTCAACTACATCTCTATTTTCAATTTTAGCTTCATGAAATTTTCTAATAAGGGCTGGTAAAACGTGTGAGTTATTTAAGTCGTAATTATCGTTTGGTCCATATAAATTTGTTGGCATAACTGAAATAAAATTATCACCATATTGTTTATTGAAATCCTGACACATTTTTATACCAGATATTTTAGCTATCGCATAAGCATCATTAGTTGGTTCTAACAAACCAGTCAAAAGATATTCTTCTTTTATTGGCTGTGAACTTAATTTTGGATAAATACAAGTGGAACCTAAAAAGAGTAACTTTTTACAATGGTTATCATGAGCTGCTTTGATGATATTTGATTGTATCATTATATTCTCATAGATAAAGTCAGCTCTAAAATCATCATTAGCTTTTATACCACCGACTTTTGCGGCAGCTAAAAAAACATACTCAGGCTTTTCAAAGTGAAAAAAATGATTTACTTGAAACTGATTTGTCAAATTCACCTCTTTTCTGGATTTTGTTATTATGTTAGTAAATCCTAACTCTTTGAGTTTTCTTACTATTGCTGAACCGACCATTCCATTATGACCAGCTACATAAATTTTTGAATCTTTATTCATTTAACAATTCATTTATTTTTTATTATATAAAAAAAAAGAGAGAAGTTACTCTCTCTTTTTTTAATTACTCTTCGGTTTTCTTCTTACGAGTTTTCTTTTTCTTTTCTGATTCAATAGTTACTACCATTTTTTCTGACTCACTGTTATAATCAAGAATTAAAGTAGAACCTTTTTCAGGATTATATTGAATAATGTCCTCTGTTAAAACATCTTCAACGTGTCTTTGTATTGCTCTTTTTAAAGGACGTGCTCCGTATTGTGGATCAAATCCTTCAGAAGCAATATACTCGATAGCAGAGTCAGTAATTGTAAGTTTGAATTCCATTTTCTCAACTCTTTCAATCAATTTTTCTAATTCAATTTTGATAATTTGATTAATATCATCTTTAGAAAGAGAATTAAACATAACTACATCATCTACACGATTTAAGAACTCAGGTGCAAATTTTTTCTTCAACTCTTTTTCAATCACAGCTTTTGATTCATCTTCAGCTGCTGCTAATTTATTTTTAGTTGAGAATCCAACTCCAGTTCCAAAATCTTTCAACTGACGTGAACCAGTGTTTGAAGTCATGATGATAATTGAGTTTTTGAAATTTACTTTACGACCTAAAGAATCTGTTAATTGGCCATCATCTAAAACTTGTAAAAGTAAATTGAAAACCTCAGGATGAGCTTTTTCAATCTCATCGAGTAAGATTACAGAATAAGGCTTACGTCTAACTTTTTCAGTTAACTGACCACCTTCATCGTGACCAACATATCCTGGAGGAGCTCCGACTAAACGAGAGACTGCGAATTTCTCCATATACTCAGACATATCAATTCTTACAAGTGCATCTTCTGAATCAAAAAGATATTTAGCTAATACCTTTGCCAACTGTGTTTTACCGACACCAGTTGGTCCTAAGAACATAAATGAACCAATAGGTTTGTTAGGATCTTTTAATCCAACACGACCTCTTTGAATAGCTTTAACAATTTTTCTAACTGCTTCTTCTTGACCAATAACTTTACCAGTAATTGATGTTCCCATTTTAGCAAGTTTTTCATTTTCATTCTGAGAAACTTTTGTTACCGGAATCCCAGACATCATTGCAACAACTTCGGCTACTGCGTCTTCATCAACTGTTTGACGATTGTTTTTCTGGTCTTCTTCCCAAGACTTGCGAGCTTTTTCTAAGTCAGTGTTTAATTGTCTTTCAACATCTCTCAACTTAGCAGCTTCTTCATATTTTTGAGAACGAATTACATCATTTTTCTTTTCTTTAATTTCAATAATCTTTTTTTCAATGTCTGTGATTTCTTTAGGAACATTGATATTAGAAATATGAACTCTTGCTCCTACTTCATCTAAAGCATCAATTGCTTTATCTGGTAAAAATCTATCATTAAGATATCTTTCAGTCAAGTCAACACAAGCTTTTATAGCAGCATCTGTGTAAGAAACATTGTGATGATGTTCGTAACGGTCTTTAATATTATTCAATATCTGGACAGTCTCTTCAGCAGTAGCTGGCTCAACTTGCACTTTTTGAAAACGTCTTTCTAAAGCTCCATCTTTTTCAATGTGTTTGCGATATTCATCTAACGTAGTTGCTCCAATGATTTGAATCTCACCACGAGCTAAAGCTGGTTTTAACATATTAGATGCATCCAAAGAACCAGAAGCTCCACCTGCACCGATGATAGTATGAATTTCATCAATAAAAAGAATAATATCTGGTTCTTTTTCCATTTCAGACATAAGTGCTTTAATACGTTCTTCAAATTGTCCACGATATTTAGTTCCAGCGACCATAGAAGCCAAATCTAACATCACAACTCTTTTATTAAAAAGTAATCTTGAAACTTTTCGTTGAACGATTCTCAAAGCCAGTCCTTCAGCAATTGAAGACTTACCAACACCTGGCTCACCAATTAAAATTGGGTTATTCTTTTTTCTACGAGAGAGAATTTGTGATACTCTTTCAATTTCTTTTTCTCTACCTACGATTGGATCTAGTCTGCCATCTTCAGCCATTTTAGTCAAATCTCGGCTATAAGTGTCCAAAACTGGAGTTTTAGACTTACCTTCATTCTTCTTTGAAGAACTAGAACCAAACTTATCATCATCTTCATCATCCTCTAAAGAAGCTTTAATGTCTGGACTTACATAATCTTTACCCTCTAAGTTATTTGTTGTGTTATTCATCATAAGTGTTATTTTTTATCTTTTATTTATATGTTTTTATTTTTAGAAGTTTCATTAAGTAATTCATCTATGATTTCGTCTCTTCTTTCATCCACTGGTCTTACTTTTGCAAAATCACTAATTATATCCATAACTATTAAATTAGTAGTCGGATCTGTAATGATTGATTTTATTCTACAACCGTTAGCCGTAAAACTACTTGAAGACATATTAAATTTATATCCTATTGTCTGTGATTGATTTCTTTTATCAAATAAATTAAAGAAATAATCTGAGTTTGTCTTGCTGTAATCTACTGATATTTTTATATCGATTGTTTGACTATTCTGTTGTATTATTTTAGCGTATCCGTAATTATTATTAGCAGTGTCGATGTTAAATTGAATTCCTATATCTCTAGCTGTAAAATTATCTTCATCTATTTTGAACCAATCACCCATTAAGCTAATTTAAAGTTTTTTAAGAAGTCTCTTAGGAAAACATTTTTTTCACCTCCAACTATTTTTTTCCATTCTTCATACACTTTTTTATCCTCTTTTTTGTCAGATGCCTTAATCTGTTGAGCCAACATAAAAGAAGTAGTATAGTAGTCTGAACGGATTAAATCACCATAATTATCGATAACCCAATCTTCAAAGTCAGGATATTTTTTTCTATTAAAGACTCTTTCATCGGCAATAAAAACTATTGCAGTAAGTTGGTCTCCTAAATCCGGTTCATTAAAAATTGCTAAATCTACATTATGTTCTTTAAGTAATTGTAAATGATTATTTAGTGTTCCAAACTGTGAACCATCTTCATTATATTTATAGTTAGTTGTTCCACCGTTAAGTATGATGAATGTTTTCCAATTATCAGCCCAATCGTCGTAGATTTGAGATGAATTGAGACTCAATTTACTAAGTGAAATTGTCATTTTTACACGTTGACCATACTCTACGACAGCGTGACCGAATTGTATAGCTTGTTGTATCGGTGAAATGTTGTATGGGACTAATCCATACATTCTAAGTTCTAATTTTTCTTCCATAGAAATTATATAAAATCGCTACTATAAGTTTTAGATAATTTAATTGGTTTGATTTTTATTTACAAATTTGTTTGACAAGTTTCTATTTCCGAATTGCTTCATACCGGTGACTTCCATCAATAATTTATCAGAGATAAATTTTGGAATTTTGACTTCAAACTCCATAGAAGGAACTTCAATTTCAGCTACAATTAAGTGATGTCCATTATTAAAGACATCAACTTCCCATTTTAAATCACCATCTGGATAAATTAGTCTTTCTTTAGAAATATATTTAGACTGAGATACTTTGCACCTTTCAACAAACTGATTAAATTCTTCAGAAGTGATAATCTTTTCATCTTCTTCATTAATACCAGGTGCAATATTTTTCTTGATAGTGTGAACAAAATAAAATCCTTTAACATCAGAGTAACATGATCTGGCTCTTTCCCAGATACCTTCTGTGTTTTTTAAATACCATTGAAATATTTCTATGGTTTCAGATGGTTCACCTTTTGGTATTGCTTTCAAAAGATATTTTCGTTCAATTTCTATATTCATCAAATTACTACCTTAAAAAATTAATAAATAAAAAACCCATCCGAAGATGGGATTTCAGTACACGTCTGGGTTAGCAGCCCGTAGAGGATTCGAACCTCTGTATCCTAATGAAAAGTTAGGCGTCCTCTACGTTCACGAAGTTTCTGTATCTCTTTTAAGAGTCCACTAGACGAACGGGCCAAGTTTTTTTAGTGTGGGGTTACAGTACCCACCCTGTCCTCAAGAAGACAGACTCCCTAACTTAAAGGGTAAAGTTAACCACTACGAAAACTTCGTGGTCGGTCTGAGTCTCGCTCTCAGAGGTTCCTATGAACCGACCAAAAAAGGTTGAGATTACACCTTTGACGACAGAACTTTAGTTGGATTATTGTTTCCCTTCTTATCCACTTCCTTTTGAGAAGTATTCTGTCAGTGACGATTGGTTAGACCAATCACTTCTTGAGTTACTAACTACTCTCTACTTATTCCGCTTATTCAATCCTGCCGGACTGATTCGAGATTCGACTCTCTATAATTTTTTCGGTAAAATCACATTGGCCTTTCGAGCTTCAGTGGCTATGGACATCCCATAACTATGTAGTCACCTTTCATTAGTAACTAGGCGACACTTTCGATTTCTTAATTTTAAATGTTTCCAATTAACAGTTAGAAATTTAGTGCCTTGTAGATTTGTCGAAGTCGTGGTCACCTCTCAGCTCCCAAAGCTTTTGACCTCAGGAATACTGGACAACTCCGTGTAGTGCCTCCACTACAACTCTTTAAGATATCTTCACTACATTTCCCCTGGTAGAGAAAAGAGTGTCAAATAACGACACCACTCGTACATTTGATTGTCTTTCAACTTTAAGACACCTCTTGAGTTGGATTCCGCAATGATAACAACCGGTGAGTCACTACTTCTTGCAACAATCCTATGGGTTAATCCTGTTCCTCTTCCGAGGTCAACCAAACAATCTACAATTGCCTGGTCACAAATCCATTTCATCTACAGTGTTACCCTCGACTAATAAGGTTTTGTGGTGTCCCACTTGCTTACTCGACCTCAAACCCGAAGGTTTAAGACGCAAACACACTTAGCAATTGTGTTCACTTTATCCCGCTTTCACGGTTTATTTTAAGGACTATAAGCCGCCCTTCTCAACAGTCAGCCGAAACCGACTGTTAAAGACTAATATTTCAAAGAACTATGTTCTCCGTTGAGAACTCTTTGTAGCGGGAGCTGGACTCGAACCAACGACCTTCAGGTTATGAGCCTGACGAGCTACCGACTGCTCTATCCCGCGATGTGTATTTTTATATATCTTATTTCATTTTTGTTTTACAAAGATAAAAACTTTTTTTTAAAAAAACAAATCTTTTGTAAAATTTTGTGGGAAAGGAGTGGACTCGAACCACCGAAGATCTATTGAGACCAGTCACATTACTATGTAACTCCATTTGCCGCTCTGGAACTTCCCCGTCGTTTGTGAATACAAAGATAAGGCAAGTTTATGGTTTTACCAAATAATTTAGAAAAAAAATTAATTTAATTGTGGAGTATAAGGAAGAAGGTCTTCATCACCAATGATATTCAGTTGTTTACAAACTTTAATAAAGGCGTCAGCTATCTGGAAAACATCTTCTATGTCTTCAAAAGTAAAAGTGTGTTTTACCCACTCTTCTTCATTTTCATGATCTTCAATATTTCTAAGAATACTACCTATATAAAAACCACCATCGTGATAAGCAAATGATAATTGAGCGTAATACTCATTGTCGTTATCAACAGGCTCTTTAGAAGTTGCATAAAAAGAAATTAATAACGAACCTTCTAATCTTTTAGCGTCTTTTCTAAATCTTGTTAATATAGGATATCGAAATAAGATTTTTTTTAATTCACTTTCAGTGTTTATCTTATTGGAGTGTGTATAATAAGATTTCATAGTTTGACTACCAGGTTCAAATTCACCTCTTAGATTAGGAATTTCTAATCTATCTCTCATCTCTTCATCGTCAAAACCTACTTCTTCATAAAATCTTCTGATTCTCATAAATTATATATTAAATTTCTGTTTTATAAATATTTTCTTCTAAATAAGTCAATAGATTTTCAAGTAGATTGTTTGCTCTTTCAAAAAACTCTTTTGTTTTTTTAAAGTTTTTATTAGCCGTATTATAGTCGATTCCTCTATTGACGTAAAAAGCCTCAACTAACTCATCTGGAACATAAATACCAGAATATTTTAATTGCATAATAAATGGCATTACTACGTTTTTAGGATTATGAGCAAATCCATCATCTAATACATCACTGTATGATGGTGGTAATTCTTTGCCTTCATAATCATTGGCACCATCATCACCGTGAACATAAAAAGCAGCAACTTTTCCTTCTAAATGGTTTCTTAATAAATGATTATGATTTCCAGAACGAGCGAATTTTCCAGTAACTTCTGAGTTTTTTATATTATCATCACCCATTAACTTTTTTGCATCACTTATTGTGAGTGTTTGATTAACACAAACAAGTCTATCAAAAAGTAATTTAATTTGAGAAGTTAGTGAGTGCCAATGAATTGGTGAAACAACAATAAACGCATCACATTGTTTTAGTAGGTCGTATACACCTTCTTCTTTTAGTAAGTCAGGTTTTTCTGAATCTCCTTTAAAATAACAAGAACAGGAAAAGTGACAGTGAAATCCACCTGAAGTTGAGATACATCCTTTACAAGGTTGTATAGTAGGTCTTTTGGATTGATTTACAGATAAATCTATTACTTGAAAATTGATAAATGGTGACCATTTTTTTAAAATGTATTCAACAACTTTATGAGTCTTAGACTCCATGTTGGAACAAGTCTCAGGATCTCTTGGTGAGCCCTGAAAAACTAATACTCGTGGTTTCCAATCCCCTAATTTTCTAATTTTCATTAGGGTATATATTAAAAGATAAAACTAACTAGCGGTATTTCCAGTAAAGAATATCTTTTTTTCATCAATTAATCTTTCTAACAAAACTGGATCTTCGGATTCTATGATATAATGAACTCCTTCATTTCTCATTAAGAAGAAATATTTGATACCATCTATTTCAACATCATAAACTCTGATATGTTTAGGGTATTTTTCCATATCAAAACCTCTTGTCCAAGAAAGTATTTGATTTACTTCTTCATTTGTTTCATAGTTTACAGTCTTGAAGGTATAAAGGTCTTCTGGTTCAGAAACGAACCAATGCTTTTTTTCTTTACTAAAATAAACTTTATTCATTTTAAATATTTTTTTTAACTAAACTTTCTAAAGTTTTTTTAAGCTCCTTAGTAAGTTCAACTTCATCTTCATCAATGTAGAGATAGTCAATATCTATTTCTACATCAGTGATATGCACTTCACCATCTTCTGGTTCCATATAAGTCGCAGGTTGATACCAAGACCAACCTCTAATTGTGAGAGTAAAGTCAATCATAACTTCAACACCACCACAATCAAATGTCAGAACTTGTGCATCTTGACTGTAGTAACCGTCATACTCACAAATATAATAATCCCAATCATCAAAAACTTCTTTACTCTTAAGAACTAAGTTATCAAAATCAATCAGTTTTTTTATTGGAATCATATATATACTTATTATTTATACAAAGATAGTAAGAACTAACGAAATTAGAAAGTATTTAAGGATTTAATTTAGAAAAATTATTTGATCGAAGCCTTCTTCGTATGTAGGTTCCTGGTATGAGTCAATCATAGATTTTATTACAGATGGAGGTATCCACTTATTCTCTTTTGAATTTCTATCAATGTTTCTTTTTTGATATTCTTCATCGGACAATATTGGAAATACTACGGCAACTTTTGTGTGGTTAGGAAAATTTAACAATGTTGCTTTTCTTCTTTTAGCACTCATATTTGTCATATCAATTGTAGTAGAAATACCGTTGAGACCAGCTTGTTGTAGTCTTTCTAATAATAATTTATCAACTTGTTTTTGGTCTACAGTTTCAAAGGCTAAGTTATAGTCTCTAGTTCCTGCGACTTCCATAACTATTTCATCTCTTGATATAACGTAAGTATTTGGATAGTTGTTTCTTATCCAAGTTGATTTACCAGATAAAGTAGGTCCAACCAAAACCAAAACAAAAGGTTCTTTTAATTTCATACTACAAATATATATTAAATAATTTAAAACAGGAAAATTAATATATAGATTTATGATTTTAAGATATAATAATTTCATTGAAGGAGATACACTTTTTGAAAGTTTAATAAATGAAACTTATGTTTATTACGTAAAAGACTTTAAAGATGTTCTTTATAAATTATCAAGACAATCTCAGATAGCAAAAGATCTTATTGATTTAGAATATAGAGATGTTAAAAATGATATGACTTTTATTTCTCTTTCTGATAGAGAAGGATACATTTCAGGTTCTACATTAAGAAACTTAAAAAAGAATGTAGAAAAATCTTTCAAAGATTGGGCTGAAGGCCAAAATTTAGGTGATGAACGAACTCAAAAAGTTTTAGACACAATGATTGACAAAATTGAAAAAGGTGAGACCTCTCAATCGGATGTCAATTTTATGTTTAAAGAATATGATTTAGGGACCAAATCAAGAAATGATGTAAAACTAGGTAGATTGATAAATGCACTTTTGCCAGGAAAATACACTTCAAAAGATATTGAAGAATTTACAAATAAATTTAAAGCTACTCTTTCAAACCAAGGTGAACGCTTTGAAGAAGTTTCTGGTGAGGATATTGAAAATTGGTATTCAGCTGGAAACTATAAAGAAATGTCTGGAACTCTTGGAAACTCTTGTATGGCACAAAAAACTGGACTGTTTAAGATTTATACTGAAAATCCAGATGTTTGTAAGATGTTAATTCTTTTAGAAGACGATAAACTAATTGGAAGAGCCCTAGTATGGAAATTGAGTTCAATTAAAATTTATGGAAAAGATCCAGCACAAGATAGTTGGTTTATGGATAGACAATATACAATTAAAGATTCCGATGTTGAGAAATTCAGAAACTACGCTAAAGAAAAAGGTTGGATTTATAAGTCATCTAATAATCATCATTCGTTTAGTAATGTAACAATAGAAGGAGAAGAAAAAAATGCCACATTAGAAGTTCAAGTGAAAGCAACTAACTACGGTCAATATCCATATATGGATACTTTCAGAAGATTTGATCCGAATGAAGGAATTCTTTATAACGATGATGATGAAGATGAAAGCTATGAAGGTCAATACATTTTATCCGATACGGGTGGTGGATATCAAGAAATTGAATCCGGTGTTTGGTCTGAATGGCATGATAGAAGAATTCCACATGATGAAGCAGTTTGGTCTGATTGGGCCGATTCTTATCTTTATAGAGATAGTGCAATTTATATAGAAACAGGATCTCGTAGATATAGAGACTCTTGGTATCCAGAAGATTGTGATGACATTGTTTATGATGAGTGGATTGATGAACCAATACATACTGATGATGCTGTTTACTCAGATGCTTATGGTTACCATCTTTATGACGAAAATGCTGTTGAAGCTATTAAGAAAATAGACTCTGATGGAGAAGCAATTGGAGCTGATTCAAACTGGTATCATCGTGATGATGATGATATTATTCATGCAGGTTATTACAGAGGTCAAAAATGGTATAAAATACTTTCACAAGAATGGTCGAGTTGGGTCGATTATGATTGGGCTTTAAGAGAATTATTTACATTAGACTATAAAGATGAGCCTATTCCAGTAAGATATGAATTAGATGTTTATAAAATAATTGGTGAAAAACCAGAGGAGTTAGACAATGTTAAATATCTATCTAAGGTAGATGCATTAGTTTTAGGTATTAAAATTGATAATGAGACCGAAAGATTTACTGACAAATTTGCTTATGAAGATAGTATCTTATCTATAAGAGATATGATTAAATCTAAACTTAACTCAGAAATAAAAAGAATTGAAGATATAATTGAAGAAAGGGGTCAATTACAAATTAAATTCAGTGACGAGGAGAAAGAAAATTATAGAAAACAAATCAGAGGTAAATTAGAAAGATATCAAACCAGATTAGAAGAAATAGACACAAATGAATTTATTGAAAAATAATTTATTTTAGGCTCATAACCTTCTTTGCTTCATTAAAAGAATCCTTACATCTTTCAGGAGTCATACAATAACTTCTTGTGTGAAGATAACCACTACTATTATAAATCTCTCTTACAAACTTATCTTCAATCTTTCGAAAACCATGAAGTTTCAAAACAAGTTTATAGTAATCTAAACAATTGTCTAGGCTAATTGGTGCTTCATAAAGAATAAAATTAGAATGACCAGATAGTAGTTTAGAAATATTCGATTTTACAAATGGTGTAATTTCTAATTTTGAAAGAAAAGAAACTTTTTGAGGACTTGATTTGACAGATTCAACAATTAAATCTTTTAGTTTTTGAACATTTTGAGCATATTCATCACCAAGCATGATATCTAATTTATTTTCTCTGGTAAGAATTGATTGATAAGTATCTAAAAGTTCAGAACCAGTCAAATCTGATTTTATCTCAGCTTCTAAAACTCGGATTCTATATTTAGAAATATCTTTACGATTAATTTTATCATTGGTTAGTAGTTTAGCAACAGAGTCTTCATCGTATAAGACTTTAACATCATCATTTGTATAAACTAAATATAACATCATAATTACAAAAATAATGATTTAGTTCAAACTCACAAAATTTTTTACAATCTTTCTTCTGCTAATTGACAATAATCTTCTGTAATATCAAAACCAATATAATTTCTTCCTAATTTTTTTGCTACTGATGTCGTTGTTCCACTACCATTAAATGGATCCAAAACGACGCTTCCGATGTAAGAGTGCATTTTGATACAGCGAATTGCCAATTCTTCTGGATAAGGTGCTGGGTGATTTCTTTTTTTAGCACTTTCTGGAGCAATTACCCAAAGACCATTTGTCCATTGAACAAACTCTTCTTTAGTTAAATCAGTTTCACCTTTTTCTAAAATCTTAGGTGATCCTTTATGAAAATTGATTATCATTTCAAAAGGAGGGAGAATTCTTGGATTTGATGGACTTTTCCAACTACCCCAAGCCGTTCTTTTGGGAATTTGATTTTTATTCCAAATAATAAACTCTCTAAAAGTGAATCCTACTTCTTGAAATATATTTGTAAAGGTCGCGTAAGATGGTTCATTTAACTGAGACTGAAAACAACCAATTTGTAAACAAAATCTACCACCTGGTTTCAGAACTCTATAACACTCTGAAATCCACTCTTTACACCAGTTGTAATAAGCTTCGAGTTTCATCGAGTCATTGTGATGAGCGTATTCTATATTTAGATTATAAGGAGGTGATGTTAAAACTAAATCAACCGTTGCCTCAGTCATTTGTTTTAAACCCTCAATACAATCACCGTGGTAGATTTTATTTACTTCCATATTATTTAAAAGGATAACAATTATCAATCATTCTGTGATGAAGGTTAGCAATTCTAACAACCTTTGTTACTGGAAATTCAAAATCTTCAGTGTCTATTGCTTCGTTACAAGAGTCAATCATATTAATCCATTGGTCAGAGATATATTCCCACTTACCTTCATTATGCCATTGTTCAAAGGTTTCTCTCATTTCTTCCTCATCCCAACTTTCAACGTCCTCCTTTTTAGTATAAGAATCTTCTGAACATTGACTAAGAAGATATTCTTTAACTTCTTCGATGTCTTCATCACCGTTTACATAGTATGCTGGATCTCCGATACACTCATCTTCTAAAGAATTTTCATCTTCTGAGTATACACCATTATAAATACGAGCGACTCCACACTGAGTTTCAGTTTCATCCCACCATTTACAAGTCAACTCAACATTTGGAAAATCCTGACAAAGACTATATAACTTAATTAAAAAACCATCGGGAATGTATGAAGGTGATTCAATTCTGATATCATCATCGATTCCTACAGTAATCCATTTTGTTCCAACATTGTCATAAAGCCAACCATGCATTACACCAGAATCTGAAATTGGATATTCAGTCTCACCATTGTTGTAAGGTTTGCTAAGTTCTTCTTCTGTGTAAAAAGTTTTAACGATTTGTAGAGTTTCTTTACCATATTCAGCACTAGGCATAGATTCAATCATATCACAGATTTTGTCCATAGCTTCTTGTGGTTCTATAGTAACGCGAGAGTAAATAAAATTTGCCATAATTTAGTTATTATTTTTTTGTTTATTAATTTTCGAATGGATAGCAATTAGGAATCATTTCAAATCTCATTTTTGCTATTTTTTTAATTTTTAAGATAGGTGTTTCTTCAAGTGGATTTTTTATAGCTTCATCACATAGTTGGAACATTTCAGACCAACTATTTGAAATACTATTCCACTTTTCATCAATTTTACTATTTTCGAATAAATCTCTTAAGTCATCTTCTTGCATAAGTTCAATATCTTCAGAGTAGACAACATTCGACAAATTCGTTCTAATCCAGTCTTTTACAATTTCAATGTCTTCAAAACCAGATGGATAATAACACGTATCGAAAACTCCTTCAGATTCAAAATAAACTTCATCTTCAGTGTAGTGACCGTTTTTGACAAGTGCAACACCACACTGAGTTTCAGTTTCATCCCACCACTTACAGTTTATAGAGACATCATCAAATTCTTGAATACAGTGTTCATATAATTTTATAAGAAAACCAGCTGGAATTATAGTAGGTGAGTTGATAGTAATTTCATCATCTTCAACATTAGCATTAACCCAACTTGTTCCGATATTGTTTTCTAACCAAACACGGTCAACAGTTGTTTCAGATATATTTGATAAAAAATCTTCACTAAATTGGTCAGAATAAAATTTTTTGATAACTGCTTTTGTTTCTTGTCCAAAAGGAACATTTGAAATACTTTTAATCATATCATAAATTTTATTCATAGCCTCTTGTGGTTGAATTGTGACTTTAGAATAAATAAAATTCGCCATAATTTAAAGTTTATTTTTTATATAAATTTTTACTTCAAAGTTTGACTACAAATTAAAACTCTGACTTTATTATTTTCGGTCTTTACAAGTCTGTGATAACCATCTATCACTTTAAAATTAGTGCCATTTTTTTTAACAATACCTCTTATACCAGAATATTCTTTATCAGAGTAATGATGAAGGCCATCTATAATAATATTTGATTTGTGTTCTCTGTTAGGAAATATTATACTATCAATTGAAATAGTATCAACATAATAATCACAGTCCTTTATACTATCAATTAAAAATCCATTTTCAAGTATAAGCAATCCTTCTACTCTTTCAGATAAATCATCTATTAATAGATGTTGTTCAATTTTATCAGAAAGCTTTACTAATATTTCTTCTTTAAGTTTGATTTCTTCTATTTCTTGTCCATAATAACCGTTACAAATAGTTGTTTGCCAATTTTCGGATTTCCAAACATTAAATATTCTTAATATTCTATCAATAGTGTATTTTTCTATTTCAGAAGATATACCCCACAGTGAATTTATTTTATTATTTCTCTTTGTTGATAGTGTATTTGAAAAAATGTCAGAGTAAATCTCATTAGTCAATTTAGAAATATCAATGTAATTAATTTTTATATTAGTAATTACACCACATCTACAAAGACCTTCTTCATAGCAACAAGAAGTTTCGCAACTATATTCAGTATCATAAGTATATGAGACTAAGTGTTGAAAATCATTTCTTAAGAATTCTATCATTTTTTATTTTTAATTCTCATTTTATGAGACTTTCCTTCTAAAATCTTATAGATGTAAACCTTGTTATCTTTCACTTGTGAAAAAACGTCTAGTAAAGCAGAACCATTAATTTGATACCAATTCATAGGCAGCAATTCTTCTTTTGGGTAAATCGCATGTTGGTTCAATCTATTGATTGTTTTTGTTTTATCGTTGATAGGTTTATCTAAATAAAAAAACCCCTCAAATTTAAGAACTTTTTGTTTTTCTTTAATCTGTTCCTTAATTTTTGATATAATGTGAGTTCTGATAAAGTCCATTAGAATAAATGTTTGTTTGCGTTATCTAAATATGATTGTATGTTTTTTCTACCTGCAGGATTTGCAGAGTGAACGATATATTTTGGAAGAATACTTCCGTTGTCTACACAATAATCTACTAACCATTTAGCACAATCAAGTCCAGTCTCTTCAACTCCAAGTTGATCTGATGAAAACTCCCAATCAGAAAAGTCAACTTCGTAATGAATGTCTGCTAAATCGTGGTCAAAACTTATTAAGTCTGGAACACCATTAGATAATATCCAGTTTACAAACTCTCTATAATTTCTTACAATAGACCAATCGTTATCCCAAAATATCTTGTTGTAGTTAGATGGAACCAAGTTTATTGCATCTTTCGGCTGTCTTATATCATCTAAAAATAGTTTTTTCATTTTTTCTCTTTTTTATATCTATCAATTACTCTACCTCTAAGTTCTGTAGTAGAAAATGAATGTTTTCTTGAGTTGTAATAAATTTCTACGTGTTGTAAATCTTTACCAGTAAAATCTTTTTGTTTATATTCATCACCAACAATTCTAATATCAATCGGATAAGAATGTAGTATGTCCAATAATTCTTTTTCTGTAGCGTAAATTACAATTTCATCAACATATTTACAGGCTTCTAATTGAACAAATCTTTCAAATATACTTTGAATAGGTTTATTTTTATCTGGTCTATCAACAGTCGGATCGGTTTGTAACCCTACAATAAGATAGTCACACACGGATTTTGCTTCTTTTAACATCATTATATGCCCTGCGTGAAAAAGATCAAAACAAGAGCAAGTAAATCCAACTTTTTTACTCATTAGTCTAAATAAATTTCATGGAAGACAATACAGTAAGCATTGAGTTTAGCCGCTTGTTCAAAAGTCATAGAAAAAGAGTCTTTATCATTTTGTGACAATTCCTTTTCCATTTTTTGAATTAGTGCGTTAGCGTAAATTTGAGCTAAATTTTTGATAATATTTATTCTTAATTTCTTTAACATAGATACTTTTTTTGCTAATATACAAAAAAATTAAGGAAGTTGAAAGTTTTTTAGAAATTCTTTTTCAATTGTAGATAATTTATCTACGGAACCAAGAGCCGATATCCGGTCTAATACGTTATCTATATTTAAATGTTCAAATATCCAGTCATTTACATCGTCGATAAAAAAACTATACTTTATAGAATTGATTGTGCTCAATAATGGTTTTAATTCATCTTCTAAGTCAATTTTAAACTCTAAAATGTCGTTAGACAAGTCTGATATTGCATGAATTATAAGATTATTAATTAGAATATCTGAATATTTTTGTAATTCAGTAGGTTTACAAATGACGTAACAAATATATCTGTCTTTATAATCTTGATAGTCAAAGAAAGATTCGGCATCTAAATCAGAAATTTTTTGTTTTTCATGTTCAGAAAGCCTTTCATATTCATCATTTAGACCAGATGAAGACTTTTCAAACATAATTTTGTAAACATGACTTTTCATAGAGTATATATTTTTTTATTTTTTTAAGTTTAATCTTTATGCTTGTTTTTAGATATAATATTGATGGAAGAAAAAAAACTACCAGATTCATATGTTCCTGACAGAAGACTCAAAGAGTACCCAACCGAATTAGGCTCTCAGAACTTCTCTCCTGATGATATACAATTATTTAAATTAGAAAAAACTAGTAAACTTAAACATCACTTCTCATCTAAATTCGAAGAAATTCAAAAAGAATATCAAAAATTGATTAAAGAAATTTCAATAAACGAAAGACTTTATTTAGCAAAACATAACTTTGAACCATTAGCTGGTCACACTTACTTTCTTTATCAAAAAAACAACGAAGAGTTCTTATCTATAATTTCACCAGAAGAATGGAAAAATAGATATACTTATATAGGTAAGTTTCAATTTTTATCAGATGGTCGTTGGTTAGAAATTGATGACTAATTATGAAAAAAAACATTTTCTGGACTGGTGGATTTGATAGCACATTTAGACTTTTACAGATTGTAAATGATATCGAAGTTGAGGAGATTAACATTTTTTATGTTTCTCTCTTAATAGATAATAAAGAATCTTCTAAAGTATCAAGACGTAGTTTAGACATAGAGCTAAAAACTATGTCAAACATATTATCAGAAATTGATACTACTAAAATTAAATGTTTTACCATAATTGGAAAATCAGAAACACTACTACTCTGTAATTTAATCTTTAGCTTTGGATTTATGAATTACATCACAAAAGAAGAAGTAATTTACACAGATAAGACTAAAATCAACTTTTTTGATTTATATAGAAACAATTTTGTAAATAGACCGATATCACAATATACTTACATATCTCAACTTCTTGAGGAATTAGATATTGAAGCAGAGATATCTTTAGAATTCAATCCTAACAACTCTGCTTCCTTCTGGAGTTTGTTGTCTTCAGCCATACAAAATAATAGAATAATAAAAATAAGACCGGAACTTGAAGCTTTTTCAAGATTTCAATTACCTATAATTAATCTTACAAAAGAAGATATGCTAGAGATTGCTATAAAAAATGGTTGGGAAAAAATACTTCAGTTGACATGGTCTTGTTGGTATCCAATCGGTGAAACATCTTGTGAATCTTGTTTTGCTTGTAAAAGACGAGTTCTTTAGTCGGGAAGACAGGACTCGAACCTGCGGCCTGATGGTCCCAAACCACCCGATCTACCAACTGATCTACTTCCCGAAATTTTAGCGGACGTGACGGGAGTTGAACCCGCTCCGAACTGCGTGACAGGCAGACATCTTAACCGTTTGACCTCACATCCGTATATCAATTATATTGTTGTCCCACAAGGGTTCGAACCTCGACTCTTCTGGACCAAAACCAGACGTGTTGCCAATTACACCATAGGACAATAAAAAACCCGATTAGTTTTTGACTAACCGGGTTTTACAAATTCGTTTTAATTAAAACATTAACTTATTGTAAAGACATAGTTAGCCATTCTCCCAGGGTCCTGATCCTGAGGTTGTGGATTAACTTGTGTAATATTCATTTTAAATGTTTTCATTATTTGTTATATATTGAATTATTATTCTCTGTTTGTCAAATTTATATACAAAAATACAAAAAAGATTTTAAAATATTTCTATTTTCTTATGAAATTTTCATAAGTAGCTAATTTTACTAGTTTAGGTTGTTTTAGATTTCTACACTCTTGAACAAAATTATCTAATATAATCCAAGTCTCCTGTAATTCTTCAGGATGAAATAATATTCCATATCTACCTAATTTTTTATTAGATATACCTGCAATGGTTTCACCAAGCATTGCAATATTTTCAAAATCAACAGGAACATTTACTGGGTAGTCGTGAAAACAAAAATTTACTTTCTGCTGTGTCAAGTCAATTCCTTTGAATAAAAAATGTTCAGTATCAAAATCAGTCAAGTTGAAAAATCCGCAGTTTAGTTCTCCTCCATCGATACTTCGTCCGTAAAACTTAGCCATAGACTGAAATCCATAACACATTGCTAAAATTGGACAGGTAAGAATTTTTAACGCCTCCTCTGAAGCTTCATATTCTGTGTTTGAATCCGGCTTTCTCATACTGTAATCAGAACCAGTTGATAAAGCACCAATGATGTTATATTCTTGATTATATTTTCTTACTTCTTCAGGTGAACAAGCCGCTTTAAAAGGAATATCTCTGACTCTCAAATATCTAGCTACTTTAGGAAAATATTTAAATTGAGGTGATTTAGCATTGTTTATAATTAAAAATATATCCTCTTTGTCAGAGTTGGATTCTTTGTATGCATTTCCAAACTCAATCAAATCAGAATCATCATTATATAGGTGTTTTGGATTGTCATTTTCATGTTCATAACTTTCGTAGTGCTCATCAAGAAATTTTAAGTCTTCTGAAGTAATTTTGATACCATGGTCAAAACAATTAAAAAATTTCACCAAGTCTTCTATTGACTCATCAGTAAATCCCCAATGAGTTTCAGGATCATACTTTGAACCAACTGAAGTATAATGAATTACATTAATTTTATTTGGAGCTTCAAGTGTAAACTCAACAGCCATATTGTTACCATAAGTAATATCAACCAAAAGTTTGATTTGGTCTTCTTCTGTGTGTAGATCTCCTTGGCCAATTTTTGAAAAGTGTATATCAAACTCAAGCATTGCTGGTTCACCATTTTGTAAGGCGTAGTTAGGGTCTAGAGGTATAGGCTCACCAGAATTTGTAGATTTAGATTGGTCAGCACTATTATAGTAGTATGTAAACTGCACTAATGCATTATCAATAGAACATTCGTTTTTATCAAATACATATTCTTTTGTTCCAGTAACGTCTGTTAGAGTTAAATCTTTGTTTAACTTCTTTAGATTCGGATTTGAATGGATCGTGAATGTCTCTGGTAAAAGTTTTTCAAACCAATCTTGTTGAAACATAGAAATTCTACCGTCAATATGAATTGGTTCACCAGCGTGAGGAAGTGATTTATTTCTATACTCTTTACTGAGACCTTCATATTTTTTAAGATATTTCATAATACTATATATTATTTTTTTATTACGAAATATAATATATTCAATGATTAGAGACCTAAATTATTTATTTTTTTATTTCTGACATCAGAAAGATTATGTATTGCGTAGACTGAGTTTTTTGTAATAATTATACAATCATCTATAATTTGTTCAACTTTAGAAGTATACCAACTCGAATTTTTTATAGTAAAAGATTGACCAACTACTGGATCCCCATCTGATAGACCTTTAAGCGTATCCATAAATTGATTACCGAGCAAAGAACTTCTAAAAACTTGAGGTTTTCCAACAATCGATTTAGATGTTTTTAAGAAACTATATTCATCACAATTCTGTATTAATATAGAAACATAGTAGTCAAATAATTGTTCTCCATCAGAGACAATCATAATAGTTTTTTTACCAGAACTTGAAACAGCTGGTAAAATATTACCTATTTTTAATATTTCAACTACTTTGTTCATCAAATAAACTGTCTAAAGCGTGTTTTCTTTTAACATATGAATCGAATGCAACTTTTAAAGTCATATTTTTCATATAAAAATGAAAAAAAGAATTTATATCAACTCTTATTAACCAACCTGGATTTGTCTCACCGATTATTATTGATTTTTTTTGTTTTTCATCCCATCTTTTTTGGAATTTCTTCACCACCTCAATAACGATTGATTTTTTATTCTTTTTTGATATTTTAATCTTTTCACCAGAGCTAAAAGAAGTATTGGCTTTTGGGTCTTTACAATATCCAGAAAATGAGTAATAGTTACTAAACTCTATTAGCTCACCAATTTGTAAATAGTCTACAAACTCTTGCATTTCAAGTTGGTTGAATTGTTCTCTCAATCTATTTAAATCTTGATGCAACTCATTTAATTGTTTATGTAAGACTTTTGACTTATTGGTTTTTTCGTCAATTAAATTTTGTAGTTGTGATAAGTTCATTTTTGGTCTAATTTTAGAAAACGTTTAGAAAGAATTCCAGATCTAAAATAATCTTTAGCCTCTATAGCTTTCTCAAAGTCTTTATAGATTAAATTTTTAATTTTTTTCTTCTGGTTATATTTTTTTATCAAACGCATGTTACAAATATACGAAAAAAAAGTCGGAAATTATCCGACTTTTTCTAACAAATTTTTATTAATTTTTTTAAACTGATTTTCTAAATGTAGTTCAAGTTTTTCATTTATAAATTCTCTATCTGAAGAAAGCCAAAGTATGTCTACAGTTCTATTTTTATATCCATAATGATATCTTCTAAAGTATTTATTGTCTAACTCAACTTTAGTGTATCTAGCACAATTAGTTATAAATTTATCTTTAATAATCTTCATATTTTTAATCATAAAATCCATCACACATATCTAAATATGACTCAGTGTCAAAAAAACTATCACCGGTATCACCTAAATCGTCTGCTTTTGAGTAATCTAATTCAGGTAAATATTGAATCAAATCATTTCTATCACACTCAGTTGAGTAATTGTGTTTGTAATTAACTTTAAGTTTGAATCCATTCCATTCCGATGTTTCATATTCGAGGTCAAGTGATTTTAACAAAGAGTCAATTATGACTTTTTCTTCTAAAATCCTCTCTTTACACAAATCAACTGATACAACTTTTTTAGTCCATTCTTCTATTTCTATCTTTGAGACATAGTTGTATTTCTTATCGTGAAACCAAATATTTTCGGTTTTAGTTTTAGGCTTAGTAATTGAACCCCAATTATTGTAACTACTGTAACCACTTTGTCTAGCTCCATATCTAGTTCCATAGTAGTAATCATCATCATCCCAACCTGGATAGCCCCAGCCACCATAACCACCATATGATTTATACTCTGTTTTAGAAGGGTCTCTTTCGACAGGTAGATTATTCCAATCAACTTTCAAACAAGCCTCAGCTAATTTTTCTAAGTGTTCAATATTTTGAGTCTCAGAAAAAGTGTGTTCTGATTGATATCCTACAGAAATGTTAGTACATTCTGGGTAGATAGAAATAAACTGAAAAGAATCAGTCAAAACACCAGTTGGGTCATTTTCATATTTGAAAGTGTTATCAGCTAAATTTAATTGCTCAGATAACGCTGTTCCGAAAGCATCAGAAGCACATCTTCTACTACTTTGATAAGTAATTACAGATTTTGTTCCTCTACGGTCAAAAGATATAACTTTATTAATACCTTCTATTTTAGTTTCTTTTTGAATACCAGCGACTTTCTTAGAACCAATACATCCTACTTCTTCACCTAAGAAGAAATAATAAAGACCAGGTATGTTGTTTTTAATCATATACAACATAATAGTGACTCCTGCTTTATCATCCGCTCCTAAAATAGATTTACCATCTGTTTTGATTATGTTTCCATCAAATACGTGATTTACAGGTGTGTTAGCAGAAGTTGCTGTATCTAAGTGAGACGTAAACATTACATCACTTTCTCCTATTTTAATAAATAGATTTCCGAATTCATCCTCTTTAAGACCATCTACAGTGGAGAAAAGTATAGGAAATAATTCGGTTTCTGTTCCGTGAGGATAAGTCCGACTAGTCAACTCTAAGAACTTTTCTTTAATTTTCATAGTTTAATTTTTTACTTCAATTAAGTTTAGAACTTTTCTAAACTACTATCCTTTGATAGATTTATACAAATATACGGAAGTTTAGTTGTTTTAACAAATTATTCACAAAATTATTGTGGATAAATATTTTTAATATATACTAATATGAATATTTCATCAGATCTTATATTAGGAAAACTTGTAATTTCAGACAAATTTGACCCAACAGTAGGCACACAGTCAGCAAATGCATGTCCCACTTTTACAAATATTGGCGACGAGTATATTTTATCATTTCCCGAAATTCAAAATGTCAAAACTTTAACAAGATTTTTTTATGACACAATAGGTTTAACAGATGGTAGATACCTACTAAACTATTATAGAGTCTCGAGAGATGGCCAAAATTGGTCAGAATGGTTAGACTTGACGCTTAAGATTACTAATTTTCCAATTGTAGATCCATTAGATCCATTCTACTTAGAGATAAAATGGGTAAGAAAAGGTGTTTCAAATATTGGTATTATTAGAATTTTAGAGTATAATATTCAAGGTGAATTAGAAAGAAGTATTCAAGAAGAGGAAGGAACATCAGTAATACCAGCTGGTAAAACACTAATAATCAAACCTCCATTTATTTTTAAAGTTTTTAAGATAAACGACATTGAAATTATTTCTTCATCAGGTATACCAACTGGTTGTAAAATATCTTACAGATTTTCACAGGATAGTGCAAGAAGTTGGTCTGATTATGAATTATTCACAAAAGAAAATATATTTAGTAGAAGAATTAATCCGATAAGATTTTTTCAGATTGAATATTTAATTGAAAACAATTCTACACAGAGTGTAACAATTCAAGATATAAATTTGATTGGTGATTTTCAAAATGTTTCAGAAGACTCAAAGAAAACTAACTTATTTGGAATTAGACAGTGTTGTCAATCAAACATAATGGGCACATATGATGAGAACGGCAATTTTGTTCCAAACACAAACTTAAATGCTAGTGGAAGCTCAGGCGGACCAGGATGTGATACTGATAATTCATCTCTGCCGAAAATGACAACTGATGAAAAAGCAAATCTATTTAATCCATATCAACAAAGTCAAGCAATGAATTTGCTTCAAAAACTGAGTAATGATGCTCAAATGGTATTTGGTCACCGTGTAATCTACTACGCCACTGACCCAGATAGAAAAGGACAAGATTCTATACTACATGAATATCAATTATACAATGTAGTTTGTGATGGTGAATTGAAAGTTTCAGTCGAAGGAAATCAATTTCCAGACTCTCAGATTGTTATGAATCAGTTTGATTTGACTTTATTTGAAACATTTCAAGTTCACATTACCAAACAACAATTCAAAGAAGTCTTTGGCGCTCAAAGAAGACCAGCTAAAGAAGATTTTCTTTACTTCTGTGATCTTAACAGGATGTATGCTGTTGACCATGCTCAGCAATTTAGAAATTTTAATAACGCTGCAATTTATTACAAATTAGTTCTGAAAAAATATCACAAAACTGCAAATATCAATTATGGAGATGAAAATATCAAACAGAGTGTTGATAAGTTAACTAAAAATACAACTATTAATGAGTTATTTGGAACTGAAGATAACCAAGAAAAGAAAGCAATTGCTAACAAAGACCAATTTAAACCATTAACAACTGAAGTAATTCGATTAGAATACAATGCTACAATTGACAAAGAATTGATTGAGAATTCAACTACAATAATATCTAAAGCTCATTATGATTTAGCTTCATTAAATTATAGAGCACTGGCGGTAAAATATGTAAATTCTAACCCAATACTATCACCAAGTAATAATATCGGTTTTATGTGTTGGTTCAACATAAATAATTATATAGCAGGTGAAAAATATAATTTCTTGAGTTATTACAACTATGCACTAAATCTTGGTTACAAGTTTGAACTTGAAAGTGATGAATTAAAATTTACTCTGAACGGAGTCACCTACAGTCAACATCTTATGGGTCAACCTACAAACAATGCTTTAGCTCTGAATGAAGATACTTGGTATTGTTATTTAGTAAATATTGATCAAAGAAATAGAAAAGCTGAACAGTTTATTTATAAGAGAAATGTTGATGAAGAAAGTGAGGCAGCTAATTTATCTTACACGATGCTTAGACAAGTTTACAAACAATCGTTTGAAATTGAACCAATTGAATTTGAAGCTGAAGGATTTAATCCACAGATATACGCTTCGGATATGAAACTTACAAATCTTAGATTGTTTAGTGAAATTATACCTGAAAAAGAACATAATAAACTATGTAATCAATATATTATTAGAGATGACTCTAAATATCTAATATTTGCAGACAACGCGACTACAAGATTGTATCTACCGAGATTCCCATTATTTGAATAAAAATATTCAATGAAACTCATAAAATTCTAGTCTATAATCAGCATATAATAACTTAGAAGAGTAAATACACATTAAATTTACACATATGCAATATATAGATTGTTGTGCTTTGCATAATAAAATTGCTCGACCGGCCCATGGTAGATGGGGGTTTCTGAGAGTTGAATAGTGAGTGTGGAAGATTCTTCAAGTGAGTGAAAAATTATAAAAATAGTTTTTTGCCATGAGAAATTTTCTTTCTTGTTTTTTTTTATTTCTAACATCTTATCTTTTTTCTCAAAGTTGTTTACACACACTTTACATGACCGACACATATGGTGATGGCTGGAATGGTAATTATGCGTCAGTTTCTGTGAACGGCGTTACAGTAATTTCTAACGTGACTTTAAACAGTGGATTAGGACCAGCAACTGTCACATTTAATGCAACAGCCGGTCAAACAATAAGAGTGTGGAGATCTATCACTGGTTCTTGGACTAACGAGTGTCAAATCCGCGTAACTAGTAGCACAGGTGCAACAGTAATAGCTCTACAAACTTTACAACCCGGTTCACCAACATCAGGAGGATCGACAGGTTCAGCTCAGTGTTCAGCCGGTGGCGGTGGATCAGCGACCTTAGTTCCTTATAGTGGATTCAACTCAGTAAATTGTGGAACAAACACAACACTCTATGACCACGGAGGTCAATTTGGTAATTACTCAAACAATGCAAATGGATATACTGTATTAAATAACGGAGGTTCGGCTGTAATATCTCTTAACGGAACTTCATCCGGTGAATCCTGTTGTGATAGAGTAAGGATTTATTTAGGCATAGGAACTGGAGGAGCTTTAATTGGAACGTATTGGATGAATTCAAATATACCGAACATCAACTCATCTCCTGGTCAACCTTTGACTGTTCAGTTTCTTTCAGATGGTTCAGTCACAGGAAGTGGATTCACCATAAACGTGACTTATTCAGGCAACTGTTCATCTGGTGCTCCTCCAGATCCTTCATCTATATCATCAACAAGTGCTACGATATGCACTGGACAATCAGTGACATTAACAGCGAATGGTTCAGTAGGAACTACTTATTGGTTTACGAATGGTTGTAATACCGTAGGTCAAATTGGTACAGGTAATTCTATCACAGTCAATCCAAACACAACTACGACCTACTGGGCTAGAAACTTCAATTCCGGCTTCTGGTCTTCAGGTTGTGCTCAATACACAGTTTCAGTCACATCACTACCACAACCACCAAACCAATTAACTTATACTATCAACTGCGGAGTATCACCAACACTTACAGCGGTCGGTGGAGCGGGAAATTACCAGTGGTGGTCTAACTCAAACGCTACTGGCTTACTGTGGTCTGGACAAACATATAATCCAGGAGCGTTAAATCAAAATACGACTTTTTGGGTTACTACATCGAATGGTGTTTGTAACTCGACAACTAGTGCCTATCAAGTAAATACTACAGCATTAACTCAACCAACAGCAAACAACACCTCAGTGAATTGTGGAAGTTCAACCACTTTGAGCATCACAAATGCGGCAAGTAATGTCAATTGGTATACCAATTCTAATGGAACAGGACAAGTTGGTAGTGGATCAACATTTACAACACCTCAACTCACTACTAATACGACTTATTATGTTGGTTCAGGTTCTGGCGCATGTGCAACACCACTTACTCCGGTTACTGTTAGTGTAAATAATAATCTAGCACAACCTACATCAAACAACACTTCTATTAATTGTGGACAGACTTCTACACTAACCGCTTCTGGTGGAACTGGAACTTACGCCTGGTATTCTAATTCAAATGCAACTGGTCAACTCGGAACAGGTGCAAATTTTACAACACCACAACTTACAACAAATACTACTTATTATGTCACTTCAACTGCTGGATCGGCTACTACTCAAAGCGTTGGTTTCAACAATTGTTACGCCATAAATAACTGGTCACTTCAACATTTAAACGGAGGAAATGGTTCAGTCAACACTACTGGATCACCAAATAGTATACAACTTACTGGACCTGATGGAACCGGTGGTAACTCTTATACATTATATCAAATTACTGTTGCAGCGACAGGAACCATAAGTTGGAACTGGACAGTTTCTCACAATGACTGTAGTTATGACACCTATGGTTATAGAATAAACGGAACGGATTATCCATTGGCAACTTGTAGTGCTTCAGGTTCGACTTCAGTGAATGTAACGGCTGGTCAAACATTTGCCTTTTACGGAAGATCTCACGATGGTTGTTGCGGAACTTTTACTGCAACAATCTCTAACTTTAACAAACCTTGCTCTGGCCAAGCTTGTTTCTCTCAACCTGTAGCTGTCACAGTAACGGTGAATCCGTTAACCGCGCCTGTAGTAAATAACACTTCTATTAATTGTGGTTCTACTGCGACGATAAACGCTTCTGGTAATGGAACTATAACCTGGTATCAAAATTCTAACCTGACTGGATCTGTTGCCACCGGAAATCAATGGACAACTCCGACTCTTACAACATCAACAACATATTATTTACAATCAACTAGTGGTTCATGTCAGAGCTCGTCGACTCCGGTTACGGTGACCGTAAACCCACTAGCGTCTCCTACTGTTTCCGGAAACACATCATTGTGTGTTGGAAATAATACTACACTCTCAGCGTCTGGTGGTAGTAGCTATACCTGGTTTGCAAACTCTAACGGAACTGGTCAATTAGGAACCGGATCAAACTATACCACTCCAAATTTAAATTCAAATACGACATATTATGTTCAATCAGGAACTGCTCCTCAGACACAAACCGCAGTATTCAATATTAATAGTTTTGGCCAATTAATCAATATGAACTCAAATTGTGGAGGCGGTTCTTATTATAATGGATGTAGTGGATCAACAGGGTTTAGTTGGGTTAGTTCTATACCAGCTGGAGCTACTATTACATCAGTTCAGATTCAGTTATCGGTCGGTGTTGAGTGTCAAGCAGGAACGAGGTCAACAACACTCAATGGTGTTGGTGGTCCTACTTTCAACACAATTGGTAATTGTAGCTGTTCAGGTAGTGTAAACCCAATAATTACCCTAAATATGAATGTGGCTAATTATATAGCCAATGGAACTAATCAATTTTTAATTACTAATCCACCAAGTTGCTTTGGTTTATTCAGTGGTAGTGGTGGATTACCAGGTCTATTTGCTAGAGTGACCGTAACTTATCAAACAGGGTCAGCTTGTGTTTCACAACTAACCGCCGTGCCTATAACAGTAAATGCGAGTCCAACTATCACAGCAACGGCAACAAATCCTACAATATGCCAAGGTCAATCTACACAACTAAATGCATCAGGAGCTACAACTTATAGTTGGTCAGGGGGAGCTGGTAATGGCTCACAAATTTCTGTTAGCCCAAATGCTACCACAACTTATACGGTTACCGGTCAAGTGGCCGGTGGATGTCAAGGTCAGACACAATTGACTATAACGGTAAATCCCCTGCCAAATTCAAATGCCGGTCCTGATATCATAGGATCTGTCACTTGTGGAAAAGATAATATTAACTTACAAGCTACTTCACTTTCTGCCGGACAAACAGGAGCATGGCAGATTATAAGTGGTCCGAACGGAATCGCTAGTTTGAACACACCAACAACTTTATTTCAAGGACAATATGGAGCAACTTATACACTTCAATGGAATGTTACAAATACTACTACAGGTTGTGTTGGGACAGACCAAATGATTCTCACATTTAATCAACCAAACGCGGCTTCTTTATCCGGTTTAATCGGAAACGGTGACCTACTCTGGTGTGGCTTAACAAGTAATGATTGGTCGACATCAACCAACTGGTATCAGAATATGGGTAGTTATTATCAAAGAATGTCAGGAGCTGCTCAACCTGTAATCTCTAGCCAAGTGTTTACACTTAATCAAGCAACTGGTGGTATATGTATAGGAAGTCAAAACCCAACACTGAGTATCACAAGTAACGCATACGATGTTTTTGTCAATCCTGGAATCACTCTAAATCTTACAAATGATAGTTTGAATATTGCTCATGACCTAAACAATAGTGGAACAATCGTAGCATCTACTGGATTAGTCAATTTCACCGGTAGTCTCAACTCAAATATTAACGGTTCCGGTTCAACCCAATTGTTTAATATGAGAGTTAACAAATCCGCGGGTTCCACACTGACACTAAACCAACCAGTCAGTGTTACAAATAATCTTAATATGGTTCAGGGTAATATTTTTACTACAACGACTAATTTACTAACTTTAGGTTCAAGTAGTGCTAATCCCGGAACACTCGTCTATAACACAGGAACTATCGTAGGTCCTTTCAGAAGATATTTTTCAAATTCAACTACAAATGGAAATGGTGGTTTGTTTCCAGTTGGAACTCAAACTTACAACAGATACTCTGATTTTAATTTCACATCTACTCCTGGCACAAATCAGTTCTTAACGGTTCAATATAAAACAGGAGCGCCTCTGGTTGGAGGAACTCCACTATACAATGGTCTTCCATTAGTAGTTTCTGGCTCATTGATTCAAAATTACTCAATAGATGGATATTGGGAAGTTACACCTACTTCAAATAATTACTCGTCTTCAATTTGTCAAACACCTTACAATGTCACTCTATTCGCTAATAATCTAACCGGTATGAACACACCCCAGATTTGTAGAATAATTAAATCACCGGGTTCAAATCACACAACTTGGCAAGCTTGTGGCGCACACGTAAGTATTCCTGGTAACGCAAATGCACAAGCATTTTTGATTACAAGTAACAACACACAAGGATTCAGTTGGTTTAATATTGGAACTCCAAATTCACAGGCACTACCTGTTGAGCTTTTGAGTTTTGATGGTGAGTGTCAGAATGAATTTATTAAATTAAATTGGTCAACTTCTACTGAACACAATTCATCTTATTTCGAAGTTCAAAAATCTATCGATGGAATTTCTTGGAGAAGTTTGACTACTTTGTCAGCTGCTGGTAATTCAACTCAAAAGTTAGATTATACAACTTCTGATTTCGAAAAAATCGAGGGAAATAATTACTATAAGCTTGTTCAATTTGACTATGATGGCCAGTCTAAAGAATATGGACCAATAAATATCAGTTGTGAATCAGTGTCAAAAGGATATTTTTCAGTATTTCCGAATCCAAGTTCAGGTCAATTCCAATTGGTCTTGAATGATAAAAATTTGCTCGGTGAAAGTGAGGTTATAGTCAATGACACTAAGGGTTCGCAAATTTTTAACAAAATAATTAATGTGAAACCTGGAATAAACACCTTTTTAATCGAAGAATTAAAAAATTCAAATGGTTTATACTATATATACATCAGAAACAGTAGTGTAACAACATCTGTAATAAAAATTGAAATTAGATAAATGAAATTAAAGTTTTTATTATTGTTCATATTAAGTTGTCTACTGAATATTTCATTTTCACAAACACAGACCGTTAATTTCAATTATACTGGTTCAGTTCAGACTTGGACTGTGCCACAGTGTGTAACTTCCATCAACGTAGTTGTAGCAGGTGCCAAAGGTGGTGGAGCTACAGGAGGAAATGGAGCTAGACTAACAGCAACTATCCCAGTCACACCGGGTCAAGTTTTGAATATTTATGTAGGAGGACAAGGCAGCTGTGGTAACAATTCAGGTGGTTGGAACGGTGGTGGAACAGGACATGCATCAAATCCAGCAAATGTTAATTATAATTCTTGTGGTGGCGGTGGAGCGACTGATATCAGAATCGGAGGAAACGCACTAGTGAATAGAGTTATCGTTGCCGGAGGTGGTGGTGGAAAAAGTGGTGGTTCTTCTCCAGTCGCAGGTGGAGCAGCCAACTGTCAAAACGGCGCACCAGGTGTTAGCACATACGGAGCAGGAGGCGGTGGTGGAACACAAGCTGCAGGCGGAGCTGGAGGAGCTCCTTGGGCAGGAACACCTCCTGGAGGTCAAGCCGGAACATTAGGTCAGGGAGGAAATGGTGGTTTCTGGTCAACTGCCTCTGGTGGAGGTGGTGGTGGTGGATACTACGGCGGTGGTGGCGGAGGTAACGACGGCTGTTGCACTGGTTCAAATGGAGGTGGTGGTGGAGGTGCTGGTTCTTCTCTTCTACCAGCAGGAGGAACTTGTCTACCATCAAATAACACCGGAAATGGTTATGCTTCTATCACTTATACACCAGTCAATTTAGTTATAAATCCAACATCAACAAATGTGACTTGTTTTGGACTTTGTAATGGAACAGCAAATGCTAATTATCCAGGTGCGACTTATCTGTGGTCAAATGGAGCAACAACACAATCAATAAGTAATCTCTGTCCAGGAAATTATACAGTAACTGTTAATTTGAACGGTTGCACGGCTACTGGCAGTGTCACTATAACACAACCACCTCAAATAGTTTTAGGCCCGATAAGCCACAACTAATAAAAATTAAATGAAAAAATGAAAAATTTATTTTTACTACTATTGACTCTTTTGACAACAACAGTATTTGGTCAACTTGTTACAACAAATCCTGATACTGTATGTTATCAGACCCAGGCACTTTCTCAGTATCAAGTTACTTCAGTTGGTGCTGGAACTTACACTTGGACAGTTCCTGCCTGTGCCACTATAACTTCAGGTCAAGGCACGAATCAAATTCAAGTAAACTGGTCTAACTGTCCTCCAGGATTAATCAACAATGCGATAAGTGTTGTTTACACTTCACAAGCTGGATGTCCTTCACCAGCTGTCAATTTGAATGTTTTGATATACCAAGTCATACCAACTATAACACCTATTGGTCCTTTCTGTGTAACTGATCCTTGTGTTGCACTATCTGGATTACCAGCTGGTGGGACATGGACCGGAAATGGTGTTGTAAATGGTCAGTTCTGTCCTGGACAAGCTGGTCCAGGAGCTGCTACAATCACCTATACTTATACTAACAGTGGTTGTTCATTTACAGCAACTACAAATACAGGTGTCTCTCCACAACCTACATTGACACCAATACAACACAATTAAAAATTATATGAAACTATTTTTATTTTTGTTCTTACTTATTAGTCTAAATGTTTTTAGTCAACACTCGTTTGAAATATGTGAAAATTCAAATACGTTTACATATTCAACCACAATTGACTTAAACGGAACAGTAGAATGGTTTTTAAACGGTAGTTCAATTGGTCAGGGTCTTTCAATTGATATCACATATGATGAACCTGGAGAATTTCAATTAGTAGCAATGGGTTATAACGATTTAGGTTGTCCAGGAACACCACAAGTTTTAGATATTATAGTTACTCAATGTGATCCACTTATTTATTGGGTTCCTAATTCATTCACACCTGATGGAAATGAATTTAATCAAACTTGGGGTCCTATATTGACAAGCGGTATTTCAGTTAATAATTTTTCACTAACAATTTATAATAGATGGGGAGCTATCATCTGGGAGTCCAAAGATGTCAATACTAAATGGGATGGAACATATGGAGGTTTTTTAGTTCCAGATGGAACATACTCTTGGATTATGAAATTAGATATGATAGACAATGATGGTAAAAAATTAATTACCGGTCACGTTACAATCGTTAGATAAGTGCCGTGTATGAGGTTCGAACTCACTTAGCCCACCTTATGAGAGTAGGTTCTTTTCCACTAAGCCACGGCTTTTATTTAATGACTATGTATTACATTTTCTATTTTCTCATACAGTTTTATTTTCGGTAATACACCAACTTGTCTATCAACTACTTCACCATTTTTAAAAAAGATTATTGTAGGAATTCCTCTTACCCCATATTTATCAGGACTGATTGGATTCTCATCAATGTTTACTTTATAAACCACAATTTTTTCTTCTAAATCATTTGAAGCTTCTTCTAATGCTGGAGCTAATGCTTTACAAGGATTACACCAATCGGCCCAAAAATCGACTAAAATTAATTTATCTGAACTTTTAATTATATCTTGAAAGTTATCATCTGTTATACTTGCTACCATATCTAAATTTTTTCTTTTATATATTTAATTTTGGTACTTCTGGTCGGACTCGAACCGACACGGACACAATGTCCAAGGGATTTTAAGTCCCTCGCGTGCTACCAATTTCGCCACAGAAGCTTGTTGTACCCTGGGAGAGACTCGAACTCTCACGCCTTTCGGCACCAGATCCTAAATCTGGCGTGTGCTACCAATTTCACCACCAAGGTAAGTAATTTGAGCATCCTGCCAGATTCGAACTGGCGTCTCTGGGTTACAAATCCAGAATAATTGACCAACTATACGAAGGATGCAATTTTGAGACACTGGTCGGATTCGAACCGACATACCACAGTTTTGCAGACTGGGACCTAAAGCCATTCAGACACAGTGTCGTTTTGTTGGAATGATAGGACTTGAACCTACGACCTCCACGGTATCAGCGTGGCGCTCTCGACCAACTGAGCTACATTCCAATTTTTGAGGTCAGTATGGGTCTCGAACCCATGACTCGCTTGCGTCCCACTATGAAGCCTTTTATAGTGACCAACCATTTGTACCCCGAAGTGGGTTCGAACCACTGCCATCTCCATGTAAAAGAGATACGCTACCATTACGCCATCGGGGCTTTTTTTGCGGACTGAGAGAATTACGATATCTCGACCTCAACCTTAACAGGGTTTTGCTCTGCCTCTGAGCTACCAGTCCTTTTGTACCGAGAGAGAGACTCGAACTCTCACGCCTTTCGAACACCGGCTTCTTAGACCGGCGTGTCTACCATTCCACCACCTCGGCATTTATTCGTAGCTCCTACTGGATTCGAACCAGTATCTTCGCTTTAGAAGAGCGACGTCCTGTCCAATTGAACGAAGGAGCCATATTATTTTGTCGGTAGAGTGGGATTTGAACCCACGTCGTGATTTCTCACCTAGTGTATCAGACTAGTCCCTGAAGACCGCTCGGGTATCTACCGTAATCTTTCTAACCTTTTTTCTTCTTCTATATTATAATGTATTTCCCCATGGCAATTTCTACACACTAAAATACATTTATCAACTTCATTTTTTAATTTTTCAAAAGAATGAGTTTTCCCACTTACTGAAAAATCTTTTTCTTTTGGGTTTCTATGATGAAATTCTAAAGATGATATACATTTATTATATCCACATAATTCACATTCACCACCTTTATATTCAACTAGTCTAATCTTAACTCTTCTTCTCCATTCAATTACACTTTGAGAATTAGATTTTGATTCACTATAACTTCTATCTTTATACTTTTTGACAGTACTTATAGAAACGTTAAACTTTTCTGAAGCTTCTTTTATTGTATGTGTTTTACAATAGTTTTTTAACTCTTCTATATCAAATCTTCTTTCAGAATTTAATCCATATCTTTTACAATGATAACTAATTGTTGATTTTGATATGTTTAATTCTTTTTTTATTTCATCATAACTTTTACCTTCTTTTCTTAATTTTATTACTTTATCTTTAGTTTCCATAGGTCTTAATTATTTTATGTTAAATATTAAAAATTAAAACCTTTTTAACCAAAGTGGTTAATTGCGGACTTGATAGGATTCGAACCTACTATCTTCTGCTTAACAGGCAGTAGCTTATGACCACTTAAGCTTCAAGTCCTTTTATTAACTATATCAAAACAAAAAACCCTCAGATTTTCATCTGAGGGTTCGTGTTATATTTAGTTATTATACGTCACATTTTACGAGACAAATTTTCTAAATAGATAGGAACCCTCAGAAGGTCTAATATTACATAACGTAATATTCACCACATTGAGTGTCAGGTTCATCATATTTGTCGTATTTGTTCTCATTGTTGTTATATATTATAAATTATTAGTCTCTTTTGACTTTTTTGTCATTATTTTATACAAATTTAAATAAAAGTTTTAATTCTACCAAATTTAATCTAAATTATTTTACTGGTGTCTCAGTTTTTTCACCAGGCTTAGCAACTTCTGGTTTTTCACCAGGTTTCACAGGTGTCTGTTCTACAGGTTTTTCACCAGGCTTAGTCTCACTTTCTTTATGACCAGGTTTCAAATGATGAATTGTGTGATAAACGTGATAAATAGCAAATCCTATAGCAGCAACTGTAAGTAAAACTTTTATTGTTTTTCCAATTGGATCAGTCTCAGCATACAAATTAAAAGCGGCTAAAAACCATTTTTTCATATCCATAGCTGCTTCCATTCCCGGAAAAGGTGTAGCTCCTACAAGTAAACAAACATCACCAACTATACCAACTAAAGCACCTACAATAGCACCTAAAGCTACAAATTTGAATGGACCGGGTCCACCAGCCCATTTAGATATCTTAGAAACAAAAGTAAGAGAAGCGTTTGTAACAACTTCACCTACTAGTTCTGCAACTTTAACAATCAGTCCAAAAAAAGAAGATAAAACTCTAAGAATAAGTCTTCCCCACCATATTAGTTTTTTTCCAGTAGTTACCTCAGCATCTGGACTTTTTTCAATAAAACTCTTAAACCAATCAAGTAAAGAGTCGAATGCTGAAGACTTAACAGCCTTCACAACCTCACCTTCTTTAAGTAGTTGATAATCATAAAAATGTTTGATTAAATCATCACTCTCCGTATGTTCAATATATGATGAACTTTCTTCTACCTGATTCTCTGTCTCTTGTAGTTCTTTAAGTGTGGTTGATTCTATATTTCCTTCTCCAGATTGTAATGTAGCTGAAACTTTATTACCTAAATTAGGATTTATTTGGTTAGATTGTAATGCATCTTTTTTTTCATCACCAGTTCTTAAAAAGTTAAAAACACTTTTCAAATTCGGAATTTCTTGTTCAACTGTTTTCTTATCAGTAGATTCAATTTTTTTAGCTATAGCATCTTTTTTATCAACAGATAGCTTCTTTCCAAGATTAAGAGCTCCATTTAACATCCCCAAGAAAACATTCTTACAAAAAGTCATGATACCTTTTACAAACCAAGAAATACCATCAATAATTTTCTTAACACGCTCTTTAAATGAATTTACAAATTTCTCTCCTTTATCTTTGACATAAGCAACTGCTTTATCTAAAAACTGCCATTCTTCTTTTAATAGGTTGAATTTGGATTCTAAAAGTTCATTTTGGATAAACTTTTTTTCAGTATTATCAAAAATTTCAGATTTTAAACATAAATTCCAAAAATTATCTGACAGTTCTTCATAAATTTGACCTTTTATTATAGAAGCCTGTTTATTTGCATGTTTTTTTTGTTCTTTAACAAAAGATTTATAATTTCTTACATAACTCATATTTGTAAACAACTTTTTGTTATATATTAAATACCCGATTTATTTTTCTGAGCCTTTAATAATTTCCAATTCTCAACATCTCTTTCCATAAACTTTCTTATCCTTTTAGAGAAATTCATTGAGTTTTCATCACAAAATTGTTTATATTCTTCTAATAATTTTTCAGGGATTCTAATTGAAATCATTTTATCTTTGGTTGCCATAAATTATACATTTTTATACATATATATCTTTGTATGGACATTCCCTCACTAAATATCTCTCAAAAAGTTAAAATCGGTTATATCAAGTTTTAATCCTATGTTAAATCTGTTGAAAAAATCAACTAGTTTTTGTAGACTTTTATCTTCGATAGCAAAAATCGTATGTGTTGGATCGAATTTCGAATTATAACTTGTGTCTTGTATAACATGAACGCCTTTTCTACTTATAGAAAACTCAGACGCCATCATATCTCCAAATGTTATATCAACATCTAATCTCATATTTGGTATGTAACTACCAGGACTTCTATCATAGTCAAAAGTTCCTGATTTTATCACAGTAGTCTGGTCAATATGTTGTTCACCAGAATCATCTTTGACTAGATAAATATCAATTTCTAAAGTATCAGGAGCTAACCATCTGTTTATATCATAAGAGATTTGTAACATATCAGAGTTCAACATTACATTTCCTTTCTTATATTCCAATCTATCAATTCCATATTCCTCACCTTTCAAAACAACAATTGTTTCAGGTAATAAAACTTCCCATTTAGGATCATAAATACTAATATTCTCATTGAATCTACGAAGATATTTCATTGCATTATTTTAATTTTATCAAAATTGGTAAATGGTCAGAAAGAGAATTTCTATTTCCTTTGTAAGGATAAACTAAAACTTTGCTCTCGACAATTGTGTACTTTTTTTCAACAAAAAAATGATCATAATTATTTTCTGAAACAGAACCATCTCTTTTAAGAGACGTTCCTAAACCACATAGTGGTGAATTAAAGTTTTTTAACATAGGAACATAAACTAGATGTTTACAGCTTAAATTGAAGTCTCCACAAATCAAACCATCGGTATATTGATATAATTTAGAAACTTCGTTTTGAGGAGTTTTGCTTGTTGGAACCAAATGAACTTCTCTAATCACTAAGTCTTTTTTATTAATTTTGAAAGACGCCACAAAAGGTTCTCTATCAATTGAGTCCTGTAAAGAAGCATCTAATTTAGAATAATTTAATGTTATTGATTTTCTATAAAGATAAGCATATCTTTCAGCACCTTCCCCTGTAGTTCTTGGTGAAATTACATAATTATAATCTAATATTTTTGCCATTTTCATAATACAAGAGTCACCATAAGGACCAGTGATGACCTCTTGAATAGCTACTATGTCAGCACCTGATGATTTAATTACAGTTGTTAATCCAGTAATGACCGAATCTCTTTTAAATTTAGTTTCACCTAAATTTTGTATGTTCCAAGAAAGGATTGTTTGTGAATAAGATATGTATGATAATAAGATAATTATAAATAAGAAAATGTTTTTCATCAAAAGTGTTTTCTTTCTATTTATTAATTTTCACATTTGATTTTAATTTTCTTTTTAATCTTTTTATCATTTTAACTATTAAATCTTCTTTATCTTTTTTGTCTGATTCCAAATATCTAAAATTTCCTTTACTACTTTTAATCTCACCTGTTATTATTACTCTTTCTTCCATCTCATTAAATTTTTTTTATATAAAACCTTTTATTGTATTATTTTCTATTCTGAACACTACAAAATCTTCTAATTTACATTTGTTTAAAATGTCACTTTGGTCTAATACCTTACCCTGAGGAAAAGCAGTAAGTGAACCATCAACATTTTTGTAGATGATATAAAGCTTACTATCTGATTTTCTTTTAAAGATTGTCATTCATTATATTATTTTTGAGCGAGAGATGAGGTTCGAACTCACGACCCCCACCTTGGCAAGGTGGCGCTCTACCAGCTGAGCTACTCTCGCTTATTTGATGTGGACCAGATGGGAATCGAACCCACCACACCTACCTTGCAAGGGTAAGTCGCCGAAGCCTTGGAACATGCTAGCCCGTAGTGCGGGTAACCAGAATCGAACTGACATCACCGACTTGGAAGGCCGGTGTAATAACCATTATACGATACCCGCATGTATTTCTGTCGGCAAGGTGGGATTCGAACCCACGTTTTCAACTTCCCGCTACGTGTATAGAATGTATAAGATTCCAACGGTACTTGCCGAAATAAAAAAACCCAGTCCTTTTGAGACTGGGTTTATAAATATGTAAAGTCAAATATTACATAACATAACTCAGTCTATAGACTTGACGCCCCGCGCCTGTCGCTATAAATCCAACTGATATGTTTGTAAAATTTTTCATTGTTTCTATTATATTTGTTATATATAAAAAGTTTTATTTCTTCTTTTATTTTGTTGGAAGGGAGGGATTCGAACCCCCGTACTCGTAAGAGAACAGATTTACAGTCTGTCGGTTTTAGCCACTCACCCACCTTCCAATAAAGCTTTGTAGTCCATACGGGAATCGAACCCGTCTCTCCACCGTGAAAGGGTGGTGTCCTAGCCGATAGACGAATGGACCGTTTATCTGTTTTGTTTTACAAAGATAAGGTAACTTTTCTAATCTACCAAATCTTTAAATAAAAAAACCCAATCTTTTCAGACTGGGTTTGTTAAAAGTAAATCAAATATTTACAACACGCAAACTAGTCCGATTGGATTACTACCCTCGGCTTCATAATAATATGTTGTTATCATTTTCATGCTTTGATTAATTATTTTTAGTAGCGGGGGTAGGACTCGAACCTACGACCTCTAGGTTATGAGCCTAGCGAGCTACCAACTACTCCACCCCACAATGTGTTATTGTATGTGTATATATAAAAAAAGTTTTCTCTATTTCTTTATTTTAAAGGATTTTTCAACTTAATATATAATTTGTATGAGATATTTAACAGATTTTGGTCAATTTTTATATGAAGAACTACAATCTTATCAGTTTGAACTAATTTCAGACGATCGATTCATTTACAAATACTCATTTCAAGATGTTGTAGGTAATAAATATTTAGTTGAATTTAAAAATATTCCTATAAGAAAAGTTGGTCAATTAAGTCACGTTTATGAATTAATGTATTATGTAGAAGATGAGGGACAATATTCAGTTTATAAAATTGTAAATGTAAATCCTTATAGAGTTTTGAAAACTGTTTTTGGGGATATCTTAAATGATTTCACAAAAAGATGTCAGTGGGCTAAAATTATTTATTTTGTTGGATTAGCCAAAGAAAAAGAAAAACAATATGTCACATCAAGAACTAGAATATATAAAAGATATTTAGATATGAATCCTGTTTCTGGCTTTAGAATTCAACAATCAGGAAATGCAATACAATTAACAAGAATATGAAACACTTAAAAAAGATATTTGAAAGTAGTGAAGATGATAAAAGATACATCGAAGAATGTTTCTTAGAGATATCAGAGAATCCAAACTTCGAAGTTGATGATTTACTTGAAGTAGAATTGACCGAAAAAGTAGATTATCCAATTTCAGTATATAAATTACACATAGAATTTGGTAAAAATATAAGTTTACCTAATCCAGTAAATTCTAATCTTTATATTGGAATGGTAAAAACTGATTTAGATTTCTTAAGAATGAAGAATGAAAAAATATCCGAGTTATTAAATGATATTGAAGTTGCTATAAATAGAGTTGGCGAAAAATTTCCTAATTCAGAATGTCAAATCTATGCGAATAGAAGAGAAGAGATTGATATAGTAATAATTGTAAAAAATAATTAAATATTATGGAAAGACCGCAAACAAGAATTATAGACCAACAACACGTTGAATCAGAAAGAGAAGTTACTGGATGGGAAGCGGAACAAATACTAAGAAAATACGGACACGAACCTAAACACTATTCATCAATTCCAGGTAACACACCTCAGAGTCCTAATCATAATTTAACTTTTGAAGAAATGATTGCACAAGAAGAAGCTAAACGTAAAGAGGAAATGATGAGAAATCAACAACAAATGAATGGTCCTAAACCATTGACTTTTGATGGCGGCCGTGGTTATGATTCTGAGATTAGGTATTCGACTGATGAAGATACTGGATTTGGTTTTAAGATTGAGATATCTACTGATATGAAAATTCCAAAATATTAAATCTTTTGAAAAACTACAATATCATCGATTTGAATTTTCTTTACACCTTGTAATTCTGTAAGAACTCCATGTAGGCCTAATCCAGCGTTTTTGTTTTCAATAAGAATTGAACCCGGTGCAATCTCTGAAATAATCTTATTATATAACAGTGTAAGTTTTTCAGTTGTCTTGAAAGGAGTATAGGTATAGACAATGTTATATTTGGAATAGTCTTGATTCATTATATCATCTTCAATTACAGTAAGATTACTATCCCAATATTGAAGAAGTTTTTCGTTTAGAAAATCAATATAAACTTTTTGTTTCTCAATTCCATAGAATTTAAAAGTCTTACCATCTTCAAATAATTTTGACTGTTGATACATATCAAAAAGAGCTGTTCCTAATCCTATTCCACAATCACAAATATGATTTTCTTGTAGTAGTAATCCTCTTTCTTCAAGTCTCTGAAGAAGAAATATATTTAATTCAATATTAGATAGAACATAGTGCCACTCTTCATTTTGGATAAACTCTGGTTTTGAACTATCAAAATCAGTCCAAAGAGTTTTAGAATCCTGAAAATATTTGACTAAGTTTTCATTCGGTGTAACTTCTTGTGCCATATAAGTTATATCTATTTTTATATTTAAGTTGTCTATAAAAGAACTCTCTAAAGATAATATATAGTGTATAAAATAATTTATCTAATGAGCAGTATAGCTTTTGGTAGCACATATTCTTTTTTAACTGCAGCTACGCCATCATCTGGATGGATCATTGGTTTTGATACAGATGGTGTATTAAAGCAAATTGACACATCTGGAAACATTATACTAATAGGTGGTGGACCTACTGCTGGAAATTTAGCAACATATTCTATTTCACAAGTCTTAACTGTTGGTAATAATACTCAGAATCGTTCCATTATTATGGGAACAGCTACTAACATCAAAAGTGCAAACGGCGGTGGTAAAATTGAGTTAGACCGTTTAAGTGGAACAAATTCAGTTTTAATATCGACTGATGATAGTTCACAATCTGAAAGTTACTTATTGATGAGGAATGATTATGCAAGACTGTCTACTGATTCATCTAAACAGATGATTGATTTGAATAAAACTGATAATGACCTGCGAATTTATAATAACAATGCTGGGTCAATATCAATAGGAGTAGATACAGGTTCTTTAGTTTACGGCCAGCTAGATGAAATTAAGATATCTTATAACTCTTCATCAACAGCTTCTACTGGTAATTTTGATAAAAATGCCGTTTTAATTGGTTCAAAAAACTCAAAAATACTTTCAGGAGTTGTTAACACAGTAGTTTTAGGAGGTCAAAATTTTACCGCCTCTAATTCGAATTCAATTTATGTTCCGGATATTTATTTACAAAATCAAAAAGGAATAAAGTCGACTAATACAAATGAAGTATTCTATTTGAATGATAATAACGGATACACATTGTTGGACAGAAACTCAGGTAACTTAGATAATTCTTGGTTACTTATGGCAACTGACTATAATTCTACTTATCAAGCTTATGTTGAAATTGGTGTAAACTCAGACTCCGGATATGGAAATGATTCTCAAATCTATATCTATAACTCTAAAGGACCATCATATAGTTATCAAGCATATTCAAGTATTACTGTCGGTAAAAATCTTCTTAGATTTGCTTCTCAAGATGTCGATGGTGGGTTAGATACAGTTAGAATAAATTTATCAGCTGGTAATTCTATAACTGTTGATGGATCGACTTCTTCTTTTAAAGGTATGGAGTATAATGATGATTATTCTCTAAATTTTGTGACACATTCACTTGTAGATAAACAATATGTAGATAGTCAATTTACAGGATTTAATTTAGATGTTGTCCTAGCAGCTGGAAATAACTCACAGGCTAACGACATCGTTATGGGCACAGCTACAAGTATAAAATCAGCTAATGGTGGAGGTCAAATAGATTTAGACTTATCAGGAAATGCTGATGAAGTTGTAATATCAACAGATGGTGGAGCTCAAGCAGAATCATTTATTTCTTTGACTGCAACTGACTTATTAATTCAATCAGTTGGTAATATAACTTTGGATGGTCAAGGTCTAAGAGCATCATCAAACGACTCTTTAGGTATTGTATATCAAGCTGATTATTCGGCTACTTTTATAACACAATCATTAGTGAATAAAGGATATGTAGACTCAGGAACATCTTCTTTATGGTCAGCAATAAACTCAATTAATACTGATTATATCTCAGAAATAATACCTGGGACAGGTCTTACAGGCGGTGGAACTTATGGAACGATAAACATAGATATTGAGATAGGTAATGGTTTACAATTTGTAACTAACTCGATTTCATTAGGTGGAACTCTTTCACAAGATACAATCATAATAGGAGATTCATTTAATTTCACTTTAGATGAATTAACAAACATAAGTTTAAGTGCGTCTGGAATCATTGACAATTATGCAACAGACTTGTCGGGATTCTTCGGAGAAACTTATTTAGATTCAAATGTTTTTGAGGCTAAAGTAGGAACCATACATGGTAACACATTTTCGAGAGTAGTAATTCAGAATCACGTTTTACTTCTTGAAAACCAAAATGAAATCGGAGATTCGACTAGTTACGGTTTATACTTAAACGAACAAACTATTGGTGACGGTTCAACTGATAATAGATTAATAATTAATGACGAAGTTTCTCAGAAAGGTTTAGTTTACTCACAAGATTATACATCTAATTTCACAACATATTCATTAGTTAGTAAAGGATATGCTGATTCTTTATTAAGTAGAGTTGAAAATGGTTTAACACAGAGTCCAAACGGAAATATTATGTTAGGTGGAAGTCTGAACACAGCAGTTGTAATTGAAGGATTTACTAATAATGTGTATTTCTCAGACGTTGGTAGATTTTCAGTAACTGCGTCTGGTTTTATAGACAAAATGGTTTACGCACCGTCAACAAATACTAGTCAACAATTTAATAATGGTGACCAATACTACACAAGAGTGGATGATGCTTTAGGAACTTATTCACTAATAAATTTAGATCCGAGTAGAGTAGATGTTGAAAATTTAGGTGACGATGGATACCTTACTAAATTCACTATATATTCATCTGGTCAGAGTATAGGTGACCAATCGTCAAATAATAGATTTATAGTGACTGATGATAGTTATCAAAAAGGAATAGTTTATTCTGATGACTACACTGCAAACTTTACTACTTACTCATTAGTTACTAAACAATATGTTGATTCAAAAAAACCGTATAAAGTTTATGTAGCTCTTCTTAAACAATCCGGAACCTCAGCACCAACAGATATTGTATTAGAGAACACCTTTGGAATAACAGCTACTTTTAGCTACACTACAACAGGTAATTACGAGTTGTATATGACAGGTCAATTTACTTATCAAAAAACATACATAGTAAATGGAATTGCTGATCAAAACCCAATAGGTGGGGATTTTGCCTTATTTGCAACTCAATACTTTAATACTGATAAAATAATACTTACTACCCAAGATATAGGTGGAACTGGACCAATGAACGGTTTACTAAACGACACATCAATTGAAATCAGAGTGTATCCGTAAGCGGAGAGCAGAATACTCGAAACCCATGCAATTGAACGCACCCAACGCTTTCCAGGCGTGACTGATGACCTCATCAGTTTACTCTCCAATTTAGCGGAGAACAGAGGAATTGAACCCCACACAAATGAACGTGCAACTCGCTTAGCAGGCGGTCCTAATCACCAGATTAGTTTATTCTCCATTTAGCGGAAGAAGTAGGTGTCGATCCCAATACCTTTCAGTACCCACAGTTTTCAAGACTGGGTTGCAGGCCGCTGCAATTCATCTTCCAATTTGTGGTTCTAGAAGTATTCGAAACCTCACTTGATCGTTCGTAGCGACCTGTCCTGTCCAATTAGACGATAGAACCAAATTTAACGGGGATGGTTGGACTCGAACCAACGACCTTATAATTTCAAAATATACGAAGTAACTCTTTCAATCAACACTCTTACGAGGTAAAGTTTCAAAAGAGATAGTTTTCTCTACCACTGAGCTAAATCCCCAATAACATTTGTGACTCCGGTGGGACTCGAACCCACATATCCCTGATTAAGAGTCAGGTCCGGAAACCAATTACGGATACGAAGTCATTTGTGCACCCAGAAGGACTCGAACCTTCAACGGACTTTCGTCTACCCCTCGCATTAAAAGTGCGATGCTCTACCAATTGAGCCATAGGTGCTTAATTACCTTAGTGACCCCGGCGAGAATCGAACTCGCGACCCCCTGGTTAAAAGCCAGGTGCTCTACCTACTAAGCTACGAAGTCAAATTTTTTCTATGTGATGACTTATAACTTAGTAAGCCATCACTTAGCGTTTTCGTTTAGTTTCCATTTTCTTTTTTATTTTTAGCACGTCGCCTAGGAATTGAACCCAGCCATCGAGGTTTTGGAGACCTGACCGACACCTTGTCTGTGCGACGTATGTTTGGGTGAACGACGGGTTACGATCCCGCTACCTCTGGCTTCACAAACCAGCACTCTTCCGATTGAGCTACATTCACCATATAAACCCCACTTCACCAGGTTAACGGACTGGCTGCCATATGGGAGTGGGGGTCTCCTGTTATTCCAGGACTCCGTGGAATGGGTGGGTATCGAGCCCACTCCTCTGGATTTTCAGTCCAGCGCAATTACCTAATCTGCCACCATTCCAATTTTTTTAAATAAAAAAACCCGAACTTCTTTCGAGGTTCGGGTTTAAATTATATTGTCTTTTATAAGTTTACACTTCTAAATTTGAGCAATACTCTTTTAGTACCGAACCAGTGGTGCTAAACCACGAAGTCGATTTACTAAATGTGCTATGTTTGCGAATTGCTCTCATTTTTTTTATATATTGAATTGTTAAACTCTCTTTTTAAATTATTGTCATTATTCTATACAAATGTAGATAAAAGTTTTTAATCTACCAAATTTTTTTGAAATTTTTATCCTCCATAAACATCAACTACTTTACCGTCTCTTACTCTGAAGTTGACTCTGTCCCCTCTATTAGACATATCTAACATTTTTGGAACGCCATTTTCTTCTACTATTCTAGTGATAAAACCACCGTCATTAGCATACTTCGTAGCTTGTTCTAAAGTTTTTCCTACATATTCTTCTTTACTAATGATACCATTGTTTCTTAATTGTGCCATAAGATTTAAATTATTTTTTTTAATATATAGTAAAAATTAATTTCTTTATGCCATCAAAATCGAAAACTCAGCAAAGATTAATGGGAGCAGCTTATGCTTATGCAACCGGTCAGAACAAAGATGTTCCAGAAACAGCCAAAGACGTTGCAAAATCTTTTATTCAGAGTGAAACAAAGGGTCTAAAAAGTAAACCGGCTAAAGAAAGGGCTAAGAAGAGAGCTATAAAGAAACTCAGAGACTTTGCCAAAACTAAACACGACAAATTACCTGAAAGTGTTTCAGAACACATTATAACCAGATTTTCTGATTTCTAACACTCATGAAACATCATGACTATAATTATCCTATTTTGGTTTTGACAACTTCTGATACAATTTTCTTATCAACCGGTAGTTGCGCGAATTCTTTCATTATTTGACCTATCTGTGTTATGCCGTTTGCTATGAGTTCGTCTACTTTTGATTCAATCTCTAACTTGGTCATTTGTTTTGGTAGATAAGATTCGATTATTGCTAACTCAGCACAAGCTTGAACTATATCTTCACCTTTACCATCAATTGGTGCTAATGATTTAATCGTTTCTTTCAAAGATTTTGATGCTTTGATTAAAATTTTTAAAACATCTTCATCGGAAAGATTTTCGACTCCAGTATTTTTTTCGGCAGTTTGAATTTCTCCTTTGACTACAGAAAGTAAATTTTTGGTAACAGTATTCTTCATTTTGAATGCTGTCATGTAGTCTTTGTTAATTTGTTCTTTTATCATTGTTTTAATTTTTCTTTATCAAATAAAAAGAGAGTTTTGGAACGCCTGTCAAGTATGGTCGGAACCCTAGAACCTGTAGTATCTTGACTTTTAGTGACCTCATCACTTAGGATTACCTTTTAATGGGCTCATCACCCTTCTTTGAGCAGTGTTACCATTCTGCTCGGAAAATCTCTCTTTGTGTTGTTTTTTTTTCTAATTATTTACAGATATTTCAATCCAACACAAATTTTAATACCTACACTCTTGAATTATATCATATATAGTATAAAATACAAGGTGGTTCACTGATTTTTAGTAAGAGTGTAAATTTATTTGTCAGCTACTTACCACCATAATTACATTAAAACTCACACATAAGCGTATGAAGTTAAAAACTTGTTTCTGTCCGCATTTTTCGAAACTATTGTTTTAATGTCTTTTAAGAATACAAATATAGATATTATTTTTTAATAAACAAATATTTAATATATAATCTGTATGAGATATTTAAAATTTTATGAAGCTTTTAAATCTAAAGGAATTTCGAACACGATTAAATTCTTAAAATCAAAAGTTGGTCAGAGTTCAAGTCAAGAATTTATATCATCACTTAAAGATTTTATGACCCACAATGATTTTCCAATAGATATTTTATCAGATGATGATATCAAATATATGAGTGCTAAAAAAGCATTATTATTAAAATCAGACAAACAGTTATCTAATTCTAAAGGAATCTGGGTGTTGAAATATTGGTTTTCTTTAGATAAAGGATTTTTAGGATACACAGCAACAGGTAATCAAACTAGTCCATTTAAAGGCATGGAATCAAGTGAAGGTCATGACGGTCTAAGAAGTGCGGAATTATTCACTGACAGAGACTTAGAACATATTAAAGAAAATATTACAAGTATGGGAGAAATTTGGCCAGTCACAGATTATAAAAAACTTAAGACAGGAGATATAGTAATAGGTAGATTTGATAGTGAAATATCATTAGCTAAAATATTTGTTGATGAACCAGACAACCATAGAGTGTATGCTATACAGGGTGTGGCATCTGGATCTGAACCTAGAGATGCATCTTGGACAAACTTAAGGCAGTATGGCGACCTAAGTTGGTGGTTATATGATAACTCAGAAATGGGTCATGATCACCGTAAACTGCATTTCTATAGAAGTTCGAGTAACGAGTTAACCTATGTCAATCCTCCGGTTGATGAAGTAGAAAATACAGATGATGATGAAATTTTAGAAAACCCTTTAGAATGGAATTTACCACTTAGTAATAGATTTGCCTTTAGTACTTGGGGTAGAAGTCAATTTTCTATCAATTCTTATAAAAAAATTGAGGAAGCTGATTTTGCTTTAGTTCTTTACTTTGATGATATGTTAGTATCTAATAACGATGTTGCTTATTACGAAAAACCGTCTGAAACAAAACAAAGAAGAGGACAAGAAAAAATGGGAGCTAGTAAATTTATGTCTGACTCTGATATTAGAAGAATGAACATAGAAAGATATATTCAAAAATTATCAGCGTCTCTCAACATCACAGAATCTGAATTCTTTAATTTAGAAAAAATTGTGTCTAAGTTCTTATCACAAGAATTTAGTTTTATTTCAATTTTCCTTAAAAAACCAGACTGGGAATATCTAGAAGAATTCACTTCAAAACTATATGCTGTTGTTGATTGCTCAGACGATGAAAAATCATTCTATATAGAAAGAGTAAGAAGTTACTATCAAACAAAAGTTAAAGACTATTACACGTCGTATGTAAGATTTCAAGATTGTAAAAAATATATTGTTGGTGATAGCCAATTGAAAAAGATTTTCGATGAGATTTACAAATTAGGATTAGTGATTCATAATAAGTTAGCAAAAACCGAAATAAACACAATTGAAGATTTATTTATTACAACTAAGAAATTTGAATCATTGTCGAGTTTCATCAGAATGAGTAGAAACCAATTAAATTATAATGTTAGAGAACTTATGAGTAATTTTAGATATGGAGATGATACCGAAAGATGCTTTGAGATTTATAAACAAAGTTATGATAAATATGATGAAGATTTAATTAAAATTAAAAGAATAGAACAGTTTGTAAATTCTTTATAAATGTTTTAAGTCCTGAATTCTATCATCTAATTCCTTAATCAGGATTATACACTCAGTTTTTAAATCTTTAAGTTTTGAAATAGTCTCATCATCTGAAGTTTTTCCGGTTTTATTTAGCTTGACAATTTCATCATTAATACCAGATATCTCCTCTTTTAAATTAGCTTTCAATTGATCTAACTCTGATTTAATCAGCAATTTTACTTCCGGAATAAAAGTTTTGAAATAAGGATTTTCATACAAATCGTTTTTGTAGTAATCAGAGCTAAATCCTTTAATAATTTTAGTGATGTTATCTAAAACCTCTTCTTCATTTTGAGAAGACTTTAATTCTGATAATAACCTCTCATAATCTTTTCGTTTATTCATACTACAATCCTCTTTGCATTTCTCTTTTGATATCTCTCTCTTTAATTGATTGTCGTTTATCATAAAGTTTTTTCCCCTTTACAACACCAATTTTAACTTTTAACTTATTGTTTTTACTAAATACTTGAAGTGGAACACAAGTTATTCCCTTATCATCCATCATTCTAGAAATTTTGACTATTTGATTTTTAGTAAGTAATAGTTTCTTTTCTCTATTTTCTTCGTGTTTTTCAGAAAGGTGTGTTTGTTTGTATCTGGCTACTTTGAAGTTTTTTATCCAAACTTCACCAGACTTTAGGTAGATAAAAGAATCAGTCAAATTAACATTTCCCATTCTAATAGACTTAACTTCAGAACCAAGCAGAATTATTCCTGCTTCAAATTCTTCTAAAACATGGAATTCAAAATATGCTTTTCTGTTGTTTACAATACTCATATAACAAATATAATTATATTTCTACAATTTGTTTAGTAAAGTTAAACAACTCATTAAATTTTTTCATTAAGAAAGGTGTTCGTTAATGACCTCTTTAAGTCTGTCTTTACCAACATTACCTACAAGTTTTACTGGATTTCCCTCTGAATCAGTTACCAACTGCCCTTCTTTATAAAAAAGAAGTGTAGGAATATTCCTGATTCCCAGTTTTTTTACTAAATCTGAATTTTCATCAGCATTCAGTTTACCAACAGATAATTGACCCACGTATTCTGAAGATACTTGGTCGATAATTGGAGCAATCAATTTACAAGGTCCACACCACGGGGCCCAAACATCTACAAGTGTTAGTGGATGGTTTGTAAACTCATCAAAGTTTGTATCATTTAATTCTGTAATATATGCTATCATTTTTTCGCTTTCTTTTTTATATTTATTAAATTGATAAAGTTTACTCTAACCAATTAAGGTTTATTTGGGTAGTTTCTTTATCATCTTTTATTCCTAAGATTTTTCTGACCTTTCCCTTAGTGTCATTAATTATATTTTTTCTAACTGAGAGTTCTAATAGTAGTAGGTTCTCTGGAGATAACTCAACATCTTCAAGGTCATGTTTTTCAAGAATTGAAATTCCAATTATTGGATCCTCTTCAAAAATTTCTAATACATTTTTAACTATTTTTAATTGTTCTGAAAGTTTTTTTCCCTTCAAATTTCTGATGCTATTCGGAGCGTAACGACCAACTCTTGATAGAAGTTCTAAATCTTCATCAGTTGGATCACAATCTACGTAACTATTATCTTTAAAAAAGAAATAAAGTTTGTCCCACAATTTAGCTAGCAAGTCTTTTTGCCAAATGTTTCTCATATAAAATAAAAACTCAAAAGAACTACGTATTTTTCTTAGATTATCATCTACGAATTCTTCATGACCATAAACAAAATCAGCATTATCATCTATTTTTTTATCAGTTTGAACAGGATTGAGGTGATAAATATTAGACACTTCATTAAAATTAATTTTGATATATTCCTCAATGTCTTTGTCTCTATGTATAGTAAAAAATTGATTCAATTTTTCAGAGTATCTCTGATACATATTAAAGTATCTTTCTTTAAATCTAAATTTGAAAGTGTCATTAAATCTAACTCCAATAGTATGTTTTACAAGTTTTAACTCAAAGTCGTCTAATTTACAATTTAGTTCATCAGCCTTTTTGACAATTCTTATTGCAGTATGAGCAGGTGTCATTAGATTACAAACTTTTAGTTCACCGGTGTTTAGAAATTCTTCAAATTCTTGAGTCCAATAAACTTTATCTTCTTCAATTGAATATCCCACCTTTGTTGAATTGATATCAAATGAACGAAGTATCAAATCAGTGTCTTTTTTATTAGATTTATACTTTACTATATTTAACATTCCATTATTTTCAGAACTAACAATAGTATAGAAGTCTCTATTAATATTTCCATATCTCATACCAGAATAGTCTTCCCAGAAACTTTCTTCTTTTTCTTGGTATTTGAATAAAAGACTTTTATCAGAATCGTCAATTGCTTCAATCACTCCATCAAATATAAAAATATCTACATCATTAACAACAGCTTTATTACCAGAGACTGATTGCCAAACTAAGTTGGCAATCGATCCACCAGCGATAAATCCACTACTTGGAAGAGTCCATTTAGACTTAATTACATCAACCGCGTCCCTAACAAGTTTTTCTATATTCATAATTATTTAAGTATTTCGTCAACTACACCAAGTTCTAATGCTTCATCAGAAGTCATATACCAGTCTTTTTTATTTTCTAAAATTTCTTTCAGTTTTTTCTTACCGATTTTAGTTCTATCTTGAGTATAATCTTCAATTTGTTTTTGAAGTCTTTTTGTTTCTTCTAATTTTTCTTCCATATCTTGAACCTTTCCCCAGAATCCAGTTGATACCTGGTGATAAAGTGGAGTAGACATTTTGTGAGCAAATCTCTTATGTCCGGAAATAAGTAATAAGAATCCACAGCTCATTGCACATCCAGTTACAATAGTATGAACAGGTGTTTTACTTCGTTCAATAACCGAAAGTAATCCAAAACACTGATAGACAGCACCGCCGTAAGAATCAATATAGATGTTAATTGGTTCTGGTTTGTAGTCAAGTCCATAAATAGAATAGACCTTTTTTAAGTGTTCATCATCTTGGTTTATTTCAATAACTCTTTGTGTCAATTCTCCAATTGACGATTGGTCAACCTGTTTTGTGAAAAATAGGTCGCGTTTTTTAGGTAGTGGTAAATTTTCTGCCATATTATTTTAGTTTTAAAAGTTTAAATTACATATACATTTCATCAATATCATCAAATTCCTTTTTGGATTGAGATATTAGAATGTGTCGTCCGTTTCTAATTTGTGATTTGATAGTAGATAGGTTTTTACCTAATTTGTCGGCTATGTCTTTATAAGCCATCTTTTTAATTTCTCTCATTTCAATTACAGTCTTATACGGTTCTTTGAGAGATTCCATATGCTTCTTCATAATGTCAGCTTTCATTGAAGAAACATCTTGAAGATGTAGGTCTGATTCTTCTTCAGTGATAAAGTCTTTCATAGTTGTTCCTTCGTCGTCAAATTCAATATCTAAAGAGATACTACGTTTTTCAACTTTCATGTCTTGAAGTGTTAAGTTTTTTGCTATTGTAAATAGCCAAGTTGAGAACTGTGATTTGTCTTTATCATACTTTTCAATTTTATCCAGTGCTATCATAAAAGAGTCTGTGGATAAATCTTCTGCCTTTTGAGAGTCATTACAAATACGTGAAGTAAAGTAGATTAATTTGGGATAATACTTTGAATAAAGTTGAGTAAATTCTTTCCCTGTTTTTTCTCTGAACAATTTTTCTTGTTCAGCAAATGATTTCATTTTTGATTCCATAATTGCCGTTAATTTTTATTTGACCGTGAGCCGCCATCGCCGTTTAATTTGCCGTTTATATTATATTTATATTGTATATATCCTAGAAGTTTAGTTTCCATGTTATTAATTATCGAAAAAGAAACAACATCTCACATTAAGAGGATCATCATCAATCTCTTTCATTTTTTCAATAGTTTCCATTAACTCTTCAATATAATCTGAGTCATATTGAGACCAATCAACATTTAACAATTCTTCTAATGTAAAGTAAGAATGTGAGTGAGCATCACTATCCCACTGGTCACACTTATAAAGGTAACCTGTTGAAGCATCGTTAGGTATTCCACGAGGATAACCTAATGGTTCAACTTCACCACTATTTCTTACATCGGCTAAGATACTAAAAAGATAGTAGTTTCTATTATTATAATACTCTAAATTCCAAGGAATATGCCAATTACCATCTTCGAGTTCCCATTTATCAGCAGATACCCAACGATATTCAGTTGGAACATCTCCTAATACTTCGTTTAACTTTTGATCTCTATCATCTGATAGGTTTCTTGGGCCACTATAATCATTTGATGAAGTCCATCTTTCTACACAAAAATGTATATCACATCCCATATTTATATTTTATATTTATATTCATTAAATTCACCTCGTCTATATTCATATAAAACAGTTATATTATCTTCTAAAACTACATTTTTATCTTCTAAAACATTGTCAATTTGACAATTCCTTCTTTCATCTTTTGGATAAACATTTATCTCGACTTTATAATCTTTTATTAAATTAGAATCGACTAATCTATTTTGTATTTGTTTAGATATAAGTTCTCTAAGTTCTGCTTGTTTGTATCCAGACTTATTAAATTTAATATGATTTGGATATTCTATACAGAAAAATTCAATAATATTTCTGACATAATCCAATTCTATTTCAGCGAGTGTTTTCATTTAAGTAAATCTTCTAATTCCTCAACCGTTAAAATTGTAATTCCAAGTGAGATAGCCTTTGTTTCTTTTGAAGAACCAGAACCTTTAGACTTCATAACCAAGTGTGTTGTGTTTTTAGAAACAGAACCACCGATTAAACCACCTCTACTAACAATAACTTCTTCTAAATCTTTTCTACGAACACCAGTGAAAACAAATTGTTTTCCATCTAAGTCATTTCCAGTTTTTACAACCTCTACTTTTTCAGAAATAGTGATAGGTAAGTCTTTTACAAAGTTAAAGAATTCATCATAACTATCAATATAAGATTTAGCAGAAATCTCAGCAAATCCTTCGATTGCCATAACCTGGTCAATAGTTGGTTTAGTAACAAAATCTTCTAACAATAACAATTTCTTACTACCTAAACCTTTAAAGATACCAGTAGCGTGTTGTAGTTTAGATAAACTCACATTAGTGACTGATTTCTGAATTGAGTCATAGACAATCTTTGCTTTACGTTTTCCAAATCGCTCAATCTTCTCTAAGTCAGAAGTTGTTAGTGAAAGAATATCCTTAATAGTTTTATATCCAGCATCCCACAGTTGAGTGATAACTCCTTCAGAAACATTATCAGCTTCTAAAATTTCAAAGAAAGAGATATTCTTTTTTAATTTTTGTTCATCAGTTTCGGTCAATGTCACCAACTCAACACCATTTTCATTCCAATCGATGTTATCGACATCAGGCATTTGAAATTCAACCGGTGTAACAACATCAGCGATAATTGGAATAACCATTCCACTTCGTTTTACAACAACTTTTGCTCCAATACCAATACCCATATCTTTTACAAAACGGGCGTTGTTACCAGTCACATTAGATACAGTAACTCCGTCTAATTTAACAGGACTAATGTGTAGGGTAGGTTTAAGATAACCTTGTTTTGAAATATTCCAAGAGATACCGATAATTTCAGTTTCTGCAGATTGTTCAAAAGAAGGATGTTTGAAGGCTCTTGCCCAAACAGGATTATTTGATGAGGTTTCACGACCTAAAGTCATTTGAGTATTAAGATCATTAATTTCAATGATTAAACCATCGATTTCATAATCAACAGAATATTCGTGAAAAAGGTTGATAAGAAGTTCTTCTGTAATATCAGAAATTCTACAGATATGGTAAGGAACTTTAATACTTTGACTTGAATTAAGTTCGTCTATAATTTGTTTTTTTGATTGAAATGTATTTTTTGATTGAATAGCTCCATATTTGATGTAGCTACAATCTGTTAAAGCTTGAGTTGCTTCTTTTGAATTGAGAAGACCAGCAACTAAATTACGTGGATTTGCAAAATCGTTTGAATACTTTTCTAAAAAAGTTTTCTTAGACATCATCACTTCACCATAGGTAAAAGTGAAAGTAGGTTTAGTTAAATGATTGTCAATAAGAGCATAGTGTTCATTTGACTTCTGACCAGTAGTGCCATCACCTCGAGTCCAAGCTTCTGATGTTGATTCATTTACACATAAAGAAAGACCATCATATTTAGGTGTGATGATAACAAAATTGTGAGTTTGTATGTTTTTTAGTCGACACCAATCCTTAATGTCATCCATGGATTTAATTTTGTTCATCGAAGCCATCTCAATTGGTAACTTTGACTTACGAGATTCATCTGTGATAGAGTGTCCTACTTTAGATAGTAGTTCATCATTAGGAGAAAGTAGTTCTAATTCTTCAATTAATTGGTCATATTCTCTATCAGAGATAATTGGGTTACCCAATCTATAAGCTTCGTTAGCTTTTACAATCTTTTCCTTTAAGTCATTAATCATAATACAAATATAGTTAATTTATTCTGAAATATCAAGATTTTGTAAATTCTTTTGACGGATATATGTTTTTTCATCATAGACCTCAATAACATATCCTTCTATTTTAAATTCTACAGCCCATGCGTCGTATCCTGTCTTATACTGAGGATTCTTTTCTAAAACTTTATCAATCGCCTCTTTTGTGTCCTCAGCAACTACTCGGTATTCAGGTTTTGATGAATACCAACCACCATCATTAAATGTTACAGTCCAAATCTTCATAATAACAAATGTAAAAAATAAAAAACAAAGACCAAAGAAATAACTAAAAATTAATATATAACAAAAAATCAAAATTTAAAAATGGCTACATATTCTACAGTTCAAAGTACATTTCCTAAAGTAGCAGAACAGATAATTAACTATAATAAAAACATTGTTGATATATTAACAAATTTATCTAAAATAAGTGAGACACAAGACACAGTGATAAGTTTTACTGTAGCGGATGAAAACGGAGTTTCTCGCTCTTACACTATGCCTTCTCTTTTAGGAATACAAAAGGAACTACAAAGATTGGATAATAACATCAAATCTCTTTACTCGATTGACGCATCTGGTTCATTAGTTAGAACAGAAGGTTCGAATGCCTTTAAGAAAATAATTACTGTAGATTTAAATAGAGAACCTCAAGATATAGGTGTTCTCACATCTGTAGCAAAATTCAAACAATCACCAAACTGGTTTTTTGATTCACTATTAAATCCATTACTTTCAGTTGAATTTGACTTAACTGGAATAGATGATAATGTTAGAAAAATTCAGAGCAGAAGGTATATAGTAGACTTCGCAAAAAATTCAGATGGAACACTAACGACATTAGGTCAATCGGCCTTAAATTCTTTTAATGATAATTTTATAGGAAAAGCTACGGGAGCCGGTGATTTATCTAGTTTTTTGAACTGGCATAGAACTACTCCTGGAGTTGTAGAACCAAATAATCCAAGATATGATGAACAGATTTTTGACTGTGAGCCAAATAGTGTTCAATTTGACGGACTGTTTGATGTTTTGAAAATGGACGAAGATAGAATCAATAGAAAATTATTTATAGTTTTAAATAAACTAGAATATAGGGATATTTTAAGTAACAGTTCAAGAAATTTAGCTATAGGTGATGAAGTTGTTGTAAATACAATTGGTCAAAATTCAAAAGCATCTACTCGATATAAAATAATTGAGATAAATACCAACTCGTATGGTGATGGAGCAGGTGTTAGAATGGAGAGACTTGATGGATTCGATCCTATAACTACAGGGATTGGAACTTTAAAATTATACTCACCAGTGATTTATTCTAAGAAAGTTAGAATTAGTATAGGTTATGATGAAAGAAACGTTGTTTTTCTTAAACCTGTAAATGCCGATTCAAACATCGTGGCAAAAAATTGGAGTAGAGGCACTGCCTTCTATACTAATGATTTATTATTAGAAGACTCATCTGATGCTAATGGAACTTCTTTACAACAATTTTATATAGACTATGTTTATGATTATGGAACAGTCCTTAAAGATTTAGTTGCCAAGAAAATACCTAATACTTTAGCGGGACAACCAAATATTGTTACTCTAAATCCCGACAACTTTAAAGTAGTTCAAATTAATCAACATCTTACTGATACACCAGATGCTAATTTGATAAAACAAAAACATAATATTCAACTAAACTTAAAATCAGAAATCGAACAACTGCAAAGTGCGATTTCTGATAGAGGAAAAAAACTCAAAGTTTCTAAATTCAAATCTATCTCTGAGAAAAAGAAATTTGACATTGAAATAGACGACTTGCAGCTAAAAAGAGAAAGCAAAGCTAAACAATTAGCTACTATTGCACAAGAGATAATTAACATTTCTAATAATCCTAACTCAAAAGTCGAACCAAAGTTTAGACTAAGAGGTTTTTGGTCGATTCCAGAGTCTGTAGCTACAAGAGGAACTAAACCTCAAGAAATTGTTCAGTTTAGAGTTCAATATAAGTATGTCTCTAAAGATGGAAAAGAAACTCCGGTTGAAACATTCCAAGTTGACAGTGCTAACAATAAAGCTAGTTTCTCTAACTGGGAAGAATTCAAAACAGATGCTAGAAAAAGAGTGTTTGATTCTACAACTGGTGAGTATAGTTGGCAGATGGAAGATGTCGCTGATGCTGACACACCAAATATTAACCAAATTGATATACCAATTCAACAAAATGAAACTGTTCAGTTTAGAGTAAAAGCTATTTCTGAAGTTGGTTGGCCTGACTCCGCTGTTGAGTCAGAGTGGTCGGAAATTCTATCTATTGAATTCCCTGATGATTTAAACAATGTTTATCAAGAAAATGACATCAATGCAATCCTTCAGTCAGCAACTAAAGAAGAACTTAAAGTAACAATGTCTAATGAGCTTACTGCTAAAGGATTAGATGAACATTTAGCTGACCAAATTACTGTAGAAGGTAAGGTTTACCTACACGATAGTGAATCAATACTATCAGGATTCAAAGATGAAAATGGACAATCATTAGATCTATACGAGTATCTACAGAGTCTTCAGAATAGAATTAAAAGTTTAGAAGATAGAATTAATAGAGTTAAAGGAGAACTCGAAGTTATTGTATTTAGAAATAATCAAGAGTTTGCTATTTCTAATGGTTCAGAAACTGTATTTAATGTAGAGTGTGAAGACTACTTAGAATCATTTACAGCACAAGGAGTTCCAACTGGTAGAGTTTATGAAAACAACATTTATGTTATTAAAGACTTTGTGGTTCGCATAAGAAATAAATCGACATCACCACTTGGTTTATTATCTAATAGAACATATTTACAAAATTCAGCTGTTTATAACACAGCGGTTCCTCAATGTTTCTGGGTAAATGATAAAGATGAGCTTATGACTTCTGATATCTCAGGTTCTACAAAAACTCAAATTAACTATCAATTTGTTTGGTCGGTCAACTATGATTCTGTTTCCGATACTACAGTAACTAAATTATCCGAGAATGTAGGTAATGCCTTTACAACCAATAATTCAATTACTGGAGTGTTATCTTCTAATGAATTCAATGTAGGATATAATGAAACAAACGTTCTTAACTTTATTGGAAATAATCTATCTCTATTAGAGCCTATAAAATGGATTGATAATTCAACATCTGTAGCGTCAACTACAAAGTTATTAACAACAATACATCCAGTTGTTCAAGATTTAGAAAAAATAACTGAAACTAATAGTGACAAAGTAAAAACTATAAATACTGGTGAACAAAATGATATTATAGTTCCAATTAATATTTACTTTAAATTAAATGCTTTAGACACTAATCAACAAGGTCTAAACTACCAATATGTAAATTTAAATAATTCAACTAAGACTGTGAAACACATTAAGAAAATCAAATTCTTCTTAGAAAATGAATCTGAAAATAGACCGTTTACATTTAGTTTGAAATTTAATATCAATAGAAATAAAGTAATTATGAAAAAAATTACCCCGGCATTAAATACACAAATTAAATAATGAGAAGTTTTGCAATACTTAGAACTAATGTTGGATTAACAACCAATGTCAAAGTTATGGTTGACTCAACCTACAATTTGAGTCTATCAAGTATTGAGTCTAACTCTGAGTTGTCTTTAGATAGATATAGAAAACTATCGTTTACCAAAAATAACTTTTACGACGAATTAGTTCCTTATTTCTTTAAAAACACACCATCTGATATAGCTTATCAAATTAAATACGATAGAGACGTTGATAATATGTCAAATGATTTTAAAGACCAGTATGATGAAATATATCAATATGGCGCTAGAAATATAATTGCAAACAAAAGTTATACAGAAGAATTTGAGTATTTTGCACCGCTTTATTTAGACAAAAATCACATTCCAAAAAATTTCATAATTTTCAGAGTTGATGGACCCGGTATGGATTTGTTAACAAAAGAAAACTTTACTAACCAGATAACAAATAATTTTAAAACTGTTAAAATCTTTGACCTAAGTCTCTCTACAAATGTTGGTCAGTGGATTGATAGAAATTTCATTAGAAATGAATACTATCCAGAAACACCTTTAGAAATGGATTTTAGAGAGCTAGAGTTCTGTAAGTGGAATGGTATCGATTACGAATCTGGAGGTTACACATCTAAATCTTATTTTATCGATGATTTTTTAGAAGAAGAAAAAGAAATATTTGAATTTGAAAAATTTATACTTGACTCTTACAAGAGCAATAAAGTAATTTTTTCTAATATAATTAATTTTTCTTTTCTATTTGATGACGAGCCATCTAATCCAGATGTTAAAAGAAAATGGTCATTAAATAGATATTATGGATTTTATTTAGATAGTATAGAAAAGAACTCAACTATTTCGCCTTACATAACACCGTTCTTAAGACAAGACGTTGAGATTTTAGAAGGTAACGTGATTTATTCACCTTCAAACACAGATCCATTTGTAGAAGGTTTTTCAGAAAAAAGGCCGTTTTATGTAGAGTATAATGGTGAATACTATAAAGTTGAGAAGTACTTAGAGACACTAACTAACCAGTTAATGCTCGTTCCGGAAAGTTCTGGTCTTGTTGTAGAACAATATGCAAATGTTAGTCAAGAAAAATTCAAAATTATATCAGACGTAAATTTATCCGGTAAACAATCGGATTTAAATAAAAATTATGGTAGAATTGATTCACAAAACTTTCTAATAGACTATAATAATAACTATATCACAATTGACGATTTTTCAGAATGGTCAGTCTGGTTGATTGAAATAGATGGAGTATATCATAATTTAATTTTGACTGACGGTAAATTGAAAGTAAACACAGATTATTCTTTCACATTTTCGGAAAACAGTTTTAGTTATAAAGTAGCTGGTGAAATCAAAGAAGTCAGTTTTGTTGTAGATTTTGTCAATCAACCAAAAAAGTTTACAATCTACAAAACAAATTTCACGGACATAAAAGATTTTGACACGAAAATTCTTGACACAGAATATTCAAAGTTTGAATATGAGAAACAAGACGAACTAACATTAACAGATGAAACTAAAATGTATGTAGAAAATTTAAATACGTCTGGTGATCCAAAAGACTATGATGATTATATTTATAAAGGTGAAGTTGTAAATATCCCAGTGTCATCTGAATACACAGCTAACTACGAAACTTTTAAAATAATTGCTAGTCCAGATCAAAGATTTGGTGGTGATAAAAATGAACTTTCTAGTATATGGAGAAAAAATCCAGTATACTGCAGATGGTCTTACCAAAATTCACTATCTGCAAATGATTATCCTTACTGTCTAAATAACTCTAATCTATTCGAAGATTTTAATAGAACAACTAATGTATTTGATCCTAATCCTTCAAGAATAGAAAGAAATTTAGATTACTTTTATTCTATAAATTCTTCAACTAGTTCCTACACACATCATAGTCTACACATTGAGGGATTCAATGATGATTATTCTTTAAATACTAATTTTAATTTTGAATTAGATAAGTATCTAAACTTAGCAACTTATTCTGTTGGAACAAATTCTTTTGCGACTTATTCTTTAGACTACTTTTCTGATTTCTTTTACATAAAACAAAGATTTCAAAACAACGATATTATTAAAAATGTTAAAAAATTCTCAGAATTTAATAAAGGAGATGTCTCTCTACCGAATGTTTCATTATTTAGAGGTTTAAAACTATATTTATATGATGTTGAAAGTATTGACACAAACTCAAATGGAGAAATAAATACAATCAATTTATCTTCAAATAATAATTATGACAATTATAAATTTTCAATATTATTATCAGATAACGATAGTTCTGTGAATTTTGAAGGCCAAATCGAAAATTCTACAAATTTGATGGAATGGGAAATTATAAAAGAGTGGGAGATGGATAAATTGTATGCTACTGGTTCAATAATTATTTTTAATGATATATTGTATCAAGCACAAAATCAATCAATTACGGAAAACCCAACAGATTCTACAATAGGAACCAATGTGAAGACAGCACCATACACATCATTAGATTGGTCTTTTTTAGAGGTATCATCAAATAACCCACTTGGAACTAACTCAATATTCTGGTCTCCTGTGGCTAGTTTTACAGCTAGTGACATTGTGTATAATAATGAAGAATGGTACTATTATGATATATCAGGAACTGATGATTTTTGGGATCCAAGTTTTGCAGTGGTCACAGGATATTCTCAAAATGATGTCGTTTTGTTCAAAGGAAAATATTACAAATCTAATGTAAATAATAACAAATGGTCACCTGATTTCAAAATACCATCGTTCTCTTTCACAGTTGGTTCACCAGTTACAGTCACAATGAAATGGCAAGCAACTACAGCATCAACAAGTCCTAAATGGAGACCAGTTGAGCTGTGGAATCCTATATCATCTTACTCTACTAATAAAATTATAGTTCACAATGATATTGTGTGGATAAGTTCACTCATTATTTCTCCAAGTGTCGGAGACGAACCTGGAATTAGTGAAAACTGGACAAAAAAATACAGTCTGATACCAGACACAGATTTTGCATACAATAAAGACAACAATCCAATAATTCAAATGAATGATGCCTACTACTTGTGTAAATCAAATACAACAGGATCCACTTTAGATAATGGTATAGTAGTATATGTTAATAAAAAATGGAAAAACATATTAGTAAATATCAACGTTTCAGACAATACTCTTCCGTATTTAAGAAATGCGGATAGAGATAACTTATACCAGGAACTTTTCAAAAAACTGACAGCTTTTAATTTTTCAAATTGCATAAATGATATTTCAAATAAATATGGATTTACTGATTACATTTCATATGTTATTATTAATGCCGATGGAACGATAACTAAACACAATTATCAAAACAATATTGAAGGTTTACCTTGTTTACTAAAAGTTGAAGAACCAGAGGAGTTCAGAGTTAAAATAAACTCTTTGACTATTAAACCTTTAGAAAATTCTAAGAAACTACAATCTAAGAGAAAATTAGTGAACGGAACAATCAGAAATTTAGACCAGATAAACTGGTATAATGATTTACCACTTGCTGCCGATATAAGGGTTAATAAAGAAGAAAGAAAAGTAGTAAATAATAAACATGGTCAAAAAAATTATACTACAAATATATTATACAGGCACAATGGATATTACATGCCTACTTTTTATGATATTCAGTTATTTGATAAGACACTAAATGGCATCACTGAGAACACTAAATTTGACACAAGTCTTACAGATTTCGGATTGATGAAAGAAAGAAAAATATCAAAAATAAATAGAAAAGGATCAATTTTAAAACTAAGAAATGAAGAGGACATAAAATCAATATATCCAATGTTAGACGAATTTGGTTATACTACTAGAGACTTCTTTATTTTTTCATCTACTTGGGACTTTCAGTATCACTGGGAGACAATCAATCTGAATTTGAAACCTAAGTTTAACATTGAATTCCCAGCTATTCAAAGTTCTATTAGAGAAAATTTTGGACAACCGTTAGATTACAAAAAAAATAACGAAAACTATAACCTATAATATGAGAAGACATTACATATCGCCAGAATATAATAGTATAAGAGTATATGGAAGCTTCAACATGGTTGAGGAGAGTAATTTTTTTGGTTCAAAGATGCTCGAAATAGAAGACTCTTTTTCAATCACAAATCAAGAAATTATTTACTATCAGAATGCAAATGGAGAACAACTAGATTTCTCAATAGAATCATCTCTTCAATCTTTAAACTATTCAGCAATAACAGATAAGCAACAAAATCATACACTGGTCATTGATGAATCACAACCACTTTATCAGAAAACAGAAAATACTAGATGGATATTGACAATAGATTTAGAAAAAATAATAAAAAATTATATTTTCGCTAACTTAAAAAAATTCAGAACATTTGAAGGTGTAAAAAAAGAGCTGACTTTATATGATGATATAAATGTAGCTATAAAAAAATACATAGATTTTAATGTTTACGATAGATATAAAGTTCAGTCTATAGATTTATATGTTAGTTATCAGTCTTTGAGAAATCAAAATATACTAAGATTGAAAAATAACTGGAATAAAAATATAACAATATCAGAAAACCTTTTAACAAAAGTTCAAACCGAATATTCAACAAATAATTCAACAGCTAGATTGATATTCAATCAAGAAAAGCCAAGTCAAGAGTTCTCATATGATTATTTTTTTAATGTAAATCTGCTAAAACTTTAACAACTTTGTTTATATAAACTCTATGAGTGATAGAACACAGAGAAATCTCATTACATTACTAAAACTATTTAAAAACAGACCATACCATTTATCTAAATATCTTTTAGATAACTCAGCTTTTAATAAAGAATTTTTAAAAAAAATTGATAAAAGTTTCAAACTTAACGAGTTATCAAATAAATACTCTAACTTGGACTTAGATAGCTTTAGTAGTTTGACACAGATGGATGATTTTTACAATAGCCTTTTGGAAGAAATGCATGAAATAGTAATTCGTGATAAGTCGGTAGATTTAACAAAGTCTCTAAACGAAAGGCTTGATTTTTTAATCAAAGATGAAAAATACGAAGAGGCCGCTGCAATTCGAGACTATATGGTTCAATTAGGAATAAAAAGAAGGCCTAATTTATAAACTTTAATATTAATTAGTAATAGAATTTTTAACTTTTAAATAAAAAAAATATGATACAAACAATCGGAAACCCAGAATTAGAGTTCTTATTTGAGGAGGACTCTTTCAGAACGAAGAAAAAATCTCAAAAAGAGGTAGAACTTTCCAAACTCTACGAATCAACATTTGTTGAAATGCCACAAGTTGGTCAAATCATCAATGCCACCTTTGCTGGTGAAACAAAAAACAGCTTCATTTTCACAAAACCAGGATATAAAGACGATATCCGAGTTGACAATAGACTTTCTGAAGCTAAATATCTTAAAAACTCACAAGTTGGAGACACAGTTGATGTTCTTATCGTTGATATTAATCACGATAATTTTTACATCAAAGGAAGTATTTCTACACTTTATGAAAATAGAGCACACCAGACTCTTAAATCTCTTAAAGAAGGAGAATCTGTTATTGCCCACATCAAATCATTGAATCCAGCTGGATATGATGTTGAATTGACACACGGAGGTGTTACACTTCCAGGATTTATGCCAAACACACTAGCTGGTATCAATAAACTCTACGACCCTAACTCAATCGTTGGTAGCACTTTTGAAGTGATGATAGAGTCATATGCTGAACAAGAAGGAACTTACATCGTCAGTAGAAGAAAATATCTACAAACGTTGATTCCTAAAGCAATCAAAGAACTGAATTTTGAACTGACTTACAGAGGTCACGTTACAGGAACTACACCATTCGGAGTATTTGTTGAGTTTAATGAGTGTCTTACAGGTATGATTCATAAAGCAAATGTTCATCCTGAGTGGCAGGAAAGATTAAGTGATATCAAACCAGGTTTTGAAATCGAGTTCTATATCAAAGAGATTGTCAAAGAAAAGATTATTCTTACGCAAATTCTTAGAGAAACTCTTTGGGATAACATCAAAAATGGTCAAACACTTAAAGGTGTCGTTAAAGATGTTAAACAATTCGGAACTCTTGTAAGTCTTGACGATGAAACTGTAGGTCTGATTCACACTTCTGAAATGGAGAAACTCAAAATGAGATTTCAACCAGAACAAGAAGTAAAAGTGAAAGTTCTATCAGTAGACAGAGCTTCTCGAAAAATTTTCCTCACTGTAGGATAAAAAAAACCTCAGATTTTTCTGAGGTTTTTTTTATATATATTAGTATGATATTTACTAAATATAAATTGTTTATAGAAGCGAGATTATCCGACGTCCTTAATATTAAAGGAAATAGTGATTTAGCAAAACAAATAACAAAAATAAAAGACGCTGAGTTTGATATAAATAAAAAATTAGTAAGGTTCATAACACTTAAAAAAAGAGTAAACAATAAAAAAATTCAATTCGAAATTGAATGGAATGACTCAGCTAAACATAATTTAATCAAAAGGATTCAAGAAAGAACGTCATTTAATAGTGTAGAGGAATTTAATCAATATTTCAAAGCTGAGTTTAATAAGATTTTTCCAGATATGGTTGGTAAAGAATTATTGTCAACCGGTCGATATTCACTTTATTCATCTGAGTACAATTTCACAGTTATAATGCATTTTGATTTAGATGAATATTCAGATGGAATTTATGAAGTAAGAATTATTACTATTTTACCAGGAAAAAAAGGAAATGATGTTGTAAAATTCATTGATATTCTGTAAAATTATTTTATATTTGTATATGATTAATTCAAACTTAGACATCAAAGATAAATTTGTTGAAATGTGTAAACTAATATTTATCAACGGTGATGGAAAATTTGTTTTTCCAGTTGATAACTTATTACATGATGAAGATTACTCTGATTTTGTTAATCACCAGGACTGGTCTATTTTAGAGTCTAAAATGACAAATCTTATTTCTAAAATAAATAATGACCAAACTATCTTAAATAAAGATATCGAAACAGAAATCTGGGAAATGATTTAATTCAAAAATTATTCTTCTTTCTCAATTCACAACTTTTTTTAAAACAGTGAATTGAGTTTATATCTAAGACAACACCAAAACTTACCCATACACCTACAAAAAGATAGCTGTAGTGATTATTTTTATTATTAATATAGGTTGTATGTGCTACGTAGTAAGGTAAAATAGAAGCTGTTAGCGATATTGCACCCGCTGTAAAATATTGACGCGATAATTTTGTAGAATCTTGACAGAAAGAGTTAAAACAAATTAGTAAACTCAATAAAAATATTTTCATAACTTATATAGCAAAAATAAAACCCTCTGAATCTCAGAGGGTTTAAATTAGTCGTGGTCACAATCTGATATATCAACACCAGTTCGTGTGACTGTTATCTCGGCGTGGTCTCCGAACTTTCTTAAATAGAAATCATTGTCAAATTGTGATAAAAATTCTATAATCTCATTATGAGCGTCAACTAACACTTTATCATAATTTTCATTTTCGACTTCCTCACGTCCTTCATAAACTCTTTGTGTGGAATTCCAGGTTCCCCAATTCGTTACATTTTTTTGATTAAACCAAATTGAATCTTCAGCGTAATCATCATTTACTTTAATATATTCTGTATTCGCAAAGAATACACATGTATCACCGTCATTAAAATAGGGTGTATATTGTGTCCATCCAAAAGATTCTAACGTATTATACTTCTCAAAGATGTATCTATAAAAGTCTTCAAAAATTTCAGATGAAAATTTTGTTAACTCGGTGTTTAATTTGTTAATCTCTTTTTGTCTTTGTTTAAGTTCTTTAAGTTTTTCTGTGAATTCCATATTTATTTTGTTTCTAATTTTTTCAATATATCTTTGAGAGGCATTTGTAGTAATTCATCATAGTCACTTACTTCAATACTCATTTTACTTCCTAAACGAGCCGCCCATTCTATAATACTTAAATGATGTCGATTTCTATCAAAGATAGATTTTGAAAGATATAGAATTAAATCTTTATCTTTATTAACTGAATGGTCAATTTTTCTCAGTTTATCTGTCTTAATTATTTCAGGTTCTTTACCATCTAAAATAGAATTAAGTGACATTTCACGAGTTTCTTCTGGATTTAAACTTCTAAATGACCAAGAACTAAAATCAAGAGTTCTCTTAACTCCTTCGAACTTAATTTTTTGTTCTTTTCTAATTCCTTTAGTTCCATTCCAAGATTTGATTTCAACTTCATTAACAATTAATTTTTCTATCTTATACTTGGCACCCTCTATCATGGTTTTATACCTACTTGTATTGCAAACTAAAATGTCACCAACTTTGAGTTCAGAAAAATCTAATCTAGAGATTTTATCAGAAGTTCCGATGATGTCAGTTTTAGGTAATGGATTTCCATTTGTATCTGTGAAATTGTCTACTTTATATCTACCAAAACCTGAGATATAAACATAATTTCTTCTTTGTCCGGGTGAATTATAAAGAGAGTGAACTTCATATCGACACCCTTTAATAATCTTTGTTGAGTTTTTTTTGGCTATTACTATCATTAGTCTAAATTTACTTTTATATTTCCTTTTTGAGATATTTTTTCAAATGAACTTGGATGGCCTTTTATACCGTTTTGCATCCAGTCTTTGAATTCCATATTCTCTAAATAATCCTGTGCGGTTGGGATGAATTTCATTCCAAAATCTTCAAGTAAGTGAGCCTCACAGATATCTTTGACAGAAACTTCTTTTCCTATTGAATTTTTGATAACATAACCAAAAATAGGAATCATTACTTCATGTATCCAGAAAGAGTGGTGAGTGAGCGCTCGGTGTCTATTATCAGCAATATAGGCTTTTGAACAATCCATTTTTATGTGAATGTTTAAATAATCTTCCGGTTCTCCTCCGAATTTCCTAGCTGATGATTTTGAGTGTATCCATGCATTTGCCATATTTTATATTTTAATTTTGTTAACTATTTCAACTAAATCCTCTTTATTCAGTTTTGAAAAGATGGATTCTAAAATCATTTTATTTTCGTCTAAGTTGTTATAACTCATAAATTCAGATATGAAATTAAGGTAATCTTCCAATTCACCAATACCTATTCCAAGCATCTTTGAGTCTCTTTCCCAAGAAAGACCACCTGTGACTTGAAAGTCACCAAAGTCTTTAATTTTAGTTGTAAACTCTTCAAATGGATTAAATGTTTTACCTTCTTTAAGATATGGTTCTACTAATTCTATTTCTTTTACTAATCCTATTTTATTGAACATTTCATCAGCAATATCTTTAGATTGCTTAAGTCCTAAACCGGTGCAGTCTTTTATCAACTTCACAACTTGAAGTTTACTATCACATTTAGATAGCAACTTTATTCTTAATCTTCTCATAGAGCAAATTCCTTTTTAGACATATTATCTTTTAGATAATTATCAATTATCAACTGGTCTATTTGATTTACTTGTGTCAATGCATCTCCATAGAAAGAGTTATCAACATTATAGTTATGAATTACATACTTAGACATTTTATTTTTTTCTAATTCGTCCATTTCAGTTCTAGTTAGAGTATAAATAGAAGAAACTGATTTTTTTGTCAAAAATTTACACCTCTCAACTCTATCAACATAAGGAGCGAAAACAGAAATATTCTGGTCCATTTCTTTGTATAAACCAGACTCAAATAAAATTGATGAATGGAAAATACAATAAATGGCCTTTTTGTTTTTGGCAACAAATTTGTTCCAAGCTGATAGTAATTCTGGTTTGACTATATCTAAAATTTTCTGAAACTTACCGTCTGATTTGACTTTATCTTCATTGAGAAGACCATCTTTGAAATAAACCCGACCTACTTTGTCAGATATCTCGGCTTGTAATTCGTAATTGTGTTGTAAAATAAATTTTAAAATTACATCAGCTTCAAATACTGGAATTCCAATTTGATTGAAGAGTGTAGCCACTCTGTTTTTTCCTGAATAACGATTACCTGATAATCCTATTTTTAACATACTGAAAGTTTATTCTACAAATATATAACCTTTTTAAAACAAAACAAAATATTTGTCTATTAATTTAATGAATTGGACTTTAGAAGAACTTGGTTTTATACTTTACAATAATCGTTCAGTAAATGGAGTTGTCAAAAATTTCATACCTAAACACATCAATCCATTTAAGTTGAAAAAAATTGAGAGTGTTCTAAAAACATCAAAGTCTAAATTTCAATCAGATGATAGAATGGTTGAAGTAAATATAAATGAAATAAATCAACTATCGGAAGATGTCACAGTCACACCAGAAGAATTAAAAAGTCTATCAGAAGATTTTTATCTAAAATGTGGTAAATTCTCCTATGATGAGTTTCACTTTTTATTTGATAGAGGAGTGTATGACCAAGTAATGTGGAAATGGAGACTCTTTGGTCTATCTCAAATTGAAAATAGAAGACATCTTGAAATAATTGGAACCACAGTTCACCCAACAATGAGTGGATTCTTAGATGACGCAATTGAAAAAGGTGGTATTGTAATTCCACTTTATGACGAAGATGATAACTTAATCAATTGTGCTGTTAGAAAAATATCATTGGAAAATGACGGAACAAAAACTCTTAAATATACATTGGCTTGTCCAGATGTTCCAGTATGGGGATTAGACCAGATAGAAGAAGGTGATGAGTTTTGGATTACAGAGGGTATTTTTGATACAATGGCTATTTATGAATTAGGAGAAAAGTCGGTTTCTTGTTCTTCTGCTATGTGGTCCTCAATTCAACTTTATCAGGTATTGGAAAAGAAACCAAAGATGATTAAATTCTTTTCAGATAATGATGAAGTAGGCCTTAGAACATCCGCAATTTTGAAAGAATTCTTTACTCAATATGATATACCCTCTAAAATATACATCAGTGAAAATCACAAAGACGCATCAGAACTTTACTTCTTAAAGAAATTGAATTTATCAACTTTAAAGGAGATTGAAGTGACCGATGATATGATAAACCTAAACAAAGACAATTCATTTAATTTCATAGAGCATCTCAAGAATAGAAAATTCTAATTAAATATATACTCTATGAAATTAAGAAGATATGGTCAGTTTATAAATGAATCTGTTGAGATAACTGATGACCTAATCAATATACTTATAGAAAGAGGTGAATTCTGTGAAGAACTTATGGAATTGGATTATTCTCGTTTTGATTTTACAGCTAGTTATTCTGATATGTGTAAAAAAGAGGGTAGAAATCCAAAAGCTGATTTTTTAAAAATTCAAAAATATTTTGATGAAAAAGGATTTACTTTAGAAAAGTTAAAATATCTTTTTTCAGAAGAAAGTGATATAAATTGTGGATATAACCTTTATGAACTTTATACCGGAGATAGGTCTGTATTAAATAGAGAACCACTCAAAACAATATTGTCTAAATTACCTTCTTCACAACAAGGTGGAATAAAACAAGTTTTTTCAATTGGTGGTAGTTTAGACTCTCAAAATGCAGCAGTTGATGTTTATCTTTATTTTCTTTTCGAAGAATTAAGAGTTTTTGGACATGGACCAGTTTGGTTAGGTGGAGACGGTTGGGGAAATGTTGATTTAGAAGATGATGACGGAGGTGGTTACTCAGAAGCATTTATCAGATATAGATATGGATATCATCAAACAGAATACGGAAAACTTTGGATGGAACAATGTGGAGTAGATGAAGAATGGTTTCAAGAAAGAGCTATGCAGGATTTACAGAATTATTTGACAGATGAATTCTCAAGTATTGTTAGTATAGTTGATATTTCAAAAGATATGTCAGGTTTATCTTTAAGTGATTACTCTATAATAGAAGAAGATAGAATTATCATTGATTTACCAAAATTAGTAGAAGATATTAATAGTTGTCCAGTGAATAGATATTGGGGTGGTGAAAAAAAATATGTAGTAGATGAGGAAAATATTGCTGCTCGATTCACAAAAGAATTGGAAGGTTTCCATTTAGATATCGAACTAACAGATACAGATGACTTAATTATCTGGGGAAGATTTAAGGAGGATTAATAAATTCTTAGCGATATCTACTATATTAGAATATGACTCCCTGAGATGATTATGTTTAAAATTTATAACATCATCATACTTAATTATATTATTGAGTAATTCATCTTTACTGATCCAACATTCATCTTGTTTTTTTATGTTATCTTTATAGTATATCATTTGTAGATTACAAGGATGTGTAATTATTTCTATAGGTATATTTTGTAAAAATCCTTGTTTTATTGAAAATAAGTGGTCTATATGATAGCCTTTTTTAGACCTTTTTAAATTTTCAGGATTTATTAACTTATAATTATTCCTATAAATTGAGAGTGTTCTATTCATCACAACTTTTTTGTAGTCAATAAAGTTATCAATTACTTCATCATTTATTTGAGTTCCATTTTTTATTCTAGTCTTCCTAGTTTTATCTGGATTGTTGAAATTTTCATCATTATATTTTTCTAACAGAACATCTTTTCTTTTCTCTTTATAAAAATCTGTCTGTGTAATATATTCAACTCCATACTTTTCTAAACAGGTTTTTTTTACTCTTTTTTGTAAATGACTTTTATACTCTTCAAAACCACCATATTTTTCTAAAATAGTTTTATTACGATTAGCTATGTGCTCATTATTACTGTTGCCATTTTTCCAAGATTTCAACCATTTTTCTTTAGCAATTATACAAGAGTTTTGGCAAGTAGAAGAGCAATATTTTTGATAACCATCTATCAATCTTTTATATTTAACTTCCTTTTGACAATTTAAACAAACCGGAATTTCAATACAGTTACTAATATAGTGATAAACCTTTCTTTTAAATTCTAAATTGGTCAATTTATTTACATCACACCAATTTATTATTTTGTTCCACAACTCAAAGTTGTTCTTTGATAACCACTTTTCTGTGCACTTTTTACCCGATATATTATCAGTTATAAAATAGTTAAATAAATCTTCTTTCATACTCTTATTTATTAAAATTATGTTCTAAAAAATGACAAATACCAAACATGGATTGTTTATTTTAATATATAGATAAAATAATATTCGAAATGATAATTAATTTAAAATCAGACATAGGATTATCAGGTTTCTATGTAGTATATGAAGGATCAACTAACTTAGAAAAAAAAGGATGGTATGGGTTGAGTCACCTAATGGAACACCTTTTATGCAAGTCATTTGATCACTTACAAGAAGCTTTTGACCGCGACTCTATAGAGTGGAATGCTTACACAAGTTCTAATGAAATTGTATTCTACCTAACAGGATTAGAAGATAAAGTAAATAAATGGAAAGGCGAATTTATGGACCTTTTAGGTCAATTTAATGTCACCAAAGCAGAGTTTGAAAATGAAAGAAATATTGTGTTAGAAGAATATATGGATTCTTTTAATGAACAAACACAATGTCATATTCTAAACCTATCAAGAAAACTCTTTGGTGATTTTGATCCAATTGGTCTAAAAGAAGATTTAGAAAATCTTAAGTTTATGGATTGCCTCAACTACTTTGAATTACAATATGCAAAACCAACAAAAATTATTAACGTTTCAAAAAAAGACTACAAAAACGCGACTTTAGATTTCGCAGAAAGAAGTATCATTAAATCTTTAGAATACGGAGACCATAAAGTTCCATTAGAGCTTAATAATGATTGGAAAGATAAAACCTCTGTTGCAATACTTTCTCCAGTAATCAGTGAAGACTTTGCTTATGTTCATTTCATAAACGCGATGTTATCACTTGGTCTTAAATCTCCGTTATATCAAGAAGTAAGAGAAAAAAGAGGACTAGTTTATTATGTTCATTGTTATCAAAGTAGAATGAATCAACAAGGTCTGAATTCGATTTCAACTCAAACTTCAAATAGAAACTTTAATGCTGTAGTAGATGCTATTGAAGGTGTAATTAAGAATCCAAAAAAATATCTTACTAAAGATAGATTTAACTTGGTTAAAGACTATTATGGTGTTAGAATGAAAAAGGATGAGATTCTAAGATATAAAAGTGTAAATCAGTGGATTAATCCAGAAGGATGGTCTGTTTATGATATTTTAGATGAAATCAATCTCAAAAAAGTATTAGAGGTTTATGAAAAATACTATCAATTTGACAACTTCTATATCTCTAATGATAAAAAAGAATTTAAAAAATAAATGTTATTTCCATATTTAGGTGAAAAGTCTAAATTTGCTTCATTTATAACTCCAAATATTCCTGAAGATATTTCTCATTATGTAGAACCGTTCGGAGGAGCTTTTGGGGTTTTTTTTTCTTTAAACTTTTCTAAGTTTAAAGATGTTAATTTTGTGTATAATGATATCAATACTTTAAACTGGAATCTTTTTAAACAATTAAAGGAAAATGATGATTTTATCAAATATATCAAAGACATAAAAATTGATAGAGAATACTATAAAAAATCCTTAGAGTCAATTTTAAGTAATCACGATGAACTAGAGCTGGCAAAAGATTGGTTGATTATACTTTGTAGTTCTTCGCCATATGAAATCGGTCAAGATTCTTGGAGAAACGATGTTGAGTTTGAAGTTTTCAAACTAAAATGGAGAGCTTATAAATATCACATTGATAAAATATCTGAGATTGAAAAATTAGACTATAAAGAATCCATACTTAAGTGGGATTCTAAAAGTACTTTCTTTTATTTAGACCCGCCTTACTTCGGCAAAGAGAGTTATTATTTCAATAGTGAATTTGATGAAGCGTCCCACTATGAATTAGCTAGTCTACTAAGTAATATCGAAGGTAGATTTTTATTAAGTTATTGGTATTTTGATGGAATTGAGGAATTATACTCTGATTGTAGATTCGAATTTAAGAAGACTATAATGGGAACAGAGTATATTATTATGAATTACTAATTTAATATATAATATAAGAAAAAATGTTATCTATGAAACATATCAAATTATTTGAAAACTTCAACTACGAACTCATTAAAGAAGATATTTTAGAATTAAAACAAATGTCTAAACAAATGTATTCTTATTTTAAAGGTAAAGGATTTCCAGTTGAAATTGAAGAAAAGATATCTAGTGAAAAGTTAAAAGAACTTGCTGATAAAGGTATGGTCAATTCTGGATTTTCTATAGGACCTAATAAAAAGAATGCTTATCAATGGAAAGGTGGCAGTAGAGAAGAATCAACAATTAGAAAAGTTGCATCTGGCAAATGGGGAGATATACCTGTAAAGTTACATATAAATGAAAAAGAAGAGTATGTAATGGTTGCTATTCCTGGAAATGAAGTTGATAGATTATTACAAAAAGACGGTAAAGGAATAAATCTCAATGGAAAAGGTTATACAGACATTCCTGAAATAGTAGAATATGTAAACAAAATAGGAGTAGAACTTCAAAATATGATAAAAGAAAAATATCCTGAAATGGTTTATAAATTTGAAACTCAACATGGTTATTGGTTTATCATGTATTTTGGATATCAAACAACATCAAAAGGTGGATATAAAAACTAATTCTTATACTCCACTATAAATTAATAATTGTTTTTTACCCAATCAACTAGTTTAAGTAAGTTCTCGGTATTATGTGGATATTTGTCTAATAAAGATTCTAAAAATTTAATTCTACCCTTTTTATATTGCTCTTTAGGAAAAACCGAGAATTCTTCTGATATTCCATTTTCCCACTCTAATAGATGGGCAAAATCTCTTTCAATAATACTCATATCAAATTTATTAAAAGATTCAGAAAGATTTGTTATTGAATTATGATATTTAGTATCCAAAATCATTTGTTTAACATCTAAAATATCAGAATCTGATTTATCAACTACACATTCCATTAAGAATTTAGCAGAATCTTCTTCATTTGTCGAACTTTTAGGGTCATAAACACAATCATGAAAAAGAGCAGTCAACATTAACTTTTCATATTCTTTTTCTGTGAACTTACTTTTGTTTTCATTTATTTGTTCAATCAATTCATTTAAGTGATTTAAGTTGTGATAGTGTCTATGAGACTCATTCCACATTGAAAGAAGTGTATTAACATCACATCTAATATTCCATTTATTAAGTAGTTCTTGTAAATTCATACAAATATTAATTTTTGATTATATATTAAATAACCTCCTTATAGTTTCTTTTCTACTTTTAGATCTTTCAAAACTTTTATGAAGAGTCTTCCAAGCTTCTAAGGAAGCAGTTGACCAACTTGCACCACTTTGTCTTGATTTACCTAATATAATTTGTTTATTACCATTAAGTAGTTTTCCAAATATTTCTAAAGTCTCTTTATTCATTTCTTTTTAAATACAAAGATATTATCAAGTTTGATTTTTTCTAACTCTACGAACTCTTCTAAAAGATTAAAATGACCTAAACCTTTATTAGCATGTTCTATTAGTATTGAGTTTGATTTTATATCAGATATAATTTTCTGATACATAGACTTCAATTGTTTCTGATTATTAAATGGAGAATAAGAATAAACTATATTATAATTAGAATAGTCTAAGTTCATAATATCATCTTGAATCAAATTTAAACCATCTTTCCACAGATGTAGAAGCTCTTTATTAATGAAATCAATGTATACTTTTTGTTTTTCGATACCAGTAAATGAAAAAATCTTATCTAACTCTGTTGATTGTAGATATATTTCAAAAAGAGTATTTCCAAGTCCTATTCCACAATCACAGATATGATTGGATTCTTTTAGTAGATTTAATTCATCTAATTTTTTTAACAAAAAAATATTCTCATTAATATCACTAAGAATATTATAATTCTCACCAGCATTAGTGAAGATATCGACGGTCAAGTCTGATTTAAAATTATGAGTGATTGTGTAATACTCAATCAAATCTGGATGTGGATCTAATTCTTCAATCATATGAGTATTTTACTGTATTTATTATTATTTGTTAATATTCATTAAATCATTCATAACTTTTTGCATACCAGTAGAAGCGACTTCTTGGATATGTGTTAAAAATGGTCTTCTTTGTTTATCTATATAAAAATCCATATCTGACGGATCAACTACATAGATAAGAGTATTTGATTTTGTTAAGAATGGTATTTGATTTGCAGGAGCCACTTGCATAGAAGTTCCTACAATAATGCAAACATCACACTCATAAGCCGCCTCTTCAGCTCTTTCGACAAATTTAGGATTTAAGTTCTCACCAAACCAAACAATGTGAGGTCTAAGTTGTGATCCTTTCTCACATTTATCACCAATATTACAATCTTCTGTCCAATCATAAATTAATGTAGAGTCTAAGGTAGAACGAACTTTTGTTAATTCACCGTGTAAGTGAACAACATTTGTTGAACCAGCTCTTTCGTGTAAGTTATCAACATTTTGAGTGACAACAGTAACATCGAAGTCTTTTTCTAAATCGGCAATTATTTGATGTGCTAAATTAGGTTCAACTGTTTTTAATTGAGAACGTCTCATATTATAAAAGTCCAGAACTTTTTCTCTATTTCTACGCCAACCATCAGGAGTTGCAACATCTTCTACCTTATGATTATACCACAATCCATCATCTCCTGTTCTAAAAGTAGCTACACCACTTTCAGCAGAAACTCCAGCTCCTGTAAAAATCAATATTTTTTTCTTTTCCATACTATTTTACAAATCTAATAAAATTAAGTTTTATAACCTATAGAAACTCTTTATAAATTTATATATAGTCTTAAAGTTAATTGATTTATTATGCCTACTATTGGAGGATTGAGTTTTAGTAAGATTGGACTTCAGAAAAGTTTTTCAGGCACGACAGCGTCATTGAATATAAATACCAAACTTACTACAAACATTGGTAAATTACTAAAAAATAAATTAAAAAATTTAGTATCAATAAAACCAAAATTAATTGACTATAATTTTTACTCAAGCCTTGGATTCGACTCTGGTATTGTTGGTTTTGATACAACACTATCTCAAGTTGACTCTACTGATAAACCAATGAGTCCGAGATTGATGAACTGGGTTGAACCTTATTTAATTTCTGGAGTCAGAAAAACTCTTTTTTACACAGAAGTAAACTCGGGTCTTAAAATAGGAGATAGAGTTTTTATAATAAATGGTAACTACGATAGTGATGTATTGATAAAAGAAGACAAATATAAACGAGGTAGAGATGGTTATAAAGTTTTATTTGTTGACAATTGTAGAATAGTTTTAGATATTGATTATACAGGCACATTGCCCTGGACTGAAGAAGATTTGGACCGATTTATAAAAGTTCATTATGTTGAATCAAAGAGTGATTTTGAATCAGTAAACAGACAAATCACTACAACTAATGGATATCTTGATTACAAGTTTAATTTTTACAATAAAAATTTAATTTTCACAACAACAAATTTTACGGCTACTACAGGTCCAGATTTCGGTGTTAATGGAGGAATTACTCAGTCTGGTTTTTTTGTGAGAGATGACCAGAATGTCTTACTACAAGGCACTTATTCCTGGATTCCAATAACCTCATCAATAATAGCTGGTTCTTTCTCATACGCAGAATCAATAATTGATTTGAGTAACGACCGAATGAAAATATTAGGTGGATCATTTACCGTATCGAGTGTCTCATGGAATTTCAAAGAAAATTTTATTTATAAGTATGAAGTAGGGCCAACTCAATCTCTGTGGGTAGTAGACGTTAAATATTCAAGACCTATACTAACAAAAACAAACTTTAGAGATGGTAACTTTGATGGTCTTTGGAACGTTGGTCTTTTTGGTAGACAAGATAAGAAAATTATCTGGCATGGAACAAGATCAACTTGGAACACAGGAACATTATTAAATACAAATTGGGTTAAAGGCACATTTAACTCAAAATTCTCACTTGCTGAAAGTTTTTTTTGTGAATATGATCAATATGGTTTACCAAATCAAAAACAAAATGGTCCGAATAATAATGGAAGAGGTTTTAACTTTATCATAGATTCTGAACTTAACAGTTCTACGATTGAAAATGGAACATTAATAAATACAAGAGTAGGTTACGGATCATCAACATATTCATTTGTAGAACAACATTTACTAAACAACACTAATTTGAACTTTTTGAACAAAATCAAAAAAGGATATTTTGATAACTGTGAGTTCAATAATACAAAAATTGAAAACTCCGAAATTAAAAATGGTAGGTCTACTAATAGTGACTTTAATAATATAAAGTCAATTAATTCTTATTTTAAACAGTCTGTCATAAAAAACTCTGATTATATCAGTGATGAGATAATTAAAATTCTTAATTATGAAGAACTTAATATATCAGAATGGAAAACAACCAATCCTATATACTCTTCTTTTACTTACTCTCAAAGAAATGGTCCATCACACAAACTTTTAAAATTTTATATTTCTAAAAAAGATTTTGAACGATTTAGAAAAGACGATTATTTTTATTTGAAGAACATTATCATAAATGACGGACAAAAAAAATTAGTCAATTTTTTTGACAAAAAATTTAAATTAGGTGCTTGGACAGAATACATAGATGATTTTTATGATCCGACAAATCCTTATTTTACATCACAGCCTACATCAGGACAATCGTCTATTGTAGGAACCTATTCATTTTTCAAAAGAGGTATATCAGCTACAGCATATTTATCGACTCCAAAGGAAAATAAATACTTATTAACAACTGTTACAGATGGGACAAACTTTTGGACTCAGGTCGCAGGTACTAACTCAAATGGTTCACTAAGTGGACACGGATTATATTCTGTCGATGTTTTGATTTCTCTTTATGATAGAGATGACAATTACGTTTCAGGATTGAACTTCGACAGACTAGATTCTACTTTTACAATATATACAAACGAAACCATAAAATTTATTTACACAGACAGTGGCACTGAATATACCGAAATCAGACAGCCCTCTGGATACTACGACTCAAAACCGTATTACATTATAACAAGTGGAACTGGTCTAACTCAAGGTTATATTTTTTACACAGCATCAAACTCAAGATGGGAAAACTATCAAAACTTCGATCCATTGACTGGTTCTGCGAGTGGAAATTTCTGGATGTCATTATCAGAAACAGGAACATTACCACTTAGCACTAGCTACAGTTGGGTTCAACAAACAAGTTTATCGATTAGTATTACCAGTTCATCAATCTATAACCCAGAAATATCTCCACCAAATTCTACTCAGAAAGTCTCAATTTATCCTAGACCTGGTTCTATCGGATATGTAATAGATTCAGACTTTGAGAGCGGAATAGTTGAAAGATCTAATTGGAACTCTGGCTATAATATTGGTTACAACAATGATTTGAATATTACAAAGTTTTTGAATGAAGGAGGTCAATATGACTTGACATTTTTAACACAAAGCTCGACTATAATTGCAAAAACAGGATTATACACACCACATCAAGAAGTGTCAAATGACACTATAAAAGTTGGTAATGTAGTGTTCCTTAATTCTGTTGATTATGACAGCACCGGTAAAATACTTACAATTACTTTAAACAATCCAGGAACTGGTTATGTAAGTGCAACAAGTCTTCAATTATCAGGTGGTTCGGGAACTCAAGCAACTGTTATGATTACAGCAACTGCTATAGGTGCAGTCACTGGAATTACTGGACCTGCTAATAACTCACACACTTATACAACTTTATCGAGTCCTGTATCCACCTACAACATTTCGTCATCTGGAACAGGCCTCACAGTAAATGCAGTTCTTAGTGGTTCAAATATATCATCAATTACAGTTGCTAATCCTGGTAGTGGGTATTTAGCAGGTGATGTCATAGCAGTTCCGGGAAATACAAGTCCTAATCCAGCGACTTTTAGCATAACATCAGTGACAAATGGTGAAATAATTTCTGTTACAATTTCAAATGGTGGTATTCAATATATTGAAAATGAGTTATTAACGATTGTTGGTGGTGGTTCTAATGGTATAATAGAAGTCACTTCAACAACTGGTTCTATAGTCACCCTACCAGATGCGTATAAAATCACGTCTGTAATCAACGATGAAATTAGATTAAAAGAAATCGCAACATCTTCTACAGTAATATCAACACTTTTGACGGGTGGTGTGAGTTACACAAAAAATTCATTTAATAGATGGGGGTATATACATCCTTTGAAAATTAATAAAAGTTTCATAAAAAGTGGTTTACTGAGAAGAACTTATATTTATAACTCTTTGATTGAGAATACTACAATCAATCTTCAGGATTTAGATTTCAATAATATTATTAATTTTAAAAATCTAATAAATATAGAGATTTTGTTTAAAAACAATAAAAATATTCTTTCAAAAGCGTCATATGTCAATTCAAATATGGTCAGTGGAAGTGATGATTGGTATGATGGACTTTGGAATAATTCAATTTGGAATAGCGGAACTTTCTCAAAAGGAATAGTAAAAGAATCCTCTTGGCACGATGGTAGATTTGTCAACGGTACATTCTATCAATCAAAAAGTTTCAACGCTACTCCAGACTCAGTTTTTCAGTATTATGATTCTGACAGAATATACTCTAGTTGGAAAAAAGGACTAACTTCAGATATTTTAGCCAATGATAGATTCTCCTGGAGAAAAGGAGTCTTTGTAAATGGTAGTTTTCTTAAAAGTGATTGGGAGTCTGGTCAATTCTTAAATGGTAAATTCTATAATTCTAAGTGGTATGCTGGAACTTTTAGTTCAGGAATTATAGGAGACGTCACTCTTTCATCATCTGATACAAAATTTTATAACGGAGAAATAAAAACAGCCATAGTAGAAAATGCTAACATTTATGCTGAAGACACTTCATTCACAGGAGCTTCTACATCAACAATTGTCTGGAATACAGGAACTTTCAATGCTGGTATTTTTGGCTGTGACATATTAAATCAACCAACAAGCTACCATACAGCAACTTGGAATGATGGTGAATTCAATGGTGGTGAATTTCAAACGAATGGTAAATGGAAAACAGGAATTTTTAACGGTGGTAAATTTATCTCTGGTTTTGGATGGACTTCTTCTTTAACTTCACAATCAGAATTTGGTTGGGAGGACGGAGAATTTAATGGTGGTGAGTTTGGAAATGCAAATTTAGGCACAAATTCAATTTGGTATACCGGTGAGTTTAATGGTGGTAAATTTGTAGGAAGAATTTGGAATGACGGTGTGTTTACATCCGGAGATTTCTTAGGGTCTGCAACATATGCAGCAGTCGGTGGAAATAATCCAGATGGAATGACAACGTCAAATGTCGACTATTTTGTTGACTCATTTACAAATGAATATTACGGAAAATGGTTATCAGGTATTGTCACAAACAACAAAGATGAATTTATTAAGAATAAAAAACTATTTACCAAGCAGATAAGATCTATACAGATAAAAAGGCCATTAAGTATTGCAAACTTCAAAAAAATGCTTTGGCTTGGTGGAACCTTTAGTCATCCAGGGGGAAATTTTTATAGCAGTGCATGGTTAGACGGTAATTTCTTAAAAGGAAAGTTCGAATTAAGTTCGTTTAATCCCTATGTGAAAAGAAATGGTTCACCTAGTCAGAGTTTTAATCTAAATGATGATATCTCAACTGGAGAAGGAAGTTGTCTATGGCAAGATGGAATTTTCTCAGAAAGTGAGTTCTATATTTCACAATGGAATACAGGTAAGTTTTTATCTGGAACAGCCTACGGTATGGTATGGAAAAACGGAACAAGTAACTATATGAATGCCTACAATATATTCTGGGACAACGGAACTTGGAGAAACGGAAACTGGTTTGGTTCTTATATTGGATACAACGGAACAATTGATTCAGATTTTAATAGACAAATATTACTAAGAGGTATGTCATATAGTGGAACGTCTTCTACTCATTTTTGGAATGTATTTGAAGAGACTCAAGCTAATATGGTTGTAGAGAATATGATCGGATCACAAACAGTAAATCCATTAAGTCTTTCTGCTGTACCAGCTAGTCATATAACTTCCGACAGAAGATTAAAGAATATTTTAAAAGTTCATGAAATAGTGAATGGTATAAACGTTTATGATTTTGAATATATATATGAACCTGGACAAGTATACAGAGGAGTTATAGCACAGGAATTGTTAGAAACTAAATTTAAAGATGCTGTAATTTTAGTTGATGATACTTACTTGGTCGACTATAGCAAACTTGAAATAGAATTTAAAAAAATTAACTAAAAATGCCTTGGACATCGACTTCGGTAAGTTTTTCTGGAAATTTTCACTGGACTTATAATACATCATTGACACCAGACCAATTAGTTCGTTCTAGCAATGGATCATCAACAATGGGTAGGTTGACTTTTAGAAAACCTGGAACAAGTGCAGGAACATATCAAAATTATCAATTTAAATCAAATAAGACATACATCTGGAAAACTTATGTTAGAAATTTCAATTCAGCATCTCAAAGTGGATACGGTCTGATACCAACATTTCCAAAAAGAGCACTAAATATAACACCGCCTTATAAATACGGATCGACTTTTTCATTTCGAGGTGCATTTTATATTGAATCATTTACCAACTACGGAGTTGCAACAAATTCAAACACTTTACCGTATTCTACTACTAATACAAGTGATAATTGTTTGATTTTTATAGATAGACCATCGAATGATACCGTTACTAAAGATATGGTAATTTACTCAGCTACTTTTTCGAATTTCGAGACGTCAGGTATAGTAGAATCAAAACTTTTAGAAATAGACTATCTTATACAAGGATATTCATTTGCAACCGCGTCATCACCAAGCTCACCAACAACAGATGATAGAAGATATGAAGGTTGGAGATTTGATGAAAGTGATGAGTCTTTTCATTATGTTCATCAAAGTAAAAGTGGAGCAAGCCAAGTAAGACTTCCTTTATCGTTAGCTATTTCACAAACCGGGGATTTAAATTCGTTTGCACAGTCAACCGGTAATGGATTGACTTACACAGGTGTGACACATAGTAATTTTATTAGTAGATATGTTTCGAGTGAGGTGTTTAATCTTATTGTAGAAGTCGATATTTATGGATCATCTTATATCAGAGTTTATTTGTGTGACTCAGAACCACCAATTACTACCTCACCTACAATATTTGACCAATTCTTATCGACATCACAAAAAATTGGCGAACTAACGGTTTCAGACTCTATAGTAAATTTTTATAATCTCACTGGTGAAAAGTATTTAGTATTTACAAGTGAGTATAAAAATACAATTGGATATTATCAAAACTCAATAAATAAAATACAAATAATTGAGGGTTATTCGGATACTGATAATAATGAGCAGTTCTTACTCACAGATAGTGACCAATACTTTGAACCAATCACTTTAAGTCCAATCGGTTCATCTACTTATTCAACATACAGCGTAATCATAACAACAAATAATACTTATCACGAAGTAGGTAATGAAATTTTTGGACCAACAGGTTCGACAGGTTCTTTTGGTGGATTCTTTACTTCACAATTTGGAACAGTTTCAAACCTTAGCTATCAAATATCAAAAATAGGTAATGGTAAATTTAATTCAGGAGTTTGGGAAAATGGTGTTTGGAATAGTGGATTAAGAATTGATGATGCTGTTTATGAATTTGACAATGTAGAATTAGCAATAAAATTATCTACTAGAAATATAGTATGGCGAATACAAATAGTAGGTTCAACCTTTTCTACTCCATATTTTGAAGTTGGTGATAGAATATCTATAAGTAATATTGTGGCAATAGATATAAACGAAGAAAGAAAATTATTGAAGAACTACTACACGGTCATTGCTAAAACAGATACAATTCTAGTTGTTGAGACAGAAAATAACTTTCCTATAAGAAGAATTGAAAAAGACTCAGACAATCATAAAATTTTAGTCACAAAAAATGTGTGGCTAAATGGTGGTTTCTTAAACGGATACTTTGAGGGAATATGGAATGATGGTCTATTTAGAGGATATCCTTATATAACAGAGATGTATAATTCTCATTGGATTGATGGAACATTTAACGGTGGACACTTCAATTCTGAGAGGCAATCATATACATTTATTGATACATATTATTACAATGGATACGTAGGATTGACATTTGGAGCTACAGCTCATGGTTTCATACCTGGCGATTTGATAAAAATTGACAAATTTGATAAAACTGTGAATTCAAGTTACGATGGAATTCACACTGTAACAGAAATTATTGACAATTATCTACTCATAACTGACAAAACATGGGAAACTTCAACAGCGACTGAGTCCGGAATTGTATATAAACAAGCCACAACCGGTTTAATTCAGAATTTCAAATTTTTTGACAACAATGTTGCAAATAAAACCTCACAAACATCTGTTAATCCAAAAGAAATTTGGAAATATAATTCTTGGATGGATTTAGTTTATAAAACTCAATCTTCAACAAATATTGGTTCTAATAAAATACTTTTTAATTCACAGAGTAATAATATAGACGAAGTTATACAACAACACAAATTTGGATTTGGAGACTACACGGCGATGAATTTATATGGATACATTACTGAGGATGTTTTATCAAGTGTGTCGCAATTTAGAGATATTGAAACTTTCTTTAAAAGAAACTACTCACTTGGAACAAAATATCAAATTTACCAAGATTTTTTAGGTGACATATCAGAGTTTAATAATTCCTTCGATTCTAATCCAGAGCTTGGTAACCTAAATAATTTTTATGCTGACGGATGGACTTACAGTTTTTCAGGAATATTAGCCACATATTCATATTTAAATAAGTATGTAAAAAGTAGAACAGGTGTTCAGAATTTTACTAGTTATGACTATAATGGCGGGTCTGCATATTTATCTCCAACTTTTAGTGCTAATAGTGGAGTTTCAATCTGGGGAACTGTTTCATTCAATTCACTTCAAGAGGATTCATTTGGACTTTTACTATCAGAAGATGTCGCAAACCAGAGCTTTGGTGTAAGTGTATCAGGTATTTATCAAATAAGTGTATCGATACCAGCTAATTTCTATACCGTAGCTTATGCACCGGGTATATCTAGTTTTTTAGATAATGACAGACTATTTATTTCAGGAAACTATTTATTAGGAGAACTCAGACTTGTGAAAGTTGCCAATAATAATAAAGCGGTTGTTACTCTTTCGAAAAAGATTATCAAAACTTCAGGTGGTGATTACAATACTGGAATTGAAAGTTATCCAGAGGGTCAGGATTACGCAGAATTTCAAAGAAACTTGACTCTTAACATAGATTGGAAAGGACAATTAGAAGAAAACGACAAAATAAAAGTTCTTTTTAGAGGAACTGAAACAGTAATTAGAAACTATAACTATGCTGGTCCGTGGAGAGGATCCGGATTTGAGCAAGGTCCTGGATTCAACGATAACATAACAGACGCCGCGGCTAGATGGAGATTTGGAACTGCTTCTACATTATCAATAAACAATCAAGGTGTTGATGAGTCTATAGGATTTAATATTAAAAGAACGACAAATAAAACACTTCAATATGAAAGTGATAAAGAGATATCATTCTTTACTTTAAATAACACAAATATTAATATTGAAAAAAATAGATATTCGATGATTGAGTTTGATATCATTCAACAACCACACTCAATTATGAATATTTTTTCTTATGGCTCTCAGAGTTTTGATATTCAATTTCACACAATTGATTTATATAACTTTACAAATTTTATAAATGAGGATGGTTCATATGGTCTTACACACGCTTATCCAGCTGGATATGATCCTACAGTAGAACCTTTTCAAAACTATCTTTCTGTTTATTCAAATGGTATCGACTACAAATATACAGGTGAATCTACTGTTAGAGAATTCTTTTATAATAGACCAGGTCTAGATTTAGGATTTTGGAACTTTAACACTCAGTTTACGGATAATGAAATTATAAAAGTTCATGAGGTTGATAACGTTAAGTTTTATGAAATAGATATGATACCATTCTTTCAATACACGACGGAGGACTATATAAATAAACAAATTCAATCTCCATTAGTTGGAGTAGCACCAATTATAGACTATAGTGACGTGAATTTTAACTTTATTGGAAATATACAAATTAGCCTTGATGGTATTTCTTTAAATCAATCAACACTACCATCTACTACAATTTTTGATTCAAGTAACACTACAGTAGCCCCTACGACTTCCTAAATAAAGGTAAATTAATTTTGGATAATTAACACATATCCAACTTTACCTGATTCAGACTTTGAGTGATGACCCATTGATTCAATTTTTGTCTCAGATCCAGTAAGTTTTATACCAGTAATTTTTTGTTTGCCAAGTATCCTCTTTTCGCCGTCACAAACAGAACATTTGTTGATTCCAATTTTACCTTGTCCAAAACAAAAACTACAGTCAAAGTTTTCAAATTTACCAGTTCCTTCACAAAAGTCACAACCATCTTCTGCTTCAAAAGTCTTTACTACTTCACCTTCTAAGTTTCTAACTATAATTTTAGAACTATTATCCTTTCCAGTTCCTGCACAACTTTTACATTTGACCCATCTCTCATATTCTAAAGTTCCATCAAATTCTTTATCAACCGATATTTTTATATTTAGAACTTCGTTTTTTACAAAATTTTTTAAGTCTTGTTTTTGTTTGTCATAATCATATTCAACATTGATATCAAAAAGCTCAAAGTATTCATTATAATTATTACCAAATTTACTTTTGAGGTCATAGTCTTTTCTCTCATCACCACAGAGAACATCATACGCTTCTGTTATAGAATTAAATTTAATAGGATCAACTTCTTTGTTTCTATCAGGATGATATTCAAATGATAGTTTATAGTAGGCTTTTTTTATTTCTTTTTCATTGGCGTTATTTCCAACACCAAGTATTGAATAATAGTTAATATTTAAATTCATATTTTGTTATATTTTCTTAAATTGTCAATTGCCCAAAGAGCCTGAAAGTTTGTGTAGTGATTTAATTTTATAGCATCTTCGTATGTCTTAGCTTGTGATATTGGTATTATATGATCTAAGTGCCATTGACCATAATTTTCAAAAGTCATCCCATTCGAAAAGGTTGATTGTATATAAATCATAAAATACCCCATGCTACAACCAATTATATCTGTAGTTTTGGTTTTCTTTTTGAAGTTTAAGCTTCTTATCGAAGATCTTATTGAATTTCTAACAATCCTGGTTAGTTTATAAATTTCATTATTGGATTTTTTATTAAGTTCATGTCTTCTTTTAATCTCATTAACTTTTTCTTTATTATTAGATACCCATTCTTTATAGATATGGTATCTTTCCTTCATCCATTTTTTATTATACTCACTTACTTTTTCTTTATTGAGAGATTTATATTCTCTATTATAATCTCTTAACTTTTGTCTATTATTCTCTCTGTATTTAGCAGATGACTTTTTTCTTCTACAATTCTTACATGATGATTCATCAACACTTTTTAAAAATAGATTATCATCCTTTTCAATATTACAATCTGGACATTTTTTCATATTTTTATATATTAAAAAATCTCCTCCTTTATCCTAAAAATTACTCAAATTCATAAAAGCCAATTTCTTTTAATTTTTCTTTCATCTCATGTTCGTCTTTTGTTAAGCCAACAATATCACAAACTTGATTAGATATACCATCAAATTCCTAAATCGTAAGTTTTATTACTTTGATTAGTAAACAAACTAAATAACTTTTTAATCATTACTTCTGTACTTTTTTTGAATGTATGCAGCTCTTTGTAGTTCATCTCTTCTTTTTACGCATTTCTTTTTGAATTCCTTTTTTTCTTTCAGAATTTTCATTGCTTTAGATTTGTCCCATTTCTTTTTTAAGACTTTTAGAGCTCTTTCAATTGGTTGTTTCGCGTTTACTTCTACTATTAACATACTACTTTTAATTTATTTTTTATAATTGTTTAAGTATATTTATTAAAAAATCTTTTGAATAATTTTCTATTATTTGTTTAGCAACATTTCTGTCTAATGGATAATACTTATTCTCTCTTATCCAGACAGTCAAAATCCACTTCTCACCAACTAAAGGTGGTTTACCACTATGCCAAGAGTCATCAAAAATGTTTAAATCACTGTCAACATTATTCCAGTAGATGCAATCACCAACATTTAGTCTCAAAGATATACCAGACTTATCAAATGAAGTTTCTCCACCAACTTCACATTGTCGTAAACAAATAATAAATGTTTTTAGACGCTGACCACCTAAAACAGACTCTACATAAAATTCACTTTCTTTTGAGAATGCGTCAAAATGAGGTTTAAATTCCTGTCCTGGACTATATTTAATCAGAGTTAATAATTCTTGATTCTCAATCGGTAGGTTAGAAATTTGAGAAATTTTGTCTTTTAGATCAAAAATAATATTTTTAACTGCAAAATCTTCAATGTTCAACAAATCTATATAACAATCATTAGATGTCCTCAATTCGGAATTACCAATCACTTTTGATTCAGAAAGTTTGTCTGAGTAATACTCAATTATTTTGTCACAACTACTAACATCTAAGAAGTTACTATCTACAGTATATTCAAAACTCATAATCATTCAAAGTCGGTTTCATAAACTACTTCCTCAATTGAGGTAAATACTTCTTTATTAATTTTCAAAATCTTATCAAACATTTCCTCACTCAAAATGGCATGATGAACTACGAATATGTTGATATTGTAGTCATTTGCAAACGATTTAAGTAATAATAAAATAGAGTCGATACCTTCTAAGTCGATTGAAGAAAAAACCTCATCTAAAAAAAGTATATTGATATGTTTTTTTGTTCTAATTAGTTTTAAGTAGGCAATTAAAATTGCAATATTAATCTTTTTTGTTTCTCCAGTCGAAAGCGAGTCGTGTTCAATTGCAACACCCAGGCTTTTGATTTCAGCAGTAAACGTTTCATCTAACTTTACATCAAATGGTAAAAGCATTTTCTTAACATTCTCAGATACAAAGTAGTTTATTGGCTTTATTATACCAGAAATAATAGCTTTCTTTACACCATCTTCACTTAAGATGCGATTTAATTCTTTATAGTATAACTCTTTTTCTTTACAAATCGTCTGACTTTCTTGTGAGATATTTTTTTTATCCTGTAACTCAATAATAGTATTTTGAAACTCTTGTATGTTAACAGAGTCTTCACCTGATTCTTTAGATTTTTTAAGATTTAGTTTTTCTATTTGAGTTTTATAATTCCTAAGTAGGTAATTTAAGTCGTTAAAGGTGGTTGTTGTCTTTTCAGATAAAGTCTTTAGCTTTTGTTGTTTTTCTTTAATTAACTTTATAGATTCTTCGATTGTCTTAAGTATAGATACAAATCCATCTTTTTTTTCTACTAATACCTGTCTTAGTGAGATAAAGTGGTCAGAATTAAAATCTGTTCTACAAGTGGGACATTTACCTGAATCATATAAATCAATTTCTCGTTGTACATTTTTAATATCATTCTGTGTATTGATATATTGACGTTTTTCAACTTCAAGTTCCTCAGTAAGTTCATTTTCTTTATCTTTAATTTTTTCTACTTTTTCTTTTAGTGCTTTGTAGTCTTCTTTTTTTGAAGACATCTCGTTCATCAGTTTTTCTATCTCAGATTGAATATTCTCTTTTTCTTTCTCAATCGCCTTTTCAATAGACTTTTTGATAGATTCAATAGAATCTTCTAAAGTTCTAATTTCAGAGTCCAATGAGGCCATCCTGACCTTATTATTTTTGTTTATATCTTTTAAAATACCATTCAGTATGTTGATTACTTCTAAGTTGAAAAGTTTATCAAGTAGTAATTGTTTTTCTTCATTTGTTAGTGATATAAAGTTTTTAAAATCATTTATAGACATTGAAATAAAAGATTTGAAAGTTTCTATATCCATACCAATATATTTTTCAATCTTCTCATCTATATTAGCTTTACCTGCTCTTTCATTGACAACTCCATTTTCAACAAGCTCTAATACATTAGGTGAAATACCTCTTTTAACTTCAACTTCAGTTGAGTTTGAAATAAATTTTATACGATTTAAAAGTTCTCCATTTATACGGTTTGGTAGTGTAGAAAGCTTGTGCCATTTTTTCGTCTTACCTGATTTGACTTTACCATAAAGTGTATATTCAAATGACTCTAAGAGAGATGATTTACCATTTCCATTTTTACCAACGAGTAAAACTAATTCACCACTTTCAGTGTTGAGTTTTACAATTTGTTCATTATTTCCAAAAGATTTATATCCACGGATTCCAATTTCACTAATTAGCATTAATAAGTATTATTTTTTACTTATATCAAAAAAAAAGTAAATTGTTATTTATTTACGACTTGTATTTTATAGATTTTAGGATCAAAGTCATTTACAATGTTAATCATTTCATCATAGGGAACAATTTTTTCGATTATTCTAAGCATCAATCTTGAATAACCTGACCAATCCTCAATTTGACAACCAAGTTTCTTTTCAAGCTTACTATCCGGTGTAAGGGCAACTACTGCTTCTTTGTAATAAAATATTGTTTCATAAAACTGTTCTTGATAAGCAAGTGTCATAAGAACAAAAATTCCATCGTCCAGTTTGCCAATATACTCAATGATATCAAAATTTATTTCTTCCATTAAGACAAAATAGTGTCAATTTTTTCTGACCTGATTTCTTTTAAGTAACCTGATTGACTTAGTGTGTTAAAAATCGATTTACCGACTGATACTCTATTACCACCATCACAAAAACAGTGCATCATTTCCATGTAATAACGATGTATCTGCTCTTTTTCCAACTTATCTTCAATTATGTTGACTTTTTCTAAGTCTAAATAGTAATTATCAATTTTCATATCATTAAATTATATCATCAATTATGAACTCTAACTTCTTGAATCTCTCATCTGTGTCAGTGAATATAATTTGAATTTTATCAATATCTTTAAATTCTTGAGCTTTACCAGTGACCTCGTTAATCATAACATCTTTTTTGTAAATGATATCAATTCCAGGTTCTTCCCCTAAAAATCTTCTCATATCTTCTTTGATTTGAGATAATTTCCAATCGTCTTTTTTAAAATCAATTTTTGAGATATACTCTCTGATTGCCATTTCTTTTAATGAATTCATAAAAATAAATTTATTTTTTTATTATATATTCAAAAATCACCTTTGTCTAAAAAATAGGTATTTTGTTCACTAATTAATTTAAGATTATTATGAATAGAAGTGCAATGTTTTTTAAACATTTTTACATCTTCATCTGATAGGTCAAACCACTCACCATTTATTTTTTTTGGTTTATAAATACGATGTAACATTGCTTCTATTTTTGTTCCCCATCGAGATTCAAAACTATCTACTAAATAGATCTCGGAAGCATTTCCAGTCTTAAATTCTTTAATTCTTTTTTCAGGTGTTCTTCTTGTAAATCCAATTTTATGTAATTTTTGACCACTTATTTCAGAACAAACTAAATAAATTGAAATCATTATTTATCCTTTTTTTGTTTTACATCAACTTTAATTTCAAGAGGTTCTTTTGGTTTATTACCCTGTGATTTAACAAAACCATCAATGCTATTAGCACTTCTACTAATATTTGTCAGTAATTTTACTACTTCGTCCATTTTTTGGGACACATACAAAATCTCATTCTTTCTTTCAAGATCCGCTGACAATTTTTTCTTTTTATCATCTCTAACAGTAAATAGCTCTTTGGTTTTTACTGGAGATACACGTTTTTCAGGATCAAAATTACCAGTAGATAATTGTTTTGTTATGGACCCTAACTCTGATAAGTTTTTCAATTTCAACATTTGAAGAGCCCTACCGAGTTTCATTAAAGCCGTTGCCATTGCATCATAACCTCTAGCAAGTGTAATCATTTTACGGGTTGTTTGAGAAATAGGATCTCTTCCAAGTGCCGATTCAAAGGCTGAACCCATCCTACCAAAGAATGTTGTTCCTTTTCCTTCTATTTCAGCAATTCTTTTGACTACATAAGTGAAATCAATTAAATTTTGACCTACTTTTCTCATGAAGAATGGATCTACTTTCATTTCGAATGCTTTTCTACCACTAAGAATTATATTTGCAACTTTGACAAGTCTAAATGCATAATCAGCCACTATATCATAGCTTCCAAAGCCAAAAAATGAAAGACCTCTACTCATGCTTTTTAAGAAACCACCACCATCGAGTCTTTCAAGCATTAAAACTGTTTTTGCATATGTTATGATAGAACCCGAAGGAGCTAACATAGACCTACTCCATCTTAATACACTACTGGCAACTGAAGAACTAAATAATTTTCTATTTCTGTAGAAAATTGCAGCAACAGTTGCCATTTGAATTGAGACATCTCTTGGTAGTGTCAAATCTTTCCTTTCTTTAACTTTTCTAGTAGTAGATGATGATCCAATACCGAAGAATCCGGAATTAGTGGAAGTAACTGTTTTCTCTGTAACAAGCATCTTATCTAACTGTAGTGCTAATTTTGCAAATCCAATAATATTTTTAGAAATATTTTTAATGAAATTAGGACTTAAAGTAACAGTGAATGCTTTTCTATTGTTATATAAAACTGCCGCTGTCATCGCCATCGACGCGGCACCATCAGCTACTCTACCCGCTAAATCTCTAAACATAGCAGTGCTTAAACCACTATCCCAAATCATATTGAATATTTCTAAGAATGACTGAATACCGGTTTTTATACCCTGACCCCATTGTTTGGTTGGAAAAGCGGTATATTCAACGCCACCAATTGCACCAGCGACATCTCTTATACCATAAGCAATCTGAACCATAGCATATCTCATCTGGTCGATAACTTCTTCAGCACTGTCTGAGAACCAACCCGAAGAATTTTTAAACATATAATCGAATACCGGAGCAAACGCTTTGATAGATTCACCGACTCCTTTACCCCATTTCTTAGAAGGAAAGTTCCCACCAAAGTCTACATCACTCTCTGCAAAAATCTTAGCAGCTGCTACAATACCTTTACTTATGGCTACTATACCATAGACCATATCATCTACAACATCCTGACCGGTAGTAAACCAGCCTGTGTTTTCGTTAAGTGCGACAAACACTGGTGCAAAAGCTCCTATTGCTTTTCCAACTCCAGTAGCCCATTTCACAGGAGGACCATTCTCAAATACTGCTTTATTTTTTGCAAAGTAACCAGCGGCCGCTACAATACCTTTCGCCACAATTCTAATCGCTCTGGCAAAGTCATCAGGTCCAACTCCACCTGATCCAAAAGCCTCAAACACAGCATTTCTAACAAGCATTGAGTAAACAGGTGAAAACGCACCTATGGCTATAGCCACACCTTCGGCCCATTTTTTTGTGGGACCTCCGGTATATTTACCCTTACTTAAAATAAAACTTACCTCAACTATTGACCAAGCAATACTCGCTAACATACCTCTACCTGTCTCAAATGGATCAGGACCACCAAAAAAACCTGATATAGCAGCCGCAATACCAACTGCACCAAGAATTAAAATTATAGGAACAAACAACGCGTAAAGAGTGGCAACTCCCATGGCCCACTGACCAAAGTTAGCATTGTATTTACCTTGTCCTAAAATATTCGCCACCTCGACTATGGTATTAGCCACAGTTAGTATCATCGGAAGACCAACCCAGAAGAATGGATTTATCACATTAAGACCTAAAGCGATTGCACCGATTGCAAAAGCACCAAGTGCAGCTCCAACCTGAATAGTCCATTTAAGTTTTGGATATTTTCCATACTTACCCGCGTTCAAAATCATTGATGTCGCAACAATAGTTGCTGAAACAAGTAAAATCGCTGCTAGACCAGCTAAGAATACCAAAGCTTGTGGTCCAAACACAGCCGAACCTAAAGCCAGAGCACCAATTGCAAAAGCCCCTAATGAAGCAGCGACTCCAATTGCCCACTTAAGTCCTGGATAATTTTTATATTTACCGATATTTAATATAAGTGATGATACCGCAATGACACCTGCTAAGATTAAAATAACAAGTCCACCTTTTAGTGCATCAACTGGTTTTAGAACTTTACCTATGATCTTAGTCGCAAAGGCGTAAGCAACAAATATAATTGCTGTTACTAATCCAAAAACTAACAACTTTAGTATCATACCAAGTGTGAGTTTGTCAAATGATGATTTAAACTTGGCGAATATAAAAGCTGACAACGCCAGTGATAGTGCCATCAAAGTAAACAACACCGGTAGTAGAATTACTTGTTTAAGAGACAATTTACCTAAGAATTTTGAGGCAAAAGCCACTATAAAAACTACTACACCCATAGCAAACCCTAAGAAAAGTATTCTTAATATTGTTCCATAACCTAATGCATCAATTGACTTTTTAAACATAGGTTTAGCAAATATAAATGCTGAAAGAGCCAAAGCTAATGACATAGTCGTCAAGAAAAGAGGTAGTAGTAAAACTTCTTTTATACTTAATTTACCTAATTTATTAGTTGCCATAGCCATTAAAAACGCAACAACACTTATACTAGCTCCTAAAAATAATATTTTGAATATTGTGCCATATCCAAGTTTATCAAACGAAGATTTGAATTCTGAAAATATCGCAGCAGAAAGTGCGATAGCTAATGCAATAGCAACCATCGCAATAGGTAATAGTAATATAGCAACTGGATTTGTTTTTTCTAATGAGTTTATCAGTTTCGCAATACCTAACGATACAACAGCAAACATACCGGCGATTAATATTGCGGTGATTGCTTGCATAAATCCGATAGGTTTAATCTGGTTTAAAGCGTGAGATGACCATGTGATACCTTTAGCAATCATAAACATTATCAGTGGTAGACCTAAAATAATTGCAAACATTTTACCCATTCCAATTGAAGTAGTCTTAAAACCAAAACCTCCACCACTCGCCTGTTGTGAGGTTGTTAAAGACGTAATCAAACCAGCGATACCTCTAGCGACTATAGCAAACATTACACCAATCAAAATTGCAGTCAATGCTTTCGGGATTGATATAGGTGTAATTTGTGCCAAAAATTTAGATGACATCATAATCCCTATTGACATAGAGACCATAAGAAGAGGAAGCATCACAGCTGCTTTTAGAACTGTTCCAAATGACATACTTTGCGTCTTCATCTTCATACCTCTGAACTCCACATCCTGAGATGTTGTCATCGCAGCAATTAATTTTGATATAGCCGGAGCTACTAAAGTGAAGAGTAGAGCTATTGAAGCAGCGGTCAAAATTTGAGGTATAGTTATTGGTTTAATCTTTGATAATAACCAAGAAGAAACCATAATACCTAAAGATGCGATGACCATTATCGCCGAAGTAATTGCAGCTTCTCTTATAGTCATTGGTCCACCAGTTGCGCCCGTAATTTTAGCTACTCTTTCAAACGCAAAAGCTACTAACATAATACCAATTCCAAGTGCAATTACGGAAAGAATATTTACTTTACCTACAATTTTAAATGCTAAACCTATTGCTAATACGGCTATTGCGATTAATAAAATAGTTGCTACACCTTTTTTGAGTTGAGATTCTTTCTTAGGATCTCCACCTTCCATAGGTTCAGTTTTTTTATCATCATTTTTTTGTTTACAAAGACCAATTATGGTTTGTTGATTTTTAAGAATCTCTTGAGTATCAGTTTTTATAGATTTAATTTCAACACTTATTTGTTCCAAAGATTTACCAAAATCTCCAGATTGTAAGGCAGCACCCGTGTCTGACTTCTTTCCATCATCTTTCTTCTGTAAAGCCTCAACTAATGCTTCCAGTCCGAGTGATAAGTTATCTAATGCTGCTAATAATTGTTTATCCATAAAAAACTTTTAGTATTCACAACTATATATTAAAATCAACATACTCTTTAGAATATATAATTAGAAGGAGAATGATTAATTATGAAAATAAAACGACTTATTAAATATTATCTTTTAGGTGAATCTCTAAAAGAAATAGAAATGAATAGAATTCTAGATAAAATATCAAAAAAAGTAAAACTTACTGACAGAGAAAAGGGATTCTTAGAACTTTATAATCTAACAGTAACTAAATCAGAAGATAAAGATTGGATGATGTTATCAAAAAGTGCAACCTCAACAAAGGTAAAAGAACTAATCGACTCAAATAGAAAAGTAATTTGTGACTTACACGATAGAAATGGAAAAATAGGTCTTCAAATTATAAATGTTTTAGATAGCATAGAAGAAGAATTCTCAATTTTAGAACTCAAAGGTGAAGAAAATCACAAATTACAGGATAAATTTCTTTACAATTTAATATATAGTGTAAAGAAAAATGAATATTCTCTACAAGAACACGATGAGTATTTCGAAAAATTAACCGTAGAAGGTGGTGAAAATTAAAAAGTATCAAAATTTTATCTCTGAAGAAATATCAGGAACCGAGTTAGTTGGTCCAGTAGGACCGGCGTATGGTGAAACGAGAACTCAGAACAAAACAGTAAATAAGTCTCACACATCTCTTGTTGGAGTAGAAGATAGAAATAATCCAAATTCTCAGAACAGTCTCACAAGTGATCTTTTCTTTGAAGATGATTACAATAAAATACATAATGATTATCTGAAATCCGGTGGAAATCAGAATCAACTTACAGGTAACAAACAAGATGATATAGCTATAATGTTAGATTTTTTACAAGAAAACTAACTTTTTATATATAATTTGATAAAAACAGAAATCAAAATTTATGAGTAAATTAATTAAACTAAACACAAGTGAGGATAAAGCCCTTTTAAACGATATCTTAAATGATGAGTTAATAGTAATTGAAGACATACAGGGTTCTAAAATCTGGATTAAATGGGATGGTCAAAATTTTGAAATAAGACCAAAGTCAATAACGAATGAACCAATCAATTTAATCGATTTAGCAATGCAGAATTACTATAATCCTGTCACTAAATTCTTCTCAGAATTAGATGATAGAGTTAAAAGTTTACTTAATCGTAAGTGGTGGTTTTGTTTTGAGTATTTTCCTGATGAACAACCGGCTAATATTGAATATTCTAGAGTTCCAAAGAATCATTTAGTATTGAGTTCTATAAATAAAGGTGGTAAATTTGAATTTAATATTGAAGAACTTGATGAATACGCAAGATTATTTGATGTAGATTTGATTCCAGTTATTTATCAAGGTCAATTGACCGAGACTATGAAAGAAGCAATTATCTACTTTCTAAACACATCTGAAGAAGATTTAGAGTATGTTTTTGGTGATAAATCATTTTCTTACTTTTTTTACAAAATATTGAATCCAATTTCTGAAAACTCATTTTTGATGGAAGAAGATTTTCAACAGAATTTAGAAAAATTAATAATTCGAAGTTCAAAAAGAGATATATCTTTCGAGTTACTGAATCCACTATACAAAAGAATGAATGACTCAAACACAACTGAGTTTGTTGAAATCTACACACTAATACTAATTAATTTCTTAAATTTCTGTCAATCAGTGCAATTAGAAAGTGTGAAATTAAAAGGTGATACAAAAGAAGAGATGTATATTTACTTAATTTGCAAATTATTCAATATTTATGTATCAGAAGTAAAAGAAGACCTACTTAATTTTGATTTTGTTGTTCCGGAATTTTTTGATAAAGAAAAATTTAAAATAAACACTGAGTTAATTAAAAATAAATTGACTAAAGATTATCTTAAAGAAGATGATAAACTTGAATACATCTTCAAAGTAATTTTAGGCTCATTTAACAAGAAAAGAAAAAAACCAATTGGTATCTTTACAGAAAATACCGTAAAACTATTTAATAAATTTGTTGATGATATTGAAGTCTATTTAGGTCGATATCTAAATAAAATTCAAGAAATTGAACTTGGAAGAGCTGGATTGTTAGACTTTGGTGATTTCTTTGACATTCAGTATGATACAGATGCAGAAGGTCAGGTTTATCCAGATGTTTATGATGAGTTTGAAAAAGAAGAAGAAACTGGTAAAAAGAAAAAAGGTAAAGGTGGTAAATTTCCAGTAGGAGCTCCAACTAAAGAGGCACCATCTAAAGAAACACCTACTAAGTAATGAACTCAATAAATCTAAATATGACTTCACTAGAAGTTAAAGCAGAGTTAAGACCCTTAAAGTGCGAATGGACACGTGAAATGGCTAAAGATTTACAACATCATAGAGATGTGGATATGAGTTCCTTTGAACTGTTTATTGCAAAACAAATAAGAGCTAATAATCGCAAAAATTCAATCAAAAATATATTTCTTAATTAAAAACCATATCTTCTATTCCATATATAAATTATATGAGAATCTCAAACGAATTAGAGTCAGTATACCGTTCCACAATCACTCAAAAGTTAGACAAAAAAACTAAATCTCTACAATTTTTACCAAAAAGTTTAGAAGAAATCAGTAAGAAAAAACATTTCTATTTTTCGGAAAAAAAACTGAAAACAGCTTATATTATTGACATCGTTCATAATATGATACTTAAGTACTACTTCAAAAAAGAAAACAAATTTACGATTAATGCGACTGTTTTAAAACAGAAATATGGACACGAGTATAAAGCTTATGTTGATTTTTTGATTTATAAACAAATTATAAAAATGAAATGTAACTATAAAGCAGGTGTTACTTCTAGAATTTATGAATTAAATCCAATAACTTTTAAACAACCAATAAGTCGAGTAAAAAATGACGATAAGGTTCTTTTAAAAAAATATAAGAAAAAAATATACGACACAATAGATTTTGTTAAAAAAGATGACTCTTCAATTCAACCAGAAATTAGAGAAAAATTAATTTCAGACCTTTTTAGTGTTGATATTGACTTTCAAAGAAGTATATTCTTTTTGAATTGCTTGAAAAAAGAAGATATTGACATATATAATAGAAATATCTATTCGGTAGAGTCTATTAACGACAAGCACATATTTTATCACTTCGATAACTATGGTAGATTACATACAAATTTTACAATACTAAAATCATTCATTAGAAAAAACTGTTTACTAATTGATGGAGAAGAAACTTGTGAGATTGATATCAATAATTCACAGCCTCTTTTTTTGTGCAAGTTGATACAAGAAAGTGAAACTAATTGGGTGAATAAAGATGAATTTGATTTCTTTAGAAATTTAGTAATGAATGGTAACTTTTACCAGTATTTAATTCAAATTACCGGTGAAAAAGATAGAAATAAAGTCAAAGAAATGACCTATAAAGTTCTTTTTGGTCACAATAGAATAAACTCAAAATCTGATAAAATATTTTCACAGTTATTTCCAACAATACATCATTTTATTAAGCTTTATAAAAAAGAATGGGGTAATCATAAAATAGTAGCTCATGACCTACAAAGAGCAGAGTCAAATTTAGTCTATAACAAAATTATTAAAAAGATAATGTTACTACATCCAGAAATAAAGATTATCACAGTTCATGACTCAATAATATTTGCAAAAAAATATAGACAAATTGTCCAATCTATTTTTGACTATGAATTATCAAATGAATTTAATTTAAAGTAAATTCAAAATTTAATATATAATTTGTGATAGATTTAAACAGTCCTAGATTATCTTTTATTCTAATTTCATCTAATTCTTTAGATGATATGATGTCTATATTGTGGGCAAAAAACTACCAGATTATTCCTATCAAAGGATACTATAAAGGTCAGTATGAGGACTCTGCAATGGCTTTTGCTCCTGTTGATAATGATGAGCTAAGAAAGGAATTAATATTTTTATTAAATCACTTTAAACAAGAATGTGGATTTATTAAATACTTTGGAGAAACTGACGTAACAAAAGTTTTTGCAGATGGTTCTGAAAAACCAATGGGTATAACTCTCTACAATACAGATGAAGAAAATATATCCTATCTTTATAACGGTATGAGTTTTTCATTTGTTGAAAAAGTAAGATATTGGAAACCTACAAAATTAGAAGATTTTAAAGTAGGAATGTTAGTTGAATATCTAAACAATAATAAGTGGTATCAGAAAAAAATTGAAGATCCAAAGAGTGACTGGGATAGTATGTTCAAGCTACTGACTAAATACGATAAAGTAAGAGTAGCTTCAATTTAATATTGTAGACTATCATATGTCTGTAGTAATCTCTGTGACAATTGTTCTTTTTGTTCTTCTGTGAGCTCCTGACTAAACTCATCTTCAAACCACTCAACTAACTGGTCAGCAACTACTTCTTCAGCCTCACCAGAACCGTGTTCATCATACCATTCTCTTTTAGTCTCGTATTCGTATCCGCCTCTACTAATTTCTTTGAGGTTTTCATCATCAACCCAGTTTTCGATTTCGTCATCTACTTTATTTTTAACATCATATTCAGGAAAATGGTGTTTTATCTTAGCCATCGTGAAATCAATGTCAAAGTCTCTAAAATTTTCATATTTTTTTAATACTCTCATAGTTGAAAAAAATCTTTTAATGATTTAAGGAAATTATTTATTTGTTGAATCTCTTGTTCATTTCCTTCCTCTAATATATATTTAATAGTTTCATTTTCAGAAACATATTTATAAGCTCTTAATTTGTCACCATATTCAAATTCACCAAGAGATTTACCGATATATCTTTCTAAGTCTTGTTGTAAACCCTCTGAAGTTTCCCATCTTTCGAATACATCTGAATCATCTTCATCATTATAATCTAATTCTTCTAAATCTGTAGTATCTAAGATATCAATTGATTTTTTGACAGAATCACCGAATCCTTCTCTATATACCCAACTGTCATCACACATGTCTAATATATCCTGAGCGGTTTTGTTAAGGTGATTGATTCGTCTTTCGGTTTTATCTTTAACAGTTGCCCAAAGAGAAGTAGTAAGGTCTTCAAATAAACCAAACATTGAATAGTCATCATCAGAGTCAATTCCAAATTGATTGTCATTGTAAAGTTTATTTTCATAATCTTTTACTAAGTCAAGTAACTCATCAAGACCACCTTCACCAGTCAATTTTGAATCTATGAAAGATTTCAAATCAGATTGAAAATCTTCACTATTAACAATTTTTGTATCATGATAGTAATGTTTTTCATGAACATCAATTACCTTATTAATAGCATTCTTACATCTACCAACAGCTACCAAAAAATCAAATTCTAAGTCTTCATTTTCTGAATTGGATTTACCCCAGAATTCCTCATATAGTTTAATAGTTCTCATTTTTTATTTTATTTTTAAATGTATATAAAGCCAAAATGATTCTGGTTTAACGCTAATCAATACTTTATTAGACCATTTTTTTGTCATTAACCAATTTGTAAAATTGTTTTTGATATTTTGATATTCACCTTCATCAAGTTTTCCATTATCCCAACGACCAACTCCGTAGTATCCAAAAGTTATAACTCTATCTCTCAACATAGGAGTAAGTTTTTTTTCAAAATAACCAGGAGTAAAAGTCTTCATATCTAGTTTAATCTGACCTATTGTCAAAATATCTAAATAATTTAGATTGACTATCTCTTTCTTTAAGGAAGAGGCCGATTTTGATTCTAAACTTAGAATCCATTTTACAACTGATTGTGATAGTTTAAATTGACCAATTGGAAATCTCATATCATATTCAATACCATATTCAAACTGACCAGAACAATTTAGTCCAAAATATAAACCAAGTTCATTCTTACCATAGTCTATTAAATGAGTATATCTATCTAAACTTCTAAATCTTGCAAATATTTGTCTAACGAATTCAGAATTTAAATTCTGAAAAGAATAATAAAGTAGAAAATCTTCAGGACATAAAGACCAGTTAGGATTTGATTCTTTCAGACCCAAAGCTGTAAGTGACTTTAAAAATGAATTAAAAATACCTTTACCAGCTACACTCACTTCAGATTGAACCTCAATTGATTCACCCAATAACTCAGTTGTATCAGTAGAAGGTGTGACTACAGGTTGTTTATCCTGTATACCATTTTGTAGATAGTTTTCTATTTGAAGTTTTATTTCAAGTTTTGCTCTATCGTCTAATAAATTTACCGCATTTACTAAATCAATTGTTGGATTAATATCCTCTCCACCATATAGTTTATTATGATCATCAATATATCTATTTACAATATTCAATATATATTCATCTTCACAAAGTGATTCTATCCACTTACCAAAAGACTCGAAATCTTCAACAGATTCGGAAATAAATTGTAAATATCTTTTTATCAACATAGTCTATATATTAATTATAAATTTTGAAAGTATTTCAAAATTCTTTTACTTAGTCTGACTCTTGGATCTTCTTCATCTCTACCAAGGTCTTGATAACTCAAAATAAATCCAAAACTTAATAACATTCTATCAAATTTGAATTCTTCTGACCAGTGTTTATATAATGAGGCCTCAAAGCAGTATAAATCTTCTTCATCAATATTTAAAATATCTTTGTCTACATAAAAATCATAATTCTCTGATTTTAGACTAATATTACATTTATAATTTATAAAACCATCAACAGTAGCATCATAATGTGGTCGGACTTTTCCACCAGAATTCATTTCAATTATTTGAAAAAAAACTCTATTTTGAGGTATTTCAATTGTCTGTGAAATCCTCTCAATAACACTATAGATTACACCAGGTATCTCTTGGTTGATAACATTGTTACTTGATTGAAATTTACAAATTTCTATTGTTTCTTTTGTTTTAGAAACATCAAACATATAAGAATTTCCTTTTAATTCTTTACGAACCTCTTTGATGTGATTATTTGTCACTACCTGATTTTCTATAGATAGTGAATTTATCCAATTAATAATTTCCGTCTTTTCATCTGAAGAGATGAATTTTTTTATTACTTTATGATTTTTAGATTCCATTTTGTCAAGAATTCTTTTGGTCCTGATATTTCCATAGTAGTTATTTCTGCCTTACTTAATAATTCCTGAGCTTTCTTCCCATCGACTACCATACTACAAAATCTGTGTGTTACTGGAAGTTCTCCAGATTCTGAACAAGGTATTGTTAAGATATTATCTCTTTTCATTTTTTCTCTCACTTGTTCTAATTTAGACTCCTCACATAATATACAAATTCTCATACATTTATTTATTTTTTTAAAAGATTTCTTATTTCTCTAGCTTCAATTAGCGTCATTGGTTTTCTTTTTGAAAAATCTACAATTTCTTTCAAATCTTCGATTGAGTATGAATTTAATAATAGTTCTTTAATACTTTCACACTCATGATAAGTCATGAGTAAAGCTTCTGATATACTATCGCTCCATGTATTATCTTCAGATGAAACTAGAAATTTATTATCCGATCTTCTTTTTATTAGTTTTACCATTTTTGTCATTTATTTTTAATCATTGAATACTTCAAATGTTAGTTGATTTTCTTCAACAAATTTTCTTTTAAGACCAGCCTGCATAGTCAAAACAATATTTCCGTTATCAATTGAATAAGTCCCAAGATGGCTTGTGTCTGGATCTGTGTTTAGAGATGTGACTACTTCTGATAGATCATTAGAAGTCAAATTAGAGTAAAAAGTAGTAATTAGTTGAGAATCTCTGAGTAAATTTATTGATGTATTGACAATTGGATAAGAACTAGAGACAGTGCCAGTTATTGTTATTGGAGTTGTATCTAAATCTTGTTTAAGATAAATTTCAACTGGAGTGTAGTATAGTCTATCACTCAAATAATCTACAGCTCCATAATCGTATACGTTGAGAATTATTGAATCATCTTTAAAAGACAAACTGTATATTTGAATCCACATTTGTAATTGTTCGGTTGTCATGTAATTCCAGTTATTTTTCTCTTGAGTGGAAACCATAACTTTATTTCTTGGAAAACTATTATAAACTGGACCAAAATCCTCATGAAAAGCTACATAGTAACCTTCCCCACCAAAAGGTGTTTTGACCCAAGATAAATTAAAACCTAAATTGTTCTCTAAAACTTCAACAACAAGTGTTCCGCTTGAAATAATTGTAGAACCATTAGAAAAATTTGTTGGATAGCTACCATTCGCTATAAATACACAACCTGTTTGATTTATTGTTCCAGAAGTGACTGTAGCAATATTACTAAAATCATCACCAGACACATAATTAGATATTGTGTATTCCTCACCAATTATTAAAGCGTAGTCAAAAAAACTCATATCAGTGCCAGTAATTACTTCTGTCTGGGTTAGTAGAGCCTTATAACTAGAAATACTATATGTTCCATCAGTGACAATAAGACCACCATCTACTCTAAGATTTCCACTAAGAGTTAGATCACCGGAAAGTGTCTGATTAGCTAAATTATCAACGATATATTTTCTCATTCTATTTTTTAATTTTTATTGGTTTATATTTATAATTGTTAACACATCATTCTCATCATAATAAGATAATCTATCTAATCCATTTGAATTTTTAAAAATATTACAACTATAATCTTCATAGACAGATGGAGTTCCTGAAACAGAAAGAACAGTCAATGTCAAATCAGTTTCACCACCAAAAGAAGCAGAAGCTATTGTAAGAGTATCATTAACAGAAAATCCAATTCCTGACGCACTGATAATAACCTGTGAGACAACACCGGATGAAACTTGTACATCAAAATATGAGTTTATACCAGAACCACCTGTTGCACCAACCGCCAAGTGTAATGTGTCAGGTGAAGCCGTGGCCGAGCTCCAAGTTATTGACGTGACTGTATTGTAATATGTAAGAAAATTATATTCATTAAGATTGTGAATTTTTACATCATTGTTTCTAAAATAGTCACCAATTTCGTTGCCATTGAAAAGATCTTGAATAAAATTATTATAAAAATATTCCCCTACTGTATTTTGATTAAAATAGTTACCAATGATGTTACCAAACGATTGAGCTCCACCATATCCGAAGTCATTCTGAATATTATTGTTGTTAAAATAATTACCAATTTTATTAAATGCAAAATTGTTAGCTAAAGTATTACTATAAAAATTATCACCGATGGTATTAGAGAAAAAGTCATTACCAATATTATTATCATAAAAATAAGAACTTATTATATTTTTCTCAAAATTATCACCTATAGTATTATAAATAGATTCACATCCAATTATGTTTTGATGTATGTTATTACCTAAATCATTATATGAAAAATTTTCTCCAAATTCATTACCAGTGGTATGACCAAAGAAAAGATTGCCTTTGACATTAGATTTACAAGAATTTTGTCTGAAATCATTAGCTCCATAGTTTTCAAAATCTCCTACAATATTATCATTGAAGTTAAATCCAATTTCATTTCTGTAAAAGAAATTATAAATATCATTACTCACAAAATCATTAAAAATTTTGTTTTCATAGAAATCTCTATAAATATTGTTGTTTTCAAATCCATTACCAATATGATTTTCATAAAATTGAACTTCTCCAAAGTTTGCAATATCACCTATGATATTATTATAAAAGTAATCTCCTATCTTATTGTCTCTAGTAGTAGAGTAAAATTTATTAGCATTTCCTCCATTACCAAGAGTATTAGACTCAAACTCTCCACGAATTTCATTATTATTAAAACCAACACCAATAATATTTTTTAAGAAACCATCAGAAAGAGTATTTATAATATTATTATTAAAGCCATTTCCAATTATATTATTTTGAAAGTCTTGTCCTGAGATTTTATTATTATCAAATTGATTATTAATTCTATTTCTATAGAAACTACCAACAGTAATAATATTATCATTAAAATCTTCACCAACTGAGTTTCTTTGAAAATTAGCAGTTATAATATTTCTTTGAAAATAATTTCCTATCTGATTCTGGTCAAAGTCATCATCTGTGATATTATGAGAAAAGAAATTACCTATTGTGTTATTGCTACAATCATCATCAAAAGTGTTATTGTAACAATTATTTCCGAATCTGTTATTATAATAAGAACCATCTAAGAAAACGTTGTTTGATAATACAAAATTTCCTATACCGTCCTGTAGGTAAGAATTAGCATGATCCCCGATGTAATTATTAAAAGCAGTAACACCATCAAAAGTTCTAATATTATAGGATTCACTATCAACATTGGTCTTTTTAGGACTACCGAAGTTCATTATATAGTTGGCAGAATAGTATTTTATATCATTAGCAGTAACATCCCAAACTGAACCAGTCAATGACATGGCGGTAGCACTTGTTATTGTATCAATTTTAAAAACCTCTTCACTAAAGTATGGTAAAGCAATTACATCACCTTCTGAAAAGTTTGTGAAAACAGTATCAACACCAGTGACTATACCACCTACTACACTAACTGTTCCTGCCTGTGGATTATTTATATCATATAAATAATAATCATATCTCTTAAAATAAACTTCTCTATGGTCATAGTCAGTTCTATTATTCCACTCATCTATTCTTTCTGTAATTCTACCATATGCTGTTCCACCGGTATGCTCAGACTGAGTAAACGATATATCATATTTGATTGAATCTTTCGGAAAATCAGGCTGATATGCATCAATAGACAGAGCCGTGGCACTTATAGCCATCACAATAATTGAATGTGTACTACCGACTTTGTAACTATCTTCACTGTGAGTTGGATTTCCATAAATGTCATAATCTGGTTGGTCATAACAAGTTTTAAAATCCGATATTTCATAAAATCTACCAGGAACTAAATTTTCTGAAGTCACTAAACTAAGTAATGAGAAATATGTCACTATTGAATATGAACTAGAACCCCCTCCAGTATTGTTAGTATTTCCATTTTCATCTTTTTGACTGAAATTAGGCCCATCAAAACCAATATATTTAAATCCTGCTGGTGGGTTTGGCAAAGATGCGAAATCTGTCTCTTGAAAAATTAATCTTCTCATTTAATAAAATTATTTTAATAAACTATATATTAAATGTTAAACTAAGACATTGTTAAAATCCTAATGCTTGTTTAATTCTTAGTGTAAAATTACTAACTACTGTCTTACATTCTTCAGAGGTCACTAAAACACCACCTGATTTACTGAGTAATGTGTGTATTGCTAAAATGTTACTAGCTGTGGTTGAATAATAATAAATTCCATTTCCACCATTAGCAGCTGTATCAGAAAAACTATTTAAAGTTCCGAATTGAGAATCCCAGTTTGTATGCCCTAAGAGTATTATTAAATTACAGTGAGATGGGTCAGTTGCATTATAAGTTTCTCTAAAGTATGCGTAGGTCGAAAATCCATTACTTTGAGTGCCATTCCAAATAACACTCGCAGTCATAAGACCACCACCATCAGCTCCTGAGTTACCACCTGACTGCCAACCAATTGGCCCAGAACCACTTCTACTACCTAATACAGTAAGTGGATGATATGTGCCACTTTGACTAGAACCATTAAACTGAGTATATCCTAAACTTGTGTAATAAAAATCCGTATCTACTAAAGTAGAAGTATCATTTGTGTAAAAAATAGACTGAGTAAAAGATGTTGTTGCACCAGAAGAAGATGTGTAATTGACACCACTTCTTAACCATGGAGTCGTAAAGTTTCCAGAATCATACATGTCTCCACCTCCATCACTAATATAACTACCATTTCCATCAAGTCTATAAAAGTAAAAACTTGGATTTCTAAAATCAGACATATAGTTTCTTAGATATGAAGCAATAGTGTTTAAAGATAGGTATGGAGATGAACTATAAGAAGTCCAGTAGCCATTAGTATTCAACCAAGCTGTGGCTTGTGTTGCAAAAACGAAATTCTGTGGACTACCGTGTTTGTTAGAAACATAATTTGCAATACTAATAAAAGATTCTCTGCTTGAAGTAGCACTACGCCAAAACTGCACAGATGCCGTTCTTCCATCAGGAACTGTCGTATCCCCTAAAACATTTTGATTAGCAATGACATAACCTAGCTCTTCATCGGGCCCAGCAAACCATTCTAAAGAGGTAGTCAGTCCGGCAAAATTCGTTTCAGAAATAGATATATTCCCAACTTGATTTAGACCAGGTATAGCCGTTCCACTATTATATGCAAATGCTCTTGATGTTGCCACGTAGTATATATTAATTTTTAATAATATAGTTAGTGACTATCAACTAAATGGATTTATCTGACCTAATACTTGACTCCAAGTAGCAGAAGTTCTTAAAAATGTGAATCCAACTACATCAACTTTATTAGCAGAGGCAGAATAAGTTCCACCAGCCCATTTAACACTCTGTGTGACTCCCTCAATATGAACAATTGTTGGTGAGTAAGCTGTAGCTCCTTGGCTAATAATAATAGTAGCTGTGACCGCTCTGTTATTAGTTGTTGGAACATTGACAAATTTAGCTGTGTAATTAGTTGAAGCCGTTCCGTGATACCAAATCGAACCTAAAGTGAAATCATAAACAACATTAGATGCTGTAGCACCTGTTGGTTCTGAGCCGATAACTTCTATGACTTCAGCCAACTCAGATAAACCTGTAGATGAGAATGTGGCAGTAAGAGTCAAACTGTCACCTACTGATGTTCCACTTGTTCCAGCAGTACCAGAAGTGCCATTTGTTCCAGAAGTACCATTAATTCCAGAACTACCACTTGTGCCAGAAGTTCCTGCCTCACCACTTGTTCCAGAGGTTCCGGTCGTTCCGGATTCACCACTAGTGCCAGAAGTTCCAGTAGTGCCAGAAGTTCCAGACTCACCAGTAGTCCCAGAGGTTCCCGATTCACCGCTTGTGCCAGAAGTTCCAGTGGTTCCAGATTCTCCACTTGTTCCAGACGTTCCAGTAGTTCCTGCCTCACCACTTGTGCCAGAAGTTCCTGCCTCACCACTTGTGCCAGAAGTTCCTGCCTCACCACTTGTGCCAGAGGTTCCTGTATCACCACTTGTTCCGGACGTTCCAGATTCCCCGCTTGTTCCAGACGTTCCAGTAGTTCCAGATGTTCCTGCCTCACCACTTGTGCCAGAGGTTCCCGTATCACCACTTGTTCCGGACGTTCCAGATTCCCCGCTTGTTCCAGACGTTCCAGTAGTTCCAGTAGTTCCAGATGTTCCTGCCTCACCACTTGTTCCAGAAGTTCCATTATCACCGGAAGTTCCGGATGTTCCTGTATCACCACTTGTTCCGGATGTTCCTGTATCACCACTTGTGCCAGAGGTTCCAAGACCACTACTTCCAGAGGTTCCATTTAAACCACTAGAACCAGAGGTTCCAGTAGAACCATCTATTCCATTGACACCACTTAGTCCGCTTGTTCCGCTTGAACCAGAGGTTCCTCGAGTACCGGAAGTTCCGGAAGTTCCAACCGTTCCAGATACACCACTAGAACCAGAGGTTCCTCGAGTTCCAGAAGTTCCGGAAGTTCCTAAACCAGAAGTACCACTAGAACCAGCAGATCCGGATGTTCCAGACGTGCCACTAGCACCTGACGAACCAGAAGAGCCACTGCTACCCGAAGTTCCGGAGGTTCCGGAAGTTCCTTTAGTTCCGCTAGTTCCAGATGTGCCATTATCACCTGAACTACCAGATGTTCCGTTGATACCTGAGCTACCGGATGTTCCGGAAGAACCATTAAGACCAGCGGGTCCTTGAATGGCTCCCATATCAACCCAACCATCAGCATTTGAGGCGGCTGACGTTGGATCATATATGTATAGATGACTAGTATCTTGTAAGATATATGTATCTAAAAGATTTGGTTGTGGTATAGAATAGGATGTTCCTCTACTTTGAGTTAGTGATGAGTATGATGCTTCTACACCCTGTGGACTTAAAGTCTGACCAGGTATACCCTGTGCACCAGATGTTCCAGAAGTGGCGGAAGTTCCACTTGTTCCAGATGAACCTCCACCAGAAGTTCCAGATGAACCGCTAGTTCCAGATGAACCGCTAGTTCCAGTTTCACCACTAGAACCTGATGACCCACTAGATCCAGATGACCCACTAGACCCAGATGAACCCGAACTGCCGGATTCACCACTTGTGCCGTTTTGACCAGAAGTTCCGCTTGAACCCGAAGAACCAGTTTCGCCAGAAGTTCCAGATTCACCAGAACTTCCACTTGAGCCAGAAGAACCGGAAGTTCCGTATTCTCCTGAAGTTCCCGATGTTCCATCAACACCTGATGAGCCAGCATCACCTTCTGCGCCACTTATACCAGAAGTTCCGGAAGTTCCGGTCACTCCGGAGCTTCCTGAGCTACCACTTGTTCCAGTTGTTCCACTTTGACCAGAACTTCCAGAAGTGCCATTTGTGCCGTTTACACCTGATGAACCACTTGTTCCAGTTTCACCGGAACTACCACTTGTTCCAGTTGTTCCACTTTGACCAGAACTTCCAGAAGTGCCACTAGATCCTGACGATCCACTAGACCCTGAAGAACCCGAAGCACCGGACACACCTGAAGTTCCTGACGTTCCACTTGTGGTGCTAGAACTACCACCAGCAAAAGCTGTACCGTTAATTATCAAAGATGATGTATCAGAAGATAAAATAAATGGTTGAGATTCACTACCAAGATTGATGCTATTCATCATAACAGAATTTCCATCTGTTGATATAGTGACACCACCTATATAGATTGTATTACCAGAAACATGAAGACTCTTCCATCTCAAACTAGATGTTCCCAAATCATATTGAGAGTCAACATCCGGTAAAACATGACCTGAGACGACTGTATTACTTGAAAGTATGCTAAATGTTGGAGAAGTCACTTCGGTAAACTGAAATGGAACTCCAGCTACCCAACCTCTTCCATTCCATTTGTATCTTACACCTTGAGCATTTACATAAACGTCTCCAACATTCGGGTTATTTGGCCAATTTGTATTCACTATTCATTTCTTATTTTTATATTACTCCATATACTCTTAAGCTATCTACTGTCCAAGTTCCACCAGAAGAACTTGTAGTTGTTATTGTTATAGTGGCTCCAGCAGCTATAGCCTCTGAATACTTTAAATTTCTACCAACATCATGTTGGTCAGATGTTCCAGTAGCATCGAGTCTAACTATTTTACTTCTTTTATTAACACCACCAACGACTATATTGAATGTTACTGTGGCATTAGTATTAGCATTAGTAAACAGACCACACTCTGATTCAATTATAATTTTTGAATATGCATTTGCAGCTAAAGTATAGCTAAAAGCTGTAGTGTTTGTGCTACCACTCACCGGAGTTTCGTTTGCACTTAATAACATAACTGTGCCAGAAGCTGGACTTAAACCTGAAGTTCCGGATGTTCCGGTGGTTCCTTGAGCACCTGAGGATCCACTTGTTCCTGATGTTCCTCTTGTTCCTCTTGTTCCTGATGTGCCATTCACACCACTGCTACCGGATGTTCCTGAGGTGCCACTGGAACCTAAGAAGTTCCCATCTACCCCAGAGGTTCCACTAGTACCTATAGTTCCAGAAGTTCCACTGGTTCCTCTAGTTCCAGAAGTTCCCATAGTTCCTCTTGTTCCAGATGTGCCGTTTACACCAGAAGAGCCAGATGTTCCTCTTGTTCCACTTGTTCCTGATGTTCCGGTGCTTCCGGAAGTTCCAGAAGTGCCATTAACACCAGAAGTTCCACTGGTTCCTCTTGTTCCTGATGATCCACTTGTTCCAGAGGTTCCTCTAGTTCCAGAGGTTCCGTTAACTCCGCTAGTTCCTGATGTTCCATTAATACCACTAGTTCCTGAGGTCCCTGATGTTCCATCACCACCAGCAGCTCCATCAAGATTGACAACCCAATTTGAGTACGAAGATGAACCATATTTAGCCAATACTTCATATACTAACTCACCAGTAGAAGAATTATAGCTTTCTACCTGACCTTCTATATAATTTGATGCATCATAAGATATTATTATTAATTGAGCGGCACTATATGATAAAGAAGGATCTACAGTAATACTATATGTTGATGAAACAGCTGTAGTTGATAAATCAATAGCTGAGTTATATTCTACTCTAAATGAATCACCATCATAACCTGATGTTCCTGAAGTTCCAGCTGGACCTGTTCCACCAATAGGTCCAATTTCACCTACTGCAGTAACCCATTGATAATAGTCACCGTCATAAATATAGGTGTATAAGTTACCATATTCAGCATCATACCAAAAAGAACCTGTTTTAATTTGACTTGTTCCAGTGCCTGTGGGTGTAGTTGATTGATAAAAGAATTTAGCAGATACAGCTGTTATGTAATTTTTAATTTCGTTGTTTATAAAAATTGGTGAGTTTTGTTGTAAAGTGTCTATCAGTTGTTTGATTCTTGGTAGTCCGAGTTTAGCTTCGTTATTAGAAGAAAACGGAATATTTATCAATCTTTGACTTTTAAGACTGATAACAACCATATTGTTTTTTACATAAAGATTTATTACTGTAAATGGATTGACGGTGTATGTGACTACTCCAGTATTATCCATTATTTGAATATTCGTATCGTTTGTTCCTAAAGGTCTTAAAAATTTATCCCAACTATAACTCATTTTTTATAATTTTTTTTAAATTATTATATCCAAATTTACATTCACTCCACCTAAAGTATTATGAGCCAAGTCTGTAAAATTGAATGTAAGAGAATACGTTCCTACTACAGATATTGAATTAACAAGACCTTGAGTGCCCATAATTAATAAATCAGAAGCCATTATGTTTATATTTCCATCTCTATTATCATCAATATAATCAATTAATAAATCAGTCAATTTATCTTTATAAATTACACTTGAGGTTCCCCAATTTACTAATGAGATAGTCGTTGAATAAGTTAAACCATCAGTTCCAGTGTTGTAAGGAGTTCCTGAAGTAGCTCCTGTGTAGTTAACAATATAACTACCAGTAGCACCGGATCTAGAATTAAAATAAATGACCGGTGGTGTTTCATCCGGCAGAGTAATTGTATCAATATCAACATTAGGATGTTCTAAAACATAATTTATTAAAGAAAATGCTTGATTAGCATGAAACTCACTAATAAAATTTAAAAAAACAGTTCCATAAGTTTGGTCATCAATTATTATAAAGGTAGAATCAATTGATAGTGATTCTATGTAAGGTAGACCAAAATAAACTAAAGCTCTTTTTGGTGTTCCTTTATCGTATATAACAATAGACTCACCTACAACATAAGATTTTATATCTGTATATTCTAAACCGGTAAAAGAAGTCGCACTTTGATTCAAATCATCATTAAAGAATGTATAATTATCATCAATGACCCCTATCATCAAATCCAATATAACTGGATATTTAGAATTTGGATTTGTTAAATATAATTGAGGTATTCTATTAGAAGAATTACCAGTCAATACTAACATTTGTGCGAAAGTATAGCTTTTTACTGGATAGTCATAGTAAGAATAATTAACATAATTATCAGCTTCAATGACTGACTTTGGATCGAAAATTGCTTTTATTGCTAAAAAAGTTGCATTGTCTCCTAATCCTAAATGATTGAGTAAATAATTTGTTTGTCCTTTCTTTAAAATAACTCTACCTTTGAGTAATTGTTTGTAAGGCATTCTGGAATCAGATACAAGTAATCTATCTCTACTTGTTGAGCCTTCTATTGCAACAAACTCACCATTAGTTACTTTGATATATTGACTTGAGTTTCCAAACAAGGATGAACCACATACTGCCATAATAAAATTATAATTTTAATCTATATATTAAAATTATAATCACATAATATCGTTTACTTCAATATAATATCGTTCCTCAAGATTTGTTGAATTAGAAATTCTTGTTAATGTCAATTTTTTTCCTTTGTTTAAAGACAAATAAGGAATATTAGACAAAGTTGTTGAACCTGTGCCATGTATTTCATATGGAAGTGTCACAGAAGAACTAAAATCCACTAAGCTATTATTTGGACTAACATCAAATACCACATATGAAGAAGTTATTCCAGTGACAGAAGCAACTTTATACTGACCAGAAAAGTCATACACAGAAGATGTTCCAACAAATAAATTATTCATTACGTAAGCATCTCCAACTTTTAGAGTATTTGATAAAATATTCACATCACCTTCAAAAGCTACTTCAAGTAGATTATCTTGTAGCAAGTTTATTGGTTTTGTGAAATCTATATCTAAGTTAGATGATTTCCACAAATATGCTGAATTCTGAAGTCCTAAGTCTTTATTATAACTTACTGGTAAATCTATATCACCTAGTAACAAAGTTTCTGATGTTATTCCTGAAAAATTAGTTCTTATAAAGACATCTAATTTTTTATTTTCACTAGAAAACTGACTCGGAACAATATTCAAATCCATACTTTGTCTCAAATCTAAATCCTTATCCATTACAAGTGTCAATCTTTGACCTTGGGGAAGCTCAAGTTCTACTTCATCATTATTTACAATTTGAATTAAAAATTTCTTGTTGAATGGAACATTCAATACCACAGGAACTGAGCCTTGAGCATTATACATTGAAGATGTATTTACAACTCTAATTTCACTGTATGTAGTATCTACTGTTTCTAGAGCTATTTGAGGAGGTGAACCAGGTATTAATCTTGACCTTACAGAAGTCGTGTCAGTAATCTGCATAGTGGAGTATAGCCTCAAAAGGTTCTCTAAATTCTGAATTTTACTATTCAATACATTAATATCTGTTTGTGTATAAAGAAGAGTTTTTATGTTCTGAAGTTCTTCTTTGAATAAGAAATTATCAGCAATAATATTTACAAAGCTATCATTGAAACTTGCTAATCTTTGCATAGCTTCATTGAATCTTATCATATTGAACTGAGAATTTATCGCCTCTGGATTATAAGCAGGAACTGTATTATCATTAATAATGTTAAAATTTAATAATAAATTAAAAGCGTAAGATGTTCCGTCTTGTTGTTTTGTGTCGTTTGCCACTAATTTTTTATAAGTTGGAAATCTTAGACTTGTCTCACCCTCTGTTTGGTTCTGATCCGGATGATTTAAAAACGATATACCATAAAGATTAGTAGCAGATGAGAAATTAGTTGTTCCATCTGCATTTGTAGTCTCTTTTTCTACTGTATAATACCAAAGAATTGCATTAAACTCAAAATCTTGAGGAACTTCCTCATTTACTGCTAATGAATTAAATTCATCAAATGTAGTTAAATTTCTACCTGTAACTGATTTTGGTGTATTCATTTTAGCATAGTGTCTGTAATCGAAATCAATGTTTAATCCATCTAAAGAAGATCCATCATATACAGGAACACTTGTATCACCAGTAACACCAAAGTAATCTCCCGATCTTCTCTGTGAGTCACCTGTAGAAGTTTCATAAGTAAAATCATTTGTGTCAAATTGTCCATAATATGAACCTGGATAATCTTGTGGATCCGAAACAATAGGTGAATTAAAAGTCTCAGCTCCCATTATTTCTGATTGATATTGTCTTGGTAAAATAGGATATGTTAGATTCGGACCATAGTTATAATCAACCATAGTTCTAAATAAAATATCAGGAGTCTGGCCTGTATGATCTGGTATGTGAGCATAGACTTCAGTATAAGCTCTATTTGCTTCTTGAACGTTTGATAATCCATTTACTTCACCTATATACTGAATTAGCTTATTATAAACCAATTTAAATGTTCCAATTCTATTTCCAGAATCATTAACGTTTGTTCCAAAACCTATGTCAAAAACAACAGTCTGACCAGCAGTTGGACCTGATGGAGCTATAACTTCTAAAACCTCTAAGTTTAATCCAGTTTCTGCTGTGTATCCATAATCATCTATTTCATTCAAAATCGAAACTATTTCAACACCTGATAGATTGACAATGTCACCAACTTTGAAATTTGTAAGTTCAGTATCTGGTCCTTCAAAATCTACTTCTAATAAGTTAGAAAATGGAGCAGGTAACCCACTTTGTTTAAAGTTAATACCATAATAAGACTTAGTAGTTCTTTCTTTCCAAAGTTGTTCTTTAAAAAAATCTGTTCCACCTTGTCCTAAAGAATTTGGAGAAAAGTCAGCTAAATCTCCAACGTATTCATTATCTGGATCAGCAGGTTCAAAATCGATTAAGTTTAATTTTCTACACCATTTAAAAAAAATCTTTTCAGAGGTCGTTTCTAAAGACTCAGTTTTGTAGTTATACTCATTTGAATTTAGACGACTCTCTCTTAAAACAACTTCATGATTGGCAACATAATTTCTTAAAGATTCTACTACTCCTTCAGCGAAGTTTGTAACTGGTGTTGCTATTCCACTTTTACTAAATGCGTTATCAAAATCCCAATAAAGAGGTTTTGAAATTGTTCCCGAAATTAAATTCTGTTTAGGAAAGTTTACTAAAACATACTTTGAAAAGTACATTTTATAAAGTGGATTCTGATATGAAGCAGAAATATCTTCAGCTGCACTTGGAAATGCATAAAATGAAGTTCCATTAGGTTTTAGTGATTTATAAAGTGGTGTAGACGCCATTATAATAAGATTTTATTTTACAATCTATATATAAAGAAATCACGTTCTCTTTTTAATTACTTAATCATTTTGACTATTTCGATAAAAGCCTTTTCTGTTCCTTTTATAACATATTCATACAAACCGAATGCATTATTTTTAGTTGGAACTTCATCGAAAAATTTAAGATTGTTTAAAATCTCATCTATATCATTTCTCCATTTTAGATAAAACTCATAAATATCAGCATCATTTATAAAACCTCTTACTTTAACATCTTTTGGATTCTTTGTATATGATTTCATAAATGAACTAAATTCACCACCTGACTCTTCAATTGTCTTTTCAATCATTGATTTAACTTCTTCAATAACCTCGGTGTATTTTGAAGAATCAGACGCATCAGTTTCTTCCGCGGTGGCTTGGCTTTCCTCTGGAACTTGAGCTTCGGTCTCATCCGCTTCTGTTAAAAATTGAACGTATTTTCTAAGTTTCATATGTTATATATTAATTTATGAAATTAAATTACATCCAAGTTGCTTCAAATACACCATTATACCAGATTCCACCTTCCCACAATCCTTTTTTGTAAATACCATTTGTCCAGATACCTGACTTCCAATTACAATCAGAAAACTTACTGACTACTCTAAGATTTAAGTCAACTGGTGGTGCTTGAACAATCGAAAAAGCAGTGGCTACATATACTTTCGTCCACTTATTAACTACATCTTCCTCTCTATAAAGAACTTTATAAGTTTTAGGAGAAGTATTTCTTCCGAATGTTGCGCTAATTGGAGAATTAGAGTTGTTATCGATAATAGTAAGTTCATCACCAGTATTAAATTTAAATATTCCGTTCAAAGTCAAATAGTAAGCACCGATTCCATCATTACCATAACCAATCATCTGTATATCCTCTAAAATACCACCATGCCAAGTTCCGGTTTTCCAATTCATATTGTAGGCGACTCCACCATAGAAGTCACCATCAAACCAGTTACCAGTATACCAAATTGAATATTTATGAACATCTGATACATCTTCTTCACCTCTATCATTTATGTTTAATCGTGAATGAAATTCACCATTCAACCAGTTACCACTATGCCAAATTGATGTTCTACTGTTAAACGAATTGACTCCAAATCTTGATTTTTTTCCTTCTCTTTGATTCCAAGTTCCATCATACCAAATTCCATTTTCAAAATCACCAGCATACCAATTACCATCTAACCAGAATGATGGTTCATTATCTGTATTGAAAACACCGTCATTCCAGTCACCTAGAACCCAGATTCCACCTCCAAACCTACCTTGGTCCCAAGTTCCATCATTCCAGATACCTCTATACCAAGTTCCATTCTTCCAATTTCCACCATACCAACGACCATCAACCCAAATTCCTTGATTCCATGTTCCATCAAACCATCGACCATTATACCATATAGATGCTGATGGTGATGGCACACTTCCATATCTTATTTCACTTACCCTATCTTCTATATCTTTAGAATCCCATACTCCACTATACCAGTCACCAGATATCCACTGACCACTAATCCACTTACCACCAAACCATCGACCGCTTTCCCAGACACCTTTATACCAAATTATATCATTGTCGACTCCAATTACAGCTTCAGATATTTCAGCCTCAAGTATCCAAGAGAATTTTTGATAAATTTGATTCAAATCAAGACCATCAATTAGTCTAAATCTATATCTTGAAAAGTCAACATTTGTTAGTGCATAAGTTTTGTTTGTCAGTATTTGATTATCAACACTTAATTCTATTGATTTTTTTCCCATTTTATTGACACTTACATCAATTAAGTCAACTGGACTAAATTCGAAAAATGGATCTTGTCTTGAATATTTAACAAAACCCGTATCATTTCCAGACAATGGAACATTTCCATATGGGAAGTCTATATAGAAATTAAACTCATTTACGACTATCACTGGATGATAACCAAAATAATTTTGATTAATTTCTTGAGAAGAAGCAGTTCCTCCATTAAACTCTAAAACAACACTATCATTTGTCTTTAGACCGTGTTTTTCAGAACAAAATATAAATAGATTACCTAAATAATTAGCAGTATTTTTTATCGGAACTGTAACTTGCTCTTCAAGATTCAAAATGTTCATAGACATTTCATTTTTGTAGTCAATATACATTATTGCAGATAGAGCTTGAAATGTCTCAGCATCAGACAACAATATCTTAGCGTAAGAATCTGTAGGTATTTTAAAGTTTAATTCTCTTTCATAATTGTAGTATTCATTACCTGGAGGATAAACTATTTCTCTTCTCTGAAAAGCGCCCTTTTGAATATTATTTAATTCTTGTAAATCATCACTAATTTGTTTTAGTTTTCTTCTAGAAACTATATCTATGAAGTAATGAAAATCACCAATAGTATAATTTATATTTTTGTGAAACTCTATTATATACAATTCATCAGCAGAGTCATAATATTTATTCAAAACCAATAATCTTTCAGTTGTTGAACTTGGATTTCCTGCGACGTAAGGTGTGGAATTCCACAAATGGATATCAACAAATGTATTTATGAAAATTGATTGCCATTCTAAAACTAAATCCTTACCAAACTTTAAAGTATTTGAAGTTTTTTGTATTGGTGAAGTATAATTTGAATATGTGATTCCATTACTAGCTAAGTATACAACAGAGTTTGTAGCAATACCTACACCATTACCAGACATTGGAATACCTCTAAAATCAGGCATCGCGAAATATTCTTTGTCTGCTGTAAATTTCGGATTAGGATTACCTACGTCATTTAGACCTTCTAAGTAACTTAAAATATTATAAGTTGGTGTGTATTTAAAATCTAAGAATCCTTCTGTATAAGACATTGTAAATTGGTTACCGGTCAAATACACGTTAGTTGCTAAGTTATAATATGCAGTGTAGTTATTAAATTTTGGAGATAAATTCAATATTCTATTATTTGAATAAGTGATTCCATAATTTCCAATTTCGACATCTAAAAAACTCTCGGTGTAAAGACTAATATCTTGAATTGATATCCACATATATCCAGTTCCTAACGGATCTCTTTCTGCCACCGTAAAGTCAAATTTAAACTGTGAGAATGAACCATTCAAAGTCAAATCTATATGAGTAGGAGTTGAACTAAGTGAATAAGGTATGCTATATGTTGCTAACTCTATCCAGGAAGAAGCTGATAAACCCTGAACACTAATACTTGAATATGTTCCTGTCGTTGCGTAAGTTCCTGATTGATAGTCATATGAAAAAGATACATTAGTGACGCCACTCATTGTAGGACTTATTATAGAAGCTGTTTGAGCTCCTGAACCAGAAGATGGTGAAATTTCAAGTGAGTTAGTTGATGAAGTCGTAAAACCAGTTACATTAAAAGTAGCAGCATGTGTCAAGCCTTGAACTAACCAATTTGAATAAGTAGCTCCTGTTTGTGGGTAAAGATTTACAGCTGTAATTTCATCAACATAGTTAGATTGAATTGCATAAGCTAGCGAAATAGGATGTGAATTAAATCTATTTTCAAATTCATCAACATCAGTATAAACGTTCAAATTTACAATTGAAGCGGTGTAACCTTTCATATTGGTTATGATTGTGTCATTGAATTCAGTAAACATATAAATGAATTTACCGGATGCTAAAACGACTATTTTGTTTACAGTAAAATTACCATTTACATATGATGAAGATAATTTCATAGTATCTCCTACTTTTACTGGATATCCAAAATCAGTAGTTTTAAATATCATTAAATATTTGTAAATATAAAGTTCATCATTTGTTAGTGGATCACTAATCGCGGTAAGACCCATCGCGTTGTATCTTGATAGGAAATGATTATAAGTCGCTCCAAAAGTATCAGTTATCGTCGGAGCTAAAGGTTGTATTATTGAAGCCGTATTTGTAATTCTAGTAATTAAAGTCTCAGATTGAGTTGGTGAATATGAAAAAGTAGGTGAAATTAAAACCATAGACGATTGGTCTAAAGGATTACTACTATTATAATACTCAAATGTTTTTTGATTATCTGTCCAGTATGTCCACCAGTTTGTTTCACTTTGAGTCAAATAATCTGGAAAATCAGCAGGATATGTTATTGTTTCAAAATATAAATTACTGTTATTTGAAAATGATTTACCTCTTAAATTTATTTCGTTTGGTAATCTATAGTCGCCAAAATCAGTAAAGAAATTAAGTTTAGAAGCAGCGTCATAGTCTAAAAATAAAAATTTAGATTTCAATCTGTTTTCAAAAGAATCATCTAATTTTATAAAATCTCCTGACGAATAAGTAGCATATCTATAAAGAGATTCATTACCACATATCATCAACTCTGTTCCATTGTAGTCAAAAATTTCATTTGGAAAATACGTTGTCAATATCGATGGATTAGAAGAGGTTATAGATATTGTGTTAGAGTATGAATTACCATATCCTATTGTTGGAAAGTTATTTATATTGAAAGTGAAAATTCCGGTTTCGGATGATGACATTTTCATACCAGTATAGATGAAATTATCAGTTGTTCCTTTTCTTGTAATATTAAGTATATCACCAAAATCTTCACCTAAGTCAAGATATAAAAAATCGAACAGACCATTTGACTTATTTACATCATAAACAATTATTTTACTATCATCCGTAGTTATAAATACTAATTCTTTATTGGCTGGTATAGATTGTGTAAAATATTGAAAGCTTAAATTCCAAGTGCTTGTATTAGTATAATATAAATCATTTATATTATCTAATAATAAATAATCGTCATCATCATCAATAATTTGTGATATTCTTCTTCTGTAGGCGGTCCATCCAGCTATTGTTTCTTTGAATTCAATAAAAACACCATTTCTACCACCAATTATAAAGTTGTTGTTTTGATTAAAAATAACTTTGTTATAATAGAACGTATCAAAATCTCTAATTCTTAATCTTCTCCAGTTATTACCACTATCATCTGTCAAATAGATAGAGTTCAAATCACCAACTACCACACCTCTTAAATCACTATAGAAAGATATAGAACGTAGGTTTATCGAATATTTATTGTCTAAATCTAAATTATATTTCTGAATCTGAAAATCATGTTTTCTTATTCTTAGTAATATACCAGTATCTCCACATATCCAGTAATATTTAGAAGTCTGTGAAATACTTCTTAAGTTAAGTTTGTATTTGTTAGAAATCAAATTTGAGACGCCATTTTGATGACAAATTATTGTTCCAAATTCACCAATTGTTATAGTTCTTTCAGGAATGGAGTATGTTATTCCATCAAGTGCATAAGACTGAGTGCCGTGTTTAATGATATCATAATGATTTATTTCAAATAGGTTATTATAATTAACTTTATTTCTTAGCATCCAGTTTTTGTTTTGAACAAACTCAAATGGATCGCCAAAGTCAATAGGATAATATCCTTTTCTTAATCTTTGTAGATGAAATTGTCTTCCCGCATTTACATTACCCAGTTTTACATAAACACTGTATCTGACACAGTTCTGATAGTTTTGAAAAATAGTGCTTCTCACTAAGAAACGATTCTCAACGGTGTATATTCCATTCTGTTCATCTAAATACTCATACTCAATAGTTGAACCCAAATTTCTAAGTATTGTATATTCACCTTTGAAATATACCTCAGGGTCTATTGTATTGGCTAAAACAATTCTTGTTTTTTGGTCTTTAAGTAGAATTCTGTGCCCCTCTAAAACTAAAACACCGTCAATAGTAAAGTTATCTTCAAGTCTTGAATCCAAGTCTGTAATTTCAATAGTAGATGCAATATCAACTTGATTATAATTTTTTATTGAATCATCAATCAATCTTCTTGGTGTAAATAAAGTTTTTAATGAAAGTCCATATTCACCTAAATACTTGTCATAATATTCTACTGAAGTTGTCGCATTTATTGGCTCTGCGTTAAATGCCGGTATTAAAGTGTTTGTATATTGAGAACCATCAATGCTGATATACCAAGATCTTGGAGTGTGAGCTCCTAAGACATCATAAATGTTATTAAAATTATTTATTGGTAGATAAGTTGCACCACTTAGTGCTTTTGAATAAAATCTTACTAAAGATAACTCCTGTAAATAAAATTGATAGTCATCATCTATCAAGTTATCACTAGACATATTCCATCTATTATACTCTGAGTTATATTCCCACATATTTACTTTTTAACTTTTAAAGTCCAAATGGCTGTTTTACTATCAACAGTTACCACAGATTTTAATACTTTAACTTTTGATTTTTTAAGTATAATTTTCATTTCCTCTATGAAGTCGTCATATTGATAAATATCTTCAACGTATTCAGCAATGTCAATTTTAAACTCAAATTTTTCTGAAAAAATTAAGTCATAAATTAATTCCTCTTTATTTCCCACGTTGGAAGCTACCATTTTCAGTTTATATATTAAAACTTTGAAGTTCTTAATCAAATATAATTGGGTAAACAAAAACTAATGATATATAAATTATGAAACTAATCAACTTTTTTCTAAAACCATTTGATGCTATAATGAGATGGAAAATTAAAAAACAATTAAAAGTGTATAAAAAATAATCTTTTTTTATGAGTAAATCTAAGTCCGAATTAAATCGTGAAATCCAAGAAGGAGTAAACGACTATGAGTATAAAAAAAATATTCGAAAGAAAAATTCTCTAACTAAAGAAGAATTTCAAAAAAATGGAGTTAGATTGTCTGATAAACAAAATGACTTATACAAAGGAATCAGAAATAACATTTTGACTGTTGTGCATGGACCAGCTGGAACAGCAAAAACTTTTGTGACTTGTTATACTGCTCTCGCGTTACTTGCAGACAAAAAAATTGAAAAAATAATTATTACAAAACCTATACAAGAAAGTGGCGAAAACTTAGGATTTCTACCAGGATCATTAGAAGATAAATTACATCCATACAAACAATCCTACTACACTACATTTTGTAAAATTATAGGTAAAGTTACAACTGACTTTTTGTTTTCTACTGAAGAAATAATTTTTGAACCATTAGCTTATATGAGAGGTTCAACTTACGACAACTGTATTATGTTATTAGACGAGTGTCAAAACGCATCAATCAAACAATTGATGTTATGGATAACCAGATTAGGAACAGATTCACGAGCCGTAATGATGGGTGATACTTCACAATATGATGTAAGAAAAAAAGATTCAGGATACAACGACTTCATCAAAATGGTTGATGGGATGGTTGACCTAAATCTTTTTGAATTTACGAATGAAGATATAGTTAGAAATAAGTTTCTTATTGAGATCGCTAACAGATACGATAAATATCGAAGTGAGCAGAAGGATTTTTAATCTTCTTCTTCATCATAATATTCTTCAGTATCTTCTTCTCTTTGAACACGTCCGCTGCTTTGAATTAAAACATAATCAAAGTTATAGTTTTGAGAGTTTGAAAATCTTCCCTTATAAGTATCATAGAATTTGAAGGTGTCTAAATAAGGATAATAACTTAGATTATGGTTTTCTAAAATAACATAGAGATGTCTTCTCTCGGGATTCCCATCAATATCTACATAAAGTTCAGACTTTGCGTTTTGTTCCCATTTTGTAAGATAACCATTATCTTTTGCCCACTTTTTAAAAATATCTACATCGTGATCGTAGACAGTGTAGATACGGTCCATAAATTTATAAACATTGTCTGAATTAAATTCTTTTATTTCATCCCACAAAAGAGCTCTAGCTCTGACTTGTCCATCATCAGTCAGTAGGACTAACATTTTGACTGGATTTACAGCGTATAGAGTCATGAATTTATTTCTATCGGGTTGTCTCATACAAGAATTCCAAAGAGAACCGTATCGACAACCATCTGGTCTAAAATAATTATCTTCTAAATAGTATTTTTTTATATCTTCACCTTCAACAACGATAAGTTTTTTTGGATCGTAGTTGAAATATGATTTGTAGTAGTTAACAAACTTCTCTACATCAGAGTCAGCAATTCCGAATTCATTAAATGCTTCTTTAGACAAAAATCGTTTTATAAAACGACCAACTTTAATTTTAGTTCTACCCACACCATCACCAAAAGGATCTTTTCCTTCATCATTTTTGATGATGTCGTATTTAGATTTAGGCAGATAAGAAAGAGTATCAATTTCATCATCTTCTCTTTTAACAAAGTTTCCTTCTTCTTTTATCAATCCACTCATGCCGTGAATTAAAATTTGAGAGATTCTAAAATGTGTGCTTCTATCTAAGAAGTTCATCATTTCATGGTCAAAAATAAGTCGATTATACATTTTAATATATAGTTTATATGCAGTTTATTGTAGAATTTAAGTCTTTTTATAAAGTAGGTGATGTAGTCAAAATTGAATACTGGTGGGATGATATGATCACACCTGTAAAAGTTATTGAACAAACATCACCAAGAACAATCAAAGTTACTCATAATATTCCAGAATCTAAAATTCAAAATGCTCCTGATGAAATCATTAGCACTTCAGATATTATAGATATTGCTAGATAATCTCACCTTTTCCATCTTCATACATTTTATCTAAAAGATAATCATAGAAGAATTTATCATATTCAAGATTCATATCTAAATATTGTTCTTTAATTATTTGTAACTCCCAATATTCTAAATTAGAATCGGTGAACTTACTCATAATCCAATCATACTTAGGATCTTTATTCGAAACCGAATCAATGTTTATAATATTAGAAATTGGCTTGATGTCATAAAAATCATCATATTGGTCATAAGCATATGACATATCCATTAAACCGGAACCACTGTCGTAATATTTTTTACCACTTCTTCGATTTCTCTTCTTCTTTTTACCTCTGTTTGAGTAAATTTCAGACATACTATCACCATATCCGACACTATCATCATATTGACCATAGTCATATGTTTCATATCCATAATCTTTACGACCGTAGGTAGGGTAAGAATAATCTTTCCATTCGTGAACCTCAGGATTACGTTTTGTAGGAAGACTTTCCCAATTAACTTTTACACAAGCTTCAGCCAAATCTGTTAAGTGAAGAATATCTTGAGACTCATTAGTAGTATGTTCTTTGTAATAACCAACAGAAACATTAGTACACTCTGGAATTAAGTGAGTAAACTCAGCAGAGTCGGTATAAACACCACCTGTATCTTTTTTATAAGACAAACTACGAGTCTGATTTAATTCTTGACACAGTGCGTCAGCGAAATCATCAGAACAACAACGAGAAGAAGATTGATAAGTAATAATAGAAGATACATCACGTCGGTCAAAAGAAATGATGCGGTCATAATTTCCTTTGAAGAATCCGAATTTAGCGGCATTTCCCGAACCAATACATCCAACTTCCTCACCAATGAAGAAATAGTAAAGACCTGGAACTTCATTTTTAATCATCCAAAGAAGAACTGTGATACCAGCTTTGTCGTCAGCTCCTAAAGTAGTTTTACCATCAGTTTTGATTAAATTCTGGTCAAAAACGTGAGTTACTGTGACATAGTCTTTTGATACCGTATCTAGGTGAGCTGCGAAAATTGAACGACTTTCACCAATTTTATAAAAGTAGTTTCCCCACTCGTCTTTTTGCATACCTTTTGGAAACAACTCTCTCATTGATGCTACGAGTTGGTCCTCGTGTCCATAAGGAACTGTTTTAGAGGTTAATCTTAAAAATGTTTCAAATACAAATTCTTCTACTTTCATACTACAAAGATACGGAACTTATTAACAAAATACAAATATTCCTCTATAAATATCATTGTTTATAAGAAAAATACTCAAACAAACAAAATATTTTTTGATATATAACATTAGCTGTTCGCTAACTTATGTCGGGTATCAAAAGGATACCTTTGAGATTTAGAAATGAATCAAAGATATAGGTCTAAAAATAAAATGAATAACTATGGCAAAACAAATTGCAAGTAGCAATTCCAAGCCAGGAGCTTGGATTGTATCTCCTAAAGATAGGGGAAGAAAACAAATCAAAAGTGGAAAAGTCTTCTTAAAAGACGGAGACGAATTCGAAATCGAATTATTTAACTCACTAACCGTTTCAGTTCTGTCTGATATAAAATTAAACGGTCAATCAATCTCAAAAACAGGATTAGTCATAAAACCAGGTCAACGTGTTTACTTAGACTGCTTTATTGATGATAGAAAAAAATTCAAATTTTCAACATACGAAATTGAAAACTCTGGAGAAGCATTAGATGCTACTCAGAACAATGGTGTATTAGAAGTTTTCTTTTATAAAGAAGATGTTATTACTTTAGATAACTGGCAAAGAAAGTTTGATAGAGTGATAGTTGAAAAATACTACCCTTATAATCCTTACCCGTGGTATAATCCATATAGAGTCTATTGTGGTTCAGGAACAATTAGTGGTGGAACAGTAGTGACTACAAACGGTAATCCTTTTAATATTAATGCTTCTAGTGGTCTAATTGGTGAAACAACAACTGCTTATAACTCATCAAATAATATAAATTGTAGTTATACTTCTCAAGTTGATTTATCTAATTTAAATGTTGCTGGTTCTCTTTCAACAAACTCTATTGAAACAGGTAGAGTTGAAAAAGGTGAAAAATCAAAACAACAATTCACTGAGGTAGATATGGAATTTGAGAAACATTATATTGCTTCTACTATTATACAAATTCTTCCAGAAAGTAGAAAACCAGCTGAAGTAAAGCAAATGAAAACTAAACAAAGTCAGTTACTTTCTTCAGATGAAGTGATTAATCTTATCAAAAAGTTAGGTGATTTACATTCATCAGGAATCCTAACAGATGAAGAGTTCTCAAAAAAGAAAGCAGAACTACTTTCTAAAATCTAAAACTAAATAAACGAACAGCTATAAATGAAAAGAGAGACTTAGGTCTCTCTTTTTTTTAGAAATGTTTTTTGACTTCCGATGAAACCTCATCAATAGTCATTTGACCACCTGATTTATTTCTTGTATTTACAACAACATCATAATTTCCTTCAGGTTGAGGTTTAGTATAAATCCAATACTCTTTTTCATCTTCTTTTATACCTAATTTATTTAAGAATTCATCAACCCAAGATTGATCTGTAAATAACTCTTTTACAGAATTTTTATTCCATGATTTTTCACTATCTACACCACCCTTCTCAGGTTTTGCCTCATACTTAAAACAATAAGCACCAACAAAAACTCCTTTAGGATCTCTAGCATCAGTTCCTTTTCTTCTTTCTATATTCAAAATTAAATGATCAATTGGAGCATGTACTAAAATCCATTTTGGTTTTGATAGTCCTGATTTAGTAGCGCACTCTAATATTGTTCCTTGAACATCATCATATATTACATTTTTTTGTTGATTAGTTCTTCCAAATGTTCCATTTTTATCTTTAAGACCTATTTTTGATATTTTACCACTTTTTGCTTCTTGTGCCATAAACCATCTAGCCGCTTTTTCAAAATCATCAGTACCGGGACTTGTTTTATAAGGACATCCAGGATATATTTCAGATAACTTAGGTTTATCTTCATTACCAAAATTTTCCATTCCCGCCTCCTCATACATCAAATTATAAAATGAGTCTACGGCTAGAACACACCAATCAGGTGATAGATTTTTAAGAGCTGCACTTTTACCAGAACTAGAAGTTCCATCTAAAAGTATTTGTTTTGATGGATTTGATAATTCTTCAATGCTTGATTGTTTGACATCAATCCCCGGAAGTGATTCACCTTCCATAAAATTTTCGTATAACTTTAAGTATTTCATAATTTTAATATATATTAAAAGATGAAACTTAAAAGATATTTACAATTTATAAAAGAATCTCTTAAAGAAGATTTAGAGTCAGGTAAAATCTGGGAATTAGATGAAGACCAGATTCGTGAATATCTAATAGAATTAGATGATGCTGGATATTTAATCACTGTAGGTTTTGGATTTGTAAAAAGAGAAACTATACATCGTTACCATAGACCTTCAGTAGAAAAAGATTTTTATACTGAAAAAATGCTTGCTGGTGAAGAAATTAGACCAGCTTACAATATAGTAATAGAAAAATCAAGTGATTTAAGTAAAGAAGATGTGACAGACTCATTGAAGTTTGCTTGCTCAATTATAGAAGGAGAAGGTGACTGTGATGTAGAATTAATAGCTGGTGATGGTGGAGTTTTAGATATAGATGCAGTATTAGTTCAGGGTGGATTTTTTACTGATGTTGATCCAGAAGATGAAAATTCTGGTATAGAATTAGAAGGATATAATGCATCACTATCAATTTTTGCTAAACAAAAAAACACAATTAAAATCAAACCACAAGATTTAGAAGACTATTACGGATGGGATGTTTCAGTAAAAAAAGAAGGTCAGTTATGGGCTGAAATTGATTTAGAAGACTTAGCTGATTTTATCCTATCACCAAGATCCGAATACAAAGATTCTTTAGTTAAAGGACAAGAATATATGTGGGATTATTATGATATTTCAGCTTACTATCCAGATATAATTTCGCTTTTTAATTATAGTGTAGATAAAGAAAATGAAGTTTTAGTAGTCAAAGCAATAATTAAAGAATTAGGTGGATATGAACAAGCTATAAATCATATCGGAGATGAATGTGATAATCAAATTTATGAAGAGGTTAAAGATATGACAGAAGAAGAACTTATTGAATATCTGCTATCAGAAAGGTTTTATAAAACTATCAAACAATTAGCAAGTCATTCAATGGTCCTACAAGAAATCAGGGACACAATAGCTAACTGGGAGATGTCAGCTCATTGTGACGAAAATTATGACCAAATAGTAAGTAATTTTGATGGTATAGTTAATGATGAATTAGGTCAATATGAAAAAGTAGTGAAAGAAGTCACTAAATATTACAACTCAAAAGACGCTGAAGGAAATCAAGTAAGAAGAGAGTATAAAGATAATGTTACTTATTATCAATTTCCATATAGTAATGATTGGATTTCGGAAACGGATTCTGAATATTTATACAATAAAGAATTAGATGACCTTTTTAGAGACTTTGTTAGAGAATCAGATATTGATAGAACTTTAAATCCAAGAATTTCTGACTACGGTGATGTCAATAAAGAAGAAATGAATAAAGATATTAAAGCTTACTTAACTAGATACTTATCTGAATAGTTACATATTCAAATATTCCTTTAATTTCATTAACATATAGTCTGTAATTAAATCAGATGAGTTTACTGAATTAATGAACTTAATATCTACTTTGACGGATTTACTAATCTTCTCTTCTTCAGAACCATCCCCTTTCGGTATTACTTCGTGGTAGTCTCTTTCGTTTAAAGGTAGAATAAAAGGGTGATATCTATTAGTATGACCTTTACTAATATAAAGAGGTTTATACTCTTCTTCAATTTGAAAATCCTCTCTTAAAACAATTCCAGCTTCTTCTTCTAATTCTCTTAAAAGAGCCATTTTCGGTGTCTCACCTGTTTCAATTCCACCACCAACAACAGTTGCATGGAATTCCTGACTATCTACATACTTAAATGTTGGAATATATTCATATCTTAAAACCATTTGATTTGATTCAATTAAGTAAGGAATACAAACAACACAATCTTTTTCTTTAATAAGTGACCAGTCTTCATATTTGACGACCTTCATTTTATCATCTTGATAAAGGATTTCATCATCTGGTTCAGTGAATTCGTTTTTTGGTTTAAGTTTTGAGAATTTTTCCATAAATTATATATTAATTTCTGGTTTAATAAAATTATTGTTTTGTATACAAAGTTTAATCTTTTCAATAACCATTTCGGATGATATTTCAGTTGAACACTCATAATTTTTATTTCTTGGGCAATATGACCAACCATTTTGACTATGATTTGGAACAGTTATATCATTCCAACAAGAATTACAAACATTAGGATTGAAGACTCTATATGGATTTGAAAACTCACTGTTTGGATTTGAAAAACCTGAAATCATAACAACTGGTTTATTGAGAGCCCAAGCTAACCATGAAAGACCAGAACCAAGACCAATAAAAAAATCACAATGAATTAAGTCCGTAATTCTTTCTTGTAATGGAAAATCACCAGTTTTATTAACAACTCTATTGGGTGCTGAGTTGACAATTCCATCTTTTCCGAAATTGTCATTTTTATCTATACACAAAACATCATAACCTATTGATACTAAATAGTCAACAACTTCTTGCCAACCAGTTTTATTGTTCCAATATTTATACTGTGCCGTGCTTTGAACTCCAATACAAACATATGGTTTTTGATGGAACCTATCAGTGTTCTCAACAAATATATTTGGTCTTTCTTCAACATAATCCATACCCAACATATCAGAAGCAACTTTAGAAAGAGTTACCGTTCTAAGACTTGGAATTCGAGAGTAGAAACCTAAATCAAAACTAGCATAATAACAATGACATGGTGTATAAAAACAAAAGAATTTTCTACAAGAACTATTTTTTAGACCAGGAATTATTGTATTATCACCTCTATCTGGATTTGGTTCAACATCAGTAAATGAAATATCAGTATAGACATTTTCAAACAAGTCTTTGAATGCGCAACTAACATATAATTCACATTTATGAAGTTTTTGAAATCTATCTACTTGAGCCATCCATGCAATACAATCACCTAAAGCGTGGCTATCAAAATTCAATTTAACTTTTTTTCCTTCTAAATTCATTTCATCAGAAAAAATTAAATTATCTTCAAAATATACTTTTACTTGATATTTTGTGAATTTATAATTGATAGAGTGAGGATCGTAACTAGTCAAACTCTCATTTGTAACAACATTTAAAAGTTCAGTCTTACCATCAGTGATTATTATGTTATATGACCTCCAATTAGGACAAATGATTTGAATATGACAACCATCGCAATAACTAACTGTAATTTTTGGACTCATTACAATTATATACTAATAAATGATACAGGTTTAGTATTTATAGTTCTTAGTAGATTTACGACACTTAATTTGACTTTTCACATTATTCATTTCTGAACTACCAAACTCAAGTCTAGCATTTTTTCTTTTCATTACTAAGCCTTCAATCATATCAATTGGTGTTAGTTGATTGAAAAGATCGTAGAATCCATTAAGATAAGATTTGACTCGTAATACATTTTCAGAAACTGTGAATAAGTAATCTTTTTCTGAATTAATTTGACCATAAAGCTGGTCTAAAAGACTGACTCTTTCTTCAAATGTTTTACCAACTAAATATTCGCCATCAAAGCATAGAATATCAAAAATTACAAACTTATGATTGAATGGTTGACTAGTTTCATCCAATTTTGATTTATTGAGATATTCGCCATTAAGTATCATCCATCCACCATTTCCTCTATAAAGAGACTTGACTTCTTCATCGGTCAGTCTAAAATTAGTTAGTCTTTGATTGTGACGGTTCATCACGATAAATTTAAGACCATTTGTAAAAATCAAACAGTTAGAACCATTGAGTTTTGGCTGTGCTAAAAGACTATCATTGTCCCAGAAGTTTAAATCATCCGGCGATATAGCATTTTTAGGTCGAGGAGGATAAATATAACGATAGTTTATATATTTTGGCATATCACAAAGATAGTAAATTAGGTATTAATTGACAAATTTGTAAAATAAATTTTTAGAGGTTGGGGATAGAATTTCACTACCGTAATGGACTTTGCGAGTCCACGCCTAAATACTCAGCCACCCAACCGTGTTTATTAAGAATTAATTTCCTCTTGAAGTTGATACATTAATTGTTGATACTGAAAATCTTGAGCCATTGATATCAAATCAGGTAGATTTTCAAAATCAATTTCAGGATTTTCTAAATAATCATTGATAACTTGAGTAGTGTCCATTTTTTTTATTTATACAAATATACAAATAAAAATTAAAAGTCAATAATCAATTAAATATATTTTGTTTAAATCTCATGGTCCCATCAGGATTTAAGGTGCAAATAAATTGAAATTGTGTTTGATAAAATCCATCGATTTCTTTATCCGAGATGAATTTATCAGAAACGCCTTCGAAGACTGACCAATTCTGTTTACTTATTAATTCACAACTATAAGAGTCACAAACTCTTACCACTAAATATTCACTACTACCAATATTTAGATTTATTATCTGACCTGGTTCAAATTTTAGATTTGAAGTAAATGCAACTTTATATTCATTTTTAATTAAATCAAAGTAATTGAAAACTGACTTCTCTAAATATTCACTTCTGAAATAACTATTATTTACCGGAATTAAGCAATCTGATATATTTACATATTCAGCTAAGTTAAATTCATCAAAAGATGGAATATATTTCCAATTTTTACCAGTATCATTATCATATCCAAAAAAACTTCTTAGAGAGTTTAGTAGGAAGTCATAAGTTTTTGGCGCTTTTTGTTTTAACATAGAAAGACCAGTTCCATACCCACCATCGGATAAAACTATTTGAACACCAGAAAGTTGGTAGAATTTTATTTGTAGAATATCTTGTAATATTTTTTGTGTATTAAATTCATACTCAGTATCAGAGTAGTAAGAATCATCAGTAATAGAGGGTCTTTTTTTAGTTCTTATACCATAGGTGTTAGAATTATTTCTTATTACAGCTTGTCCACCGGTTCCTATTCTTAAGTCATTATCACCAAAGATAAATAACTTTTCAGGAGTGGATTTTACATCATCAACTGACCAATATCCGTTAAAAATTTCAATTTCTTTCATTTGTATTTTTGTAATTTATGTGATCTGAAATTGTTGGTAGTTTTGTTTCTTTCCACTTATCAATTCCAAGTAAATAGTCTATTTTCTTTTGTCTGAGTGTTTGTTTATCATAAATACTCATCATATCGATATAATTTCCAATTAATTGTCGGTCAATAGAACACCTAATGCCTCTTTTTGAAACATATTCTCTATAAACAGGTGTGTGATATTCATAGGCATAGTATTGACCATAATCGTGGTCAAAATAATCCCCATCATCATACCAATAATAAAACCAATCATTATACTCTTGATAACTTTCTTTATAAATATCTCGAGCTAAAATGTCCCATTTATTCTTTTTCATCAACTAGTTTTCCTATTCTCCAATCTCTTACATTAATCTTGAAGTCCTCAAAAGAATGAGATTGTGACATTATTTCTATTTTAGTATTTATTTCTTCTATTAAGTCTTTTAATTCCGAATCTCTTACTCTACCCCATCCATCATAAACACAAACTATTTCGTCTCTTTTAGATGCGACAAACCACATAGTTGCGTTTTTATAGATATCTAAATATTGTTGAGTTTGTTGGACATACTCAATTCCCGATTGACGAGTTTTACCATCAACGTTAATATAAACTACAAATATAGGATTGTTTAGGTCTAGCTCTTGATTTTTTTGAGATTGAAACATAAGTTTTCTCTTTTATATACTAAAAAAGAAAAAAAGTTAATCTAGATATCTTACGTCTTTATGTGGGTCTTTAGATTGACCAGAATGTGTCCATAGTCTAGCAAATGGTGTAGTGAAAAAATTGTTATAAATTAATGTATCATCTATATGTAGGTTTATTCCCATCTCTTTACAATATTCACCTTTGACTTTGTCCCAGTCTTCTGGATTAAATTTTCTTTGAACTGTGCCATCAGGAAACTGAATTTTTCCAGTCTGTTCAGCTCCAATGCTTTTTAAATAGTCATATACTGAAAATTTGTGCGTCCATTTAATACCAAAGTCATTTAATTGTTTTTCAAATTCACTATCCCAACGACCACCTGTAATAATATGGACTTCACCTCCTGAGTTTACAAAAGATTGTGTAAGAAATGCGAAGAACTCTGGCATTCCATCAATAACACCGTGAACATCAAGTCCAATTTTAAATTTAGAACCTAATTCTTCATTTACCATATTAGTAAATTTTTTCATAGAAAGTATATATTAAATATTAAAAATATCTTCTTAAAACCTTATTCAGCTTAGCTTCTCTTATTTCATCAGGTTCAAGTGACAATTCAGTATATTCAATAAATATAGTAAAAATTAAACCAGGTAAAAAGAAAAATAAAAAACTTATCAAGTATCCTAAAAAAATTGATACTATCACATTTAAACTTAAATAACTATCAACTAAATAGATAGAAAAAAAATTGATAGAAGTAAATAACAAAGAAAATAATACTAGATATTTTTTTTCAGATTTTGCAAAATCATCACTGTAAATTGAAAAGAAGATACCTGCAAAAGAACCAAAAGATGCTAATGCTGATAAAGATAGAGCTGATATCAAAAGATTTTTAAAGCTTTTTCTGAAAATCTTTTGCATTTTATAAAAGAACATTAATTCAATTATTTTTTTCTAAGAATGTCTTAGTGTAGACATCTTTTATAGCTTGAACACCATTTGGTTTAATTTCTCGAGTTCCTATTCCAGCAAAATTTTGATATAGTATTTTTGGACAATTACACTCAACATATGACAATGAAGAATAAGACCACCTAAACCATTTGTCTCTCATTTGGTCAAAAACATAAACTTCTTTTTGATTATTTATAGCCATTTGACAAGCGTATCCGGTTCCACCGTCTACCATATCATATTTTCCTTTATTGTAATATCCTTTTGGATTCTTTTCACCTTTTTTTACAATTGAACCAATTGCGATTACTTGTTCAGAATACTTTACTTGTGCCCAATTACGAGCAAGTAGATTCATATATTTATGAATACCATATCGATTTAACCATTTATTTGCCCTATTTACCTCAACAACGCCTTCTTTATAATCATCTTCTGATATTTCAACTTTATTATCCGAGACGTGATAAGATGTTTTGTAAGAGTAAGCACGAGTTTTGACTCCAAATTCTTTTCCAATATTTTCCCATTCAGTGTCTGAACCAACAGCACCTCCGGAATGACAAACAATATTTGTCAAATCTAACTTTTTGTTATCAAAAATATCAATCATCTAACAATTCTCTTAGTAAAAATTCTCTGTTAAGTTCAGTATTTTTGTCGAAAATGACACTAATTTGTGAAAAAACTCTTCCTTCAAAATAAGTATTTGATACAGTGATTTTATATTTTGAATTAAGATAAAATGGATTAACATACTTTATAAGTAACATTCTTGCATTGTCTATATTAGTTACAACTTCCGGAAAGGTGTATGTTTTTAAAATCTGTTCTTTATTTTCTAAATATAAATTTACCTCTGTCATACACCTAAATTTTTTTTATATATTCTTTTTATTTTCAAAACTCTACTTTGTATTTTAAAAAACTTATTTTTTTTATTTATCATTTCATCATAAAGAGAAATACTTACACCACCCATACCATAAGAAGAGTTTATTTGCATCTTTAACAACATCAATTCATTCCTTAGTTTATTCATGATGGTCAATTTGATGAATTTCTCTTTTTTCCATAATTCTCATAATATCTCCTATATTAAAAGGTCGATATTCTCCAAAAATTCTATAAGCTACATCTACTCCGACATCCATAGAACGACCGTAATCAGGAATTGAACCGTGACTGTGTCCATAAAGATGAATTACTCCTTTGTGACTTCCATTCCAAACTCTATGTGAATAGTGTGAAAGGAATAACTCAGTTTTTCCTAAACTAAGATGTAAAACATCTTGAACAGATGAAAAAAGGTCGATGGGATTAAAAGTAGTGTCGTGAAATTTTACTTCTTTGTCAACAATATGTTGGTCGTGATTTCCTAAAATAAGATGTATATTCTGACAAACAATTGAGTCTCTGAACAATTTGATATTATGTATGCCTCCAAAACTCCAGTCTCCTAAATGATAAAGTATATCGTCTTCTTTTACATAGCGGTTGATACCATCAACTAAAGCTTGGTTCATTTCCCAAACAGAATTAAAGTTTCGATAACCTCTTTGCCAACGAGAAACACCGGGTCCGGCTATATTTGTATGGCCATAGTGAGTGTCTGATGTTATCCATATATTCATAAGACAAATATAGTTATTTTTTTAGAACTTTAATAATGTCAATATATAAAATATAAAAATTATTAATCACTTAATGAAAAAACTCTCTTCTCAAGTCGGTAACACTCCTCTTTTAAAAATCTCAGATAGAATATTTGCAAAATTTGAAGGTCAAAATCCTTCTGGTTCAGTGAAAGACAGAATGGCATCTTATATTATAAATGACGCCGAAGAAAGGGGATTAATAAAAAAAGGTGATACAATTATTGAAGCTACTTCTGGAAACTCTGGTATTGCTTTTGCTTTTTTGGCTTCCGAAAGAGGATATAAGTGTATTATTGTTATGCCAAGAAATATGTCAGAAGAAAGAAAACAAATGTTAAGACTATATGGGGCAGAATTAATCGAAGTTGAAGATGGTAAATTTGATGAAGCAATTGCACTCAGAGATAGATTAGCTGAAGAAAACGGATACTTCAATCCAAATCAATTTCACAACCCACTCAATATAGAAGCTCATATAAAAGGAACAGGAGTTGAGATTTTATATCAACATACAAACACTATTTTAGCTTTTGTTGATGGAACAGGAACAGGTGGAACTCTTATGGGAACTACAAGACTTTTAAAAATGTATCATCCAAATATGCACGTTGTAGCAGTAGAACCAGCAGAATCTCCAGTAATGTCTGGTGGAGAACCTGGTTTACACGGAATTCAAGGAATCGGAGATGGTTCTAAATTTATGGTCGATTTGAAAGAAGTTGATGACATTATTGTTATATCTACAGAAGAAGCCATTCAAAGAGCAAAAAGACTTGCTACTGAACAAGGTCTATTTGTTGGAATAAGTTCTGGGGCTAACATCTTAGCGTCTGAAAGATTTTTAGAAAAGAACAGTCACTTAGAAGGTAATATCATAACTATTCTTTGTGATAGAGGTGAGAGATATCTTTCTTGTTTTTAATTTTTTAAAATTAATATATATCTAAAACTTATTGATAATAATGAGATATTTACAACTATTTGAAAACTTTGACGATAATAAGCCAGTAATCGATGCTCTTAAAACTATCCTAAGATGCATTAATAGTGGAAAAAAAATATCATCTGAAATAAATGGCGGTAAGTTAATGGACTTACACGATAAGTGTGAAGATCCGCAAGTGCAAGAATTTTTAGTGAAAGCAGCTGAAGTAGCAGGAGAAGAAATTCAAGGAACTATTATTGATTTAAATTTTGAATTTGATAAAAATGAATTAGAAGGTTTAATTAGAATATTAGAGGCGAATCCAGAAAAAGATGAAGATTCTAATTTTAAAATCGAAAGATTTACAAAATTAACAAATGAGTCTTTACACAATTTTCATCATATATCCGAAGAAGAGTTAAATCTATTTTCTCAAGTTCCAGCCCTCGAAGAACTAATTACTAAAATGAAAGTTAGACTTGAAAAAGATGGTATACATTTCGATGAAAACGATTTAGAGACTGTAGAAATTCTTAAGTCACAAGGAATAATCACTGAATAAAAGATTTTAGACTATCCCAAAGTATTCTAAAAACATCATCTATCTGATCATATCTAATTTTAATTAGATTAATAAAATTCTCTTCAGAGAATATTTCTTTCTTTTTATCTAATTCTTTGAATTTATCAAAAGTCTTTACACCACCGATTTCACTTATCGGTTCAAAATGGTGTCTACCTAAAAAATCAACACAAATAATATATTTAGGTAGATAAAAACTGAAACCATTCCAATTTTCAATATATTCTACATTCCATTTATTTAGAAAATCTTGGATCTCTTTTTTTCCGACTAAATCTGATTGAGTAATTTTATCTAAAATAATTGACTCTTCATTTTGTCGAAATTCAGGTGCTTTTCCTTCTAAGTGACTTGTGGGCCTTTGTTCATATACGACTCCATTATAAACAATTTTAATATTATTTAAAGCACCTGTATATTGAGTCAATGAGTAATCATATTTTTCTCCCCAAACTTTTTTAGATTCTTTTATAAACTCTTCAGTTGTTTTTTTATCAATTTTTTTCTCTGGGCATCTTCCAGATAAATGCTTGGAAACATTTTGATTATAAACTACACCATCAAGCTCAATTTGAACTTGCTCTGTAAGCGTAATTTTATCAGGTAAGTTAGGATAATTATACTTATATCCGTGTTTATTTCTAGCCTTTTCTAAGAAATCTCGTTTTTTCACATATTATATATAAAAAATCCTCACCCTCTTTCAAGATTTTTTTTATTTTTATTGAAAGGGGGTGTTATTAATTTAATATATAAAAATAAAAAAATAGAATTTAATTATGGCTAAAAAACAAGAATCGGGCAAAAAATTTGAATTCTCTAAGATTGGAAATATTATGAACAACATTGCTAAAAATGTTCCAATTATTATTGATGACAAAATCAAAGAAAAAAGTTTTATCTCTACAGGAGTTTATTTATTAGATGCTGCATTATCAGCTAAATTACTCGGAGGTGGAATTCAATCAAACAGAATCACTGTATTCGCAGGTGAGTCTGGAACAGGTAAATCATTCTTAGCATACTCAGTTGCTAAACACGCACAAAAAGCAGGATATGGTATCGTCTATATCGACACAGAATATTCAGTAGAATTAGGAGAAATTAATAAATTTGGAATTGACGCATCACCTGAAAAATTCATTTTAGTTCGTTCAAATAAAGTAGAAGATATCAATATTACATTGAGTCAATTATTAGACGAATTGAAAGAAGCTAAATTATCAGGTCAAGAAGTTCAACCACTTATGATTGTATTAGATTCAATTGGACAGATGGCTTCTAATAAAGAAAAGGCTGACTTACTTAAAGGAGATATTAAACAGGATATGACTAAAGCTAAAGCAATTGGTTCACTATTCCGTTCAATTAATACAGACTTAGGATTCTTAGAAATTCCTATGGTGGTTTGTAACCATACTTACTTGACTCAGGATTTATTTCCACAAGAAGTACTAAAAGGTGGTCGTTCATTAGTTTACTCAGCATCTGTAATTGGTATGATGTCTAAATCAAAACTTAAGACAGGAGAGGAAGATGATATGGACTTAGGTCAATCTGGTATTAATGTTCTCTTCAAGACAGCTAAAAATCGTTTAGCGAAACCTAAGAAAATTAGATTTGATATCTCTTTTAATCATGGTATGAATCCTTATACAGGACTTGATGCTTTCTGTCGTCCAGAATACTTTGAACAAATTGGAATTGCTCAAGGTAAAATGGACGTAGACAAGAAGACCGGAGAAATGAATTTCACACCAGGTGGAAACAGATGGTATGTAAGTCACTTAAGTAAGTCGTTTACAACTAAACAATTATTTACACAAGAAATATTTACAGAAGAGGTTCTTAAAAGAATGGAGCCTATCGTGAATGAATATTTCCGTTACAAATCTTTAGATGAAATTGAAGAGATTGAAAAACAATTTACAGAAATTGAAGAAGAAGATGATACAAACGGATTTGTAGATTCAGCAGATGCTGATGATATCTTTGGATAAACTAAACCTAATAAGGTTATAAAAAATAAAAAGCTAAAATGTCAAAACAAGAAGTTTATGAACAATTGAAAGCACTGTGGGCTGAGTTTGAAGCAAACCACAACGCAACAAGCAAAGTTTCTGATACAAGAGCGCGTAAAGCTTTAGGTGAAATTAAGAAATTGGTTACTCCTTATAGAAACGCATCTGTTGAAGAAGCAAAAAAATAATTTTCAATAAATGAAATACAAGATTAAAGAGATTCTTTCAGAAAGAAATGTTAATGTTGATAACTTTCCAATTGAGACCCTATATAAAGTAGGAATGGACAATGTGAAAGAAAACATTGAGTTTTATTTTGATAAGACTTATACTTGTGAATCAGTTATAAAGGAATTATTTATTCGAGGTATAATTAATTATATCCAGAAAAAGAGTTTTCCTTATTTAGAAAAATAAGGTGGTGGAGTCGGAAGTAATTTCGAGCCTTTTTACAGTTAAAACCTTCAGATTATTCTGAAGGTTTTTTTATTGAAATAAAATATAATTTATAAAAAAGTATTGAGTAGAAAATTATATTCAAAGTTCCATAAATTGGCCACAAATGTAATCTATGACCAAAAAAAATACTTAAAACATCAATTAAAATTATTGAACCAACAAAGAGAGGAAAAATCCAGTAAATTTTTTTAAAACTTTTTGAAACAATATAATTGTGAAATTTATATTTCCATTTTAGATACGGATTTTGTAGTTGAGATATTTTGATTTCTCTATCACAAGATTTACAAAGAATTTTAAAGTCTTTAAGATCAAGAATCCTTGATAGTAGGACACCATCTACCAAGTCAATTTCTTCTTTACAGTTGTAACAAACTTGTCCTTTTCGAATATTCCACTCTAAGTTTTTTCTCCTATTTGAATAAAACATAAGAATAAAAAACAATAGTATTGGAAGTAAGCAATAAATTAAACTAAACATTAAGCTAAAATTAATTCTAAGAATTTATCTCTTTTTTCAGATTTAGAGAGTTTTTTTATACAATCTGGACCAATTCCGGACAAAATTGAAGTTGGAACTGTCAATCGCTTACCACATTTTCCACAAAACCCTTCGTGCCAAACTTCTAAAAAATCACTTACACTGTCATTGATTAGATTCTTCAACATATAGGTAAAAACTTTTACTGATTGTGAATTTTCACTTATCGGTGATTTTTTTCCGTGTTTAAAATTTCCCTGTATACAAGTTCCAATATATGTATACTGGTCAGGACCAGTAAGAACACTCACAAAAAATAGATTAGAATCTTTAGCTTGTTTTATTTTGTAAGTAAATCTATTACTTGTTTGAGTATTCAAAAAAGTAACAACTGATTTACCAGAAAACATAAATTTGAGAGCATCTTTTGAGTTAGAAATTTTGTGACCGTTCATAGTGGAATTATTTACTACAAATATAATATAAATAAACGTCAAATCAAAATTTGCATAAAAAAACCGAGATTAAATCTCGGTCTAAATTATTCAGAATATCTTTCTTTATGAAGCTCTTCAATTTTTTGAATTTCTTCTTCAGTCAATTTATCCCATATTGAACTTAATGACTCTTTAACGCCTTCTAAGCTGTCCCACTCACACTGATAACCAATCTCTTCCCAGAAGTATTCTGTATCAGTCTCAATCATATATTCCCAGTAGGTCATTTCTTCTCTTGCTATTTCTTCACCATCGTTCCATCTAGTAATTCCAGCAAAGTCCATGCCTCTTTCAGAATATTCACATTCAAGAGAAACTTCAAAATCTTTAGATATTTTTTGCCAAAGTCCTTCAGTTGGTGACCAAGCAGAATAACCTTCAATAAACATCATTGAGTCTCCTTCATAATATTCAATGTTAGAAAAAACAGTCCATTTTGAACCCCAGTCTTCAACGTCTTCACAAGATTCAAAAAGTATATTGTAGTTATCAGCATGAAGAGAACCTTTAGTTTCAATTTCTTCACATTTTAAAGATTGGTTTAATTTTGTAAGATTTTCTGGTTCTCCAGTAATTCTTACTTTGTAGTCACAGTCATTTGCCATAATTTATAAGATTTAGATATTTTCTATCATATAACTTATGATATGGAAAGTTTAATATATACAATAATAAAAATAATTTTAATTATGAAAATATTAAAATATGAATCTTTCTTAGAAACCATGCAGTTTGCAGCTCTTACAAATGCTCAGAGATTAGCTAAACAAGAAGCTGAAAGAAGAAAAGCTAAAAAAGAGGAAGAAGACTCTAAGAAGAATATTCCAGCAGAAGATAAGGATGATTCTAAATACATTAGTCATCATGATGTTCAAATGGAAGGAGAAGAAGGCCAAACTCAAATGGAAGGAGAAGAAGGCCAAACTCAAATGGAAGGAGAAGAAGGCCAAACTCAAATGGAAGGAGAAGAACCAGAAAGATAAGGAAAACATGAACAATTCATATATAGTTTATGAATATTGTAGCAATTGACCCCTCACTTATATCAACAGCACTTGTGGTAAGTTCAGGTGATACATTCAAAATCTATAATTATTGTAGAGAGTCTAAAGTTTATGGTAAAAAAGGAATTACCAAATGGTTTAAGTCTGCAGAAGAATTTGTAGAATATAAGTTCATAGAATATAGAGAATTTCAAGACTATTCAGAAGGAGAGTTAACAAAACTAAAAGACTATGATAAAATTACTGACCAAATTATAGTAGATATCTTATCAAATATAGATCCATCAAAAGAAACTAAAGTAGGTATCGAAGGGTATAACTTTGGAGCTCAAGTAGGTGACCTTATTGATCTAGTAACTTTTTCGACACTTTTAAGAAAAAAACTTTATGATAAAGTTAGTAAAGACATATGGGTAATGTCACCATCTACTTTAAAACTAGAATCCTGTAAATTAACTTATGAACCAATTAGAACTGAAATTGGAAAAAAAGTAGTTAAAATAAAAGAAGAGTATCGAAATAAAATAGGTATACCTGGTGGTAAATTCACTAAGAATGATATGGCACTTGCAATAATTGAAAATGAAAATCTAAATGATTATTGGTCTAAACATTGCAAATTGATTAGAGATGACCTTAATTCTGTATCAACAATACAAAAACCCTATGAAGATGTGAATGACGCTTATCTAATCTATCAAATACTAAACAAATAAATAATTTTTTGATAAAATTCATATGAAAGAAATAGTCTATCCATATGGATCTAGTCACTTAATTGGTGAAAAAACAAGAGAAAAACTTTTAGCTAATAAGATTGATAAAATTGAGATACCGAGTTCCAAAGACGCAACACAAGCCACAACTTTAATACAATTTAGTGGAGGAATTGACTCAACTTTTGTGCTTTGGTGGTGGCTTTTAAATCACCCGGATGAGTATTGTGTTGTGCATCATATTGATATGATGCATTTTGAAAAAAGAAACAAAGAAGAATTAGATGCTGTTGATAGAGTTTTGAGATGGTTGGATTCACAAGGTCTTAAAAACTATTTTTATTTGCAAAATCCATTTGATTATGGTAATATACCGGGTGTAGTTTATGACGTAGAAGTTTGTGGTTTTTTAGCTGGAATAATTTTGTATTCAGAAAGATTCAAATCAATATCCAAAGTTTTTTTTCCAATATATGGACATGAGACAACAAGAGAACAAATCAGAAAGGAAGTTATGCATTTGACTGCGAAAAGAAAAGTAGAGTGTATTTATCCACTTGTTGGTTTATCAAAAACAGATGTTATGAAAATGATGCCTTATGAGCTTTTAAAACTGTGTTGGTATTGTAGAGTTCCCTTAGATGGTAAAGCTTGTGGTAATTGTCATACTTGTGAACAAGTTCTTAAAGGAGAACCTGAAGTCATAGAAGAAAATCTAAAAAACTATTTAAAAGATTTCTAATTACATTTCATCGACCCAAGGTTTCTTACCTCTTCTATCTAATTTAGCTAATAATTCTTTCCACTCTTCCGGTTCAAATTTAATAGCATTTTCTTTTAAGAATGTTCCAATTTGTTTCTTAATATCCTCATTAGGTAGTTTAGTAGTGTGTCCCATCCAAGCAAATGCATCAACAAAACCACTTTTACAACCTCTATTCATTTGGTCATTTATGATGTCCATTCTACCATATTCTGCAGCCCATTTGATTACGAAGTTTTTACCATTTTCCTCTTGTTTAACACCATACTTTAGAAGCATTTGATACCCAGCAAAATAAGATTCACCAATCTCAGTTCTACTTTTCCAAGAACCTTTACAAACTTTTCTTATTGGTAAATTAGAATTGAAATTAGGATCGGCTCCTGCTTTCAGACAAAATTCTAAAGCGTCCTCATCACAAACTATATTATTGAACACATCACCAGTTAGAACTGCGTGATTTTGAACTAAAAGTTTTATCATTTCCATATTCTTAGCCTTAGCTATTGCTGAATCTGAACCTTTTTGAAGATTTGCAGTTCCACCTAAAGCGAATATCATTTTAACTCTTTCAATATCATCATCTTCTACAGCATTTATCAAAGCTTTTCCATTGTCTCTGTTAATATCAGCTCCGTACTCCTTAACATATCTTTGTAAATCCTCGGCTGTTATCTGTCTTTCTCTACCGGTCTCTGGGTCTGGAATTGTTTTTTTGATAATAAATTTCTCGGCTTCTTTTGCCTTTTTTCTTCGTTCAATTTCATCTTGACTAAGAGGCTGTAAAATGTCCCAAATACTATCACTTATTCCATACTCACTTTCCCATTGTCTTAAAAGAGATTTAAACTCACCACCAATATAACTGTTATTTACAGTCTGACAAGCACCATTTGAATAAGTTCTATCAGGTTTGATAGTAACTCCAAGAGTCCACCTACTATTTGTGGATGATAAGTTAAAATTATAAATATAATATTGAATGTTATACTCACCAAGATAGCTATTCCAGTAGCTTTCAGAATTTACAATACAGTGAGAACAGTGAGCATTTAACATTTTATTAGCAGCATATGAATTTACTTCAACTACCATAATACCAGATTCATTATAAAGAACTTTACAACCTTTTACACCAAGTAAATCATTAACTTTATTTATCTTTTCTACTCTATCTGAATAACCTTCAGAGCCAGATGCATCTAAGTGTTGTTTAGCGGCTCTAATAAATTCAACAAGTGGATTATCCATTGTAGTGAATCTAAATAAACGGCTTCTCCATACTAATTTACCAAAATTAGGATTTGGTTTTCCATCTCTTGTAGTTTCATATCTATCTTCTAACATCTCACCAAAGAAAGTTTTCCAAACGATTTCTTTCTTTTCTTCTGGTTCGATACTTTCAAAACCATTAGCAATCTCCACAAGCTGTTCCATTTGAAGTTCAGTAGCAGCATTAGCAGCTTTCTTTAACTTTGGAGGAAGAGTATCAACAATCTTTTTAACTTTTCTATACTCACCCAATTTATCTAACTCATCAGAGAGAATTTCAGCATTTGTATGATTGTTCGAAGGATTCGGAATTGATTCATCTATAAAGTTGATATCAAACTTCTTAGGTAGTTTATCTAAAAGGTCTTTATATTCAATTAGAAGTGCATAAAGTCTTTCAACTTCTTCGTAAGAAATATTCTCAACAAAATACATATAAACAAAGTTATAAAGATATCCAATGTTTGGTTGAAACAACTCTCTTAGTTTAACAAACTCTTCATTTCTTTCAAGATTTCTTACTTGTTCATCTGTAAGTCTAACATCTCTCATTTTCATTCTGATTTCGTTATACTGTTCAGGTGAGAAATCTCCTTTAGAAAGACCTCTCTTTTCACCGTGTCTAAGTTTATAATCTAATTCGGAATCGATTAATTTTAAATCTGTAGCCAATTTTTTAATAATAAATTGGTCTTTCAAAAACTTTTTAGACTTATCTAAATTTTCATTTAGAGGTTCTAAATTCCTAAATTGATTATATCTAAATAATTTCATAACTATCTTCTTATGTGTAATTTTTCAAATATTCTTTTTAGTTCCATATCCCAAACTTTCTTGGATTCTCCTTTGAGATATTTATTTTTTAATTCAGCAGCTAATTCATAATTCTCTTCTTCAACTGCGTTTTCAATTTCTTGTTGAATTTCACTAATCGTCATCTCATCATAAGACTTTTTCTGAACAGGTTGTTCCTCATCTTTATTTTGTAAAGACTGTCTAACAAGTCTATCTACATCAGATTCTTCTTCAGACTCTGTTTGAGTTTGTTTCCATCTTTGCTCATCTTCAATTTCTTTTTGTTGTCTTTCCCACTCTTCAATTTCTCTTTTGTAATCTTCAATATCATCAACAATATATTTGATAATCTTTTGAATTTCTGATTTAGCGTGTGAGGAACTAAATCTTTCTTGATTAATTACAAAACGACCACCTTGTAAGTCAAAACTTGAAAATATGCTATTCATAATTTCTAAGAATTGTTCATCAGTTCTACAAACATCTGCTCTTTTCTTCAAATATTCTTTAAACTCAGGTGATGATTTTTCAGCTTCTGAATATGCTCTTTCTTTATCATAAGCTAAAATTGTGAAAACTCTTGTTTCTAATCTTTTATATTGATTAGACTCTGGAAACATATTTACGAATGTCAGTAACATTTCAAGTGCAGGTGGACCATATCTAAAATCCTGAGCTTCATCTTTAAAAGAAGAAGTAGCTTTTTTAATAATTTTAGCAGTTTCTTTATCCTTTTTGACAGCTCCTGATTGTAAAAATAAGTATATGCCTTTAATAGTTTCATGAATCAACATTGGAAAATCAATACCAGCTGCTTTAATTACAATTTTAGTAGCTTCTTTTTCCAATAACATTGACATTTCATAATAGTTACCAGATTGACTTTCCCAGATTACTTGACAAGCACCTGCCATACCCTGAGGCATATTTTTCATCATCTCTGACTTTCTATTGATTGGAATAACCCAGTCCATTTTATCAGCTAAGTCAGACATTCTAACCCAACAATCTAAAATTTGTTTTCCTCTATTTCCAAAAATATTTTGTAATTCAGTCTCAACCGTTTCAGAAAATCTTATGATATCTTTAGTTGCTTTACCAGCAGCTTGAGTAATCATATTTAAAATCTTTTTCTTTTCAATTGCTGCAACTAAATTCGTTCCAGGAGTCTGTTCTCCTTCTTCTTGAGTCTGTTCTGCTTGTTGTCTTCTATTTTCTTCATCTCTTTCATCCTGTTCTTCTTGTTGCTCAGGAGTAGGTTGTTGAGATTGTTGAGGCACTTGTCTAACATCAGATATCTCAGAAGAAACCTGACCTTGTGGAACTAATTTTATTTGTAATTCAATAGGCTTTATAGATGTCTGTAGAATTTCATCAAACTCTTCTCTAACGACTGTCTCTGCTAAAACCTCTAAACTTCTAATTCTAGCTGACATTTGTTCAGGATTAAGTTGCCGACCATCTTGAGATGTCATCAATATTTGATTAGATTGTCTCATATTCTGGTCAAACTCTGGCCAAATTCTTGGCATTTGACCTCTTTCATCATCAGGACTAACACCCAATGCTCTTCTGGCTTGTTCTTCAGATTTAGCCATAAAATCCGATGGAACACCTTTATTACCTTCTAAATCAACTTCTTCATTTATAAATTTATCAAATGATTTCATATAATTAATTATTTTTCAAAATAAGAATCAATCTTTTCTTTTTCTTCTTTAGAAACTTCTGTGTAGATTCTCTCAAATCTATCCATCACTTCTTTTGCTGCGGCTAATGGAGCATCTTCTTCAGATGGAATTTCTGTTGGGGTAATTCCTGGACGAGTTGGTCTTGGAATTGTAGTTGGAGCCGGAGTTGTAGTCGGAGATGGTTTTGTCTCTGTTCCAGCCAACGGAGCATCTTCTTCTGACGGAATTTCTGTTGGTGTGATTCCTGGACGAGTTGGTCTTGGAATTGTAGTTGGAGCCGGAGTCGTAGTTGGAGATGGTTTTGTTTCCGTCATCACAAACTCTTCGACAAATCTCTGATATTTTTTGATATAACCCATTGTTATAATTTATTTTTAGTATATATTAAAAATGAATATTTACTTTTTTAGACTAAAAAAAGAGTTTTACATTTAAATATATAAGTAAGAAAAAATTAAATATTTAAAATGAAAAGATTTTCAGAATTACAAAAGAAATCAAAAGTTAGAAGAATTTTCGAAGCAGAAGAAGGAGCAAATCTTCCATCTAACTACAAAGATATGTCAAAAGAAGAACTTATAAAATTGATGTCAGGTCAAGCTGGTAAAGAAGAAGATAATGAAAAAGAAGATGAAAAAGAAGACAAACAAGAATCATCAAAAGAAGGTGGTGATGTGGTAAAATTCTTTTCTAAATTATTCGAAAGTAGAGAAATGGCTCACATATATCACTTAACGGTAAAAGGTGAGATGGGTTCACACGCAGCTCACTTAGCACTAAATGAATACTATGATGGAATTCTTGGTTTTATTGATGAAATGATTGAAGTTTATCAAGGTCAATATGGTATAATTGAGGGTTATGAAACAATTGATACTTCGGAGACTCAAAGTAAAGATAAAATTGATTATTTTGAAGAACTTGTTAAACAAATCAGAGAAGATAGAAAATCAATCAATAGCGAAGATACTCATATTCATAATATCGTTGATGAAGCAATTGCTTTAATGTATAAAACACTATATAAGTTAAAATATAACAAATAAAAATAAAACCCACTTACAGAGTGGGTTTTTTTATTTCTATATTTTTGTAATATCTAATTTTTATAATATTTTTAGAGTATCTACTCATTATTGATTTATTTAATGAAAATTCATCTTTAACATTTAAACCTAAATCAAATATCTTACTAATCGTTCTTTTTCTATTTACATTTTTAGAACCATATTCAACTATTTCTGAGGAAGTAGTCATTGGTATATAAGGTACCCAAACGTATCCAGGTTCTAAATTAGAACTCTTCTTTCCTATTTGAATTTTCTGTTCACCAGGTATTTGATTTTGGTTAACAAACATTTTTGTAGATTTTATTTATAGAACTTTTTCTTCTTAAAGGTCTTTCGAAAATACCTAACTTTCTGAGTATTTCTAAGTCTATTTCTTTTGCTACTTGCTCAGATAAAATTTTAGTAAGTTCAGATTCTATGTCTCTTGTAGAAGTAGAAACAGTATTATTACTATCAACCACACCTTTGACTTTATACTTTTTCACTAATTATTTTAGTATTAGATAAGTTATTTGTTTTCAGTATAAAGATACTTTCTACCTTCATCATTATAACTATTCATGTTTTGTAGAAAAGTATCTAATTTATCTTGTGTATCGTCTAAATTTTTTTTAATTACTTGAAGAGCAAAAATTGAATCATCTATCTGATCATTACCTTTTTGAGAATCACTTACATAATTATTTAACTCACTTGTTAAAGACTCAATAGTTTTAGTCTTATCTTTGATAGAATCCGATATTTCAGTAATCTCTTTTACAATTTCTTCAATTCTGTCAGGTGATATATCAACCTCTTCAGTCTCATAAAATCTTTTAATTCTCATAGAAAGTGTTTTAAAATTTAATATATATATTAAATTATGAAACGTAGAAATAAACATCTAATACTAGAGTTCACCGAATTCAATCTTCAGCGTTTTAATCCTGACTCAGCTAGAGCATCAGTTCATGTTGACGATCCTAAATTGAGTATCGATGCATTTGATAAACATCAAGATGCAATTAGAGCAGCGATGTCAAGAATCACTGATATCTTAATGAATGTTAAGGGAACAACTGCTTACTCACAACTGAGAAGTAAACTAGCTCTCGAAAAACAAGATATTCAAAATTTAAAAATTCAGAAAATTGTTAAGAACGGTATTAAATATGATTGTTACGTTGTAGTCACTATTGATGATGAAGATTATTGGGGCGTAGTTGAAGATATTTTAGGTCAAAATACAGAATTTACTTCAGAATTGTTTAAAGATATGGACCTTTATCAACCAATAGAATGGACTATTAAAATTAAAGGTCTTGTAATCAAAACAATTAAAGAGTGGTTGAAACCAGAACCCGGAAATTATAGATTATTAAATAATGAAGTAATTTGCTATTCACAAGAGACAGGAAAACTCTTAAAAATGGAACAGGGAATTGAAATAGAGTTGATAAGAGCCTATGACGAAAAACTACTTATTCGTTATGAGTCGAATGTTTATAGTTTAGTAAATGATAATTATATCTATTTTAATTGGTGGTTTGAAAAAATAGATTAAACTATTCTAACTCTCAAAGCTCCAGCATTATGATAAAACTCACCTAAAGATATACCACCAGCAGCGGCTGCAGCATCATTAGCATAGTTTCGACCGGAAGCGTAACTTGACATCTTAAGTCTATCCGCAGAAAATGTTCCATTTACTTGCAAATTTGTATGTATGTATATACCATATCCACCAACTGTAGGAACGGTGGAGCTATTTCCTATCATGTAAAATCTGATTTCGCCTATTGCAGGGTTGCCAAATGTTATTAATCTTGAATCACTAGTTCCACTTCCAGTTGTATTAATATAAGCGCGACTGCCAAAATAAAGTTCATCATATGGACTTGTAATACCAGCCGGGACCGAATAACCGTACGAAATAAGACCGGATGATTGTGAAGCACCTGTGCTAAGTTTTTTCCAAAGTCTTATTCCCGCGCTTTCATTGGTCTGTGTAATTTCAAAATTTGTCCAACTATCCGACACACCAGTAGTAAAAGGCGAAAAAGAAGATGACGTTTGCACTCTAAGCTGTGACCTAGACAAATTTCCGGTAGTTGAAGATCCTATAAATATTCTACCATTACTTGGATTAATTTTCGGAGAAACAGTTGTATTAGTATATAAAAGTGTAGTTCCAGTCGAATTTGCAAATATTAGATATGAAGTACCAGACACTGAGTAAGAATTAACACCAACATTTGTAGCATTTGTGGCAAATGTAGAGTAAACAGCACTTGTTGCGTTACCTACTGTAATAGATCCAGGGGCAATCCAAGATGATTGACCAGAACCACCAACACCGGAAGTCATTATATAGTTTGCGTTTGAAGAATTTTGTAGTCTATTCAAAGTCAAAGTTCCAGACGTCACATGGTCTGCATCTAAGTTTGTGATTAAAGAACCGTCTCCTATAAAATTGCTTGAGGATTTTATAACTCCAGTCACATCTAATGCGTATGCGGGTGAGTTATTTCCAATTCCAACATAAACACCGTCATCATAAATATTTGAGTCAGCTACAGTAGTCGATGTAGTAAATTTAGGTATTTTATTCACCGTTCCTGAGCCACCAATTGAAACAGAATTCTCACTACTATAAGTAGAACCATCCCAAACATAAGGTAGTCCATCATTTAAGTCCCAGACTCTCATACCTACATATTTCCATTCAATAAAGTCACGATGAGTGTAAAAAGATTGAGAACCAACAACAAATCTATTATCTATTGGAACTGATGAATTTAGATAAAACTGGTCTATAATCTGTATTGCCATATACTATATATAAAATTTTAATTACTCATATTAAAAATTAAACTCATATAAAGTAGAGTTTGTAAATGTTGGAGGTGAAGTCCATTTATAAATATAAAATTTCTTACCAGCCCATAGACCAGTAGGAGAAGAAAAAATAGATGAAGTAGCTGAAAAGGAGGCCGAGAACGTTACTCCGAAATCATCATAAATATTTGATAGTGTTCCCCAATCAAAATCATAAATAAAATAAAAATAAGCCCCTGAACCAAACAAATCTAGTTCTTTATTTTGTTTGAAAGACAATTCTTTATTCAAAGATAATAAACCTATATTTGTCATAGTAGCTAAAGTAGAATAACCATAAAAATATGGATATATCCCTGTTAAGGTTGTAGAAGCAGAGCCCGACTGTGTTCCATCACTAACTACTATTTTAAATTCAGTCGAAGTCGCTGATATAGGTGATATTACTATTCCAGTGGAAGTTCCTTCAACATTTTGTTCTCCTACTCCTGATATAGCAGGGTAAGCTCCCGGTATCATGTTTTGTAAAGATGTAATAAGAGTTGGAAAAGTTCTTTTTTTAATTTTCCATTTGACTTGAGGAGATGGAAAAGTTCCAACTTCAGCATATCCACCAGAATAGGCACCAGTCAACTCAATTTGACCTTCAGGTGGTAAGTAAGGAAAAACAATTCTTTTTAACATCTCAACAATCGGTGATGAAGAAAAAGTAGAGCCAATAGCCAAATCATTAAAATCTATAGGCATCATTCTACTATCTGTAAATTCAAGAGGATAGTCATTCATATAAACTGGCTGACCATAAAAATTTAATGATGATCCAGTTACTCCTAAAAATCCTCCAAGTGCTGAAAGTGGTGGAAATGAAATCTGATCCCAGCTAGTAGAAGCAGTTGACCCGGTCAATCCACTAAACATCAGTGTCTCTAAGTTACCTGGATTATTAGAAGATAATGGAAAATTTATTTCATTAACAGAAACTGTTCCATAGTCACTTATCACTGAAATATTTCCGGAATTTATAAAATCTAATGATGTTGAGTTCTGTGTCAATCCGGTCACTATCTGAGATTGTATCAGCGGAGAATCCTGAAAAGTTGACGCACCAGTTCCGGATATTATTAGAATTTTAGTCGCCTCGTTTGATACTGTATCTAATTTAGTATTATAAAAAAAATGGTCAGTATCACTAGATAATAATGTAGAATCCATTATATTCACTGTTTGAGGATCAGTATAAGAATACGTTCCAGAATAAGCTCTTTTTCCGAAATATAATTTCCGACCTTTCAAATCTCTACTAGATGGATTGAGAGTGTCTATTCCAATGTATGAAACTGTTGAACCTGTTGTGTTTTTTGTTTCTTTGAATGGAAAACTTACATTTAGTGAGAATACCGCATTTCTAACAGATTCTGCTAAAATTAAACCAGAAGTATTGTTTCTTAGATTATAAAGAATTACATTGTTTAAATCAGAGCTTGTTCCACCAAGCTCGTAACCAGTAGATTGAGTAGCGGTTCCTATATTTATACTAAATGTAGCCATATTTAAAATATAAATTCAAATTCACCAACACCGATATAACTACAAGTTCCTAAAGTCCTATACAAATAGTAATTTCCAAAATAAGTATAAGGAGTTGCTATAGTAATAGAATTTGAATAAGTAAATGATGAATATGTAAAATTGTTATAATCATGTAAGTAAAAGCCATTTGGGTCCTTAATATATTTTAGGTATCCATACGTTGAAGGATAAGCAAAATATAAATATCCACTACCATCAACATCCATATTAATAGATTGGCTTAGACCAGGATAAGGAACAATTTTCTTTGTAGAAGAAATAGTCACACCAGTAAGAATACATCTTACCGAATCAGCTCTATCTACTTGCTGTTGAGCAGTTCCATCAACAACTAAGAAGTCTAAACTACTAGTTCCAACAAACGCACTCACAAACGGTTGTATAAAATTAATTGAAGCAGTAGCACTATATGAATAACCCCAAGGAGCTATCCATTGGTTTGAAACCTGTAGTCCATAATCAATCGAACCAGTTGCTGAACTATAGGTCGAACCACTAGCAGATAAGATAAGAGTGTTACCTGGAGCAGCCGAGTAACTGTAACCACCAACACTAAATGTAGGAGTAGAATAAGTTACTGAGTTTACTATGTAATAGTCTCTTATGTATTCATTTGAATCTCTAGCATAAGTCTTGATAGAAAAATTCAGTGTTATTGAAGGAGTTGTTCCAACTTCAGCATATGTTGTTCCAGTCACATTATTTACTGCAGTGATGGATAAGTCTGGAGCTATATACGGATATAATAACTTCCTAATCACTTCAACTATAGGCCAATTTTGATAAGCAGAGTTTATTGTTGAGTAATATGATGATGAAGTAAATGAGTCACCTTGTAAGATTCCACCAATAGTCTCAGGAACAACTTGTCCATTTACTATAAACTCTAGAGGATATCCATTTACATAGCTTGAGCTACCATAAATGTAAGTTGGTGAACCAGTAGAACCAATTACCGATGTTGTGACATCAGGATCAGCCCATCTCAAAAATCCGTTAGGATAAGTTCCATAATATTTTAAAATTTTACCATTAGATGCAGTGGCATTAGTTTCAGCAACTGTTGGAAAAGCTACTCCATTTATTCCTACTCTGCCAGAACTGGAATAAATATTTATAGCCCCACCTGCTAAAGACGGATTTTTAATGTCTAGATTTATCGCACTTTGAGTTAAACTATAACTAGCAGCTATAAAAGGAGCTGTATAAAAAAGACTAGAATCAGTTCCAGCCAATATGGAAATTTTCGTTTGGTTCTGTGAAACACTCTCTGGTTTTGTATTGTAAAAAAAGATATCGGCATCTGACGTATTAAGTAATGCATCACTGACGACATCTAAATTACCAACAGTTCTTTTACCTAAAAGAATTTTTTTCTTTATGTCTCTGTCTTCTGGATTTGCCGAATCGATTCCAATGTATTCAGTAGATATTGCATCTGGTGTGGTAAGTTTAAAAGCAGCTGAGGCCCAAGATGTAAAAATTGCGTCTCTTAAGTCCTTAGGAGATATTTTTTTCTGAACGTTATCAGGTAAATCAATTAACGCTGAGTAAATATCTGTTTTTCTTAGAGATTCTGTTATAGTTCCTACATTTATACTATAAGTTGCTGACATTAAGAATTACTTTTTTGATTATATATTAAAAAGAAAAAGCCTGATGATGTCACCAGGCTTAAAATAATTTTCTTTTTAATTAAATAGAAACTCTAGCTTCATTAAGTCTTTAACTTTAGCAGTTTGTAGTTCTAAATCTTCAAAGTTTATTTTTTCAAAAGGAATTTCATTCTCTACATCCATAAGACTTTTCATCTCCTGAGTAAAAGATTCAGGATCTGTCAGACTTACAGCACCTGTAATTGTATTACCATCATTGTCTAGTGCTGGTCTAGGAATTCCATTTTCATCTTTTTCTACCCACTTATCTAAAATTCTCTTTTCCATTTTTAGCTTATCCTCAACAATTGAAGAAAGTTCTTTAATTATTCTGGATAAACGAAAAGCTGTTGATGCTTTAATATCTAATTCTATAAGAATATTTAAAGACTCGATAGTTTCATTAGTTAGTTGAGAATTTTTTACTATTATTGACATTGTTGATTTTTTTTTATTTTTATATTATTTAATTGACAAATTGTTTAACCTGTTTTTCATCATTTCAAAATAAGATTCTTCTTTTTCTATAAGAATGAAATCTCTTTGTAACCTCTGACATGCTTCTCCAACAGTTCCAGTTCCAGCAAAATTATCAAGAACAATATCACCTATATTAGAGTGCTTTTCAATCAAATTTGTTATAAGTGAAAGTGGTTTTTGAGTAGGATGTTTAAGTCTCTCTTTACCATGACAAATAGGATACTTGTAAAAACCATTATCATATTCTGAATTAAATACAGGCTTGCTATCTTTTACAAAAGTAAAGAAATACTCAGTAGCGTTAGATAAATAATTTATTTTAGAGTTAATTGGAACTGGGTTTGTTTTAATCCAAGCACAGACTCTTGGTTGTTTAAAGTCAAATTCTTCAGCCGCCTCTTTTATCTCATTCGATTTCCATATATCATAAAATACGATAAGAGTTCCTCCTTTTCTAAGAATTCTAGACCATTCTCTGAACAAACTTCTAAAATCAAGTTCGATTTTATCCCAATCACCAAAATCTATTGATATATTATATTTTGTTGCCATTTCTTCCGGTGTGTCTTGAGAAATTTGTTTAAAGTTTGAACTTCTAGATATCAAATATGGTGGATCTGTGATTATTAAATCAACACTTTCACTGTTGATTTTTGGTAATTCTTGTAAACAATCCCCTAAAATAATCATTAACTATATATTTGAAAGACATGTTCTCTACAATTTAATATATAAATATAAATGAAGAAAATTATGTTATCTGTTTATAACATACTCAAAGACTTGATTTTTTCTCAGAAGAAAATTGATAAATCAAAACTTCCATCTCAAGGACTTTTTTATAAAGATGACCTTAATATATTTATTAAAAGGGCAAAAGAAGAGGATATAAACGAGTATGAAAGAAATTTCGTAAAGAATAATTTAGGTCTAATAATTCAAAAAGTAAAACAGATAGTTGAAAATAATATTATTTTATCTAAAGGTTATTTATTTGAAGACCTAAAAAGTATAGACGTTGTTTTCATTTTTCTTGAAATTGTAAAATATACTAAAAACCAAAGCATTGTCATAAATTATGTTGATGAAATTAATAACAAACTAGACGATATTGAGTTTAATCAAACTACATTTAACTATCATAAATTAAGTGACGAAGTTATGAAAAACTATAACCGTGAAGAAAAAAACTTTAAACTTAATGGATACACATACACATTACCTTCAATTGGAGTAGAAAATAGTTTAACCTTCTTTTTGTTCCACAAATCAACATCACAAGATTCTCACGTTTATCAGAATCTTTTCTATGACTTCACATATTTTGTTGGAGATAAAAACTTTTTGACTTTTCAAGAGATTGAAAATCTGATACAAATTTTCAATCAAGATATTGAAAAAGAAGAATTAGAGAAAGTTAAAAAAACCTTAGAAGTCTTTATTCCGCTACAAAAATATTCTCTAATAAAAGACGGCAAAGAAATAGATATAAATTCTAAAATAGATTTAGAAAATATCTGGAAATAAAAAAACCTCCCAATATGAGAGGTTTGAAGTTAAACGAGTGATATAGATTTAATATCATTATATAAAGCCATTTTATCAGTCTCCATAAGTTTCATAATATCAAAAACTTTATCAGAAAAACCAGCTAAACAAAAAACATTACTTTCAGGTAACTGTAAAGTTCCATAACCAGCCAAGTCCCAAGAGTAAACAAACGGATTAGCATCAAATCTTTTCTTGTAAGCTTTGAACTCAGAAGAAGGACTAGTATAACCCACCCAACCTTGCATATCACTTAAAATAATAACTCGGTCATATTTTTTGTTTGCTTTTTGAAAAATTGATTTAAAGTTAGTTCCACCACCAGAATACTTGAAGCTGTTTCTGATAGACATAACAGAATCTAATGGATTATATGATTTATAATTAGCATTTGTTGCAAAAGTCATAACATCACAGTTATTAACTTTAGCTAAAATAGCACCAAATAGTGACGCTATTTCAGATGCTCTACCCATCATAGAACCAGAAACATCCATAACTACTAGTGTTTCACCATCAAATTTAGGAACGTTCTGAACAGAAATTTCCAACGCTTGGTTGATAGCAACTAAGACCTCTCTAACTTCTTTTGATTGACCAACTTTTTCAATCTCATCAAAAGCTGTAGTGAAACGAAAAGGTAAAACTCGTGATTTTTTAATTAAATTCTCATCAACTAACATCTCACAAGCAGCCTTAACAGATTGAGGAGACTGAGTAATTATGTTTCTTAGATTTCTAAGAAGAGCAAAATATCCAATCTTTCTAGTTTCAATCAACTCAGACCAAGCATTTGATTTTAAATCAGCTAATTCTTCTTCAGACTCAGCAACTTGACCAACTTTAGACAATTTAGCTTCCCAAGTGTCTGTATTTTTAAGTTCACCTTTAATAAGTAACTCAAGTGCCTCTTTATTTCTAAATGTAGGAACCGGGTGAACTAAATTTACAATATCCACAAGTTTAACTTCTTTATTCTCACCTTTATACTTAGCTAATTGATAACCATCAAATTTATCAAAAGCCTTAGCAAATCCTTTTTTCAAAGCATTTGGAAACTTTGGATTGTCTTTTTCGGTTTTATAAGCCAAATAATAAGAAAGAATTTCGGTCATATCATCAACTCTAACGACAACTTTGTTGTAAAAATCTTTACCCCAATCAGCCCCAGATAACTGTGAAGTTAATTCAGCGGCTAAAGCGTGAGTCACACTACGCATTCCAAACTTATCACGAGCAAAGATAGCAGATTTAGCGACAAACTCTTTGTCTTTAACTTTCTCTGATAGTTTTTTCAACTCAACTAAAGTGGATTGAGCACCTCGGTAAAACTGGTCATTAACAAATGATGTTAATAACAAAGATACAAGAGCCATCTCAGATGACTGTGAGTATGCTTGACCACCAGCTAAGTTTTCAGTTAGTGTTTTTTGTTTTGGCATTGTTGCGTTAAATTTCGACATGACTTTTATTTTTTTTAATTTTTTCTACAAAAAAAAGACCAGACTATCCGAAGATAAATCTGGTCTTTTATATAATGTTGCAAACAAGATAATTTAGCCTGAGCGTTACAAAGAATTCTCCCGAAACTCTGCCGATAGTTGTAGTGACCATCTCACTTAACCCTTTACGTGGAATCATCCGGACTTTTTCACCTCAGCCATCTTTCAGGACTTGTTGGTAGTCTTAGCTGTCGCCATTAGACACTTTTCGATCGTTCTTAATTGAAATTGTATCTCGAAGTATCTCAAACTATCGCTATGTTTGCTTTTAAACTATATAATTGACCAGAGTAAATTGTCAAAGAGTGTTTTTTCATAATCCAAATTTCGAAGTAACTCTCTAACTCACTACTGGGTAATTGTCAGTTAAACTTTTATTTCAAAAAATTAAAAAGTTTAAAAGGTTTTAATTTTTTTTCTTAAAAGTATGTTATATATCAACCTTAGAAATTTCGTTTTTTTCGAAGGTGGATTTTTTATAGCATAAAAAAAGGAGAAAGTTTTAATTTTTCTCCTTTAAGTATTTTTTATTAGAATCCTTATCAGGAACCACATGAGAGGCAATCCTCTGGTGAATCCAAGCTACACGAGATTTCAGCCATTTGGTCTTCAACTGTTTTAACTTCTTTTTCTTCTTGAATAGTGAACTTAACTGCATCTGATGCAGATTTGTTTCTTAAGTAATACATACCAGTTTTAAGATTGTTTTTCTTTTCTCTATAGAATCTTGGACTACCGTCTTTATCATAAACAACTTGACAGTTTTCATCCTGTGGCAAAATTACTTGTCCCATATCATCTTTAAGTAGACTTCTTCTACCCCAACCATAAAAATGCATTGAAGTCAATTTTGCAAAGTTTGGAGAATCCATAAAGATATTCATAGACTGTGTTTGGTCAATGAAAGCACCTCTCTCAGCCGCCATATCAATAACGTCTCTTTGTTTAATCTCATAAACTGTTTTGAAAATTTCCTTTATATTAGTAGGAATCTGTGGAACATTTTGAACTGAACCATTTTCTGAAATAATTCTTTTTCTTAAATTATCATCCCATATACCTAACTTAACTAATTCTTTCACTAAATATTTGTTAACTAAGATAAAAGTTCCTGATAGAACACCTCTTGTATACATATTTGAAGTTTGAGCCTCACAAGATGCTTCATTTCCTAAGATAGAAGCAGTAGATGCCGTTGGCATAATACAAGTCGTAAGTGAGTTTCTAACTCCATATTTTTTAACTTCTTCTCTAAGTTTTTCCCAGTCCCATCTCTTAGTAGGTTTTGCTCCCCATAAGTCAAATTGAAATTTACCTTCAGACATTGGCGAACCTTTATAAGTAGCATAGTAACCGTCAACTTTAGCTAAATCACAAGATGCTTTAATCGAAGCGTAATAAATAGTTTCAAAAATCTCTTTATTGATTTGTTTTGCTTCATCTGAATCATAAGGTAATCCTAATACGAAAAATACATCAGCTAGACCCTGAACACCTAAACCAACTGGTCTGTGTAATAGATTTGAAAATTTAGCAGCCTTAGAAGGATAGAAATTCACATCAATTACATTGTTAAGATTAATAATAGCTTGATAAGCTACTTCATAAAGTTTATTGAAATTATAAGTCTTGTTTTTGTTAACAAATTTAGGAAGAGCTATTGAAGCTAAGTTACAAACAGCAGTTTCATTAACTGATTCTTCACCAATGAACTCAGATAACCCTAACTTATTTAAAAGTTCTGTGTCCTTTAATACGTCACTTTGAACTTTAGTAACACCAGTTGCTTCAACAATTTCAGCACAAAGATTAGAACTTCTAACAATTCCAATATTAGATTGATTTGATTTCTCGTTAATTGAATCTTTATAAAGAATATAAGGAGTTCCTGTTTCGATTTGAGATTCTAAAATTTTATTCCAAACTTCTCTTGCTTTAACAGTTTTTTTAGCTTTTCCTTCACTTTCATATTTCAAATATAATTGTCTAAATTCATCACCAAAAGTTTCATTAAGACCTTCACACTCGTTTGGACACATTAATGACCAATCCTCATCTAAATCTACTCTTTCCATAAATAAATCATTAACCCACATAGCCAAGAAAAGGTCACGTGCTCTGATTTCATCTTTACCTTGATTCTTACGAAGGTCTAAGAACTCCATAATATCACCGTGCCAAGGTTCCATATAGATAGCGATTGAACCTTTACGTTTACCACCACCCTGGTCAACCGCTCTTGCAGTTTCGTTGAAGATTTTTAAGAAAGGAATAATTCCATTTGATGTTCCGTTAGTTCCAGCAATGTAAGTTCCTTTAGCTCTAACTTTATTAAATGAAATACCAATACCACCTGCGTTTTTTGAAATTTGAGCAGACTCTTTAAGAGTGTTAAAAATTCCTTCAATTGAGTCAGTTTCTGTATCAAGTAAGAAACAAGAAGACAATTGTGGTCTAGTTGTTCCTGAGTTAAATAATGTAGGAGTAGCGTGTGTATAGTAACCTTCGGAAAGAGTGTTATAGGTTTCAATTACTCTGTCTAAGTTTTCTCCCCAAATTTGAAGAGCTGTTCTCATATACATATATTGAGGTCTTTCAGCAACTTCACCGTTTATTTTAAGCAAATATGATTTTTCTAATGTTTTATATCCAAAATAATCAAAATTATGGTCTCTTGAGTGAACAATTGCAGAATCTAATTCATCAGCATATTTTTTTACTATTTTAAAAAAACTTTCAGAAACAATTGGAGAATGTTTACCTGTTTTTGGATTTATATAGTTGTAAAGATCTTTAACTGTTTCAGAAAAACTTTTCTTTGTTTCTTTATGTAGTGCAGTAATAGCTAGTCTAGCAGCTAAGACTGAATAATCCGGATGTTTTGTTGTAAGTGAAGCCGCAGTTTCCATTGCTAATTGGTCTAGTGTAGAAGTCTTGATATCAGGTGTCACACCAGCGATAACTTTCTGAGCTACATCAAATGGTGATATCCATTTTGAATCTAATCCATAAGTCTGTTGATTTATTCTTTCTAAGATTTTATCCAGCATTACTGGTTCTTTTTTACCATTTCTTTTCGTTACTTTAATATTCATATTTGCCTTATAATTTTTTTGTTAGTTATATATTGAACCACTTTTTAAATCAAAATATCAATTTTGAATTTTTTCGAGGTTTTTTATATCATTATTTTTATTTTTTTCACATTTTTTTACAAAAAGTCTATGTTGTTTAATTTATTTAGGTTGTACTTAAATTTAGTATTATTTAAAATTTTTGTTATATCTAAAATCTCTACCCAATATATTTTTTCAAATGAATCAACTTTGAAAATTGAGTCTTCATAATTTGTTTCCAATACAACTCCAGTAATTAATTTATCTTCTTCTAACATATCATCAAACCAAACAAATTCAATTTCAGTTCCTTCGTAGATATTTCTGTTTGTCACATCTTTGGAGTTTTGGTTTTTACCAATATGATCTTGAAGTTCATTAATTATCAAATTTCTCCAGCTATTATCTAAAAGTTTAAACATATTAAACAGATTATCAGAGAAATAGACCGCTAATTCATTAAATAATTCGACATTTGTAAAACTTTCATCTTTTAAATTCATTCTTAATAATGAATAATATTGATTAAAATCATTACGAGAAGGTTTTCTTCTGTTATTTAAGAAATTTATTGTTGTATTTTCTTTTAGGACATCGTAGACTCTCTCTTTTACAAGTTTTGCTCTAATGTAGGATTCATTATCCATAGACTCTGTGTGATAAGCTGAAGACTTATCAACTTCAATAGTTTCTTTGAAGTAGTGTGAAAATCCATCTAGTGAGTCTTCATCGACAGGTTCTTCTTTTTTACCTTTAAAAATTGAGTCATATTTTAATGAGTGTTTTCCTTCAATTTTATGTTTTGATAAGATAATCTCATCTTCTGAACTTTCTACTTCTGTAGTAGATTCCGGTTCATCAAGTTTTAAATCATCTTCATCTATTTCGATAATAATTTCTAAATCAGAATCATCATCATCTAATGACAATTCACTATCAGAATCTTCGTCTTCTGTTTCTTCTACTTCTTCTTGAAATGAATCTGTATCATCATCATTTTCAATGTCGTTTTCAAAGTCGTCATCTTCATCTACTCGCTTCTTAGCCATAGAATTATTTTTATTTTTATATAATCAAATATTAATTTGTTTATTGGTCTAAAAACTGGTCATTTTCCAGTGTCAAATAGGTTGGATTCAAGTTCAACCTAATCTGTGATTTAAGAAAATCACCGTCTCTTTGTTTCAATAGCTTGAAACGATATAAATTCTGTCTTTTCATTTCTTCAGTTCTAATGATTGCAAAGAAAGTGTCAGCAGTCTCGGCAATCGCCTTTGACTCAGGAACACTTTCTAATGTAATATCAGATGAATTCCAAGCATCCTTTGCAACCTGAACTCCAGTTATGACAGGGCATTTATACTTAGCACCAAGAGCTCTCAAACCCTCAGCCAAAGCTTTTCCTTTAGTATAAAGATTGTCAGCACCAACACCTTTTGGAGCAGCTACTAATGTGATATAATCAACAATAATTAAATCAATCTTTATATCTTTTTTATCTTTTAGTTTTTGTAAGTAGTAATCAAAGTCAGATATAGTAGCAGTTCCAGCAGCCCAGAATTTACTATAAATTTTTCCAACTTTTTTCTCAAAGATATCCCCACCCTCTTTTATATTACCTAGAGCTTTGATTCTTTTCTTAATCATATCAGTATCTTTGGACACCGAATCATAATCATTGATAGGTATTTTAAGTCTCATAGCTCCAAGTCTTTTCATCACTTTTCTCTCAGACATTTCAAGCGTTATATAAAGAACATTGTATCCAGCATCCGCTGATTTTACTGCGAAATTTTGCATCCAGAGTGATTTACCATTATTAGTTTCAGCCATTATACAATTTAGTGTCTGTATATCCCAGCCACCACCTAACATATGGTCTAATGTTTCTAAGCCAGATTTAATTTTGAATTTAGATGAGTCTTGGACGTGATTTTCTGGGTCATCAAAGTCTGAACCTAAATCATCATCTTGAACAAAATTGGTTGACGACATTTCATCTACAATTATTTTGATTCTTTCAGCGGCTTCAATTGCTTTATCAAAATCAGAAATTTGGTCTAAATTTCTAGTTTCATCAATAATGTCAACGGTTCCAGTTTTAAGACGATTTGAAAGAACCCATGCATTGAACTTTGGTTCAATAAAGTTTTTTTCGTCATATTCTTTGAGGTCGACTTGTAGGATAGATTTTAATATTTCTTTAGTAATAACTCCTTCTTTATCCTCTAAAGAAATCATGTCTAAGATTTGTCTCGGTGTGGGTATTTTACTATCTGTAGAATTAATCATATAATTTCTTACTACACCATAGACAAACTGTATTTCTGAATTTCTAAAGAAAAACGGCTTTACTATTTCAAAGTATTTTTTATAAGATAGTATATAATTGAAAAATACCTTCTCTAATTGAGGAGTCATTAAATTAAAATCATTTTTTATTTATATGACATTTAAGCAACATGGTTTATTATTGCTCCTTAATTAAATCACCTTCCTGTTCTGAGTCTGTGTCGCCGTGTGTAAAATCACCAAATTTTTGTATTACTGGTGTCTCAATTTCATCCAGAATATCTCTTTTACTTTTTGGTGAAATAAATTTTCTCAATCTATCAAGAATCTCAACTAATCCGTGTTTAGCGATTCTAGTAGCTACTCCAACAGATAGCATAAAAAAGTTTGCTATAACATCATCAACTGACATCTTATGAAGTCCTATAACAGTCATAATAGCATTCATTATAGGAATTAATATAGACGTATAAGCAAACATATCAATAATTCCACCAACAGCGGCTCCTAAATGTTTTGCTATAGTAGAAAAGATGTTATTGATTCCACTAAGTGCTTTGATAACTTTTTTAACTATACCATCACCTATACCCTGCATTCTTAACTCTTCAAGCATTGACTTAGAATCTTTAGTTAATATTTCTTCCTCTTCTGGTTTTGCTTTTTTCTCTTCTAAATAAACAATTGTAATTGAAGCTATCGTCAGTAATACAACTGTTTGTTTTGAGATTTCAACACCTAATGACATATTTTGCATCATTTGAGAAACAACTGGATAAAGTGCTCCGATTCCAGCTCCAAAAGTCAATACCAATTTCGAATCAAGTTTTAAATCAGATATTACCTTTTTTTCGATAGATTTATAAGTTGAGAGGTCTTCTTCTATATCATCTTCTTCTTTTGGTATAAAATCATCTAAGACTTGAAATATTTCATCACTATCAAATCCCTCACTTCTAAGTTTATGATAAAACTCAGCAAATTGAGTAGTATTTGGCATAGTTTTTCCAAACTCTTGCTCAAATCTTTTTAAGATTTCATTTTTTTCACCATCATCGGATTCATTCAGAAAATTCAAGAAATCATCTACAATAACTTCTTGCCTATAATAATCATCAAATCTTTGAATTTTCATAATTGTATATATTAAAATCTAAAATTAATCTTTGGATTCAATCGTAGTCATAAACATCGTAAGTTCCATCAGTATTCATAAACCTCCAATATGTTCCTTTTGGCTCATAGTTGTAAGCAACGTCTTTATGAACATAGCTAAAAGTGTCCATATATGGATATTCTTCATCTGGAAATTCAAAAACATCTAAAATTTTTACAGCTGTAAGAATTGTTTCTTCTTTTCCTCTTTTTATAAACTTAGTCAGACCTGTATTCATTTTTTTATAATAAAAATCGTTCTCATCAGCCCATCTTGTAAATTTATAATAGTCTTTATCATACACAAAATAAACTCTATCCATAATATTCCTACCTTCTAAGTCTGTCCAAAGAAGAGCTCTTCCCAATATAGCACCTTCTTCATCAAGTAAAACAAGAAGTTTGACACTTGGACAATATTGATAAAAACTGACATATGGAACATCATTCATACAAGAGTTCATAAGTGGATTCATACCATTATCATAATCATTAAAATGATACAGTCTTGATGAATATCCTTTACCTATTTCACTTTTTTCCCAAATTTCAAATGTTGACTGACCACTTAGTGATTTCCATTGGTTTACAAATTTTTCTATCTGAAAATCGGTATACTTGTCACCAAAAAAGGACCTAATGAATCTACCGATATTCATTTCAGTTCTTGCAAATTGTAACAAGCTATTGTCAAGTGATGGAAAATTGATTTTTTTTATAAAGTTTATGATTTCTTCTTGGTCATCAATTTGATAAGTATCGGATACATACTTGCTTACTTTAGCAGAATCGGTGTAGACTATCTTATCATCTGATTCAGATACAGAAATAAAAGTCCACTTACTTAAAACTTTATATTGAGAACTACCATAAGTTGCCATTAATTGAAAATCTTTAGAAATCGGAGAATCAATACTTTCAACTCTTTTAATAAAATCTTTACTAAAAAGAGTAGGTAATTTGACATCAGTCTTAGATTCTAAAATAAACTCAAAGTATCTGAATAACTTCATATACTATATATAAAAAGTTAGAAAATGAAATAAAATTATTAATATATAACTTAAAATAAAACCTTTTATATATGAAACATCTTAGAAGATTTGAAAACTTTGACTTAGGTCATAGATTTTCTGATGAACAAGAACAAATTCAACCAATTGAATTAGACAAACCATCTCACGAAGAAGAAGACATTTACTCAGAGGATCCTAAAGAAGAAGAAGGTGATGAATATTGTGAACCATGTGATTCTGAAGAAGGTGATGAAACTGGAGATACAAGAAACTGGGGCGATGAAAACATTGCACTAGAATCTATTGCGAGTTTTAAAAACTTCCTTAATGAGAAAAAAGCTACGCCAGCTCAATTAGCTGCTAGAAAAGCTTTTGCTGAAAAAGCAAAAGAAAAGGCTGATAAGAAAGACGATAAAAAAGACGATAAGTCAAAAAAAGAGGTTTCATATAAAAAATCAGGTTTAAAAAATCCAGAGAAGGCAGACTTAGATAAAAACAAAAAAATCTCTGGTTATGAAAAGGCTAGAGGTAAGGCAGTCCAAGATGCAATTGAAGACGAAAAAGAAGAAAAAGGGAGTAAAGGTTTGACTGCGGCTCAAAAGAAACTTCCAGAAGGTCCGAGAAAAGCTATTGAAGCTAAAAATAAAAATAAAAAATAAAAAAATGAAGTACGTAAAAACATACGAAAACTTTAGTTCTCAAATAAACGAAGAAGAAGAAATCTTAAAATCTATAAGAAAAGCATTTGGAAAAGAATCAGAGGCTGATTTAGCTCCATTAAAAGAAAAGTTTGATGCTGAATTAGAGAATATGGAAAAACAAATTTTAGCTAATATGGAAAATCCTAATTCACCTATCAAAGTTCATTTGAATATACTCGATGAAGATGAAGCAGAAGCTAAAAAAGAAACCACTTTCAAAGGGGTTGTTGCTCCTCTCTCAGCAGAAGCCTATAAGTCAAAAGACTATCAAGAAAGATGGGGTAGTAAATCATACTTACAACTTCTACAAGTTCAATACATTCAAGAAAATGGATGGTTTGATTACACGACTGGAAAATACTCTACACCTGAAGAAATGAAAGGAAAAGAGTTAGAGATTTGTAAAAATACCTGGGCCTTAATAAAACCTAAGATTCAAGAAAAAGCAAAAGAAATAAAATACAACGGACAGTTCCAAAAATACTCATTTTGGAAGTTACTTTTTATGAGTAAAAAAGGAGCTTATCCTCAAGAAGGATTAGATAAAGAAGGCAAAGTTTATTTATGCCTATCGAATGAACTTTTTGATAAAACTGCCGAAGCGAAAGGAACTTATGCCTCTGGTGGCTTTCACAGATAATTGATATCATGAAACATCTAAAAAAATTTGAGTCTTTTTCAACATTAAACATAGATTTTTCAGATAACACGGAAATTGATGAGTTTAAATATGTGTATGAGGAAAACTTCATGGACAATGATGACTTTTATTTACTAAGAGAATATACATCTAAGTATGAAAAATATTTGTTAGACTCAAAAGATTCTCGTGATGGTGTTGTAAGATATAATTTACCGATAGATTCAGAAATTTTGACAGGAATGCTAAAAAAATATGAATCTAAAATTAGAGAATTAACAGACAATAATTTAATTTATCTATCAGACTATCCGATAGAATTAAGAAAATATGTTAAGGGTTGTTTTATGAGCCCACATAAAGACACACAAATTTATAAAATCCCACAGTATGAGTGTGTTTTTACCATTTCAAACACAACAGATTCTGTTACTAATGTAGATGGTGATGAAATTAGAACAATTCCAAACTCACTAATAATACTTAAAGCATGTGGTGCTACACATCATGTGACCGAAGTAAGTAGTGGAGAAAGAAACTTTTTGAAATTTATTTTCACAGAAACTGATGAACTATTAGAAGATTAAGAAGGTGAAATATTGACATTCACTCTTTTTATAGCTTCTTGAATCCAATCTGGTAAGTATTGAGAAGAATGTTTGATTACATCTCCGAACCCACCATCTATAATAATAGTGTCAGCATAGTCTATTTCAGACCTTACAGGTCGACCAGTCATCTGAATTAGACCAGAAACGGTTTTCCAAGAATACCAATCAGGATTATTCATTTGTCTCATTTTATTCTTTTGAGAAGCAAGACTAGGATAAGGAACTTTTGCAATAATTTGAAAACGAGCAGAGTCATTATCAAAACTAACACCTGTATCCATAGAAGGACTCACAATGACCGTTGGTTCATCAGATTCCATATGCATTCTTAAAACTTCGTCTTTATTTGATGAATCGTGAAAAACCAATCTTGGGTCATTTATTGAATTTTCAATCCATTTTGCCAATTCAAAAGAGTTAGTGTGAATAATTCCTTTTTTCTTTTTATACTTATCAAGTAATTTCTGAATATAAGGAACATATCTTTTAAAAGTATCATCTTTGGATTTAAAAGACATTTTACCTAATGGCATATAATATATTGGTCTATTTTTTAAAGGAAAAGGAGATCCTATCGAATAGTAAACAGCCTTAGTTACATCTAAACCATTCAATTGACAGAATAGATTCTTATCTAAAATGGTTCCAGACATAAGAAATACCATATCATAATTTGAAAATACATACTTATCTAAGTAATCATAAGCCCAAATTGGTTCAAGTGATAATTCTTTACTTTTCATTTTTTCATTCCAATTAGATTCCAATACCCAGTTGTTAGGATTATCTTTATATTCTTTAAGAAATACTTCAATTTTAAGTTGATACTGCTTCAAATCTGTTACAAGATTCATCACTTTCACATCTGAGTTTTTAGTTTTGAGAACTTTTGAGATTTTTAAATCTCTTTTGTCGGACTTAACATTTCTTGGAGCACTTGACATACCTCTTTCCATATCTTCGATTGTAGATACAATTTCACCGTTCAAATATCTCAAAAAATCAACATAGTCAGATATAGAATTAACAGACTTTAATTTTTTTAAAACATCATATTCATTTGAGAATTTGAATTTTTTGACAACATTGTCAGTAATCTTGATTGATATAAAATCAGACATTACATCATCAAACTCATGAGCCTCGTCGACAATAAGAACTCGTGCTCCTCTATTTTCCATAAGTTTTGGATTGTAGATTGCATAAAGTATATAAAGATAAAAGTTAGTCAATGAGATACCTCCAGAGATATAGTTTTCTCTAGCAAAAGAGTAAGGGCAACTCTCACAACTTGTTTTATTTAATCTATTGAACTCAGCACCCTGAGCACAAGAACAAGAATAAGACTCACACTCATAATTTTCTTTTCCCTTCAAATCCGATATTGACTCATAGGTATCAGCATACTGGTCTTGAAGAATTTTACTATTAGTGATAATGTCAACTCTTGACATCTTAGTTACATTTTTTCTATACCAATCAGCAATCATAAGTGCTAAGTGACTTTTACCTGAACCAACTGGTAAGTTAAGTAAGAAAAATTTATTCAATTTATTCTTTTGATATTCAGAATCAATGAAACTTAAAGCCTCTTTTTGTTCCTTTCGAGGCTTATATTTTGACAGGTCATTTTTTAACGACATTAAGAAATTATTATTTTGTAAAAATTATATCAGAATTTTAGTTTTTAGTTTAAAAAATGAGGTTTTTTAAAGATTATGATTAATATATAAGAAAAAATCAGTTTTCTTTATGCAAGTTCTACCTCATTACGATGAATTCGGAATCTACACAACAGTAGATGATGTTAAAAACTTTGTCAATTCACTTTTTGACCAGGGCATTTCATCAGAGGAAGAGGTTTTTTCAAGTTGTATTACCGAATTTGGAAGAGCCAATTTTGATCTGATAGAGACAGCTCTTTATGGTGAAGATTGATAAATTTAATGAATTCAGTATAGAGAATAAAACTCTATATGTATTTGACTTTGACGACACTCTTATGGTGACGCCAAGATATGAAGATATTACCGTAAAATACCTAACTGAAAACCTCACAGTAAAAGAACTTTTAGATAGAGCAATCAAAAGAATTGGAGTTACTAAAGACCAATTAAAAGTTCAAGATAGAAGAATATTTATAGAAGATCCAGATAAACGATTTAAAGAAGAAAAAGAGTGGGCAAGAAAAGGCAATCGACTTTACTTAGTTCAACCAGATGAATTTTGTTATTTAGATGAAAGTCTACCAACACAGGTAAAAGAACTAGTTGAACTTTATAAGTCAGTTCAAGACAAGTGTATTGTGACAGCTAGACCTCAAAGTATGAGAAATAAAATAGAATCAGTTCTCAAACAGTTTGGATTAGATAATCCAAAATGGGGGGTTCATATGTGTCCTAATAGTAGAATGAATGCTGGTAAATGGAAAGGAGAAAAGATTGTCGAACTCGTTAAGTTGACCGGTTTCAATAATGTAATCTTCTACGATGATAATTCAAAATATATTAGAGGAGCAAAACAGGTAGTCTCTGAGAAACTACCGGATTTAAATTTTAAATGTATTAAGGTAGTTTAGATTTACAATCACTACAAAAAATTGGTTTATCATTTTGACTATCCCAATATTCAAAGGACTCATTATTCATAATACAAGTGTTTTTACAATGTTGTAGCCCAAAACTATGAGCAACTTCGTGTATAGCATTAACTTTAATTAAATCAATAGATGATTGTCTATCATAAACAATATTTGACTTTAGATAAATTTGGTTTCCATAACACAAACCTTGCACTGAATTATTTGAAGTTGTTGATGCGCCAAGTGGGTCGTATAGGTCCTGATTAGTAGCATAAATTACAATTTTTTCACCCTCTACATAATCAAAATAATCTTTTTGACCAAGTTCATATTGAGCCGTTTCACAACTACTTAGATTTAGACTCACTGGTTCAGAAATTTTACATTCAAATCCGTAGAAATTTTCTAACGTAGACTTTATAATTTCTAAATCTTCTTCACAGTAATCATTAAGACCTACAATCTCAACAATTACTTCTGATTTTTGAACTGATTTGTTTTTTGAAAAATCTAATTCACAAGAATATAGTGAAAAAATAATTGACAATAAGATGATGATACTTTTCATAGTGGATTTATTTACACAAATATACAAAAAAACCTCTAATAATTTATATTAGAGGCTAATTTTTTTTATAAAAATTTATCTTAGTCTTTGATCCAAACTTTTGTTCCAGCTGGCCAATCCAACAAGTCACCTGCTGTTTTTCCAGTTCCAGACCAATCACCTGAGAAAATATCACCAAGTGTATCACCTTTACCATGAGGATCACTTCCGATAGTTTTTAAAGTTGTAATGATTTCTGATTTATCTGGACCCTGAACTCCTTTTGTTAAAAATTCAACTCCTTTATCATAATCACCTCCACCAAAATCCTTAACAGCTTTTACAAAATCTTCTGGTGAGGACTTTGGATTTAAATCACTACCTGTGTATTTATTCAAAGTTCCTGTAATTCCTCCTTTATCTGCCGGTAAAAACTTACCATCAGTGTGCGGTGGTGGCGGTGGCTCAACATTTGCTGCTTTGTAAATCATAGCAGCTCCAGCAATTGTCAATGCTAATCCAAGTCCAAACTGGCTATTTTTTTCTTTGATTATAATACTTCTAAGATATTTAGCAGCTTCATTAGGATCTTGCTTATATAAATCTAAAAGTTTCTGCTGTTGAGACTCTGGTAGTTTTTGAATTTCATCACCAGCTGATTGACCAGTTACGGTTCTTCTCATTTTAGCTGCTAACTCTTTCAAACCCTCATTAGTAAACTCTCCGAATTTTTCAATTTTACTCATAGTTTATTATTATTTATTGTTGTAGTTTTTAAAAGTGTAAACTTGACTTTCTTTCAATTCTGCCTGAAAGGATGTCATAATCTCTTTCAACGTCGTATTAAAGTCTCTCATATCAGCTCCGAATTCACCAAGTGAAGCATACATATTTTCACCTTCGAATTGTAAAGTTCTTTTAGCTAATCTTGCAATTTTCTCAGCAACAACTTTTCTTTTGTTTTTATCAGATATAACTTCAATACTCTCATTATATAATGGTCCGAAATCAGACATAGTTTTTGAATATTTACCATAAAGATGCTCATAAACTTCTTCATAAAGAGCCTTTATTGATTTTTTAGCATCTACGTCCATTTTCTTGTCTAAGATATTTTTGATAAATTCGTCAGTGATTCCGATTCCTTTATCTTTTTCATCTTTTAATACTTTAAGTGATTTCTGAGCATTTTTAAATGCTTGTGTTAAATGTTCTTCAGCTGAAGTAATTTCTACATTTCTTGGTTGTTTAGAAAACTCTTTAGAAAATTCTTTTTCAAAAATTGAATAAGTTAAAATAGACTCTCTTACTTTTTGTCTTTGGACTCTTGCTACTTCTTCAGCATTCTTTTTTCTAATTCTTTCTTCATCTTCTGTTGAACCAGATTCACCGGCCAACCTAACTCCTTCAAAAGAAATAATCATACTTTGAAGAGCTTGAAGATTTTTAATCATAGTAGGGTAAAGAGATTTAAGTGGTTTAGCATTTTTTTCTTCTTCAGCTGAAATTGCTATTTGGTCACCTTCTTTTTCACCAGAACTAGAAGTTACTACAGTGATGTCTGTGTTTTCAACATAAGTGATATCTATATCCTGAATAAAGATATTTACCACACCATTTCCTTCTAAGTTACCACCAAAAGCCATATGTAAATAAGCCAAACAGTCTTCTACAGTTGGATAAGGTTTACAAACCCAGATTGCTAAAATAATTAGACCAGCCATAAGTAACATACCACCAATAGCAGCCATAGCTACAGGTCCTAAACCTAAAGTTAAACCAGCTAAACTAATACCAGCCACTTTTAAAACTCCTATAATAATTAAACCGATTGTTGTCTTTTTCATGATTTGAGAAACGACACCGTTAAATCTAGCATTTTTAATACCTAAAGCATGAGCTATTTTTTCAAATACACCATAATATTTTACTTCATCATCACCAATAGCGTATGGACTATCAGCTTCATTTAATTTAACTTGATTACCAACTGATTGTAATTTATCAGGAGTCACACCTGCTTCTTGCCAGTTTACAGCGGACTTAGCTTTTTGACACAAAATCTGCCAAATTCTTTGAAAATTAGGTCTATTATTTTCATCACATAAACCGTTTGAAACAATAAAGTCCTTGAAACCACTCAACATATCTTTGATTTTAGTCCAAGTTTTTGTTCCGATTTCTTTTATTTTATTGAAAATTGATCCTGCTAACTTACTTAAGGAAAAGTTTTTAAAGAAATTTACAACTCCGGTAAAAAATTTACTAATTGCATCTTTAACATTAGTATAAACATTTGATACTGCTTGTTTTCCTTTTTGGATAAGATTTCCGATAAACTCTTCAGTTATTAGCGATTCTAATGGATTTATTATATCTTCAGCCGTGATGTTTTGATCAGTCAAAAACTGACATTCCATCAATTTAGCCTCGTATAGTTTGGAGTAATTTGTGAAACTTTGAACTCTCATATAAAATTTTTTAATTTTTAGGTAAATTATATATTAAATTCAAAAATTGAGTTTTTTTAGATTTCCGCTTCTAATCTTTTAATTTCATCCATAACTTCTTTTAACTCTTCCTTTTTTTGCATCATAATTTTCTTATTCTTCTTTCTATCTGCATAGACATCTTCCAACATTAGAAGTGTAGGTGACTTTCTTTTTTCAAAAACAACACCATTCACACAAAGAACATGTTTTTCTAAGTCAATAGGTCGACCATTTGTGCATTTAGATTTGTCTTTTTCATCTTGAAGACCAACAAAAGTTTCAGGAGCTATAAAGAATTGTCTTTGAGTAGTAGGATATAGTGAAGCAAAGTCATAAGTAACACACCACTGGTTCATTCCAACTACAGGGTCTTTTACCCAACCACCAGCAATCGTTGATTCAGCATCACCTTTTTCATCTCTGAAAAGTACTATGTTATCCATTTCTCTAAAACGGTTTCTTAAAACTCCTTCTGTGATGGCTAGTGAACCAAGTGCGTTGTTCATTTGAGAAACAACATCTACGATTCTGATTTGAGCAAGTGATGAAATCGCATAGATGATAGAGATATAATTTCTAGCTTCGTGAATTTTTTGAACCAGAACACTATCGACAGCGTTATAATACATAAAAGTCTCAAAATCATCTTCATATAGTTTTTGAAGAGATCCGGTATATTTAATCTTTTCAACACCAACGAGTTTATGAGAAACAAAATCTAGTGAAGAAGACTCTTTTACCTTAATTGAAGTGTCACAGATTTCATAAAGTTGCATGTAATCAAAAATCATTCTGTGAGCAGGCACTTCATATTCAGTTCCCCAAGCTTTTGTTATTCTTTTAGTCAGTGAAGAAACAGCTGGATCAATTTTGTATTCTCTACCATTAGCCCATTTACTAATTTTACGAGAACGGTTTACTAAATATAACCAGTCATATTGTAAGAAGTTCCAACCTGTAAGCAGTGGCATTTTTGGAACCATTTTGTAGAAGAAAGCATATAACATATCAAACTCATCTTCATATTTAATATATTTGAACTTATATTCTGTTCCAAATTTTTCAAAATATTTATTAGTATTATTTAATATACGTTCTTGCATGTCTTCTGGCATGTCTTTCAGACCCAAAAGAATGATTTTATCATCATAGACTATTGAAATAGAAAGAATTTGAGTAATAGCTCCTTCTTTTACAACGTTTCCGGCAGCATCTTTAACATCGGCTGCTTCAGGAAAACCATCAATAATCTCAGTCTCAATATCTATAAAGTATATCTTTGGTAGATTGAATTCAAATATCTCTTGTTTTTCTTTTTCCGGTAGTGAGTCTAAAAATTCATAAGTAGCATATCTATCTGGTTGGTTTACTTCTATTTGCTTAACGGATTTTCCATCCCAAGATCGAAACGAGGGGTGTCGTTGTGGATCTGTATCCTCACAAGCAACATATTTCATAGGATTATCCCAGTTATAATATTTGAGTTTTATATCACCTGTCTTATCAACATAGCTGACTACAAGTTTTTTACTATTTGATAGATATTGAGTTTCTACAAGCACGTAATTAATTTTTTATTTTATATGACTAAATATCTTAAATGTTATTTTTTTTTCAAATAAATTTTGTTTATCAAATAAAAATAATTATATTTGTAGAAATTAATCTTTCTAAAAAATAAAACTATGAAAACACTACTTAAATTTTACCTTAAAAACTTCAAATTTATTCATCATCTCTTTTTTATTGTTTTGGTTTTTTCAACACTAAAATTACTATCATTTGCGCCATTTTTAGGATGGATTTTTGATGTGATTTTTCAACCAGGATTAATTGGTCTGTTTTTTCAAATTGGTATTTTAGCTTATTGTTTTAAAGTGAATCCAATTATTTTAGAACAAGCTGGTCTTACAGACGACTACATGAAAGAAGAACTCGAAAATTTAGACAAAAAAAAATAGTAAGTGAATAACTTACTATTTTTTTTTATTGAAAATAATTTTAATTATTTACCAGTCACTGCACCATAACCGACTCTTCCACATAAAAGTGTCGCTGCAGTAGCTACAGCGGTTGACCAACAAGCCACAAATATACTAAAACCAGTTCCAGCAGCAGCTGCAACTGCTATTGCGCCTGCAGCAATCTTAATTAGAGCTCCAAGAGCTACAAGAACAATAACTAAAGCAACTATTATCGCCAAAAATTTACCAGCTAATCCTAAAGCTTTCAAAATCTTTTGTCCCAAAGTTTGAGCATTTTCATTTATTGCAATAAGTCTAGATTCGTATAACGGTGTTCCGTATTTTGTTCTAGAAATACTTACAGAATCTTGAATCAATTCTTTTAATTCTTCTTCAGTTCCTTCTGGAGCTTGAGCAGCAGCTGTATCTGGATTAAAAGTTTCCATTTTTTGTTTCAATTCCTCAAGATCTCCTTCTGGTAAGGCATTTATTAGTTCTTGAGCTTTAGCAAATTTTCCACTATTAGCCGCGTCTTCTACAACTTTTTTGGTAGCCTCAGCCATTTCTACAGCTTTTTTATTTTTCCAACCAGAATACCACTTACTGATTTTTGAAAAGATGTTACCTTCTCCCCATAACCAACCTTCATTGGTTGTATTATAGTTAAAACTTTCGAATGTTTTTACGTATTTCATAATTTTTTTTTTTTTTTATAATGTATATATTCTATTTAAAAAATCATTTTTTGTATTTTTATCAAATATTTTTGAATTAATAGAAATTTGTTTATGTTTGTAGAAATTAATCTTTTTTAAAAATCAGACTATGAAAACATTACTTAAATTTTACCTCAAAAACTTTAAAGTTATACATCACTCTTTTTTTATACTACTAGTCTTTTCGACTTTTAAATTGTTTACTTTTGTTCCAGGTTTTTTTGGACAAACATTTCAGATGATTCTAAGTCATAATATATTAGGATTTTGTTTTCAGATTGCAATTTTAGTTTATTGTTTTAAAGTAAATCCAATTATGTTAGAAAGAGCTGGTCTTACTGACGACTACATGAAAGAACAACTAGAAAATTTAGACAAAAAAAAATAGTAAGTGAGAACTTACTATTTTTTTTATTTGAAATAATTTTAATTATTCGACTAATTATGCTTATTTATTATCAAAAGCTGTATTCGTTCCAGAGCCCACTTCAAGTTCGGAACCATGCATAGACCTAACGACAAGGAAAGCTAAACCAGCAACAATTAAAGACCCAAAAACAACAAATCCAATCACGGCTGATGCAGCAACCACAGCGAGTATCGACGAAATAGAGACGATTAAAATTGTAATCAATGTTAAATACTCAAAATTTAAACCAAGCCATTTAAGAACTCTTTTAGCTAAACTTTCAGAGGATTCATTAAGCGACATTTGATAAGATTCGTAAAGTGCGCTTCCGTATTTTGTCATTCTCATCTCATTAGCCGTTCCAATAGTTGCTTCAACCTCCGCTGCGCCTTCTTTGTCTTCTACCTTACCATCTGGTGTCCATTTTGCTACCCAATCTTTAAGATATAATTGTGACTTTTCAGGTAATTTCTTAAACACATCAACAGCCTTTTGAACTATCCCCGGGTTCTTTTCCAATTTTTGTGTTAGCATATCTGCTGCTTTTTTAGCCTGTTGATTTTTCCAGTTGTTCCACTTGTCTCTAACAGATCTGAAAAAATCCATTAATCCCTCATTTGTTGGGTCGTAGTTGAAACTTTCGAATGTTTTTACGTATTTCATAAATTTTTTTTTTTTATAATGTATATATTTATATTAAAAACTCATTTTTTGTATTTTTTGAAAACTGTAAAAAATTATTTTTTTAAAATATAACATATATAAAAAATTTAAAAAACTATTTTTTATCAAAAGTCACAATCATAGTAATCTAAAATAATACCATTTCTTTTGTTAATGAAAAGCAATTCATCTCTTCTTACTAATTGATATTCATAGTGTCTACCTGTTTTGAAAAGCGTTCTAATAAAGTCAATACCCTGACCGAAGTTGACAACTCTTTCATCAACCATCAAACATAGTATCTTAGTATCATCTTCATTTGAATAGTTTACTACTTCATTATCATGATCTTTTTCTAAACCTTTTTTCCCGTAACAGATGAATTTTGTAGTCAATTCCTCAGTATAGTCCGATATAATCTCTTTCGACAAATAAGCATTTGGTTTGTAAGTTATTACAATATCATCACCGGCTTGAACATTTAAATCTTGTTCTTTTAGATAAAGTCTTATCCAGAAATAAATTTTTTGTTCTTCAACAATTTTCGAAGACGACACCTGTTCAACCTCATCAGGTAAACCGTCCGTGTCAATTTTTCTAATAGATTCTAAAAGTTGTTCTCTATAGTCTGTTTTTGCTATGTTCATTTTTTTAATTATTTTTTAATTAGATAATGGAAATTTTATTGTATCACAAGATTTATAATCAAATATTTCAATATCTTCATATTTTAAGTCAAAAATTGATTTGTTGTTTAATTTTAAATTAGGTAATTTATATGTTTCTCTTTTCAACTGTTCTTTCACACCTTTTATTTGATTAGAATAAATATGACAATCTCCACCTGAAAAAATTAAATCATTAGGTATCATATTAACTTCTTTTGCTAAGAGATGAAGTAAAATAGCATACGATGCTATATTGAATGGTATACCTAAAGGAACATCACAGGATCTTTGAGTCCACATCAAATCTAACTTTCTATCAGGAACTCCAATTTCGTCTAATTTATCTTTAGTCATATCATCAGCGAATGTTATACTTCTTCCTCTTGAATCACACCACCATTTTACTCTTTCATCAAAAGTCAATAAAGTAGTGTAACATTGAAATCCATAATGACAAGGAGGTAGAGTCATCTGACTTAATTGTCCGACGTTCCAAGCAGAAACCATTAATCTTCTAGAATCTGGATTTGTTTTAAGATCGTTGATAAGATTAGATATCTGGTCTAATGGTTTATGGTAAACATACTCAGTTCCATTATGATATTCCTGTTCACCTCTCCACCTTCTCCATTGAGCCCCATACACAGGTCCGAGTTCACCCCACTTTTTAGAAAACTCATCATCAGTTTTTATTTTATCAATAAATTCTTCTTTTGATAAATATGAAGAATTAGATGGATGATTAGTATAGGCTTTATACGCATCACCATCCCAAATATGAACACCGTTTTCAACTAAATATTTAATATTAGTATCACCTCTTAAAAACCAAATCAATTCATGAATTACGGCTTTAGTAAATATTTTTTTTGAAGTTAGAAGTGGAAATCCCCAATTCATATTAAATCTCATATTATATCCAAAGACTGAAATTGTTCCAGTGCCAGTTCTATCTTTTTTTTCAACACCATTTTCTAAAATATATTCTAAAAAACTAAGGTATTGTTTATCTACTTTATTTTTCATACAGTAATTTTATTGATTTTTTTCTGAATAGTTGGATAAGGACAATAATCTATCCATTTTGGATCGAACCAAAAAGTTCTACCAGTCTTATCTTTACAAGAGATGCCTTTTTGATAATATACCCACTTTTGAAATTCCTCATAGTCAGTGTCAAATGGATTTTTCCAATCTGACAATTGACCTCCATTCAAGTGGTAAGCCTTAATTGGAATATCTCTACACATAGATAATATTTTAGAATTATCTTTTATAACTTTTCTGGCCTGTTCAAATGGATTTACATCTAAATAATATAGTATAGTGCTTCTAAGATAGTTGCCTATACCATTAAAGTATTCTTGGTTAAGAAGTGCTTCACAAATTGGTTTATCAAATGCCTTTTTATCGATGTTGTTCATAACATTGTCGTAAAAATCACTAAAAAATTTAGATGGATCTGGTCCACGTTTTATACCAGTAAATCCACCAATTCGATATTTTGGTCCCATATAGGAACCATATAGTAAAAGAGACCAACCATCAATAGTGTCTACTCTCATTCTACAATATTTAGTATCGTTCCAGACTCCAGTGGGAACCCACTTCCAATTACCAGACATTCCCATAAACACTGAGATTTTATGTGTTTCAGTTTTGTTGAAGAATCTTATGACCAATTCTTTACCTAAAGACTCAGCATCTATTTGAAATTCATCTAATAAATGAAACTGTTCTGGATTATTTCCCTTTAAAACATGAAAAGATTTATTAAAGACTTTTCTTTTAACATTCTGATTTATATAATCAGCCATTATTTTGAGTTCAGCTAGTTCCGGCATAATTTAAGTTTTCGGATATTCTATCAAATTATATAAAATTTGTTGAGCTATACACACATCTTTTTAACCCATTTAACTAAGATGTCACCGTGACAAGATTTTCCACCTCCACCCAGATTTTTACACCAACAACCAAGTGTCTTATCTTTGAGTTCACAAAGAGAATCCATCAATTCTTTATTACTGAGTAGATATTCTTCATAAGCATTTACAATTATTTTACGAGGTGTTCCCTTTGGAAAGCTGTTTCTTAATTCTTTAGGATAAGCCCACTTGTTAAATTTACCACCAGGTAGACGACCAATATAAATATCAAATGGTTCTTTTTTGAAATGAACTACTTTTACTAAATGTTTGTGACCACTATCAGACTTCTTAAAACTATCAAAAAAATCTTCCATAAATATTATATCAAAATATTTCTAGATGTTACTTGTTAATATTTTAAATTAGTCGTATATTTATAGTATAAACAATAAAAAAATAAGTTATGTTGAAATTTGTTAAAGTTGTAGTAAATAACTCAGCGATTTTTTTGGACACATTATTCGAACAAAGAGCCAAAAGTTTAGATATGTATAAATTGAAAATCATTTCAAATGTAGAGTCTGTTGAGTTTGAGGTAGATGGTAAACAACAAGTATACTGTATAGCAAATGATATTGATATAGATTGTTTTAAATACTTGATTGAAAATCTTGACTCAAAAATAACAGAAGTTGAAGACTTGTCTAAAGATGTTCTTTTTGACAATGACATTAAGACTGATTTTGTATCAAAAACCGGAGACAGTTTAGAAAAAGACATCAAAGACCTTATTATGTCGTTTAAACTTCAAGCAACTGACTGTGATGTTGTTTTAGACAAAATCATTGAGAAAGGAATTGATTCATTGACAGATTTTGATAAAAATTATCTTAAATAAGGTAAAAAAATGGCTTTTTATTTTAAATATATAATAAGTAAAAAAAATAAAAAGTCTATGAAATACTTAAAGACATTTGAATCTTTTTCTCCTATAAACGAAGAAGAGGAATTTATTTCAGCAGTAAAAGACATGATATCTGGTAAATCTGCTTATAAAACAACTATTAAATACTTAGAAAGTAAATCTAAAGAGGCTGAAGAGGCTATTAAGATTTATAAGGAAATTCAAGATTCCGGTAAACCAGCAAAGCAACAATTAGACAAAGTTGATAGAATAAACAGACTTGGTAGAATGTGGGCAGAAGCAAATAAAATGGAAGGTAATGACTATGATTACAATCACGTAGACACAGTTATGAAAGGCGAATGGGGTAGAAAATACCACGGTGGAACAAATGTGACTGTTGGAGAATAATAATTGAAAAAAGAGACTTTTAAAGTCTCTTTTTTTATGCCTATAAATTAAATTTTATACATTGGTCAGTAATATACTTAGAATGTTCTAATTGTAAGTGAGTAGCCAAACCAACAGTAATGTGATATCCAAAATAAGGATCTCCTAAACCCATAGCAGTTCTGATATTTTGACAATCCAGTGAATCAGCCTTCAACCACCAGTGTCCTTTTTTATTGGACCTGATAAGACTTGGATCATACTGTATTGTAACTTCTTTTCCATCAAAAATTTCTTTAGCTTGTAGATAGACACCATCACTAACAATATCATTGATAAAAGTTAAGTGAGTTCCTCTTAGTGGTTTATTTAAAAATAAATTAAATCTTTTTTGTAGAAACCAAGAGTAGTAAGCGTATATATCACAATCAAATTTTACAATAGCAACTTTTTTCCACACAGCTTGAGAATTGTGTTTCTTAGTCACATTGATTGGATCAAATACTATTTTACCTTTTATGCTAAACATATAACAAAGATAAACAATTTATTTAATATATACTTTATGAACTCAAAGAAAAACAGCAAATTATTTAAAAGTTTAGTCAAAGAAAGAATTATGACTAAACTTTGTAAAGAAAGAGGTTGGAATATTAACGAACTGACAGTAAGACAAATGTTGTTTATAACCAATCACCCAGATGTAAAAAATTCTAAATGAAACCTTTTAAATGTTCAGCGGGAATCTGTTTCAAATCCTCAATATAATCAATTAATTCAGCTCTTGTTGCTATAAAATGATACTCACCTGATTGACTTGCGCCATGTAAACTCTGTCCATCCCAAGTGAAGTCCATAAAACCAGTAGAAAGACCAGTAGAATTCATATATCCAACAATCGTTTCCCTCTCAACTTCAATTTGTTCATCTGATATCATCATTTTTTTAGTCTTACCATCCCAACTTATCCAAGTAAAATTGTGTGTCTGAAAATTTTGGTTCAAATCAGACCAATTTTCATCTTCATCTTCATCATACCATAGGTCATTTTTATGGTCATAACCAGGAGTTTTGACGACAGGAAGTGATTCCCAATCTATCTTACAAACTGCGTCACATAATTTTTCTAAGTGTCTAATATCTTGTCTTTCAGAGTGAGAGTGCTCATTATAGTAACCAACTGAGATATTAGTACATTCTGAAATTAAATTAGTAAACTGAGCAGAATCTGTGTATATTCCAGTTGGATCTGGTCTATAGTTAAATGAGCTTTCAACAACATTCAAATTATTAGACAACTCTTTAGCGAATTCTAGAGAACAACAAACACCATATAATTGTTCAGTTATTACCGAATCAGTTCCTCTCCTGTCAAATGAAATACATTTTGTGATGTAATTTGATTCAGGTCTTTTAGACCAAACTTTTGCCAGTCTACTTGAACCAACACAACCTCTTTCTTCACCAATAAAAAAATAATAGAGACCAGGAATATTTTTTTCAATCATATAAAGCAAAACAACCATTCCGGCTTTATCATCAGCGCCTAAAATTGAGGTTCCGTCTGTTCTAATAATATTACCATCTAATACATGTTTTACTTTCTCTTGTTTACGGTCTGCAGTATCAAGGTGGCAAGTAAACATAGTAGAAGGATTGTTACCGATTTCAATAAAATAATTACCATTTCCATCTTCTTTAAAACCGTTTGGTAAATGATTTTTTAGCTCGGTCTCTGTTCCGTGTGGATACGTTTTTGAAGTAAGTTTTAAAAACTTCTTTTTTACATTCATTTTTATAGATTTTTATAAATTTAACAAATAATTTACTCATTACCAAATAAATACTCAAGTTTCTTATCTCTTATATACGATTTCTTCAAAGAATCAAGAGTAGTAGTTACATTTTTTACTTTATCATTAATCCAGATTTCACTTTTCTGTAAATCTTTATATTCTTTTCTTATATGAAAGTCATTAACATCATCGCCTGTTTTATATTGAAACTCTCTAGCGACAATTATTGAGTCTAAATTAAATTTAGAAATTTCAGAAGTATACATCCAAAGATTATTTTTAGAAATATTCCAAAAATCAAAAACTAGCAAATCAACTCTAAACAAGTTTGATTTGTTATTTAATTTTTCAGAAAACTCATTGAAATCTCTAAATTCTATTTTATTATCTAAATAATGAAATAGACATAGGTCATGATATTTACTTGAAGAACTCGGTTTATTTGGAGTAAATAGAACATAATTACGACCAGCTAAATCAAAAAAGTTTACTATCTGACTTACCCCAGAAGCGACTTCACTGATATCACCGGTAAAATAATTATATTTTTTTAGGTCTACCATAAATATTTTTTTTACTTACATCTACAATAAAATTGTTTGTATGTAGAAACTTTCTACCAATTAATATAGGGAATTTCATGTTCTTCCTATTAGTAAGAGAGACAAATATTTTGAACTTTCTTTTTCCGATTTGAATTTTTAAATTGATACCAAATCTTTTTTGAGTTTTTCCATTTGAGCTTTTTACCTCAATCTCAGACCATTTATGAAAAATATACGTATTAGTTTTTATTCTGACTTGAAGTCCAGAGTCAATAATCTTTACCTCATCAACGTGTAGTGCGGCATTAAAAGCACCAGTGTCTATTTTAGCAGGCATTACTCCTTCATTTAAAGAAGTAAAAATTATTTTTTCATATCTACCAATTTTTTTCAATTAGAGAGCTTTTATGCTTATATATATCTAAGTAATAAAAAGTTTAAAAGTGATGAGTCGAGGAAACACCATTTTTGGTCATAAATATAAAAGCAATTCTAGGCCAAAAATTCAACCTAAAATTTTGAAAAGTTCGGCTGTATCACAATCGATTTCACAAAGTATTATAGCTCCAAAAAAAAAATTAGATGTTATTATTGTATCAGTAGATTATAACGATTTTCTGATACTCACTCTAGAACACAATAAAAAAATATTTGATAATATAACAGTTGTCACAACACATGATGACATGATGTGTCAAAATATTTGTCGGAAATACAACACAAGATGCATTACGACTGATATTTTTTATGAGAATGATTATAAATTCAACAAAGGAGCGGCAATAAACAAAGCTATAGAATCACTAAATAATCCGGAACTAATTCTATTATTAGATGCGGATATAATTGTCACTAGTCCAATAAATTTAGAAGAAATAGAAGATGATGTATTATACACTTCGGATAGATGGATATGTTACAATTATTTTCAATATGAGAGATGGCAAAAGAATGAAATTTCTGTCGTAAATCTTCCAAAATATGAAAAGGATAATAATTATGGATTTTTTCAACTATTCAGTTGTAAAAATCCATTTGGTATTGAGTGGTATCCTAGTGATCTAGAAAATTCAAGTCACCCTGACCTAAAATTTAGTAGCCTTTTTCCGACTAAAAAAACAATAAAATCAGATATTATACATTTAGGAGATGTTAAAAAAAACTGGGATGGCAGAACATCTGAGAAATTTATTACAGATGAAACTTTCTATGAACTTTATGATAGTAATATCGATCTTGATAAAAATGAAATTAATGTTTATGACACAAAAACAGAAATTTCCAAATATGGCAAATTTCGTATTCAAAATCAGATAAGCTTTGAGCATCACAATGGAGGTTGGTCATATGCACTAAAATCAATGAATAAAATCAATGGCATAAACGGTATACGATTAGAGTGTTTTTTAGACATGAATTTCTGTTGGATTAATTCAAATAAAGAACAAATAAAAGAAAATTGGGTTGGGATTTTACATAATCCAATTGAAGCACCGACGTGGTATTTAAATCAAGTCAGAAATAGACAAATATTAAAATCATCGTCTTTTATTAAAAGTCTCGAATGCTGCAAAGGATTATATGTCTTTAGTCAACATGAAAAAAATATATTATCTGAACAAATTCTTAAATTTGGACACGAAACAAAAATAAATGTTTTAAGACATCCAACGACAGAGTCTGACAAAAAATGGTCAATAGAAAAATTCTACTCAGACAAAAAAATTATACACATAGGCTGGTGGTTAAGAGACATTCAATCTTTCTACAGGTTAGATGTAAATCTAAGAAAACTTAGAATAAAGCTCAATCAAAGTATAGAAAATAAAATAAACCAGATTTTTAATTTAAAATCAGATTCAGTTATTGAAATAGAAAATTTGAACGAAAAGGAATATGATGACATTCTTTGTAGTTCAGTAGTTTTCATAAATCTAATCGATTCGGTTGTGAACAACACCGTTTTAGAATGTATAGAAAGAAATACGCCAATAATAGTAAACAGAAATCCATCAATTGAAGAATATATTGGCAAAGACTATCCTCTATTCTTTGATGAGATATCAGATGTCTCAGAACTATTGACTTATGATAAATTAACACAAGCGAATTCTCATCTAAAAAAAATTAATTTAGATAGAGATTTAGGTTTACAAATCCAAAACTCAGAAATTTATAAATCAATCGAATCAGACTTAGACGTGACAGATATGCTCAAACCAGGTGATTTAGAGGACTCAGAAGGTGGAATTTATAATCCAGGATTCTGTGAATTTAGGGGAAAAAACTATATGATAGTAAGAGTTGAAAAAAACACGGAAAAGGAAAGAGGTATTCGTGACCTTTGGCTAAGAACTACTTCAGTTCCATATATAGTAGAACTTGACTCAAAATTTGAGATTATTAATAAATTTCCATTAAGAGTAGTTGGAGATTTCATAAGAGTCGAAGATTTTAGGTTATTTACATTTAACAATAAACTTTATTCAAATCATGTTGTAGTAGATAAATCTAAAAAAATATATCCGGTCATTTCAGAAGTTGACCTACATAATCAAACTTTGAAAATTCTCGGAACAATCGAACTAGACATATCTAAGAGGGAAGTTGAAAAGAATTGGTCTTTCTTTACTCACAATGATGAATTATTTTTAATATACTCGGTTTCACCATGGGTTATTTTCAAAATTGACTTAGAACAACTTACAGGAGTCAATATCAAAAATTATGAGACAAAGTTTGATTGGATTGAGTCTGGTTTTATATCAAACAGCACTAATCCTATAAAATTAGACACAAATACAAACATTATGGGGTTTCATAGCAGAGATAATAAGTTTATCTATCATCAAGGTTTTTTAATATTTGATGACAATTTAAATTACATAAACTCATCAAAAGAGCCATATCTATCAGGTGGGGATTACGACACAATACATCCAAATGTTATTTATACATCATCAATATCTTTAAGTAGTGAAAAAAGACTAGTGGTGTTTGCAGGTGATGGTGACACTAAGACAATTAAAATAGAATTTAAAAAAGATAAAATATGGAAAGAATTATTATAAACGGTTTTTTCGGAAAAGGTAACTGTGGAGATGAAGCCATATTACACACCTGGTATGAAAAATTATCACCAGAATTTAGAATAGTGGCTTCAGTTGACTCTGATTTGTTTGAAAGACCTGGAAATTTTGAAAATAATAAAATTTATCATTCAATAGATTTGATACACAATAGAAGATTAGATATTTTCTGCCGAGAAGATATAAAAGCGTATATAATAGGTGGAGGTGGATTAGGTTTAGGATTTGGCATTGAACAGTGGCTACATGCATCAATTAGAAATAAAAAAATGTTTTACTTAGGCACAATTGTTCATGAGGAATTTCTGATAGGCGATGAACACATGTATCAAATTAATAAAAACTTTTTTAAATCTTTCAATTATATAATGGTCAGAGACCACATTTCTAAAAAAAATCTTAAAGAAAAATTCGGTGTTGATTCAGATAATTATCCTGATATAGCCTTTGCGTTGACTCCAGAAAAAACAAATTTTTCCTTACCAAAAAAATTTATGACTGTCACCGTAAGAGACAATGGAAATAATGACAAAGACTCTATTATGAAATGGTTAGAAAAAATTAAAAAATTTGCAAAAGAAAGAAATTGTGAAATTATATACCTACCATTTGATAAAACAGATAAGTTTCTGTTAAAGTCAATTGGTATAGAAATTCCAGAGGAGTATCAACAAATATATTGGCAGCCAAAAATGGTCAAATACATTATGTCTAAAGCAGAAATGGTTTTTTCATTAGGAAGATTCCATCCATTAGTATTTTCACTTTCGACTGGAGTTACCTGTTATTACATTCAATGTCAAGAGACTGACTATAGTTGGAGATATGATAAAAATACTCAAGATAAAAGTTTCAATATATTAAATGATTGGGGCTTAAGCAAACATTATTTAACAAATGATGATATAGATTGTAAATTCAGAAAAAATAGTAAATTCTACGCAGTAGCGGTAGAAAGTCAAAAAAGAATTATTGAATTTTTTGAGGTTCTGAAACAAAAACTAACTACAAACTATGATTAATCACCATAAAATTGAATATCCAAAATTTTCATTTGTGATGGCACCGTTTTATTTTATAGGTGATGATGAGCTACTTAAATCACAACTTTTAAACTTAAATAATCAAACAGTTATAGATTTCGAATTGATAGTTCCTGATCCACATTATAAAAAAAGAGAATGGCTAAAAAATTTTGTCGAATGTCTAAAATATAATGTTATACACTTTGAATATGTTCCAAACAAAGAAACCCCTAAGTCTTTCGACTACGGTATATTAAATACCGCAGTTCTAATGTCAAATAGTAATAAAATAGTTACATTTCAAGATTGGAGATTTTGTAACAGAGATTTAGTAAAAAAATTATTAAAATTTAGAAAATACAAATTCATAGGACTGAGGTGGCAGGTTCTTTATAAAGACGACTCATCAATTTCAACTCACTGGGGAAAAAGCACAATAGATTTAAACATCAATCAAGCGAATGAGTTATATTCGACAGGTAACTTTCCTGAAATAAATATAAATTACGAATTTGTAAACACTTTCCATAATTCTTGCTGGGGTCATTACTGTATTGATAAAGATTTGTGGTTAGAAGTCAATGGTATAGATGAGGTTGTGACAAATACTAGACACTATGCAGACTTAGATATTAATACGAGATTAGAATATTATCACAAACTCAATGGTCTTAAAATTGAAATACCAATGTTAGAAAACGCGATGGTTAGAATTATGCACTCAAAGGGAAACTTCTTCGGTGGTTCTAATATAGAGTTGGAACATAATTACAATGTCGAACACATAACCTGTTGTTTTTCAAACACAGGCTCTATGAATGATAAAGTTTTTACTGAATATGTTGTTGAAAAAATAACTAAGAATGAATACTCTAAAATTTATGAAATACCATACTCAACAAACTTCGTAAAAAATAATACAAATAGCTCACTCGACTCTCAATATGCAGTAATTGGTTTTGAATGTAATAATTGTGGACTTATCGGTGAGACACCTCACTGGTATGAGAAATCACCAAATTCAAGATATATTGCAACAATTGGAGCTGGGTTGAAAAATAAAAAAATAGGAAGAAATCTAAAAAAAATTCAAATAGATCTAGACAACTGTAATTTTGAGGAAAAGGTGAAGCTTTTAGAAAAATCCTGGTATGATACAAAATATTTACAATAATGAAGAAAAACAAATACAAATTTACAGCTAATTGGTTCGGAAGTGAAGAACAAATCGAAGATTTGAAATCAGTTCTACCAAATTCATCCTCGGAACTGCATATGTTAGAAATTGGTTCATATGAAGGAAGAAGTACAGTTTGGTTTTTAGAAAATTTACTTTTGAATGAAAAATCGACTATTACTTGTGTAGATCCTTGGCTAGATTACTCACAAGACAAAAAAAGTTTAGACTCTTACAATTCCCCAGAGGCAGACTGGAAATTTGGAACAAATAAAATTGTAGAAACTTTTTTGTTCAATATTGAATCCTCAGGTTTTAGAAACAAAGTGTCTGTCGAAAGAGGTCTATCAACAGAAATTTTACCAAAATTACTACTGAATTCAAATAAATATGATATAATATTCATAGACGGTAACCACGTTGCACCATTTGTTCTTATAGATGCGGTTTTATCTTGGTCCTTATTAAAAAATGGTGGAATTTTAATATTTGATGACTATCTATGGATGCCGGATTTGTATAAGACACTTTCACCTAAACTAGCTATCGATTCATTTGTAGAAGTTTTTGAAGATTACATTGATGTAATTTTAGACAAATATCGAAAAGTTTTAAAAAAAAATAGCTAATTATGGCAAACGGAATTTATAAAATAACTGAAGATTTTGAAAAAGCTTTGTCGGAATATACAGGAGCACCACATGTCATTACAGTAGATAATCAAAGTAATGCTCTTTTTTTAGCACTAATGTATGAAAAAGTGAGTGGTAAAGAAATTACAATACCATCACGGACTTATCCATCTGTTCCCTGTGAAATAATTCATGCAGGCGCAAAAGTCAAATTTAGAAAAGTAAAGGGTAAAACCTTAAAAGGTTCTTATCAACTTGAGCCAACAAACGTTTGGGATTCAGCTCTAAGCTTTACGGCTGATATGTATAAACCCGGAACTCATATGTGTATCTCATTCACTGGACCATATAAACATTTTAAATTATCAAAAGGAGGAGCAATTTTAACTGATAACTACGAAGCTTATTTGTGGTTTAAAAGAGCTAGATATTCGGGTAGAAGAGAGTGTTCATATCACGACGACCATTTTGACATGATTGGTTGGAACTTCTACATGATGCCAGAATTAGCTACACGAGGTCTATTACTTATGAATCAATTCTATAACGTTGATGGAACAAAAAAACACAATGAAGATCTTGAACTACCTTATCCAGATCTGTCAAAATTTGAGATATACACAAGATGATTAAAGCTCTGATTGGCAATGGTGGACATGCTAGGGAAGTGATGTCTCAGATGTCTTGTGATTTAGTCAGGTTTATAGATGATATTTACTGGACACCAGGTGATAGTATGGTTTTACCACTTTCAGAATTCGATGAAACAAAATATATAGTCATGATTGCGATAGGTGGTTCTCAACAAAGACATGATGTTCACAAAAGACTACCGAGAAAAACTCAGTTTTTTTCATTTGTTCATCCATCTTCGTTGATATTTGGTAAAGACGTAGAAATAGGTGAGGGTTCTTTCATTGGAGCATATTCACAAATAACAACTAATATAATACTTGGTAAACATGCCATTCTAAATAGATCGAACCATATTGGACATGACTCTATTATAGGTGATTTTTTCTCAGCACATCCTGGTTCAATAGTTTCTGGTAATTGTAGAATAGGAAATAGAGTATATCTAGGAACCAACTCATCAATAAAAGAAAAGACAATCATTTGTGATGATGTTGTAATAGGTCTAAACTCAGGCGTTGTATGTGACATAAAAGAACCAGGTATCTACGGAGGTGTTCCTGTTAAAAAATTGAAATAGTATGAAATTAAGTGTAATCATATCTTGTTATAATTTTGAAAATTATATACAACAAGCCATTCTATCAGTGTTAGCTCAAAGGACAAACTTTGAATTTGAGATTTTAGTAAGAGACGACAACTCAACCGATAAGTCATATGAAAATATATTACCTCTTTCAGGGTATATCAAACTTTTAGACTCCACAAAAAACTTAGGACCATATGGTAATATCAAAACATTGATAGACAATTGTCAAGGAGAATATATTGCTTATCTCGATGGTGACGACTATTGGACAGAAATAAACAAACTTCAAAAACAAGTTGATTACATGGAACAAAATAAAGACTGTTCTATGACTTTTACTGGATTTTGGCAACATGATCAAGATGGATTTACACCACCAATACAAATTGGATGGCTTTCAATACCGAGTATGTATGAAAATCAAAAACTTAAAATAGAGAATTTGGTACAGACCAATCCAGGAACCTTCGGAAGAGTTTTTAGAAATATACCAGGTCTTTTCAAAGACTGGATGTCTCAAATAAGATTTTTAGACTGGGTTACAAACTATGAACTATCAAAATATGGTAGAGTAAAATATTTAGATTTTCCAGGAGGCGTATATAGAGCCGATGGAAATGGACTACTTTCATCCATGAAACAGGAAAAAATTAATGAAGAGATGTCTGAAATGAGAGAAATTATAAAAGCAGACTACATAGAATGGAAAAACAAAACACAATAAATATACTATAAAATAAAAAATAATTATTTAAATGAATAATGGACATTCTTTCACTTACATAATCGGATATAGACACAAAATCGACCGATTACAAAATCTCAGAAGAGTTTTAGACTGGATAAACGGTTTTCAAGGAGTTGATGTAATTGTCGTTGAACAAGATACTCACTCTAAAATTTCACATCTAAGCCTCAGATGTCGTCATCTATTTCTTAAATCTGACAAACCATATAATAAATCCTGGTCATTCAACTACGCCACAAAAATGGCTAAGTCAAACATAATTGTTTTCGCAGACTCGGATTTAATAATGCACCCAAATCAACTAATTGAAGGTTTAAAAGAAATTGAAAATTATGAAATGGTAAATCCATATAAATCAGTCATTGATTTAGAACCACAAGAAACAAATCTTCAACTTGAACAAATTATACAAATTAACAGACCTGGACGTGGTGAGACGGACCATCAAAAAGTTCCAATCTGTGGTGGAATATGTATATTCAGAAGAGAAACAATAAATAAAATTGGAGGTTGGAATGAAAATTTCATAGGTTGGGGAGCAGAAGATGATTTTGTATCGGTGAAAGTTCAACATTTTTTAAATTGGAAACAAATGGACTATAGATGTTATCATTTGTTTCACACAAGAGAACAACCTAATATGAATGAATATCAAAAAAACTTAAACTTACTTCAACAGTTAGCAAAACTACCTAAGGAAGAACTTTGGAAAATCAGTCACAGAGATGTTCCAAAAAACGGTATGAAAAATAAGTATGAAGGATAAGAAAGATTTACTAGATAAATGGTCATCTATTTTAGGTTCAGTAGGACTGACTGGTTCACAATTTTCAGAAAACCAATCTAATAAAATATTAGAGCAGAATAATAAAGTATCTGAATTTCCAACAATTTTACCAATGGCTATGAAAGTATCTGCTCAAACAATTGGTCAAAATTTAGTCACTGTTAAGCCAATGCCTCATTCTGGAATGTCTCAAGAAGAAATTGATAGAATTAATGCTGAAATTAAAAAAGAAAACCGTGATGGTAAAATTGACGCTATCGTAGAAGGAAAAAATTATAAAGAATTAAAACCTGAAGAACATCCTGATTGGAATTTAGGTCCAATTGGTAGTATATTTTATTTAGATTATAAATACAGTCACAAAAAAACTCGAAGAGCTGGTAAAAAACATAAAAAGAAATCAAATGAATAAGTATGTATCACCTGGTGTTTATGTTAAAGAAGTAGATATTTCTACTACATACTACCCTCCAAAAAAATGGACGAGGAATAAGAAAATTGCTAGAATTTTTTGTTCAGAAAACAAATGTTAAGATATATAATATAATAATTATGTTGAAGAAGTTAAGACTTTTTTATTTATGGAAAAAGACTATAAAAGAGTCAAAATTTGAGTTGCAACAAAAATTTAATTTAAGAATTGATAGAGCTCAAAGGCTATATACAGTAATTAATGTTCCCGAAGAATTAGTAGGAGAAGCTTATGCTCTTAAAAAATCAGATATTGATAGAATATCTGAAAATTACATCAGAAGCTATAGTGGTGAATTATCACAGGTATTAAATGATAGAGGTCTACAAGAACTCTTCAGAGTCTATGAAATAACTAAGGTTGACAAATACTCTTATTTAATAGTAATTGGTTTTTCTTTATTTAAAAGTCAAAAATACTATAACATACTTTACTACGTTTTAACACCAATATTAGTGATTAGTTCAATTATATTTTCTATAATATTGTTTTAAGTTAAACTTTTACAATATTTTTGTTTATAAAATAAAAAAATAAAATATGGATAGATTTTACGAGTTGTCACAAGACACAATTGATGATTTTTTTGCAGTTTTTAATAAAAAATCATTTCCAATCGCTATCAAATTTCAATTTATTGGTGATTCAAAACAAAAAAATTTAGTCAAGATTGCTAAAGTTGCAGACGATATGGCTTTCATTCTTCAGAAAGAACTTAAAGTTACAATAAATGAAGACTTATTGAACGTATATGATGAAGAATCAGCAACAATTCTTTTTGAACAAGAAATTGACAAAATCAACATTAACCTTGACTCAGGAAAAATTAAGCTTGTAAAAACAGATTTAAATACTTTTTCTTCTTTAGTTAATAAATACGGGGTTGAAAAAGTAGCAAGAGCTAACAAAGTAGAAGAACTTTATCAAGAACAACAAAAAGACGCAAAAGACGAAGAATTTATTATATAACTTATGGAAACAACAAAACTAGGACAAAATTACATCACAGCTTTAAGAAAAAAATATGAAGCTGAAATGGCAGAAGCAGAAGCTAATTTAGCACTTTATGTCAATCAATTGGTAGCCATCGGAGAACACTCTGATTTGATGGATGAACACGACAAGTGGATTGAAAAATACACTAATGCAAAAGATAAATTAGAATCATTAAACCATCTTTTTGATTCTCAACAAATAATTAAAGGATAAAAAATAAAACAAATAAAAATGGCAAGAAAAATTGAAACTAATGTAGTGAAACCAGAAACTAAATTTGAATATTTAGGAAAAGAGTATTTACACATCGATAGTGAACAAGAACTTTTACTAGACTCAAAAATTGATTCAGTAAATCAATTCATGAAAAATAATTCAGGTAAAGGGAAAGAGTCTAAAGAACAAGATGCTCTTTATGGAGAGTCTCAAAAACTTTGGCAGAACTTCATAGCAACTTTAGAATCTACTAAATATAATTTCTACTTAAACAAAGACCAGTGGAAATTTTTAACAGATTTAATCTATTCTAAATTAGAGTATGATGTAAATACAGTTTTCTTTGCACTAGAACTAAATCAGTTATTAACTGATATCAAATCTTCAAAATATACAGGAAATGAAATTATTCCTTTTCCAGTTACTGCCACAGAAGTAACTTATATTTACCACTTGATTCAAAATCATAAAGTCAAAGGTTTAGGTAAAGACTCTTTACTGTTCTCACAAATTCTTTTGACTATAGGTGCAATTAGTAAGATTTTCAATTATTATGACGCAACTGGTAAAAATATGTCAAACGATATTCAAGACTGGGTTCTTACATTTGAAGAAGGAGTTTATATGGAAGGAACCGTTCCAGCACATGTTCCGCAAATCACAGGATAGACAAATAAATAAAATTCGAAACCCTCTTTTAAAGAGGGTTTTTTTATGCTAGTAAACTGGAGTAATCGGAGTAAATGGACCCAATTTATCTATTGGTCTATAAGGTTCCGTAATATCTTTAGTTCCTTTCAAATAATAATTTTTATTATCAGCAAATACAGCACCATAACCACTGTGAGATGTAACTTCAATTGTTATAAATGGATCAATATTCGAGTCAACAGTAAAATTAAATGGAAGTAAATTTGTCCCTTTTCTTTGCTCACTTATTATTTGAACCGGTTCATAATCTAATAGTTTCCACTCGGTAATCCTTAACCAACTTTGTGGATAGAATGATGGTGCAGTCGTTGACTGACCACCTAAACCAGAGAATACGTAAAACTCTCTTTGATACTCAACTACATCAGAGACTTTATATTTAGAACTTGGCTGCCAAGTCAAAACATTTTCATACTTTCTTGGATTATTAAGCTTATTATTTGTCTTAGTAGACTCATAAAGTTTATCGAAGTAGATTACTTTATCTCCAACATCATACGTCACATAAGGAGCCCACTCTTTATATGTTTTATAAGTTCTGATTTTTATATCAAAGATATCAGGAGAAACAAGTTTGTTTGAAAACTCATAATATGGTTTTGGTTTATCAAGCAGTTCACCGTTACCATCAAGAATCTGATTTGGATTATAGTTAGCTCCTAAGTTTTCGATAATACTGTAAAACTCAATAACACAGTTATATACAGTAGAACCACTATTTACTGGTGACAAATAAACTTCATTCATCTTAAATGTCACTGGTGTCATTTGTTCTTTTAATTTAAACATTTGACAATCATACATATTATGAGTAAGGTGATTTCCAGTTTCTACGTATGCATTACCCGTAATGTCTAATATTTTATGTGTTAAAGGAATAATATTTTTCTTAAGCCAATACTTAAGACCTTGTAATTTTATTATAATTTCTTCTAAAGAATAATTTAGTATGTAGTTTCCTTCTTTGTCTGTTATGAAATAAGTTAGATTAAATGAATTAGTTGCTCTAAATTTATCACTTGTTAAGTATTCACTTGTAATATAGTCTTTTTCGGTCCAACCTTTGACTGTATTGTCGAATATATCCGGTATTTCAATTTTAAACAATTGTCTACCTCTATTCGTAAATATAGTTCTACCACTTGATAAAACTCTACCACCAGTTGAAACTGTTAGACTTCTATCTTGTAGTCCTTCGACTTGCTCATAATACTCATTTAATTGAAGATCATTATATCCAAAGTAGTTTATTGCATTTATTATCGATTTATAAGCACCGATATATGGATATATTACGTCTTTGGTCATCAACATTTCTTTTCTCTTCATATTGAGATAAGTCCAATCGATACCGCCTTCGTTTATGTCATATTCTTTAAAAATGAAAACTTCATCTGGATTTATTAACTTTCCAACATTTCCTAATTCAATTTTAAATCTTATATCTTCATCTTCTGTCTCACCGTAGGTTATAAATCGACCAATTTCTCTATCTCTCACAGTAAAAGTAGATTTTAGATAAGTCGTCTTTGTAACTTTCGGATAATCTACAAGTTTTGTATTTTCAGTAGCTAATGAGTCGAAAGCTGGACTAAAGAAATCAACAATTAATTGTTTACTGTAAACTTCTCTAATTTTTACAAAAAGTCCGTTATTTTCAGAAATGTATTGATTAAACTGATTAGTATTGTCTTTGATATAAATTGTTAGATGTTGACCAGCTTTTAGACCTCTTCCAGTGAAATTTTCGGTCGAAGTCTCATTAATCATGATTCTACCTCTCTTATCACCTTCTGGATCTAGCGTTTCAAATGTAACATTAGTAACAGAAGATGAAATTATATCAAATGATATTTCTTCTTTTTTATAAAGTTGCAAAACTGATCTTATAGCGCCCTCTTGTTCCGACCTAAATCCTAAAAATAACTCTAAAGACTGAGCTTCAACTGAAACATCATCTGAATCATCTATATAACTTAGAGTGTATTCTATTTTATTGAAAACTGTCTGTTGTTCTTCTGGTAAATGTGTTCTATTTAAATCTCTATTAGGATTTTTGTTCAAATAAATCGTTGATAACGGTTTCTCACCTGTATATGCGTATGGACCTGTAGATTCTAGTTGTTCACCAGAAAAGTCATACATAAAGAATTCCGGTGTTTGGTCTGTTAACCACTTCCAGTAATATTTTACGGCAATCTCACTTTCAAAGTTTTCTCTTGGTCTTCTAAAATAATCTCGAGTTTTTAGCCAGACACTTTCTTTAGGTTGATAATTTGCATCTAATGTTCCATAATTATTCTCAGCAATTTGCGAAAAAGTGCTAGCGACTTGAGTTATTATTTGATTAATCTCTACTTCTATTTCAACAAATGTATTAGAAGAGGCTTGATAAGTCCACATTGATTTTCTCTCTGGATTGTAAATAATTCTACCAGTTTGTGAAGATAAAGTCAACTCGTCTTTAATTTGTCCAGTTTCAGATGATATAATTACTATTTTTGTAATACCAGGACTTTGAACACTCATGTAAACATCATTATCAAACTGACTGACTCCTAAATAACCATACTTATTAGTATAACCCAGTGTAGTATATGATGTCGTTCCTAAATTTAGTATAGTGTAGTCACTATTAGAATCTGAAATATTTAACTGTGTGTAGTGATTGTTAAAGATCATATCTACAAAAGGTCTCGTGACTATTCCAGATATTTGTTCATAAGCGTCGTTATCAATTTTCCAAAGACTAGCCGATCCATAAACATATATAGCCTCATAAACAGGGTCATAAAAGATACTATGAGTAAGACCAGGTATATCATAGCTTGTATTTTGAATAGTTTGATTAGGGTTGGTCAAGAAATTCTGAACAACTCCACCATTTACTCTAATTACTTCATTAAGCCCGGAAGGATTACCTTCAGTCGTAATATACATATCCCCCTCAAATTCATTGAAAACCATTGCACCTGTTCTGGTCGCTAGAGGAGGAAAGTTAGAAGTACTTGTGTTCAGTGTCACTGATGGAGATGAAGTTAAATTATCAAATTCCCAAATATCAACTCGAGCGGCGTTCTGATATGATACATAAACGTCTCCATTTACCGGATTAATTTCCATATCAAATGCATCATATGAAACACTACTAAATGTTATAGTTGTGATTAAAGTATTACTAGTAGGATCTACAACATATAGTTTCTTTTTAGATAAACAATATAAGTAACTGTTAGTTGTATTTAATTCCATCTCTATACTCTGAGTGTTACCTGGTAAAGAAATAGTTGCGTTCAGTGTTCCAAAGTAAGCATCAATTGACACTAAATAATCACCAAAACCAAATATCGAATTTGTAAGTTCAACATATTCGATATCAACAAGTCCTGGATATCCCTGATAGTAATTAGTTGTGTAAACATTAAATGTGCTTATGTAAATACTAAAACTTGGATCAAACATCGGTGGGTAATAAGGACCCATAACACTAGATGTTGGTGTTATAGGAACGATACAAACTGATTGACTAAATCCAGAATCAAAACCGGTAACTTGATACGGCGAAACTAAACATGGATTAGCGGTTAATCCCCAAAAAGGACCTTGGTAACTTAAATTCATTGTATGAGGCTCAAGATATTGAATTACAAAGTCTTGATTTACGTAAGTATAAAAAGTGTTGTTTATTGTAAGAGCCATTCCTGTTGAAAAACCAGCATTTTCAAAACTAAAAGTTGAAGATGACGGTAATATAATCTCATTAGATGCGACCAGAACTCCTGGATTACCAGATAAATTTGTCTGTATAGTATAATCCGGTAAACCAGGTAAAGTTGTTCTACCAGTTGTGATTGTGTAGTCTAAATTCAAACCAGCTGCTGAAAGTCTTGGACCCGGATCCAATAAATCAAATTTTAGTAATGTGTTATATGCTTTGACTTGAACAGAGTGAAGTTCAGCCACTGTCGATGAATATCTATCTTCCCAATCAGCAAGCGCAGTAGATATTGATAGAGTAGCACCTACTGTTGATACAGTAAAACCATAATCCTCACCATCAATATTGATGTTGAGATAAGTTCCCATATTTGAAAAAAGAACTTTTGAGTGCTCTAAATAATAAAAAGCAGTAGTTCCAACTTGTATGTCATTAAGTTGAACCTCGACATTTGGATATTCAGATTTGATAACAATTGAATTATAGAAAACAGATGTGAAACTTCCAGTATACTTTAACTCGACTAAAACACCTAATGCCATCAAATCCACATACCAACGTTTCAACCAGTTTCTAAGAGTTTTATCAATGGTTCTTTCCATATCTATGTAAGCACCAGAATAGATTAGAACAGCCTCTTCATCGTAAATTTGATTATTAATGACAAGCTTTATACCGAATTCATCTATATCGGTAAAAACTACTACATATTTCTGATTCTCAGAATAATTGTAGTTCAATTCGGTATTCAATTTTTCAGTAACTTCTACTATCCTTTCAACTGTTTCATTTACAGTTCCAATCGAATAAGTTGGACCAATATTAGTATGATAAAAATTGACAATTGCGTACTTAGACGGATATTTTAGATCAGCTTTAAGTTTTTTATTGGCATAATACAAATCTATGTTAAAAATTTCTAAGTTTGATTTATATTTCTGAGCAAAAGAAGCCAAAGTTGTTTCTGCTGAGTAGGTCCATCCATAAGTATAATAATATCTATCAGATGTCAGGAATATTTGAGCACTTAGAAGATCTTCATAAGCAAAACTGTTTTCTACACCAACATATGTTGGATTTGACCAATAGTCAGTATTTTCAGGAGTTATATTAGAAGTAGCCAAATTACTTATGCTTTGTGTATAAGACGTGATACATTGATAAATTTTACCATTCCAAATTACTTGGTCTTCAACATTAAAAGCTGTAGTAGTGGTTATATTTCTAAAATCTCGAATAGAGGCTACTCTATAAAAATTAGTAGCGGAAGACTGACTTGCTACGATTTTGAACTCTATACCAGGCTTAAGTGTCTGAGGATATCTCAATAATTCTTTGATTTCTATCCTATTACCAGTAAGTGTCATACCACCTTGATACACTAGTGGTACATCAGTTCTTGTGAGAACCTCCATCACCAAATTTGTGCCTTGTGGAAGAGAGGTTCTATCTAATGAGTATTCAAAATGAGTCAGGTCATTAAATGTAGAATTAGTGACTGTTATTATACCATCATTATGTTCACTACCAATTACATTAATTTTTCTACCGACGTAGTATTCATCAAAAAATTCTCTTTCGTTCCATAAAGATAGCTTTGGCATATAATTAGCATCTCTGTAGTCATAAACACCAAACGCATTTACGCCAGAAATTGTCACGTCCAAATAGCTATCTACTTCTACATATTGAGGTTGATATTGTGCTTCAAATGTAGCATTATCAATAAATGAAACAATCATTATTTTACTTGGTCCTGTTGAAATTACAGTGAAAGCTTGATTAGGATTATTAAATTCTAAGAATGGTGTATTAAATTTTATTAAAGACCCGACAGGATATTTTCTGTCAAAATTATCACCATATATCCACTTAGTATAGAAATTAGGATCGTTGTTTACTGGTTCCATTTTTGTGACCGGGTCTTCAGCTTTGTAGCCGGTGCCATAAAAATGAAAACCTTTCTCATTAAATAGTTGAAACTTTTTAGTCGATAATTCCCCAGGAATTTCATACTCAAAAGAAGGTATGTTTTCTAAGGTATAGATAGCAGCTGTTTTATATGTATCGGTAGAATTTTTATGAAAAAGTATGTCTCCTTCAAAACGGTCTGTAGATTCATTATATTTAAAATTTAAATAATCACCCTCTTTATTGAAGAAGAACAATTTTTTGTGATTTGACATCTAATATTATGACTTTTGATTATATATTAATTTTACATTTCTCAATCAAATAAAATAATATATAAGGTATGAGTAAAATTCATAATTATGATGATTTTCTAAATGAAGAGTTTTTTAGAAAAATATTTAAAAGTGGCAAAAAAGCATCACAAAAGTCTAAAATAGATTCTTGTGTTGAAGAAATTATGAATTTTCTTAATGAAAATGGAATCTATACTTGGGATGACTTTCTTTACTCTAAGAAGGCTGATAAATATATCATAAACAAAATAATTGACGGATCAACGTCAAATATGAAAGAGTTAGAAGAAGTTAGATTTAAATTAAGACTTGAATTATCAAGCAGACAACAATTAAAAGATTATCTTAAAGAATTAGAATCAAATGAAGAGTATGAAAAATGTGCTCTCATAGTAAAAAAACTAAGTAATTAGTGACCATAATCAATATTTAAAAAAAATAACTCAATATATGAAAGTTAAAAAATTTAGTAAAGAAAATAAAAAGAAAGAAGCAGAAGAAATTGTTTTTAAAGCTAAATCTTTAGAAAAGGATAAAGAAGAAAAGCCAGGTTTTAAAACATCTGTAGATGACCAAGAAAAAACCGAAAAAGAATTTAAAAAACAATTAGACAAAATAGAAAAGTTTGAGTCTTTCATTACTATAAATATAGACCATGTGGACAATATTGACTGTGAAAACGAATATGAATTTTCAGATGACGATGAATCAGAAGAAGATGATAGCGAAGAAAGTGAAACTTCAGGATGTGGATGTTGTAATGACTGCACAGGTGAAGAAGATTGCTACTGTGGATGTGAAGATTGTAAATGTGGTGATGAGAATATACAAAAAGCCTCTGATTTTGTAAATGTTATATTTTCAGAAAGCCTTAAATACCACTTAGAGAATAATAAACCGATAACCGAAAACATTTATAGACCAGGATCTAAAGCGTTTTATGATGTAATTAAAGAAACTCGTCACTTTTTTGAATTAGGTAAAATTAAACTTTGTGATATAGATAAACAAATCTTTGAATCAACTGATATTGGTAAATTCGGATGGTTTAATGGTGAACTAGTTCCATTAGACCTACCTATGGAAAATATCATTGAAGTAAATGAGGCTGAATATCATGGAAAAAAAGTGAAACTAAATCATCCGATGAGAAATACAGGTTCTGGCAAGAAATACTATGTATATGTTAAAAATCCTAAAACTAAGAAAATAATCCGTGTGAATTTTGGTGACGTAAAAGGTGGTCTGACTGCTAAAGTAAGTGACGCCGAAGCAAGAAGAAACTTTGCTTCAAGACATAAATGTTCAACTAAGAAAGATAAGACTAAACCAGGATATTGGGCATGTAGAATCAACAAATATGGACATTTGTTTGGAGGTAAAACTTATCCTGGATTCTGGTAATTATGAAACACTTAAAATCATATGAATTATTTGAATCCGTTGATAAGACTTTTGTTAAAGACTTTTTAACAGATTTCGGTACTCTTATCTCACTAAACTTTAGTCAAATTACAAAAATGGGTAAGGATGAAAATTCAACAAAAGAACTTACTCTTATGATGCAACAACTTAGAAAGCCTATAATAAATGGACAAACTTATTTTGATTTCCTGAAAGATAATATTAATACAATTCCAAACAATCCTAAATTACTTTCATCTCTTTTAGGTATTATTAGAGATTTTTTAATTTATATCGAACCAAGAATTAAACAATTTGTAACTGATGAACCAGTGAAAAATGGCATAAATTACAAAGAAGCTTGGTTAAAAAGGATAGATAAAATTAAAAATGACTATAAATTGATAATTAATTAATATGTTACCATTTCAAGAAACTAAATTAAGCGATAATAAGTTTATCAGAGTCTTCAGTCAATATACTGACTCTGGAGAGTTCATGTGGCACAGAGATTATGAAGATAGAATAATTGAATCAATTAATGAAACTGATTGGAAAATTCAGATTGATAATGAACTTCCAATTAAAATAGATGGTAAAGTCTTTATCCCGAAAGGAGTTTACCACAGATTAATAAAAGGAAATGGTGATTTGAAAATTAATCTAACAAAGCTGAACTTAAGTTAAATCTTTTTTCAATAAACTTATTCAACTCTATACACTTTTCAAATTCATCTAATTCTGCTAATTTTTCAACTACTTTATTTAGATATTTTTTGGTATAAATTTTAAGTTCTTTAGAATATGGTTTTCCAGATATACACCGGTCATAGACTTCAATAGGATTCATTTTAATCGTTTTGTGCGTTATAGTTGTCTTTAAAAATTTTAATTATTTCATCAAATTCAGAAATTAATCCCGATTTGAACTTCTCGTTATCATATTTTTGTTTCAAAATATATTCTTTTACATAATCCTCATAATCAAGAGAAATTGAAATATCCATAGTCTCTTCGTCTATTTCAACAGACTCGTTGAGTTCTTCATCATCTTGTAATTCTTTTGTAATATCATCAATATATTCAACAGAAGCAAAATTACTCTTTTCTAAGATTATTTCCAATTTTCTACGTAGTTTTCTATTAGAAATTAATAAATTATTAGATATAGCAATATCTATATAATCTTTTGAATCCTTCAAAGATTCTAGTAATTGAACACCATCTTCATCAACAACTCTGACTTTTTTGAAAACAGGAGATATCATATTAGCAATAAACTCTGTTTCTCCTGTCTCGGTATCAAGAACTGTGATACCTTTCTGGTCTCCGAAATCATTCCTATCCATTTGAAAATTAGAACCAATAAATTCAAAGTTTTTATTTACCTGTCGAATATGAATGTGTCCGGAAAATACTCTTTTAAATGATGTGAAGTCTTCGATATCAATTTTATCAGAATTTCTATGACTTACTGATGTTAAGTGCATACGACAACCATTCAAATCAGAGTGACAGAAAAGATAGTCACTATCTTTATTTTGATTAATTAGTTTAATTTGTTCTAATCTTTTTTCAATGAAAGGCATCAAACAAAGTTTCAATCCACTAAATTCAATCTGAGTAGTTTTATCATAGATATAGACATTCGGAATCCATTTAAATGGCCTTACTGTATTAATTTCATCAGAACTCTTACTCCAACAATCATGATTTCCAATGATTATGTGTAGAGGTGCTATTTTTGAAATCTCTTCAACTACATCCATACCATAGTTTAGAAGGTTGATTGGAATTACATTTCTATTATCAAAAAGGTCTCCGAGGTGTAAAATCATATCACCTGGTTTTACTCTATCTTTTAACAGAGGAATTAGGAACTGTGAGAAGTATTGTTGATGAACTTTATACCACTTATCCACTGAATTAGGATAACCTAATCCTATATGAGAGTCACCAATTAGGTATATTTTTGCCATATAAATAAAACTATTTTTGCTTAGTATATATAGTCACAATTATTAAAATAGTTTACTCTACAGTCGTGTCTTTTCTTCGTGCCTCTCTAGCACATTTTTCACATCCTCTACCAGAATAAAGATGAGCATCCGGAGTTTGTTCAAATTCACCGTGAATAGGACATATTATCTTAACTTTTGTTCTACAGTTTTCATATAAAACTAAGTCATAATTATATTTATCTTTATGTTTTTCTTTTGATCTATTTATAAAATCTCTACTTTTTTTGCTCTTTCTTTTAAGAGCAGCAAGTTCTCTTGATATAGCCTTTTCTTTAGATTTACAATTCTTATTACAGAATCTTCTATCAGGTCTACCATACTTAATTTCTTTACCACAATATCTGTAATTACAGTTCATAATAAATATCTATTAAATCTAAAAAGTGGAAAAGGCAATTTTGACAACATAATTGTCAATAATAGAACTAAAGAGACTTCAGAGAAAAATATATAAATTATAACAAAAAATAATTTAAAAAAATATGCCGTTGCCACATTTTACCCAAGTAACAAATGCCGGATCACCAGGTGGACCAGGAACTCTACCAGATGAAGTAGTGTATCTAAACTTGTTTGAGATAACTTTTATCTTACCAGTTATCCTACAAGCTCAGGGAAGAGACCCTATCTTATTGCTTCAAAACGCAACTAAAATTGACTTAAACTTAACAGAATTTGACGTCGCTGAGAAAACTCAAAGATTTAAATACTCTACGAGATTATTTATGGCTCCTCCTACAAAAACTGACGGAGCTCTATCTATTCCTCTACAAGTGAATGTGAATCAAGCAGGTTCGATGGAAACATGGAATACTATGAAAGCTTGGTATGACTTAGTATTTAACTCTCAGAACGGAGCTCTTCACTATAAGTCTGATATTATCGGAACTATCATTGTAAATCAACATGATAAAAAAGGTGTTGTATTGAGAAGAGTTACCTTCCAGAACGTTCAATTAAAGAAAATCGGAGGTTACTCACTTGACTGGTCTTCCGCCAACATCATTGAAAACACAACTTTAGATTTTGTCTATGACTACTTCATCGATGAGTATATTGACCAAAGCTTTAGAATCGAACCACCATTGGTTTCAGGATATTAATATTATCTTTAATAAACAAAAAACCCATCAATTGATGGGTTTTTTTATTTTGTAAAGTTTTTTATTTATTTAGAAGCTTGGCATACTAAAGTTTCCAAAATTAGGAGTGCTCATATTCTTCATCATACCGTCGTAGTTTGGCATTCCTTTAGATTGTTCTCCTTCTTGTTTCTTACGATTTGTTTCTTCTTCTTCGGAAAGTTCATTAACAAGTTTGATATTTTCTTCTAAAAGCCAGAATGGCCACTCATCTATTGCCCATTCCTGTAATCTCCAGTGTTTTTGTAAAAGAAGTTTATTCTTTAATATATGCATCAAAGGCATCTGGAACAACGAAAATACTTGAGGCTCCGTTGGGAAATTGCATATCAGTGCGGACCTCCTCACCGCACTCACAAGTCGTCTTTAATTCAGAAATACCAATAGTCATTTTACCAACAGCAGCATTAAGGAATTGGAATGAAATGTCATCCATTTCTTCAAACTCTTTAACTTTAGCCTTAACACCATCAATAGTGATTGAAGTTCTTCCAGCCATCATAAAAGGAATAATTTTCAAGAAAGCCAAATTAGGAGTTCTTTTCTCTTGATTTTCTCTAACGATATAGTCTGTGAAAGCTTTCTGAAGACCAATATTCGGTGGGGTCAATTCAAAGAATTTACCATTAACTGTCTTAAATTGAAAAGTTTTAGTCGCGATGTTAAAATACTTTTCTAATTTTTCATCAGTTTCGTGAAATACAAAGTTCTTTCTAGTAAGCTCAAGTTTGTTTTCAGTTCCGCAACCACACTTAACGTTTACGGCTAAAGCGTTTCCTTGTTGAAAAGTCAACTCTCTAATTAAGAAAATTAAAAATAATCTGTCCTGGTCTTTAATCTCTAAGTATGAACCCATTTTTCCATCTGGATATTTAATTCTCACACAAGCTTGAAGCATGTCATTCATTTTTTCAACAATATCATAGAAATTGTTATCATCGACCATTGCATAAGCTTGAATTTCTCTAACCTGTGCTGGTCTGACCATAAATAGAGTTCCGGTTGGATAGAACTGACCACAAGGTAGTTCTCTAATATCCATATTAAAGTATTGAAGATCTGAAGTTCTGTTTACTTGAGGACCTTCAACAAATGGTAACTCACCAGAAGCCTCTTTTTGACCCTGTTCTAAGTCTTGTAAGTGTCTTTTCAGATAGTCTTCTTCAGACATTTCATTCTTTTTATTATTTGACATATAATTTAGATTATTTTTTTTATATATTACATATTTTGTCTCCTCTATTATAATGACTCAATACTAAAAAGTTTGATTTAAAACAAAAAACCCTCAATTTTTTAATTGAGGGTTTAATTAATTTTCTTTTTTAAGAATTATCCATTGATAAATCCACCGGCTGCGATAGCTCCTGTTCTAAGTATTGTCACATTGTTTACAATGATACCCATACCTTTGATTGGTTCTACATAAGTATCAAGAACACCAATTTGGTTATCAATAATTTCTGGAGTATTATTTTCTTCATCCATTTTATTGAAGTAATTGTATAAACCATTCTTACTTACATATGTTTCACAGATAACATCCGCTCTTAATTTAATATCAGCTCTTACATCAGCTGTGTTGAATTTCCACTGGAAGTCTAACAACATTCTTGATAATTCTCTTTCAAGCTCAATCAATACCTCTCTTACGTGGATGTAAGATAGTGCTGATTTTACAAGTGTCTGAGCTGTATTTTCAGTCTCAATAATGAATCCTCTGTTTCTTTTGAACACAAGTGGGTTCATTTGAGCTTGATTCAAGAATTCAATATCTTCTGGAGTGAAGTCTTGTTCAATAGAATTGATACCTGTAATTCTACCATTCGTAACACCAGCTGCAATAGTCCATGGAGTTACATTTCCTACATTTGAAATATGTTTAGCCATGTAAGTTGTTGCAACAAACGGTGCTGGTGGATGGTCTAACGGTCTACCATTATCATTAATATTAACATAAGGGAAGAAGTAACCTACACAAGTAGTTCCTGCTCCATCACCAAATGAGTAAAGGAATGCTGGATTACTTTCTGGATCTCCTCCTTTAGCAACGTATTCCATCTGTAAAACACCTTCAGTATTTACGAAAGTAGGTGAAGAAGAATTTTTAAACATTCTCGCAGATGGCATGTTGATAAATCCAAAAGCATCTAATCTATCACCACAAATATCTAGTAACTGTTGTTTGCTTCTTTCTGTTAAACCTAATCCAAAAGAGTCAACTAAGTATCTGAAGTCAATTGCCTCTTTGTTTGTCAATGCCTTAAATAGTGGAGTTCCTTTAGCAACTAAATTCAAAATTGAATTTTGTCTTGCTTCAGTTCCATCAGGCATCGAAGCGTTTCTAATTCTAAATCCTTTCAACGAAAGTGCTTTATAAGTAGTTGCGTATTGATCTACTGTAGTATATCTTTGAGTCTGTAATTCACCACCTGAGAATCTTGTTGCGATTCTAGAATCACAAGTCACCTCAGTCAATGAAGCATCACCCGAATATTGTCTTTTTGACAAAATTCTTGTTAATTTTCTTGGATATTGACCAGTCTGAAGAGCAGTTGAATCATAGTATGCCTCTAAGAAATCTCCAACTTTTACCTCAGAATATCTCTCACCATTTATAAGAATCTTATTTGGAACTTGAACATACCCAGCTGGAATCTCAATCTCAATAGTTTGTTTGTAGTTTGATTTTTCAGATTTGATATAGAATGTATTGTTAGCCAACGCAGCAACATCAACATCTGTTGTCAAATCTGAGTCTTTAAACTCCACATACAATGTAGAGCTGCTATCCGTATACATTCTTAAATAATGTTTTACTAAATAGTCGTATACTCTATTCACATCAGTAAGTTGTTCAAAAACTACTTCTTCCGAAACAGTGTAAGCGTAATACTCAGATGAGTTAGAACCATTTCCATATCCCAGAAGTCCAGCAATTTGTTGAGGTGTTTTACCATTGAAAGCTGTTACTTGATTTGTTGCAAGTGTAAATGAACCAGTATTTAACGTTGAATCGGGGAAATATAGTTGCTCAAAAGTAGCTAAATTTATTTCAGTGTCCCAGTTTGGCACATCTGATTGAAATACTATATAATCATATCCTGCCCACGACTGGGTAGTTCCACCGTTTGTTGCCTCCTCTCCATCTACGAATAATACACTAACAGTAGTTCCAAGTAAAGTTGCGTTACTGGCAGATGCTCCAGAATCACCTAAGAATAATCTGTTACTGTAAAAGTAGTCTTTTGTATTAATTTGACCATCATAATTTTTAGTGTAGAAGTTTGAATATTTACCCACAACACCTATGTTGTTGAAATCAGCAGTGTCCGATTTAGTCTGAACACCTTCACTTCCAAGTATAAATTCATTATCTTCAGTATAAATTACTAAATAACCATTTAGAATATCAGCCAATTGAGCTGTAGTCAATCCAGTATCCAACCTAAATGACTTATTAAGAACTGAACTTTGAACAATGTCAGAAATAGTTATATTTTCAAAACTATATTTTTCATAAGTAACTGGATTAAGGACTATTGACATTCTGTTTTTGTTTGGACTGTCAATCAAGTTTACTAATCTATTAAACATTTTGAATTTTCTCCACTGTTTATAGTTTGTAACAGATGGTGTTTCATTTGTGCCTGGAAACTCAATTTTGATGATGCCAGAACCAGCTGTTACTTCGGAAATATAATAATCACTTGATGAATAAGTTCCAAAGTCATAATCAATATACTCGGACGTTCCAACCGTAACATCTTCAACATTAAATGACAGTGGTGATACAAACGATTGAGAAGCTACTCCAAGTTCGATGTATCCTAAAACTATGTCAGTAGCCCCAACTGCTGGATTGACACCAACTGTCAAACTGTTTACCACTGAAATCTCACCAGTATTATCTAATACAAATGCTGAAGAGTAAGTAGCTAAAGTAGTACTAAAAGGATAATCGGTAGCATTCATAGTCAAAGTAGCAGTAGCAGCGATAGGAACATAAGTATTTCCTATGACTGCATAAGCACCAGGACCAACACTATATGTTACACAAATAGAAGTTGTAGCTGTAACAATTCCAGGAGTAGATGAAACTAAATCAACGTTGTAAACCGATCCTTCACCAAACCAAGCTGTTCTCTCTGAGTTTTCCACAATACCACTTGTTAACATAGATTCAGCAAACTCGTTACCGGGAGTCAAATCGAATCCGTAAGCGTGAGGTGTTTGTGATACATAAGAGTAAGAACCATAAGATGGACCCAAATCACCTAACATCGCAGTCACATTACCAGGTAAGTCAAGTGGAGTAGATACTATTTTGATATCTTCTGTGATTGTCTCTCTGTATGATAGAAAATCAATTGTGTTTTCACCACCATCAGCAATTGTATTACCTAATAAGTCTAACACACCGTTGTAGTAGTCAGCCTCAACTAAGTCATTGTTGAATGCACAGAAAACACCAGTTCTATCAGTATCTCTATTGATAGTAGTTTCAATAAAGATGTTTCTACCATTTAAATCTCTAAAATATGGAATCAAAGAAAGACCTTCGTAGTAAGCCAATGTTGTTACATTTCTATCGTTTGCGAAGTTTCTAATCTGAGCTTTTCTCAAACCGGATGCGTTGAAGTATGAACTCCATCTTGGATCAACAGCTAACTCTTGGTAGTTAGACCAATCACCTGCAACAATAACAACATCTACAAGATAATCAGAAGCGAAGTCTTGAGGATTAACATAAGATGGCATTTTCTCAATTGAACCATACCATTCTAACAATGTTCTATCAAAACCAGTCAAAGTTGATTTAAAAATAAATACTGAAACATATCTGTCTGAAAGATTCGTAATGTTGAATGCTCTTTCAGTATATCCAGAATTATTTTTAGTAAGATTAATAAATGAATCAGTATCTCTCTTCCAGAAACCTGTTGTATCAAAGAATCTTCTGTAAGGTCCTTCTCTTTCGATATCATTATTATATCCTGCTGAAGAAGAAAGTGATTGATATTCAATTTTATCTAAAGTATCATCAGTTAATAATAGGTTCATAGCGAAAACTGGCGCCGTTTCTACCATTTTAGAAACTGTTCTATGAAAGAATGAACCTTTTCTTTCTAATCCTCTATCTAATTGACCGAAAATAGACTCCAACTCATTAGTTGTAGTTATTCTAATCGGTGTATTAACAGGCCCTTTTCTTGAAACACCAATAACGAGGTTTGTGATACCTTCAACTACTGGGCTTGTGATTACAGACTTGTCAAATTCTTCTAAGAAGATTCCTGGTCTCTTGTATTTTCCAATTTGAATTGCCATATTGTTTTATATTTTTTTTAATTTTAAAGTATATATAAAAAAGAAAAAACGATATTTTTTCTTTTTTTACTTTTTCATTTGAATTTCTTGAGTGTCTTTTTTCAATTCCTTCTCAGTATCAATCATAAGTTTTTTGTGTTCAGCCATCAGTTTTTGAAGTTCCTTTGACTTTTCTGCTAAAATCTTTTGCAAATCACCTAGTTTTACGTCAATTTCTTTTAATTGAGTATCTAATTTTTTAATACTCGCTGGATCTTTTGTCAATCCCTTCTCCTGAACATATTTATCTTTATTAATATTAGCATCAACTCTTGCTTGGCTATTTCCGTTGATTTCATTTTGAATTCTACAAATTTTAAGATATTCTACTAAGAATCTATTTTTATTCTCTTTTTCAGGAAACATTTTCTTTAACTCTTGTTCTATTTCTAAATCATTCTTTGTAGAGTTATAAAGCTGGTCTATTTTAGGTTTTTTTTCTCGATACTCTTTTAAATCAGATTCTACATCATTCAAGCTTTGTTTAGCCAATTTTTCATCTGGTCTATCGGTTGTTGATATAGCTAATACTTCTTTAAAAAAATCATATTTTCTTAGATATTTCATTTTGAAATCACCCCAGGGGTAAATTTACCCTCATCATATTTTTTATCAACAACTTCTCTATAATTGATAAACGCTGGTTTCACAGCTTTCAAAGCAGTAGCAACTGAATCTTTAGACTCAAGTTTCAATATATTTTGTCCTTTGAACTTATTATCTTCCATTTGTCTCATCACCAACCAATTTACAGAAGTAATCTTAATTGTTTCAGTTCTTGTTTTTGGCTTATCCTCTTCTTTAACAATTCCTTTGATTTCTATTTCCTTAGCTCTGTTGTTTCCAACATTTTCCAAAGCCTTTTTAGTCATAACAGTGTGAATAACAGGATAAGGACCACTGCCTAATCTATCTCTTAATTCAGGATTAATATCTGAGTCGCCTTTACCAATCTCAGTAGAGGGATGCTCGCTTTGTATTAGATTTCTGAAGTAAGCCATAGTTTTAGACATCATCACATAATATTTATCGTTGGCAATTTCATTAACAAAGACATACCAGTGGACAATTTTACCTTCAGTATCCTTACCATTTATTTGAAAAGTTGTAAATCTAAATTTACTTTCTTTTAAAACTTCATCAGCGGTCAAAGATGATGATTTAGCAAATTGTAAGTTTGATACGGTAATAGAGTCAGCATTTTGATTATTAATTTCAATATCGTTTTTACCAGTTTTCTTATCTTTCATACCCAATTGAACATCTGAATTTTTCTCAAAAAATTCATTTGCAGTTTCACCAAAGTATTTTTCAATAGCTTTCTTTTGAGCCCCAGCTGAATCACCACCACTACCTGATTTATAAAGATTATCACCATCTAAAAGGTCTGTCATAAGTTGTCTAAGTGCGACTCCTGCTCCTTCTCTAACATTTCCAGCACCATCATCTAAAACAGTTTCTTTTGCAAATATTGGAGAAAATCTTGTATCAGCAAGAACATCCATCACTGCATCTTCCCAAATATTGAATGTCTTTTTATGTCTATATGGTCCGTGTTCAGTAGCACTAGGCTCACCAGAACCACCACCAAAAGCAGTATATTCATTATATGTTAATCTATCGACTGCACCACCTGATCTATTACCAGGGATTACATCCGTGGTATGTAGCTTATAGGCTCTATTAAATAATCTTACGATTTCAATAATAGGGTTCATACCATTGATAACGATTGATTTTCCTTGTTTCTTAGCAGCATCTTCTACTTTTGTCTCAACTTCTTTAACTTCTTCTTCTGAAAGTAAAAAAGCCTCAAAGTCTAAGTTTTCATCAAAATATTCCTTTATTTCTTTAGAAATCTCAGCAGATTTATCTTCTTTGTTTTCTTTATCATCATCACCCTCTGCTTCTCTAATTAAAGTTAAGTAAGAACCATATTTTAATAACTTTTGTGAAACTGATTCTTCTTTCTTTTCAACTTTTTCTTCCTTAGCTAACTCATCAGGGTTAATCTTTTTGAGTTCTTTCATAGTATCAACGAACTCTTTAAGAGGTTTTCCTAATTCACCCAATGGTCCATAAAGATTCTGACCATCAAATTGGATAGCTCTCATCGTAAATCTTGCTATCTTTTCAGCGACAACAATTTTTTTGTTTTTATCTTTGATTACATCAAGACTTTCTTTGAAGAGAGCATCTGTAGGGGCGTTTAGTGTAGCCTTTTTATCACCAATCAAATATCTTAATACTTCTTTATACAAAGACTTAACTTGAATTTTAGTTTGTTCATCAACTGATTTTTCGGTGATTGCCTTTAGAAAATCAAAAGTGACTCCGATGCCTTTGTCCTTAGGATCTTCCAATACTTCACAGGCTTTTTTCAATTTGTTATAAGCCTGAGTGACATGATCTTCTTTCTTAGTTCCGACATTTCTATTTACACCACCACCAGTTCCTATACCTGTAGGACTTCCACCTTGTCCAATAGCAATTGGGCCTTCTTCAAAAAGATAACCTTCTTTAACTAAAGACAATTTAATTTTTAGGTCCTTTGTTAATTGAAGTTTATTTTTGTCCATTTTAGACTTTTCAGCCTTTATGGTATAAGGCTCTAATGTTTTTGAATTAGAAGACCAAATCTGATCAGTAGTTAATTTGTTTTTGTTAATTTTAACATCTTTTTGAATTACTTCAATAGTCTCACCACCTTTTGTGATATAAACATAATCCTCAGGTGCTGACGCAATTGCATTTGGTGTAAATTTTTTGTAGTTTGCTAATACCAATGACAGTGATCTTAAGTTCTTTATCATAACTGGATATCCAGACTTTATGGAAATCTTTCCACCTGTTGATTCTTCAGAGTCGGAATCTTCTTCTTCATCATCGGTTGTTTTCTCTGCATCTTCTGAAAGAGGACCACCTTTACCATCAGTATCTTTAAACTTATTAAGAAATTCTAAAAACTCTTCCAGAGCTTTCAATATAACTTGCTTTGATTCTTCCGACTTCTCACTTACCTCGAGTGCCTCTAAATTATCAATAGTATTCTGTGTAATGTCTTTAATTTTTCCAACTTTTTCACCATCATCAACTGCTTTTTTAAGAACTCCTAAAATAGATGATATTTGAACTTTAGAAATATCTTCTTGGTCTTCTTTCGATAAGGTTCTAATTGCTGATTCACTAACTAATCTTTCGAATTGTGACTTCATTTGTTTAGCAACTAACGATATTCTACCCATATCAACTCCGACCCCAATCTTACGTATTACAAAATTTATAAATCTACCCAAAAGAGAGTCACCCCATCTTACGTTATTACCGAATGCTCCAGATCCAGGGGCATTTTCTTCTAAAATCAACTTTGTAGTCAAGTCTTCCAACAATTTATCTTGTTGAACTTTTTTTCTTTCACTTATATTCTTTAGGTAATTATCTCTTGAGTGTAAATATTTCATCAAAATGATTTAATTTTTTTGTATATATTATTTTCTTTACTCCGAAATTTGTATATTTACAGATATGATTGTCAATTCTAAAAATAAAATATCTAAAAATGTTTGGCAAACAAAATAAAATCCTTATATTTGTATAAATAACACTACGATGAACTGGTCTAATATAATCTGTATTGAAATCAAAAAATATAACAATCAACAACTTGATGTTATCTGTGAACAACTAAACCTACAACCTGGTGTCCTTAAAGAGTTTAAAGAATCTGGCTCGACACGTCTATACTGGGAAAAAGATAAACCATACGTTATTGGTGGTCTGAAGAAAGAAGATTTGAGAGAAAAATTTAGTAAACCACTCTACAAAGGTCTATATCTAAATACCAACTACTCACATTTGACACAAAAAGAAAAAGATAAACTTCTTAAGATTAAACCAACTGAGTTTCAAACAAAGAAAAATAGTAAAATTCTCAATGTCGTTGAACAAAAGAAGGAAAAATCACAATTAGTATTAGACTTAGATTCAATACTTGACAAGATTTCAGAATTTGGTATGAATTCTTTGACTAAACTTGAAAAGAAATTCTTGGATGATTTATCAAAATCTTAACAAAAATTATAAAAAACCGAACAAAATGTTCGGTTTTATTTTTTTGTAATTTTTTTTATTGTCTTTTTTTTTCAAAATCTTAAAAAATCCATGCTTTGATAAATATTCCATAAAAAAGGCTGAATATATATCTTAACAAACAATTTTTTGACTATGAACTTTATAGGCAAAGCTTACGCTAAACCACCAAAAGAACTTATTTTTGGTGACAAAACATTTACTAATCCAAAACAAATTTTGGATATTTTAGAATCTCAAAATTTTTATTGGCTGATTGATTCTACTACGAGCGATGCTGTAGTCGAGATTAAAAAAAACACAATAATTTGGCACGATGGTAATTTCTTATCAGGAAATTGGCATTATGGTATATTTAAAAAAGGAGAATTTTACGGAATATGGGAAAACGGTATATGGGAAGGTGGACAATTTAACGGCAATTGGATAAGCGGTATCAAAAAATAATTTTCATACTATGAAAAAACGAAAATTAGTTATTGAAAACATATCAGAGCTAATATTCTCTGACGAAAAAATTAAAATTAACAAACAAGGAAAAACTTTTATTTTTGAAATTGGTAAAGAAATAACTTCAGACTTAGGTGAAGCAGTCGCCATAATGATGAACACATTAGATGATGAACATAAAATATGGAATTTTGAGCTCGAAATCACCGAAGAAATAACACCAGAAAAATCATTATACTGGTTGACTGGAGGTGACATAGAGTGGAAAACGTTAGAAAACTATGAAAACACTTGGTCAGAAAGTTATTTATACTTTCAAGAAGAATTTGGATTATCAATCGTAAGTATACTAAAAAAAGCAAAAAAACTTAATGATATCAAAGAAGGATTCAGAAAAAATATAAATTTACCGATAGTATATGAATTCGCACTAAGTAAAAACTTAGTCAAATAAATTGAAAAAAACCCATCAAATTGATGGGTTTTCTTTTTTAATATATAGTGTATGGAAACTTTTAATTCAGTATGTTCAAATCCGTGGTGTAAAGCTCACTTTTCATATACAGAACTTAATTTTATTAAAACAGATGACGGAATGATTCATCCCAAGCAATGTCAAAAGTGTAGAAGTTTCGATAAAGAACTTAGTGGCGGTGTTGAATGGAAAGATAGAACTTATGAAGGTTCTATAGACACTGGACCACATGAAATAAAGTATAAAGTAACTAATTATAAACTATGAATGCTCACTTCTTTGATTTAAATACAGCCATTGTAGTGGAAAGTGAAGTTTGGATTGTATCTAAAAAAAATCCAAATCAACCATTGGTCAAAATCTCACAATCAGATTTTAATCTTATTAGAAAGTCAATTTTTAGAAATAAAGGTGAATCAATTAAAATAGATGACGTAGAATATTGGATTGAAAGTGAATTATTTGAGAAGATAAAAAACAGATGTAAGTCTCTAAAGGTTGAAATAACGGAATTGGCATTTTCTATGCAAGAATTTATGAAACCGGAACTAATCAAATCACTTGATTATAAAATATGGAAAGAACATTTTATAAACTTAAAAAATTCTGACGATGACATCTACTTTATTTGTTCAAAAAACACAAAATCCAATTATGAATATCTAATTGAAAAATTAGAAACCTATCTCAGAGACGAACTTGGACTCAAAATTAAAAACTACTACTTTATTTCCGAGACATTTTATAATAGAGATGAAGATAGAACTGCTCATAAAAAAGTTAGATTACTTTTACAACATCTTACAGGATACAAAACAGATGGTGATTTATTTACAAGCGAAGAATTACCCAAGTATCAAAAGATATATTTCTATGATGATGAAGTTAAAACATTGAATTTGGCTTCATCAATAAATGATGTATTAAGATTTTTGTTATCTAACACAGAAACTGAATTGAAAAAGAATATAGAATCATTTATAAAATCAAATAAAATAACTTTAGAGATAAAATCAGTTACTTATAACAAAGTAAATATGTTCAGTAAAAAAGAAGTAGTTCTGAGTTTAGATAGAATTATGAAAACTTATGAAAGGTTTATTAACAGGTTTTAAGATTTTTTATCACTATCTTTATTAATCATAGCTTGTTTTATCAACTCATTCAAAGATCGATTATCCATAATGGATCCATCTTTATTTTCAGATTCAGAATCGCTTATGTGCTCAGTTTGTTTAATTTCAGGATTATCAATCTCATTATAACCTAAGTCTTTACGTAGATTCTTATAGAATTTTTCGAGATCTGTTCTTTGAGTTGACAAAAATTTAGCATTTTCTCTAATCTGACCTATTGTCTGATTGACTACTTCATGCATTCGAGCAGAGTTATCACCATTATCAACTTGTCTCAATTGAGACAAAAAGTTTTTTCTAGTCATTTTAGTCAAAAATATAGCTTCAGCATAAACCGTGGCATCTTCTTTCATTTTATTCTTTATATAAGGATGTTCCTTCAATTGAGGAATGTCACTCAAATATAAATCGACCAATGATTCCAATACATCCATAGATTGCTGAGATGAAACTGTCAAATCAGAATCATAATCATAAATTTCTATTTCACCTAAATCAGGCAAATCTTCTGGTTTGGCTAAGTGTTTTGAAATATCAAATTCACCTCCTTCTGATTGAATTTGGTCAAATTCATCTTTTAATCTGTTTCTTTCATCTTCTGACTTCGACATAGAAAGTGGTTTTTTACAATATATATAAAAAATCGAGAGTCTACCCTATGGCGGTTGCAAATGAAAATGAAAAACAAATGGTCTTCACCACAAAACTTGTGGATGAGTCTACAGATAAAATAAATGATGGTATTGTAATAAAACGATATCAAAATCCCTGGCTTAAGAGTGAGGTTGGCTTAAGGAGAGCAGGTGTTACTTTCAAAATGTCATCCGATGAACAACAAGAGTATATCAGATGTGCTTTAGACGTTCATTACTTCGTAGAAAAATATTGTAAAGTAAAAAGAGAAGACGGTTCAATTGGTAATATTTTATTGAGAGATTACCAGAAAGAAATACTTGATAACTTTGTTAATAGTAGGTTTAATATACTTATGGCCTCACGTCAGGTTGGAAAAACTATTTCATCTGCAATTTTTATGCTACATAAAATACTTTTTGATAACGATAAAAATATAATGATTGTTGCTAACAAAGGAGACACCGCTGTAGAGATTGTAGATAAGATTAAATCTATCTATACTTTACTTCCATTCTTTTTGAAACCCGGTATTAAAACTTGGAATCAAAAGTCTCTAACATTTGAGAATGGTTGTAGGATTAAGACCTCAGCTAGAACAAAAACACCAGCAATTGGTTTTACCATAGACGTTCTTTACTTAGATGAGTTTGCTCACATACCATCAAACATTATAGAGCCTTACTATACCGCTGCTTTTCCAACCACTGCAGCTGTTCAAAACTCAAAAATTATAATCACTTCAACTCCGAATGGTATGAATCTATTTCATAAACTTCTAACTGATGCCGAAAGACCCGAAGGTGATCCACAGAAAAATAATTACAAAGCGATGAGAGTCTATTGGTATCAAGTTCCCGGTCGTTTTGTGACTTACTTACGACTGAATTCTCATAAATTATATGAACACGGACTTACAAAAGAAGACGTTCTTAAGATATGTCAAGAAAGATGGGGCTCAAAAACAAAAATAGAAATTGGTTGGAATTCTGATTTACAGAAGGATATTTTGCATATTTTCAATAATGAAAATTGCTCTGATGAAGAGGTGAAAAGACTGACAATTGAAGACAACAGAGGGTTTGAAGTTCCAATAAGAACATTAGCTGACGTTACGACTTGGAAAGAAGAAGCAATAAAAGATATTGGTGGAGAAGACGCTTTCAATCAAGAGTATGGACTAAGATTTATCAATGCATCCAAATCACTTTTGAATGAAGCAATTATTGATGAACTACTCAAAAGTAAGAAAAACTATGTTTTTGAAGAAATATCAGAATTTGATAAAAAGATTAAATTTAGTTACTCTGATTTAAAATTTGTCGATGATGATGAAATATTTATACCACTAAAAAGAAAAGAATACAAAATTGTTGTTTCTATTGATATTGCTGAAGGATTAGGACAGGATTATTCCGTTATTAATATTTTTAGAATAAGTAATAAACCTAAAGAGGTTATTGAAAGTCAAAAAAATAACTACAAATCACTAGTTGACTTCTTTAGACTCGAACAAATAGGTATTTTCAGAAATAACATGATTTCAATTAAACAACTAGCTGAGATCCTTTATTTAATTTGCTTTGAATATTTCAATCCAGAGAATGTCAAAGTTGTATTAGAGTTGAATAATTATGGAAATACTTTACTGGCTGAAATGCCACACGTATTTGACGGAAAAAACGACTATGGTTCATCCATCTTTGTAAGATACAAACACAGAGTAGATTCTACAGAAGAAAAAGTAGGTCTGAAAGTAGGAGAAAACAAAAATCTTTTAGTAAAAGATTATCAAGATCTTATGTATTCTAGAGGATTTGCTATTAATAATGAAGACACAATTAGAGAAATAACAACCTTTGTGAAGCATATTACTTCAGCCGGTAACACTAGATACGCAGCTGACGTCGGGCATGATGATTGTGTAATGACTATTGTGAATACAACTTCAATCTTTCAAAAAACAGAATTTAAAGAGATGATTGATGAGTGGTCAAGCAAACACACAGATAAGGAAATGCTACAATTTATTAATCAGTGTATGAATAGTATTGATTTTGTAGAAGGTGTTGATTACGGTTCATTTTTAAGAGCAAAAAATTTAGCAAAACCTAAAACTGGAAAAACTGGCTTGGGAAATAATTGGTTTGGTATAGGTTAAGAATTCTCTTCCATGGTAACTGACAGACCAGCATTCTGAAGTTTTTCCTTCATAGTAGAAATAGTCTCGAAATCACCATACTTGACGTCACATTTTCCTTTAAAGTGAACAATATGTGCACACTGATTAGCTTGTTCATATTCATGCCCGCAAACTTTCATCAAACAAGAGATAACCCAGTCAAAGGAGTTGAAATCATCATTATGTAAATCCAATCTATAAGGTTTTGAAAGAATTTCTTTTGCTTTACTTTGTGTTTTCTTTTTTGTAATAGTCGCCATATAACTTATATTTTATTTTAATTAGAAAGTTTTTAAAGTCTTGTTTACTACATCAACAACAGTTACGGCACAGGATTGATTTTTTGCCCACTCTTCGAAATGTGGAAGATGGTCTTTTCTATCATCATACATAACAAAATGTCTACAACCTGTTTTAATTATCATTTTCTCAAATAATTGTGTTTTAAATTTAAAAGTATCTCCTCCCCAGTTTAGATAGATTTCATCAAATTCAAATCCATAATTTTTGAGAATTTTAATTACACCATCTCTCATACCTGGAACTGTATCTAACCTACCAGTGGCCAATATCAAATAACCAGTGGGGTCAGATTTTGCATCAATATATTTTTTATAAGTCCATTCGTTTTTAGGAGTATCAAATATGTTCATATCTAAAGTTTCTACTTTAGACCACCAACCTCTGTAAGGCCAAGGTTTTCCAGTTTTTTCTTCCCAAATTTTCATACCTGGTTCAGGTAACATAGTGTGTATAAGTGTATCGTCAAAGTCAAAACAATATAGAGTTTGGTGCATTGCAAATTTTATTTTTACAAATATATATAAAAAAAATTAATGTTAATAAGATTTAAAAAATTATATATAATTAAAAATTACACAATAAAATGAATTTCAAAATTAATCTTCAAACAATCATAATGTTTATATTGTTAGGCTTTTCAATTTTATTCTTTTCTATGTGGTTTCTAAAAGGAACTGGATATAAAAAGGAATACAAAAAATTAGAACAAGAATTTCAAAAAATTCAGAAAATCAGAGACTCTCTACAAAAATTAAATATCAAATTGAAAGATGACTTTGATAAAAGAGAAATAGAAATAAAAAAGAGAGACAGTCTAATTAGGCTAGTCGAAAAAGAATTAATTAGAACTAAGCAAGAACTCAAAGAGGCGAAAAAGGATGTAGCAAAATGGCAATCCGACTATCAAAATACTAAGAAAAAGATTGAACAACTAAAAAAAGATCCTATAAAAAGAGAAGACGAAGAGTTAATGAAGTCTTTATCCGAAAAATTAAAATAATATATGAAATCAATTATCCTAACAACATTATTTATGTTACTCTCAATTGTCTGTATTGGACAGAATTATCCAAGAATTGAAAAAGACTCACTTGGTAACAAATTTGTAATCATGACATATGATCAGGCACAAAAAATAGATAATGCATTTGAACTTGTAGCTTTATTAGAAAAAGCAGGAGCCGAGTGTGATAGTCTAAGTCTTTCATACGTAAAAGTTATCAGTAAACTTGAAAAACAAGTCTCTCAGTTAGAAACCGATTTAAAACTTTACAAAGGACAAGTCATTGATAAAGACAATCAAATAGAGAATTTAACACAAAGACTTAAAAACACCGAAGATGATGCCAAACTTTGTAACGACCAAATATCAATTAGAGATAAACAAATAGTATTGCTAAATGATGAAATTAAAAGCCTGAAAACGAAAAGAAATATAGCTTACGGAGTTGGTATAGGTGGAACAATATTAGGAATTTTAGTTGCTATATTAGTTCATTAATGAAAAAAGTCATTTTTTTAATATAATATATACTTTACAAAAAAATCATAATTGAAAATGAAACACATTAGAACATTTGAAAGTTATCGTATTAGAAAGAATAGAGAAGAAATTATCAAAGAATCTGTTCTTCAAGTAAACGATATCTATAAAGTTAAGACAATGATTGATATTCCACAGTCATTAATCAATGCTTATGTGAAAAAAGTGAAAGATACTACAGGTAAAAATCTACGTCAATTTTTTGGTGATGTTGACATCGCTGAAGAAATTGTCAAATTCATAAATATGAACAACTTAGACGTTGAGAAACTACCAGGAAACGCACTTATGGGTGGAGCACAAGGTCAAGGACAAAGTCAAGGACAAGCACAGGTTCAAACTGACGCTGAAGCTCAGACACAATCACAAGGTCAAGAAGAAGGACAAGCACAAGGACAAGGTCAGGGACAAGCTCAGGGTCAGGGACAAGCACAAGGACAAGCTCAGGGTCAAGGACAAGCTCAGGGTCAAGGACAAGCTCAGGGTCAAGGACAAGCTCAGGGTCAAGGTCAAGCTCAGGGTCAAGGTCAAGCACAAGGACAAGCTCAAGGACAAGCTAAAGAAGAAGAGTTTGAAGAACCACAAGGTCAAGCACAAGGTCAAGCACAAGCCCAGGGTGAAGAAGAAAAACTTCCAGAAGAAGAGGAAGAAGCTTAAAAATTACTACAGATATACTTCAAAACCCATCAGAAATGATGGGTTTTTTATTTAATATATAATTTATGAGATTTATTAAAACATTTGAGGCATACAACGAAGATACTCTTATAATAGTAGATGTGCAAAAATCATTTAGGAAGTTTTTTTCAGAGATGTATCTTAATGAATTAAAAAAATACTCTAAAAACTTCAATAACGTTTATCAAATATGGGACAATCACATTGATGGAAAAAACGTAGATAAAGAATACCTTTATGATATAAATCCAACAATTCCTATTCACGATGACCTGTTTTATTTTCCCAACCAAAAAGATATAATTGAAAAACGATACAATTATAAAGTCGATGCGGATTTCTACAAAAAGATTTTAGATTCTGATATTTACGAAGAGATTAGTAAAAAAGAAGAAGAGAAAACTCTTAAAAAGGGTGATGTCTTTCCAACAAAAGAAGGAACAATTATAACATTTATCAACAATAATCATGTTTGGTTTCATTGCCCAAAGAAGTTATATGAACTACTCATAGAATTGAAAGGAAGAGATGTCGTAATAGTAGGTGGTGCAGATTCAGAATGTTTAGAAGATATAGTTACTACAGCCGAAAGTTTAGATGTTAAGATAAAAAGAAATTATAAATTTATTTACACAGCTTCAAGTTGTCCTATAAAATAGATTAAAATATAGCGGCATTCACTTCATACCCAGCTATAGTAAAATCAACGGTCATAAACTCTTCATGTTTCTCAGGGTGGTCAAAAAAATTAACCTCAACTGTATACTCTATACCTTGAATTTCAGGTATGAATCGATTTATCTGTGATATGATATCAGATTGAACTGATTCAGCCGATAGACGAGTTTCATGAAGTAATTCATATAAATCAGCACCAAGACTTGGCTCTCCAAAAACTTCACCTTTGTTGGTAAAAATTATCATCTCGTATTTCTGAATGATTACTCTAATCACGTCATCCTCTATGAGATCTAAGTCTCTAAATCTTGGATGACCTGGATAACCTATATAAAAATCTATGAAACTATTTGCCATAGACTTATATATTATATTAAATTATCTCTATATTTACCAATGACAGTCATAGCTAAGATGAGTGGGTCTGAAACTGATTCTAATTTTGAAGAATAGTCGGAAAGTATATAGTTGCACAAAAATAACTTTTCAATATCCTTACCATTTTCAATAGACCAATCTACAAAAGGCTTACCTAATAATTTAAATAAAACATCTATTTTCTCAGGTCCAAATATATTGTTTGTGAAGTGCCAAACTCTTTCATAGTCATAGCTATCATCATATAACATCTCATATAGTTCAGATTTGACTTTATTAGAAACAGAGGTATATTGACTTGATAAATGTCCAGTAGATAAGAAATTTTGTAATTCTACCATGATACTTCTAAAATCTGGAAATTTTTTAGTAATTATCGATACTAAATCTTCCTTCGTAACACTAGCGTTTTCTGAAGTAAGAATTACATTTTTAATTCTTTTGAACATCTCTTGTTTTAGATATCTCTCTTCACTAGTGTCCAAACAATCAAAATTTATTTGAGGAATTCGTGATTTTATACCATCTGATATTTTGTTGATATGATTGGTAGTAATTATAAATCTTACATTTTTGTTATACTTTTCAATAAAGGCTTTAAAGGCATCTTGGAATTGAGCGGAAACTCTTTCAAACTCATCTAAGAAAATATACTTTACATCAGATTCAGTCTCCATCATAGGTGTATATTTACAAAAATCTTCAATTTGGGTTCTTAATATATCAATAGAGGTGAAGAGGGATGAATTTAACTCAAGAAACGGCTTATCTTTTGTATACTTACCTATCAATATTCTAGCTAAACTTGTTTTTCCTGTTCCATAGTGGCCATAAAATATATAATTACCAGTAACTCCATTTTCAAAATGTTTTCTTATTCTAGGTAAGAGAACTATGTCATCTATAGACTTTGGCCTCCATTTTTCCCATAAAAGTAATTGATTGATTGAACTCATAAAACTTATATCAAAAAAAGTCAACAAAGTTAAAAATAAATGTAAGAGATGACTTTTTATATATAATTTATGATAGGAGAAAGATTTAATTTTGAAGATGTCTTCTTTAGAGATTTGACAGTTTGTGTTTTAGACACATTCGAGGGTCAAGTCAGATGGACAAATAGATTTTCATCAGGAGATGTTCCTGTAAACGTTCCATTCTACTACTCATTAACTGGTGATGAAAGGTTTTTACTTGATTCATTTGCTGATGATGTAGTTTCTGAGAATAGATTTGTCGAGCTAAACACTGATGAAATTCCAAGAGGTCACTTAACAATGACAGGATTCAACATCAAATCAGATGAATTTGCTAATCCAAATGTTTGGCTGAGAATGGTCGTTGAAAACGAAATTGAAATCAGAAAAGTTTTAGCTAAAGTCAGAGCAATTCCAATAACTGTAAATTACGAATTAACAATACTACTTTCAAGTGAAATTGATACATTTAAGTGCGCACAAGCAATAATGGATACAATGTGGATTTACAAGTTCATGTATTTTGAACACAACTTCATGAATATCGACGCTGTTATCTTGATGCCAGATACTAATCAAATTGAAATGAGCAGAGAAAAAAATCTAACATCTGATAATAATATTAAATTAAAGGCATCATTTGAAGTTAGCACTTACTATCCAGCATTTAGAAAAGATAGAATAAGTATGACTGGTTATCCAAGACAATACGGAACAGGTATGTCTGATTTGAACGGATTTCCAGTTGACGGCGGTTTCAGTGACTTATTTCCACAACCAGGTATTCCGAGAGACAGGCCAGGTGCTGAGCCATGGAATTTTCCAAGTCCCTCATCTTTAGGAGCAGCAGGCAGTGTCGGCGGAACAGAAACAACAGATCAAGGAGGAGTAAGGACTTCTCCAGAGACTTCAGATGGAACAGATCCAAACTATCCGGAAAATACAGGACCTGTATTTCCTGGGGCTCCGGTTCCACCAGGATATCCAATTGGAGCTACAACAAGTAGTTTCTTTGGCAGAAGCACAACTCTAGGTTCAGATCCATCTCAGAGAATAATTAATGGATCCTTTGCTAATGATCCAGACTATTATCTAATAGCCCCTAAAAGGACTAGATGGTTTAATAATATTTTACAAGCTAGACAAAAGGCAGCCACTCCACCGAGTAATCCAAATGCTGGCAATCCTGCTCCTGGTAATAATGGCGGGTCTAACCCACCTACAAATCCCAATCCAATCTAAAAATAAAATGGTAAAAATTGACTTTTTTGTCTTAATATATAGTTTAATAAAGAAAAAAAAATATCATAAATATGAAGAATCTTAAACTCGAGTTGTTTAATTTCAGAAAGAATCTCTCCCTTGATCAAGAAGAGATTTCTACTATAGTAGAAGGTCACATGAATGCTTGCAACGATCATTCTGAAAAGACTATCATCAATTCTCTTAATGAGAAACTTAAAGCCTATACATACGATAAGACTGTAAAATCTCTTTTAGAGTCATTAAATGATGATATGTCTAACTATGAGTTACTGTATGAATTGAAAAATCTATATAACGTATTAAACTCAAAAAATCAGGGTGAACTTTATCGCCAACCAATCAACGTTCTTCTACAAACAATTAATTTAGAGAACGATCAAGATAGAATGTCTAAAGTTTTGAACGAATTAGCGGTTTATGACTGGGTTCCTGAAATTAAATTGTTTGTTCATAATTTAACTACAACTCCTGAAAAAAGATCTAATCTTTTAAGTGGTGGTAAAGGTGAGTCAGTTTATTCACTTGTAGAATCTGTTGAAGACGGACACATTGCTTTGATTAGAGATTCATGGTTTCTTTTAACTGAGAACTCAATTGAAAAAACTCTTCTTGAAACTCACGTAAAGGATGAAGAGGAACTTCTTAGCTTAAGAACTTTAGAAACAGCTATGAAATACGCTTCAATCTCCGAAGATAGAATTAATTTCAGAATATCTGAATATTTAACTCTAGGTCTTTCAGTAGCTAAAAAAGGTGGAATATACATCAACGATGATGAGTTAAATGATGAGACAACCTTAGAGTCTTTATTTTCTTCTCCAATCGTTCCAATTGTAAACAAAAACTTTTATCCTGTTTTATTAGAAGTATCTAAAAATTTGGATAAATTCGTAGAGTTAGATGTTGTTAAAAGAATTGGAAATTTGATAAACCCTTATTTAGAGTGTTATGCATTCAATTACAAAAACAACACTTACTTATACAGATGTGATGAAAGATATGGTAACTCATTCTTTAAGTATGAATCAGCATTGGAATTAGTAAATGAAGTTAGAAACGAATTAAATTATGACCTAACTTATTTCTATGAGAATAAACTTTCAAAAGAATTAGTAGTTAAGAGAAAATTAGAGGATAAAGAAAGAGAAATTACTTTAAAACTTGAAGATGTAAACTTCAACATAGATAAAGTAAACGGTTCAATTCAATTAATAGGTGAATCAGAAGTCTTAACAACAGCTCTAAAAAATCTAAAGAAAAGAGCTAAAGTTCTTACAGCTGAATTAGATGGTGTAAAAGAACTTCAGTATAAAGAAAGAATTAAATTGTAAATACAATTTTTATAACAGAAACCCTCTTAATTAAGAGGGTTTTTTAATTTATAAACTTTTTTAGTAAATTAATATATAACATGAAAGTTAATAGCTTCAGAGTTTTACTCTCAAAAAAATAAGCTATATGAATGTATTTAAATAACAAAGACCTCTACGTAGAGATAATCGTATCAAAAGCGCAAGGAAAACTAACAAGAAACGCAGAAAAAATGCTAGAGCTACTAGCTAAGAAAACAATCAAAAAAATGAGATACTGGTCAAACGACGATAAACTAGACTGCTATCAATCAGGTCTACTAGATATGTTCCAAAATTGGTATAATTTCAATGAAGAAAAATCAGTAAACGCCTTCGCTTACTTTACAGAGGTATTTAAAAGAGGAATAGCTAAGGGATTCAATGAATTATATAAGAAAAAGGGAGACAATGATAATTTAATTAAACTATTATCAATAGAAGGAAGCAACGACGGCCAAGGACTCCATTCAATCTAAAATATAAAATAAATAAAAAAACCACTCTTATGAGTGGTTTTTTTATTAAGTAGGAATACTAAACTGTTTCTTCTACAAGAACGGTGGTCAACATTCTATTAGAAACTAAATATGGATCACAATTGGAAGCTGGTCTTCTATCTTCAAAATAACCTCTACCATCAACTTGTGCTTGTGCTGGAATTCTAATAGAAGTATCTCGTGTGCTGTGACCATAGCTAAAATCATTAATTCCGGATGTTTCATGTGCACCGGTCAGTCTTTCTTCATTATGCAATCCATAGACTTCAATGTGTTGGATATGGTTGTTTTGTAATTTTTCCATAGATTTCATTATTACATCAATACCACCAGATTGCCTCATATCTTTAGTTGAGAAATTTACGTGACAACCTGTGCCATTCCAATCACCTTTAATTGGCTTAGGATGTAAAGATACATTCACATTGTGTCTTTCAGCGACTCTTCCTAAGATATATCTTGACATCCAAAGTTGGTCTGAACCATTTAGTGAAGTAACTGGACCAATTTGATATTCCCATTGTCCCAATAATACTTCAGCATTTATACCTGAAATATCAAGTCCTATCTCAATACACTTATCCATGTGTTCTTCAACGATTTCACGTCCAATAACTGTATCAGCTCCGATTCCACAATAATAGTCTCCTTGTGGACGAGGAACTATACCAGGTTCAAATCCTAGTGGTAAACCAATACCTTCACCAAAAGGTGTTAGTGGTTTGTGCGTAAGAGTATACTCTTGTTCCCAACCAAACCACGGAGAATCTGTCTTTGACAAACTATCAATTCCGAGTGATTTGACCGTCTCTTGTAGTTTTCTTCTGTTATTCGATTTGTGTGGTGTTCCATCTGGATTCAATACCTCACAAAGAACTAATTTATTAGGAATTCCTCTAAATGGATCATCACAAACAAAGACAGGTTTCAGAAGACAATCTGTATTCTCGCCTTTACCTGCTTTAGCCTGTAAAGTTGAACTACCATCAAAAGACCACATTGAGTAATTTTCAACATTGTTATCTAATGAAGTCTCTTCAGAGACAATTTTTGTTTTACTTCTGAGTTGTTGGGGCTCAGACCCATCTAACCAAATATACTCTTGTTTAATTTTCATAAAGTGTTTTTTTTATTTTATATATTTTTGAAACAAAGTTGAGTTTGTTCCATATATTTGTAATAACAAAAATTATGAACTTAGCACTAATACAACTTTGGGAAAACTTTGAAGACAACTCTCATCAATCTGATGGTTGTTCACTACATATTGATTTAACACATAGAGATAATTTCATTAAAAACGAAACTGATACTGAACTACCAGTTGGTCTTCCTTCAGAAGTTCACTTATCAGACTCACTCTGGAATATCCTACAGAATCAAGGTAGCATTAGATTATCCGAAATAGAAATGAATAATTTAACTGGATTAACTGACATTACTTCATTATGATTCTAAAAATACTGTCGTTGTTTTTTTTACTAAACAATTTATACTACATCTTCAACTACAAAAGGTTAGACGAGCCTTTCAAAATGAGAGATGAGAATAAAAAATTAGATTTACTTCATTACATTCTTAAGGTTTTATATTTAGTATGGTTGTGTATACTAGTCTTTATACAACAATCTTTACTAATTTGGATACTAATCTCTATAATCACTTTAAGAATACCAATCTATTATACAAATAAACGGTCGTCAATTGTATATCACAGATTAGTTCCAATACTAAACATTATTATTCTGATTCTTTATCTTTTTTCTTAAAGATTGAATTTTTTTAGATGGTCTTCTGTTATGATTATAAACTCATATCCCTTTAAACTACACCAATTTATCATAGTTTCCCACTTTTGCTTATTCTTATAAGCCATTTTTAAATCATATTCAAAGTTTTTGAGTTTTTTTCCTTTATTCTCAGGAACTGTTAGTCTTCCTTCATTCAAAGCCAGAACCATATTATACTCTTTCATAGGTTTGACTTCGACTACGACTTGTTTTAAAACACCAGACTCTAATCTCATCTCATAATAGAAATCAGGATAGTAACAGTGCTCTTTAACTTTAGTATCACCTTTATCAAAGTGTGTCATTTGATAAGGTATTCTCATACACTCAGCTCCCCATCTAGATATCTTTTCGTTATGGTCTAACCAAGTCATTATTTTCTTTTCCCAAGAACTTCTAAAATAAACTCCGCCATTACTGTTCAGTTTTAGAACTTTATCTTTATTTTTCGGAATATAATTACCTTGATTATAATTGCTGTTATTTGGTTTAGAATTCAACATAATACATAATATGATTTATTTTATATATAAAATAAATCAGAATCTTATGGGGGAACTATACGAAAGACTTAAACTTAACAAACTTGTAAAAGCAAATGATATTCCAAACTATTTTAAACAAAATTGTTTAGAATTTTATCAAAGATACTTCAAAACAGATGATTATGTAAAACTAACTCCTTTAAAAAATATAATTAAAGGTCAATTCTTTTTTTTTCACTACTTAGATGATTCGAATTGGGTTAAATGGTCTCCTGTTTTCGTAGCAGATGTGAAACAATACGGAACTCAGACTATATTACTTTGTGTTAATTTTAATTTTTTACCACTTGAAGTAAGAGTTGCTATTTTTGACAAATATATTACAGAACAAGATTTTGAAAAGTGTGAAAGACTAAAAGGAAAACACTTCATCAAAGTTAAATTCGAACCAATGTATAATGAGTTAAAGAGGATGAGACTTGAATATTGTCTTATGGAATATAACGCTATTCAAATCGTCAAAGCTCATAGAATACATTTTTCACTTCTTCCACAATTCTTATATTCACAACATCCGAAAAATAAATATGATCCAAAAAAATTGATTCAAATTTGGAAAAAGAAGGCAGAAACGTCTGAACAAAGAGACAACGAAATGTCACAGCTGACAATTGATGATTTGTATGATTTTAATAAAGATTTTACTCAAAAGTTTTCGGTCTTAGAAGGACATATAAAAAGAATTAGAGCAAGTATTGAAAAATACGGAGGTGGTCAATAAAATAAGTTATCTAAATTTAAATCTCTATAGACTCTGCTAGTAATATCACCAAGATTTGAGTCTTGTAATTTATCTAAATTTTTAGAATTTGAATCAATTTCAAAGTCTTTCAAGTTATCTAAATTTTTGTTATACCACGAGTAGAAAAAGTCACAAGCAGTTTCAATAACTTCTTCATAAGAAACAGAGTCGGATAGGTGATAATTACAAAATAAAATCTTGATATCAAACGGAAATTGATTGTTAATACCATCATATTGTTGTATATCAAAATTTATCTCAAAGGATTTATTCCAGTTCAATATCGGATTAAAACCTAATTTTTCAATTCTATCTAAATGATCAATCATTTTTTAAATATTTTATTAAGCTTATACTCTCTTCTATCTTCTACTGTAGTTGGTTCAATGAGAAACTCACCATCACAAATTTTTATATTCCATTTGTTGCCAGTAATACTATCACGTATAACAAGTTTCTCAACTACAACAGAACCATCAGACTCTACAACAAGTGAATTAGAACCAGCCGCAGATACTTTAAATAGATCGTCATCTACAGAATAGATTACTGAATTATTTTTATATTTTGATGCCATTGTCAGGATTATAATTCATAATTAGTAATTCTACACCTTTAGCTTGTTCTGTTTTCAAATCAGAATTATTTCCACCTTGAGCAGAACTTCTAAAAACTTCTTTTTCAGTCCATACGTATTTATCTTTAGGTAATAACTCTTCTAAAAGTGGAAAATAATAGTATGAAAGTGACCAACGACACTTAGTCGTTTTAAGTAGCTCAAGTAATCTTCTGTGAGAAGCAGGTCCAAAAACTCCATCTTTATCAGCTCCATACCAGAATAATCTCTTCGCATCATCTTCACCTTTAGCCTCATCAAATCGAGCATAAGGTGGGTCTAAATATAGATAAGTATCTTCAGAATCATATTTATTGATTAATTCTTCAAAATCAATATTTAAAAATTCAGTTATAGATTGAAGCTTTTGAGTATATTTGTTTTTCTTTAGTTTGTCAATAAGAACCTCTAATTTTAAACGGTCTTTATCTTTTTTATAACCATTAAAACCAGCTCCTCTTGGATATACAGAATTATGAGCTGATGTAATGAGAAAAGCATAAATAGCAGCTTTTTCAAAATCTCCAATTTCAAAATTCATATCGTCTAGAAAGTCATTCTTTTGGTAATCTTTATAAATTCCTTTATAAAAATCCCATTTTTTAAGAGGATCTGTATCAGTTGTGAACAGCAATGTATTTTTAAGATTTTCTAAGTAAGGCAAGAATTTTTCAGGTTCAGACGCACACTTATATAAGTTCACCTGGTGACGATTTTTGTCATTGTAAATGACTGTATCAAATTTTAGTCGATCGTCATCCATATACGTTCCCATTGAACCAGAGAAGGGTTCTAAATATGTTTTGATTCCTGTTTTAGGAATTTTAGTATTGATTAATTCTTGAAACACTGAAGAACTTTTTCCTCCAAAATAACTTATTACTGCCATAGTATTTTATTTTAATTTATTTTTAATTTCTTCTTCTATAGAAGGTTTTACGTTTTGTTGAGAAAGTTCTGTTCTAATTCTCATTAGAATCTTACCTAAGTAATTTAATCCACCATTACCACACTTTGGACAAGAGCAAGAACCCCAGAAATTATCATGCCAATTATTACCTTCAATTAGTTGTAATTCGCCAGTTTCTAAGAGGTCTTGTGCCAGTTTTTGATTTTTAAACTTTTCTCTAATTCCCCACTCCATAAATCCAAGTTTTTTCTCTTCCCAATCACTTCTGACCTTAACGACTTTACCGACCTTTTTAGCATCTGACGGATCTTTGATTCTAGCGACTAATTCTCTAAAATCAGGCGCAGTATAATAAACACCATCGATAAACTGCATTCCAGTGACTTTTAGAGCAACGTAGTAGTGCTCAACACTCGGATATGTAATACCTTTATGTTCTATTTCACAGGGATAAAAATTACTTAAGAAAACATATCGACCACGAAATGAATTGATATAACTCATACTAAATATATCAAAGTATATTTAAAAGTTTAATAAATCTTCCAATCAGTGATGTGATAAACTCCTCTTTCATCTTGATAAACTTTATTATCATTTTCAAAGAAATCTGTTTTCAAAACATCATCAACTGTCTTATCAGAAGTTTCTGTCTCAAAATCTAATTCTGGTTCTAATATTTCTTGTTCATATTTGAAATCTTCATATAGCTTTATCCATTTCATAGTCAATATTAATTTTTAAGTATAGGAATTACAACTTCTTCTACAAATTGTTTCATATCTTCAACCGATATTGTATCTAAAGTGTCTTTTGGAGTATGACAGTTAAATAATAGTTTGAAATCTAAGTAGGTATTATCATCCCATTTGACAATTGATTCTTCTTTATTCTGAGTAGGAGGTAGTGGATTTATAACAACCGAGTCTATACCATTTCTTCTGAAAGTAACGGAGTCGTTAAATGGTGTTTTAACAATTGGACAATCAAAAATAGATTTGATATGATTAGTTAGATTTCCAGGATAATCACCTATGAAAAAGTATTTTCCTCCTTTACCAGTAAGTTCTAAATTTAATACCCATTCGATATTTCCGAAAAATCCATCATTTATCAATTCAGAACATCTTTGAGACCCTAAACCACCAACTTCTTCACCATCTAATAAAACAACTGTAATCTCAGGCATCAATTTTTTTATCATAATAGCATTAATAACAGACGCTGAGTTATCATTTGCATTATCTATATCAGGATTCACGATATCATGATGAGCAACTACCATTCTACTTGAGTTACCACGTAAGACTATATTAAAACAATTTGATTTACCAGATTGAAATGTGTCTAATTTCCATTCTATTCCAATAGAGTCAAGTAAATTAGTAATGTATTGAACTCTTGGAGTAGGTTCTAAACCATTTTTATAAACATTACCGATATTTCTAATGGAGCAGAACTCATATATCTTATCATACATAGTGTATATATAAAAAAACCCACTTAAAAAGTGGGTTAATCTTTGTGGAGATGACGATGTACTGCCCATCGTGTCTTCCCTAGCTAACAATAATTATTCATTCACAGGCTTAGAAAGTTTCTCTAAACTTACAAAGTAGTTAGTTGAACAACCCATCACTCTAACAATTCTGGTTTCACATTTTAAACTGTGTGATTCAGCTGGAGAATTTTTGCGATAAGCTTAAAAGATTAAACTACTGCTAGCTCTTCTACCTTAAGCATGTTGTTTTGTAGCGCCGCTACTAAATCTTCACGGGATGCTACTTCATTTGTTTTGCCATTTACGACTTTTGCCATCTAATTTATTAGTCGGTTACTTGACCATCCGACACCTGCATAATTACCACTACTCTATGAATCTATACTAAAAAACATCCCCATAGTTTTATAATTACAAATGTATATATAATATTTGAAAATATAAAAAAGTTTAGAAATTTTCAGAACCTTCTTCGAGTTCATACTCATCAGAATCTAAAGAATTTATAATATTCTCAGCCTCTTCATAGGAATCATAATTAATCCAAAGAGAACCTTTACCAAATAATTCCTCAGCGTCAACCGCATCTTTATATGTTAAACCATCAGACATCATTTTTGGTGTGAGAGCAAATATTCTAAAAGAATCACCAACTCTGTTTATAAAATATTTAACTTTATCGTTACTAAAATCTTCAAATAATTTAATGTATTTCATATTAGTTCTTTTTTTTAGAAAGGCATGTTATCATCATCTAATCCTTCATCTAAAGTAAAACCAAAAGTAAGGATTCCTCTATTATCTTTTGACTGCCACATTTCAAATTCTGAATCATATTGAGCCAATATATCTCTTTTTAATTTGTTAGCGACTTCAAAAACTTTAATTACATTTCTAAGAGTTTCTTTTTTACCCATGTAAACCTCTATTAAAATTTCATCATTTTTACGAGCGGTCACTCTTACATCTGAAACTCCAGCATTTCTAAACATCTGTCTTAAAAGATAAGTTAAATGTTCGATATCATCATCTTGTTCATCTTCATATATGTCATATTCATCGTCATCATCGTCATCATCAAATTTAGGATTTGAAGATTTTCTGCCATATTTGTTATTATCATCATCGTCATCATACCAATCATCAAAATCTCCATAATCTTTAGTAGAGTCATCAGCATAATCATAATCATCATCATCATCAGGCCATCTAGCTTCGTTTTTCTTATTAGCCGGTAAATTATCATTAAGATGACTTAAGTCATCTTTTCTAATATTTTCTTTAAGATAGTCTAAAAAATTATTTATGTTCATTATCTCAATTCTATTTTTAAGTAAGTTTCACTAAAGAAACAATCATCCGCTATTTTATATTTTGCTAAGATTGTTTGAACTCTTATCAATGCATCATATATTTCAGCCATATCAGACTCTTCTAAGTCTAAACTTACAAATATTCTATCGTCACTACCAACTACTTTAACATCTATACCAAAAACATTTTTCTTAACTTCATTAATTAGTTCTTTGTGTTTTGCAAACAACTCTTGATTGTATCCGACTTTTCTTTTGACTGGAAGATTATTCCAATCAACTTTTATAGAAGCTTCGGCTAATTTTTTCAAATAAGTTATATTCTGCATTTCAGTTCCTCTATGTTCATTATAATATCCAACAGATATGTTCGTGCACTCAGCTATATCTTCCATTAGAGATGCTGAATCAGTATAAACTCCAGTCGTATCTAAAGAAAGATTTAAACCATTTTTGTTATATTCATCACAAAGAGCTTGTGCAAAATCATTTGAACAACATTGTCTACCTAATTGGTGAGTAATAACTGACGTGGTTCTTCTTCTATCAAAAGAAACACAATATTTAACATCTGTCAAATAGTCACATTTATCATATACAGATGAAAGTGCATTTGAACCAATTCCTCCTCTTTCTTCTCCAATGAAGAAGTAGTAGATACCAGGAACATTGTTAGCCATCATATAAAGCATTACTGTAGTTCCAGCTTTATCATCGGCTCCAAGTATACTTGAACCATCTGTATAAATTATTTCATCACCTGAACCAGTCTTGATTAGTCTAAATGAATATCCCTCTTCCTCAACCCTTCCATTTGCTTGAAATAAACGAGTTGTTTTTTGTTCTCTGTCTGCAGTGTCTAAGTGACAAGTAAACATTACCTTTTGTTTATCATTACCAATAATCTTATAATAATTACCGACTCTATCTTGTTTTAAATCAGGTAAGAATTTAAGCACTTCTTTTTCATGTCTACAATCAGAAAAATGTGGGTAAGTTTTAGTAGTAAGTGAAAGAAAAGTTGCTTTAACATCCTTCGGATTGTAACTAAATTCAGGAACAACTATTCTTTGAGCGGACGTGGTATCTTCTTCACCAATATTATCAGCTACGATTGCGTTATATTGATGGATAAATGATTTAATCTCATCTTCTGTTAGTAGACCGGGCCAGTAATATCTAAAAAATTTACCAATCTTCATATCATACTTTTTATCAGCTATTTTCACTTCAAAACAGTATGGTTTTTTTGAAATAGTGACATCACTAATTCCCAATCCATTAAAATATTTAGAACCCTCTTCTCCTAACCAAAGCATTTCAAAGGCAAGATAGTTGTCATTATCTTCCATATTTTTTAATACTTTACAGAGGTCTTTTGATAATTTTATTTTGATACCAGTATCTTTTGTAGATGACTTTGTGTCAAAAATTTCTTCTTTTGATTTATAACCACCACCTGTGTAATTACGTTCACCTGGGAAAGATTGAGTTCCAGCTTCAAATAGTTGATTATATTTAAATAATTCCATAGAGTATATATTAAATTTAAATATGTATTATATTTCTATCTTTATTCTCTATGAATGCTCTACCCACGGTCGGTTGATGAGATTCAATAAAAGCATCTTCTTCTTTGGTTCTATAACTTTTATTTTTTAGTTCTTTTATTTTATTTTCAACTTCGATTGGTGGATTAATACTCACCCTATCTTTGTAACACCAAACTATCTCAGCGAAATTGTTATCTTTGGCTTTGCTGTTCTTTTTAGCAATCTCTGCTGCTTTTTTTAGAATGTGGTCTGGAATAATATCATCTTTAATTGCTTTAACTAAAACGTGACTTCCCGGATATCCGGATGCATGTAACCAAATGTCCTGAACACTCGAAGCAACTCCTCCGATAGATTTAGCATATTTACCACAAAAATTACTAGTCAAAAAATGATTTGACTCTTTATTTCTACCCCAGTAAACATCATATGAATTATCAAGATTCAAATCGTCTATGATTTTTTTATGTTTTATATCAACACCACTCTTACTGAACTCTTTTAATTGACTGTTTATGAGATTTTCTTTTAATACAAAATCACTGTAATTTCTAGTTATCTTCATAACATATATATAAATTATCTTAAACAAAAAACCCTCTAAAAAGAGGGTTTTATCTATTTAAGACTTTAAATATTAACTCAAATTGAATACAAAACTTTCAAGTTGACCGAAGTTAGTAGCACTAACAGGAACAGTAATAGTCGTTACACCACCAGACCAAGTTCCACTATAATATGCAGTTGAATGTGTCCAAGCATTTGAAGGTGTGCCTGAACCTGAAGGTAGAATCTTTGCAATTTGGTTATTGTAGTAAGCTCCAGTTGAAGCGGGTGCTTGTATAATAAGTGAATTACCACTTGTTGTTGCTGTAGCTCCAGTAGGTAATGCAACAATGTTAGCCGCTAAAGTAGCAACGGCAGTTTCTGCACTTTGAGTAGCTGAAAAAGTATATCCAAATGGTCCAAAAATATTCCAGTTTGATGCTGTTACAGAACCAGTACCGTGTGATCCCCAGACTTGTATTTTGACGTTTGTTGCGTGAGCTAGAAGAGCTCCTGAACCTCCTGTAGCTGTTCCACCGAATGTAAAAGTAGCGGTCGCTGGTGAAAAAGTAGGTGCTACACCATTCGCTCCAGTAAGGTTATTAGATGATGTTCCATTAACATTCGCTGAAAATGTAAAATTACCACTATCTTCAGTTAAAAATCGTCCATCTGTCAAAGATATAGTTCTAGATTCCGTGAATCCAGCAACTGTAAGAGATGTTTCACCTCTTAGTCTCAAAGCTGTAACATCAAAAGTGATGACATCAGTTGTGCTGTTATAACTAGCAGAGTTAATGTTTATGTAAGGTCTTGACATAATATTTATTTTTTCTTTTATATATTTAGTTTCAAAAGTGATTTTTTTCTATTCTGAAAAGTTTTATAAAAAAAAAGAGTCCCAATTGGAACTCTTTTTTCAGAACTTATTCTATTAGTTCAAGTATTGATTACCATCAACAACTTTAATAGTCATAAATTGTTTTTGTGGATACCAACCAACTTCAGTTACTGCATATCTAGATCTTAGTAACATTCTTGGTGCGAATGTTGCCTCAGAAATGATAGAGATTGATTGAGCCATCAAATAAGGAACGAAAATGATACCTGGTTGGTCAGGATTGTTCTTTCTACCAAGAACGATTCTGTTATCGTTATATCTCATATATGGGTCAACATAGATAGAAATATCACCGATAGAACCTACTGGGTAAAGTTGACCAGAAGCATTCATTTTAGCTTTAACTGGATTAATAGTATAACCAGAGATATCAGAAAGAGCTGCAGCAAGACCCCCGTTTGTGATAAGGTATTGAGCTGGACCTACACGACCTTCAGTAGCGATGTAGTTAGAAGCGTGAGCAATCTTAGTGATAAGTTTTCTTTGAACAGCGTGAGTTGTCTCACCACCGATACCACCACCTGCAGTTACATATGATGTATCTAAGTCAAAGATTGTTGGACTAGTAACTCCTGTGTAAGCAGCAGGACCAGAGTAAAGTGGAGCTGTAGTTCTGTTCAAATCACCCAATTCAAAGATTTTAGCAACGATTTGCTTAGAAATTGTTTGAGATAATTCGTTAACAAGAATTGATTCCATTTTTTGAACGATATCCATACCTGTGTTAGCTTTGATATCTTCGATTTCAGTTCTTCTAAGAGCTGAAGATACTTCAATAGTACCTACTGCTACTGACTTAGAAGAAATTTTAGGACCGATAACTCCAGCATAACTGTTATCATCTGTGTCTCTATCCATTGGATAGTTACCATTGAAACCATCACCACCTTGAGTCCAGTTTGCAGAGAAACCAGGGATGTGATCTTCAAGAGCTGAAATCAACTCAATTGAAGCGAATCCACTGTTAATTGTAATTCCAGCTACACTTGTGATTTGAGAAATCATTGATTGTGTAGGGTTGAATGAGTTTCTATTTTGGTCAAAACTCCACATCGCAAGTGTTCCTGTAGTAGAAGTGTAAGGATTTGTTCCTGTATGAGCAGTGTTAGCTTGTCTGTAAGCTTTGAACATAGGGAAACCATCGATACGAGAGAAACCTAAGAACTCAACAATACCTTGTTTAGAAGCTGTTCCATTCAATGTAGTTGAAATAGTTGAACCTAAGTTATTTTGTCCTGTAGTTCCTAATGAGAAAAAGAATTGTCCATTTTGTAAACCACCAGAAGACTGAAGGATAGTAGCTCCGTTTCCAGTTTGCATAGCAGTTGCTAACGTAGATGATGTAGCACCAGCGTTTAATTTAAATACTTGTGGTCTTTCATCAGCGTCACCAGATTTAGTGTCGTCATAACGGAAATCTACATAAAGTAAATCGATTTTCGGACCTGGAGATGGCTTAACAGCAACAAGGTCAAGTCCGATAGTTTGAGCTGCGATTTTCATTGCAACTGGTAATAAGTTTTGACCAACATCACCAGAACCAGCAACACCACCTGAACCATATGAGAATGATGTAGCAGAGTTACCGTAAGGTGAAGTTTGACCAGCAAGTGTAGATGGTTGTGGAGATACAACACTACCCATACCTGATACGTTAGAAGCGTTAACGTAAGCGTTCTCGTTGATTGAGTGGAATTCAGCATATTCAGCCATCCATTCCATTCTATCACCAGTAACACCCATGTTTTCCAAAACTGGAGACCACTTCTTAATAGCTTTTGATTTGTCTATTCTAATGTGTGACATAGTTTAATTTTATTTTTTTTTGTTATCTATATATAACCCTTTATTTGCCTTATTTTTAAAGGTGTGGATTTTTTATAGATTAAATGTTTTTGAATCTTTCTAAAATTGCTTGAGCTTCTTTATCAGAAAGTTTATCCTCTTGGATAAGAGCTTCGTGAGAAACTAATTTTTTAGTAACAGATTCATTCTTTTTGAGATTTCTAGTCAACCAGAAATGCTCAACTTGTGATTCAGTCTTCAATACATCTTCTGGATAAAGTCTAGCTTGTGACAAGATAGATTTTTTAGAAGTGTCGTTCAACTGTTCCCAGATTGGCTTAACGTTTTCAGGCATCAATCTGATTACTCTTTCTTCAAGAGATTCATTCTTTGTAGACAGTGCTTCAGCAATCAATGTAAGAACTTCCTTCTGTGTAAAATAACTTCTTTCGTTTATGTGAAGTTTAACAGTTTCTTGTTCATCGTTAGATAATGCATAAAAGCTATCAACTTGTGACTTGTTTAAGAATTTTAAGAAATTCAAGTCAGTTGTTTCAGAAACTTTACGTTTTTTAGCTTCTTCAATTAATTTATTAATAGACTCAGATAATTCAGAATCATCGTGACCATGAACCTCATGAGATTCGTGTCCATATTTTTCTTCGTTGTCATCATCATTGTTTTCGTGAGAATAAGCTTCTTCGTCATGTGAAGCAGGAACTCCGTGATAATTTTCTTCATTATCATCATCGTTGTTGTGATTCTCTTCTTCGTGATTTTCAAAACCATAAGCTGATAGCGAAGCGAAAGCCTCTTCATCATGGTTTTCAAATAATTTACCACCTTTAGAATTTAATTTTTCAACAATCATTCCTTGATAAGAAATTGATCTATCAAGATTTTCAGCGATATACTCAGAGTAGGCGATGTTATCATCTAAATGCTCCGCGATATACTCAGAGTAAGCGATGTTACCTTCAACATGCTCAGCTAAGTATTCAGAATACGCGATAGAGTTATCAACGTGCTCAGCTAAGTATTCAGAGTAAGCGATGTTTTTATCAAGATTCTCAGCAATATACTCAGAGTAAGCGATGTTTTTATCAAGATTCTCAGCAATATACTCAGAGTAAGCGATGTTCTTATCAAGGTTTTCTGCTAAGTATTCTGAGTAAGAAATGTTTTTGTCTAAGTTTTCAGCGATATACTCAGAATAAGAGATATTCTTATCTAAGTTTTCAGCTAGATACTCAGAATATTCAATATTCTTATCTAAATTTTCAGCAACATACTCAGTATAGTTAATTGCTTTTTCAAGATTTTCTGCTAAATAGTCATTATGTTTAGCAAGTTTTTCAGTTGTGTTTCTAAGAGATTTGTTCTCATTAACAACAACTTGGATTTTTTCAGCTAAGTAGTCAAGATATTTAACTACTTGTGAATTAGTTGAGTTCAATTCTTCGTAGTATTCAAGTAATTGCTCTAATTTCTTAGGAGCCATATTACCTTTAGAAATTGCACTCTTAACTTCTTTTTTAGTTGAAGCAATCTCGTTTACTAAATACTTTGAATAATCAGTCAACTGTTTCTTAGTAACAAAGTCGTTTCTGTTCATGTTGAATAATTCATTTATTTTTGACTCGTCGGACATTTCATATATCCTAAAGTTAGATTTTGGGTTTGTATAACCTAAAGACTCATTAAGTGTTTTTACTGACATTTTTGCTGAAGCAAAACCTGGATCAGCTACAATGTCATATGTGAATAATTTTTTCAATGAAACAGATCCGTCAGATTCAGTGATACCAGCCGCTCTAGAAGAAACGAATACCGGACAACCATCATCAACTAATGCTTTCGCTTCTTTACCCCAATAAGTGCTAAGAAGTCTAATTTCACCAGCAACAATGTTTTGTTCTTTAAGATAGTTTGCTTTAGTGATAATGTGTGATGCTCTTGCTAAAGAAGTGTCAAAAACATCTGGGTGATCAAACTCACCATAAACAGCTCCTAAACTGTTCATTCTTTCATTCAACTCATCCAACGCTGGTAAGAATCTGTCTGCTGTATAGATACGTTCATTACGGTTTTTCACTCCAAATTCAGTGAAAGTTCCACCTAAAACGTAATCTTTTTTACCAGATGCATTTTCTCGTATTAGAGCATTCGTTGAATTTTCTACGATTAATACTGATTTCATTCAAAAATAATTATTTTTTACCTTTTACAGTTGGATTATATATTACATAAAAAACCACCTAATTTACAAAGGTGGATTTTTTATAGTCGATTAAAACCTTTATCAATAATAAGTCATGTAGAATTAAGAGGAAGAGCTGGTTTTTTAATAAATAACCTAAAAAATAAGTGGTTTTTTATGATTCTCACTAGAGAAATATCTATCAAAATAACAGAGTCCAATATGCAATACTATGAGGACTTAGGATATGACGTTTCAATTGGTGAAAATTTATTAATTCCAGTCGAACTAATGTCAAGAGGGTCTCATTACAAAATAAAATGTAAGTGTGATAGTTGTTCAATTGAGAAAGATGTGATTTTTAAAAATTATGTAAAATACGACAATGACTGGGGACAATACTACTGTAGAAAATGTTCTGAGAAGAAAAGAAAGGATACTCTTCAGAGAAATTACGGAGTAGACTATCCTATTCAGAATAAAAAAGTTATGTCTAAAATGAAAAAAACACTTATGAAAAAATATGGAGTAGACAATATCTCTAAGAGAGATATTAAACAAAACAATTCTCCTGAATAAAATTCCTATGATACAAATATTAGAAGGAGAAAGACACATCGGTCAGATTGATTTCTCCACAAATGGCCACGCGACTATCGTGGTTGGTGAAAAAAATCTTTTCATACATAAAAAGAATACTTTGAACGCATTACACTTAGATAAAGTAAAAATTGAAATATTTAAAGCAGAAAAAAAATTAGAAGCAAAAGTAATTGAAGTTATTTCAAGATTCAGAACAGAATTTGTTGGTAGAGTTCAAGTTGGAAAAAAGTCCACTTTTGTTATACCTGATAGTAACAAAATATCAGTAGACTTTTATATAAAAGGTGGATTAGTTGCCAATGATGGTCAAAAAGTTTTAGTTGAACTTACAAAATGGGAAGATTCAAAATCCCCTCAAGGTAAAATAAATAAAATTCTTGGTGATTCAGGTGAAAACGAAACAGAAATGAACTCAATAATGTATGAGTATAATTTACCTGTTGAGTTTCCACAAGAAGTAATTAATGAATCCGAATTAATATCAGAAGTAATAACTGAAAAAGAAATCCAGAAAAGAAAAGATTTAAGAGATATAGTGACACTTACTATAGACCCAGTAGACGCTAGAGATTTTGATGATGCTCTTTCAATAAAATTAATTAACGAAAATAAGATAGAAGTAGGCGTTCATATAGCAGATGTAAGTCACTACGTAAAAATCGGAACTAAACTAGATGACGAAGCTCTTAAAAGAGCAACATCAGTATATCTTGTTGATAGATGTGTCCCAATGTTACCAGAAAGATTAAGTAACGGAATATGCTCACTTAAACCAAATGAGGACAGATTAGCATTTTCTGTAATTTTTACGTTAGATAAAGATGGTAGAGTCATAGAAGAATGGCATGGAAAAACAATTATTCATTCTAATAGAAGATTCACGTATGAAGAAGCTCAAGAAATAATTGAAGGTTCTGAAGGTGAATACAAAAGTGAAATTCTAACACTAAATCAGTTAGCTAAAAAAATAAGAAAAAAGAGAATAGGTGAAGGTTCAATAGAAATGGGTGGCATCGAAGTCCGTTTCAAATTAGCAGAGGATAATAAAAAACCAATCGGAGTCTACTTCAAGGAACAAAAAGAATCAAATAAACTTATTGAAGAGTTTATGTTACTAGCTAACAAATCCGTGGCTAAACTACTCTCTAAAAATCAATGGCACAATGTATATAGAGTTCATGATACTCCAAACTACGATAAACTTCAACAATTAGTGAATGTTTGTAATAACTTCGGATACAATGTAGAAGTAGAAGGTGAACCTGAAGACATTAAAAAGTCTCTTAATCAACTACTAAGAGACATCAAAGAAACTCCAGAAGAAAATATGATTCAAACATTAGTAACAAGATGTATGGCAAAAGCGACATATACAATTAACAATATAGGTCATTATGGACTTGGGTTCACACATTACTCTCATTTCACTAGTCCAATAAGGAGATACCCCGATTTAATCACACACAGGATTCTTTTTGATTTTCTAAACAAGGGAAAACAAGGTAATCCAATAAAAATCGAAAAACAATCTAAATGGTGTTCTTCAAGAGAATTAATTGCAGCAAAAGCTCAAAGAGATTCTATTAAATATAAGCAAGCTGAATATCTGATTGATAAAATCGGCCAAGTTTTTGATGGTGTAATTTCAGGAGTGACAGACTGGGGTATCTATGTTGAACTCTTAGAATCAAAGTGTGAAGGTATGATTAGATTCAATTCTATCGGTAAGGTAAAAGTAGATTTAGAACAGTTTTTGGTGACTGATGAATTAGGTAACAAATTAAGACTTGGAGATTCAATAAAAATAGTTGTAAACTCAGTCGATTTAGAGAAAAAACAAATTGACTTTATTCCGTTCTAATGTCAAATGTATTTGAAATAGATTCATTAAATTCCAGAATAGATAACTATGAAGATATTCTATCAAAATTTAGCAATTGGAAAAAGTATAAAAGAGAAATTAATCTAAGTCTTCTTTTAGAAGAAGGTAAAAAAATTCAATTTGACGTCGAAATAACAAATCAACAAAATGTATTTTATGTAAGTGTAATCGAAGATGACATATCATCTCTAAACAATGTGTGCGCAACAATCAACAAGTTTACTTTTATAATTTGTAATAACAATGTCATCAAATTAAACGTATTGATAACCACGATAGATACTAAATGGGGCAAAATAATAAGAAATTTAATTGATTCTGGTATTGAATTGAAACTAAACCAAAGTAAAAATATAAAAAATCAAGTAGATAAATTTTATTTTGAAATTCCAAAAGTAGCAGCATGAAATTTTATAATTTAATTACAGAACACAATCAAGCTGAAATAGACAGACTAATAAGTAAAATGTCAAATACCGAGCTAGAAATAGTAAACTCAATCTATCGAGAATTTTCTTCTGTTGAATACACAAACGAATTAGGTCTAGAATGTATGTTCGCTATACTAGATGAACATTTAGTAGATAAGATATCAACACTTTATAATTCATATAACTTAAAATTTAAACTTTTAGACTTCACAGATAAAGTCAAATATGATGACCACTTCAAAATTGACTTTATAAATGAAAAAGGAAGGTCAGTGAAAAAAGATATTTTAGATTTAGTCAAGAAGTATAAATCAGACTGGATTTCAAAAGATGATGTGTTGGATAAAATTATTGAAAAGGGTATAGACTCCTTAACAGACTTCGATTTAGATATACTAAGCTCTTAGAACTCAAACTCACCTCCACCTTCAGCAGGAGCTTCTCCACCACCTTCAGCAGGAGCTTCGGCAGCTGGTGCCTCTTCAGCAGGAGCTTCTCCACCTTCAGCAGGAGCTTCTCCACCTTCAGCAGGAGCACCACCTTCAGCAGGAGCACCAGCCGCGGCCTGAGCCGCATCTTTAGCCCAATACTTTTGATTTTCTGACTTTTCCTCAGGTGTAAGCTTGAAGACATGATCCATAATCCACTCAATGTGAAAGTAAGGCTTCTCACCATTCATAATACCAGTAAGTGTAGTAATTGCTTCTGCTCTTTTAGCCAAAGTATTAATCTTTTTCCACTCTTCGAAAATCTGGTTTGTGTAAAAGATAATGTCTACCGAGTTAATGAATACTTCATCGTCTTTCAACTCAGGAAATTCAATTAACATCTGTAGTTTTAGTGGCTTAACGACCAACTCTTTGAAATTGGTTCTTAGTCTCATAATGAAATTATGAAACTTGATCTCATCTCTGGTCATTTCAGCTGAATCTTGAATAAGATTACCACCACCAGATTCACCCTCAAAACGAGTAAGTGGAATTTTAGAGGCTCTTTTTAATGCTTGGTGAAACCACTTCAACATAGACTCTTCATTCAAGTCATGACCCTGTGGTCCAACTAGCTCCATTTGTGGAGTTCCGGCATCACCTTCTGGAAACCATATTTGTTTATTATAAGGTAAGTGCTTAGAACCATTAATTGATAAAGTTCCCAATGTATCATCCCATTCAACTTCTTCTGAGTAATCCTGAATCAATTGACCAATTTGTTCCTCAGCTCTTTGACGAGATAAACCTTTTACAGGAATGACGAATTTCTGATAAATTGTAGCGTTAATAACGTTATACATAATTCTTGTTTGCTCAAGAATTTTTAATTGATTATATGGTTTAATCAAACCCTCAACATATGAAGTTTCTGAAAAATCATTTTGAGTTGAATAGGAAATAAATACAATCTGTGAATCTAAGAATATTCTTCTTAACTGTGGATCCTCAGGAAATTGAATCCAAAGATGTCCAACGTTTGGCTCATAAGCTGGAACTAATGTTTCCGGACGCAATCTATTGAATCCTATGATGTTTTTCTTTTTATCATCATAGATAATCTCAACAGCAACGAATCCATCAACTAAAAAATCTTTCATCATTGACCAAGCAGTGATGTTGTCTGAAAATCCAAATTTATTATAAATCTTTTCAAAATATTCTTGATATTTATCTTGAATTTCTTGTGAATAATCATTTGGCAACGGTCTTGGTGAACAAAAGTCTCTTTCATCGTTGTATACAACACACTCATCAGATACAGAACTAACAAAATCTCTGATTTCATCTTTAATAGAATATTCTCTTAATATTCTTCTTTTATCAGCGTAGGCTTTATCTAAATAGGGTATAGATTTTCTATTTAAAACAGAAGCAACAGCTCTTGATGAAAAGAAATCATACATTGAACTACCTCTCGCTGAATATGGATCCTCGTTAATACCAACCCCAACTTGATTTCTTATGATCATATCATCATAATTCATCCCATAATTTGAAAGAGTTCTAAGAATTCTACTAAATAATCCTCTATTTTCTATTGCTGAGTTAAGACCAAGATTATTATTATTTTCAGCCATTTTTTAGTTCAATTTGATTTTATATATTAAATTTTAGATATTCCTCCAGAATTTACTTTTTAAGAGCGATTGTAATCTCAGCTTGCTTATCACCATATCTATCCTCGGTTATATTTTTTTTGACATTGAAGTCAGAAAAATCTATACCTCTAAAAAGACCATTCCATTTTCTATCCGTGTAAGAACCATCTCCATACCCATTACAATTTACTGTAATTTTTAACTCTTCTTTATTTAGTTTTTTAACCATACCATTGACGAAGTCACTCTTTGCAGCAGATGTTCTTTTAGTCATTTCATTATATAACTTTTGAATCTTAAATAAATCACCTTCTACTTTTGCATTTTGAATAAAACTAACTACAATATTATATTTAAATGACTGAGCAATTGATACTTGAACACTCTCTAATCTGTTTTTAAACGCAATAAGTTCGTCTAAAAATTCCCAAAATCTTTCATCAATTATCATTTCGGTATAACCACCCATTGGTCCGGTTTTAAAATTACTTCTAAAAACAATGTTCATTGAAGTAAAACCCTCATATTCACCTTCCGTGATTGTTCTTGGTTCTGTAAAAGAGTATTCTATTTCTAAATCTTTTATCGGAAGTAACATCTCATCTAACTCTTCTTTAGAAAGGTCTGTGATGTCTTGAGATTCGTTAAGATGATGTAAAAACTTATGTAGATACTTCATTATTTGTTCTTAAGTTTTTTATCCAAAACTTTTGCTATGTGGTCTCCGATGAAGAAGTGCATGTTTTTGAGTGTATCCGTTTCAAAAGTCTCAATATCATCCATAAATCTGAATTGATATTTATAAGTGTCTACTTCTTCTTTGTCGTGTTTATCTATTTTCCAGATAGATAACTCCATATCATAATTGTTATTAATATTTAATTTAAAATCAAATGTAGTTTTATCACAAGGTGTAGTTTTAAACTTAGGTTGATACTCTACCTCAAAAACTGAATAGTCTGTAATTTTTGCCCGTCTCATATAATAGTTTAAGAACATCGAAGGTGCTTCGATAAAGTCAGATAGTATCTGTAAGTCTTGACCAAAGTTATTAGATTCAATAATATCTTCTATTTTAGTTTTTAGGTCTAAAACATTATCAAATTCCATTTTATGATAGACACAATTTATATCAAATAGATAAATAAACGTATCTTCAATCAAATTCTTTTTTTCTAAATCGACTTTGAAAATGAATTTAGTGTGGATAATAGATATATCTTCGGTCTCTAATCCCTGTATTGAGATTACCATTTTATAAAACTTCTCATCTGTTGAAAGTTCGTAAACAGTTTCAACAGATGAAGCCATTCCTTCATCTTCATCTTCAAATAATCCTTTAAAAACTTCTTGTATGTCTGAAATTTTAGTTTCCATATTATTTAAATTGTTTATCGTATAGATTTCTCTTTAGTTCCATAACTTTACTTATGTAACCATTTCTTCTAAGGAGTTTAAATACTAAATTTCCAATAGAAAATTCACCACTTTCGGATTCTAAACCACTTTTTCTATAGTTTTTAATTTTCTGCCAAACCTTTTTGATTTTTGGTTCTAACTCATCATAGTCTTTTTCTTTTGATTCATCAATGATATCATCAATTACCATAATTATTGTTTTGGATTTCTCTTTAATCATTCTTTCATCCGGTTTGAAGTCAACTTTTACTGGTTTCTTAACCCATTTATCATTTAGTAGAGAGTAAACACCTCCCATTTTACCATCTTTGATTTCTTCATGCATTATTTCATCATCTTGTATACATACTTCAACTTCATATCCTTTAATCTTAATATCATGTTGTTCGTTCCAGACTTTTTTTGCATAATCACAAAGTTTTTCGACTAAATCGTAGTCCTCATCAACTTCTTTAAAATCTATTGTGATGTGTAGGTCATAATCTGAATACTTCTCAGACCAATTGTAGTTACAAAGTGAACCACAAAGAACAATATCTTTGACTTCTGCTTGAATTTCAGTTCCATTGAAAAAATCTTGACCAATTTGTAACAGTTGCTCTCTGACTTCTTTGTCTAATTCAAAATTATCCCACAACTTCTCATTCAATTCTTTTTGAATCTTAAATGATTTAATTGGGGTGAATGTTCCTCTTCTAAACTCAAAAAATTTTTCCATTTTCATAATAAGTAAAGTATATATTAAAAACTCCACTCATTATTTGTTTCATATTGATTAAGAATACCAGACTTTTCTATCTGTGAAATAACCATTTCAGCCGTTATTGATTTTGTGCATTCAAACTGTCTTTGAGTTCCTTTATGTGTAGGACACCAATTCCAATCTCCTGGATCCAATCTAAAGTCATTAAAGCAACCTGAACATTTTCCTTCTGAAGCATTTATTCTAATTACGCCATTTTGTGGCTCAGTATAGTTATAACTAAATCCTGAAATTAAAACAGTAGGTGTTTTTGTTGCCCAACTTAACCAACTTAATCCAGACCCTATACCAATAAATAAAGTAGACCTTTGCATATATTTAATGACTTCTTCAATAGAAGATGTGTTGGCCTTTTTTGCTCCTTTAGGATGTTTGTTACCCATATAATCATCACCTTCTTTCGAAAGAATGATGACTTCATATCCCTGAGAAATAAAGTGATCAGTAATCTTTTGCCATCCATCTGGATTATTCCAATACTTAGTCTGTGCGGTTCCGTGTATACCAATTGTGATAATTTTCTCTCTTGTAATATTAGTATCTAAATTTAGTTTTGGTTTTATTTCAGTAAAATCTAATCCCAATATATCAGTAGCCGTTTTTTGCATCGGTTGAAGTCTAAAATTATTCTTATGATGTGTAATTCTTACTTGTTCACCATCATAGAACCAACCTATTCTATAGACTCCTAAAACGTTTGGAACAGATTGTCCGGGTTTTATAAAATTAATCTCTGGATAGCTATTTTCAAATAAATTATTCCAGAAAGTAGAGCAGAATACTTGACAATTCCACCTTTTTCTAAACTCATCAACGTAAGGTATCCAAGCTAGTGTGTCTCCAAGTGCCGATGATTCAAACGTTATCAAAACCCTTTGTCCAGTAAAATCCAACTCGTATTCAAATTTATCCTCGTCATTTTCCGCGACTATCTTCCAATGAACAAAATACTGCAAACTAGTTTTGGCCCACGAGTTGTTTTGTAGTTTTAAATCATAAACTATATTTTCGGTCGATTTATCGATAAACTTGACATCGTAGTCTTTTAGTGTGTTCCTCACTTCTAAAAAGGCGCCATCATGAAACAATACTGAAAAGTTTGGTTTTAATTTTTTGATTGATTTTTTGTTATCAATATTTTTATAGAAATTAATTAACTTATCTTTGAATGTATTTTCATTATTCTTTTTACAATCATTCATTTCAATTATTTGATTTATGTTGTCAGCAATATCAGACTCTTTGACACAATGAAAGAACAAAATATCATTTTTATCAAACGGAATGTGTGATTGACTATAGTGTCCCAATTTCCAATCATTCATATCTAATAAAAAATCTCCGGTCAAATTTGGATGTTGATAGAAGAAATTTACATCTTTTTCATTTCTAACATTAAGTCCAACTGTAATTAAATTAGGTGGCATTTGATTTTTCCACAACAAACAGTTAAGTAAAAGTTCGTCATGTAGAAATTCAGTTTTACGTATTGTTTGTATTTCATCAGAGAAACATACTTTCTTCCACTCTTTAAACAATTCTAAATGTGAGGAATTGAAAATTACTAAAAAGGTTATGCCGTTAGGATATGGTTGTTTAAAATTATCAATATCAAACCCCATAAAATTCGAAACTTGAGGACCGGGTATGTATATACCATTCGCGATTACGTAATCCCACCTTTGTTTCTGAATAATTGGACCCGGTGTGATTTGAGGTATATCGAATAACTCATCTATATTAGGTCTAACTTGAATATCCGAATCTAAAAAGACAGCATTTTGAATTCCTCTTTCAATGACATCTATGAATACAGGTGCTTTCATAAATTGCATATATTGTTGGTCTGAATCACCAGGAACATCGAATCTTATATTTGTCAAATTTTTATAATTTAACTTAGATTCATAATTGATGCTGTAATGTAAAATAGGTATATTTGAGTATTTTTGCAGACCATCTAATAACTTTGATGTTATTTCTTCATATTTATCGTTAGATATCAAAATAAAAGCCCTCTCGATATTAGTAGACACAAAGTCATCCACAACTTTAATACCATTCTCATAAATTCTCAGCGTCATTTTGTGTGACATATCAACTTCATGAAAAGGAGATATCATCATACCAAATATCTTTTCTTCAAATGGTTCAAACTTAGCTTCTGTATCAATGATACATTGATAACTTACTCCAAAAAGTAAAATTTTAGTTGATACTTTTCTATTTTCTAAATTTTTTATAGATAAAAAACCATCTTTTATGATATAGTTAAACAATCCTTTCTGCATAAATTATTCCCATTTTATTTTGTATTACATAATCTCCACATTTATCAGTCCACTTTGATAATTTGAATTTAAAATTATTTTTAGTCAATTTTTTTATTATTGACATTGCTTTGATACCATCATTATTATGAAATTCAATTATAAATCTTTTAATTTTTTTTAAATTATTATCGGTTATAGTTTCAAAGAAATCATATTCAGCTCCTTCTATGTCAACTTTCATTAAATCAATAAATTCTTCGTCAATATAACTCTCTACTAAAGTATTAGGTGTTATAGACTCTACTGTAATTTTAGATCTTTGTATACTATTTCCATTTGCGTCTATTTCATATAAAGAAGAAACAACTGAACCCTGACCAGGAGTTATCCAAAAGTCAACAGTTCCATCAGATGTGGTGATTGCCTTATCAATTATCTTAATCAGTGAGTTGCTATCCCACATTCTTTTAATTATTTTTGTATTATCAACATCAGCTTCTATCAGATAAGTTTTTATATCTCTTTCAATAAATGAAACAGCCGCCATACCATAACAGGAACCGACGTCAACAAAATTTTTAATTTTAGTAATATCGAAATCAAATATACTATACATACTAAGGTCATTAAAGTCGGAAAATTCGTTGAATTTAACTTCAGTGTCTTTGATTAATTTGAATTTTTTAGATAGTTTATATTTATAATCAAAATCTTTTACTAAAATATTTTTGACTATTGTTCTATCTTCTAAGTAAACCTCTAGATAAAAACCATTTATAGCCTTTTGAATATTATCTGGGTATGGTGGAAGTATCCAAAAAGTTACACCATCACTTAAGTTGAAAGATTGATTAATATAAATACATAAATCGGTATAGTAGTCAAAAATTCTCAAATGAACTTGCTTGTCTAAATTTGACTTTATATAAAATTTGTTATCGTCAAATGAATACCAGAATTCAATCTGATTATAATCATAGAAAAGTTTATCAATTTTGTTAACTCCATAAAAGGTTTGCTTATCAGCGAACGCAAAGGTTTTGTGTAGTAAATTTTTAGTCTTTAAATCATGCTCCCAACAATTTTCTAACACGGTATTTACAGAAAACATCTCATCAATAGTTCTATAAAAAGTAATATTCTCAAGTAGAAAATTCACATTTGAATAAAAAGAATTTGTGCATATTACATTATTACCCCAATTACAAGAAACAAATTCATAATCTTTGATAATCCATTTTTTAAATTCTGAAACATCAGATATTTCAATATCATATGAAACTTTGTAAGTAGAACCAATTTTTTGGTCTTTAAGGTGTTTTAGCGAAATTTCAATTAAATTACTTTCAGCCACTCCATGAGAATACTTTCTATCATCTACTATATTTTTAGACTGATAGAAATAATAGTCACATAATTTTTGAAAATTACTATCAAGTGGCGAGTGAGATGCTAGTATCAAGTAGTAATCTTCTCTCGACAAAATCCTTAAGTTTTCTCGTAGTAGTTCTAATCCTTCACTTGAGTTGTGAAAGTAAGTTATAATAAATCCTATTTTAGTATCTTTCTTCATGGTAAACTTTATCTAAAATTGAAAGACCAGCTGCTTGTTTAGTAATTGGTTTTTCAAATATTCCTGTTTTATACATATCTAACTTCTCAGCGAAAAGTAAATCTGTTACGTTCCACTTGCAACTTTGATACATTTTATCAATTATGTCGAATGAACGTCTTGGCACTAAATAAGCATGAGCTCCATAGAACTTATTTACTACCCAATATCCTTCTTTTTTATCTACAATATTAGTATTGTTGTGATATCCAAATGAAAACATTAATAAATTTTCGTTTTTATTTAGAATATCAATTGCAAAATTCATTTTATCTATAAATTCTTGATAACTTACGTCTAAAATAGCATCACATTCGAATATCATAATGAAATCACTTTCAGAATTAACTCCTTGATAAAATGCTGACTTGTGAGCTAAATAACATCCATAATGACCAGGAGTCAACTTTCCGCCTGGTTCCATAGATATTTTGTCAGGATATTCACAGTTATCTGAAGGTGGTAATTCGGTATATCTTTTGTTAATACAGGTATTATATTCTATACCCCAATCAGGAAGTTTTGAAAGAGATATTAAAGAAGAAATTTCTCTATCAGAGTCAATATCAGTCAGCATATGATAAGCTGAAATTTTATGTTCTGGTATTTTACTAAAACTCTCTAAGACTACACTTTTAGTTTTCTCAACTACTGACATTTGTTTATTTTTATATGAGGTTGATAGAATCTGTTTAATTTTGTCGACATTTTCTTGTTTATCATCAGACATAAAACTGACATTTTCATAAGTGAAGATGTCAGAATAGTTTGGTAACCACTTCATAAGAACAGGCAACTTGTAATTTAAAGCCTCACTTATACAAAGTGGTTTATTTTCTAAATTTGATGTGAACAGAAACAAATCACATACAGTGTAGAACTTATAAACGTCACTTCTTTCACCCCAAACTTGACAGTTTTTAGGTTTAGTTTCCATTAGTGGTTTCCAATAATACTCAAAGTTTCCTGCTTGATTACCTAAAAAATGAAATTGATAATCATCACTAAACTCTTTAGCAATTTCAAATATTTCACTTTGATTTTTTCCTTGTGTAAAAAGGCCAACATTCAATATGTGTTTTTTTGATGGATCTAAACCGAGCTCTGTTTGATAGATTTTCTTTAATTCATCACTATTAATTGGATATTCGATTAAGTCAAAATCTGATTTTGGATTAAAATACTGAGAAAGATTATACTTAGAGACAAAATGTAGTTTATCTGGTGTTGTCAATTTTTCGAGAGGATTGAATAGAGTGCCGTGTGTGGTTTCACAAATCTTATAATTTGAATTATATAATTTTATCAATGAGTCATATGGAATAAATGTCTCTGGAAATTCTTCAAAGTGAATAACATCAGGATTAATTTCATCAACGATAGAAATAAATTTATCCTTATCATTAAGAGTAATTAGTTTATGACCAAGAAAGCTTTCTATTTTATTTCTTTGAACAACAAGTTGACCTCCTGTTATATTATCCCACTCAATACACCAAATATCAAATTCGTCAATTAAAACTTCTATTTTTTTTAACAAAAATTGTGGTAAACCACCTGTTGATAAATGTGGAGTAATAAATAATAATCTCATTAGTGAGTTTTATTTATTATAAATAAAAAAATTGACTTTGTTTAATTAAATTAACTGACTGGTGTTCCATCACCTTCTGCTTTACCAGAGACCTTAATCCACTCACATCTTATTGGCGAAGAACCGACATTTGCGGTATATCCAGCAATTATAATTCTATGGTCTTCACCACCCCAATTCGGAGAAGTGGTGGAAATTTCAGACATCGCTCCTGTGCTTGTGCTGTATGTTCCATTCTGACCAATTCTATTATATGTGAAAGGTTCTCCAAGATTACCATAGGCATAATGGTCATGTGTGGAAGCAGTCCCGTTTGCAAATCTCCAATCATAGTCAAAAACTTTTGTTCCGTCTCCAGAACCATCTGTTTCAACAATATGTAGCCTTCTAAGAATAAAAGAGTATGTAAGACTACTATTATCCGGTTTATTATTCATGCAATAACCAATCAATTTGGCAGAATTTAAACTTGCAGATGTGTTTATAAACATACCTAAGTACCAAGGATCTACTGTTCCCGATTTTGTGCAAACTGATTCAACAGTGACAACATCTCCACTTAAAAAAAATCCAGTTGGAACTAAAACAGAACCCAAAATAACCCATTCACCAGTGACTGATGATTGTGTCTGAGACGTTCCGGGACCGACATAATTGAAATACTGATATGATTCTCCTACACCAAAAGAGTTTAATACGTTAAATGACATGACTTACTTTCTATTTACATATATATATTGACCTCTATCCCCCGTAACACCACCTCTTACAAAAAAATAACCAGCCACTGTCCAATCAATATTTACTGTTACTAATGCATTTATCATTTCAGAACCACTATTGTTTAGACTACTCATCTGAGTCAAATATGATTGAGCAGTAGCTCCTACAAATGACTGTGTAGGCGAAGCAATGTGTATAAATCTTGTTACGGGTTGAAATCCTGAATTGCTTGTGCTTGAAGCATAATAAGCAACTACTACAGCGTTTGTAACACTTGTAGTTCCCGCATTCCAGTAACAAAATTTAGTACCAACACTATTCGTATTTGCATCAGTTACTAAAAAAGATAACTCAACTGTATCTCCAACTCTAAACAAGTTTGGTGGAATATAAACTGAAATATATTCTATAGTAGTTCCACTAGCGGTGGTTCCTGGACTGGTTTGGACAGATACAGGATAAGAATAGGTAGCAAAGGTGTATGTGTTTACTCTTGACATATTAATTTGAAATTTGTAGAGAAATAGATCTTAAAAAATCTGAAGAGGACGAGTTTTGACCACCAAGTATGATGTAACCGGTAGTAGTCCAGTTAACTGCTGTGTAAAATACTCCTCTTCCAGTAGCTCCGTGACCCTCTATAAGACCACCATTCAATGAAGGAACCATATCATTTAGAGCATTGACAGCTGGATTAAGTGTCATAGTTCCATTACCGCCGCCTGTGATGTTACTAATTGCAAGTCTTCTTTGAAATAAGAATGTAACAGCATTAGAACTTGTCGATCTGAAAAATCCAAGACTAGTCGGTGTGTCTAAATCATCAGTATTATTCCAGTAAAGTTGCAAACTACAAGTTCCGTTAGTTCCTGTTTTTGTAGTCATTGCTGTGACAGTAAGGATCTCAGATGCTGTAAACACATTATCAACCCTGACACTTGACAATTTATAAAAAGCGGTCGAACTGTTTGTAGCTCCGTTGACCGAAGCAGTTGCAACTACCTTTTTAACTTTCAATCTATCTGGAAATTTTTGTCCATTTATTCTATTTGGCATTTTATTTCTTAAATTTTAAATTTCTATCCAAGTATTATCAGGACAGAAGTATATAGTATTACTAGATATCGCAAAACCAACTATTCTAATTATATCAAGTGTTGCAGTAGGAGCAGATTGTGTCATCGAACCAGCGACTGTGGATAAGTAAATTGCTCCTCCAACAGTCCAAGACCAAGAAGTATTTTCTACATAACCTCTAAGTAGCATACCAGAACTAGGTGTAGCACCTAAAGCTAACGATATAAGACCAGTTGCCGAAGACGCCGCATCGGCATCCGTAGCAGCCCAAGTAGAAGTAGATGTAAAATAGTAGGTGCTAAATGTCGCAATCGAAGTAGCAGCATTACCAAATGTTACAATGTCACCATAACCACCATTAGCACTTAATACTGTTAATGGATTGTGTGTGAACCTATATCCACCGGATACACTTACTGTTCCTGTTACACCAAGTGTATTACCATCAAATGTTAAATTCGATTCAACTGTTGCGTTAGGAGCAGTAGAATCTAAAGTTATAAGACCATTATTAGTAGTCCCGGTCAGTGATAATAATCCACTAGTTCCAGAGGTTCCATTGGCACCATTAACTACCCATGATAAAGTATATGTTCTTCCACTTGTCAGTGAGCCATTACCACTTACATATGTTACAGAAATATCAAAATAAGTTGTGTTATTTTGCATATTAGAAATTCGAAAATGACCAATAACACTATTACTTCCAACTTCAGTTATCTGTAAAGTAGTTCTGGTAACGTATGAACTAGTAATAAGTAAATTCCACCAAGCATTATAATTAGTAGTGTTTGAGTAATCTGTTTGGTGCACTGAAACCTTAATAATAGAAGATATAGTACTGGAATCAGTTCTAAAGTATGTAGCTCCTGGGTCAGACCAAGCGAGAGTTGAGTCATAAAACCATCTACCACTATTTGAACCGTCATTTCCAGTTCCGGAAGTTCCTGATGTTCCAGCGCCTGATGTTCCTGATGTTCCGGTGGTTCCGGAAGAACCGGAAGTTCCTGATGTTCCTGATGTTCCAGTGGTTCCGGAAGAACCGGAAGTTCCTGATGTTCCAGTGGTTCCGGAAGAACCGGAAGTTCCTGATGTTCCTGATGTTCCAGTGGTTCCGGAAGAACCGGAAGTTCCTGATGTTCCAGTGGTTCCGGAAGAACCGGAAGTTCCTGATGTTCCTGATGTTCCAGTGGTTCCGGAAGAACCGGAAGTTCCAGTTGTGCCAGAAGTTCCTCTTGTCCCAGAAGATCCACTAGTGCCGGAAGATCCACTAGTGCCGGAAGATCCACTTGAACCAGAAGATCCACTTGAACCAGAAGATCCACTTGAACCAGAAGATCCACTTGAACCTGAAGATCCACTTGTGCCGGATGTTCCAGCAGCTGAGTTAATTGTTAATATATTTCCATTTGAGTCAAATCCAAGAGCTCCAAGCGCGGAACCTGGGAAATTACTTACATTATTATAACTTGGTAGTTGTAATTGACCAGTGATGTGATTTATTTGTAAATCCACAGCACTTGAAGTTGTATCAGATCCTTTTAATATTCTAAAAGAATTCTGATAATTATCAATAGAAGATGCAGTGTTATAAACACCACCTCCAGACTGAAGTGTGATTTGACCTCCCTCACCAGAACCTGATCTTGCTCCTAAAAATAAATTTGCTTCAGTAGATGTCGTAGTTGTTCCAATAGCGACTGAGATTGAATTCTGAGTCGAAGACTGAGTAACTGTCAAATATGTCGCACCAACAGCAGAGTTTACCGAACCGTCAGATAACAGGACACGAAGGTTTCCAGGATTCGAAATTGTGTTAAAACCAGTTCCAGATGTACCACTTGTACCCGAGCTACCACTTGAACCAGAGCTACCACTTGAACCTGAAGATCCACTTGAACCAGAGCTACCACTTGTACCCGAGCTACCACTTGAACCAGAGCTACCACTTGAACCTGAAGATCCACTTGAACCAGAGCTACCACTAGTGCCGGAAGTTCCACTTGTGCCAGAAGATCCACTTGAACCTGAAGATCCACTTGAACCAGAGCTACCACTAGTGCCGGAAGTTCCACTTGTGCCAGAAGATCCACTTGAACCTGAAGATCCACTTGAACCAGAGCTACCACTAGTCCCGGAAGTTCCAGAACTACCAGAAGTTCCAGATGAACCACTAGTGCCGGATGTTCCGGGAACTGAAGCTGTCCAGAATGCCAAACCTGTCGCATCGGACATTAATATGTAGTTTGCCTGAGCTCCGGTAGTTAACTTAATTTGAGAGGCTGTAATTCCATTAACTCTCAAATTAGAATAAGACGAAATAGTAATATCACCCTGAGTCGTTGCAGAATTATTAGTTGAAACAGCAGCAAACTCATCAGCTGATTCATCCCAAATAAATGCTTGAGTTGCTCCAGTTCCTCGATTCACCATAAATCCAGAGTCTAATGTTGGTGACCCAGATTGAGTTGATGCTAAAAGTATCAACGGATCTTGAACAGTAAGATTTGTTGTGTTGACTGTTGTAGCCGTTCCACTTATAGTCAAATTACCAGAGACAGTGACGTTACCAGTTACCGCTAGTGTTGTGCCATCAAAGGTTAGATTAGATTCAACAGTAGCGTTTGGAGCTGATCCATCTAAAGTTATAACTCCATTATTTGTTGTTCCAGTTAGTGATAATAAACCGCTAGAACCGGAGGTTCCTCTTGTACCTGAGGATCCAGAGGAACCACTAGAACCGGATGTTCCAGAAGATCCACTAGAACCTGATGAACCGGAAGAACCACTTGAACCTGATGTTCCACTTGTTGCGGAAGTTCCAGATGAACCAGAAGAACCACTAGAACCAGAAGTTCCAGAGGAACCACTAGAACCAGAAGATCCACTAGAACCGGATGTCCCAGAGGAACCACTAGAACCAGAAGATCCGCTAGAACCGGATGTCCCAGAGGAACCTGAGGTGCCAGAAGTACCATTTGGACCAGCCACATTAAAACTAACAAAACATAAATCGTTGTTAGTAAAATTCGCATCACTAATAACATTATTTAGTGTAATAGTCCACCAACCAGTGTTATCAGTAGTAGCACTGAACTCATAAGTTTGAAACCAAGTCAGGTCTGTCTGTTTAGTTATCTTAATGAATCCTCTTCTAGAAACAGAACCGTAGTTTGATAATGAATTAAAAAATCCTTGTAAATCATTACTGAAACTATCAAATCGATCAATATATAGTGACGTAGCACTACCCATCGTCAAGTTGTTTAATCTAAATATACCAACTCCTGGATCCCCAGCAGTCGTTGTAGTGCTATAAGTATATTCGAAACTAGCGGAGTCTATACCATTAGCACCAGAGCTTCCAGATGTGCCAGATGAACCAGATGTTCCTCTCGAACCAGAAGTGCCAGAAGAACCAGAAGTGCCAGAGGTACCGGAAGTTCCTGAAGAACCTGAGGTGCCGGATGATCCACTCGAACCAGAAGTTCCTGAAGAACCTGAGGTGCCGGAAGTTCCAGAGGTGCCGGAAGTTCCGGATGAACCAGAGGAACCACTTGATCCAGAAGAACCTGAAGATCCAGAAGAACCACTTGATCCAGAAGAACCTGAAGATCCAGAAGAACCACTTGATCCAGAGGTGCCAGAGGTGCCTGATGTTCCCGAGGAACCAGAGGTGCCGCTAGAACCCGAGGTACCTGATGATCCACTCGAACCAGAAGTGCCAGAAGAGCCTGAGGTGCCGCTAGAACCTGAAGTGCCACTAGTACCAGAAGATCCACTAGAGCCAGAGGAACCACTCGAACCGGAAGTTCCTGATGTTCCGGAAGTTCCGCTAGAACCAGAAGATCCAGAGGTCCCGGATGTTCCAGGGATAGAAGCTGTCCAAAATGCTAATCCTGTTGCATCAGACATTAGTATGTAGTTTGCTTGAGCACCAGTAGTTATCTTTATTTGAGATGTTGTTATACCAGCAGCTCTGAAATTAGAATAAGCAGTTATAGTAACGTCGCCCTGTGTTGTCGCTGAATTGTTAGTAGTTATTACAGAAAACTCATCAGCTGATTCATCCCAAATAAATGCTTGAGTTGCCCCGGTTCCTCGATTTATCATGAACCCAGAGTCCAATGTGGGTGCTCCTGATTGTGTAGATGCTAATAATATTATAGGGTCCTGAACTGTTAAATTAGTTGTGTTGACTGTTGTTGCCGTTCCACTTATAGTTAAATTACCAGAGACAGTGACGTTACCAGTTACCGCTAATGTCGAACCATCGAAAGTCAGATTCGACTCAACAGTAGCATTAGGAGCCGAACCATCTAAGGTTATTACACCATTATTAGTTGTTCCTGTCAAACTTAGAGATCCACTGGATCCAGATGTGCCACTAGATCCAGAAGAGCCGGAAGAACCAGATGTTCCAGAAGACCCGGAAGTTCCAGATGTACCACTTGTGCCTGATGAACCGGATGTACCACTTGTTCCAGAAGACCCACTAGATCCAGAAGACCCGCTAGATCCTGAGGAACCACTTGTGCCTGATGAACCACTTGTGCCTGATGAACCACTTGTGCCTGATGAACCGGATGTGCCACTTGAACCAGATGACCCAGTTGTACCACTTGTTCCAGAAGACCCGCTAGATCCTGAGGAACCACTTGTGCCTGATGAACCGGATGTACCGCTTGAACCAGATGATCCAGATGAGCCACTTGAACCTGATGATCCGGATGTACCACTAGTTCCACTAATACCAGATACAACTGATAAAACCCAATTGGTTCCATTACTTTCTAATGTTATTGATTGATACTGTGTGAGAGTTTGTGTTAAAGATCCATCTATTGTTTGAGAAAGAACTGTATTTACCGTTATTGTGCCGGATCCGCTGTTTTTTACAACATATATTTTACCGGCTATACTAACAGCAGATGGCAACGTAACTGTAAAAGTTCCAGAGCAGTCAATAAAATAATCAGTATCGATTATAGTATATGTAGATGTCTTACTTACATATGGAAAAGTTATTCCACCTAAAGATACGAGACCTCTTCTGGTCACAAATTCGTTTGTTCCTGCCATTTATACAATTCTTTTTTCACTTTCCAAAAGAAATCAACATTATATATTAATTTAGTAAGACCTAAAAAGACTTATATTAATTTTTTCTGATCAAATATTAAATACTTCTTAGAATTGTTTTGACTATCCAACCAGATGCATCGGCTGATGCTTGTAAAACCGCATAAGTTCCTGAAATAATAAACGAGAATGTCACACCATTAGTTGTGCCAATATCTAATGTTGAATTATCAGTGAATTTCAAGTTGCTGCCATTCCATATCGCCATCAAATTTCCAGATCTGGCATTTCCTCCACTTGATAAGGTGTAATCCACAAAGGCTCCTGTATACGAAGCTGTCGCGAAAGAATAAATTGAATTGTTACCAGAACTAAGTGTTACTTTTTTAGTTGTGTAAAGAGAAGGAACTTGCGAGTCACCAATCAAAGTAACGTCTCCAATGGAAAACACTTGTCCTGCTGGTGTATTTATTGTAAGAGAATTACCACTTGGAGTTCCAGATATAGTCATAGAACCAGTCAAACTCAACAATTGAGTATTAGGATTAAAAGTAAAATTAGGCTGAGCAACTGCTGAATTTGTAGAAGATCCAGTAGCTGTCAATATTCTAAAGTCAAGTGGTTGTAGTATAGTATTAAATCCTGTTCCAGAGGAACCACTTGTACCGGATGTTCCACTAGAACCAGAAGATCCACTAGAACCGGATGTTCCACTAGAACCAGAAGATCCACTCGTTCCGGAACTACCAGATGTTCCACTTGTGCCGGATGTTCCACTAGAACCAGAAGATCCACTAGAACCGGATGTTCCACTAGAACCAGAAGATCCACTCGTTCCGGAACTACCAGATGTTCCACTTGTGCCGGATGTTCCACTAGAACCAGAAGATCCACTAGTCCCGGAAGTTCCAGGAACTGAGGCTGTCCAGAATGCCAACCCTGTCGCATCGGACATCAATATGTAGTTTGCTTGAGCTCCGGTTGTTATCTTAATCTGGGATGCGGTCAGGCCATTCACTTGTAAATTTGAATAACTACTTATATTTACAACATTTGTAGTAGAAGAGTCATTTGTGCTTACAACTGCAAAAGATTTTGCTGATTCATCCCAGATAAATGCTTGAGTTGCTCCTGTTCCTCGATTTATCATAAAACCTGAATCTAAGGTAGGAGCACCAGATTGAGTTGAAGCTAACAAAATCAGTGAGTCTTCAACTGTCAAATTGGTTGTATTTACAGTTGTTGATGTTCCACTAATAGTCAAATTACCAGAGACCGTAACATCACCAGTAACTGCTAGTGTTGAACCGTCAAATGTTAGATTAGTTTCAACCGTAGCATTTGGAGCTGATCCGTCTAAGGTTATTACACCATTATTTGTTGTTCCAGTGAGTGATAATAAACCACTTGAACCCGAGGTTCCAGAAGAACCGGAAGTTCCGCCTGTACCAGAAGAGCCGGATGTTCCAGAAGAACCAGAAGTTCCAGAAGTTCCTGAAGAACCGGATGTTCCGGATGAACCGGATGTTCCGGATGAACCGGATGTTCCTGATGTGCCGGATGTTCCCGAAGAACCGGATGTGCCGGATGATCCTGAGGATCCACTTGAACCTGATGTTCCACGAGTTCCAGAGCTACCAGCGGTTCCAGCCGAACCACTTGTTCCGTCAACTCCACTAAATCCACTTGTTCCGGATGTTCCTGTTGTGCCAGAAGAACCGGTGGTTCCTGAAGAACCTGACGAACCACTTGAACCAGAAGTTCCGGACGAACCAGAAGTTCCTGATGTTCCCGAAGATCCACTTGAACCACTAGAACCTGAAGTTCCAGATGAACCAGAAGTTCCTGATGTTCCCGAAGATCCACTTGAGCCAGATGACCCTGAAGTCCCAGATGAACCCGAAGTTCCACTTGAGCCAGATGAGCCTGAAGTTCCTGAGGATCCACTAGTCCCGGTAGAACCAGAAGTGCCTGAGGATCCACTTGAACCTGATGTTCCTGATGTTCCACTAGAACCAGAGGATCCACTTGTTCCAGAGGTGCCACTTGTTCCAGAGCTGCCCGCTGATCCACTTGTTCCAGTAGAACCAGAGGTGCCACTTGAACCAGAAGTTCCAGAACTACCAGAAGTTCCAGAAGATCCACTAGTGCCGGATGTTCCGGGAACTGAAGCTGTCCAGAATGCCAAACCTGTCGCATCGGACATTAATATGTAGTTTGCCTGAGCCCCGGTTGTTATCTTAATCTGGGATGCAGTCAGACCATTCACTTGTAAATTTGAATAACCAGAAATAGTAATTGGACTAGATGTTGAATTGTCATTTGTAGAAACAGCGGCAAAGGACTGAGCTGATTCATCCCAGATGAAGGCTTGTGTCAAACCAGTTCCCCTTCTAACCATGAAACCAGAGTCTAACGTTGGTGAACCAGATTGAGTTGACGCCAACAAAATTATTGGATCCTCTACAGTCAAGTTGACAGTATCTATTGTTGTAGTTGTCCCACTTATAGTTAAATCTCCAGTTGCAACAATATTACCAGTAACAGTTAGTGTCGAACCATCAAATGTTAGATTAGATTCAACCGTAGCATTTGGAGCTGAACCATCTAAGGTTATTACACCATTATTTGTTGTTCCCGTAAGTGATAATAGACCACTTGAACCCGAGGTCCCTCTTGTTCCAGAAGTACCTGAGGATCCACTAGTGCCGGTAGATCCAGAAGTACCTGACGATCCACTAGAGCCGGACGAACCACTAGAGCCGGATGTTCCAGAAGTGCCTGAGGTGCCACTAGAACCGGATGTGCCTGAGGTGCCACTAGAACCGGATGTGCCTGAGGTGCCACTAGAACCGGATGTGCCTGAGGTGCCACTAGAACCAGACGTTCCAGATGAGCCACTAGAACCAGAAGTTCCAGAACTACCAGAACTACCAGAAGTTCCTGATGATCCACTGGAACCAGAGGATCCACTTGAACCACTAGATCCAGAAGTTCCAGTAGAACCACTAGAACCAGAAGTTCCGCTTGAACCAGAAGATCCACTAGATCCAGAAGTACCGGAGGTTCCGTTTGTCCCTGAAGTTCCGGACGTTCCTGAAGAACCAGAGCTACCAGAAGTTCCTGAGGTGCCACTTGTACCCGTAGATCCAGATGTTCCACTACTACCTGCGGATCCGGATGTTCCAAAAGTTCCAGATGTTCCATCAACTCCACTAAGACCACTAGTTCCTGATGATCCACTCGTTCCAGTAGATCCACTCGTTCCAGCAGATCCACTTGTTCCTGAAGTTCCTGATGTTCCACGAGTCCCGGATGAACCGGAAGTTCCACTAGAACCAGATGTGCCGCTTGTTCCAGAAGTCCCGGCTGAACCGGAAGTTCCACTAGAACCAGATGATCCACTCGTTCCAGAGGTTCCAGGAACAGAAGATGTCCAAAATCCTAATCCGGTCGAGTCAGACATTAATATGTAGTTTGCTTGAGCTCCAGTAGTAATTTTTATTTGAGATGTAGTCAATCCACCAACTTGTAAATTTGAATAATTTAAAATACTAAGGGTTGTATTTGTTGAACTATCATTCGTAGAAATAGCGACAAAAGATTTTGCTGATTCATCCCAGATAAATGCTTGAGTCGCTCCTGTTCCGCGATTTATCATAAATCCAGAGTCTAGTGTTGGTGTTCCAGATTGAGTTGATGCTAAAAGTATCAACGGATCTTGAACTGTCAAATTAGTAGTATTAACTGTTGTAGAGGTTCCTGATATAATTAAATTACCAGAGACAGTAACGTCTCCTGTCACAGCTAGTGTATTACCATCAAATGTTAGATTAGATTCGACAGTTGCATTAGGAGCCGAACCATCTAAAGTTATTACACCGTTGTTAGTTGTTCCGGTAAGTGATAGTAAACCACTTGAACCAGATGTGCCGCTAGATCCCGATGTTCCTGTTGTTCCAGATGAACCAGAAGATCCGGACGAACCGGAAGATCCACTTGAACCAGATGAACCAGAAGATCCACTAGTTCCAGAAGATCCACTAGTTCCAGCCGAACCTGATGTCCCATCAACACCACTAAAACCACTTGAGCCCGAAGTGCCTGAACTTCCCGAGGTTCCAGTAGAACCGGAGGTTCCTCTTGTTCCTGATGTTCCACTAGATCCTGATGTGCCACTAGATCCAGATGTGCCACTAGATCCAGAAAAGCCAGATGTTCCAGAAGTGCCAGCTGTTCCAGAAGTGCCTGTAGTTCCAGATGATCCTGAAGATCCACTTGAACCAGAAGATCCACTGGTTCCCGAGCTACCGGTTGAACCTGACGTTCCAGATGATCCACTAGTTGCGGAAGTTCCACTGGTGCCTGAAGATCCAGATGACCCGCTAGTTCCGGATGATCCACTTGAACCTGATGTGCCAGAACTTCCCGAGGTTCCAGAAGATCCAGATGTTCCGCTAGTTCCAGAAGAACCAGATGTTCCACTAGATCCAGAAGAACCAGATGTTCCGCTAGTTCCAGATGAGCCGGATGTTCCACTTGAACCGGATGATCCAGAAGTTCCTGATGATCCGCTAGATCCGGACGTTCCACTAGAACCAGATGCTCCACTGGTTCCCGAGGTTCCACTAGAACCAGACGACCCACTAGAACCAGAGCTACCTGATGAGCCAGATGTTCCAGTTGTTCCACTAGAACCGGATGTTCCACTAGTACCTGATGAACCAGATGTTCCACTGGTTCCAGGAGTTGAAGATGTCCAGAATGCTAATCCTGTTGAATCAGACATAAGTATGTATCCAGACTGAGCACCGGTTGTCAGTTTAAGTTGGGAAGCGGTGAGACCATTTAGTCTCAAATTAGAGTAAGAAGAAATATTCACATTTCCATTTACTGTGTGGTCATCATTTGTTGAAATTAGAGCGAATGTGTCATCAGATTCATCCCAAATAAAGGCTTGTGTCACTCCAGTGCCACGAACAAACATGAAACCTTCATCTAGGCTTGGTGATCCACTTTGACTGTGCCCCAATGCTATTATCGGATCACTTACTACTAAACTACTTGTGTTTACAACTGAGGCCGAACCTAATACTGAGAAAGAACCAGTAACTACTAAATTTCCACTAATATTTAAAGTTGAACCATCAAATGTCAAATTAGACTCAGCATTAGCAGCATTGACTGTCCCATCGGAAGTAAGTATTCTATTATCACCAGGGTTAGAAACTGTATTGAATCCAGTTCCACTAGAACCAGATGTCCCACTTGAACCTGATGATCCACTAGATCCAGAAGTTCCAGATGATCCTATCGGCGCTGGCATAACTTGCCAGTAAGCACCGGATGCTGACCATCCTAAGTAAGACATATCACTAATACTAGAAGTAGCATAATTTAATACATCATGTAATTCACTTAACTCATATCCTGTTTCTGGTCTTATAAAAATTGAACCCACTGACGCATGAACTCTTACTACCCAACCGACTAAATTAGAGTGTAAAGGAGCATCTAATGGATTTTGAGTATAAGTTCCCGGAGTCGTGGATAAGTAGATTGGTAAACCGGCGGTTAGTCCAATTGTATTTAAGTTATTTACTATTCCGAAGTCTGTAACAAAACCTTCATTACCAGCTGGTATTGTTTCAGTTACCATTCCTAAAACATTTTGAGTCGATTCATTAGAAGCCGATGCTAGTTTCACTGATGGTCTATTACCTTGTGCTCCACTTATATAAACTAAATCACCATCATTCAGAGTTGTTCCGGAATCGTTATAAACTAAAACAACATTTTCAGAACCTATCTGTAAATTAACATTTCCTCCTTTAAGCACGACAGATGGAACACCATTACCATCATCCCATCTTATTTCACCAGCAACTTGAGCAGGAACCCCACTATAAGTAAATCCAGTATCGAATTTTATAGACCCGGTTATACCTAATTGACTATATTGGTTAAATGTAAGATTTGTTTGTGCAACTGCCGAATTAGTAGAAGAACCTGTTGCGGTCAATATTCTATAGTCGGCTGGTTGTAATATTGTATTAAAACCAGTTCCACTTGAGCCTGAGGTTCCACTAGTTCCACTAGAACCTGAAGAGCCTGAAGTTCCACTTGTGCCAGAAGAGCCTGAAGTTCCACTTGTGCCAGAAGATCCACTTGTGCCACTAGTTCCAGAAGATCCACTTGTGCCACTTGAACCGGACGAACCAGATGTTCCACTCGATCCAGATGATCCACTGCTTCCCGATGTTCCTGAAGTTCCACTTGAACCGGATGAACCAGAAGTTCCAGAGGAACCAGAGCTACCGGAAGTTCCACTAGAACCAGAAGAACCGGAAGTTCCACTAGAACCAGAAGTTCCAGAGGAACCAGAGCTACCGGAAGTTCCACTTGTTCCAAAAGAGCCTGAGGTTCCAGATGATCCACTAGAACCAGAAGTGCCGGACGAACCACTTGATCCACTAGAACCAGATGATCCGGAGGAACCACTTGAACCAGATGTTCCACTAGAACCAGATGTTCCAGATGAACCTGAGGTTCCAGAATTCCCAGAAGATCCAGATGTTCCACTCTCACCAGAAGTTCCAGATACTCCCGAAATACCAGAAGATCCAGATGTTCCAAAAGAACCTGAGGTTCCTGACGATCCACTAGAACCAGAAGTGCCGGACGAACCGCTTGTTCCACTAGAACCAGATGATCCAGAGGAACCACTAGTTCCGCTAGAACCAGATGATCCACTAGAACCAGAAGTTCCACTTGTGCCTGGAATTGAAGAGGTCCAACTTGCTAAACCATTCGAATCAGATACCAGTATATAACCATTCTGAGCACCATCTGTTATTTTTATTTGAGATGTAGTCAAACCACCAACTTGTAGATTTGAATAGCCATTTATACTCACAATACCAGAAACATCCGAATCGTTCGTGCTAACGGCAGCGAATGACTTTGCAGATTCATCCCATATGAACGCCTGTGTCAAACCGGTTCCTCTTTTGACCATAAAACCTGAATCAAGAGTTGGAGAACCAGACTGAGTTGATGCTAGTAATATAATAGAATCCTCAACTGTTAGGTTTACTGTGTTTACAGTAGTTGAAGTTCCACTTATCGTTAGATTACCAGACACAGTTAAATCCCCAGTGACTGATAGTGTATTTCCATCAAATGTCAAATTTGATTCTACTGTAGCATTCGGAGCAGAACCATTCAAAGTTATCACTCCATTATCTGTTGTGCCACTAAGTGACAACAAACCACTAGAACCAGAAGTTCCAGATGAACCACTTGAGCCAGATGAACCACTTGTTCCAGTAGAGCCGGACGAACCACTTGTTCCAGAAGATCCAGAAGATCCACTAGTCCCAGAGCTACCTGATGATCCACTTGTTCCAGAAGATCCAGAGGATCCGGATGTTCCACTTGAGCCAGAAGAACCACTTGAGCCAGAAGAACCACTTGTTCCAGCAGTTCCGGAAGTTCCACTAGAACCACTAGATCCAGAAGAACCACTAGATCCAGAGGATCCAGAGGATCCGGATGTTCCACTAGATCCAGATGATCCTGACGTTCCTGAACTTCCACTAGTTCCTGAACTACCGGATGTTCCACTAGTTCCGGAACTACCAGATGAACCACTAGTTCCGGATGTTCCACTAGTTCCGGAACTACCAGATGAACCACTAGATCCAGATGATCCAGATGATCCACTAGATCCAGATGATCCAGATGATCCACTAGATCCATCAACTCCATCAATACCTGATAGACCTGAGGTTCCGCTTGAACCAGAGGTGCCTGAGCTACCAGAAGTACCACTAGATCCAGATGTGCCTCTAGTGCCCGATGAACCGGATGTTCCGGAACTACCGGATGAACCACTTGTGCCTGATGAGCCGGATGTTCCACTTGTTCCGGAACTACCAGATGAACCGGATGTTCCACTAGAACCAGAAGAACCACTTGTTCCGGAAGTTCCAGGAACTGAGGCTGTCCAGAATGCTAAACCTGTCGCATCGGACATTAATATGTAGTTTGCCTGAGCACCAGTCGTTATCTTAATTTGTGAGGTAGTCAAACCACCTACTTGTAAATTAGAGTAAGAGGATATATTAATAGAGTTAGCAGTAGCTGGATCATTCGTAGATACAGCAGCAAAGGACTGAGCTGATTCATCCCAAATAAAAGCCTGTGTGGATCCAGTGCCTCTTCTAACCATGAAACCCGAATCCAGTGTAGGAGAACCAGACTGTGTTGAAGCTAATAAAATTATTGGATCTTCAACCGTAAGGTTAATCGTATCAATAGTTGTAGTTGTTCCACTAATAGTCAAATTACCAGATACTGTAACATCACCAGTAACCGCTAGTGTTGATCCATCAAAGGTTAGATTAGATTCAACAGTAGCATTTGGAGCAGTCCCATCTAAGGTTATTACACCGTTGTTAGTTGTTCCAGTGAGTGATAATAAACCACTTGAACCCGAGGTTCCGGATGAACCACTTGTGCCTGAGCTACCACTAGAACCGCTTGTTCCAGAAGATCCACTTGAACCAGAAGAACCGGATGTGCCACTAGATCCAGATGTGCCAGATGTCCCGCTAGAACCCGAAGTTCCACTAGAACCGGATGTTCCACTTGTTCCAGATGTTCCTGAAGTTCCTTCAGTTCCTGAAGTGCCACTAGAACCGGAAGATCCACTAGAACCGGATGTTCCACTAGAACCGGAAGATCCACTAAGACCGGATGTTCCACTAGATCCAGAGGTTCCTTCAGTTCCTGACGTGCCACTAGATCCGGATGTTCCTGAAGATCCACTTGTTCCTGATGTGCCAGTCGAACCAGATGTTCCTGAAGATCCACTTGTTCCCGCGGTTCCACTTGTACCTGATGAACCTGAAGATCCAGAAGTTCCAGAAGTTCCGCTCTCTCCAGAAGTTCCAGACACACCAGATATACCGGACGTGCCTGATGAACCTGAAGATCCACTTGTTCCAGACGAACCTGAAGTTCCAGATGTGCTTGGAATTGAGGCCGTCCAACTTGCGTTACCAACAAGGTCAGAAACTAAATAGTATCCATACTGTTGATTTCCGTCAATATATTGAAAAGTTCCGTTAACTACTAACTTTTGATTTGCATTATCCCAACGTAAATTATTAAAATTCTCACTAACAACACTATTGGTGCCAAGAAAAAGAATCGAACCTTGCGAGGCACCTCGTATTTGTTTAATATTCATTTGAGCCATTAATGACTATATCTTTTTTACTTACTATATATAAAAAAAAGATTGTCTAAAATAATGGAGACTAGTCAAAACAAAATTATTTTGAACAAAAAAATTAGTCAATAAATTTTAATTTTCATAGACTATGATAACCTCATCATTGTTATCCAACTCGAATTTAGCTGTAAAACCATTCCAATATAGAGTATTGCCAGATGAAACACTCCCTAAAACAAGAGCCGAAAGACCACCGTCGTTTGAGAAATAACAGTCTACATTTGAAAATGTGCCATCTCCTAACTTCTGTAACTGACCATTGATAAAGACTTGAATTCTTGAATATTGATTGGGAGTTGATGTTATGGCTAAACCAGTTGTAGAATTATTACCCACAGTCACAGATGAGGTTCCATATTGGGAAACTGGTGTTCCATTTATACCTAAAATATCTACACTAATTTGATTTCCATTGTGAGTTAAACCAGTTCCAACTATTGAATTGAAATCTAAAGAAACAGTAGGTCCAGATTTAGTGAGACCTAAACCAGCATTCAGAAGAATGTCTACCTCTGAACCAGAAAGACCTGCTGTCCACGTATCTGTTGATTCATTCCATATAAGTGCCGCTGTTGGTTGATTACCCCTAATCACTTCAATACCAGCATTCAAAAATGGAGAACCAGAAAACGTTGCATTTAAAGTTATGATATTATCCTCAATTAGTAGAGTTTCAGTTTGGATATACGATACGGTTCCGTTTACAATCAAACTACCATTTACTGTTAAAGAGTCTTGAAAAATTCGGTCTCCATCTATTGTATCTTTTAATCTTAATAAATCATTTGAAATCTCTAATGAGTCAGAATTGACATTTACATCCAAACTATAACCGTTCGCGGTAAGACCGTTTCCAGGAATAATGGTATTATCTATGATAATTTCATCTCCAGAGAAAGTAAGTCCACTATTCACACCTAAATTAACATCTAAAGTAATATAGTTTGCGGTTCCTCCTCCGGATAAGCCATTTCCAGCTGTCACACCAGCTATAGTTCCACTTGAAGTAGAAACCCCTTTTGAACCAAGATATTTGTAAAATGAAATTTTAGGAGGTAAAACACTTGTGACTCCAGATGGTAAAGTTCCATAAAATGTCAATAATCCAGCAGCAGTATCAACTAACCAATCACCATCACCAAAAGCAATTGATGTAGTTCCATCATTCTTATATAAAGAGTAATTGTAAGTTCCATCACCGAAATTAAATGATATAGCATCAATTAAATTGGCACTGAAATAAGCTCGATTGTTAGAACCAGCCAAGTGAGTAAGGGTTTGTTTCTCAAAATATTGAACAACGCCAGACGAAGCACCCGAAACTAATGACGGTGCCGTAGTCGGTATTAAAGAACTTTCAGACCAAATTTGGTCACTAAAAATAATTTCTCTTCCAAGTTTCGGCTCTTCGAAGAAATCCCTAGATGTCAAAGTTTCTCCAGCTCCAAATGACTTTTTGAATAATCTACTTGCTTGTTGTGACGCTGTTAATGCCATTTATTTCTTCTTTTTTTTAAACTATACTTGTCGCTGTTATCGAACTAAATTGTATTCCAGTTCCACTTCCAGTAATTCCTATTCTAACTATTATCGATCCAGAGTGCGTCACAGCTCCAAAAGTAATCCTTCTAGCTGTTGCAGTTGATGAAGCTACAACTACTGATGCCACACCGTTACTCGTTGAACCTGGATTTCCTACTCCTGAGTAAGCACTATCACCATCAACCCAATAAGATGAACCTTCTATTTTGACCTCAACTAACAAATTTGTCACTCCGGTTGAAGTTGAAATACCAGAAGAACTGACAAAATTGAGAGTAAATGCACTATTGTTAGTGAATGTTCCAACGTTGAAAGTTGCCCATCTTGTGCCAGATGCTGAAGAGTAATCCGGTCCACCAACAGAAGTGTAATTAACCGTTGGATATAAGTATATGCCGTTTCTTAATTGTAACTCCTCTGTATAAGTTCCTACCAGAGATTGTGAAGAATCATATGATGCCGTGTAACCAGTAGCTGGATAACTACCTGATCCAGAGGTCTTTCTTGACGTTTCATTAGAAACTGTATCTACTCTATGAGAGGTGCTTGTAAATGTTGTGTTAGAACCATAAGTTCCAATCGAGTTTCTACCTCTAACCGTGAAAAAGAACGATAAGTCGCTAAACTGACTCGCCTGAATTGCTCCAGATTTTCCAGTTACACTTCCAGTCTGACCATATGATGTAGGTATTGAATCAGGATCCCCAGTGGAACCAGCGATATGACCAGCGTTAATTTGGTATACCGATGTAGCCGCGTAAAAGTAACTACTAACATTACTAACACTGAAACCTATAGATGTGACTGTTTGAGAAGTTGTTAATGTAGGAACACCTGAAATATAAGATGTCATTGAAGGAACACTTGCTGTTATTGATGTAATAGATACAGTAAGTGGTGAATCAATATAATAACTGAATGTTTCTGGTGAGTCATTTCCTGGGTGAAACAATTGTAGTGTCCTCTGAGTGGAAGACGGTGTTATTGTTGGAAGTGTTCCAGCCAATGAGAAATCGATAATGCCTGTCCAGAAACCAGCTTGTCCTGATATTCCAGTATACGGATCCGTGCTAGCACTGTGTCTTATATTTCCTGTATTTTTAAGTGTAGTCGCTGTTCCAGCTAATGTGACAGTCTCTATTGTAACACTTTGATCTATTAAAGAGAACGTCAAACCTGAGGTATCAACTCTTGCACTTGAACCAGTAGAAACCGAATCAACATCTGTCAATGTAGGAGTTGTTGATGTATACATATTTGTAACTGTCGAACCTGAAGTCAGAGCTCGTGGTGAATATGAAGTATTTGTAAATGAAATAGATGTAATTGCATTATTCCAGTTTGAAGGTGGTGTTGGAGCCAACAACAAAAACATTTCATTAAATCTATCAATAGCTGTTCCTATTGGTGTAGTTGGTGTGAAATCAGTAAATATTCCATCCGTATATGAGCCATCTTCTGCGTCTCCAATAACTCCTATACCACCAAGTGATATAGTTCCAACATCTGTTAAACGACCCTGTGAGTCGACTGTAAAGAAAGGAATAGATTGGGAATTACCATATGAACCAGCTGTCACTCCTGTGTTTGTCAATGTCACAGCATCTGAAGAAATCGTAATACCTGTTCCTACATTAACATCCAATGTTATATAAGATGAAGTTCCACCACCTATTAATCCATCACCGGCTGTTACTCCAATTAAGTTTCCAGAACCCAAACCACCAATTAATAAATCTACATAATTCTTATCAATTAAGGAATGGGTTACAAATCCAGCTGAGTAATCAGCCATATATACTAATCCTCTTCCATCAGCAATAGCAACCAGACTAGTTGTTCCTAAAAGTGATAACTGACCTGAAGCAGATAAAGTTAGATCATTATCCGTTAATATTTGAGCAGATGTTGTCGAGTCAATACTAAAAAAACCACTCAATACATCAAATACGGAAGAGGTAATAGTTATATTATCATAACCGGTAAGGGTTAAATCATAATTGTTACCAGATAAATCTAAATTTTGACTTAGCGTTCCACCTATCTGAACATAATCAGAAACTATTTCCAAACCATTACCAACATTTATATCTAAAACTCCACCATTTTGAGTCAAACCATTTCCAGCACCAGCCACTGAATTAGACCACACAAATTTACCAGAGGAATCAACTGAAAGAAAGTATCCGGCTGTTGCTCCACCATTTGTTCCAGAATCTAATTTAGAAGCAGTCAGAGATCCATCTTTCACAATAGCCGACACAGAAAGTCCATAAATTGTATTCTGAGTTGTAAAATCGATTGTTGATGAATCATTATAAGAAGAAGTTGCACCACCTCCTCCAGACAAACTGACTAAAGCTAAACTACCATAGTTTGAAAAGGTTCCACCTGTCAATAAAACCGAGCCATTAGCTATGATCACTTGACCATAATTCACAAGAGTCCCAGAAATAGTCAAATCAGCATAGACCCAATATTGATAGTTCTGTGGTACTACAATATAATCCGTTGGTTCAATGATATATTTAACATTAAATAAATCCTCATTTACAAAAGACCTATTCAGTTGAAAAAAGGTTCCGTCATAAACCATATTATACACTATACCAACTTCAATATCAAAAGGATTAAAGTTTGTGAGTCCGGACACACTTGGTTTTTTTAACAGAACTGGACCGACTCCATTAATATTGACAGAAACCGTATTACCAATATTGGTTGAAGAGAACTTGGTCAGAAATATCATATCACTAACATAAGTGGAGAAAACCGGAGTTGAAGAACCGGAAAATGTAGCTCCATTAGATGTTCCTAATGTAATATCTCTTATCTGACCTATTCTTTCTTTTGTCCAAGTTCCATAAGGAAATGGATAAGTCCCACCTTGTGTTTCATACCTGTATATTGCTCCATCTTCATTATCAACTACCAATGACATACCATCAGTCGGAGTCGTAGAGTCCCATTGAGTGAGAACTGAGTTCCATTGAACTATTAAACCACTGTTTAGAGCAGACCAAGCACCCGCAGGACTACTCCCTACAATATACCTATCACCAGATGTAGGAGAACCAGGAGGAGAATTTTGAATAGAAATAACAGAATCAACCCACTCGTTACCAGAACCACCACCAGAACCACTGAATTCAACCCAGTTGTTATTGTCCATAATCGATGTTGATGAATAATTATAAGTCAACTGATACGTTTTATCTTGATTGATTACATAACACATCATACCCCACTCTCTTCTTTCGAATATGATGGCGTTTCTAGCTGTATTATCAGCCGCTGTATGTAATCCACCTTTGATTTCCTTCGCGTAAGCAGAGGCAATTGGATCATTTGTATCCACTGGTCTTATCGCTGATGAAACTAAAGTTCCTACATTTTTACTCATTCATTTATCTTATTTCTATATCAACAGGTGAAAAATACCTGGTATTGCTCACCCAAACTTCATAATCTGTTCCACTAAAACCATAAACATTAGCCATTGGAGATGCGGTTCTCACATTCGAAAATGCAGTGCTGATGTTTCCATTTACTCTAAACACAGGAGAAGTAGCATCAGGTACTGTGCTTGGCCAAGCAAACAACAAATACTGACCCTGACCATCAATATCTTTATAAATCTTCTCTTTAGTTACAGACAATTCATTCCCATACATCAAACCATTAGCACCAGCTCCATTCAACGATAAAATTGCACCATCTGTGCAAAGTGTAGCGACAGATGCAATTGAGCCAGGACTCTCAGTTAAATTTGGATTACTTATAGCCGTCAAATTGATTCGACCCCAGTAAATTCTATTCAACCAGTAAAAAGACTGAGTAAAAGTGACAACATTACTACCATCATTCACACTGATAACAAAAGAACTACTCTGTGACACAGTCAACGGAGACACACTATGAGTAGAAGTCGTCGATTGAACGCCGGAGTAGGGAGGAAATATTTTAGGAACACCTGCTACTACTAGGGTCGCCGGAATCAACGAATCAGACCCAAGAGTAACACTATAATTAAGAGAAACCGACAACGGTGCACCAAACTCTCGATTCGACAAAGAGTTAATAAACGGAGATGGTGCTACATATGGGTAAAAAATCCGATCCAAGACATTTTGAATACTACCAGAGAAAGTAGAACCACTAGTAACCCCACCCACAGGTGTTTGATTAGTAGACGGAGTAGCGGAAGAATACTCTGTAGCAGCAGTGCCAGAAACAGCCAAACTAGCAGATAATCCATCGATTCGTTCCCATACTGTATAGGCCACATTTCTGACGTCAATAGCCTTAATACTACCAGAGGTATTATCCAACAAACCTAACAAAAGTTCATCTAGAGTAGAGAATTCATAACTCAAAGAAGATGAAGCACCAGAAATACTATATGAACTTACCGTAGCCATTTAAAATATAATTTAGTTATATATTAAATCCGAACGGCCAAAACTTAAGAAATTATATCATGATGTTTCATGAATTAACAAACCCAAATGTGGTAACCTTTATATTCCGTTTCAAATGACCAATCCTCACCCAAGCACTCACATATTAATTCATTTACCTTTTCTTGAACCAATAGTTTAGAAGAACTTAATCGAAATTTATCTTCGTCAATCAACTTTTCTAATTTCAATTTCATCTCACCAGGTAATTCTATTTCCTTATTGGAAATTTCTTCAAACAAATAGTCTACTAAATTTTCTTTTATTATTTCTATTTCTTCTTCAGAGTAGATTACTATTTTCCAGTCGTCATTTTTCCAATCTTCTATTCTAAATTTGTGTTTATCTGAGTCAATAACATCAATTGCTCCAAGATTTATATCGAAATAGTCTGCTAATATTTTTTCCATTTTAATATCAGCCTTTTCGATACCTTTATATATACATTCTCTGATATTTGAGATTTTCCACTCTGTAGACTCATACATTTTAAAAGACTCAAAAGTTATCACTCCATCTCTCTCCATATGCACTCTATCTTCGATTACATCTCTTAAAATTCTCTCAGAACCAACTATATCTTTAAGTTTATTTCTTTCTAAAAATTTATTAAATCTTTGGCCTCCGGGTTTCAAATATTCGATTAATCTTGAAGGTCTGATTTTGTGACCATCAATATACTCATCAACTAATTGGTTAACTAGTTTGTAATATTGGTTAGCTTCTTCGCTATTAGTAATTGACATCTTAATTAATTGAATTTTTATTCAAAGTATGAAGGTCTAAAAAATCGTCCTCTTCTATTTCTCTTTCTACGCTTAAGCCTTCTATTTCATCATCATCTAAACGGTCCCCTACAGTTTCATACCATTCATCTTTGCTCAATTCTTCAATTGTTGAACTTTTACAGAATTTACAGTTATCAACCTCGTTGTTTAGAACTTTCCATAGAGCATCACAATCATCACAGTGATAATATAGTGTCAAATCTGCTTTAGATGCTAATGGCAAAGTCTGGCTAAAATCAAAAGTCTCAAATTTCTTAATCCATCTCATACACTCTATATATAAAAATTAGTAATTCATTTTATTTTCAAAATTAGAGTTGACCTGATTAATATATACTTTATGAATCTAAAACAACTAAAAGATTTCTACAATAAGAAGCCTGTTGAATTTGTTATTAAAGAACACTACGACTTAATTGAAGACAATGAGTATATTCCAAGATTTTCACTTAAGAATGTAAAAGATATTTCTAATATTCCTATTAACAAACCGATTAAGTATTCCGATGATATAATGGCAAAAGCTATAAAATTTGGAATGATATTCTTAATCAACTATAAAGGTGAAGATGATAAACATTTTGCTGGTCATGAGCGCGTAATTTACCCAATGGTTTTAGGTAGGAGTTCAAAAGGTAAAACTCTCTTAAGAGCTTGGCACTTAAACGGATGGTCTGTTTCACAAAAAAGACACATCAATAAGATTTGGAGACTATTTAGAACAGACAGAATTCTATCTATGACTTTCACTGGTTCGTTTTATAGACTTCCTCCTTCAGGTTATAATATGAATGATAAAGGTATGAGAGGTGGTTTTATAGCTAAGGCAGACTTTAATGAGATTAGAAGAAATCAACAGAACTTAGTTAATCAAAATAAGATTCAAAATAGAGAAGAAGTTACTATGGGTGACCAAGATAGGAAATTTGTTTCTATAAAAGTCAGTGAAACATCTACTATCTTAGATTTAACAAAAGCTATGGATAATGCCTATATCAACAATATAAAAGATATGGCTAACGTAAGATTATCTTTTCTTCGCAGCATCTATGGAAACAAATACATTGCTATATTAGGAGCCTTAGGGCAACCAGGCAACACCGTTAAAGTTTTCACAGATAAAGGAGTTCAAGTTGGTGTTTTTAAAGTATTAGATTCAATAACTGGTCAAGTGTTGAGAAGTATAAAGAACGTTAAAGGAAACACAATATACGACCTATACTTATTTGACTCTAAGGTATAAAAAAACCTCTCAATCTTGAGAGGTTTTATTTTTTTTATATCATATTATTTAATATCACTAGACTCAATAAGTGTGTATGTGAACGAGTTTCCGTGAATATCTCTAGCTTTTCTACAGATTTTCATTAACGCTTCAAAGTCTGCTGATTTCTTGAAAACTTGACACCCTTCAGACCAGTTTTCAACATACGTTGAATCAGCACCAGCTTTATGTATATTAATACCAAAAACACCTTCAGCAATTTTATTCTCATCATAATTCAAATCTTTGTTAGCATCCCTATAAACCTTAACATTTTTTAATTGTCTTAGAGCCTCATATTTACCTTGATGCAAACCAATTCCATGTGAACCCCTATATTGACCTTCAACAAGTCTTGCAACACCAGCCGCATTGTGATATTCTAGAACTCCCTTTTTACCAGGATCAGTTGTTGCTGGCCAGCAGTGAAATTTCCACTCACCATTTTCTTTGTAAGATAAAGTAATACAATCATCAAAAGCATTTGTTACTTTTTGACCTGTTGATGAATTTCTAATACCAATAATATTAACATCAAAACCCTTATTATTTATATCTTCAAAGTAGACATATCCTTTTGATTTGACCGCTACCTCAACTTGTTCTCTTGTATAACAACTCATATTTTATAATTTATTTTTTGAAATCTACGAAACTTTTTATTCCTCTCATCTCATCTTCTAAATCTTTGTTAGCTAAATGACCTTCAGTTTCTTCATGAGATGGCTCTTCATAATGTGTGTAATTGAGGTCTTCACTTGGAACATCGTGACCTGCAACAAAGTTAAAAACATGTTCAATGTTCTCAGCTGCTACAGAGATGTGGTCTGAAGCCCAATCGTGCTCAGACAACATGTTATCTAAAGTGTGCTCATCCATTTCTAGCATTTCATCTACTAATCTTTTGATAGTCTCTAAATTTGAGAAAAACATATAATTTTGAGTTTCTTGATGTTCTCTAAGTCTTTTAACTGTTCTAGATCTCTTGTAGTTTCTAGACTCACTTAGTAATGCTTCATCGTTATTATAAGCATCCTGTTCCTCGTGATCCTTACACATAAGTCTCAATTCTTCATCTGAACACATCTCTAATTCATCTTCTGAGTAACCACATCTGCAAAGGTAGTTACACATTGATTCTCTGTCCATAGAATTCATATTTTCGTTATGTGAATTCATATGAGAGTGATCATCGTGACTATCAGCCATAGTTCTACACATCATTTCTAACTCATCATCAGACTTGTCATGTAATTCATGCATGCTACAACCACATACATTACATAAGTATTTACACATCTCTTCTCTATCTTGAGAATAAGATTCAAATTTTTTAATTAACCTCATATTAAGTGTTATTTTTTAGTATATATTAAATTTTAAAATAAAATATTGACCACCTCAGGATAGTATTTTGTCATCTCAATATTTCTATCTTCGTATTTAATAACCGACAAAACATATCTCATAGCATTTAGTCTACCTATTTTTTTATCATTTGAATTTATTATGACCCAAGGTGACAAAGCCGAAGAAGTTTGTTGAAACATTTGTCTTTTAAAGTTACCTATGATTTCCCATTTGTCTAAAACCTTAGCGTCGTTCGGAGAAAACTTCCAATATTTTAATGGGGATTTTTGTCTTAACTCAAATCTCTTTATTTGTTTATCCTGAGTAATAGAAAACCAAAACTTAATTAAAATAACACCACTTCTTATTAGCTTTTCTTCCCAATCTACAACATTGTCCATAAAGTCTTCATACTGTTCTTCACTACAATATCCCATAGCTGGTTCTACTACTGCTCTATTATACCAACTTCTATCAAAGAAAACAATTTCGCCAGATTTCGGTAAATGTTTTTCATATCTTTTGAACCAATTATTTTTTTCTTCTTCAGTTGGAACCCCAAGAGCGACAACTCTAAAACCATTTGGATTGAGATACTCAACAAACCTTTTTATTGTCGAACCTTTACCAGCAGCATCTCTACCCTCAAAAACTATCGCTACCTTTTGACCGGTTTTTTTAACCCATTCTTGTAGTTTTAGTAATTCAACTTGTAGCTGATATTTCTCTGACTCATATTGTCTTCTACCAATTATTGATCCTTCACCTTCAAATTCATCAAAGTGGTCTTCTTTCTTACCCTGTTTGTGTATCTGGTCAATTCTCACACCAATAGAAACGTAGTAATCATCAAAAGCTTCTCTAACTTTTCTTTTAGTATTTCTTTTCTTTAGTTCTAAAAGTTGATTAATTTTACGAAGAAAAGCTTCAATATTCAATTCAGAGACAACTTCTTCAGTAAATTCATTAGTAAGTTCTCTAATAACAACTTTGACATCAATTGAGTCGAAATTCCTATACTCAACTTTGTTTGTTTCAAAATTATATATGATATTGGCTAAGATGTATGTTCTATATTCACCGAGTCTAAATATCAGATTTTGTTTCAAAGTCTCTAATGACTTCTCATCCATATCTTCAATCCAAATCTCCTCTAAAATCTTTTTATAATTCATAAATAGATAAAAATGTTTATTTATATATTATTTTCAACAGTTGAAAAATGATAATAAAGACATTGACTTATTAATTTTCTGCTAATTAAAAATTGACCTAAACAAATTATGTCATATCCGATAAAATATAAATGAAACTTTGCGTTTCAATACTAAATTAAACAACGTAATGAACAAAGTAGATAAATTTCTAGAATTCTTCTTAGAACACATAGATGACCCAAGAATCTCAGTTTTCAAGAAAATGAAATATGGTCACAGATACTACTATATCAATTTTTATGTTGACGAAGACCCAACTTCTCAGAATAAACAAGCAGGAATTTTTCAATATAGAGACAATATGGAAATTGTCTTTGACAATAGAAATAATTGCATTGAGGTATTCGGTGGTGAAGACAGTAACTCACTAATTATTGAGGATTTAGAATTACTTAAAAAGTGGTCTAATATATTAGAAGAAATAGTTTCTAAAAACCTGGAAGATAGAGTAATAAATGTTTTTGAAAAAACTTTGAGCGAATGTTTTAATAAAAATCTACATAGAGAATTACAAATGAAAAAAATATTCAAACAAGATGAACGCTTATAATCAGGAAGAAATTGATAGAATCAATAAAGTTAAAGATACTAATGATAAATTAGAAGAGTTTTTCAACGATAAAAGAGCAGAGTGGAATAAAAATGTTGAGCCACTTTTCAAAATTATTCGTGTAGACTTGACAAATCCAACTTCTGCTAAAGACATTATGGAAGCTCAATCTTTAGCACTTTCCTATAGACAAGGTATTAACGAACAAATTAATTTCTTCTTAAATAAAAGAAGTAAAGAAACTACTAAAATTAAAAAACTAAGACAAGATAAGTTTATTTTTTACGCAACAGGATTCGGAGTCAAAACTAATTTAGGGGAAAAAGGAATTCTAATTGACGGACATTTGGCCGAAAATGACAGAAGTTTAGAACTCATCGAATCTTATATTGAATTTCTAAGAGACACCGTTAAGAATTTAGAAAGCTTAAGTTACTCAATCAAAAATATGATTGAACTAATGAACTACTTAGGTCGTTAATCAATCTTTTTATTCCATTTAGTTTCGATTCCCATGTTTCTGAGAACTTGGTGACCACGAGAACAATCCATACATAACTGTTTATCACCATCGTAATCTTTAATAAGAATATCACCATCACAGTCTTCACATCTTTCTCTATCACCATAAACACTATGTAAGTAGTAGCAATTTTTGTCAGATAAATTTGACAAACTATCTTTATCTTTACTTAAAAAACACATCGTATCTACATAAGGATAGTTTCTAAAATCGGCATCTAGTTTTAATTTTACTTCACCAGCGACCTCAGAACCTTTGTAAATAAAAATAACATTTTCACCATCATGTGACGATGTTTTCTTTTTATAAAACCAACCTTCGTTATTAGCAAATTCCTTAAATCGATTTACATCTGAGTCACGATTGGTATATACTCTATCCATAAAATACTTAGACTCACAAGGAGACTTCTTTACTTTCCAAACCAAAGCCCTTCCGTGAATCTTATCATCACCATCTACATAAATAAGTAATTTAACTTTAGTTGGATTTTCTGTGTATATCTTAAATATTTTATTACTTTCTTCTCTCATACAAGAGCTTCCTAAAGTTCCAGTTTTACTGTAGTATTTACCCTCATCATAATATTTTGCAATATCTTCTCCAGAAACTAGTTTAAATTGTATTGTAGAAATTTCTGAACTTGCTTTCCATGCATTTACAAAAGATTCTCTATCTGAATCAGAAATTGAAATATTTTTTAATTGACAAATGTAGTTTACAATTTTTCCGATTTTAACTTCTCCTCTTCCAGGCATAGTAAAAGGATAGTCTGGATTATCATAAACTTGATCTATTACAGTTTTGACCTTTGATTGATTAATAAAACTTACCATGTCTTCTGAATCAACTAAATCAAAGTAGTTTTGTTTTACTTTGCTATCTGAAAACCAATGTTGATTTTCAATGACATCTAAAATATGCTCAGCAATTTCAGAAACTTTACCAGATTGTTTAGTCAAAGATTTCATCTTCATAATAAAATCAGTGGTAGCATAGATATGACCCTCTAAAAGAGAGAAGATTTCAAATTTTAATCTTTCAAGTAGAAAACCATCGTATCGAGTTATCATATAACCCTATATATTATTTTCAACAAATATGAAATTCAAATTAAAAGAGGACTGGATACACGAATCAACTTTTTTAGGTAAAACCGTAACAAAAAAGTTATATGACAAGGGACACATCTTTGAGCCAGAAAATGGAATTTATAAAATCATAGACCATACTGGAGGGATAATAGAATTAGATGAAAATCAAATGAGAACTTTACCATCTGATAATTTTGAAGAAGTCATCGAAAAACAAGATGATTTTGAAATTATTATAGAAGAAATCCCAGATGACGATGATATTTTAGTAAGAAACTGGAGAATTCAACTAGATGTAAAAACAACTAGAAAGAAACTAAAAGAAGTGCAAAGAATAATAGAAGAATACGTAAAACCAATTTTATAACAATGAACATAAATTTTTCAGAAGTGACATTTTCGTCAATAGTAGAAATCGGAGAACTAGCTCAAAAACTTGAAAAAGAATCAGGTGACAAATACTTGAAACTACATAGAGGGGTCATGGACGTCACTACAATCGACTTAAATTCTTTTACCAAAGATATAGACTTTAATAGTAAATCTATTCAACAATACGGAGGCAATGACGGGGATAACTCATTAATTGAAACGATTAAAGAAAAATTCAACCTAAATGATCACTATGTTATGACTGTTCCAGGTGGAATGGCAACTTTAGATTTAGTAATTAATTCACTGAGTGATGATACTTTTTGGGTTCCGAAATATCATTGGGGATCTTGGAATAAAATTCTTCAAACTCACAGAAAACAGATTAAAACTTTTGATGACTTCAATATCAGACAAGCAGAATGTGATGGTGGGGTAGTTATGTTGTGTTACCCTTCAAATCCAACCGGATTCAGTCCTAATTTTGAAGATTTAAAATATTTTGCTGATAAATGTAAAGAAAAAGAACAAACTTTAATCTTAGATTTACCATACTATTATCTTTTCAATGAAATGTCTGATAAAATCTATCAACTCTATTCCGATAATGTAATCATATTATCATCTTTTTCTAAATCAGTTGGTTTGTCTGGATTAAGAATCGGATATATTGCCACTAAAAATCAAGAACTTTATAAAACCATGAGAGTTAGGTCACTTTACAAATATAACTCTATATCCACTGTTCCTCAACAAATAATTAGTCAATTGTTTACTTCAAATAAAGGAAGAACGGCTTTTGAAAACTACAGAAGAAAAACACAAGCTCATATTAGAAAAAACATTGACTACTTAGCAAAAAGAGGTTTCCTATTTAGTGAATACACTTCAATTCCAACGGGACCTTTTGCTATTATCAACAAAAACTTTGACGAACTTCTAAAAAACAGAATTACTAGCGTTCCACTTAATAAATTCACTTATAAAGATAGTGATGAAAATCTTAAAAACTATTCTAGAATTTCAGTATCAGTTGATAGTGATTTATTTCAAGAATATTTCGATAAACTTAAGTGATTACTTTTTTCTCTTTTTCTTTCTAGCTTTAGCTTCTTTAGCTTTTGCCCATAGAGCAGCATCTGCTTTTCTAGCACCACCAGCACCAGTGATAAATGAATTTACTCGACCCATACCCCATTGGTGTTGAGCAACACCAGGTCTATGTCCCGCGTTCCAAGCCTGCATACCTTTAGCAAAAACTTTTCTTAGAATACCCATTGGAATTCCAGATGCTTTCGACTTTTTCTTTAATGACTTAGTTACTCCTGATTTTTTAGACTCCTCTAAAGAGTCAAGCTCAGTTGATGTAAACTGTTGATTCTTTCTAAGGCTATCTATAATTTGTCTTACCACAAAGATATCTAAATCCAACTCAATTGAAATTTGTTCTTCAGTTAGTCCCATTTCTAAAAGTTCAGATACATCTTCCATATCAGCATGTGTGAAGTCCTCAAAACTATAGTTTTCATAGTATTCATCACCTTCCTCTTCCTCTCTTGGATTATATGGACCACCTATAAAGTGCTCACCGGTTGATGATTCCCTATCTAATTCACCTTGCCATTCTTCAGTTTCTAAAGAATGATATAGTTCTTCTAACTCATCATCAGTCATTACTTCTAACTCATCTAATTCAAAAGTAGAAGTATTATAAAGAGTCTCAATCATCTCTTGTCTGTTTGATGGCTCTCTGAAGCTTTCGTATGTTCTAAGGTATTTCATGTTTTAATTTATTTTTCTTTGTCTCCAAACATTCTTTGGTAGGCTTTAGTAGCGGCTGATTTTTTTGTTTTTACTCTTTTACCTTGACCACCTTTACCAGATGAGTAATCAGCATCCCAATCTTTTTTATATTCCTTTTTACCTCTAAAGGTATCAATCTCTTTTTTCATCTTACCAGGATTTTTAGTTAAGTATTTTCCAGGAATTTTACGACCCTTATATCTTTGAGCTTTGACTCTTTCAGAAATTCCTAAAATTCCTAAAATATCCTTTTCAATCATATCTAAACCTTCATCTATAGATTCAACGTTAGCTTGAAAATCAGGGGAGTCACCGGCAAACTTGGCAATTGACATATTATCGATATCAAATTCATATCGAATTGCTAAATCACCTCTTGTAAAATTTATTACAATCTCATGGTCTGATTTATTCTCCCACTCGTAAATTAAACTGTTATCAGACATTCCATCTATTAGGTCTTTCAATTCTTGCATCTTAGCATCAATCACATTATCGTGATTTTCTATGAACTCTCTAAATAATTTGATAATTCTCATATGGCTATATATTAAATCTAAATTGTGATAAAACAAAATTCTAATTTTGTAATATCATGAAAGTATGGCTAATAAAATCAAATTTCAAATAAAACCTGATAAAATATCTCAATTTATTGAGACTTTAGAAGAATTGACCAGAATCGAAGATACAATTAAATTAAAAATTGACTCTGATAATATTCTTATGTATTCAATTTTAGGAGGAAACGTAATGTTAGCTTTCAAAAACTATCTAATCAACACCTCTGATTATTTTGTAGGCAATGAGTTCGACTTTACTCTTGATGTAATTATTGCAAATGCTAAAAAATTCGTAAAGAATTTAAACTTTTTAATGTCATCTGACAAAGTCACCATCGAATTCTCTTACAAAGAATCACCAGATGATGATGAAATTATGCATGCTCGTTCTATACAGGTTGTTGGTGGTAAACTTAAAGTCAATTGGTTAGCAGGTGAACACTATCAACTTAGAGATATTAATAAAGTAGCACTAAAGAACAATTTGAATATTAAAAATAGAAAGTGGTCATTTAAAATTTCTCAATCAGATTTCTCAGATGTAAAAAAACTTTCAAATATTAATTCAGATAGAATTATAAATATCACTATAGATTCAGGAAAAGTCTTATTTTCTGAAAAGGCAGCTTGGGAATTGGAAATAGATTCCATAGAAGATGATAGAAATTCTAATCTAATGTTAAATAAGAAATTTTTAAGTTGTATAAGAGATGATAAAGATGTTGAATTTAGTATTTTTGACAATTTTATGTTAATTCAAGAAACTAACTCAAATTTAATGTTATCTTTTGAGCAAGATTTCTCCGATGATTAAATTTAAATCCATAAATTTGATGTATGATAAAAAATAAAGAACGTATTCGTATTGCTAGACTTAGAAAAATGTTAGCATTTTCATTAGTGTGTTTGTTTTTTTCCCTTTATTGGGTTAGAATGAAATATATGGATGAAGAATTTGCCGATTTTCAAGTAGAGAGTTATCATCAAGAAATAATTAATCTTGAAACAGAGAATAAGAGATTGCAATTTTTAGTAGATTCAATCTCAAAATCAAAAGTCACAAATATTGAAAAAACAAAATCTAAAATTTTAATAAATACTAAACAAGTAGTAAAAACAACAGACACTACTTTGCCAAAAATAATTGAAGAACCTACAGATAATACTGAAGAGCCTACAGATACTCTAAATCGATAACCATATAATGAAGCAAAACAACTTTAGAAAAAGACCAGAAATTAAAAGAAAACACAAAATTAATTCAGAACTTATTTTTCCAGAGGTAAGGTTAATCGGAAGAGGAGAGCCAATTGTTTTATCAATCAGAGAAGCTCAAAAAATTGCTAACGACGAAGAAAAGGATTTGATTCTTATAAACGAAAATCAAACACCACCTATTGTAAAAATAGAAAACTACAATAAGTTTTTATACGAATTAGAAAAGGCTGAAAAAGAAAAAAAGAGAAACTCTACTAAATCACAACTTAAAGAGATACAACTAAGTGTCAACATTTCTGACCATGATTTAGAAACTAAATCAAAAAAAGGTAGAGAGTTTCTTAAAGATGGAGATAAAGTTAAAGTTGTAATATCACTCAAAGGTAGACAAAAAGCTAGTCCTGAAAGAGGAGAGCTTGTTATGTTAAAATTTGCACAATCAGTTGAAGAATTCGGAATACCAGAATCTTTACCAAAGTTAGAAAGTGGCAAATGGTTAATGATGATAAAGACTAAAAAGAAATAACATAAACTTTTGTCATTAAAAGTCATAAAATCTTTATGACTAAAGAAGAAAAAATCAAAAAAGTAGAACTTCTTAAAAGAAAGGCTTCTGATTTAAAAAAAGAAGTTGATTATTACAACGCTCTTCAATTAGCGCTCAAATTAGTTCTAAATGGATCTTATGGAGCATTCGCTACCTCTTACTTTATTCTATATAACAATCACGTTGCTGGAACCATTACCGCACAGGGTAGAGACTTAACCAGAACAATGGATAAAGTAAATGAAGACTACTGGTATAATCAATGGCACTTAGACCACGAATTACATTTCAAACTTGGTATAAAAGATGTAACGAAAATAGGTAAAGAAGAGCCTGTATCAATATATGCAGATACCGATTCACTCTTCGTTTCATTCAAACCCGCTATTGATCATTGTGTTTGGAAAAATCTTATTTTTGAAAAAAGTTATCTAAATTCATTAGATAAAAAATTTATTATACTTTCATCAGAAGACATTATCTGTAAAAACGATAATTGTATTGGAATAGCAAACGATATACACACATTAAAAAATCTAATCACACAAGACTACGAACTACTACTGTTTGATGGAAATTTTGTAAAAGATAGGTCACTAAATAAACTAATTGATGAAGGATTTTTTTCATCCGAGATTAGATGGAACTGGTCTAATGAACAAGACTTTATTCACGGAGCAGACCACTTTAGATATGGACAATATTTTAAAGATTGTTTAGAAGAATATGCTAATTCTTTTGGTGTAGAAAATAAAGAAGACTTCGAGTTAGAAAGGATTTCAGAATCCATTATTAACATTGCTAAAAAGAAGTATATCTGTCATATCACATATGAAGATGGAATTCCTTTTGAAAGACTAAGTTATCTTTATCCTAAAGGAGTGGAATTGGTAAGGTCATCAACTCCAGCCTTTGCTAGAGAAAAAATTGTAAATATTGTAAAATATCTTTTTACAAATCCAGATACTTTTAACATCAAAGATTTACTTAAACTAGTAAAACAACTTAGAAAAGAGTTTGAATTAGCAGACATTGATGATATCGCAATGCAATCATCCTGTTCAAACTATGACGTAAAAGTCTTAAATGATAAAACACTTCCACTTCAATTTGTTTCCGGAGCACATTTTGCTGTAAAATCAGCTGCTCATTATAACTACTTACTTTCTAAAGACAGAGAGATGCAACAAAAGTATGAGTTCATTAAATCAGGAACAAAAATAAAATACTATGTTTGTAAAGACAAATCAATAACTGATATGTTTGCCTACATTAGAGGTTCATTTCCACACGAATTTGCACCACAGATCGATTATGATACTCAATTCGAAAAGTCTATCTTGTCTCCGATAAATTCAATTATTGAACCACTTGGTATGCCTGAGATTACAAAGAGACTATCAGTGGTTATGGATATCTTTTCTGGATTTGGAAAAGGTGGATTTTAATTACTCTGAATAAAGTAAGTTAGAACTTGGAACTATGTAGTAAGATCTACCATCTTCGTCAAATCCTGTTTTGATACCAGAACCTTTAAACACATATGACTTATCAAACAAAGTTTTTTTACCCGTATCAGTAACTAAAACTAAATAATGAGTTTTAATTTTAGTAAAGTCACCACTTATAAACACATGATAAAAATTATCAACTAAATCTATTGAATCTAAAGTTTTAATTTGAATAGTGTATGGGGTTTCTCCGACTTTAAAGTAAGCATCTACTCCAGCTATATCTTGCTCAGAGCTATCCGGTGGTAAAATTTCAACATCAAATCCTTTACTTAAAGCATATCTTTTGAATAAATCAGAACCTTCTTGTTCTCTAAGTGCACCAGATTCAGTCACTCCTCTAAGTGCATTATAAATCATATCAAAGTAGGTTCCATCAACATCGAATAAATCATAACTATTATTTCTAATAAAATTGATTATATCATCTGGGTGATTTACTGTCATATTTAAGTCTAACATAATATCAGCTATAACATACAGGATTTTAATGTTCTTTTGAGACTTGTTAAGTAATTCACTTGATAGAGGTCTTCCGTTTCTATTAATTGTATCACCTTTTTTAATTTCCGGATAATATTCATTAATAATAGATCTCACTAGCTTCTCTTTTTCTTCGGTTTTATCAGGATCAAAATTTATTAAGTAATTATCTGTTTTGAACAATCTGATTGGTCTATATTCTGGTTTGAATTTGTCAAATTCTAATATTAATCTCATGGTGGTATATATTAAAAGGTGATATATAATTTATGAAATTAGATGAACTATATCCATTTTATCTCATTTTTTTGGAAATGAGATTGGAAAAGAATATAATTAATAAAGGTAAGTATTCTCTTCTTAAAATTTCCGAATCATACTTTGAGAATTTTAAAAAGAGATGGGACTTAGAAGAAACTTTAAGAAGTGAAGTTATAGAATACAATAAATCTGAAATAAGAGATAAAAAGATAGACGATATATTCGATGACATTGATTGAAAAAATACAAGTTGATGGAACTAATGTAAGTTTTTACAATGGTATCGATATTGATAGAGTCATAAGTCACCCTAAAGATGGTTCATCTGGCTTTATTTTTTGTTTTATAGACAACTGGATTAAAGAAGTTAAAAAATGGGAAAGAGAGTCTAAAATAGACTCAGTATTAGTAGGAAAAAAATTCAGAAAGTTTGAAAGTAAAAATCTTGAAAACAATTACGTCGCTATTTATCAATTAGAAGGAACAGAACCAGGTAAGTTATTTGAAATTATTAAAGACAAAGTTTTAAATAAAAATTTTCCCGAACACCCCTGGATACCGATATCAGGAATTGATAAAGGAGCTTGGAAAATAGTAAATTCAAAGGTTTCAAACTGAATATATAATTTAATGAAAGTTATGAAACATCTAATGAGATATGAAGGCTACACATCCAAAGAAAGAGTGGATGACATCTTAGACAAAATATCTAAGTATGGAATGCAATCGCTTACTACATTAGAAAAAGACTTTCTCGACGCACACAAATCCGGTCAAGAAGAAGAATATCACGACAAACTAGCTAAATCTGAAACAGAAAACACATTCGAAGATGATAATGGATATTTTAAGTTTGAATTTGATTCTTGTGAAGATTACGGTGATGAAGTTCACTATTTAGGAACACTTTATGTTCCTGACTTAGTTTGGCCAAACGGTAAAACAATAGAGGGTAGATTAGAAGGCAGAATTGTTGTCTATTCAAACGGACAAGTGTCTCCAGATTTTTATTCAATTGAGACTGATAAAACAACGGGAGACCACTATGATGTATTTGAATTTTGTAACGGATTGGAATATGAATTAGACTCATTCATTGATTATGTAGTCTCTGAGTTGGATCAAAAAGATTAATTTCAAATTTAATATATAACAAAAAATAATATTTAAAAATGATTAAAAGATATAATCAATTTGTTAAAGAAAATAAAACAAATGAAGAGTATGAATACTATACAGAAGTAGATACTCCAAGTTTACCAGCTTTAGGACAAAGAGCAGAGGCGACTCCAAGTGAAGCTCCTATAATGGATGAAATGCCAGAAGAAATGACTGGAGAAGTTGAAGAAGTAGGTGTTGATAAATATACAGATGCGCTTCAAAAGTTAGCGGACGCCGCTGGTGTTGAATATGATTCAGTAGAAAAGTCTGTAGTTATTGATGGTAAAAAAATAACATTCCCGACTGAGACTGAAAAGTATCATGTAGAAGGTGTTAAAAAACCTTTTGCTACTTTAGAAGAAGTTTTAGCATATTTTGAAAATGGAGTTTCACCACAAGCTAGACAGGAAGTTAGAGATGAAATGTCATCAATTGCTGACGAGGAAGTTTTAGATAGACAAGAACAATTTGAATCTAAAAGTTATAAATCTAAAAGATTTAAAAAATGAGACTAATTTTAATTATTATTTTAGTAGCAATTATAAGCTCTTGTAAAACAAGTAAAGAACACTGTGATGCTTATTCACAAAACGAAATAAAAAAAGACCATCAAATTTGATGGTCTTTTTTGTTATTCAGTTTCGTCTGTTGGAGCTTTCTCTTTTTGTATTTTATTGATGATATACCCTGACACTGCAAATTCAGCAGCTGCCCAAAGTATAAACTCACCCATTGATAAAGTCTCATACTTTTGAAGTAAGAAGAAAATCATACCCCATTGTGCGATAAGAAATGCAACTCCTGATTCAATTCTTTTCTTAGAAAAGTAAGAGGGTTTAGGAGAGTAAATTTTAATTAATTCTTTGATACCCCATTTGATATTTTCCCAACCAAAGAACCACTTTTTCTTAGTTTCTGCTTGAGTAGGAGCAGAACTTTTATTTTCTGTTTTTGACATAGTGATTATTTTTCTTTTATATATTTTATTTAGGAAAACATATTTTACCAATATATAACATTGATGAATATTTTCAAAGTTTTAAAATTTTTAATAACTTCTAAACATTCACATTTTATTTCAGTAGATAAACCAACTTATAAACGGTGGAAATTTTTAGTAATTTTAGCTGTTAAATTAAATAAAAACTACAAGTCAGTAGAGATTTTTAGAAAGAAATTTAAAATTTTAGAAGATTTCGTAGTTGTTGGTCTCAAATACAGTGGGAAAAATGTGAGAAGAAGAACCTCAGGTTTCGCAAAGGAATTTATTGAACAAAACAAAAATGCAAAGTGCATTTACTGTGATAGAAAACTCACTCTAGATAACGCGACTGCGGATCACATAATACCAATATCAGATGGTGGAAATAACTGCCAAGTAAATCTCGTAGTTTGTTGTAAGGATTGTAATAACGAGAGAGGAAATCTTGATTTCAGATACTATATGTCGAAAAAAAATAGTAAAAAGTTAAAGTATTTTATTTAAAGATATTTAAGACCGTCAAACTTTTTGTTATAATCAACCTCTTCAATTTTTTTCTTTTTTCTTTTAAATTTAGGTATCCATTTTATATCTAAAACGTCTTTACTAAAGAACATCGGTAATTCTAATTTTTTATACGGGTTCTCAACAAGAGTTGCTAATTTATTTATATCTTTTACTTTTGATACTCTATGTAAAAGCGCGTATGGATCACTAGAGTTTTTCTTATCCACAATAGACTCAAATAGTTTTTTCCATAGAAAAACCGACCAACCATTTTTTAATTTCTCTTCAGATTTTTTATAACCCGCCTCATCATTATCAAAGAAATATTGTATTTGTAAATCATTGGCTTCTAAAAACCGATAGTCTGTATTAACACCAACAAGACCAATTGAGTTGGGAAAAAATAGAGAATCTAAATAACCTTCAAATACAGTTATTGTATCTCCGAAGTCAACATTTAAAATATTAAAATAGTAAGACAATTTATTATAAATTACTAATTGATTTATATCTAACTCTTCTTCAACATCTTTACCAATACTTGTCCACTCAAGTAAGTTTTCATAATTATAGATTTTAAACATCCGCCTTTTTCCTTCTTTTAGATTTCTAATTTGAAGACCGAGAACTTTTGTATCTCTTCTATTAAGCATAACTATAATCCATTCAGACTCATCTTCATTTTTCCAATACTTAGCTTGATAGATGTTTTTGTGAAATTCAGCAGGAATACCCCGACCAATAAGATATTTATATACACCTCCATTTACTTGTATTGGTTTGAAATCAGATATCGGGGTTAAGTCTTGAGAAAAAACTCTTTCTAATTCAGAAAGGTCTATTAAGTCTTCAAATTTAGCATCTACAAAGTCTCCTTCATAATCAGAATAAGTCATAACACTATTTAAGTGTTCAATCATTTCTAACTTTTTATCAGGATCTATTTGTTCATTAAAGTCTTTACAGAACTTGTCTAAAGTAGTTTTTTTATCACAGTTGAAACAAATGAAAATTAGACGATTCAAATAAAGATTACCTCTTTTTTTAAACTCTGATTTTCCATCACCACAATATGGACAGCAAACGTTTAATCTATCAGTATATTCAATTAACTTTCTTCTTCCTTTGGAAGAAAATTCTTTATTTAACACTGATTGAATTATATTTTTTATATAGTTCTTGTCCATCTTTTATTACGCAATAAGGGCATTCAATTTTAATATATATTATAAATTCTGATTTTGTTTATGAATTACTTATCATTTGAGGAAGCTAGAGAATTTGTAAGAAATCTGAAACTGAAAAATCAGAGAGAATGGTCAAATTGGATAAAAGGTAAATCCATTGGTATACCTTCAAATCCACATGTTTACTACAAAGATAAGTGGGTATCACTTTCTGATTGGATAAATTCGAAAACAGAAAGTTTTAATAACCGAGAATATCATGATTATGATTACTGTAAAAAATTGATTAAAGAGATGAAATTCAAAAATAGAAACGAGTTTTATCTTTTCGTAAAAAATGAAAATATAGATAAAAAAATACCAAATAGACCAGATCATGTATACAAGAGATTGAATAAGTGGGAAAATTGGCAAATATTCTTATCTATTGAAAAAACACCACCACGACAAAAATCAAAACTATTTCTTAATTATGAGGAAGCTAAAGACTTTTTAAAAGAACTTAGACTTACACATGAATCAGATTATGTAGATTACATTGAATATAATAATGTCGAGTTTTTACCAAAAAGACCAGATTATGTTTATAAAAAAAATTGGAATGGATATTTAGATTTTTTAGGATGTGAGACAAATAGAACCTCTTTTGGTGAAAGAAAAATAAAAGAATTATTAGACCTAAATAAAATAAACTATATTAAGGAAAAAAAATTTGAAGATTGTAGAAATATAAAAGAATTACCTTTTGATTTTTATTTACCTGATCATAATATCTGTATAGAATACGACGGTGAATTACATTATAGACAATCGCAAATTTTCGGAGGAGAAAAATCATTAGAGCGAATAAAAAAACACGATAAAATTAAAGACGATTGGTGCTTAAAAAATAACATAAAACTTATAAGAATTTCTTATAGGCAAAAAAGAAAAATCACAAAAATATTAAACGAATTGATTAATTAATATAAAATAAGTATATTTGTTTATTATGACACTAAAAGAAATTTACGAAGCCAATATTGACATAAAAGAGTCTCAGATTCCAGAAGAGTGGAAGGAGAGTTTCTCTAAATTTATTATGGGTTCAACTTGTTTAGCTGAGACCAATGAAGATGGAACTGTAAAAGAATTTATTTACTATGCTTGTGACTTTAGGGCTTGGTATTTTCAAAATCAAAAAGCTATTGAAAGAGATATAAAAATCAATCAAATATCTAATAAATAAAAAAGTCCTCTTATTTAGAGGACTTTTTTCTTTTTTTCATATCTTTACTGATTTCTTTAGAAGTCTTTGATAGATAATCAACTTGTCTTCTAAATTGGTTATAGAAATCATCTTGTCTATTCATAGCACTTGATGGATTCAATCTACCAGTCATGTTACCAAATTGAGTAAAAGGTAACACTGAATTTTCCAAACCTGGTGTTTGATGTGAGGTCTCACTTAATATCTCAGGAAATTCTCTTTCAGTTGTGGTTATATTTTCCGCATCTTTCGTGCCTTTAACTACAATTTTAATTATATTTTGAAAAGTTTCATGACTTAAATTTTTAATTAAGTCTACTATGTGTTTTTCATTTTTAACATCGTCATCTGAAAAACCAATCATAGCAACCCATTTCTCACCACTTAGATCTATCAATTCGCTAATATGCGAATCAACATCGTGAATGAATTCCATCAAAGCGTCTTCTTTTGCTTTTTCGGGATTTGAAGGAGAACCTCCGCGAGATGGTGCAGAAACTCCAACAAAATGACAACTATCTAAATATTTTTCAATTAATTTATTTTGACTAGGTGTCTCTTTTAAAAGTCTTGGAAAATCCTCTCCTAAGGTTCCATATAAGTAGCTAAATTTAGCTATGTGATTATACATACTAAACAATTGTTGTTCTGTTAGAACGTTATCAATAATCCACTCGACACCTTTTCTCATTGTCTCAGACTCGTGGCCTCTAGCTGTAATAATTGCGAATATTGCACCGTTTGAAAGACATTCAATAAAATCATTCCATGAAGGAGCAAAACTATTGTTGGCTATCGCTTTCTTTGTATCTTCTAAAAAAATTCCGGGACCAGACGGACCATTATCTCTAAAATCAGAGTAAGCAGCACCTGGGTCACCATTTAGTAGTCTATAATTTTCTTTATCATCTCTAATTAATGCAAATTCAGCAGTTGAGACATCAACTGGAATCCAACTATCACCATCTTTTTTTTCTAAATGAATCACAGTTGGCATACTAAGAATATTATCATCCCAGTCAAAAGCATAATATAGCAATACGTTAGTATCTTCAGATACAGAAGATTCTTTAATGAATCGACTAAATTTTTTAATCATTAATTTATTTTCTTTTTGAAGCCGGCTTCTTATTAATAAATGCTTGAAAAGACTCTAATGAAAGTTCATCATCGTTGTCATTATCGTCATCATCATCGTCATCGTCATCGTCATCATCGTCATCACCTTGAATTTCATCATTCTCTGGTTCTTCATCGATTTGGTCTTGAATATCATCTTCTTCATCTCCGAAATCTTCTTCTTCATCGTAGTCACCAAAAGGTTTTACATCACCCATTTCACCAACTTCTTCACCACCTTCTTCTGCAAATTCATCATCAGACTCTTGAACACTGATTGTAAATTCCTCAACAACCTCGTCATCTTTTGCAGCGTTAACAGAAATTACCCCATCAACTTCTTCGATAGTGATTAAATATCCACTTATTTCAACACTAGTTTTCATATTTTATAATATTTTTTTAGTTATATATTAAAATCTAAAATTGCTTTTAGTTGAAACTTTTACCACATTATCACATAAAAATTGAAATTAAAAATTTTTTTTATGAATAAAGACCTCAGCAAATTCTTACTAAGTCAATCAATATCCAGTACTTTTCAGTATGACTACTTCAAAAAAACACAAAGAAAAAATACTACTTCACACCTTTTGGAATCAAACGGTCTACCTGTTGATATTTTTTCAAAATTATTAGACGAAAGAATAATTTTTTTATCAGATGAAATTGATTCAGATGTTTGTAACATCATCAAAGCACAACTTCTTTACTTAGACAGTGAGTCAAACGATGACATTTCCATCTATATTGATAGCCCGGGTGGGTCAGTTTATTCAGGAATGGGATTGTTAGATGTGATTGACTTTGTTAATTGTGATATATCAACAGTAAATACTGGATTAGCAGCATCTATGGCAGCAGTAATTCTTTGTTCAGGTGAAAAAGGAAAAAGAAAAGCTTTAAAAAGAAGTAGAACTATGATACATCAACCTCTTACCTATGGTGGTTGGATGCAACAAGCATCTGATGTAGAAATAGAAGCTAAAGAAATGAATCATCTAAAAAGAGAATTATACGAAATTATTTCAGACAGAACTGGACAGTTGTATGATAAAGTTTATAAAGATGGTGATAGAGACTACTGGATGTCATCTAATGATGCGAAAAAGTATGGTATGATTGATGAGATTATTGCCAAAAGAAAATAAAAAAACCCACTCATTGAGTGGGTTTTTCTTTTTAGTTCGTTTTTGATTTTGGCTTACGAGGCTTAGATGCCTTTTCAACCTTAGGCTCTTCTTTCTTAACTTTAGCTTTAATATCCTTCGCTGTAACCTTAGCTTCAGATTTTTCAACTTGTTTAGTTTTTGGAGCTTTTGGTTTTTTTGGAGACTGAACCTTAGGAGCTTCAGTTTTTACCGGAGCTTCTACCTTAGTCTCAGCTTTAACTTCAGCTTTTACTGGTGCCTCAGTCTTTACTTCAACCACTTCTACAGTCTCTTCTTTTTTACCAAAACCAAAAAATTTCTTAATTGATTCCCACATAATTTGAGTTTATTTTTTTTTATATATCAATAAGTTTTATGTCCCTTATAAAAAACCTCAAAAAAATCAAGATATTAAACCAGAACATTGATTTTATATATAAATATGAGATGAAATTCCGTTATGATAAATCAACTGAGGAAATTGTTGTCACATCTGCGACAAGAATCGAATACCACCAATTAAATTTGTGGTTGACTCGTCATGTGAAAGGTTACAGATATATGCCAGCTTTTAAGATGGGTGTTTGGAATGGACAACAATCTTATTTTAAAAATGGCAGAATTAGTTTAGGTCTTTGGAGAGAAGCCATGAAAGGTTGTAAAGAGATAGACGCATCTTTCATTTTAGAAAATAAAGAAGATTTTCCACTCAACAGAGAAGTTACTTTAGAAAGTGTTCAAGATTTTTGCAAAGAATATTTCAAATTTCACAAGGTAAAAACTAAATCAGGAGAATGGATACCATTTATGCCTTATGACCATCAAATTGAATCAGCCTATAGAATTTTAAAAAACAGATACTGTATGGCAGAGGTTGCTACGTCAGGTGGTAAATCACTTATCATCTCAATAGTAATGTTTTATACACTCAAGCATATTCAACCCGAAGCTAAATTTCTAATAATAGTTCCATCAATAACTCTTGTGACTCAATTCTATGATAATATAATGGAGTATAACTGGGGAATAAACAGCTTAGCCGAAATGAGGGAAAAGAAGTTAGATTCTATTCTTAATCCAGAAGCAAAATACACACCTTGTGATGTTAGGGTTGAAGAAGTTATGTCAGAAAGACCTCGTAAATATTCTGGAACACAGGACGCAAATGTCTTTATTGGAACTTATCAGTCTTTAGAAAAGTGGCCTAAGGAGTTCTTTCAACAGTTTCATACTGTAATTACAGATGAGGCTCACGGAGCTAAAGCAAAAACCATCACTACAATATTACACAAAACATTCAAACATGCTTATTCTAGATTTGGAGTATCAGGAACTTTTCCAGAAGATGATACTTGTGAAATTTTGACAATACAGGCGGTATTAGGTCCAAAGATTACGGAAGTATCAGCTAATGAATTAAAGGAAAAAGGCATTATTACACCTATGGAAATAAAAGCTGTAATAATGAATCACAATGATAAAGAATTCGACGAAAGGATACAAATAATTAAAAAAGGTGGAAATGGGAAAGATGCTTTTGAATTAGAAAAAGCCTACATTCATATTTCAGAGAAGAGATTGGATTTTATAAAAAAGATAGTTGAAAAGTGCAATTCGAACACACTTTTACTTTTTCACACAATTGACTATGGACAACAAATATTTAGTAAATTACAAAAAGATTTACCAGGTAGAGACTACTATTACATAGATGGTGAAATTTCTGGAAAAAAACGAGAAGAAATAAAAAAACAAATGGAAGTGACCGATGGTAACATAAAAGTCTTAGTAGCATCATATGGAACACTTTCAACTGGAGTTTCTATTAATGCCATCTTTAATGTGATTTTTGCTGACTCTTTTAAATCAGAACAAATTATTATACAATCTATAGGTAGAGCACTTCGACTACACTCTGAAAAAGACAAGGCCACAATATTTGATTTAGTTGATGTTTTTGATATTGGCAACATGTCAAACATTCTATTTAGACATTTTAGAGAAAGAGAAAAGTTCTATCAAAAAAGACAATACCCATACAAAGTTATTAAGATTAATCTTTGATGTAAAAGACACCCATTAATATATAAATTATGGGCAAATTAGAGGCTAAAGGAACTTACATCAGTAAAATGAACTCCACTCAGAAAAAAAACATGGATATCATTATTCAAGTTTTTAAGGATGGAGGCGTAACTAATCCAATTTTTATTGCAGCTGTGCTTGGTATTGTAAGTAAAGAAAGTGCTTTTACAATTCAAAGAGAAAACATGAACTATACTACTGTAGCTCGATTACAGGAGGTCTTTGGATTAGACAAAACAAAAGCTTCTGAAATTGTCGGTAATGAAAAAGCTATCGCCAACTGGGTTTATGGGGCCAAACCACATGGTCGAAACAAATCACCACACATAGGTAATACAGGTGCGAATGATGGTTATAATTATAGAGGAGGTGGATTTAATGGAATTACTTTTAAGGCAGGTTATGAAAAATACTCGGATATAGCTGGATTTGATATGGTGAAAGATCCAGACAAAATTAATAACGCGGTAGTCTCCGCCAAAATTCTTTTAAAATATTATAGAAATACAGTTCCTCAAGTTGGAAAATCATATGGTAGTGCAACTATGAATGACTTTAAAAATTTAGAAGATGCAGTTTTGTGTGCATACCACTGCACTGCTGGAACAGGTAAAAAAGTTTCTAAAATTAAAGCCCTTCTTCTCAATGATTCATTAGGTGGAATGACAAAAGCACAACATCGAAAAGAGGAATTCTATGAATATGTAAAAAAATTCGCAGGTCTTAAAGAACCATTGGGTGCTGTTTTATCCTCTGGCTCAAGTGGAAATGCTACTCCTGAAGTTCAAGGGGTCACAGCTTCGGAACAAACTCAACAACCAGCTTCTTTACCAGCACCTCCACCACCACCACCTGATCCACGAGCAGATGGTTATGTCAAACTTGAGAAAGTTTCAGGTCCAGGTGAGATGATGGGTGAGGTTGAAGCAGAAGTTATTTTTGGTGAAACCATTTTTAAAGGACTTCAATTTGATAAAGAAGGTGATTACGTTGTAAAGGCATATCACACATTTGAAGGAGTTGAACCATTAGAATTTTTAGTGAAAGTCCAACTTAATGAAAATCCACCCTCAACTGAAAAACCAACTCAAGAAGAAGAAACTGGAAAAAGACCAATTATTACGCAAATAGACCCACCAACAATTGCTTTAGCTCCAATTCAGATGCCTGTGCCCCAAGATTCAAACAAACAAGCAAACGCTGAAACACTAAAACAGATAGGTTTGACACCATTTATCTGGTACAATGGTTATCAAATAAAAGAGAATGATATTTACTATTTAGTTTTATATTATAAAGGAATAGTTCCGGCAGTAGAAGTGAATTTTATAGACTCAGCAGCCATTCTTAAAAAGGTAGGTTTTCCAGGTTCTGATTCAACTTTTGATGTATTCATGAATTCTGGAAGTGCAGTTCTTAAGTCTATACACTTAAGAATGAAGATAGATAACTTTCAAGAAAACCCAAACAAAACATATACGATGACAGGAACTCTTGATTTGAGAGACTTTTATAAAGTTAACTATAGATCTTGGACCGGAACGTCTTTTGAAGTTTTAAGACAAATGTGTAGTGAACTTAAAATTGGATACAACTCTAACATTGATAAAACCGATGATAGTATGAAATGGACCAATACAGGTATGACCTGGAGAGAATTTATGGGTGATGTGATAAGACATTCTTATATCGCAGATGACTCTTTTACTCTAGCATACATCGATTTTTATTACTGTTTAAACTATGTAGATTTAGAGAAAGAGTGGAGAAGAGATGTTAGTGCTGACGTTGGTATATCATCAACAGGAACTTCACAAATTGATACTAAAACACCGGATGCTGATAAACTACTACCACTTGTTTTAATGAATGAGAAGTCTCAGAATAGTGCGAACACTTATTTCTTGAACTACTCTGTTCAAAATAACGCTACTAATAAAGCTATTTCAAATGGTCAATTTACTATAAGTAAATATTATGATACTGCGACTAAACAGTTTTTGATTTTCAATGTAGACTCTCTTACGACTCAGGATGATTCCAAAATAATTCTTAAAGGAAAACCAGCAGATTCGACGGAATTAGAAACAAACTATACGACTGTATTTGGAGGTAGAGTAGATTTATCTAATGTTCATAAAAACTATCTTTATGCGGATGTTTTAAACAGTAGAAACTTGACCGATTTGAGTAAAATTGTAGTCACTTTAGAACTACCTCAATTAAATTTCAACTTGTACAAATTTCAAAAAATTAGAATTCAATTTATCAATGAAGCTCCAACAATCGCTGAAGAAGATTTAAACCAAAAGAGAATCAGTGGGGAGTGGATGATAGTTGATATAAAATTTTCATGGCAGGCATCCGGAACAAAAGGAGAAACAGTTCAAACCGTAACCGCAGTTAGAAAAGAATTAGAGAAAATTCCAGAAGACGGTGCCACAACCACTACACAAGAACAAGCAATTCTTAAAGAAGAAAATGTTAATGAGCTGGCTGTTGAGACACCACCAAATAGCAAATATAAAGTAGATGAAATCTACATTGTTCAAGACAAAGAAGGTAAAACATATGAATTTACTGTGACTGAAATTTTAGAAAATGGAGTGGAAGTTAAAGGTTGGTTATATGAAGATTAAAAATAAAATGTAGTATGAAAAAGATAATTTCAAATTCGTTTAAGTGTGAAATAGGTGACTATAACTGTTTGCAAAATTTAGACCAAACAAATATAGATTCAAATGCTAATATGATTTCAAAAATAAACTCAGAATTGAAAAATTATTACAAAGAGTTGAAAAAAAATCCATACGTTTCTTCACTCAGAATAACAATAGATGATTTAAATTTTATTGTTAATTGGGAAGCTACAATTGACGAAAGTCCAGACGGAAGGGCGTATATAGGATTGGCCTGTAGAGGAGCATCTGGTAAATCAGATGGAGTGGATGGATCCATACATAGAGCATTTATTAAAACTGATTCTAAGAAAAAAAAATTACTTAGAGAAGTTTCAAAGAAAACAGAAATTGCAGACATAGCTGATTTCAATTTTCAAACCAAAACATCAGGTTTTAGTATACGACAAATATTTGTTATTTACACTAATCCAGAAATGTATCCTTACTTACCTAAATCACAAAATAAAAATTTTGTCGTTGGTAAAGTAATTGAAGCAGATCCAGATAAAATTGACAACAACGGTGAACTAATCTCTTCTCTTCATTCAGGAGAAGCTTATTCTCAGATAATGAATTCATTATTTAGAAGAAACAAAACACAATAATATATAATTCGATGTCAGTTAAAGTAATTAGTGATAAATTTGGTGGTTTAGGAACAGCTTGTCAGGGTAGTTGGGATGCAATGCACACCTTTTCTACAAGAAAAATTGGTGGAAATTTTGGTAAAGATAAGTCAGGTGCAAGTCTTGACAAAGGAGGCCGAATGCACTCAAAAGTATCAGAAGCTCTTAAAGCCTTTTATAAAGACTATGGTCTCAATCCTTGTATAACCGCCATAAAACTTAATGTTATTGCTTCAACTTGGACAGTAGAGTGGGAGGTGACGATAGAGGAATCCCCTGACGGAAATGCATATGTTGGTTTAAATTCTTGGGGAGGAGCCAGTGGTGGTTACCCGTCAAAAAAACCACCGTCAGGACACGCTTATAGTAATTATAAAACAAAAAGAAAAGAAATAGGAGCAACACCAGGTGTTGTTATTGCAGATGTTTTAGACTTTCATTTTCCAGGAGGTTTCCGTCAAATATTCTTTCAACATACGGATCCGAAATATCCAAATAAACCAAAATCTGCTAATGCTAAGATAGGAACTGTAGGTGTTCAAGTTGGACCAAGTGGTTCACCTAAAAACTTACCAGAATATAATAATACTGTAGTATACACAACTTCAATAACACCAGGAGCTGCTACATCTACAACGGCTACGACAACAGAAACTCAGGGTTCTACACAAAGTGCTGGTGCTACAGCAAAAGTAGGAACAGTAGATGGAACGTCTGTGAACACTGGTGGTAGTTTTGACTTTGTCACTTTAAAAGAGTGTTTTATAAGTGTTCCACCGAGACGAGGAGGAAGTGTTCCTATTTTTATCTATTATCCTAAAAATGAAATTTTTGAAACAGATTTTGAAAAAACAGAAAACATTTTTAAATTTAGTATAGGTGAGGATAATGTAAAAGGAACACACTCCGGTATTAAGATGGCAAACCGAGTAATCGGTTTTGATAATAAATTTTTTAAATTAAACGATAATAAAGTTGATGAACAGATTCTGGCTCAAACAGAGTCTCCAGTTAAAGACTGGTTTAATAAATATGTTAATGTTTTTGCAAATAATCCATACTCTGATTTTAATAAACTTGTTCAAGAGGTAGTTCAAGAGATTGAATCAAGAGCTCTTTTGCCATCATCTCTTAACTTATTTCTTTATGGTGAGTCAACTAACTCCGATACTCCTGTAATGCAGGAGATTCCTAATCTTACAGCTAATATTAAAACAATAACTTTAATGGAGGCGGTTCCAACAGTAGAGTTAGTTGATATTGCGACAAAAATTAAAGCAGCTGGTGGTAAAGTTTATTACACCTATAATCCAAAGTTATTCAATATTGATTTAACCGACATCACATTAGTGACTTCAAATCCAACAGCGGCCACATACTCATTTAAAAATGGAACAATTGGTCAAAGTTCGGCTATGTTTCCTAACTCATCTCTTATTGGTTTCACACCGTCAGTTGTGTCTAATCCAGTCGCGTCAAACTCTGGGTTAACAACAAGTTTCTGGGATTTGACACTTCCAATCTCAGTAAATAAAAATGGAGCAAACTGGGAACTAAACTTTGGAGGAACAATTGAATCAAAAGCAGTTTTAGCCACTGGACCGACTGGATCAGAAAATTATTTGGTTCCATTTCTACCTGGTGGACTTTATAATGGATTTTCACCACGAGGATTAGTATGGTTAGATGGCAAAGTAATTCACAAAGGGCCTAAAGTGACAAATGACTTGTCGGTTTATAGAAATTTCTTCAGTAGTATATCATATGAAGATAAAGAATGGATTTTCACAACAACAGCGACAGCTTCAGGAACTGGTTCAACAGCAACACCTGCCATTGAAGAGCTTGGAGTAACTTTTTCATTTAGACATAGAGGTCTAAAAGATACCTTAGTTCCATTTACTTACACAAAATTATCTGACGATTTAATAAAAGCAGGTGCTTACGTTTACGATTTATCTAAAGATGCTGCGTATAATAGAACAAGAGCGGGTGGAACAGGATCTGGCTGGCCAGAATTAATTCAACAACCACCTACACTACAAAGTGCAACTGGATCCAGTCAATCAGGATCTACTGCGTCAGGTGCTACAGTCTCTGCTACTGCAAGTTTTTCAATAAGATATTTAAATTTACAAAGCACCGAAGCTGAACTTAATATAGAAATAACTCCACAATTAGCTTTACAAATATTTTCTTACGATATTGAAAGCATTGTTGGAAAAAGTGCCAATCCAAGCCAAACACCTGCTCAAATACCAAAAATAAGGGGACAATTCGTGTTTGATGTGAGGTATAAAGATAAACTAATAAACGATCAACTAGGTGAGTTTACGATAATAGAAAAAGTCGAAATAGATCCGTTCATAGTCACCACATCAGATGATATATCTGGACTAGATCCATCATTTTTAGAAGAAGCGTTCTCTGGAGAAGAGGAGTCACTAGATGATGATGTTCCATCAGATGACCTTAAAACTTTTTTAGGTGAGTTATACAATGAAGAAGAAGCACAATTAGAACAAGAGGCTACTCAACAAGTATCTGCATCAACAAGTGGTTCTTCAACCCTGAGTGCAAGCGGACCTGAACAAGACATAAATTTACCTGGTAAAATCAAAGTGAATAGAAGTGATGCTGAAATTTTCTGGAGTCAATTAGCTGGATATAATGGTAAAACTGAAATACCATCTGGTAGTAACGCAGGTGATCCGGTAGCAAGATTCTTAAAGGATGTTGGTTTAGGTGTTGGAAATCCGTGGTGTATGGCATTTGTTTACTCACAGTTTAAAGAATTCTGTAATAAAAAAGGTCTTAAAAATCCATTACCTAAAACAGGTGGTTGTAAATATTTCTGGTCACAAGCACCGAAAGACTTTAAAATTTTAGCATCAGCTGCAGCCGCTAATCCAAAACTAATAAAAGGAGGGCAAATTTTTATTAAGTCGAGAGACGGTGGAGGACACACTGGTATAGTTCTTAAAGCTGATGGACCAAGCCACTTCTTATCAATAGACGGTAACTCATCAGATAAAGTTAGACTTAATAGATATCAAACATCTAGTATGATGGGATTCATAGACTTTTTCTCAAATCCATACTTTCAAGATGCTGTAGAAGAATTAGCCACACCTCTTTTGAAATCAAGTAAAATTGAAAAAGGTGGAGGTAAAGAAACTTAATAAAAGTTGAATCACAAGCAAGTTTTATTTAATATATAAATCATGGCAAATGGACTTTCGGCTGAAGATATAGAAAACTTACGTAAAGAGGGAATTTCAATCACGGATGTTAATGTTAATACAAACGGATTATCATTAACAGGAACTGCATTTAGTTCTCCTTTGGAGAAACAAAAATATGCAATATACTCTGCCAGGTTAACACAACAGCAACTACAAAAGATTATTTCTTTGAATTCCGGTTCACCTTGGCCACAAACTCAATTGAACCCGGAGTTTAGTAGCACAACTGGATTTCTACCATCTGTACTACTTCAACCAACTTTACAATCTAACCCAGTAAGCTCGCAATTTTCAGCTGGTAGAGATGCAACAGGTGATGTTAAAGTTACACAAACATATGCTAATTATAAATTTGTAGATTGGAGAGGTCAGCAACTAAGTTTTCCACCAAAATCTTTGACAACAGAAGATAGATTTTATGCAGGTAAAGATCTACCAAGAAATAGTCCAATTCTAGTAGACAAACCATACTCTATGAGAGATGTTCCTTTGATATTTGGAGATGGTAGAATGGATTACTTTAGACATGGCTTACAAGTAATAGGTGACGGAAAGGCTGTAAGTAATTTGACTCCGATTGACAACAACGCTCTTGGAGCATCGAACCAAAGGTTAGCAAACTTTAAAGAAACTCCATGGGAAAATGAAGATCCACCGATGTTTGGATTTGATATAATCTTTGATTCTTTTTCTTCTCCATTATTAAATGGATCTTTGACCGACTTCATAGCAAACTATTCAAATGTAAGTGAGATTGCATCAAAAAGACAAGTCTATGAGGAATTTAAAAATCAGTTTCAGAAATTCTTTAGAATAAATGGTGAAATGAAAGTTGACTCTACTCAGATTGCTATGACTTCTTTATATAGTACAGTAGCTGGTGCTGATTCAGCATCATCTATACATAATCCACATAAAAAAAATTATTTAGGTCATTATGTGAAAAAAATCTCTGGTCTGGATTTTTTAATTGAACAGAATAAAGGAGATACAATCAAATACACACCAGACTACAAAAAAGACTTTATAACACTTCAATTACGAGAGGATGTCTCTATGAATATGGGTGTTTTAGCACATCTTTATAAAACACTATATTGGTCAAAGCCAAATGGAAAGATGTTAATACCTGAAAATCTACTTAGATTTAACTGTATAATTATCATTTCAGAATGTAGAAACTTTCAAAGAGTAAAGAAAGGTATCAAAAACCCAGAAAATATAAACATCATAAAAGACAATCTCTCAAGATATGTTTACACACTCAGAGAGTGTCAATTTTATTTTGACAAATTGCCTCTAAACAATGAGGTCGATTTAGGAGACCAAGGACCTACTATGTATGAAAGTTATGATGTAAATTTTGACTTTAAGTATTCGAGTGTAAAACTCGAAAGATTTGTTCCAAATGGGGATTGGGGAAATTATGTCGGTATAGATGGTGGTTCAATTTGGAAAGTTGGTAATAAAGGAACAAGAAATTCTAGAGGAACAACAGGATCTCAAGAATTATCAACTCCGAGATTTTTCACCGTAGGTCCTGATAACGAAACTTACACATATTATCCAAACTTAAAAATAAATGGTGAAGAAAAACCATACATAATGGCTGTTTATGGACCTAAAGCCGACCAACAAGATGAATTTAATTTTGCACAAAAGAAAAGCTCTGAGGGAACTATTGGTGGTAATAACGAAGGATCAGGAGGTCAAAACGTGGGACAATTAGGAGCTGGAAATGATGGAACTAATAATCAGACTTCTTCATCAACAACTGGAACTGAAGCTTCGGGTGGAGGAACACCAGGTAGTGGATTAACAAGTCCAAATGGATCTAAGGCAAGCACTAATGAGGGTTCCGCAGCCGGTGGTTCTTTAGACGCACTTAAAAGTCAATCTCAACAAGCATCCGAAAGCTCTAAACAACAAGCTGAAATTACAGCGGTCCAAGATGCTACAAATTCACAGAAAAAAATGGCTTTTGGTTCGGTTAATGCCGCACTAGGTGATGTATCATTAAGTAAAATCACAAAAACTGTTGCTACACCTTTAAATCAAGTAGTTGCCAATAAAAGCATATCTTCTGATATTGTTTCAGGTAAGTTTTTTGACAAAATGGGTAGTCTAAAATTAGAGGATAGTCTTAAAGGAATAAAAACTGGAGGACTTGCCAATTTAAGTAGTTTAGGTGAAAGTCTTAGCGGTTCTCTAAGTGGTTCTCTAAGTGGTGGTCTATCCGGACTTAAAAGCGCTATTCCTTCATTAGATTCAGTAAAAACTAAATTTTCAGAGGCTAAAAGTAAGGCTACTAGTGGATTTTTTGATATAAGAGGAAATCTTAAATCTAGCTTAACTGATGGTGTAAACAAAGCCGGTTCACTATTTAAGGGACTAAGCTCACAAGCTGACGGTTTATTAGGTGGTCTCGGAGGCCAAGCTAGTGGTTTACTAGGTGGCTTGTCAACACAATTAAAAGGAGGGCTTCCGTCTTTAGACTCCGTCAAAACTAAGTTTTCTTTAGCTAAAACTCAAGCTACTAGTGGTTTCTTTGATATCAGGGGAAATCTCAAATCTAGTCTTACTGAAGGAGCAGCCGGTTTAAAAACAAAAGCTGGTGGATTATTTGGAAATTTAGGCGGTCAAGCAGAGGGTCTGCTTGGTGGTCTGACCGACAAGGTAAAATCCGCTGTTCCATCTTTAGATTCAGTTAAAACTAAATTCTCAGCAGCTAAATCACAAGCTACTAGTGGATTCTTTGATATCAGGGGAAATCTCAAATCAAGTCTTACTGAAGGATCTGAAAAGTTGACAGGTGGTGGATTATTCTCAGGACTTAGTAAACAAACAGACGGTCTGTTATCTGGATTGACTGACAAAGTAAAATCATCCGTTCCATCCTTAGATTCAGTTAAGACTAAATTCTCTGCTGCAATTTCACAACCGACATCTAGTTTCTTTGATATAAGAGGAAATCTTAAGTCAACATTAACAGAAGGGGCCAATAAAATAATGACATCATTTGATCAGGCAGTCGATGATGCAAATTCTTTAACTGATCAAGTGAGTAAAAAGAAAAATGATACAATTAATTTAGTCAAAGGTTTACTAAACCAGGAAGTAGAGGAATCAAAGTCAAATATTGGTAAATTCATAAGTGTTGATAGTCTAAAGGAAAAGTTCACAAATGCATCTGAAATTCCAAACAGTTCATTTTTTGATATCAGAAGTCAAATATCTGGAGAAAAAGGTAATGACACAAGTTCTTTGAACTTAAGAAAGAACCTTTTAAACAACACAATAGATAAAATATATAATACTAAAAATTCTTCAACCTCACCTATAAAATCAAATACACCACCAGCGACATCATTTTTTGACTTAAAAAATCAACTTAAAGATTTCCTCGGAGGAACCTTAGGTGACAAACTAACTGAGTAATGAAAGATAGGAAAGTTGAACAGGGTAAAACCTATGTAGGAGTAGTTGAGGACAATCTAGACCCTGATAAGTTAGGTAGACTCAAAATAAGAGTAGTGGATGTTTTTGATGAAGCAAAAGTTGAAGACTTACCATGGGCTTCACCTTGGAAAGATTTAGCTGGTGGTCAAATTGGTATACCAGAAAAAGGTAAAGTCGTTATATGTGTGTTTGAACAGGGTGATGCTTACAAACCAGAATACATATCAACAGAACACTGGAATATAAATCTTGAAAACAAACTAAAAGGTCTTTCAGATACAGATTACATTTCCATGAAGTCAGTTATATTTGACCACAAAACTCAAATATATTCTAATGATAGTGAAGGTCTAAAACTAGACTACAAGTTTAATAATGTAAATATCAAAAATAACGGCATAAATTTAAACTTAAAAGATAACTCAGGTTTAGTAAACATAGGAGATTCAACAGCTAATCAACAAGCTATTTTAGGAAATCACTTTCTAAATTGGTTTGATTCTTTTGTTGATGCTCTTATGAATAATACAGCATTTTTAGGAAACGCCGGAGCTCCAGTGTTGTCAAATCCAGCATTAGTAAGAATACTCAGCCAGTATAAATCACAAAAAGATTCTACATTTTTATCACATCATGTAAATTTTGTAGACAATAACAAAGTATCAACCGTTAAATTAGAATCCAGAGAAGAAACACCCCAATCAGGTGACACTTGGCAATCTACAAAATCTGAAAACACACTCACTACAACTTCCACTGAAACGAATAAACCAACTGACGGAGAAAAACCACCATACGATGAAAAGCATGTCGAGCCAGCAACCGATAAACCCGGTGTGCTACCAACTGAAGTTCCACCTGCTAAAGTTGTTGAACCACTTCCAGATAAAAGCCTACCAGAATCAAATAAAAAAGTCGAAAAACTCATCTGGTTTCTGAAAAGTAAAAATTATCAGATTTATGAAGTCAATTCACAAATCAATATGGTAGCCTTTAGATCGAAGAACAAAGTCAAAGATGATGAAAATACAAATATAACTAACTTATTCGATGAAGAACTTTGTGTTTTTTTCAAAAATGAAAATAATATTTGGGAACTATTTGAATATGCGATTACTACAGTTCCTGGTTATGTCCCGGCTAAAACAGAATTACCAGATAAAGTTGGAATACTAGCTCTGGGTCAGTATATAGAAAGGTTAAAAATGATTAATTATTTAGGAAATGCCTCATATCCCGCATTATCATTTGATGAGTGCTCGTTACATAGAAATGATAAATTAGATAGATACAATTTTGATGCACCAATCGAAACAGGAAACTTTGCAATGACAATTCATAGGTCCTCAGATGTAAATAGTAGTGAGTTTGTGTTCAATTATTCCGAAGGAGCTCAAGTTTTCAAAAACTTGAATCAATATGAACAATTCATTAAGATATGTCAAAAACAAATCGACAAAGGTGCAAAATCTACTTTTACATACACACTCTGCTCTAAAAAAGAATTTGAAGAATATGCTAGTCCGGATGAACAAAGAGAACTAGCTAAAACTTTACCCGCTACACTGGAAACAACAACGGTTGCACCAACTGCTTCAACAGCCGTAGCAGCCACTCAAAGTCCACCAGCGAACGAATATAAAAAAGAAATGGAGTCTTTAATAAAGAGAAGGTTTGCTTCAGAGTCAGGTAAACCTGGAATAAAAAGTTTTATAGATAGATTTACCAAAGATGGTTCTAACTCGTTTGAGGTTAGTAAGTCAATCTCTTTTGCAGAGGGCATAGGTCGCAAAAATATTGAAGAATTAAATAAAAGTATGTTAGGTTTATCTAAATCAGAAATAGGAGATAATACTATTAAATATTTGGTTTTAAAAAGAATCTATCCAAAACTGAAAAAAGAACTTCAAAATCACATCAATTATTTAATCAAAAAAGGTAAACTCGATGAAAAAGATTATTACTATGTTACTGATGGAAAAAGGTCTATTGAGAAAGGATTATATGTCTGGAGAGTTTCATTCAAAAAAAATCCGGATCCTAAAGCTCCACCAACAACCAATCCGTTTATCTTACCAAATCTATTATCTGAAACGACTTTTATAGGATTGACTAAGACTTATACTAATTTAAGACTACCAAGTGGTCAATTGCAACCTGATAAACCGTCAAAGAATAATAGTTGGGTTCTAGAAGACACAGATCCACCGTTATATTTTGTTGAAATAAAATTTGTTCCATTTACAAAATAATCATTTTCACCATTTAATATATAAAAATAAAAACTAATAAAAATGGATAATCCTAGATATTTAGTAAATATAGTTTATGTTCCTGCTAGACATACTGGTCAGCAGAAAATCACAGTTAATGGAGTAACTCAATCGATGCCTACCTACTCTACAGAGATGTTTGTGGCTTCTATGCCAGAGATTAGAATTGCTGCTTCTGGTTCAACTTATCAAACAGCGTTGAGTAATTTATTATTGATAGCTACTTCTTCCACCACACCATCTAATGGTTATGGGCCTCTTGGTGGTTATAGATAATTTTATGGCTTAAATAAATCAGTTCCATTGTATTCCCAATGCCAAGGTTCATATCCAGCACCGGCTTTTTTAGCCCAGTTTGGATTAATCCAGCCATATTTTTTTGCATTAGCTTCCATCCAGTCGAAATATTGATTGCCTGGACCATTTCCAAAACCACCAATATCTACTGCTTGACCCCAACCATGTTTTGATGTTCCTGGAGGAGCAGCCGCTACACCTGTTGGTTTTTTAGCATTAAACGATCCGACTTTTCTACCTTTATTTTTAGGATCGACTTTTTTGGTATATGGATTTAATCCAGTATCATAATAGTCCCAATCAAAAATTTTGTTCTGAACGTTAAATGTTCTGTATCCATCAGTTATTTTCATGTCTTTACCAAACTGGGCTTTATAAGCTTTGTTTAGTTCATTAAGTTTCTTTACAGCATTTTTTTCTATCTTGTGACCACAGAAGTCTAATTTTGTTAACAAATTACTTGGTAAATCACCATTAAAAACTGTTCTACCTTGGACAGTAAGTTTTTGTTGAAACCTCTTTTGTCCAGAACCACCTCCCTTAGAGGCACTGTCCGTAGCTGTTTTTGCCGACACCTCAACTTCTGGAGTTCCCGTAGACGCAGTTTCTGCTGCGACAGTAGAAGTTCCTTCAGTTGTTGTAGAACCTTCAGTCTCTTCTTCTAATCCACCAGATTCTCCGAAGGCACTTTGCTCAGCGTCATTTAAATTAAAGTCAATCTGTTCATCCTCACCGACGAAAGCTTCCTCTAAAAACTCAGGAGATAATCCAGATAAGTCATCAGCTTCATCACTGAATATAAATCCTTCTACCGGAACGTCGGCTTCTATATCACCAACCCATATTTGAAATTGAGGAGCAGGCTCATCAGTTTTTACGATCCAATTCTCAGGAAACACTGGATTCATTTTTATCAAAACTACCGGTTCACTTTGTGTAGCTGCAATTGCCGCTGATCCACTTCCACCAGTAGCAGGATTTGGAGTAAGAACGTTCGGATTATCTCCAACTGTTTCCCACTTGAAAGCCTTCCCAGAATCTGTAAAGGACTTTTTAGGTGAATAATCATTTATCAAATCGGTCTCTGGATATGTGTAACTAGGAACTGCTAACCTTAAGTTATAACTTTTAGCTGAAGGATATGAGGTCGCTAATGACTTAACCCAATTTTCTATTACATTATTTACTATAAATTCATCTTTCACTTCATAGCTAAATGTGATAGACAATGGTATTGTAGAATTTGTTATACCACCGGCAAACTCTAAAACATATCTCGGATTGTATTTATCATCAAATGACCAAAATCTTTCAAACTCCTCATCACCTTCATCATCAGCAGATGGTTGCACCACTGGATTAGGAACAACATAAAAACTTTTGAAAATATAATTTGGAGTATTCACTTCTTTTAAAGATTCATCTGAATATTCGTAACCTGAAATATTTCTGGTAAAACTCGACGGCCCAGTTTTCGGTAGAGTTAAATCTACAGACACACCGGAAACAGAAATCACATAGTCTCCTGTGCCTTGTTCAAAGCCATCATTTAGTGCACTATTTTGAGCGTGCGCTAATGCACTACTAAGTGTATAGGTATTTGAAAGTGTTACTCCATAAAACTCATCGATACTACCTGTTCCGGTAGATGTTTTATAGTTTAATTCAAAAAAATTAGGAAGTTCTACATCTATATCAGCTGGTGATAATCCATCAAGTAAAATCGCTGTGTCAACCAGAATCTTAGTCGGATCAGAAGCTGTTCCATTTCCATAAACTTCATATGCTTCAAATTGATAAGTTATTTCTAGATTTTTTCTCCAAGAAATATTAATATAAGCTCCATTATTTAAGTAATATGGATCCTCTCCGAATTTTCTCAACTGAGGAACGTCATCAGCCCAAGGATTCTGAACTATTTTAAATAAGTTCGGTCCTAATTTTGAACCTATTTTATTAGCCTCGAATTCCGAATTACTACTAATATACTCTTGTATAATTTCGTCATTAGTTTTGGTTTGATATCTCTCACCGTCGTAAATTACTTCTTGCCAATACAACTGACCACTCAGTGAAACTTTACCAACAGCTATTCTTTGTGAGTTTGACGCTGTTCCTTGTAATAGCATTACTCTTAAATCCAGAGCACCGGTGTTTGCACCTTCTACTATTTTTCTAACTCTTACTTGTTTTAATGTATCCATTTTTAAACTCCACCTATATTGAAATTATCATTATTTATTCTTACAGAATCTTTAGGATTACCTTTAGCCACTGGTGGTAATGCCAAACCAGTTTTGTTGTATTTAGATCTTGAACCATCGACTCTTGTCTTTTTAGATGGAACTGAGATTGCAGTAAGTGCCTTGTTTGCCTGAGATGATAAATCAGCTTCCTCTGTTATTCTATGAGCTGATAAGTCTATTATTGATGGATATTTAATAACTTGTCCTCTTTTGATATTCAACGGATTATCAATATTATTTATTGTAAGCAACACATCAATCTCTCCATAATAGTCTTCAATACTGACATAATCAAGTTCATAAATACTTTTCAGAATTAAATCAATTCTCATTTCTTCCTCAATAGGGACTATGTACTCGGCTAATTTTATTGTAGGAACAGAATTTAGTATGGTTGATTTAAACAAATCAACTAAAGACTCTGAATTTCCATTACGAGATAGTTGTTCATATAACGATTTTATGTTGAAACCTTCACCTAATGACGACATTTTTATTTGTAATTTTTGATAGCATTTTGCTTAGATAACTCAGCAGCAGCTTGTTTCTGAACCTCTTTTGTAGTTCCGTTAGCAGCTGCTTCACCAACTCCAGATATTTCTTTTTTACCATTTACTAGATATGTAGCTGTTGCTCTAACTCCACCACCTTGTAAGTCTAAATAAGTTATAGAACCAACCAGCTGAGCAGTTACATTATTAGTATTTGTTTCTTCAACTACAGGGTCCGCCGAATTTGGATTAGAATTCACACTTTGGTCACTTAGTCCTTCTTTTGATACCGCGTCATTTGTAGCACCACTTGGATTTGTTGCTGGTGTGCCACCACCTGGAGGAGTTGTGACTCCATCTGATGTTGCACCAGACTGTGTAGCATAATGATAAGCGTTTTCTGATAGAACTTCTTGAGGATTTAACATAGGACTATCTTTGACTAAATTCACTGTTCTAATATTTCCGGTATTGAACTTTGCCATAATTTCCTGTAGACCCCAAGGTCTCGCATTTTCTAAAGTAAAGTCAATTTTTATATTAGCTGGTAAATCATTGAAAGCCAAAGTCGAACCCATCGTCAACTGAACTGATGTCGTATACATGTCACCTGAACAAAAAATTGGTCGAAGTGGATTTCCAATAGTTACGTGCCAAGGAGTTGATGGCATACCTGTAAGTGCATATACAATACCTTTTACAGCCTCTTCATATTTATTAACTGTTTTTGATAGTGCGGTGCCAATCGTTTCAAAGAATTTTGTAAATGCATTTTGTCCCTCTGTGGCATCCTTTAAAGCTTTATCTTTTTCTTTTGCCTCTTTTTCTAACTCTGCTTTATCTGGTTCTCCTGCTTCTTCTGGATCTTCCTCACCTCCTGCAGCGAGAGCTGCGTCTGCTTCAGCTTTTGCTTTTGTGGCTTCGTCTACAAATTCCTTGAAGAAATTTATAACAGTATCTTTTACTGTTTTTATAGCCTCTTCAAGTATACTAACTACTTTTGATATGATGAGTTTAGGATTCTTAACAGCAGCAATAATTGTGGCTCCAAATCCACCGGATAAACCATAATTGTCACTCGGTGAAGTTCCAAATCTTAAAGCATTTTGTAAAATGTCCATATAAACAATTGTAGGGTCAATACCTGAAATAAACTTTTGTTCATATTCTACAGTAACTTTTATTGAAACTTTACAATCTAAACCAGAACCAGGTTCACCTTGGGCCACTGTTTTTCTTCTCTTAGCTTCTTTAATCAAGTTAGGATTTCCAGCTGGTAATCTATCACCACCAGCTGTTTGCTCATACACTCCAATTTTAGCTAAGACAATTCTAGTCAGAGTTTCTGACCAACCAGGTAAAGGAATTGCGTTAAACAATTCTCCACCAGCACCTCCTAGAGGTGACATTTTAAGAATATCTTGTCCAATACCATTAATTACATCTGTAAAGTCAGCCGCTGCTGCTTCCCATTGTTCACCAAAAGTAATATCTAAGAAGTCTTCTCCTGGTGGTCTCCAAGTTATTAAAACAACTCTTGGAGATGATTTTATACCAAAAATATTATCTATCTGTGGTCCACTAAATCTTCTACATATAATTAGCCTGTTATTTGGATAAACCCCCAAGTTTTTAAGGTAAGCAAAATCAGACGGTCTTAAAGCAGCCGCGCTGTTTGCCGTTTTTTCAACAATGTTCAAAATTGATGTGTCGTAAACGTCATTATTGTGTAGTGTTTTTCTTGTGATACCATTGTAGTTGTTATCAGTTCCTAAACCAGCGTTTTCTTCTTTACCGGTGGTTGAAATATTACCCCAAGCTTTTACAGCAGCTCCTCCTGAAAAAACAGAAAAAGCACCATCTTTTCTACTTAGACCAGCTTTCTTCAATTTAGCTTTATCCGCTTCACGTCCAGAGTTGTAAAGGTTAACATTCAAGTTTCTGCTTTTACCACCATTAAACGTCGACATACCATCTCTTGTAGGTCCACTAGTAACACCAATTAGACCTAACGGGGAACCACCTAATATAGGCATATTTCAAATAAATTATTTTAGATTATATATTAAATTAATAGTCTCTTATGATTTGAGAATTTGAAAATTTTGACAAATTTCCTAAGACGTCGTCCATAACGTCTGGACTTTTTCTAAACTCATTGTAGAATATCAGAACGTTAAAATTATTTTCACCAAGTATTTTTTTGAGATTTAATAGTTTTTCAATCGAAAACTCCTGGTCAAAGTCAGGAATGTAATAAATATCTTTCTTTTTGTCTATTGCTTGTTGTATTTTGTTAAAGATAATTATTTTGAGATAAGTTTTATCATTTCTAAAATCGACCTCTTCTTCGTCTATAATCTTTTTAATATCAATTATATACTTATTCTTTATTCGATTAACTTTGATGAATTTATCAAATTTCTTCCTCGTTTTACAATAGACACAAAAGAATTCCATTCATATTTTTTAATTTATGGAAATATATATAAACTAAAATATCTTTCCCTATCAAATAATAAATAGGTTTGACATTTTAATATATACCTTATGAAGAAATACTCTGATAAATTTCTAAACCAGTCTCAAAAACTTAAGAACGCAGTAGTTGGTTTTGAGTTCGAGTTCTATATGAGAGACCTTTCTTATTATAAGACTTTAGAGTTACTGAATCAAGAACTTAAACCAATAAAAGTATGGGGATTTAGACAATACCACTCAGACTTTATGCCTGATGCCGAAAACTTCAAAATAGAACCTGACCTTTCTGGTGGATCAAACATGGTAGAATTAGTTACTGGTCCGATGGATTTTTATGATGCCAAATATTTTCTAATCAAAATCATCAATTTCATACAAACTCATGGATATACTAATGAAAAGTCATCTATTCACTTCAATATATCTTTCAAAGATAAAGATTTAAATGACCTAAATCCACTAAAACTAATCTTAAACATTGATGAAGATGAAATTTATAGAACTTATCCATCAAGAAAGGGTAATATTTATGCAAAAACTGTAAAAAAAATAATACCTTTCAAAGAATATGATTTCTTCAATATACCAATTATGGTTGTAAAAAACAATATGAGACTACCAGCTGATAAATATTACGGTATAAACTTTCTACATGTTAACGATAATAAGGAGTCTCAAAGACTTGAGTTTAGATATATTGGAGGTAAAGACTATGAAAAAAACTCAGGTCAACTAATTTACTTCTTAGAAAGATTTATTATCGATTCTTATGATTCAATTGACGCAGATTTTGATCACGAAGATGCTAATAAATTAGAAGAGTATCTTACCAACAACATTAAAAACTACAAAAACCTTTCAAAATATGACAATTTTATTGTCGATTTTCCTACTATTCAAATACAAATCGACCAAAACTCACAATATGATGTAGTATCAACATACTATAGTAAAATTTACACAAGAATATTCAATTTAATTGACTCAACACAATATTTAAAAGAGTGTATTATAAACTATGTAACTTCGACTCAGACTTTAGAAGTTGTGGATGGTTATGTAAAAACAACAACAACGATAAAAAACTTAGACTTTGTAAATTCTAAAATCGAAGGAATATTCGAAGATTGTTTGTTCTTAGGTTGTGAAATAATCAGATCACAGTGTATTAAATCTAAACTATTACAGTCAGATGCCGATGACTCAAAAATTCTTAATTGTAGAGTAGACCAGTCAACTTTGAGTAATTGTTACTTTATGGATGGTTATCTAAACGGTGATATGTATGGTGGTGTATTCCGTTCAGGAAAACTTGGACCATACGCAACTATGGACTCAGAAGTTAAAATTGTCACTGATAACAATAACTTCTTTGATACTAAATACGAAGATGAAACTAAAGGAGATAAGAAAGGAGTTATCACTGGTTTTGGTAAGAAATAAATAATATATAAATTATGAATATAATAGATTATAAACTGTTTTCAGAACTCCAAAGAGATGAACCAATTAATGAAGAAGTTGGTTTAAGAAACCTTAAGAAGATTGCCAAAAGTTTAGATACAATCGACCAAGCACTTGTCGGAACTAAAAGATTAGAGATAAATCCATCTTCAAAAGCGAGTATGAATGATATATCAAATGTTGTAAGTGGAAATAGAAAGTGCGAAATTTATTTTCACAAAGACTTAGACGGAGTTACATCAGCTCTTGCTATGAAGCAAGTTCTTATGAGTCAATATCAAATTGAATGTGTTGATTGTCATATAATTCAGTATGGTGGCTTAGAATTTGCAGTTCAAAAACCTAAACCAGGAAACTTGGCAGTGTTAGTAGATTTTGCCCATTCAAAACCAATGTTTACAATTGCCACAGATCATCACCAAGAACAAGTTGGCGCAGAAGACACATCATCAACATACTATAAACACTCAAGATCAAACGTTGAAACTATTTCTGGAGAAATTGCTAAACAAGAAATTTTTCCACAAAGAGACATTGAATTTATCCAAACAATAGATTCAGCTAACTTTTTTAAATACGGTGTTACACCAGATGAAGTTCAAAACTCAATTTTTAAATTAGATAAATCGATGCCTATCGATAAATTGAAGTTTATGATGGGATTCGTTACTAATAGATTATTATTAGCATATAAGAACAAACCAATTACTGTAAAGTCTAAAGATGGAAAAAGAAATCACATTAATAAAAATATTTTAGAATGTTTAGTTTTAGATAGTAATCCAAATCTTTACTCAATGTATAATAACCTACTTCATTATATGAATACGGCAGTGACCAGTGATAAATTAGGTAGATTAGCTACACCTGAAGAAGTCGCTCAAAACTTAGCCGATTATATTCAAACAATGAAGTCATATGATAAAAAAGAGTGGGATGATGACTATAAAATATTGAGACAATATGGTGGTGGATCGATGTTTAAACCAGGTTCATATGACAGATATGTTGTATTCAAGAATAATCCAGAGACTGAATTTTTCGCCATCACCTGGCCTATGGGTCTAATACAAGTATCGTGTAATCCATTTGAACAGAAAAGACTACCTGATGTCAATTTAGGAGAAATAGCTAAAGAAGTTTTATCTAAATTTGAGCCAAAATTCAATAAATACTTTATCTCATTAAAGGCTATAAAAGAAGTATATGAAACTTCACAAGATTGGAAAAATCAACAAAAGATAAAAGGTGAAGAATTTTCAGGAATCGGATTCAAATTTTCAGATTTAGCGGCCTTTTACATTGATTGTATTTATCAAAAAGATAATGTTAAGGTATCAAATATTTTGACAAAAGTGCTTGAAATAGATTTCAGAGCGAATTCTGACAATTATGAAGATATTGACGTAATTATCGATTTTAATGGAACTAAATATCAATTTAAAACTACTGATATTGATTTAATTAAAGAATTTATTAGTATTTGTGGAGAATTCGGTTTAAATGCTGAAAATAAACTTTTGGATTTTAAACAAAACAATCAATTTGAAGAAACTGAACCATTTATAAGTGACATTTCAAAAAAACAAATCGAAGGAGCAAAAAATAACATTACAAACTTACTCAAATCAGATGGATTCTTAGGAAATGGAATTGTATCAAAAAGAGATAAAATTACAGTATTTGAAGGTCTACCTGATAGTAGATTAAAAGAAGCAATGGACGCAAACTATGAAGATTTAGATGAGGAACAACTTAAATATCTAAGCGGACTTAAAATTCCAGTTTGGGAACTTATTATAAGAAACTCAGGCGGTCACCCTTCTATAACAAATATATCTGGTCTTAACTTTTTAGCTTATAATAGAGCTGCTATGGAAGTTGGATACAAAACCACTAAATATACAGACATTATGAAAATGATTGTTGATGAGTTTATTGTATCACTAAAACAAAAAATTGATTTAGCTAGAGAAGGAAAGTCAGTTACCTATGACACAAAAGGAGTTGAATTATTAGGTCAAGATATTAATGAAAATTTTACTTACCAATTAGTTGATAAAGCTACTGGTCAAGCTAAACAAGTCACAAAAGACGAGTTTTTAAAAGCCGGTTCTGAAACAGGAATGAGAAGATCTAAAAAGAGTTCAATAGTTTATGATAATAAAAATAAAAAAGTTATTGCAAAATTTGAATCTTTTAATAATTCAAAACTGTAATTTCGATTTCTTGTTTTAATTCATCACCATTTAAAACAGCTTCTATTCTATTATCTCTTGTAATAGACTTGTCATACTTAAGAATTATGGTATCAGACGGTGCAAATAAATCAAGATAAACTTCAATGTCATTTATTGAGCCCATATGTCTTAAAAGATTTTCTTTCATTAAATTTTCAATTTTAGAAAACTTAAAAGAATCATTTGATTCTAACAAATTATAAATAGACATAGGAACAATCATAAAGTTCTGACCTGTCTTAATTCTTTGCAAATTAATTTCTTTCATCAACTTGTTTGATTTTATTTTCAACATCTCGTAAGTAGTCTCAACAAAACCTAATCTCTCATCTTTATGTAAATCAATTATCATTTAGTATAGAATTTATTTTGTCTTCTCTTAGCTTCTGGGTATTTACCACTCTCACTTTATAAACGTTATAGTCACAATCGTATACAGGAATTTTGATTTGATGTTCATTCATTGAAAAAGATTTATTGATGCTATAATCAATATTCTGTAGTGACCAGACCATACTTTGAATTGGTTTATCAACAATATAAAAATGGCAATCATCTACGGTATCCTCAATAACTGGACAGAAAAAACATGACACGTCAACTCCGAATGACATCATTTTGAATTGTCTTGTGAAGTATGTAGGTAAAAATGTGTGACCGTCTTCCGGTTCTTTGAAAATATTATTACCACCAAGATTTAAATTACTATTTGAATTATTTGAAAAGAAAAGTATTTTAGGATTAAATCCATTCACATATAATTTGTCTATAACTTGATAAGCATCTACAAAGTTATTTCTATGTATTATAATATCTTTTGATTTTTCAAACATTTTTTTTATTGACAAATTGTAAATCTCTATCATCAATTTACTAAACAAATCAGCTGAAAAAGATGAGTGTTGTTTTTTTTCAGATAATCTTAAATTTGTTGAACTAATAATATCACCAGAGTAGATAAACTCTACCGACTGTAGATAATCTTCTAAAGATTTCTTATAATTTTCAAACTGATTCATTTGTGTTTTTTATCTTTTTATTTTAGAGAAGTTTATATATAGAACTATGAAATGGATTAAATTATATGAAGAATTTGACCAGGAGTTAACAGATTTAATAAATCTTTTAAAGAATCATGATATACCTTGTGATTTGTGGGGAACCGGAAAATCAAAAACCATAAACCACTTACTAGATGAGATAAAAAATAATGAATGTGAGCTTACAGAAATACATGGAACTCTCACAAGATTAATTGAATTTGTAGGTATAAAAATATTTTATACAGATAAAAAAGGAGAAAAGTGGTTTCTAAAGGAAGATAGACAAGAATTCAAAGACGGTAGAATTCGTAGAAGAAATATGCCTAACTCAGTATCTGAAAAAATGGTATCAGGAGAAGATCCACTTATCGCAGCGATTAGAGGTATTAGAGAAGAACTTGGTGTAAAAGTTTACGGACATCAACTAAGAAAAAGAAGAGATTTACACTACGATGGAGGTTCTTTATCTTATCCAGGTTTAGATACAAAATACAAAGGTCATAAGTTTATATGTGAAATTGACGACACTCAATTTGAACCAAACGGATATGTTGAAGTTCAACCAGATAAAAAAACCTTTTTTATTTGGAATAAGATATAAAAAATCAAAACAAAATTTAATCATATCACTATAATAAAAAAATATTTATTATTATGATTGAAAATGGCACAATAGTCAATGTGCATTACACTGGTAAACTGACCGACGGTAGTGTTTTTGACTCATCAGAAGGTAGAGGAACTCTACGTTTTGAAATCGGATCTGGTCAAATTATCCCAGGATTTGAAAACGCTCTTATGGGTAAAAAAGTAGGAGATAAAGTTACTGTAAATATTCAACCAGAACAAGCATACGGTCCTATTATTGAAGAACTTGTCGTTAATGTTCCTCTTGATAGACTACCTGAAAATCTTGAAATGGGTCAGGTCTTAGAAGCAACTTTAGAGAACGGACAATCTACCAATGTGACCGTAGTTAATATTTCTGAAGAACACGCAACTATCGACGGTAATCATCCACTAGCTGGTCAAGAGTTAGTGTTTGATATCGAAGTAGTTTCTTTAGGATAATTATCTACCCTGTCCTCTGTAAGCTTTTTTATAATTTTTAGAAAACTTACTTTTGGAGTTTTTCTTTTTAGAGTGAACACCTGGTCTTTTTTTATGAGGCCTTGCAATGTGAACTCTGACGCTTGAAGTAGTGGATTTTTTAGCCATATTTTATTTTAATTTTTGTTTATATATAAAATAAAAATTGAAAAAATATGATTAAGAATTCACTACTTTTTTTTGTGCTTATAAGTAATGTAGTGTTTTCTCAACAAATAAAAACCGATAATAGTCTGACTGGATTAATCTCAAATTCTACTTCATCACAATTAGGTTTAACATTTGTAGGTGAAAACTCATTTATAAGAAAAAATTGGGATATAGCTTCAGTTACTAATTATACTTTGACTTTCTCACCTAACATTTCTGAAAATGAATTATTACAAAGGTTTAGTTACGATTTAAAAAAGGAAAATTGGGCAAATTTTACAAACTACCAATTTAATTACTCATATGTGAGAAAAATACAAGATAACTTAATTGGAATAGGAACAGGTTATAAAAAAGAGTTTAAATACATAAAGACCTCACTATCTTATGCTTTGATATTTCACCAGTCTAATTATTTCAATGGTGAATCAGATTATCTGTTTAGACACTCAATTAGATTAAAGTTTAGATTAGAAAAAAAGAATTGGGAAATGATTTCGGAATATTATTTTCAACCAGATGTAGTAAACATAAGTGATAATATTATCTACGGAACAACTAAAATAAGTTTTTTCCCACAAAATAAATTAAATTTTACAGTTGGTGATATTTTTAACTGGAGAAGTCAAAGTAATGTTAAGATAATTCATAATTTGACGATAGGAGTTGGTTATAAGTTTCAAACTAATTTAAACAAAAAAAGAGAGAAATAATTCTCTCTCTTTATTAGTATCCTGTATCGGTAGTATGAGTAGCTTCAAACCCTCCATATCTAGTCCAAGTCTCATCAACTCTTCCGGATTCATGCCAACTATCTTCAAACTTCCAAGCTGAATTTGAGAATTCTGTCCACTCTGGTGACCAAATTTTATCTAATTCACTCTGAGTTTCTTCGTCGATTTCTTCATAAATTTCTTCTAATTCATATTGATTTTGAGAAATATAATTAAGAAAATCCTCTTCAGTTTCTCCTTCAAAAGGAACTGATAGTGTTCTAAATTTTTCTGGGTCTAAGTTAGCTACCTCTGATGCCATACAAGAAGTATACCTTTCACATTTTCTAATCTGATACATAACTCTTTATTTATTCTTCGGTTTCTTCAATATCAAAATCATACATATCTTCATCAGTGATTTTATCCCACTCAAGATCTTGATTTCCCTGATAGTCTACTTCTTCGAAGAATCTTTCTTCATCGTTTTCAAAAAGCTCTGCTTCTTCATCTGTCAATTCTGCTGAGTATTTACAAATCGTTGTGTAAGACTCAAACCATACTAATTTTTTTGCCATTGTGTTTAAATTTTAAAGTTAATAACTATAATATAATAGAAAATAAAAAAGTTTTTATTTTCCAATAAATTTCATCGGATAATCATGATATACATCACCTTTACTAATCTTTTCTAATTTTGATTGAAGTAGTTTTTTTCTTAGTGAAGATGCTCTATCTATCCACATTCGACCTTCTAAATGGTCATATTCATGTTGTAGAATTCTAGCTTTTATTCCTGTGAATTCTTTTTCCTGTAAATTCCAATCTTTGTCAAAGTAAGACATAATTATTTTAGATGGTCTTCTAATCTCCTCAGAAATTCTTGGAAGTGATAAACACGCTTCGCGAAAAGACAGTTCTTCACCAAATTCTTCTTCGATTATAGGATTGATAAAAACCTCTCTAAATTCTTCGAGATTTTGTTCTGGAAAATCCTCAGACATTAATTTAGTATCGACAACTATAATTCTTATATTTTTTCCTATTTGCGGAGCAGCTAATCCTACTCCTTTGGCTTTATCCATAGTCTCAAACATATCAGCAATAAGTTGTTCAAGACCGGAATAGTCTTTATCTATTTCTTCAGATTCTTTTCTAAGAACCGGTGTTCCGTAAGCATAAATTGGTAAAATCATACAATTATATGTATGATGTATCTAAAAGTTAGAAAATATTACTTATTTCTTTCTTTTTTTATATCATTTAAGACTTGAATCGTCAATTCAAGTTCATACTTCTCTTTAGAAGTAAGCTTTTGTGAATATTCTTTAAGGTAAAATTCCCAAGAACAAAGATGAAATAATAAAGTAATCAAATAAGCGATTAAGGTATTATTAATAAAGAAAGGAACAATCAAGAATGCTCCCATACTGAAAGACCAAAAAAAGGCATTTGATGTAAAAAAAAGTAGAAACTTATGCAATGAAATATAAACAGACAGTTTAAAATCAGAGTAGTTCTGAGTAGTCTTTGATTCTAATTCTTTAATCTTGTGATAATTCATAGTGCTTGTTTTAAAGATTTTTATATTTACAAATATAATAAACTTTTTTAAAATATCAAAAAAGGAATTTTTTATTTAATATATAAGTTATAAAAAATAAAACAATTTATGAAGTATATTGCTACTTATGAAAATTTTAATTATCAGCCAACTAACGAAGAGTTTATTGGTCTATTCAGCGCAAAAACTAGAAATCAATACATCAAACAAGGTTTTGATAACGCAACTAAACTAATTGAGAGTGATAAAAATCTTCAAGATAAAATCATGAAAGCCTATGAATCACAATCTGCAAAACCTTCAGTTGAAGAAATGAAAGATGCGGTAGACATCGTAAGTGGAAGTGACGAAGCTCAAGTTCAAAGTTTAGAAAAAGAATTAAAAGCTGATCCTGTTACAAGTGGAGAAGCCCAGAATGAATCAACTGCCGAACCAAAGACTTTCATTCAGAAAGCTTTAGGAATTGTAAGTAAAATCTGGAAATTCGGAGTTAATGTGGTTCATTTCATGGGAGCTTTAGCAATGATTCTTTTACCATTCACTTCGAAATTAGGAGCAACTGTAATTACATCAGGTGAAGCATCTGGAAATACATCACTTTCTTGGTATGGTGGATTATTATTAGTTGGTGGTATTCTTTCAATGATGTATTTCATCTATAGAAGAGTAGCAGCTGCAGAAGATAAAAGAAATGCGTAAAAAGTAAAAAAATTATATTCTTAAGGAGAGACTTTTGTTTCTCCTTTTTTTTTGAAAAAAAATTCAAAAAAAGACAAAACAAAGTTATTTTTTCCGATATATACATACAGTGTGAAATTATTTTTGAACAGATTCATTTCTGTATCAAAAAAAAAATTTCTAATGAGAAACACAAAAACTTACAATGAGCTCGTTCAAAAGATGCGAGCATTTTTTTTGCAAAAAGGATTTATTGAAGTCCCAACACAATCAAGATTATCAATCTTAGCAGCATGTGAAAATCCACATTCAATTACAACATTTAACTATTCGGGTGAAGTTTGGCCACTTCCACAAACCGGTCAAATGTGGTTAGAACACGAACTATTAAAAAATCCAGAATGGCCTGGTTGTTTCTGTATATCAACTTCTTACAGACAAGAGAAAACTCCAATTCCAGGACGACATGAGTTAATTTTTCCTATGTTTGAGTTTGAATCAAAAGGTGGTATGAAAGAACTACTTAAGTTAGAATCTGAACTATTAGAACATTTAGGATTTGACCAACCAGTTGAAGTCAACTATAATGATGTTTGTGAAGAATACGGTGGTGTATCTATTTTAGAAGATGAACACGAAAGTAGAATGTGGAAAGAAAAAGGTTCTGTAGTGTCACTTCAAAATTTTCCAAGAAGAACAAATCCTTTCTGGAATATGCAACACAATAATGGTGAAATCTTTAACAAAGTAGATGTTATTCTTTATGGTCAAGAAACAATCGGTTCGGCTGAAAGAAGCTGTGATGTTGATAAAATGAAAGAAATGTTTTATACAATTGAAGAAGGCAGATATTCACAAAAACTTTTTGAATTATTCGGAAAAGAAAGAGTTGAATCTGAACTAGAAGTGTTTTTACAATATGAATTCTTTCCACGTTTTGGAGGAGGAATTGGTATGACAAGATTAGCAAGAGCTTATGAAATGATGTTACAAGAAAAGAAAGTAGAGGAGTTAGTATAATTGTAGATAATATAATTGTAGTTAAGGGAAGTTAAAAGCTTCCCTTTTTTTATTAAACATTTTTTTTATTTTAACATAAAATAATTAAATTAATTTAAAGTGGTGATTATAGTCGATGGTGTAGTTGGTGCTGGAAAAAGCACTCTTTCTGAAAAAATAAGTAAAACTCTTAACATTCCTGTTTTTTATGAGTTACAAAATCAAACTACGATGAATCTTTTAGAAGATTTCTATAGAGATAAAAGTAGATGGTCATTTGCACTTCAGATACATTTTCTAAACGAAAGATTTAGAATGATAAAAGAAATACATAAAAACGGTAGTGGTATATTAGACCGTTCTATTTTCGGAGACAGAATTTTTGCACAAATGCTAAATGAAGATGGTTGGATGACAGACGATGAATTTGACACTTATTCAACTCTACTTAACAATATGTTGGAACACGCTAAAAAACCAGATTTACTTGTTTATATAGACTGTGATTTAGAGACCGCAATGTCCAGAATAAATAAAAGAGGTCGAGAAATGGAACAAAGAGTCGATGAAATTTACTGGAAAAGACTCAACGATAAATATACAAGTTGGTATAATTCATATGATATATCAGACAAAATTTCTATTGATGCCACATCATACCATCCTGATGATGAATCTGAAATACAAAAAATCTGTAACAAAATTCTAGAATTCACTACTTAATATATAATAAGTGAAACATCTTAGAAAATTTTTTGAATCAATAGACTACACTAAAGAAGAGATTTTAGAAAATTTTCTGTTTATATCTGATAAATTTGGAGAACCAGAAATCCACTCCTCTAAATACGGACAATCTCAAAAATGGATAATCAATTGGGACATAAGATTAGACCTTTCTGTTTTACAAGAAGCTGAAAATTTAATAAACAAATTAAAAGATTTAGTTGAAGATATTGATGATGTTTTAGCAGCTACATCGAGATTGGAGGACTTTAATATCAATATGAGTCTAACCAATAAACTTAGACTCGAGCTAGTTCCTAAAGACACAGGAGATACTAATTACAAATTTATTGATAGATTTGAATCAAGAGCTCTTTATGTGAGAATAAATGAGATTGAGAGATTCTTCAACGCTAAAGGATTAAGAATAGAAAAGTGGGATAATGAAAGCTCCTATAATGAATATAATCAAACTAATGAGTTAGAGATTGTATTGAATAAAAGAGACAACGAGGTCACGCATGAATTCTATAGATTAATTATGGCAGAACTAAATGAGTTTAGAGACGACAGAGATTATCAAGTAAGGTCTCAAGGTCATAGCACCATAGTGATATATCCTGATGAAGAAAAATCTTGGATCGAAGTAACAAGTAATTAATTATCTTACTTGACTTTTTATTATTTCAACCGTCTCATTCTGAAATCCCTCAAATAAATTTTTACGGTCTAAAGTAAATCTTGAAACACCTAAAGTATTTGCGTTGTGAAAAGAATATAACTTTCCTAAATTGACAAAGTGTTCAATTCTTCCAGTTAATTTCCATCTTACACAAATAACAGTTTGACTTCTCATTTCTTATTTTTTAAAAAGAAGAGAGAGTTAATCTCTCTCTTCCCATAACTCATTTACGTTCAGTAACCGATGTTTGATACCATCATAATTCATTTCATAACTTTTATGAAAATGTCCATAATAATTATGAGTGATATTATTGTTCATTTTTAGAATAGTAAAAGCATCAGTAACTTGCTGTCTCTCTACAAGTAAATCTGTTTTAAGTTTGGTATCACCACTTTCTCTAACAATTTTTTCAACGAAAGGACCAAAACCAAAAGTGTTATCGGGTTCGCAGTAGTGAGGAGCAGTATGAGTGACAACTATATCAATATTTCTCATTTCACCTAACTTGTCTCTATCTAAAATAAATGCTTCGTCTGGCCACCAACTTTCACGACCCAAAGTTTGATTTTCAAAAATTCCTAATTTTTGTTCTTTAGTATAACGCCAAGTTCTATCAACACTGACAGCACCTCCGATACATAGAATTCTTTTATCACAGAGTTCTAAAACTGTGTAATCAGGTATTAGGTGAATGTTACTAAAACCAAAAGGATCGTTGTCAAAGTGAGGCTTATAATCATGATTTCCACGAATAGCCCAAATATGAACATTGTTCTTTACTAATTGAGTATGATACATTTCAAGAAGTCTCTTTTCTTTTTCTAAAGTTTGAAATCCAACTCCGAAGTCACCAACTTGAATTATATGAGCATTTTCAATACCATACAACTTAAGATATTGATGTATGATAGCAAAATGACCGTGAATATCACCGAGAAACATTAATCTCATATTTTTCATAATTACAAATTTAGTAAAAAAAATTCAGATTCGCAAAATTATTATAGTTATATCATGATGTTACATGAATTTTTGTGTTATTTCAACAATTTTGGTAAATATTATATAATTTTTTATATATAAGTTATATGAAAACCATGAAAAACTTCCAATCCTTCAATGAAGGATTTGGCAAAATCACCAATTACCTTAAGGGATTAATTAAACGAGGAGGAGACTTTGCATCAGAAGTTTGGTTAGTTACTAAAAGAGAAAGTCAGGAAACAAAAATTGCTGTTGAAATACTCGGAAGAATGCTAAAAGGAGAAGAAGTTTCAGATTCTGAAAAAAAATTTGTAAAAAAACAATCAGGTGACATTGTTAGAATTCTTCCATTAGTTGCTATATCTGGTCTTCCGATACCTCTTCCGATTACACCATTATTAATAATACTGGGTAAAAAATATGGTTTTGATTTCTTACCGAGAGACCATAGAGGTATGCTAAAAAATTATGTAGAATTACCTGAAGACTTAAAATCTCAATTATTGAACTCACCAGAATCTGGCATGGGATTTCATATTGTAGATATACTTTTAAAAAACGGAAGATTTTTAAAAGAAAGGACTGTAATAAATTCAAGTCAGTTATTATTAAACGTTGATGAAGAAATCACAACTGAAGATATAGATGAAATTTTTACATCTGAGTTTTAGAATAGAAATCAGATGTTAAGTATTTTTTGAATAACTTTCGGAAAGTATTCTTTTTCCAGTTCTTTAATTTTAATTTGAAGGCTCTCCGGTGTGTCTGAGTCACTAACATCACATTTAAACTGACTAATTATTTCACCTTTGTCGTATTCGGAATTAACCCAATGTATCGTTATACCACTTTCTGATTCTCTGGATTCAATCACCGATTTGTGAACATTTAATCCCCACATACCTTTACCACCAAATTTTGGAAGTAGTGATGGGTGTATGTTTATAGTTTTAAATTCAAGTAAGAATTCATTTGGAACTTGCTTAAGAAATCCGGCAAGAACTACTAAATCTGGTTTATACTCTTTTACAATATTGATTAGACTTTTCCAACTAACAAAAATTGTATGGTCTATTTCATTTTCAAAAGCGACTTGACAAGCGCCACACTCTTTATCAGTAACAATAAAACTTACTTTTACATCAGTGTCTTTAAAATAATTGATTATGTTTTGAGCATTAGTTCCTTGACCGGATGCCATTATACAGATACTAGCCATTATAGACTTCAAATCGTTTTTTACCATCTACTTCTTCATTCCAAGATGTAAGTGGTCTTGCATAATAAGAACCAAAAAGAACAGACTTATAAATCACAAGAAGTTCACCACTCTCGCTATGAGGTGCCATAAATAAAAATTCATAAATACCGCCTTTATAATGTTTATAAAGGCGACCAGGTGCTGGATAATTTATCATACTTGGTTCCATATTATTTTATTTTAATTATTTACTCATTAAGTATTCAACGACTTGTGACCAAGTCATAAATTTTTCATCCTTACCAAAAAAGATATGCTCTCCTTCAAATTCAGTTTGACCGTGACGGTAGTCATCATCAATAAGATAATCACCTTTAACTAAAGACTTGTCTGGACAAAGTATAAGTTTAAATAACATATCTTCACCAAAATATTTTTTAATCCATTCAGCTTTTTCAGTATAACAATGTGTGTTTTTAATTGAAGGTCTTGTAAGAATCCAAACATCATATTTTGTCATAAGAGTATTCATTCCTTCAATAGCACCTTCTATTGGTTCTAAATCTAAGAAGAAACCTACTTTAGAATGCGGATATTTTAATTTATATTCACCGGTTTTGAATGGAGTGATAAAATCACATAGTGTATCATCCATATCTACATATACTCTTTTCATAGTATAAATATACAAAATTATTTTAAAAGTTGAGATATTTTTTCTCGTCTTTTCCCATTTATCCAATTATGAAATCTATCAACACTTACAACTTCACCTTTACCACTATCGAATTGTAAATCTATCCAGTTACTAACAATTTTATAAGATATAACTTTTATTGATGACTTATATCTTAAATCTTCTTGTGTGAATTCGGTGAGTTTTTCTAAAGTAATCACTTGATTATATTTTGTATTTTTTCCTCTCTATTTCTTGAAATCAATTCAGCATTAAAAGGTATCAAATTTTCATCAAAATTATACTTATAAATTTTTCCATTGTCTTGCCAAACAACATAAGAAGAAAAAGATACCTTATTTCCGAGATAATCTACTCCGGTAAATGCTTCTTTGTGAAGACTTTTTCCAAGCCCATCTCTTTTAAGTTCGATTTCCGATATTATACCTAAAAGTTGATCAAAATCAACATTAATTTCTATAATCTCTTCCCCTGTGGTTGATATATAATCACCCGATTTTAGAAATTTAACCTTTAATATTTTTTCTATTTCCATATTATTTCATTATAGTTTGTAATCTATCCGGTCCGACAGAAATTCTTGTAATAGGAACATTCACCTCTGTTAAAATAAACGCAATGTAATCTTTTGCTTCTTGTGGAAGTTCTTCATAAGACTTACACTCTGTGATATCAACATTCCAACCTTTGAGCTCGTGATAAATAGGTTCTATTTCGTTATCTGACAAATCAAAAGGTATGGTGTCTTTATACACTTCACCATTATAGTTATATCCAACACAAACTTTAATTGTCTCAAAGTGACTTAAAACGTCTAATTTCATAATGTTTAACTCAGTCACTCCATTAATCATACAGGAATATTTAAGAGCTGGTAAATCAAGCCATCCACAACGACGTGAACGACCAGTGGTTGCTCCAAATTCTGAGCCAATTTGTCTCATCTTTTCACCAATCTCATTATCTAATTCAGTTGGAAAAGGACCCGAACCAACACGAGTTGTGTAGGCTTTGAAAATACCAGTGACACTTCCAATCGATTGTGGACTGACACCTAAACCAGAAATCACACCAGAAATTGTGGTATTGGAAGAAGTAACAAATGGATAAGTTCCGTAATCAACATCTAAAAGTGATCCTTGAGCACCTTCAGCTAAAACGGTTTTTCGTTCTTTTAATGATTTGTTAATAAAATATTCAGAGTCAATTATGTCAATTGACTTTAAATATTCAACTGATTCAAACCAATCTTTTTCTTCTTTTTCTATTTGAGTATAAGCATCTAACCATTCAAGTGTCATTTTGGGTCTTTCCATAATCAGAAAGTGTTTTTCTTTCAACTGATTATATTTTTCCTTAAAGTTCATAAAAATGTCACCCATACGAATACCATTTCTTCCAGTTTTATCCATATAAGTTGGTCCGATTCCTTTTAAGGTAGATCCAATTTTTTTATCGCCTTTATCTAATTCAGAAACTCTATCTAAAACACGGTGAGTTGGTAGAATTAAGTGAGCTCTTTTAGATATCCTTAGTTTAGGTTTAACATCAATACCATGACTCTCTAACAATTTAATTTCTTCAACTAAAGCTATAGGGTCAATTACAACGCCACTACCAATTATGTTTATACAATTATCTCTGAAGATTCCAGAAGGAATTAAATGTAGAACATATTTTTTACCATCAAATATCAGAGTGTGGCCAGCATTTGCTCCACCTTGAAAACGAGCGATTATGTCGTATTTAGGTGTGATAAAGTCAACTAATTTTCCTTTGCCTTCATCACCCCATTGAAGACCTAATAATACATCTACTTTCATTTATTTAAATTTTTATTGATTGAAAAGTTGTTCTAGATTGTTATCTCTAATAATTCCGGATTCTTGTAAGACAGTTGATAATATATCAGTAAAATTTTCTCTGTTTATTTCAATTAGTCTTTGTTTAATAGTGTCAATTAATTCATCGAACATCTGAGTGTCTTGGTAATAAGACCTTTTATGGTAAGCATAATTAAATGAAAAACCTTCTTTATTAACAGTAATCTCTAAGTAATTATCATCGTTATAAAGAGTATTTTTCTGTCGTTTTTTAATATTTGTTATATCTGGTATAGAAATAGAAAATTCATCGTCTGTAAAAGTAATTCTCAATCCTTCATTATAACAAATTAGACTCAAAATCAACTGTTTAGTTTTTTCTGAGACTTCAGAATCATAAAGTGAGTATTCTGGTTTTTCTCTCATAACTACTTCAGATTTCTGAAGCATACTCACCTCGTTATAAATTATTTGAGCTATTTTCTGAAGTTTTTTAGTTTTCTTCTTTTTCATACAAATTATTGTATAGATTATAAATTAATTTGTTTAATTAATTTTGACAACAGATTTTTATATATACTATTATGATTAGTAGATATAATGAATTCCTTTTAGAAAAAGAGTTTAATCTTATAGTAGATGATATTTTTCGTTTAGTTGAATCTGAAGGTGTTTGGACAAGTCCAAATACTATTGAATGGGATATGACTAAAAAAGAAGAACCTCAAACAAGTAAGGATTGGGTTGATAGAACAATTGAAAGGCTTTCAAAATTTGTTAAGAGTTTGAGTAAAGAAAAAGCTAGAGAGTATTTTGTAAAATTACTCAACAAACTTAAACCACTTCCTGAATTAACCAGAAGATATTTAATTACACATTATACAAGTGTCTTCTTGACAGTGGCTTCTTTAGCTTTTCTATTCAGTTATCAAGATGACACTAGTGTGTCTCAAGATCCGACTCAAACGGTTAAAGTAGAAAAGGTTGAGAAAATAGATCCTCAAATTGAACAAGAAGTAGTTGAGTTAACTAAGAAATCATCTTTTGAAGAAGCCCAGAATTCTGTTAAAGAAGTAGAGGCTGGTTTTTCAGATGACAGAGGAGATAGCGGTAACTATATTGAAGTAACTGGTGGAAAAAGATTTTTAGGAACAAATCATGGAATTTCCGCTCCGGTTTTACAAAAATGGATGCAAGACCAAGGTATAAAGAGACTTCCAACAAAAGAAGATATGATGAATCTTTCTTATAAAACAGCACTTGAAATCTATAAAAAAGACTACTGGGATGCGCAAAAACTTACCGATTTGTGTAATCAAAATGTAGCTAATATTGTTTATGATGGGTGTGTCAACCAAGGTATTGATGCTATGAATGAAATAATCACAAATGCTCTTTCTGAACAAGGTGTCAAAGTAAAAGGGTGGTGTTTTACTAATAAAGGAATTTCTAAAATGAATTCTTGTAATCAACAACAACTTTTTGATTCTATTAAAAAGGGAAGAGAATCAAGGTATAAACAAGCTCCTACCTGGTCAAGACATGGTGAAGGTTGGATGAATAGATTAAATTCAATAGAATTTGTTCAAGCATGAAACACTTAAACTCATATAAAGTATTTGAATCAGTTGAAGAAATCAGTTCGATAGTTGATGATTATATAAAAGACTGTAAATGGGATATACAAAACTCACTCGGTAATTGTGCATTTTTTGCTAAAGATTTTTATGAATGGTGTCAATCAAAAGAGTATGATTGCAAACTTATCTATTTAAAACAAGATGAAGATTTTATAGTAGGCGATGAAATAGAAGACCACATTGCTCCTATGATTGATGAACAACTAATAGACTTTGTTTATACTCCAATTGGTGTTTCTAAGAGAGTGAGACAAAACTCAGCAAATGCTATCAAAAGACAGTTATATCCAGAAATAACTCAAAAAAACAATATTGTTGAAAAATATGGACACTGGGGATATAACACAATTGAAGAAGTTAGTTATGAAGAAGCGTACCAGGGAAACAATCCAAAATGCACAACAATTGATTATCCAAATAGGTTAAATGAAACTATAAAAGTCCCAATTGAAGTCGGTGATACCGTTTTAGGTGGGAGATTTAAAAATAAAAAGATGATTGTGAAGAAAATCGGAAAGAACAAAAAAGGAGATATTACCATAAATGATAAACCACTTCTTAAATTTAGATTAGTTAAAGAAAATTTACAAGAAGAGGTTGATTACTATTTCAGACATCTAGAGGATGATAATTTTTTATTTCAAGTAGAAGTTGATTATTTTAGAATATTTAAACCAATAAATGAATCGGTATATTCATATTCAAATTGTAAACCATTTCAATGGTCCGAAATTTCTGGTGAAATATCAAGATATGTGATTGAATTGGATGATAGTGAAACCAGCGAAAAGTCGATTGATTATTCTTATGTTGTAAGAAAAATAGGCGATGTAGCTAGTAGAACACAAATACCGACACAGATGTTATTAGATGAAAATTTTGATTGTGGTGAAATTTTGAGTTTTACAATTGGTTTTAGATAAACTTTTTTTTTATAAGTAAATATAATATCCAAATAAATCAGAATATGGAAAATAGTAAACCAGTAAAAAAATCAAACAGAAGAAAAAAAAAGAAAACTGTTAAAAGAGATTGGAAGACACTTCGTTTTATGTGTTTAAATCAAGAAGGTAAATTTGAAATTATTGAATTTCCATCAATACTTGGACAAAATTATATTGACACTTTTGGCCTTCTTAAAGTTAGAACAAAAGAAGAAGTAAAAACCTGGTTGGCTTATAACAATGTATTTTAGAATTTCCATAGGATCCGACCACGCAGGTTTTGAGATTAAAGAAATCATCAAATCCTATTTACAAAATCAAACTGAACATAAAATCGATTTAAATGATTTTGGTTGCTACTCTGAAGACAGAGTTGATTATCCAGACTTCGCACATTTAGTCGCGGGTCAAATTTCTGAAAATAAAGCTGATTTAGGAATATTAGTATGTGGTTCAGGAAACGGAATCTCAATGGCTGCTAATAAATGGTCTGGTATCAGATGTGCACTTTGTTGGAATCCGGAAATTTCTAAAATGGCACGTTTACACAACGATGCTAATATACTTTCTCTTCCTGGTAGATATATATCTGAAGAAGATGCAATTGAATGTGTCAAAGAATTCTTAAACACAAGTTTTGAAGGTGGTAGACACTCGGATAGAATACAAAAAATTTCAAAAAATTTTTAAATTTTTTTTTCTCTGAAACGCCTTTATTTAAAAGAATTTATTAATTTTGTATAATAATTTGATAACTTTAACATAATTTTTACTTAATAAATAATCTACAAAAAAGAATCCGTGACTATGAAAACTTGCCCTACTCTGATTAGAGAAAACGCTATTAAAAAGCTTAGAGGAAATGAACCTTGTGAAAAATCAAAACCAGTAGTAGATAAGTTTTTTTGGTATTTAGATTGCTATTGCGCTGAGTTAAAACACACAGAAGATGATGTCCTTCTCAATGATGATCACTATGCATCAGTTTGGAGTCTTTTCTCAAATATTGTTCTTAAAGAAAAAGTTGATTAATTACTCTTCTTAAATTTGTATTTATGTCTTACTTAAAAATGGGGTTCAACTTTCTGAAATACCTCTTAATTTCTAATCCGATTAAGTTATTGATGTTGATTACTGCTATTATTCTATTTAGTAACGCAGGAACAATACCCAGTGAATACGTTTACTATGATTTAGTATCACAATCAAAAGACGGAAATACTAATGTTTATGTTATCAGGTCTCATGAATCAAATGACGACAGCTCTTATGATATTTACTCTTCAAATAAACCTCAGAAAGTTATCAACAATCAGCTAGTACTTTGGGATTATCATGATGGAAATGTAGTGCTTTATGTGTTTTCAGCTATTCTATCTTTAGTTTTACTAATTTTGACAATTTTTGGTATTGTAAATGATGATGATGAGATCGGATGGGACATAAAGAGTTGTTATACAAAGGCAATAACGACTCTTATTTATTGTGAATTAGAAGGAGAAATTTATTATTATATGATTATGGGTAGATTAATTGAGAAAAGAAAAGACCAAATAAGATTTACTTCAAATTTAGCAAGAGAAATGAGAATATTTAATATGTCTGATGTATATAGACTTCCAAAATTTTCAACAAAAACTCAAAAAAGAAACAACATTTTAAATAAATTAGGTATAAATTAATATGTCAAGTTCAAAAAATTCAAGTTCAGGTCTAAGTTTAGCAGGTGTGTTATTCATAGTATTTTTAGTTCTTAAACTAACTGGAAACATTGATTGGTCGTGGTGGTGGGTTACTTCACCTCTTTGGATACCACTTGGACTAGCAGTTTGTTTTTTCTTTATAATTCTTTTTGTAGTAATGTTACTTCTGATATTTGGCTTTAGTCCAGATGATTTAAAGAATAAGTTTGAAAGATATAGAAAATAAAAAAACCAGTCTTAATGACTGGTTTTTTTATATTTTTTCAAACTTTATAGTATTAAATATACATTTCACATTGCCTATCATTGATAGTCCTTTACCACCAACTTGAATTACCTCACCAACATTTATATCAGTAACTAAATCCATTGAATTGTCAGTACTTACAACTAACCAATTGTTTGTATTATCGTTTAATACTTTTACAGCACTTGGTGTATTTCTATGAGATTGACTTAAATCAATTTCCTTATCTTTGATTAACTTAAATGAACTAGAACTCTGGAATATTTTAACCTTTGCTAAGGGTTTTAACATCAATTCATTGTTTTCATTTCTTGCTAATAAACATTCAACTTCTAATACATCTGGTGTTCCTGGATTTATAGTAACTAAAAATCTATCTATGATTTGAACACCGTCTTGTTTATGTTGTTCGTAATTGAATTCCTCAAATATTTTTATATATCTCATAATCTATTATTATTTATATTTCATTATATATTTATTCAGAAAATTGAATTTTTAATTCTTTTTTTCCAACACCACTTTAAAAAATTTTCTAATCTCTTGGAAAATCCTTACCTCTTTCAACAACTTTCACTTCCCAATCTTTAGGTTGAAAAATCTCTTTAGTAAGTCTAACAGCTTTATCATAATCAAAAGGCTTACAAGAAAAAATATCTATAAAACAATATCCTTTTTCTTCAAAAGAATGAACAGAAATATGAGATTCCGCAATTATAACAATTCCAGTAATTCCCCTATCTTCAGGAACTAAACCTTCATAAGGAAAAACATATGGTTGTGTGATTGGAGTCATTTGGATTAACTCAGGTATATTTTTTAAATAATCAAAGTGTAATTGATAATTAGATAATATATCTTTAGGACACCCTTTTAAGTCAAGGGTGATGTGAGGTCCAAATGCGTCTTCCATCGTTCATAAATTTTATTTTTTTAATTGAAGATTTATATAGTAAAAAAATTTGTTTCTTTTCTCGGAAATCCTTAAATTTGTTACAAGGTATTTAAGTTATACCGAAACCTAAATTAACAAATATCCTGTAATAAGCCAAGACGGCAATCTATGGTAAATAACAGGCTAACTTTTGCCGAGGTTAGGGGATAATAAATCTGTTGGTCCCGCAGTAGATGTCAGTATCAGTCATACCGATACGGTCGAACTAAAAGGTGTATGACAGGTGGATGAAATGTGAATTCTGAAACCATTTTGAAACCGATTAGTGTTTGATTCACACAGACACAATCGGTTTTTTTATTTTAGTGTTTTAAGTTATTTTCTAAGGTGAAATGAACATTAACACTTATATTTCTTGACCACGCATAAGGCATTGCTGAACCAGCAACTTCAAAAGAAATTCTAAAACTACCTCTTTCGTAATCTAAATTACCTAATAATTTTTGAGAAATTTCTTCAACTAAATCAAATAAACTTTGTTCAAATTTATTTAGTGATTTACCACTTCCTCTTAGTGTGGAAATATCAGTCGATATAATACCATTATCATCAAATTTACTAGTAATAGTCATATTTCCATGCCAGATATCTTGAATATTTTTATTTAAAGAAATCCTTAATTCTTCTTGACTAAAATATCCTACTTCTTCATCATCTAAATCAACAGAATGTTTTTGTATATCATAATCCATAAAATTTAATTCAAAGTCTTGGTCATACAACTCAACTAGACAATTGTTAATCATATTTAGCGTCTCAGGATTATAAGCTGGATCACGATGTCTTAGTTCTCCTGTCTCATCAGACTCTTTAACATGAGTTACTCCTTTAGCTGGCGCTAAATCTCTTAAATCAGTTACCTCAGATGGTTTTCCTTTTTTTCTCTTACTTTTAGTTCTTAAATAAAAAGATGGATCTCCTGAACCATCCATAGCTCCGACACCTGGTAAACTTCCAACTGTTGCTGATACTACAGGTCCAGCTCCAGCAGTTGAGGAAGCAGTTGCTACCGCATTTTCTTGAAACTTTTTATATGATTTGATATATCTCATTTAGATATATATTAAATTATGAAAAATAGAATTGACCTACATGGTATAAAACATGAAAATGTCCAAAGAGAGTTAGACCAATTTTATTGGGAAATGATGCAAAAAGGTCACTCTGAAGTTGAAGTTGTAACTGGTATATCTAATAGAATGAAAGAGATAGTCAAACAGGTTTCTGAAGATTATAACTTTACGGTTTTAGAAACTACAATAAATCCTGGAGCTTTAATAGTAAGAATAAAATAATTAAAGATATTTTATTTCAGAATAAAGAGGTCTATTTACTCTATGTGACATATAACCTTCTATACCTCTTGAGTCTAAACCTAATTCCTTAATCAACTCTTGAGAGTATTGAACAGGATTTTTACCCATTTCTATTTCTGACTCAATGTCTAAACGATTTATTAACTCTCTTACTTCAACCGCGCTCATATTTAACTTACCTAATTGTCTTCTTAATTCATCAACAAATTCTTCCGGTGTGTAGTTTGATTCAAATAATTTAAAAGACTTTAAGTGCTTCATAGTTTATATATTAAATATATAATTTGTAAGATTAATATATACTTTTATGATAAGCAAATATTTAGAATTTATTAACGAGTCAAAAGAACTCATTTTAGAATCTGACGTTGTCTATTCTAAAATGTTTAGAACAGCATTAACAAAGATTGATAGCCCAATATCAAAAATACTTTTGGATGTAGAAAATAAAGACCTACCAGTAGCTTCAAACTATTTTGATTTAGCTAGAGGAAAAAACGACACACTTTCTGTTATTCCAGATAGAAAAGCTAAAGAGATTTTAGAAGATACAAAAGAAATGGTTAGATTTACTGGCTCAGGTGGTGGTTGGTTAAAACACTCAGATGCTAACACATCTATATTCCAACAATTAGGATATGAACCAGAAGGTGAAGTTTATCAACCTAATTCAACTGCAATAGGTGAGGTAGTTTCAAAAGTAACATCACAAACATCAGGAAAAGTTTGGTGTTATGTGAAATTTCCAGACGGTAAAGGTGTTTATAATCAAGAGAAACTTAGAGTAGTTGATGAGAGACTAAAAGAAGTTTGGTCAAAAAATAGACAAGAAGTTAGAATAGGAAGAGCTATAAGAGCACTATTAACAGTAGCAGGTGAGAATGTTTTGGATAAAGATTTAGAGGTTTTTGTAAATCTTTGGAAAGCAACAATTGATAAAATGAATGATAGATTCCAATATTTTGATGTAGTTGAAGGCCAAGATATCGGTCACTGGTATCACTACTCTAACTACAAAGAAAGAAGTGGAAGTCTTGGTTCTAGTTGTATGTCAAATGTAAATTCTAATTATTTCGATATCTATATGACAAATACAGATGTTTGTAAATTAATAATACTTAGATCTGTTGAAGATGATTCTCTAATTGTTGGAAGAGCTTTACTTTGGACACTTACCGATGGTAAAAAATTTGTTGATAGAATTTACACAATTCAAGATTCAGATGTTCAACTTTTTAGAGACTATGCAAGAGAGAATGGTTGGTATACAAAACAATATAATTCATCTTCAGATTCTGGTAGAGCAAATGCTCCTGATGGAACACAAGTTGATTTAGGAAAAATTACCGTAGATATTAAAGCAGGAATGTATGAAGCTTATCCTTATTTAGATACTCTTAAATATTTTAAACCAAGAGAAGGAACACTTTCTAATGTGAGAACTGGTCGAGGTGATGAATATACATTAGAGGACACTTCTGGTGAACTTTGGAGATGTGAATACTGTGGTGGATCAGGAATGCAAACTTGTGGTAACTGTGATGGGGACGGTTATTGGGATTGTCACAGATGTAGTGGATCTGGAGAAAGAGAGTGTGGTGAATGCGATGGTTCTGGAAAGGTAGAGGGAGACGAAGGTGAAGAGGAGTGTCCAGAATGTGGTGGGTCAGGAAACAATGAATGTTCATATTGTGATGGTTCAGGAAGAGAAGATTGTGATGATTGCAACGGAAGAGGAGAACACTCTTGTTATGAATGTCAATAATTTATGAAGAATATAATAACCAATTTTAGGATTTTTGAAAAAAAAGAAATTGAAAAAGAGCAAAAATTTCAGCCTTCTAGTGAAGTGCAAAAAGAAGTTGACCGATTCGAAACAAGGTGGGAAATTAAGTTAGATCCACGTTTCACTATGAAAGAGATAGAAATCATTTCAGAAGGATTAGAATATTATAATACTAAATTTATTAAAAGTAGAATTGATAGAATAATTAGAAAAGATTTAGGTGGAGTTCATGGTCGTTGGAAAAATACCGAGACAAAAAAATGGATGACACTAAATCCTAGAATCTTTAATTTTAAACGTAGATGGAAAGATGAAGACACTGATATACCATATGCACTTTTCACAGTAGTTCATGAGATAGCACATTGTGTTGACTACTTAGAAAAAATATCGTTCTCAAAAAAGTGGCAAGCAATCTCTGGTTGGAAAAAATGTGATATCAATGATAGAATACCAGAAGGATACAAAAGATATATTGAAAAAAGACCAGGTAGAAAATTAACCGGTCATAAAAAATCAGGATGGATTTATAAAGAAGGTTCTGACTTTTGTAGAAAATATACGTCTCGAAATCCAAGAGAAGATTTCGCTGACTGTTTGGCATTTGTAATTTTAGGATTTGAAGAAAAACTAAAAGGAGAAGGAGGCTTGAAAAAGCTTGAAATCATTAAGCAATTACTCAAAAAGATAGATTAATTTGAAATTTTAAGTGTTTTTTACTTTATATATAACTTAAAAATAAATTTAAGATATGTTATTAAAAGTAGGAAGTAAGGGAGATGATGTAAAAAAACTCCAAACAAAATTAGGATTGACATCAGATGGTTCTTTCGGACCTGGAACTGAAAAAGCAGTTAAGGCTTGGCAAACAGCAAATGGACTAAAAGCGGATGGTATAGTAGGTGATGGAACCTGGTCTAAACTATTCGGAGAATCAGCTCCAGTAGCTGCAGCAAAACCAGCAGTTGTAATACCACCATCCGATTTCAAATTGGAAGCACTAAAAGGACATATTCCAGATGCGGTTATAGCTCAAATACCGGATACAGCAGCAAAATTTAATATCACAAATCCATTGAGATTGGCTCATTTTTTAGCACAATGTGGTCACGAAAGTGGTGGATTTAAAGCAGTTTCAGAAAATCTAAACTATTCAGCCAAAGGATTACTTGGAACTTTTCCAAAATACTTTAACGCTACAACAGCTGCTCAATATGAAAGAAAACCAGAAATGATTGCTTCAAGAGTTTATGGTGGAAGAATGGGCAACGGAGATGAATCTACAAAAGAAGGATTTAAGTTTAGAGGAAGAGGATATATTCAATTAACTGGAAAATCAAACTACACTAATTTTACGAAATTTATTGGAGAAGATTGTATTGCAAATCCAGATTTAATTGCTACAAAATATCCTTTAGCTTCAGCAGCTTTCTTCTTTGATTCAAATAAACTTTGGTCAATATGTGATTTAGGTTCATCTGATGATGTTGTAACTAAAGTTACTAAGAGAGTTAATGGGGGAACTATTGGATTAGCTGATAGAATTAAACACTTTAAAGAATATTATGCTCTATTAAAATAAAAATCAAAAAAATGATTTTAGAAAATAATATATAAAAAAAATAATTTTACTAAAATGAAACATGTTAAAACTTTTGAAGGTTTCTTTTCAAGATTATTCGGAGGAGACAAAATCGGAGACTGTGACAAAATGACTACTAATAGAGATGGTGATGGTATTGAAGGTATGGGTACTGATTATGTAATATTTGGTGGTAGAAAATTCGAAGAAGATGATATCGTTTATGCTGATGCAAAAGACCCAAAAAACAACGGATTTGAGAATAAATCAGGTATCTTACCAAGAATTGGTTACAGAGAGAAAGATTCAAAAAACGACGGAAAACTTATTATCCCAGGTGGTGATATGTTGAAAAAATGGTTGAAATCTAGAGGACTCGGAAGTAGAATATAACTATTAAAAACCACTCAATATTGAGTGGTTTTTTTAATTTAATACTTCTTCTAATTTTATTTCTCTAATTACAGATTTATAAATATCAGGACTAGTTGAATTTAATATTTCTAAAACTTTTTTTCTATTAAAAAAACCTTTATAATATGTTTTTTTATTTTCAATGAAATCACCATACTCAGCAGTTAAGTTTATGAAAAGATTAGGTTTGATTCTTAGTATACATTTATAAAGTATACCACCAGTCTCATCATCATAAACACTTAATGTAAATGATTGCTCAAATTCAGAACCAACGTTAGAAAGCCCTGGTTTAAATCCTAATTTTTGAAACCAATCAATAACCAATTTATGTTTTGACCATCGACAAGTCATTTTAGTTTCAGTATCATAGTATGGAAATCTACTCGGCATTAATTCAAATTCCGACTCATCTGAAATATAATAATCATCTAATAGAATTTCATCTATATCAATATCTCTAGTTTCTTCTTTTGAGGTTGATAACTTTCGTTTAAATGTATTTGTTAAGTGTTTATCAAAAATGAATCTAGTCCTTCCATCTTGTGATAATCTTTCACACTCATCAATCAAAGATTTTGAAACTTCTGACTTAACAGATTCAACACTAAGTTCTTCAATAAAACCATCTGGTTTCTCATCTTCACTTATGACTGAGATTGTTCCATCTGGATTTTGCATCACTTTCATACTTGTTATATTAAACATTTAATATATAGTTTCATGAAACATTTATCAACATTTAAACTATTTGAGAGATTAGATAATTCTACATTAGTTACAATAGACCAGTTACTTGAAAGAATTAGAATTCCAAATCATATGAGACCACAAATTATTAACTGGTGGAATCAAAATAGAAGTGAAATTAGAATTCATTTTTTTAGATTTAATACTACAGAACCAATTGGTGGAATAATTATGGATGAAAATACTATAGTTTTGAACGATGACTTACAAACAAGACCAATGCCTCCTCATATTAAATTATTTTTGGCACTTCACGAAAGTAGACACTGCGACCAACACAGAATGGGAAATTCAATAACACAATATTTTGATTCTGTCGTAAGAAACGATAGACAATCATTTATGAGACATTATCAAGAATTAGAAAGTGATGCTAATGACTTTGCTATTTCATCTATGAGAGCTTGTGGTTTCGACAGACAAATGAATTTTGAAGAAAGAATGCTTAGATCAAATGAAATGGCAGGAGATATGGTTTATCAAATGATGTCAGATGACATACAGAGATTGAATCCGGTTGATTTATTTGACTTATTTAAAAAACAAATTGGAGTGTGAAACATTTAAGAAAAATTTTTGAGTCAGCAGCAGAAGAAAATGAAATCAGAGAAGTTTGTATCTGGCTTCAAGACTTAGTTGATGATATTGAGATTACAGATAATGTTAGATGTTATGATATTAATATTCGTTGTTTTAGGAAGACTAATACATCTATTGGTGAGTTAGTTAAAAATTCAGAAAGACTTCAGGAAATAACAAAAGAATATGCTGACCTTTTATTAAGATTGGAGGATTTAGGATATAAAGTTTCTTATCATTTATTAGAAAACAAACATCACCTTAACTTTTTTAGTATGACAGGTAAAATACAGATTAATAAAAAAGACCAATAAATTCAGTGAAATACTTACAAACATATAAATTATTTGAATCATCTAATATAGAACAGGTAATAAAAAATATTTTACTTCCTATAAGTGATGGTCATTTTCAGTATGAGGTAAGTGTTGAAGAATATAGTTCTATTCCTCAGCTAGTCATAAGAGTTGTTTCATGGACCGATGAACCTCTACTGATAACGGATGGGATTAAAGAGGAATTTATGGGTATGAAAAATTATTTAGAATCCGAAGGTTATAATTATATTTTAGTAAAATACTGGAGACCTAACTCGGTCTCTAGTTCCAAACCATTTGATTATTTTATAAATAATTTTGAAGGAACTATATCAAATCTACTATTTGTTGTTAAAAAAATATGAAACACTTACAAACATATAAACTATTTGAGTCAATTGAAAGTGAAATCAATTTTGATAAAATCGTTGAAGTCCTTTCAACTGAATGCTCAGAATTTTTAGATATTTTACAACAATTTAATATTGAAGGTGTTTTCAGAGGTCATAAAATTTGGGATGAAGGAAATATAACTAAAGGATTTTGGAAGGTAACACCTTTTGAGAAAAGACTTCCAAGAGATACTAAAGCATCTATAAGTAAATTATTAGATGAAGAATTTGAAAAGAAATTTGGAATTCCTCTAAGAAGTAAAGGAATATTTGCAAGTAAAGATATATCAATTGCAGCAGATTACGGAAGACATAAAAACGAAGCCTTTTTATTTTTCCCTAAAAACGGATTTAGATATTTTTGGAATCCGGAAGTAGATGATCTTTTTACTCTTTTAAGAGACGATACCAGTTGGTATGATAAAGAGCCTGTCTTTTGGAAAACAATGGAATGGTTAGATTTTAAACAGATTGTAGGTGGATACAGAGAAGGTGGAATTCAATATGTAAAGTATCAAGAAATAACTTTTATTTGTGATGAATATTATCTACTTGACTTAGATTACTATGACCAATTCTTAAATTACTTTATTAAATAAAACAAAATCCATAACTTTACATAAAAATTAAATGATAAAGTTATTTTCATACGGAACACTTATCGAAAAAGAAGTTCAACTTCGTGAATTTGGTCAAGAATTCAAAGTGGAATCAAATTTAGATGGTGTAAAAGATTTTACAATTGATAAAATAGAAATTGAAGGAGAATACTATTATTGTGCCATCAGTAGACCAGAATCAATAATTCTGGGTCAAATTGTCCATATACCTGAAGAATTTATGACTTTAGTCGATGATTATGAAGGTGAAGATTATAAAAGAGTAAGTGTCAAAACACTCTCTGATGTTGAATGTTTAATGTATGTAAAAAGATGAGCACCTTCGGAAAGAAATACTTAAATTATTGGCCTTATCGTTTTGATGAAATGATAACCGGTGATAGTTGTTTAAGATGGAATAAAACCGATAAAGATTTTCAATTAGAAATACTTAAAAAATGGTATCCTATTGGAATGCGTGGAAAAGCCATTTTAGCTGGTAAAACGACAGGAGGTAACTTGTATGAGATTACCGGATATATTGAGCATGTGTGGGGATGGAAATTAGATATTGATTATGTTGATAGTAATTTTAGAAAAGATGTGCATCCTATCAGATTTATTCCAGAAGAAGAAGATAGACTTAGAATTTTAAGAGAGATTAGATTGGAAAAGTTATTAGACTAATCCATCTAAGTTTTTTCTACGTCTATAAATCTTTTTCGATTTTTCCTTTTCTTTTTCTATAAATTTTTCATCACTATACATATAATTGTTATAGTAAAGTAAAGTTCCATCTTCTTTATTTTCTTTTATACAATCATCACAGATTGCAATAATAAACTGGTCACCATCATGTTTTGATCCGTAACCAGCATCAATAATCTGAATAATACCGTTATCAACCATTTCGTTGTTGATATTTAGAGTTGATCCATTTCTTTCCTTTTTAAAATAAAGCACATCTTCTTCAGTTTCAGAAAATCCACTTCGGTAGTTTTCTGGAATGACATTATTTTTTTTACAACAAATACAGTACATATTTTTTATTCTATGATAAATTTATCACAAGTCTCATAGTCTTCACTTTCAATTGCATCTAAATAATCCTCACAATTTTTTTTGATATCACCAGTAAAAGGTATAATATCAGAAAACTCTTCTCTCAAATCAATAGCTCTCTTTAACTTACCATCTAAGTCATTTGGTAAAGATGATGATATTTGTATATTCTCACGTTGTTTTATAATACAATCCAAATACCTTTTTTTGATAATTATTTTTCCCATTTAATTAAATATTCTTTCTATTTTTTCTTTTCTAAATGACTTTCTCAAAAGAAATCTTTTACTTAAGTTATAAACTAAAGTTGATTGATAATACACATCAACACCACCTGAAATCACATTAATCTCTTTCATAAATTCTTTTAATCTTGTTTTTTCTTATAAACCTTCTAAAGTATCTGCTAGCAGCACCTCTTTTAGGATTTAACTTCTGATACATTTTTTCTACAGCCTTTTCTACCCAACTTTCACTCATTTCTCACACACCTTTCTAAAATCAGATAATATACTATTTCTTAATTCTCTAAACTCTAAGTCTAATTCATTCCAAGTCCAATCTTTAGACACTAATTTATCCCAGATATAGTTAGCCATCTCAAAGTCATAAATGGATCCAGTAGTTGCAACCTGAGTTGCAAAAATTGGAATTCTAAGTGAATGAAAAATAGATTTTATTCCAGTGTGATAGTCTCCTATTTCTAATTTCTTTTTGCACTTCACCCAGCTATTTGAACTTACATGAGAAGTCGCGTGTCTAAGTTTAGGAAAATCTATATCTAAATTGTATGGGATATTTTCTTGAATCTTAGCCCAGGTTGGGGCAAAAATACACTCTAAGTTATTTATTCTATGCCACTCTAAATCTTCCTTAAACTTATCTGGAGTATAGATATGAATGTTATACTTCTCTAATTTCAACTCAATTGCTTCTACTGAATTGTTTGCTACCATTATGATATCCCAATCAGAATTTCCTGTATGAGTATTGTAAATTCTACTTCCGAAGATATAGATGTTATGCACCCGCTTTGGATGAAGTCCTGAATGAAGTATTATATCTTGTGCAGTTGGTATCATAATTTATCAAATATAATAATTTAATTTAATATATACTACAATAAAAAAAGATAAGATTATGAAACACTTAAAATTATTTGAAGATTATAAATATAAGGGCAACATCCGAGTTAAATTACTCGGAAACAATGATTTGTGGTATGCTAGTAATAATGAATTTGAAATATCAAATATTAAATATACCATTCTCAGTCATAATAGTAGCAAACAAGTAATTTATGTTGCTACACTCAATAATGCTGATGATTGTCAAGAAATTCAAATCTCTACGTTGAAGTATCACTACTTTGAGGGTGATTTAGTGATGTATTCTGAAGTAGGTTCTCATTTATGGGACAAAGAAATAGAATTATTCAAAAATTTGGGCGGTCAGTTTGGTTATTTAAACTTTTGTAAATTAGATAGTGGAACTGAAGTTGGTAAAACAGACCATAGGAAATGGTTTGAAATAGTAGGTTAGATGTAGAACTGAAGTTAGTAAAACAGAGCATAGGAAATGGTTTGAAATAGATATAATAAGAAAAAAAGATTAGTATCATGAAACACTTAAATAAATTTAATGAAGGTTGGTTTTCTAAAGATGAAGAAAATGAACCAGTAGATGCGGTAAATAGTAAAATTGAAGATGCTGCTTATAGTTTAGGATCATTTGGTACTATGACTAAGCAAGCCGCTTTTATAAACGGTGCTAAATGGGCTATTCATAATTTAACAGATGACGAGATTAAATTACTCAGAGAGAATACTGATAAAGACGACCATAGTTTCTTTGGTTTATAATAATTTAATTTAATATAATAGAGAAAAATAGGATTATGAAATACTTAAAATTATTTGAAGAATTCAAGATTGATTCAGAGCGAAGTTATAACATCGGGGATACTATTAGTGGTGTTCCAGGTAGCGATACATCTATAGTTGTTCGAATTGATGAAAGGGGAAAACCTATATCTGTTATGGCGAGATTGGATGTTCATCCTCTCTTTACTCAAAGAGATATAAAAGAACTTTATGATCTTTCTGATGCAAAGAGCATTGGTGAAATATTAAGGCTACCGGAAAATAAATTCTCAGGAAATTCCGGGTGGAGAATTCCTCTTTTGAGTGAGGTAGATATCATGAGAAAGATGTATAAAGGTCAAATAAGTCAAAATTGGAACTTTACACGACTTGAAGAGCCTCTTTATCTATATTCTAATCATGAGTGTAGAGAATTTTGGGAAATGGATCCAAATACTCGACTAACATATCAACTAAAAAATAAAGATAAACTAGGACTTTTAGATTTTGCAGGAGGTGGATTAGATAAATTAGGAACCATCACAAAGCAGTTTAATATTAGACTTGTATATGACCTTTATAATTATAAATATTCAGATACTCTGAAAGATTTTGTTAAAACACCAAGATTTGATAGTTAAAAAAAAGACATTTTTAAATTTTATTATTAAATTATAATATAGAGAAAAAATAGAGAAAAATAGGATTATGAAATATATTAAATTATTTGAAGAATGGAGTCCTAATTTAGAGTATGATGAATCCCAGAAAGAGGAGTTGAAAATAAATTACGAAAAATACGTAATGTCCAGAGATTATATTCCTAATATGATTAGAGATTTAATTAAGAAACATTTGTCTGAAAAATGGCATCCAACTCCCACACTAGATATTGTGGAAGTTAAGTGGGAACCAGAACCTTTCAAAGATCTTGCGAAACAAAAGGGTATTGTCAGGAAAAAAGAATTTAATGATGTTACTTATGCAGGAAAACTTACTCTAAAATCTGATTTTGCAAATACCCCAATTAGTTATAGCACAGGTGGTAACCCAATTTGTTGGTGGTGATTATAGAGCGATGTTAGGAGAGAGATTTGATTTAATCTTAGCCGAAGCGACTAAATTACTTGATAATGTGTTGGATTTACCATATAAAGGCGAAATGGATGATAGTAGCCATGGACCAATTTCTTTCAGACAAGTTGATAATACCTATACACTCAAACAAGAATTTGACAGACCACATGAATATAAGGCAATTTTCGGTTTAATACTTGATAAGGTTTATTTAGAAATATAAAAAATAAAAAAAAGATAAGATTATGAAACACTTAAAATTATTTGAAGACTTCAATGAGTATGATTTTGACGGTGCTAAAAACAATCCTGATAGAATTGTGGTCAAATTTGCGCCAGGTGGGTATAATAAATTTTGGGATCAATATGTAAAATCAACCGGTGATTATTATAGAGGATTAGGTGAGAATTGGACTTACTTTGGTAGTTGGGAAGACTTAGAAGAAAAATTTTCTAGTAAGGGATTAAAAATGAGAGATGGTGAATATTATCTTTTATATAAGAACTATGATCCAAAGGATATTAAAGATTGGTACTCTAAGGGGAAACCTGAAGGTAAATTAGCAGCGACATTCTATTTTCTAAAATATAGCAAAGAAGCTGGAGAAATATACATAGTCTCTGTATATGGAACTGAATATCAATATGTAGAAGCGAACAAAGAATATACAACTGATAAACTTGAAGGATATCCACAATCTACTTATTGTCGTTTTGATAAAGGTGATGTAGCTAGATTGGTTGAGGTAGGTTCTATCGATCATAGAGGTTATTTTGAGGTCGCATCAGTATCATAAATAAGATTAAAACTATTATAATAACTGACTTAATTTTAACTCTCTAATTATAGGAGTTAGTAAAATTCTTTGGTCATCCGGGAGTCCAATTAAACAACTTTGTAGTAAAACCGTAAAGTGTGAAACCTGGACTTCATCTTCATAGATATAAGCATTTGATAATTCTCTTTCAATTTCTCTTAAGTTTGAGGCAAGTTCATACATCTGCTTGTCAATTGCAGTATGTTTAATGTCTTTAATAGCTGATATAACTAAACCTGCTTTCATAAAATAATATATAAAAAAAATTAATATATGTTATGGCAAATGATCCAAAAACAATTATAGAAGAATGGGGAGTTGATCCACTTGAAGGAGTTCAATTAAATGAAGTTCAACAAACAATAGTTGATGAGGCATTAGGAAATGCCACTTCATTCAGAAATGATAAAGTGGTAAGTGATGAACTTGAAAATAAATATTCTAGTTTATTCAGTCAATGTGATAGTGTAATTAAATCATTGGATGAAACATCTCTTAAAAGACTTCTTAGAAATGTTTATATAAATGAAAATCCAAAGTGGCACCCTGAGAGAAACTCACTTGTTCATATTAAAATCGTTATGTCACGAGGAATTCAAACTGGAGATGATGACCTTATTCAAGCAGCACTTTATCACGACATTTCTAAATTTGATACTGTTTCATTTAACAAACAGGGATGGCCAACATCACTTGGGCATGACAAAGCAGGAGCTGATGTTGCTATGTCAGATGGTGCAAATGAAGTAGTTGTTTATGTTTGTGCTAAACATATGGTCATTAAGGGTTGGCAGGGAGCTTCAGAAGGTGGTGAATTAAATCCATCAACTAAGTTTAAGATATTTGCAGATGCTCCAGGAGCAGACAATAATGAAAAAGCAAAATCATTTTGGAAACTTTGTGTGTTTTCTAAAATGGATAATATGGGAAATGATTTCAACTATGAAAACTTAAGATGGGATAATCCAAACTATGATAATTGGGATGAAGAGTGTCCTTTAAGAGATCAATTTAAGAAAGCAGAACTAGTTGAGATTAAAGTGGAAAAACCAAAACCTCCTTTCTCTGCTCAAGAGATTATGGCATTTGGAGTTCAACCAGGTCCAATGATGGGTAAAGTTATTGGAGCTACTACTGGAAAAACTAGAGAAGAGGCTTTAGAAATTATTAAACAAATGACTGGTAATCCGAATTTGACTATGGAATCTAAAAGATGGATTAGGACATTTGAGAGTTTTAGAAATAAATTAAGATAGTATTTCTTCTAATTTTAACTCTCTAATTTTTTGTAAGTCTAATTTCAATGTTTCAATTGATGAATACTTAAAATGTTTTCCACCGTCATAAGACCAACAATCTAAAGTTGATACAACTCTATTCCAGTCAAGTGGTTTAACTAAAACCACCTGTTGATTTTGATTATAAATAAGCTGAAAAGCATAAACACCTTCTTTTATATAATTAAGTATTTCAGATGTTTTTTCATCGGAAAATCGTAAATTATACTTTACTTTATGGTAATTTAACTCAGCTTTTATATAAACTTCAATCATAATCCTAAACACTTTAATTTATTATCTCTCGCTTTTGATTTAGTGGTAAATAATTCCTTTCTATAATTACCAGTGATATCTAAATCATTAACAATTGTATAATGTCCTGTAACAATTCTTAGATAAACATATTTCTTCCCTTTAGTTAGGACTTTAACTTTTTGACCATTATAAACATTTTGATATCGGTCTTTAATAGCAATTACATAATCCTTCATATTCCTATTTTATTTTTTCAATTGGCATTGGAGCTACAGAAATATCTCATCTAACATTTTTTGCCTCCAAACATCTAAAGTAACAAAGTTCTTTGTTGGAAACCAATCCATCTTACTAAATCCTTCTAAGTTTAAGTAATTTTTATCCCATTCTACAGCATCGAAAAAAACAAGACTTGCTTCATATACTTTACCATATTCTAATGGCTCTTCTAATTTTAGAATTGGATCTCCACTTAACTTATTTGTAAAGTTAGCATCTATACAAACTACTTTCATATTCCTAAATCATCTAATTTACTATCTCTTAAAAACTCTTTGATAAGTAAGTTCAATTCATATTTTCCATCAACACAATCTCTTTCTAGAATCTTAATTGGTCTAATTTCTATTGTGTGAGTTCTATCAATTCTTTTATCAGAACCCCAATCGGATAACTGTGAATTTTTATTTTTGGATAGAATATCAAAAGTCATAAGTCTAATTGACCTCATCTTTTTTGATGTAACTATTTTTGTTTTAAAGTAATCCGATTTCTCAAAAGTAATCTCAACTATGAAGTGAAACTTATCAGTGACTTCTGATAAGTTTGATGGCATAGTTTTATAAAACTGAGGCTGTTCAATATGAGAATAAGTAATGACTCCGCCACTTTCTGAAACTGCGACATCATCAATTGTGAAAAAATCATCACTGGTCATTTCGAAAAAATTCTTTTGCTCAGGAAGCCAACTTAAAAAGATTAGACTTTTAGTTTCCTTATTAAATGAGTTTGATATATTGTAGTCAATTTTCATTAAATATCCTTTTAATTTTTTGCACTCTAACTGTTTTTTTGAATCTAAAGTATTTCAATGGAACACCAGAACCCTGTAACAACCTTTCATAGAAATATTTTAACTCAGACCTATTCACCTTTAATAATTTTGATGAGTTGATTATTAGCCATACCGGTTCCGATAAAATATTCTAAAGCTGTGTAGATGTTTTTACTGTGGTCTCTATATGAATTCTGAATTCTTAACTCACTTATATCACACTCTAAAACCGGCTTGTCAGAGGTCACATTTAACATCGAACATCTTTGATGTAAATCTATGACTCTTTTTGTATAACCAATTGATATAATTCTATCATAAAAATTGACATCATTAAACTCTTCGGTTAATCTACTATCAATGTGACCATAATACTTTAACCACTCGGCTTCTGTTTTGGCACACTTCCACATTTTTTCTAAATCTAACATACCCAATATTGATACTCATTTTCGTCTCTAAGGACTTCATTTATTTTTAATTCACGCTCAAATCTTATAACAGAAGCTAAAATGTCATTATACATTAATACTCTACTATTTGCTATAATCCTCATATTACGCCAAATATAATAAAAATTTTAATATATACAATGTGAAACACTTAAAAAGATTTAATGAGAATATAACTTCTGATAATAGAACTGAAAGATTTCAGTCTATGATGGATCTTGTGAAAGCCTTTGAGAAGGGAAAAATTACACCACCAACTGAAGATGTTCCAATAAGTCATGTCTATAAAGGTATAGTTATCAAAACGGTAAATAAAATTGATACAACTGGTTTAGGTGGAAGACTCGGATCTCCTGACACCGAGCTTTCTGGAGTTGAAGTCTATAATGATATTGCTGAAGATTGGTTTAGAAGAACACTAGATGTTGAAAGTAAAAACTATCAAACAAACTGGATTTATATAGGTCAAAATTTTCGCTCTGGTCAATTTAGTCTCTGTTTCTACGAAAGTGAAAGTGGAGTGAAACAAAGAGTATCGGCTAATTATGGTGTTGATTTTCACGACCATTTAATACTTAACTACAATGATGTAAATCATGCTGAATTAGAAAACCTACTAAGTCAATTCGGAGTTGAAGTAGATGAAATGTGGGGAATTCCAAGATAATTTTTATTCAACTTTTATTGAATTAAAAAATGATTTCCAATCCATCCAACCTCTTCCAACATAATGAACATTTGGGTTAGTTGGTATGTTATCAGGAAAATCTTTTCTAATAGTTTTCCAGTGTCTATGACTTGTAATTTCAGTATAATTCTCAGATAACCATTTTACACAATCATCATAGTTTAGAAAACACTTTTTTTGATTTTGCACCCTATCATTTGATAAGAAATCTGACCAAGATATCCATCCTCTATTTTTATAATATCTTTCTGGTCTTCTCGGTAAAAAACTTGGAACCTCAATTTTTTTCCACTCAGCTAAGTTTTCTAAAATAATTTTATTTTCTTTTATCCAATTTTTAGCTTCATCATATGATAAGTAGCTAATCTTTTTATTATCTTGTATTCTGTTTGTTCCTAAAAAATCTCCCCATGAAATCCATCCTCTATTTAGATAAACCTCTCTTGGATTTCTGGATATGAATTCGGGTAAGTCTTTTATTTTATACCATTCACTTTTGCTATTCACTGATAGGTTTTCTGAGACCCATTTTTTACAATCATCATATGAAATTTCATATTTAATAGTTCCTCCTCCTTTACCACCTTTAGATGTATTGACTAGATTATCAAACTGAGTTATCCAATACTGTTCTCTTTCCGACCATATATTATCATCAATTTCTTCTAAAATTTTATAACCTATTTTTTTGTTTTCAGATAGTAGCTTTTTTATCCAACAATTCTTATGTGTCTTACTATTATTTCTCTGATAGATATGTCTTTTTAAACGGTTAGCTGGATTGTCAGCTTTACCGACATATCTAATGATTTCATCATCCTCAGAATATAATCCATAGATAAATGTTTTTTTATCCATATAAACTTTTTCTTTTATATATTATAAAACACATAGTCCCTATTCTGGGGTATTTGTAAAAACAACTAAAATTAAAAATTATGAAAAGTGAAACAGAATTTAAGAAATTTGCACTAAGTGAGGGTTTATCATCAATGGACCTACACTATCACCAACAACAAATTGAGGCTTCTATGACACCTTATATTCTTGAAGAAAGAGAAATGAGGGTCACACAAATGGATGTATTCAGTAGATTACTAAGAGATAGAATTATTTGGATATCAGGAGTTGTAGATCAAAGAATGTGTGATGTCACTCAAGCACAGCTTATGTTTTTAGATTCAACAGAAAAGAAAGATATCACACTTCATATAAATTCACCAGGTGGTTCCGTTTTACATGGTTTAGGAATTATTGATGTTATGAACTATATCAACTCAGATATCCAAACAATCAATACAGGAATGGCAGCATCTATGGGTTCTGTTCTACTTTCATCTGGAACAAAAGGAAAACGATCATCACTTCTACATTCAAGAGTTATGACACACCAAGTCAGTCACGGAATGCAAGGAAATATTCAAGATACAACTATTTCTCACATTGAAGGACACAAATACAACTATATCTTATTTAAGATTTTGGCTGACAACTGTGGAAAATCTTTTGAAGAAATGATTGAGTCTTCTCGTCGTGACAAATGGTTTAACTCACATGAAGCACTCCAGTTTGGATTGATTGATGAGGTTATCGGTGATAACTCTATGGATAAAATGTTAGTTGGATTTGATGACTATTATAACAGAGAAGTTTTATCAAAATAATAAATAAGAAAAAACAACATTATGAAAAATTTAATTTTAACTTTTATCTTTAGTTTAATCTCATTGATTTCTTTCTCACAGTCACAAATTGACTTTGTTGAACTAACACACGATTTCGGTAGAATTGAGTTCAAAGGTGATACATTAGTGACTCAATTCTGGTTTAAAAATAGAGGAACTTCAACACTAGAAATAATTGACGCAAAAGGTTCTTGTGGTTGCACAATAGCTGATTTTCCAAAAGAAGTTCCAGTGGGGACCGGAGGTTCAATCACTGTTAAGTATTATAGTGCTAACGAAGGTTTCATAAACAAAAGTGTAACTGTCACTACAAACGATCCAAACAATCCAGTTGTAGTTTTGCGAATCAAAGGTGAAACCTATAAATAAATATAAATGTCAAATTGGACTTTAATTAAAAGAATCTGGGAATTCGCTTACCCTTTTAGAAAAACTATTGGAGTAATTTTCTTATGTATTCTTTTTACAGCCATCATTGATGGAATCAATACTTATTTTTTAAGTAATATTTTTGATATCATTCAGAAACACTCAAACGATCCAAATTATATGAATGCAGCTCTTCTATCAGCTGCATTGGCTGGAATAGGAGTATTTGTAAGAATTCTTATTTCAAGATATCAAGGTAATCTTGAAATAAGAAAACTTGATATAACTGCCTCAAACCATTTAAATCATTTTTCAATTGCAAAATATTTTGGATTTTCTAATGGTCAACACATCAATGAACACTCCGGAGTTAAACAAAATATAATTACATCTGGTTTTCAATCAGTTCAAGGTCAAATTCAGCTTTTTGTTTATCACTTACTTCCAGCAGTTGCTAACTTTATAGTTTCAATTGTGATGTTGTTTTATATTAGCTCCTACATAGGATTCGCTTACTTAGGTGTGTCTTTTATTTTTCTTTGGTCGATATATAAGTTCAATACTTATCTTCAACCAAAATTGAGAGAAGTAAGAGACGCTAGAAATCAAACAGCTAGAACAATTTCTGAATTGTATCGATTTGTATTTTTAATTAAAAATGAAGTAGCTGAAAAGAAATCCTTAAATGATTTGGATGATGTTCAAGATGCGCATCAACAGGCCTATGAAAAGACTTGGCTACCTGGAAATAATTGGTTGACCATCATTCGATTATCAACTGCTGGATTTAGATACTTAACCATACTTTTTGCAGTTTGGTTGTTATTTAATGGTTTTATAACTGCAGGTGCTATCTTCTTAATCTTTACCTGGTCTCAAAACTTCATAACGTCTCTTTGGATGATAACTGATATGCAAAAACAATTTATAACAGATAAAATTAACATTGAAAAGTATTTTGAAATTTTAGAAATCAAGCCTGACGTTCAAGAAGTTGAGACTCCAATAAGTTCAGATTTAATAGGAGATATTGAGTTTAGAAATGTCGAGTTCAGTTATCCACAAAGAAAAAAATCACATAGTGATAAATTAGAAGATGAACTTCAATCAGAAATGGTTTTGAAAGGACTAACATTTACAATTAAAGAAGGTGAAAAAGTTGCCTTTGTCGGTGAAAGTGGTTCGGGTAAATCTACAATTGCGAATCTTGTAAGAAGAGCATTCGATCCACAAAATGGTGAAATTTTAGTAAATGGTAATAATCTTAAAGAATTAGAACTAAAATCATTTCTTAGAAAAATTGGAAGCGTAGACCAAGAGGTAAATCTCTTTGATAAGAGTATTCGAGAAAACATTTCTTATGGAACAGAAAGACTACTAACCGATGAGGAGTTAAATAACATATCAAAGATGGCTCGTATTGATTCATTTTACAAAAAACTAGAACATGGTTGGGACACTATTGTTGGTGAACGTGGAGCTAAAGTATCAGGCGGTGAAAAACAAAGAATTGGTATCGCAAGAGCATTGGCTAAGAATCCAGAAATACTTATCTTTGATGAGGCGACTTCTGCACTTGACACTGTAAGTGAAAGAGTGGTTCAAAAATCAATCGATGCTGTTAGTAAAGGAAAAACTTCTATAATCATCGCACACCGTCTTTCAACTGTAAAAAACTGCGACAAGATATTTGTATTAAAACAGGGAGTATTATTAGCTGAAGGAACACATGAGCAACTTTTAGAAAGTTGCGAATATTATAAAGAATTAGTAAAACATCAATTAACAAATAAACCAACAGAAAATGTATAAAGCTTATATTGTAATGAAAAAAGGTTATGAATATGATGATAATATTTATAACGAAACAGAAGGTGGAACTCCTAAAACAGTTTGTTTCACAAAAGATGATGCGATTAAAAAGGCAAAAGAGCTGAATATAAAAGAATATCAAACAAGTTCCATAACAGAATTTTCTTATGAGTATGAAGACTGTATAAATGTTGAATGGGATATATTTGAGAAATTCAATCAGTCTTTAGTTGAAAAGTATGGTAAAATTCAATCAAAATATACCTGGGACAATACAGAAAATAGACTTCATCCTGAAGCTAATCAGGATGAAATAAACGAATATTGTAAAATGGTTACAGTTTCATTTTATGATGTAGTTGAGGTAGATGTTGATATGTCAAGTTGGAGGGATAATCAACTAAATCAAATTATAGACTAACCACTTATGAAAGTGGTTTTTTTATTTTAATATATAAAAGAAAAAGTTATCTATGGATAATTATAATACTAATTCTAAAGTAAGAAATTTTGGTGATTTCTGTAACAACTGGAAAGCTGAAAAAGAAAAACTTAAAACGGTTAAAAGAAGTTTTCAACCTAATTCTGATAGACAAAATCATACTACTAATACTAGAAACGAGTTTAATCCGATCACTAGAAAAATCACAGCTTACACTGAGGATGAAGTAGAAGATACTTTAGATAACATGGCAGAAATCGAAAAAATGGAAGAAAAAAAGTCTGAAAAAGCTGAATCATTAGAAGACTGCCCATCATATTCAGAATTTAACAAAGCAATTTCAGAACTTAAAAAAGTCACAAAAAAAATCCATTCTGAATTGAAAAGAGGAACCAAAGGTGAAATTGATGATTATATCGAAAAGAAAATTTTTGGAAGAGATGTTTAAACATCTCTTTTTTATTTAAAACATTTCCTTATATTTGTATAAAATATAAGATGATGAATAAACTAATTAACAAGTTCAAAAATTATTTCAATCCTGAAATCAAAGGAGAAGATTTCATCGTAGGTGTAAAGACCTTACATCCAAAAGAAAAATCAAATCCAAAATTCAACTCAATGACCACAGGTGATAGAAAAAGATTTTTTGATAATTATAACCAAAATCTTCTTAATCGCATCTCGGATATAAAATCAAAAAATTCATAATGTTATTGATAATCTTTTCAATATTCGCAATTGTTACCGCCATTCTTATCATCACACTAGTAGCCTCTCTATGGATACACAAAAACAAACGCGGTTCTAAAATTTGGAACTTTGTAAATAAACACATCATCACAGATGAAGATGAATATTTAAAAAATAAATAGTTTTTATGGAAATGATAAAATTCGAACTTCCTGAAATTCTATGGAAAGTCACCAGAGCTTATTTAACAAATGGAGTACCCACCCACTATTTGTTTGAAATCTTATCGAAAGAAAAAAGTTATTACTTTAAAGATCATAATTTAGCACAGGAATTTTGTGACTCATTCGCTGATGAAGAAATAATCGAACCAGTTGAGGTTGCTAAATTTAATAATGAAAATATAGTTTATAATTTAAAAGTAGTTGCTTATATTGAAAGAATTGAGACGAAAAATATTATCCCAAAAGTTTTTGATTTATAAATTTTTTATTATCTTTGTATAAATAAAAAATCACTACAAAATGGACCAACAAAAAGTTAAAGACCACTTAAAAATTACAGGTATCGTAGCCGCAATTGTTTTCATCGGATTCAGTTATATAGTTGGATCTTTCAACCACTCAGTAGCAACTGAAGATGATAGAGGAATGGCACTAATAATTTTTGCACTCGCTGCTATCATTCTAAATATGATGTATTACGAGTCTTACACTGAAAAGAAAAAAGAAATTAAAGATAAAGAAAATGAAAATTGGTAAAATGACAATCACTGAGGCTTATCATTACCTCAAACCTATAGCGAATAATCATGGACTAAATTTAAATCGTGCCAAAGAATTTAAACTGGCCAGATTAATTTTAGTAAACCTTTATTGCCACAATTAATATAATCGTTATGAGAGTTTATAAGATTAGTACTAATTTGACTAATGAGCAAAATAAAGAACTTGTTAAAAACATCGCTGAAGAAGATGCTAATTTTTTAGCAACATTAGATATTAAAGTATCAGTCGATCTTTTAGATGAAGAGGATAAATTAACCACTGTTATGGTCACTAACATCATCACAGTTGAAAAACTTAAAACATTTTTCAATAAAGCAAATATAGAATACGATGTTGAAGATATTACAGAATATTTTTCAACTGAAGAAGATGAAGATGTTTTAACTCCAATTCTTGAAGAATTGACAACCGAAGACATTCTTAAAACATTCGGGGTAGAAATATAAATCCAATGAAAGTAAGCTTTGATTTTGACGGGACACTGTCTCGAAAAGATGTGCAAAATTTCGCAACGACTCTTGTTCAGAGTGGTGTCGAAGTTTGGATTGTAACATCAAGAATAGCTACAGAACCGGCTTTGAAAAAAGGTTGGCATTGGATCGAAAGACAAAACCAAGAACTATATGATGTCGCTGAAAAAGTTGGAGTTAAAAAAGAAAATATTGTTTTCACAGAATTTGTTGATAAAATAAAATTTTTAAAAGATAAAAGTTTTATATTTCATATTGATGATGATGTCGATGAGCTTATGGCTATTTTAGATTCTAAAGACAGCTGTAAGGCTGTAAATGTTGAACACTCAGAATGGAAACAAACTTGTGAAAATACTTTAAAAAATTTTGGTAAATAAAAAAATATTTATATCTTTGTATCATTATTAATCACTTAAAACTTATAAAAAATGGCAATTAAAAAAAATGCAGGAAAAGTAATCGGTCAGGTTGAAGGACTTAAAATTCGTCAAATCGATCAAACCGCTACCGTCAAAGGTAAAACAGTTACTAAGTCAACTCAAATTGGAATCTTTCGTGGTAAAAATGTGGTTGAAACTGGTTTTAAAAATCGAGAAACTGCACTTATACGAGCTAAAGAGATTAAATCACAAATCGTTAAATAACATCACAGGAGACATTTAGTCTCCTTTTTTTATATACTATATGAAAAAATGGTTGAAAAGAGTTGGTTTAGCTGGTTTTTTGTTCTTTTTAATCAAAGGATTAGTTTGGTTAAGTATTTTTATAGCAGCTTACTTTTTAGGTAGTTAATTATCTAAACAAACACTTAATAATTTACCTTCTGAGTTATACCAATATCTACGAACTAAAACTCCAAACTCATTGTATTGGTAAACAATTTTGATATAGTTTTTTGAGCTATTAAATTCTTTTTGAATTATTTTTTTATCTTTAAATATTATTAAATCTTTTCCAATTTTGACAGTGTCTTGTGTAAATGAATTATTAAAGAATGATAGAAAAAATGTCAACAAACCAACAAACCTCATTTGATATATATTTGAGGTTAATACTTAAATTAATAAAAAATAAATTAAATTATGAAAAGATATAGTCCAATACTATTTATCTGGTTATTTTGCTTTATAGGAACTACCTCTAACGCCTACATGACTTATATAACTGGTGATTTGTCAGAAACACTTGCTTGGTCTTCTGCTGGTGCCTTCTTAGCAAATCTAATTGTCTATCATTTCTGGGCTACTAGAAAAGAAAAAGATTCTGAATTATTAGATGAATAAAGAACTTTTAGAATATAACATCTGTTTAATTTCTGAACAACTTACAATAGAACAAATTATCTTTGCTCGAAGAAATAGAGATTGGAGAAAGTTTGATAAATTAGATGAAATTTCAAAATTAAGAGTTAGATTAGAAGAGTTAGAGTATTTTGCTGATGATATAGATCCTAACTATAAACCAAAAGGATATTTTCAATGATAAATAAAAAAAACATACAGGAATACTTTGAACTGATGAAATCAAAAAATGTCATTGCTGACTATTGGAACTTTGATAATTTTCTGGAAGAATCGGAACATGTCAAAATCTACTATTCACATAAGTCTGGAAAACGATCTTCATTTAGATTTACTAAAGAAATGGTAATTCAAGAACTTAGAGATAACAAGTTAAAAAAAATTTTTGATTAGTTACTTATTCTTAGGTGGTCTAAAAGGCATAGCTTTATTCCACTCCTCTTTTCTTTTTTCACATCCACAATCTTCATATCCCAAAGTTTTTGCAACTTTCACTGCCAATTTATCAACACGAACTAATTTAGTTGCCTTAGCTACCAAATCACCCATACCTTTTAATTCTTCTGACATATATTGTATATATTTAGATTTTTTTTTATATTTGCTGTATGAAAACATTATTTACATCACTAATACTTTTAACGTCAAGTGTAATTTATTCACAATATAAATATAACAATGACTACGATAATAATTCTTTAAATGAACAGACCTGGCAAATTTCAACCACTTTTACTAATCAACAAATATCTTTTAGTTGGGAAAAAGATATCGTAACTTCTATTATAATAAAATCGATAGACAATGAATTTTATCTACCTAAAATCGATGCTTTTATGACTTCACAGCTTACTTTAAATCAACTTGCTAGCGGTAGATACGAGGTGATTTTTTTAGATGATTGTGATGCTATTATGTATACAAAAAAATTCGAAATAAAATGACAATTTTTACTAGAGCTAAAATATCTAGAATCCTCCAAGACAAAACTAACTCTGGTGAGATAAGAGGATTTCAATTGGCTGATAATTATTTAAGAATTACTAAGTCTAAACGAACTGGATTTACATTCAAAATTGACAACTTTACTGATAATGTTTTGATAAAAATACTTCAGAAAAAAACTCCTCACCCATCAATTCAAAATATAGAAACTTTCTATGAAAATCAAATAGAAATATTTACAATATGAGACCAGAAAAAATTTTACTCCACATCGATAAAACAATAATTGAAAAAATAAAAAATGGTGAACGTTGGCTCAGTTTAATTGACTATCTAAAAGATAATATAAATAAATACAAAAGAAGAGATGGATACATCCAGGTTTCTGAAAAATATCTAATTAATAATTGGGATAGAATTGACTGGAAAAAAAGAATGACCACAATGTTGGTAATTCAATCAAATAGACGTATTTCTGATATAAATTGGATTAAAAAAAGTCACTCAAAATTTCCACAATTGGGGTCTATTGGTATGTATAATTTAATTTTATTAAAAGATAAACTAAGATATAATCAATCTTCCGATTCTGAGTCTTCTAGATTATCTGATAATTCTAACTCATAAACATCACCTCTAAATTCAATCCAGTGATTATCGTTGATTGAATATCTTTTAATGTAAGTCTCTATTTTATCTCCTGTTTTAAGTATGATTTTATTTTCTAAGATTTTTATAGTGCCTTTAATATCTGCCATACGTAATTTAAATTTTGTTTAATATATATTGAAATAAAAAAACCCATTTTTTAATGGGTTTCTTGTTTATATTTTTTCAACAAAGCTTCGTTGAGTTGTATTCTTTTTAGTTTCTTTACTAAGTTTCCTCGGTTTCTTTTTGGTTTTCCTTCTTTTCTTGCTTTTGCCATAGTAGTGATTTTTTTATTATATATTAAGTTTTGATATAATAATTAAACCAAGTTCCAGAATTAGACCAAGTCACATCTAATAAAATTTTACTTAGTGGTGGTCCGAAAATTTTATAAGTTATAAAGTGTGATCCAACTGGTAATAGATTCCAAATAGACTGAGTCAACTCTACAGGAAAACAAACATCATTTGTGAATACAACAACAGGTTTTTCAAAGTCAAATTGCAAAATGTCATCGTTTAATAAAATGACATTATTGAAATCGTGTTCTAACCTTTCTAGAAGTTCAACTGCATATACGTGTCGACCGGTCACAATCTCAACTCCTACAATATTTTCAAAATCTGAAATTAGAGACATATGCAGACAAATTTTTCCGACACCACTACCTACGTCGATGAAAGTATCTATACCTTTGTTATGCTTACAAATCTCTTTGTGAATTGTCTCAACACCTGACTTAGTAATCTCACCATACACAAACTTCTTATCGTCATAAATAAGTGATTTTTTTTGTTGAATAGTTTTGTCTAAATCTTCCAATGAATATACTTTATCACTAAATTCATTTTGAATTTTACTTGGATCTTCAGGTAAAAGATTGTTTAAAGTCATTTTGATATTAACATACTTGTCATATATTGTTTCTAACAAATTATCCAACTTAGTCATACTATTTTATAATTTGAAACATTTTATGTTTAGATCATCTAAACTTTTTCAACAAATCTATTCAGTTATTAACATCCAGACAACCTTTTAGAAGAATTAACGTATCTTTATAAAAAATTAATTATATGATGTTATCTTACTTACTTCTACTTTGCACACTTTATTTAGTGTGGTCTTTTAACTTATCTTGTCTCGTTTTTCTTATAGAACAGGGATATTTCAGTCACAAATTTTGGACACGTTCACTTAGGTCTACTTTTGTGATGCCACCATTTGCAATATTGGTTTATTCGGTAATTTTCTTTAAAGAATCGGTTAGTGTTAATTGGGAAAATCTTAAGATGGTTATGACAAAAAGAAAAGATTAAAACTTTTCTTTTTGATTATTAGACCATTCAAAGTAATCTTTTCTATCTCTGACAACAGTTGTAGTTAATAATGTCAATGAAAAAAGTGACAATATAAATAAAATTATTTCCATAGTCTATATATTCTTTAAATCGAAAAAAAGTGTAAATAACAGTTTAACAAATTGTTAATTATATTTGGTCAAATAAATAATAATCACTATATTTGTTAAATGAAAAGGATAAAACTCTTACCAATTTTAATTTTCACTTTTGTGACTGGTATTTTAGTTTTTAAATTTTCCAGTCGGCCATCTGGCTGTAAAACTATCGTTATACTACAAAATGGAGAATCCATAAATTGTAAATGGATTAACTCATACAACTCTGGGTTTTCAAGTATCCGTAAGTGTGATGGTTCTGATTTTCAAACAGCAACTGCAAATATTAAACAAGTCATAAATAAATAAGATGAAAAATTTTAAATCATTCTCACCTAAAGTTGATGAAAAAAGAAGATTAGTCTTAACTCGTTTTTATACTGGCGTTAAAGACTCTAACTCTTTTTGCTATCAGATAACTAAGATTACAAAAGTCGGAACTTTAGATAAAAAGTTTAAACCACTCTATGCTTTCGGAACAGACGACTTTAACTCAGTTAAATCATTCTCACATAGTGGTAACGGTCAACCAGTTAAAGTCTTCAGAAAACCTTTTAAATCAGTATTCGGAGTTGAAAAGAAAAACGATCCAGTCAGTGTTTGGCGAAAAATATAACTGTAAAAAAACCAGAAATCTATACACGTTATTTTTAACTTAATATATAAAAGAAAAAATAACGCTTATGAAACTAACTAAAGAACAATTGCTTGGAATCGTAAGACACACACTAACATTTGTTGGTGGTATCGTTGTAATGAAGGGACTTGTAGATGAAGCTACAGTAACTGAAATTACAGGTGGTGTTCTTACTTTAGCTGGAGCCATTTGGTCTATCATCGCTAAAAACAAGGCGTAATAGTCACTTAAGAAAAAAAATTAAAACCCACTTAATAGTGGGTTTTTTATTTTGTATTGTAATCATTTATTGTTATATTTGTAGAAATAAATCCACTATGAAAAAATTTGAATCAAGTCGTTTAACAGAAGGAAATAAGTTATTTCCAACTCAAATCTTATTATCAAGCAAAGGGGTCGTGGTAAAAAAACCAGGTATGTTTTCATCAGAAGAAAAAGTAATACCTTACTCACAAATTACTTATATTAATATTAACACACCACTAGTCGGTTTCTCAAGTATTGAAATCGGAACCGAAAATCAACCAGTCATAATCGGTGGTCTTCTTAAAAGAGAAGTGGAGGAAATTCAAAGTTTAATTTTAGAAACGTTATAAATTTAATTATTATGAGCACGGAAATTTTAGCAGCAATTATGACACCAGTTGTTATTTTTAGTATTTTAATTATTGCAACAATCAAAGATAAACGCAACTAATGGTTGTTATATGCAGAGATAATAAAGACTATGAAAGGTTCCTAAAAATTGGCGAGAAGTATTTCGTTATAGAAATTCTTTGTCAAGAAAACCAATTTTGGTATAGAATTGAAGGATTGAATACTATTTTCAGCTACTTTCGATTCTACCCAGTAGACCTTATTAGACAACAAAAGATTGAAGATTTAGGTATCTAAAATTAATATATAACCTATGAGGTTATTAAATTTCGAGCTTTTTTGTGAAGCCTACAACAAACCAAGAGCTGGTGGTAAACGTCGTTGGTCAGTCAAATATAAGAAGAAAATTGATTGTAGTAATCCAAAAGGATTTTCTCAAAAACAATATTGTAAAAGAAAACGTAGAGGTGGTCACTATAAAACAGAATCAGTTGATAATGATTTTATAAAAAATACTCTTGGTCATATATTCTTAGAAGTATCTGATGTTAGTGATTGGTTTTTTTCGGTAGAAGGCGATATTTTTAGTAACTACTATGAAGTTTATATATCATTTGGTGATTCTGAACCATATCGAGGAGATGAAGGTGATGAATATCAACAAAGACAAATTTCTAAAGAATTAATAGATTGTATAAAAAGATCTATAGATTTTATGGACGGTGAAGATTTTTATTATAATTTACTTTTTTGTTCAGAATATTCATCCGACCCTGGTGAAGATTATATAGATACAATAGATATTGAAGATTTGAAACCAGGTCAATCAATGTTAGAAAATGAATCTATCAGAATAAAATTTTCTAAATAGTTTAATCTTTTTTTCCAATAGACATATAACTCTTACTATGAGTTTATTCTATTTCTTTACAATTGTTTTTATTCTATGGGAGCTTAACACTCTCATTTTTACAAAGTCATATAACGATTTTTTAGAGTCAAGTATTCAAAGAATTCAAACACAGAAAGTCACTACAGATGATATTGTTTTTTCACTTTTTAACCTTTCTTATTTTATTTGGACATCAATAGGAATATTTACCAATCAATATCTGTTTTTTTTACTACTTCTTATTTTAGGAGTTGTTAGTGCAACTGTTTCTAAAAAGATTAAAAAATCTAATATAGACAGAATTCTATTACACAGGAGAATCGATGCTGTTATTTCAATCGTAATATTAGTTTTGATTTGGTTCAGTCGGTATTAAATCAAATCGATGAAAAGATTAATCTTAAAAGTATTACTGTGGTGGAGCCTCAAATATAAAAAAAATAAAAGAAAGTCAATTTGGGATTTATGATGTCAGAAAAAAATGAATTAAATGTAGTTCAGAGTCACATTAATAAAATATACGAACTTTTTAAATCACAATCAAAACTAAATTATGTCACTCCATCTATACCAGGTCAACAAATTGTCGACTATCTTCAAATAGACAAGTCAGAGTATTACCACTTCTTTAATTTGATGTGCTATGAACTAAAAGTGCTTTCTATAAATCCAGGAACAGATGAAGTGTCTTATCATTGGCAGGAAAATGATTATGGATTACTAGAACCACTCAGAACTCAACTTGAAAGAGATATTAAAATTGATGAACTAGGTATATGAGAGTAGGTGATATTGTTAGATTAAAATCTGAACACTATTTAAATCAGTTCATTAAAGGAGACTGTTCTATAACACAAGTAGTTAAATATAATAATAAACATAGAAGGACTCGATATCATATTAAAAATAGTCAAGATTGCATGACTTGGGTATATTTAGAAGAAATAGATTTAATAAGTGATTTAAGAGACCAAAGACTATCAATGATAGGTATCAAATAAATAAATATATAAGTATATGTTAACAACCATCTTTATTATCTTAAACATTGTTTTATTAGAAATTGTTCTAAGCATTGACAATGCGGCTGTCTTATCAACTATGGTAGGACAACTTCCAAAATCTGAACAAAAAAAGGCACTGACTTGGGGAATCTTTGGAGCTTATATCTTTAGAGGTTTGGCACTTCTTTTTGCGACCATTTTAATTAAGTTGACTTGGTTAAAAGTAGTCGGTGGTCTTTACTTAGTATATTTAGGAATTAAATCACTAAGTCTCCAATCAGATAGTAAAGAAAAACACCCAGTCAAATTACCGTTCTTAAATACATTTTGGTCAACTGTCGTTATGGTCGAATTTATGGATATTATTTTTAGCATTGACAATATATTTTCAGCAGTCGCATTTACCAACAACTTCTGGGTAATTTGTTTAGGGGTTTTTATAGGCATTTTAGCTATTCGTTTTGCTACAACTAAAATGATTGAGTTAGTGAAAAAAATACCAGTTATTGAAAAAATAGCTTTTGTAGTAATCGGTGTGTTAGGTATAAAATTAGTCTTATCTTCTTTCTTTCCTGAATTAACATCTGAACTAGTTGACTTAGTTTTTTCACTTGGAACACTAGTCGCTTTTTTGACACCGGTTTTAATTAACAAGCTCAGTAAATAGTTTTTGATATTTAATATATAATATATGAAATTAAAACATTTACAAGACTTTGCGCAAACAAGATTTGGAGGAGCTGAAAAAATAGCTAACACGGCTAAAGACAAAGGTGGACTAGCACTATTGACCTGGAGACACTTTAAAGTTAAACTTCCTTACTATAAAAAGGCTGCTGAGGGTGAACTGGATTTAGAACAAGCAAAAAAAGAGTTTGATAAAACCCTAAAGTCAATTAATCTAAACATGACTCAAACTGAGTTTCAAACTGAAGTAGGTAGACTTGAAGTCTTAGGTGAGTTACTTATTAAAAACTCTTAGATAGTTACTCTTTGAGAATTTATTTTCTGACCAATTAATTGTAACGATTCTCTATCAAATTCATCACTACTACCGGTTGTAAAATACTTACACGTTCCACCTAAACTTGGTTCTATTCCTAAAGCGGAAATATAATCAACTATAATATCATCCTGAGAAATAATCTTAATATCTGGATATAATTCCTTGATGATATCTTTTAAAATGATGTAGTGTGTGCATGCTAATAAAATTGTGTCAATATCATTGTTTAAGTTAAACAATTCAGATAAATCCGACTTAATTATCTCTAAACCTTCAGATGTATTGAATTCACCAGTTTCAACCAACTGAGCCCAATTTGGACAACTTAAAGCCGTAACTCTGTCTAAAGACTTTTGATAAACACCCAAATGTATTGTTTTAGACGTTCCTAACACACCTAAATGATCATACTTGACTCTCTTTACCCAATCAATTGTTGGTGTGATTATATCAATTGTATTTGATGAATAGGTAGATAACGAACAAGCTGTATTACAAGCTACAATGTTTGTTTTACATCCTGACTGATTCAAAAAATCTAAACCACGAGTGGTTAGTGATACAATTTCTTGAGAATCAAGTTCTCCATATGGTGCTGTAAGATTGTCACCTAAGAAAACAAAGTCATAGTCTGGAAACTTTTTACGAAGTGTCGTCAATATAAAAAGACCACCATATCCAGAATCAAAAACACCGATAGGATTATAAGATGAGTTAAACTCAAGATATAATTTTAACCACTTCATATATTTTGGTCCTGTAGATATCTTTCAACTTGAGTTTTAAAAACTTCAAAATCAGAAGGAATAGTTTTGAATTTAGACTGCCTTATGAAAATTTCTTGATTTCCATTTTTTTCTAAACTATAACCAAGATGTGTTTTTTTAATTATCTCACCTGTCGGTAGTTGTGCTGTCGACTCGTCTATAAACTCACCACCGATATTGGAAATAAACATTACTTCTGAATTTGAAAAATCATTTGGATCATACTCTTTAGTTTGACCATGACTTCTCATCACGGTTCTTAAATCATTTAGACCCTCCTTAATATAATCTTTATATCTTTTAACTTTCATTACGCTCTAGTAATTGCAAATTGTTGTATTGAATCAAGTCCCCAATCACCTCCCCAGTTGGTTGTTCCACATGATGTAGTGGTTGAACCAGCTGGTGTGAGTTGTTTATATCCTAACAATTCGTCAAGTGAATAAAGAACATACTCTGCTGAATAAACATCTTCTGATCCAACGACAGCAACTATCCAAGCTGAGTCATTAAGTAAGAAACTACCTTCTTTATAGTAGGCTATAACGCTTGTAGGATGTGTGACTCCATCTGGAATAGAAATTGGATAAAATAAGTTTTCTTCTAATTGGTTAAAAGCAAACCAACTTAATGGTGTTTGGTAATAAATGAATTGATTATTTGAGTGTGTTGCTGCGTAACTAGCTGCTGATAAAGGTGTCAACGTTTGTGCTCCAGAACCGTAAGCCTCAAATGTTATACCTGTTATTAGTCCACAAGCTGGAGGAGCAGAACCAGTCGTTACACTTGCAGTAAATGAAAATATTTGTTTGTCAAGATTCATAACACGATCGAGATATAAAGTATATGTGGTTGAATAACTAGCATTTGATGAAAAATTTATAGTAGCATCAGTAACTTTTAAGTCATCATACGTAATTTCAGTTGCTGGAATAATATCACCTGTATCATCTTTAACTAAACGAGCATATCTTGGTAACAAAGAAACTGAGATTACTGGTGCATCAAAGGTTACAGTCAAAGTATTTAAGTCTACAAATTCAGGGGTGATACCATTGGTAGTAGATATTTCAGTGGGTCTAAAACTTTCTCTAGACTTTTGTAATTGAGCAGCTACAGTAGGAGCTCCAGAAACAAACGGTGGAAAAACTCTATGTTTCTTTTGGTCATAAGTATTTGTTTCATCCCAACCTAAATCACCATTTGGTTCTTTTTCAACATCTACATAGAAAGTTTCATCAATTCTATCCCAGCAGAGACTTATGTAAGTAATTTCTTTTTCATCTTCTATAATAATTCTACCTCTTGAATCGATTTGCCTTTCAAGACCAGAACCTTTTAAAGCTGCACTCCAAGCCACTTGACCAACAATTGAAAGTAAATTTACGACTCGGTTAGTATCATCTATAGCCATATCACATTTTTTTCTTTTATATATTAATTCTCAAAAACCTAAACTCTATTAATTCTGAATTGCTGAATAGTATCTATCCAATTACCACCCCAATTAATTGTTCCACACAAATAAGTAGACGAACCAGCTGGACTTAATTGATATGTTTCACCAATTATGTCTAAAGAATAAAGCACGTATTCATAAGAACTATTATAGTCTAATTCAGAGCCTATAATTCCCACAATCCACGGTGCGTCTTCAAGCAAGTAAGCTCCGTTTTTATAATAAACATAAACAGTCGTTGGTATAGTAACGCTAGCCGGAACTAAAACAGTAGAATCTAATTTAGTTAAAAATTCAGTCCAATTCAATCCTTCTTGATAATAAATAAATTTATTATCAGTATTGGTGAGAAAAGACCATTCTGACTCTGACACTGGATAAATCAATTGCTCACCTGATCCATAAGCTTCTATGAAAATACTACTAATTTCAGGACAAGCTCTTGGGGCATCTATTGTTGTTGCTGAAACTTCATGAGATGTTGACTCTTTTGCCAAATTGAACACACCATCTATAGTAATCACGTGTGTTGTGCCATATTCTGCCGGAGGCTCAATAGTTAAATAAACATCGTTTGTTTTATCTTCGTCAGAGTTAATTTCTGTAACTGTAAGATTGTATGAAATTTCAGGTCCCGATGCAGTCACATCATCAATAGTAAAAATTGCTTCACTATCACCACCCGAAACTCTAATCTGATCACCGACACGATATCCAGAACCACCAGAAACTATAGTTGCTGACTCAACTGCGCCTCCATCAACACTTTCTATTAAAAAAATTGAATTTCCATTACCTCTATCAATTACTAATGTTTCTCCTGCTTGATAGCCTGTTCCCGCTGATATAATTGTTGCTGATGTTAATCTGCCTCCTTCATGGGTCATTTCTAATGTTAGACCAGAACCACCAGGTGATCCAGTCACACTGCCTGTAAATGGATTTGTAAAACCACCTAATCCATCACCAGCAACAAATATACTACCACTTAGAACACGAGTTGGAGTAGCCGATACTAAGACTTGAGCAGAAGTTCCAACATCACTTAATACATTGTATGTAGTTGATATATAACCTGAACCAGAAGTTAGAAGACTTATACTATTGATATAACCGTTAGCAAGTCCAGTGATAGAAATACTATCTGTTGATAGTAATGATGAGTAGATTTTATTTTTAAAATTTAAGTTTAGAGTTTGGAGATTTGAAAACTCTGCCGTAACGTCATTTCCTGTTGGAAGTGAAGTAGCTACATATCCTACTTTTTGTTTTTGTAACTGGGCAGCCACAGTAGGCGCTCCTTCTTCAAAAGATGGAAAAATCTTATAAGTTTTTTTATTAGAATCATCTTGAACATAAAGTGCTTCATCTATTCTATCCCATATTATTGAAATCATAGCATCTTCAGATTTTGTAGTAAAAATTACAATTTTTCTATTCTCTGAAGTTATTTGACCCGCTCTTACTTCTCTATCAAACATTTGGTGGTTTAAAATTTTATTTATATATTAATATTATAATATATATTAAAAATGAAAGGATTAATCGTTTTAGATATAGATGAGACGTTGATATCATCTAAGGTAGTTTTAGAAAATGAACTTGACACAATTGACCAAAACCAGTTTGATTTTAGCTTCACATTGGATTGGCAGTCAGAAACATATTATGTTTTTATCAAAAAAAGACCATTTTTAGACGAATTTATAGAATATTTGGTCAAAGACTTTGAAATAGCAGTATTTACAGCAGCAGACAGAGAGTATGCAACAAAAATACTACAACACTTAGGTATATTTGACAGACTTAAATTCTTTAAATCTCGAGAGTCTTTAAGTATAGGGTTTGACTGGTTTAAACTATTTGTTTACCTAAAAAAACTTAAATCAATACCAGATATAGATTTAAAAAAGACAGTCATAATTGACGACACTAAAGAAGTCGCAAATAGAAACTCTAAGAATTTAATACATGTCAATCAATTCAAATGGAACAGAAAATCTTCTGAAAATGACGCTACACTTCTAAAAGTTATTTCTTTACTTGAACAAATAAAAGACTTACCAGATTGGACCTCAGTTAAAAAAAGAATTGTATAGATTATTTAGACTGTTGTAATCTTTTAGTCTTTTCTTTTGACCTTTCACATTTTACTTTAATATAATCATGAGCTCTTTTAAGTCGTTTTTTAACTTCAGGATCTTTCGAGGTTCTTACAGCAACTCTTAATCTTTGTTCTATCAAATTTATAATCTGAGATTGACGCTTATGTGACTTACTCTTAAAACTTTGACTATTCAATGTCTTTCTGACATCTTCTAAAGTTCTAAACTTTACTGATACTGTATCATCAGGATTTTCGTCAGTGTATAACCTACGAGAGGAACCTTTAGGCTTTTTTCCAGTTCCTACTAAAGGGTCTTTTTCTTCTGAGATAAATTGACCAAAGCTTTCTAAATGTATCATTAGATTATATATTATATTTAGTAACCGAATACTCCTTTGTCTGCATTATAATTTTGTAAAACCTCATCTGGAGTTAAGGATCTTGTATAACAATAAACTTTAGATACTCTTCCATTTAGTAAATTACCACCAGGACTATAACAAGCTACATTTGTAGAACCGTTACCGGTATAAGCTGTTTTAATAGTTGTATAACTACTATCTAATATTCCGTTTATATAAAGTTTCATTCCATCTGTTGTATTAAAAGTTAAAGCTGCATTATACCACTTGTTTAAACTAAACGTAGCAGTTGATGGATAGTTAGAAGGAAATCCTGCCCAATTTGAATGACCGTTATACATTTTATTAGTTCCTTGAAAAAACATATAATGACCTCCAGTATTACTACTTAAAACATTGTTGTCTTGATATGAATTTAAATAAAACCAAACAGATTTAGTATAAGATGTTGATGATAGAACCGCTCCTGAACCACTACCGTATTGATTAGAACCATTAAAGGTGAAATAAGCAGGTGATGTTGAAGTATATGTAGGATTATTAACAAGTGTAATGTTTTGAGTCGTGCCTGCTAAATCTGTCCAAGTAGTTCCTGATCCTGTATAACTTAAAGGATTACCAGCATCTAGACGTAAAGATAAATCAGTAGTGACAATTTGACCATAAGACGTCCAATATCCATTTGAGTTTAAATAAGATAAAGCATTTGAAGCTGTTAAAAATGATTGACTCGTCAACTTTAAAACAGTAGATAAGAACTCAGCATCAGTAAATTGAGAGGTTCTTCTGAATCCTACCGATGTTCCTGAAACTATCACACTTCCAGATGCTGCTGTTTTTGGGCCTGTATAAGGGTATCCAATTATATATCCTAAATCTTCATCGGGTCCGTTAAACCAAGTCAATCCACCACAACCGGCTGTCCAACCAGTGGACTGAATCGATAAGTTTCCATACTGAGTTGATCCAGTCGGTGCACTTAAACTTGGATTATAAGCAAACGCTCTTGATGTTGGCATAGATTATATATTATTTATATAATGTAGTATCTATCGTTTGTAGAATAAAATCACACACCAATATATGTCCTCGAGCAGTCGGATGTATTCCATCTGATGTCATACTTTGTAGATCATAAGGCTCAATAAATTGACATTCGGTTAAATCTGATTTTAATTTCAGCTGTAGGTTTTTTCTTTTTTCAACATATGGAATCCAATCTGACCTTTTACTTAATAGATTTGCTGGTCTTCCGACAGGAAGAATGTTAATATCCATAAACTTACCTTCAATCTTCCAACCTAAGTTAACCCAAACATCACAACCATGTGAGTTGGATATGTCAATCATTTTCTGAAAATTAGAAATAGTTGTCTCCAAAGGTATTGACATATTTGAAGCATCATTTCCACCACCATATAAGATAACACGGTCCCAATTTTTACCAGTCTTAAACATCGATTCTAATTTTTCTAACATCCATTTTGAAGTCTTACCACCAGAAGCTCCAACATCAACAGTGACACCATATGGTGATAACTTTTGTGATAAGTGATTAGGCCAAGTCCAAGTTATCTTTTGTCCAGAATTAGTTGTAACAGCACTTTGTGAATCACCTATAATAAGAATAGACATCGGTGGTTTAATAGTATCAGTTACAACCTGACTGTTTGTTTTGATAAAACTAATTTGTTTCTCATCTCTTAAAACTCCAGAAAACAAAAAAGATAAAATTAAAATTCCAAGCAATCTCATACGTTATATATTATAATTTTTATAAAAACAAAGTTATAAACAAATCAATTTTTATATCGTATAACCGTGATATAAAATATTTACTTATTATGAAAAATTTAATTCTTACCTTAATTTTAAGCTTTGTGTCGACAATTTTGTTTTCACAAACATCACTTGATATCTATGTTGTATCAAATCAAGGAACTGGAGTTCCTGAATGTCCTTTCGGGTTAGTCGATACCTGGTCCAGTCAATCAGGAGCTGGGAATATGACACTTATTTCACAAGACTCAATCTTTGGAGCGCCGGTATACCACTATGAGATTCCAGATACCACTTATCCTATTTTAGTGACTATCTGTCTTTATGTTGGTTCACAACAACCACCATTTCCACCACAAACTCCGAACTGTGTAACATTGACAGTTAATGGTCCTATGATGGCTTATACAATTGTTGCAGATTGTGGACAACTACAAATAGAAGAAATTTTTACAGAAGATAAAATCGTAAGTATTACAAATCTTTTAGGTCAACCAATCAGTTGGAAACAAGAAGAACTTATGATTGTTAAATTCTCTAATGGAACTTATAAAAAATTATTCGTCAATAAATAAATGACTAAATCTGAAATCATTTCCCGTATTATTTTTTTAGAGTCTCAGATAACTCAAAAAATTATTAGTGATAGAAGTTTTAGAGCTAGTGACCAAGATGAGTTTAAAGAACATAGAACCGAATTAAGAATCTTAAGAGAAATGGTCAAAGATGAATTATATCCACCAAGCTATCTTCCTGATGGAAAAAATCCTCAAAGACCTAGTGTTGATTTAGAAATTAAAAAACCAAAACTAGATAATAAGTTATAATATGGACTATAAAGAAATGCAACTATTAACAAATCAAAAGTTTGAATCACTAGACTTTAAAGTAGGTGATATCTTTTCAGAAATGTTAGCTCACTGGAAAGTAATTATTAAAGTTGATGGTGATAGACTTACTGTTATTTCTGGTTCATCAAAAAATCTAAAATTAGAATCATATACACCGAAAGAATTTAAAGAACATTGTTCTTATAAAAATATCACAGGTTATTGGATAGACTTTATGAAAAACGATACTAGAAGAGCATCAGACTATTTAGAAGCTTACTTTGAGCAAATAGATATGAGTCAAAAAGAAATAAGAGATTTCAAATTAGATTTAGTTCTCTGAAAAAAAATTTTTGATTATGAAAAAACAATTTCTATTTATCGTTTTCGTTCTTTCTTGTGTTAATATCTGCACGTGTTTTATGATTGGTGATTCAGTAGCAGCAATTGCCTGGGTTACAGCAGCTATCTCTTCAATAGATCACTTTAATACTTTAAGAAGGTTAGACGATTAGTCTGTTTTACAACTAGATATATAGAGTATGAAACCACTACTTACTCTTATTGCTATAATATTATACACAAATTTATTTTGTCAACAATCACAAGATACAGTAAGTCTTAGTCCACAACAATTATTCGAGTTTAACTCTAAATGGAATAACTTAGGTGTATCACAAATCTACGTAGATTTCTCTAAAGATGTGCTGTCAAACTCTGATTTATCATTCGGAGTAGTTGGTAGAAAAGTATCGACTACACTAAATCTATCATATAATATACAATCTCCAAATGGCAACTGGAGTCATATGATACTTAGTTCGATAAATCCTGTTTGGAAATACTATGGTTTAGGCTACGGATTTTCACATACTACCGATAAAAGAGTTACAACATTACAATCAATGATATCCTCTGATTTCAAGTTTCAAAACAATATTAATTTGAATTTTATAGATATTTACAAAACAAAAAAAATAGGTAAACTGGGATGGGGAATAACCTTGTCTAAAACATACTGGGATGAATGGCAAGGACCGTGGGAAGGCCAATATATTGTAGACTCATTAGGTAATTGGGTTAGTAATATTTATCCTATCAATCCACCATCTAATCAATTATCAACTCGAGCTATAATAATGTATACATATACATTTAAAACAAAAATTGTTGATATATCACCTCAAACATTCATTACATCGGATATTCATAAAGTATTTAAAAGTCCTGAATTGCAAATTAGTTACTTTGATGATGTAAACCTGGATATTTACTACGGTGTTTGCATGAATTGGAAAATAACCAACAAGTTTCGACTTAATACTACTTTAAGATTTAATAACACATATGATAAACAAAATTTAGGATTCAAAAAAAGTAATCCTATCCTTTTTATGATTGGAACAAGTTTTTAATTATCTAAGATATTACTGGAGACTTCAAAGTATTTACCATCAGTAGATCCTCCGATATTATCTAACTCTTCACCGTCATATAATACTTTAGAAATCATATCACCATAAAAGTAAGATGTGATACCAACTTCTTGGTCAACTATTAATTTTAGTTTAGATGAATCAAACTCTTCACACTCTATTTTAGATTCAAAGAAAGAACCTTTTTCACCACTAACACAAATTAAAAGCGGATCAGTTGATGTTTGATATCTATCAACAAACTCAAAATTATCAACCTCATCAGAGTAAAGTTCTTCATCAGATATCTGAAAAACTTCATGACCTGATTCATCGGTCACACTTAAAACAAACTTATCTCCGACACCCCAGTTGTGATAGATATCATCTATATCATAAAAAGATTTACCAAGTTTTTCATCTAAAACAATATCTTGTAAAGTAGATTCTTTAGACAATTCTGAATTGATTATAGATATGTCTTGTTCTGATAATGTTCCAATAGTTACTTCAGCTCCATAACCCCAGATAGTAATAGTGAATTTTTTCATAATTTTGAATTTATTATAGTTATATCGAAAAATAATATATAGTTTTATATGATATCAAGACTTTCAACATTTTCGGGACCTATATCTACTATATTTAAAAAAATCACTAGTTCTACTTCTGTCGTCACAAATGGTTTAGTTCTTTACTACGATCCAAGTAATTCACAAAGTTATCCAGGAACTGGAAATACTATCTATGACTTATCTGGAAATTCACTTCACGGTTCAATGTCTAATATTAGTTTTACCAGTTCATATTTTACTTATAATGGAACATCATCACAAATATCTATAACCGATAATTCCTTACTAGAACCTGGAAGTGGTAGTTGGACAATGGAAGCTTGGGTTAATCAAACTGTTTCAGGAAACGATGTTGTATTAGGTAAATTTGATAACGGTGGTTTATCTGAAGATGTTAGTTATAGTCTTAGAACTACCGGAACTAACTATTATGGTCAATACAGTGATGGTTCTGGAACAGGTGCAACTTTATTTCAAAATAGTATTACTGTTACAGCAAGTGTTGGAAACTGGTATCAAATAGTTTTAGTTTGGAAAAACGGAGCAGTAAAAACGTTAGAAACGTTTGTAAATGGTCTTAGTATAGGAACTTCAAGTCACAGTTTGACTAGCTTAGTTAATACCGCAAACAACCTTTATATTGGAAGTTACAATGGTGGTGAGTATACTCAATACTTTGATGGAAAAATTGGAGTAGTAAGATTGTATAATACAGCATTGACACAAGCTGATGTTTATCAAAACTTCTCTGCTGATGCTTCTAAATATGGTTTAGTATATGATGAGATTAGAGAACAACTTACCGAATCACAAAGGATAACATATGACGCAGCAACTGATGGCAATTGGATTAAGGTAACACAGACTCAATATGATAATATCGCAACTAATGTGTTAGGCACCACAAAATACCGAGATACTGACTCTAATTTTACAGCTGGATCATCTCAATGGGGTAGTCCTTTCTTTTTAGTGGGTGGTTCAGCAAGTTTCTATATACCGGCTGATAACTATATAGTCGCGTATAAATTTATTGCAGGTAGAACAAATGAAACCTACTCTACAAGAATTTATCAATCAAATACTTATTCACCAACTGCCAGTTCTTGGACCGCACTTGGTGTGACTAACTCGTTTGTTACCGGAGCATCAGCTAACGAAGTGGCTTACTATGTAAGAAAGAAACCAAGTTCAGTTACTCCTATAAATGTATTTATAGCTATCTATTCATCTAACAATCTTAAACAAAGTGTTGGAACACCGACTTATCTTAGCTCTAATTTTGGAACATCATTTACTACTTATGCTTCAACAAATTCACCAGCTTTACAAGTATTAGCGACTCCTACAAAATCTTGGTAAAATTATGTTAAATAGAATATCTAACTTTTCTGGACCAAAATCAGTAACATTTAAAAAAATAGCTGCAGCTACTGGAGCCGACTCAATTAGATCTTCTTTAAATGCTGGATCACAAACTAGATACGATAGTGCTACAGTTGGTGACTTTATAACTGTTTCATCAGCTGAATACGCTTCTGTTGTAACCGCAGTCACTGCAACAAAGTATATTATGACAGATGCTGATTTAACCAGTTCATTTACTGGTTGGTCTACAGGATATAATGTTTCTTACCAAGATACAACAAAGTCTGAAGGTGCGATTCCTACATCAAATTATATAATAGGATATGCATTTAGTGGAGGATTTGGAGCAGGCAATATAACAACATATTTAAGAACAGGAACCGCTTCTAATAATACACATACAAAATTAGGTTCGAATATTGTTTTTGCACCGGGTTCTGGAAGTAAAACACTTTACTTCATAAGAAAAGCTCCTACAACAGCGACTTCCCAGAAAACATATGTTTCATTCTATATGAATGGAACTAACTTAGGTCAAGTTTCAGGTAAAACAAATTATCCAATTTACTATAGTCAATTTATTGATACAAATACTTGGACCTCTTTTACTGGTGGTTATCCTACTTTACAGGTTATAGCAACTACAAATAAACTTTGGTGATGCTACCCAATCTTCCAAACACCTAATAACCGACAACGCAGTTTAGTAGCATCATTCGAGTTACCACCAACTACTTCACCATCTTTAATAGTAAACGCGTGGTGTGATACAACAATGATATAAGTTCCTTTATCATACCACTTAACAAATTGTCCTACTGTTTTAATTGAGCTATCTGAAATAGGTTTAATCGATTTACGACCTAATTTACGACCTTCATTGACCAACCTTTTCATAGTAAACATAAACTTAGGTGTGCCTTTTTTATCTGGTCTTAAAAATTCTTTCTTTACAAATTTATGAGCTTTATCATAATCCCAATCACAAGCCGCTGCAAAAGCACGAACTACACAATCATTTTTTTCAGACTGAGCAATCTTTGATTCGACATAATTTTTGATAGAGTCTTTAGGTGAAGTAAAGTTTAATTTCATAGAGTGTAGTGATTTATACAAAGATACAAAAATTTTTTAGATTAAAAAACTTATTTAACTATTGCTGTTTACTAATAATTCCTTATATTTGTAGAAATAATCACTACAATGTCATTCGTTAAAATCAATCAGGGAAAAGTTGAACTTCGTAACTGTTGGGGTGTATTAACTCGATACATCACTGATAGAGCTAAAAGCTGTAATATAAATCAATCACAAGACCTTATCTTAGTTACTAAATTAAATGGTCAAGTAGAACTTAGAAAATCAAATGGTATGTTAGTTAGAACTATTACCAATGCGGCCGAAGATGCTAAGTTTCAAGGTGATGATATCTTAGTGATTAAATATCCAAAATGTGAACTAAGAAATCAATGGGGTGTCTTAATTAGAAAGGTTTAATTGATAATCAAGTTTTGCTAATTATCTAGAATGGAATGCTCATAAACATCAGTATTTACAAGACTTTTAGATAAATTCTAAATAACACTATTATATATATTGTATTATGAAGAAAGATAATTTAATTCCTATTGCTATCTTAATCGGTTGGTTTACGATTGTAATAGCATTTGCTATTTACATGGGATAAGATTAATAATATCTTATTTCTGTTACTTTATGACCTGAAACCTTTTTGTCTGCTTAAAACGTTATTGAAAATAAATATATAATAAAAATTAGGCGGATTATGAAAGTGATAATCCAAACGAAGAGTATTTCAATCTTAAAATAGTTGGATAATATCTATATGAAAAGAATTAAATCATTCATTTTGTTTGAGACATTTGATGAACAAGATGACGTCTATCAAATTACCACTACTGTAAAAGAAATGTTATTAGAGTTAGACTTCTTAGATATTGAAAAAAGAGTTGATATTGTTAAAAATCATTCTAAATTACAAATTGATGAATCCCCTGAGATTATTGTAATTAATCTATGGAAGAAGGCAATTAAAAAAGAAGACTATGGATTTAGAGCTTCTTATCATTGGAATGATGTTAAAGATGTTATAGTGCCAGTTATTGATTATTTAGAAGCGGAAGGATTTACTTGGCAAATGGATAGGGGAACGCTTGCTTATAATGGAGTTCCTATTATATCTACATCAGGTAGTCAGCAATTCGATACTGTTAGGAGTAAAGTAGAAATGTGGTTTATAAGATGAGAAAGATTAAGTCATTTAAGTTATTTGAAAGTGATTATCTACCACTAAATTTTGATTATACACAGTATGATGAAGACCATAAATTCATTTCAGATACACTTTTAGATTTAGAAGACATAGGATATAAAATCAAAATCTCACCAGATGGAATTTCTAGTCATATAGGAATTAATGAAGAAATGCCATTCTTTATAATTGATAATAAAAAATACTTTAAATTTTCTGATGTTAAAGAACAACTTCTTCAAATTAAATCTTACTTAGATGATAGATGGTTTAAGTGTGGTGTTCTTTTTGAAGGTGATCCTAAAAGACTAGAAGTTTATATAGATGAAAAAGATTATGACTATTTAGATGATTGGTTTCAAACATCAACTACAGCAATCGTAAATTTAGCAGTCTATTTTAATATATAGTTAGTGAAACATTTAAAATCATATAAAGTATTTGAAAATTCGGGTTCTGGAAATGCCCAATTTGATTGGTTGAGAAAACAAAATAATGAAAGATTTTTTAAGTTAGCAGATATACTTTATTCTGAAGTTTTTGATGAGTATGATGTTATCGAAAAAAAAGATGAAAGTTTTGATGGCCAAGCCGATCCTACTCACAAATTCTGGGGATTCAATTTATTAAACGGAGGTTTTGTAAAAAATAAAAGTGAAATCTCAGACACTGATTCTATTAAATCAATTTTCGTTTACAATATACCAGAACACGAAGAAAGTGAATTTTATGAATTGTTAAAAAGTTTAGATGAAAGAGTTTTTGATTATTGTGAAAAACATTTAGTCGTTACTCAAGAATCATATGTCAATGATTATGTTTACTTTGACTTTATAATATCTTTCGGAGATGAAACTGCTTTTTATAACGAGTTAGGCGCACCACTTACTTGAAAACTTGAATAAACTATGAAAAGAATAAAGACATTTAAACTATTTGAATCAGTATCCGAACAAATTATAAGAGACATACTCTTAGATCTAACTGATGATAGTAATTTCAATGTTAATATCAAAAAGGTAGATTATCATTTAGAAGTTGTTATAACGAGGGGTTCTTATTTAGATTCAAGAAAAACAAGAGAGATTCCAGGAGCACCTGAAGCACCAGGTGGATATCCAAATAATTTATTTTTATGGTTTGAAATCAAAGATGTTATTATAAGATTATGTGAGTATGTTTATTCAGAAACTGAATTAAAACCAATTGAGAATAGACATTTTCAACAATGGTATTTACAGGCAGAACATTTTTCAAAATCACCATTTAGAATGAAAAATCTTGGTATTGGAAGTGAGTTTGGTATAGGATGGCACAAAGCAGAAGATTTTACTTTAGGTGATTTTATTTCTTTTACTGGATTAAAATTAATAATTAAATTGTGAGAAGAATAAAGACATACAAATTATTTGAATCTGTTCAAAACTGGATAGAGATTAATGATAAACTTTGTAGAGATTTCGAGTTTTCTGATTTCAATGAAGCTTTACAATTCATTAATAAAATATCAGATATTTGTGAATCAGAAAATCATCATCCCGAAATCAATTGGACTTATAATAAGATAACTCTAAAGTTATCAACACACGATGCAGGAGATATTATCACTGATAAAGATTTCAGATTAGCTAAATTAATAGATGATTTAGTATAGGCATAAAAAAACCTCATCAATTGATGAGGTTTATTTTTTTGATTACTGTCTTGCTGGAAATATACCTTGAACACAAATATAACTTTCAATGTATGGTGTTCCATCAGGTAATAAATCACCTTGTCTTAAGTATTGGCCATTAGCATCTTTCTTTCTTAAATCAGGTAGTTTGAAATTTGTTTGACCATCGCCTCCAAACTGAGTTCCTAAAAGTGCAAAAAGAGCTTGATTTTGTGCAATACCAATTGTTTGACCGTGGCAAATCATCCAGCCTTGAGTTTCAAACATAAAAACAAATTGTTTAATAGTTCCTATAAATTCATCCATAATAAATAATAATTTTAGTTTATATATCTAAAATGATTATCTTAATTTGGCAATAGCTGAATTCTTAATCTGACGACATCTTTCTTGACCAACTCCAATCACATTAGAGATTTCAGAAATTGTCATTTCAGAATGACCTGATAGCCCAAATGACATTTCAATAACCAATCGTTCTCTATCTGATAAACGAGTAAGTAGTTGTGATATCTCATACTTAACAGAATCAACTTCTAAGTCTTTATCAGTTTCTGAATCAGAACTTATTGTATCAATTAAAGTAAGGCTATCTTCATCAAAAGATATTTGACTATCTAATGAACTAACATAAGCAGATGATTTTAAACTTAATTCAATCTTACTTACATCAACACCTAAAGCTTCAGATAGTTCTTCGGCAGTCGCTGGTCTTAATAACTTCTGTTCTAAGTTGATTTGACATTCTCTAATCTTATTTAAACTATTGATTTGATTTAAGGGAAGTCTAATCATTCTGGAGTTATCTGCCAAACTTTGAAGTATTGATTGACGAATCCACCAAACAGCATATGAAATGAATTTTATACCTTTAGTTTCGTCAAACTTTTGTGCAGCTTTTATTAGACCAATGTTTCCTTCACTTACTAAGTCAGAGATATCTAAACCTCGACCTTGATATTGTTTTGCAATACTAACAACAAAACGTAAGTTAGCTTCGACTAATTCGTTTTGAGCTTTGAGACTTCCTTGTTTAATTTGTTTAGCAAGTTCTACCTCTCTGTCTGGAGTGATAAGTTGTTTAGGATTAATGTCTTTTAGATATTTATCAAAAGACTCGGAATCACGGTTAGTGATTGATTGTTGGATTTTCGTAGTGTTTCTCATATAATATAAATATACTATATAGACGTAAAAAGTCAATAAAGGTTACCAAAATTAACAATTTTTTTTGATTTTTTTAATTAAATATATACTTTATTAAAAAATAATAATTATAATGAAACATATTAAAAATTATAGATTGTTTGAATCAGCTGGTCCAGAAGAAGCTTGGAGAGAATTATTCAAAAATTGGGATGGTAAAAGTCCGAATGCTCCATGGCACTATCAATATGATGAGTTCAAAAAAGAGCTTCAAGCAGAAGGTAAATGGAAACCTGAATGGGATAAGAGTTTTAACTCTTCACGAGACCAAGCACAAGAAGATTATCTTACACATTTTAACAGACATTAAATTAAAGACCTCATTAAAAAGATGAGGTTTTTTTATGCTGTTTAATTTTTTTGTTTATCTTTGTCTTATTACTAACAATTTAAATTTATCATTATGGAAAACATTAGAATGACTCCTGAACAGGAGCAAAAAGTAGCTGATTATGTATATCTTAAATACAAACAGTTTGAAAAGAAAACTTTGATTATCAAAGATAAAGGCACACACTATGAAGTATTAGCTCACAAAGATGGTTCACCACTTATCTTAGGAAAAGATATTTTTTAAATCTCATTTGAAATTTAAAAAAATTATCTTAAATTTGTATAAAACTATATTACCGTATGAAAAACAACTTTAAAACAAAATGGACTCGATTCAAACGTAAATTCATTGTAGCCTGGTATGGCCTTAGTGCAACACGAAGAGATTCTAGAATCCAAAAACCTAAAATGTCCGAGACCGAAGAACAAGCAGCCAGAATTTGGATTAAAGTAGTCCATCAAAAAGATTCTGATTTAATGTATAATCCACAAACACACGAAGCTTATGCGCTCTGGGAATCACCAAGTGGAACTGTTTACCTATTCTTAGAAGCAGGAAACCTTAGAGTTATCAATACCGTTGTAGGTTATGATATCAGATTAAGCTCACAAGTTGAACAGTGGTGTGCTAGTATCTTCTCACGAGAAGTGGCTAAACGTAGAGCGAAGTTTCGTAAGAATGCTGAATCTAAAGTAACACACTCATTAGATAGTCTTGAGACTAGATTAGAAACACTTGAGAAATAATGTTATATGTTGTTAAAGTAAAAGATAAAGATTTGTTTTTTACTCGTGATGATTCAGATGAATGGATTTCTGAAATCCCACTTATTGTTACTTTAAAAGAAGCCGAGACCATTATGACTTGGGCGAAAACAAAGATACCCGATTTGTCAGAAGATAATTGGTATCAAAAACAAGATTTAGAAATTAGACAAATAACATATCAAATTATTTAATCTTAGTGACCGTTAGTTGCACTAAGCTCTATGTCAAGATAGAGAATATAATCAATTAAGACTTGACTCAACTTAATTGTTTCGCTATTGACACTGAGCGAACGGGGTTTAAATCCACCTGTCTGTAAGATGGGGTCCAGAAGATGGGTGAATCAGTGTCTTTTTTATTTTAACTATGATAGTATTCAATACAATAAAGAAAGCAGAACACTGGTTAAAGTGGTATTCTAAACATAACGATTATCATAGAGATGGTTATGATTGGGAATCTGTTTCAACTTATATTGATGGAAATCTTGTTGTAACTCGTCACCAAGGTGATGGTTGTGGGTGTGGATGTGACGACCATCATTTTGATTTCATCACAGTTCATGGTAGAATTAAAAAATTCGATACTAAATCTATTCGTGGTGAAAAGATAAATGACTTAGGTGTATGATAGTTAAATGTAAATCAGATAATGACTCTGTTGGTAAACTTAAAGGCTTGACTATTGATAAATCATATACAGTTACTGGTATTGATAAAATAGGGTATAGAATAGTTGATAATGAATTTAGAAACTATTGGTATACAAAAGAATTGTTTTATCCGATAGATGAAGAAAGAAATAAAAAATTAAATGCCTTAGGAATATGAAAACCCCAGATGAAATTAGATTAGAAGAAACTAAAAAGTGTAAAGGATACACTAATAGACAATTACGTTTTAATCTTATAATTTATAACTTCTTTAAATTTCTTTTTTCAAGAACATTTATGTTTATTTTCTATGCTACACTAATCGTAATAATGTCAATGTTTATGATGGTTCCAATCGAAATTAGAATCTTCTTTGGTCTTATATCACACTTTATTCTTTTTATGGTATTTGATCCACTGATAAGTAAGTTTGTTGGTGTAGACTATACCAAAAAAGAAATCAATATCTTAATACAGGTCAATAAAGAGATTCTAAAACAAAGACTAAATGAAAGAAGTTGAAATCCTTTTAGACATCATAAATAAACTTCCAGGAGTCGAAGTTACTGGTCATATCTTAGACAGATCTTTTGACCAAATTAAATCAAAATGGTCAGGGCCCCTTATCTTTTTACATATAGATGAAAGTGAACAAGAAGGTTTATTCTTCTTAACCAGAGTATTAGATAAGAGATATTTTCAACACGGACATCTTTGGAGAATCGAACTATCAGTTGGAGACCTTAATTATAACAATGGTGATAGACCAATCACCTATCAGATATTTAGACCACTAGTAGGAATCGAAACTGAAGAAACATTAGTCAGGGAATATAGTGACTTGATTGAAAACATGGTTTATCATTTCAATCACAGTGAGTTTATGGACTGTTATAGAATGTGTAGAGAAAAATATAGTAATAGTAGACTTCATTGGACTAACGAGGCTTGGTTAAGAAAAGATAAATTAAACAGATTAGGAATATAAACAAAAATTAAATAATTTAGGAGTATGAATAATTTTTTAGATGATACCGATATTTTTATAAAGGATAACTTAGACTGGATATTAGCTGGTAACTATGATGATAAGTTTAATAAAGAACAGTTAGATAAGATGATTGAACTAAGTTTTCTTTATAATCATATGATATTAGAAAACGATAAACTTACTTTTGAGTATAGTAAGTATCAAATAAATCTAACTAATCTTTATGAACAATATAGTGAGTTGGTTTATCAATTAGGTAGAGAAGGAGTAAAGAATATGATTATCACTACAATCACTTCACAGGACCAATTTAAGTTAGCTTTTAAATCATTCTTAAGAGATAGAAAGATTAATAAAATTATCGAATAATCGAATATGAGAAGAAGACATCCAGAAATTAAAGGGTATAAAAGGGTATATTCTTATTTTAGATTATTCCGGTAATCGAAGACCACTCGGAACATTTGAACCGTAAGACGTGATAAGAGATAAGAAGTTAAAGAAACTTGGAATATAAATGAAAAGATATCTATAGAAATATGAAATGTTATAAGCTAGTCGATAACACACCAGTTAAATGTGAATTAGATGAGATAGATATGAAGGATAAAACTCTTTGGTATGATGATTTCTCAGGAGTTCAAGTTTCTACTGTATTCTTAGTTTGGGACCATTCATTCGGAAATGGAGCACAACCAGTTCTTTTTGAAACAATGGTGTTTGGTGGCGTCTATAATGACTATCAAATCAGATATAATACTTATGAAGAAGCCGAAGCAGGTCATAAAGAAACGTGTTATATGGTTAATAAAATATCTGATGATAGACAAAAAAAATTAGATGATTTAGGTATCTAAAATTTGTATTATCAAATAATTTCCTTATCTTTGTAGTGTCAGAAAAGATAACGGTTGCCGACGATATCAAAGTATGAAGGGCGGGGGTAAGACCACGAAGTAAATCAGAGGCAGGCTGCCTTTTTAAAAAAAAAGAACTTTTCTACTTTGTAAGAGTAAAATTAATAATGAAAATAGTAAACAATAGAATAGACTTCTTAAACGAAGTTAAGACACTCATACCAGACAACCCAACGTGTATTGAAATAGGAGTAGAAAAAGGAGATTTTAGTAAACTACTTATACAATATCTGACACCTAAAAAACTATTCTTAGTAGATCCGTGGCAAACCGGTCACGATAAAAACTCAGAACCTAATTATGGAACAGTGTTAAATAGTTTACCAACCGCTTACTCTACAGAACAAGATTACGCTTCTATCTTAACTCATTTCTATAAAGATATAAAATCAAATAAGGTTATTGTAAGACCGGACTTCTCATATAATGTAGTAGATGATTTTCCTGACAACTATTTTGACTTTATCTATATTGACTCCTGTCACCTTTATGATTCTGTTAAGGCAGATTTAAATGATTTTCTACCTAAATTAAAAGTAGACGGTATAATGGCCGGTCATGACTATTTTAACTATGATAACTTTGGCGTAATCAAAGCAGTAGACGAGTTCTGTATTGAACACGGTTTTGAAAAAATAGTAATGGCTCAACCATCTTGGGATTGGGCACTTAGAAAAACAAATCTTAATTTCTAACTATTATTTTGATTAAATAATAAATATTAAGTATATTTGTGATATGAAGACATATTATTTAATCGTAAGTCTATTAGCAGTTATTGGATTATCTCAATTGCTATCTGACTATCCTATCTTAGTTGGTTTAATTTCATTTGGAATCGCTATTGGTTACTCTAATGAACTGCACATACTTAAACAGAAAACTAATAAACAGTAGTCTATGAAAGTATTCTTTGAATTAGAAGTAGGGTTATTTGACCGTGCTTCAATAAGAACGCAATTAAATAACTCTAAAGCAAAACTCGAATATTGGTATCCCCAGTGTCGTGTTCTTCTTACAGAAGATAAGAATTGGTTTGAATCAAAGTTTTATTTTGAAGCTGATGGTTTACCAGATACGGCTAAACTACATATGCAACATTGGCTAGGTAAACTAAAGAGTTTAGCAAAATTATGATAGAAAAACTATGGAATGATATTAGACTTATCTATGACGGTTATAATTTTAAGAGTAATTCATTAGTAGATGATCTAATGATTGTCTCACAAGATAACTATTACATAGTAAATTTCAGCCGTTCGGATAGCCTGTCTAAAAAAAGAATCACTACTCAAATAAGAATCGAAAAGAACTATAATTTAGTTAATATGTGGTCTATAGGTAAACAATTCGATGATAGATACCACAATAAAACAGATTATAAACTCACGGTTCAAACAAATAATAAAATAGAAGTAGATGAAAACCACAAAATTGAATTAGCATATAAAATAATCACACCATTCCTAAGAGAAGTTAAACTTGCTAAGATTATAAACTAAAGATATGGATTTAGAACAAATGATACAAAGATGTCCTGACATCACTAAACTTACTCAATCTTTGCTTAATGAAGTGGCTATAAAAAAAACCGGTCAAGAACTGAATTTCAATCTAACATTCATTGAGAACGGATATGATGATTTAGATGTAATTGAATTAGTAATGGAAATCGAAAAGATATTAGATATCACTATACCCGATGATGTGGTAGATGTAATTATAAAAGGAAAACCACCACGTTTCACCGAGTGGATTCGAAATGAAAAGATTAGACAACTTGGCTTATGATAAAAAAAGTCAGTGATACACTCTTTGGTATATGGGGTCTTTGCTTATTTGCAATAAAATGGGTATTAGGATTTATATGGTGCCAAACTACCGGTCATAAATTCACTACTATACACTATTCTAAAAAAAGTGGTGAATCACTCGAAATATGTGAACGTTGTTTAAAAACAAGAATAAATTATTGATATTGTAAATAATTTTAACTATATTTGTAATTATTAACTATCAAATCAAAACCACTATGAAAGGAGACCTAAACGAAATTGCTATCAAATCTATTATACAAGGAGTTATTGCAAACGCTATCATAGTTATTAGCGTCACTCTATACCAACTGATTTTCTAATACAAAAATCTGTTCATTTTTCTGTATATTAGAAAATAATCCTTATCTTTGTGTATGAAATCAACCGTAATTAAACACATCGAAAAATTATCTAAAAACACCATCCCTACGCCAGATGCCGCTGGTAACTTCTATGAATATCCACTACAATCCCTATTCACTATAACACACGGTGGAACTAAATCCGGCCACGTAGACCTTATCACATCAGGTAAATTTATCATTACCGAAAACGATTTTAAAGTTGATAAAACATTCGCCTCAATGTCTATGTCCAGTAAAATTGGAAACCAATACAGATATAAATTTATTGTAACTATTAATGAACCTAAAGAATCAGATATTAAAATCACAGGTTCTGAAAAAGCCCTTTACTCTGGTGTCTACAAAAAAGAACACACCTTTATGTTTAATTCATTTACTGATGCTAATGAATTCTACTTACATATGAGTGATAAATTAAACCTAACCAACGATACCTATAAAAATAGGAGATATACTCAATTGGTTAATGATAATGCACCAGAATTCACCAAAGACGTTTATTTAGACTTAATTAGAGAGTTCAATGTAATGTAATATAAAATGACTACGAAAGTTGTTTATAACTCTGATTTTTAATATACAAAAATATGCACACTTTTCTGTAGTCTTTCTTAAAGACTCAAACTTTGTTTGTAGTATTATATAGCCTAATAGCCTTCTCCATTCGCAAAACTCTACGCTTAATAAACCACCTGGCACGCTTATTACGATACATCTGACTGAGGTTCTCTATAAAGGTTATCTTATAGTCCATAAATACGTTTTATCTTCATCATACGAGCCGTCTTAATGAGTTTAGATTTGATACGAGCCTTCCATGATTTTGCAAGTGAAAATGATGTTACTACATTATCACTGGCGACTTTGTTACTCTCCCAATCCATCTTTGACATCCATAAACTTCTTTATGACAAGTTCTAAAAGCTTCGAACGGTCGTAACCATTCGACTCACAGTAAGATTCAAACCGGTCAAATACTTTGGCATCAATTGTGCCACATAAACGTTTCTTAGCGGCGTTTTCTCTTTTCGCCATTTCAAATTCATCTTCTTCTTTCATAGTATATTATATATTAGAATTTTGTGCTCAAGTTCTGATTTCTAATCGTGGCTAACGTAAGTAAATGTAATGGCTGACTTAACCCTTTTGACACAAACTTACAAATACAAATAGAATCAACACAAAATCATACAAAAAAACGACCACATTTCTGTATGTGATACAAATATCCGTTCAGAATTTTGTATCTTTGTATTTTACTTATACAGAAAAACAAACAATTTTTTGTATCAATTACATACCTGAATACAGAAATTTGACCGGAATTTCGCCCCAAAAATCCAGCCCATTTCCAAGCTTATTCCCCTATAATTTGATTAATCTTACCTTGTCTTATTTGAGACCTTATACTATAGAAGCTATCTAAATTAATTGACCAACTATTATTAATAAACACAGTTTCGCCTACTATCTGGTATACACTATCTTGTTTTTGGAGTTCGCCTAAAATCCAATCTTGTGAAACTTCCATTTCGCCAATAGGAGACATTATAACTAATTTATCAACTTTATTATCTAACATAGATATTATATTATATGAATTGGATTTGTCGTTTATTTAGGCATAAGTTTCGTTATCAAGAAAAAAGAGTTCCTTTACAGATTGGGTCTATTACTAAAAAGTTTAGAAAGTGTCAGAGATGTGGTCTTACTCAGAAGTATTTAAATGATACTGGCCAGTGGATTGAATTAAGAAAGACATTATCTGAGATACGGGATGAAAAGCTATCTAAATTAGGAATCAAATAATTTTCTTCATATTGGAGTAGATAACAAAGTTAATTCTATCTACTAATTGAGGTCTTTCCCTATCGTTTATTATAAGGACTTTGTTATCTACTATGAATTTAGTTTTATACACTTTATTTAGTGTAGTATTTTTAACTTTACCTTTAAGGTCAAATGTTGAGATGCAGAGTATATCTATCATTTGATATTATTAAGAATATCTTTAGGTAGTTCTGACTCTGTAATGGTAGTTGTCTTAGTTTTAGTTGGAGTTATTTGGACCATTTCAAAATGGAATAATTGTTTATTTTGAGTTTTAGTTCTGACGTGGTAGTATTCAGAGATTTGTCCTGTAGAGTGAATAGTTCCTAAGTGTTTTTTATCTTTCATAGTTATATTATTATTGTTATTATTATTAGTTTTATAAAAATTAGGTGAAGGCATATCTGAGTAGTGGCACCATTGTTCATCGTTCATAGTTTTTATATGATGAAGTGGGTTTTTGGTTTAAATATTTTATAAATTAATATATAACTTATTGTGAAAAAGATTAAATCATTTAGTTTATTTGAGTCAGTTGATGATGCATTAGACATTTTACCTGTTGTAAAGGATATGTTATTAGAGTTAAGTGATTTAGATTATATTACTAATTGTGTAGTAAGAAGAATGGATGGTTGTGAGTATATTAGAATAGGAATTTCTAAGCCAGTTGTGATTGGAGATAGATATGATGTTAAGGCATCATTCGAGTGGATTGATATAAAAGATATTATGGATACTATTATAGAGTATTTAAAATCCGAAGGGTATCATTATCAAGTGGATAAGGGAACCCTATCTTGGAGTGGTCATCCTATTGTGGTCACTTCTGGAAATGCCTTTGAAGGTATTAAATCAAGATGTGAAATGTGGTTTGAAAAGAGATGAAGAGGTTAAAATCATTTAAGTTATTTAATGAATCAAAAGATTATAATTTATCTACTATAAAGGATATGTTATTAGATTTTACTGATAAGGATATTGATGTTGATGTCAGTGAAGGTTCTTGGATTTTAGATAATGGGGAAGTTGAATATGTTAAGATAAAGATTGGAAAATTTAATGGACCTCTTTTTAGTATAGAAAGGTGTTTATTAGATGTTATAGATTATTTAGAAGAATCTGGGTTTGTTATGATGGATGAGTCTTGGTATTGGAATGATTCTTGGCAGCATTACGTTGGGTGTCCTAATTGTTTATCAGATGATTTTGAGGACAATTATGGTTTACGTGGAGCAACTCGTTGTAATAAGTGTGAGTATATCGGGCCTCCTGATAGTTTTTTACAAGACCAGTGGTCAGTTACAAGATATGATTTGGCAAAGGATATTAAGGGTAGGCAGGTTGAACAAATAGAGTTACTTTTCAGTGATAGAAGGAGTAAGTTCGGTGGTGGGTAATTAGAAATTCCTGCCTAAAAAATTTTTAAGCCGTCTTCGACGATAGGTCAAAATTTTTTTTCGGGGAGTCAAAATTTTTTTAAACTGTAGAATCAGAATTAATCAGATAGTTTTTATGGGTTAGATGTGAAAGAGATTATTAGTCTTTATCAATAATAGACCAAATTAATCCACTGATGCCAGCTGCTATAAGTAAAGTGATTAAGGTTGAAATATCCATAGTTAGATTTTTAGAATGCTGGAACGGTGTCTTTAATTACTTTATCGTATTTATGATCAATTAAGATAAAAGGAGCTGGAATTACCACTTGAGATCCGTCAGAGTTTCGGTAAGTGGCATAGTTTTCACCCAATTCGATAGAATCAGTGAACCAGATGGCTTTATGTTTTTCGCCTTTGTAGTGGACGTATCCTTTAATTTCATAACGCCAGGTGGTTTCTTTTTTGGATTGTTGACAACTTAAAATAAGTAACGTGGTTAAGATAATTAGGTATTTCATATTTTGTAATTTTAAGTTATATTAATCTGGTTTAAAAAGTTTTATATGATATTAAACCAACAGTATTGTTTATGCCAGTTTTGGGTATGATTAAAGAAGTAACTTCCTGTTCTAGAGTTATCAATAAGTATTAGACCAGGTTGGTCTTGGTTATTTCCTCTACAAACTATAATTTTATCATCATCTATTAATTCACTGAAATAGGTTTGTATTCCATTAAATTGATTTAGGGCATGATTTATATAAGGAGATGATTTTTTTCCATATATGATAGATGTAGCGGGTCCAATTCTTCCTTCCATACTAATTATACTTGAGCACATTTGTATCTTTGTAATTATTCTTCGATAATCTTGGTCAAAATCTCCGGTTAGTTTGACATCTAGTGATGACATTGGTCCATATGCAATTGATTTAGGAAGTTTAGTATTTTGGTTTAAGAAATCAATTACTTCATCTTTGAGTTTTTGGTAAGTCTCAAATTTTTTAGAAGTCAGTGTAAGTTTCATAATTTTTGGACTTATCACTTGATTTCCTGAACTACTTACTATTGAGTTATATTGTGAGCTTAAATCAACTGCTATTGATGAAGTATTATTTTCTCTAAAATTGTTTAGTTCTTCAATCTTATCATCTAAAACAGCATCAACTACTAATTCTCTGTTTCGTTGTTTAATCTGTCTTTGATATTCTTCTTCATCTTGTGATACCATATCAATATACATCAATTGAGCCGTTGGGTGACTCATTTGTTTATCTGAGTAGTTACAAATAGATTTAAGTTCGTCAATCATAATTATCTTAATAATCTCACGCTACCCTGAAGTTCTCTTTTATCATCGTTTTTTGGAAGACCAAACTCGATAGTCCAGTTATAGATTCCATCAGGACAGATTTTATTATTATAAGTTCCATCCCATTTACCAGTAACATCAAAAGATTCCCATACCATTTCTCCCCATCTATTATACATAGTCATATGAAACTGATAGATATCAACTCCTGAAGTAATAATTGGAGAAAAGTATTGATTGTGTTCGTCTCCGTCTGGAGTAAATGAATTTGGAATATAAATTAATTCTTGTGGACAAAGTTGAATAGTAACTGTTATATTTTGTGGATAAGATTGGCAGCCTAATTCCCAGCGAGTTGCTTGAAATAAAAACACACCTTCTTGATTCCAAGTTAAGTTAATTTGGTCTCCGATTAAGGTATCTCCAAAAGTTGACCATTCTGTATAACCTGGTTGTGAAAAAAGTGATACATAGGTATCAGTAATTGAGTCTCCTTCACATAGTTCGTGATACTCAGAATTAGTGATTTGACCATCAATTTGTATTGAGAATTGTGGACGTGGATTTACTTCAATTTGAGATGTTTGTGTAAATTGACACCCTGATTGAATATAAGTATACGTTATGGTGTTTAGACCTGCTAATTGTGTTGTTGGACAGAACTGAGAATTTTGAACACCAACTCCTGAGAATTGACCACCTACTGGTTGTGCAGATAATTGGACACAGTTATCATAGTCACAAAGTGGAAGAACTGGTGTGATTTGTGGAACGATATCTAAATCTACAATAGTAAATGTTTGTGGAGGTGAAAGACATCCAGTTACATCTTCTCCTATAACAGTTAAGGCATTTGGGTAAACACCACCAGCGACTCCTGTCACATCGAGTAAGATGTTTTGGGTTCCTTGACCAGAGATTGTTCCGATTGTTGAGGTCCAGTTATAGGTTAAGTTATTAAAAAGACTTGATGTTTGATAAGGGTTATTTGAAGAGTTAACACAAACTGTATCACTTCCTATTATTGGGTTTATTATAACTTGTGGTGGATCTGTTAAGGTAACGGTTCCAGTTGCTTGGCATCCATTAGCATCGGTTACTACAACACTAAAGTTTCCTTGGCAAAGACCAGTTGCAGTTTGTCCAGTTTGATTATCAGACCAAAGATAAGTGTAGGGTGCAATACCTGCTACTGGATTTACCACGGCTTGTCCATCACAGTAACTGTAGCAAAGTGGATTAGTTCCTGTAACTGGTGGTTGTGGAAGTGCTGCTGGTTCAACAATAGTGGCCAATCCTTGATAGCTACAACCAGATGCGTCCTGGAGTGTGAAGTTATAGTTTCCAGCACAAAGACCATTTTGTGTTAGTGAGTTTCCGACTAAACCAGGCCAACTTATAGTTATTGGAGCAGTTCCACCTATTGGAGTTACAATTATCTGACAAGTGCAATCACCATTACAAAGTGGATTCGTTATTTGAACTCCTGGAGGTGGTAGATTCGGGGTTGGAGTCACTAAAATAGTGTCTGGTCCTAAGTTTCCAGCTCCAGCATTACATTGAGACCAGCCTAGATTACAAGTTGGATAAACAAATTGACAAGTGTATTGAGTTGGTCCATTTGGAGTTACCGTGATTTGAGGTCCGGTTCCGATTGGAATTGGATTTCCAACTTGAAACCAAGTTAATGTAGGTGTCACTTGTGGACCTGATGGTGTCCATCTGTAAGCGTTGTTCTGAGTTGTCCACTGAGTTGAGTTTCTACCTGGAACAGTCACGGCTGCGGATCCTAAAAGGTTATGAACACCTTGAACTGCGGTTCCGCCAGCCCATTGTGGACAGTTTGGTTTATTTTGAATATGATTTTCGATTACGTTTGTAGATTCGTAAATTACAATATGGAAAGTTCCTAATAGGTTAGTGCAAGAAAACATAGGAACGTTTATCCAACTAACAATTAATCTACGACATGGAGCTACGCCTTGAACTTGATAACGGACTAAACCTCCGATACCTGGATTCCAGTCTTGCCACGGTCCCATAATACAATTCTTAGGTGTTAAGGCGTTTCCTGTTGGAATTGGATTTGATGTAAAAGTTGTTGGTTGACCAGCGCTAAATGAAATCCAACCGTTTGAACCTATCCAGAATTGTGTATACGTGTTTCCATAGTAACAGAAAGTAAAACCAATGTTAAATGGTCCAGATTGAGAGTCATCTCCTAAAGCAACAGTAGTTCCGGCATTGGGTTGACCGACAAATGGTATGTTAGTAACGGTATAGTTTGTGGTTTGATTTGGATTAGAACCAGGTCCACACTGAGAAAGGTCAGCTGTTAAAGTAGTTTGTGTTACTCCACAAGGTAGAGTTACATCTGGTCCTAAATAAGGACAATATTGACCAAATGTGAATTGGGCAAAGATAAGGCTTAAAAAAATTATTAGGTTTCTCATAAATTATGATATGGTTTTTTTTAAAAAAAGTTTATTACGGTATATATTGATAAGTTGTTTGTGAATTATCGTAAATAGATAAAAGATTAGCAAACTTATTAACTGGATTAGCAACCAAAATATTTGATAATTTAGATAAATTCCTTATCTTTGTATTATAAATCACTACAAAAACAACACTTATGACATACGATATTAACAAGCGTTTCGAATTTTTAAATCAACTAACAGGACTTGTTGTTGATGGAATTACTCCATCTTTGATAGTTACTGGTGAAGGTGGACTTGGTAAAACTCACTCAGTTATGCAAACTATCCGTCAGAAGCACGTTCCTGACCACGAATTTATAGTGTTTAAAGGATATTCTACCGCTCGAGGTCTTTACAATACTCTTTTTGATAATAATGGTAAAGTTATTGTTTTTGACGACTGTGATTCTATTTTAGAGGACAGAGTGGCACTTAACATTTTAAAGTCGGCTCTTGACTCTTATGAGAAAAGAACAATTTCTTGGATGTCACGTATGGCAAGAAATGACGAGTATCCACAACAATTTGATTTCAAAGGTCAAGTCATTTTTATCTCAAATAAAAATATGGATTCTATTGATGATGCGATTTTGAGTCGTTCACTTACAGTAGACCTTTCAATGACTTCTGTAGAAAAAATTCAACGAATGAGTTTTATCTTACCGAATATTTTACCGGACTATGATTTAGATATCAAACAAGAGGCTTTAGAGTTCTTGAATCAAAAGAAGGATGATGTTAATTTGAATCTACGTAGTTTGATTATTACTTCTAAATTAAGAGCGGCTTATCCTGAAAACTGGAAAGACTTAGCCAATTATATGATTACTACTAAATAATCTGTAACAAAAAACCCACTCAATCGAGTGGGTTTTTTTCTATGTTAGTAAAATAAAATTATTATCAAAAAGGTGAAAGTTTATGACGTGAGGGGTTTAAATTTTTACCACTTCCTGCTACAGCGGACAAGCATTTCCAACATATCGCAGCTGCGAAAGTAATAATAGCTCCGGCTAAAACACCAATACCTAATCCAGTTCCTAATAAAGCAAGTAAAGTAACGATGGCTCCTCCAATAGTGATTGCTGCTGAACTTAACCAACCTATCATTTTCAAGAATTCAACTGCACTCATACCTAAAATTTCTTCAGTAATTAACGTATAGTTTTCTTTTAATACCGGTTGTAATTTTTTCTCGTCAGTTGGTGGAACATAATTTTTTAATTTTTCATAACAATCTTTTATGTCTTCTATACCAACTTTTTCGGATACTATTTTACAAGCAGCATTGAATTTATCGGCATATTTCTCCATTACCTCTTTAGCCTTCTCCATACCTTCGCGGTAAGATCCTGTTAGTTTATCCCAGAGGTTTTTAAGACTATTTTTTAGTGAGTCCCACCACTCACCCAATCTGCTAAATAATCCTTCTTCTTCATTAATGGAATAAGAAAAACTTTCGAATGATTTGACGTATTTCATTTTATTTAATATTTTTTTTATATATTAAGTGACAAAAATGTTTTTTTTACCGATTTTTCAACTGTTTTTTTTTGTTTGACTTAATTAATGTATAGTCTAATGAGGATATATCTTAAACTCTACTCACGGTGATAAAAAGAAAAATGATAGAACCAGAATTCAAAGAATCGGTGATTACTTTCGAATCGGTGAGATTTTAGACTAATCTTCAGTCCAGTTTTCGGGGTCTATCAAATCACCTTCATCAATCAAATCCATTTTTATATAGATAAACACTTGATTGTGTTCTTTAATGAATTTTAGTTCATCGTAGTAGTTGAATTCTTTTTCTGCACGTTTTTTCCAATAATCATAAACGCCATCAAAGTCTTTGTTAAAAGAAGTTGCTTTTACTTTACCAATTTTTTTGAGTCTTAGTTCCATTTATCAGCTGTTCTATTTTATAGTCTCTTTTATTTATTATTTTTTCATTTAATACATTTTCTAAAACTAATTCTAGGTCAGCTGCAAGTGAGTCTATTTTTATTGTGAAGATTTCACCATCAAATGTATCTTTTAAGGTATATGATGGTAGAAATGTGGTTGAGTGGTAAGATATAGGTAGATGATTTTGGAATCTACCACTAAATTTTTTAAGTAATTTATCAATCATTTAATCTGATATTAATTAAGTAGTTTATTTAATAGTTGTTCTCTATGAGATCTAAGATTTCTCCTATAAGAGTCTAAAATTATTACTTCAATTTCTTTTTCTGTGATGAGAAAACCATGATGCATATCTTGTATTATTTCAGGTGACAGGTCAAGTTTTACTCCTTTGTAATATGCTTGAGTAAGACCATCTGGTTCTTTAATCCATTTTATCTCGTCTTTCTCTATCATTTAGTATTTGTTCTAATTGTTTATCTCTTATTTGATCTAATTCTTTTTTATAGTAGAACATAATAATAGATTCTGCTTTCATATCTGTTTGAATGACATAGTCTTGAACATTTTGACGAGTGACTTTAAGTTTTATATCGTCATAGAAAACTTCTTCGCCTTTAAATATTAGGAGTTCTTTGTTAAATTTCATACTTTTTATATATTTTGCTCATTTTTTGTTGTTAAATTTTGTTTCTAAATTTTAACATAATCATATAAAACCGTTGATAATAAAGGGTTTCATAAAAAATAGCTATTTTTGAATTATATATACAAAATGATTAGAAGGATTATATCGTGGTATAAAATCTGGATATTAAAAAGAGAAATAAAGTCAATTCAAGTAGAAATTGATGAGTATTATCTTACGCTATTAGCCCGTAATGATGAATTTCATAAGGTCATAGACATAGACAAACACTTTCAGAGAGTTGTTAAACTAAGAGACGTTGAAAGACGTGAGTTAGAAAGACAGATTGAATCTCTTAAAAGGTAGTTAAAACTTCTCTTTTTAATTAAGTAATCAATTTCACTTAAATTGTTTACCCTAAATTTGTGCCTTAAATTTTAGTTACGAGATTTTCTACAATTTGGAGACCTCTTATTATTTTTGAATAATAATCATTTACTCTCCAATTTCTCAAATATTGACAAGCTCTTTCACCAGTATCTTGACCTAAATAATCTATGAAATTTGATAAATTATCTAAACCGTAAGTGCTATTAGAAAAGAAGTTTGATAGACTTATCATTTTTTGACGAGCTATTTCTAAATCTTCTATGGTATTAAATTCACCAGACATTAGTCTTGTATAGAACTTTTGACTTATTCTTTCTAAACTTTCAACAATTGGTAAATATTTGTTTTCAGTTTCTTCACTGTCGGATTTTAGAATTTTTTTAACAGTTTCTAAATTTTTAGTGATTCTAGTAGTTCTTTCAGCTGCTCTTTTGTAAAGGTCTTTGATTCTATTATTAATTTGATTAATGCAGTATTCTTTATTACTTTCGTCTTCAGTAGACATCATATCATAATAAAGTTCTGATATTGATCCAAAATAGTTTTGATATCTTGAAGCTGATTCTAAGACAAACATTGACCATCTACCACCAACTCCTCTAGATACTAAATTTTTGATATTAGACACATCGCCTATGATGTCAGCTTTAAGTGCAATTTGAGTAAGATATCTTTCAATATTTTGTTTTCTAACATCATCATCACTAACTACTAATCTGCTGCCAGATTTAAGTTCTTCTCTTTCATCTTTTATTTCACTTCTACGTTGATACTCACCCGACTTTAATTTATTTAAGTCTAACACTAAGGCAAAATGAGCATCTTTTATAGTAGATTCTACATTTGTTCCAGTATATGATTTAAAGTATTGGTTTAGTCCAACATTCCACTCGTAAGGATCTACGGCATCTTTATCATCATCATCATCACCTTCTTCTTTTTCTTTAAGAACACAAATTCTGTTAAAATCTCCACCAGATACATTCCAAGAGTATCTTCCATAACTTCTCCAAGCACTACCATTTGGTGATCCACCGTCGAACCTGTCTTGAATACAGAATACTTCTCCACCACTTTGAAAAATCGTTGCAATTACATCTGGATCTCTATCATGTGCTGCAATTGTAACTTTTGTCAAGTGTGGTAGACTACGGAGAGTTCTTACTCCATTTGAATCAGGTAACAGGGTAGATACTACTTTATATTTTTGCAAAGATTTTGATTTAGATGCTACGCTTCTAAGAACTCCATCAACTCCAGTTTGTGTGATGAATTTACCATCTGATGAAAACCAGAATTTAATTATTTTTACCTCTGGTTGTTGTGGTTCTTTTCCAGATCCATCACAATGGGGACAATCAACGATTCTAGTTCTTTGACCCCACATACGTGCTAATTTACCTGATTTACAAACCTCACCTTCAACACCGTGTTGTCTGAATGCGGTTTTAGAAGTCATTTTACAAGGTTCATCTTTAGGTTCAAATTTAACATTTAGTGCCTTTTTGAAAGGTAAGTATTCAAACATATCATCTGAAAACTGAGATAGTGGAAAATCGTAACTGCGAGCTAATTTTTCGAGTGTATTAATGAATCTTTGTTTAGATTCAGAATTTATATATCCTAAAATTTTAGTTAATTTAACTGATTCAAATGCTTCGAAAAGTTTGAGATATTTTAATTGTCTCATATTTGTGGACCTACGATTTCTACTTTTATTCCGCTTCTTCTTAGTTCGGATACATATTCTTTAGTTTGCTTGTCAACTATAAGGTCACCAGAAATTACTAATTTTTTTACTTTTAAGTTACTGAAACCTTCTTTCATATCAGCTAATGTATCTAATGTATAAAGTATTTGTAATTCTTCCAATTCAGTGAATATAGAAAGATCAATATCTCCTGTCATATCACAACTTAATATCTGAAGTTTCTTAATATTTGGATTTACTGAAACAATTTCTTCGAATATCTTAGAGTCAAATTTACATTTATCAAATGCGATAGAGTCTGTTTTTACGTTGCTAAATCCTGACAATGTTTTTATTTTCAATGATTTGAATTTAATCCATTCTAAGTCAAGTGGAATTTGAGTCAAATTCTCTGGAATATCTGTAGTCTCAATTACTAGTTGTTTGATTTTTGCTTTTGGTGATATTTTTATCTTACTCCAGTCATAAACTGCACTTAAGTAAAGTGATTTAGTATTTTTTCCAATAAACTGAGCTTGGTCAAGTCTCATTCTATCCATATAAGGAGCTCTAATTGAATCTTCAGGATCAATATCCGGTGTGAATAAATATCTAGAAGAACTTGGGCTTGTGTTTTCAACGTTGCTTGAATATTTTGTTACAAGCTCGTCAAATATATCTTTCATCCTATCTGGATAAGCTCTGTCAAAGTAAATCTTTGCTTCACTTTGGTCATCAAATGATTCGATATTTCTAATCATCATTCTTGAAAGTGGTAGTTTATCTGATATTTTTTCATCATTCCAGAAAATCGGAGTATCAAATACAAAGAAAGCTGGAATTGAATTCGGATCGAAAACGTTTCCTAATAGTTGTTCTCTGTAGCCACCTGTGTATAAATGTTGACAAGAACTATAGAATTTTGAAATAGACATGTTCAAAATATCACTCGGATTGTGGTCAATCTGAAGATATATATCTCTTCCAAAGATTGCATATTCATATCTGTAGTCACTGTTGTGATTTTCTTTAGCTAAATTTCTTAATTGACTAATATCTCTTGATGAGAAAATAGTTGTAGAGACTCTATCATCTGGATAACATCTATTGTAGTCATCAACAAAGCTATTGATATTAATTAAGTTCGTTGAGAAAACAGGATCACCTGCATTCTTTTTAACACGAATCATATTTCCTTCTTCATCTCTAATTGGTCTACCATTCTCATCTTTTTGAATTCTTTCTGAAGCTTGAGTTTCTCTAATTTCTAATTTTCTAAATACCGGCTCATAGATAAAAACTATTTGATCTACAGTTGGTGCTTGGATATTAAAATTATCCATAACCATTTTACTAGCATCGGTTAGAAGCTCTAAATTTATAGACTCTTGAAGAACATGATTGAATTTATCTGGAATACTTGTAAATGAATTCATAATATTTTCCATATTACAATCAAAAAAATAAGATAAAACTTTAAGTTTATCTTCTTCTTCAAGTTTCCATCTACCTTGTTTAATCTTATCGGTCGGATCTACTTCTTCATAATCTAAGTATTTCTCACCCCATTGTTGAGCAACAGCTTTTGCTTGTTTTGGTAAGATAATATCTTTGATTCTGGCTTCGTTTAACCATTGTTCTCTAGTTTTAATCCACTTCATAAACTATATATTAAAATATTTTGTTTATTTTTTGATTTAGATAAAAACTTTAGTATCTTTGTCTATAACATAAATATGAAAACATCTTTTAAACTCTTTAACTTTTTAGGAGCACCAGTTGAAATTAGTGTCTGGTTTTTCTTAATTTTTCTTTTTTTGAATGTCAAAATAGTCTTAGCTCTTTTTATTTCTATATTAGTTCACGAAATGGCTCATGCGCTAGTTGCTCATAGACTCGGCTGGGGATTCTATGGAATAAAACTAGACCTGTTTTTCGGAACTGCAAACGTAGATATGTCTATGCCTGAAAGAGATTCAATACGTGTCGTTGCTGCTGGCCCGCTAAGTAATTTGCTACTTGCTGGTGTGACTTTGTTAGGATATTCACTCGCTGTAAATTCAAACTTAGGTGTGAATCCACAAGTAGGTTCATTTCTGAATAGTCTTTTTACTATAAATATGATTTTATTTATTTTCAACTTACTTCCTATTTTTCCGATGGATGGTGGTAGATTGGTTAGAGATATTTTACTTACTAGACTACGAAGTAGACTAAAAGCTCGTAGAATATCAGCAACAATATCATTGATAGCGTCAGCACTTCTTTTACTATATTCTGTTTCAATAAGTGCTATTTTCTTAATATTCTTTTCGGCTTTCTTTATATGGATTGCTTATAAGGATCTTCAAGAACTTAAATAATCAAATAAATATATAGTTTATGATACTAAAAGACTGGCAAGTAATTGCTGAATCTGATGAATGTGTATTAGTTACTATTGATGAATCTGTCGATATCAATGGTTTGGAACTAACATTAATTAGTGATACTAGAACTCCAATTTTAAAGTTAAAGGTAACTTGTAGAGAGATACACATTTGTTCACATACTGAGAAGCCAATGTTTGCTCAATTAGGAAACTCTGTCAAATACGTAAAGGGTTCTGGAAAATCTATGTATACAGAAAATGTGTGATTGGAAACGACTTCGTGTTGATGAATTAATAGAAGGAGTTGATTTCTATTGGGAAGAAAAAGAAGGTATTAGACTTAGAGTTTTTACTGAATCTTATTTACAGATGATTAGACCAAAGTGTTGTGAATCAGGTTGTCGACACTGTCCGTGGAATTTTAAAAAAGAGAATAATGTCAAATAAATTTTACTGCCCTGGTTGTGGTTATGTTTGTGCTTTAGTTACAGATTTAAATGATATATACGTTGCTAAAATTAACAAAAGAATATGGGTTGATTTTACGAATTATCAATGTGATAAATGTTTTGATTCATTTACTACTACAGAATTAGATGAATTGAATTTGTTTGAAATTAATAAAGCAATTCGACGGTCTGAAAGAAAAACTAAAATAAAAACGTTATTAAAGTAAAAAAAACCCTCTGATTTCTCAGAGGGTTTTTTGTGTAAATTAATTTACACTTTTAGACAGTTCAGAACCTGGCTTAAATTTTGCCACTCTCTTCGCTGGAATCTCAAGAGTTTCACCTGTCTTAGGATTTCGTCCTTTACGTGCGTCTCTTTGAGTTGTAGCGAAAGTGCCAAAACCTACAAGTGTTACCTTATCTCCACCTTTAAGTGCTTCTGTGATAGTAGATACTAATGTATCAATCACTTCGTTACTTTTAGTTTTAGTAAGACCGGTTTTTTCTGCTAAAGAATTTACTAAATCTGCTTTATTCAT